CTGAAGAGGAAGCACCTGCTGAAGAGGAAGCACCTGCTGAAGAGGAAGCTGCTCCAGAAGTAGCCGAAGAAGGTGGCGAGAGCGAAGTCGCTTAATAGCGTCTAGTTTAGCCCAGATCCAGTTTGAGGCCCAAGTGGTGGTACTGCTTGGGCCTCAAGCATAGGTTGCTGATTATTTTGTTAACTCTGTGAATGTCTCAAATAGAAAAGCGATAGTAAATTCGCCAATCCCCGGAGAGCTTTTCTCTGAGTTTCCCGCCACATTGAGAGTTCGCACCTTCCAAGACTTCAACCATTGGACGAGAATCAAAGGAGATACACTTTCGTCCAACGGATCGATATCAAAGAATGGTTTACCATACTGAGCGATCATCCTCTCAGTTAATTTCTCTCCAGCGGAATAGAAATTAGTGGCTATTCTGATCGTCGCGTCAGAATCCTTGACATTCATCGCAGTTCTTGGGGGATACCTGGGACTCTCGTGCTCGACTACACCATAAAGACCAGCATATTCAGGTTTTGGACCATCTTGGGTTTTGAAACCATTCGGCATCCACCCACCAGTTTGAAGACCAACTTTTTTAGCTGCTATCAATCCACCAATATCAGCACCGGTCTGTCCACCCGAAATCACTTTTTGAATCATACTCATACAGCTAAAATACAGCTATTGAGTAGGTTGCTGTTGGTTCCGATCTTTTAGCTTCTTCTTCAATCGTCTCTTAACCAGCTTCTGAGTATCTTCTGGTTCAAGACCGAACAATTTTCTGGCGGTATTTATATCTTCAATTGGTAATCTATCATTAATTACCCCACCAATTATTTGCTCAAGATAGGTGCTGCCAAAATCGCAAGCACTAGTACCAAGACATCGTCGAGTTTTAATCGCTTTAATGATTCCAGGTAGATTAATCTCACCAGTTGATAGAGGTCTGGAAATATCACTGTTCCCATCCGTCACGCCAGCATATACGGCAGTCAGTATATCCTGAACACCAGCTGATTCTATTATGCTGTTGAGCTTCATACAGTATCTTTGCACAAATCGATCAAATATATACTGGTTTAACCACATGGGTGGTTTGTCAATTTTTGGTCTGCTTAGGAGGTTCCTAGTTATGTTAGGTAAGTTACACACATCTACTATTCGCCGCTTCATCCCTTGTCTCAAATTCAAAGAGAAAGGGATCTACCAAATAGATTGGCAACCGGTCGATCAATATAAAGCTGACGAATACGCTAAGAACAAAGAAGAATACTGGAAAAGAACAAATTCCTGTAGCTCTGCTAGGCCAGGAACTTTACCAGATGATCTAGACCAAAAGGTCAAAGATCTCCACTTCAAGCTCAATAAATCTTACAAAGACGAAATAGAACATTTCACACGTCTCTTTGTATCCGAAAGCACCAGATCTAGAAATTTCGATACATGTGTTCGTGATAAATGTCACCAGACAGCAGTGGCAGCATTGAATACTGCATTCTATCTCCTATCGGATTGCATTTATAGTATTGAAAGCCAAGAGTGGTATCATGGGCCATATAAGAAGATTTACTACCACCTAATATCTTATAAGTTTTGGAGGCTCTACACTGGTCGAGGGCTTGTATGGTATCATTCTGGTTTACAGGGCTTAGAGAACCAGATAAGAATATTACTTGATAAAGGGTCAGAAGAGCAAGCAAAATTGTATAGTATTACAACAGTTCAAATGAGACGGTGGGAAGAAGAACAAGAGAAGTTCTGGGCACATACTGCGATCCCTGAGAACTAAATATCTATAGAGAAAGCCCGGTCGAAAATTTCGACCGGGCTTTTCTATCGCAACTCGGGAGGGGTCGCAGAGGCAGAAGGCTTACAGGTTGCTTACGTTAACAACACCGTAGTAAAGACCACCATCTTCAATCAGCTTCTTGCCGTATCGAGTCATCACGCCCTTGTTAGGTGTGAAGCTGTTCGGGTCAAGAACTGTTGGCGTACTCAACAGTGGAATGTACGGAGCGTAGAAGTAACCAGCATCGAGAACTGAGTTGCCCTTGAAGCCCATCAGAATCTTGCAATTCGGGAAGAGTGGATCTTTGTAGATCTTCATCTTGCCCTGAATCGTACCGATGTTCATGATTCCGATATCAACGCCTTCAGTCGTGAATGCGTCACTAGCACGGAAATCATTGAGCTGCTCGAACTTCGAGCAGATGTCAGACGACATCACCATCCAGTTAGCAGGACCACGCAGTGTAGTTCTGTGGATGATGTTCGCGACTTCAAGAACCTTGTACATCAGGGCGATGTTGCGGTCAGTGAAGTTAACAGAGGCACCAGCCGCTGTTGCGAAGTTGTGATCGGCACGGATAGCAGAAGCAATGATCAGGTCGTTGATGATTTCACGGTCGATTTCGGCGACCATTTCATCAGCCATCAGATCTGTCAACGTCGATTCAGCATCGATGTTGTGAACAGCCTTAAGGTCCTGAGCAGCTTCAAGACTCCAGCTAGTCTTCAGCTTACGAGTAATAGCAGCAACAGAATCACTGTCGATGCTCATCGTAACTTCTGGCTGGAATGGGTTAGATTCCAAGTCGTACTCGTAGTTCACACGAGCAACGGCACCAGCAGGGAAAGCACCACCATCGAGGGTAACCTGAACGGCACCTGAAGAGTGGCTAAACTCAGTAGCACCAGCAGTCGCTGTGTCAACTGAAAGAGTGTTCGTGAAGTTAGTACAATCACCAACCAGAACAACTTCAGGAGCACCATCAGCATCGAAACTGACGCGAAGGCAAGGAACAGCGTCGTCACAGTTTGGACTTGCGTCTTCTTCTGTTTCGTAAACTTCAACAACAACAGTACCGGCGAGAACTGGACGGTGTGCCAGTGTCGCAGCAACTACTGTGTTGCCAGTCACAGTCGCATCTTCGCCGCGAACTTCCTGTGAACTGTAGTACGGGTCGAGTGCCCAACCATTCTGACGTGCGAATGTTTGAGACGTGTTCTGCCGCATGATCTGAGTACCAGCAACAGTCTGACCCTTAGTCAGAGCGTATCGGTATCGGATGTAGAAGATGAGGCTGGCAGGTTGACTCATTGGCTGAACACCAACAAGGTTGTCAGCAATCAACTTCGGATATGACTTTCGGATCAGCGGCAATGCGAATCGCGTGAAGTCGGCGATATTCGCAGTAGTCGTTTGATCTTCGAGGATGACTGATCGGTTCTCAGGATTCCAGCAGTTGTACTGGTTCTCAAGAATCGCAGCCATCAAGCCGAATTTCTGAGGCGAGACTTCGCGGCACTTCTTGAGGACTGGCGACCATCTCTTGACGAGCTGATTCTTCTTGCTCTCATGAATCACTGACGCTTGGTGCATGTCAGATGCACCTTCAGTGATTGGCCGACGTCCTGCCGCACCCTCTACGAGGTGCTGGCGACCGCCAAATCGTTGTTGTCTAGTAGGAAGCATGTATGGTAACTCCTGGAATTGTTCGATCGTAATCGAATTTGGTTCAAAAGGTCTAGATCAGATCTTCATCAACCTGATTTGCAATGTTGCCCATATCCCACTGGTTGCCACTACCGGTACCAGTAACATGTGGCTGCTTCGATTGCGGAGGTGTCCGTCGATCTTGGCTTTCAACAAGTGTTGGTTGTGATGAAACTCGCTTAGCAGATTTTCGACGTTGACCATCGATTCTTCTGCTCTGTTGTTTGCGTGATTCAGAAACAGTCTTCTTCGGCTTTTGAGTGCCTTCAGAAATCTGTTTTTTAAGGCGAGCATTAATAGCAGCAAGTTCTCTGTTTTTCTTCAGAGCCTTTTCTGCAATTGCTGTTTGACGGTTAGCAACCGTGACAGCTTTGTTTCGTCCCTCAACCGCAAGTTGGGCCTGCTTTTTGACCTTTTCCAATCCAGCTTGAGCTGTGCCGTTTGGCCCCGCATGAAGTGTGACGCCTTCGAGCAATGCTCGGAGTTCCGTCAACTTCGCAGTGGCTTCGGATTCGCTAAGTGCCGATTGTTTAGCAAGGTGTGCTTCTACTGCAGCTCCCTTTGTCTCGCAAAAAATTTGTACGCGACGAGAAAGTTCTCGTTTGTGTGCTTCAGTTTCTTCGATACAAACCTTCTTGGCTTGATCAACCTTAGCAGCGTACTCCACTTCAAACTGCTCACGAAGAGTAGTCCTATATTGCTCAAGTGAATTGACAATATTAGAAGCAAGTTCTTCACTCACGTTTGCTTTAAGCAACAGTTCATGAATTTTACCACTCATCAGACGACTCCCTCACGAACATTGTGTCGTGTTGTAGTTATTTTTGCTTGAAAATTTGAATTCTGATTACTTCAAACCGAAATAATCATTAATCTCTGAAACAAGCATCTTCTCATAAGCCTGTGGTGAGAATTTACTTCTTTGTCGAGATATTGGCTTAATTCGTTTAGTGAGACCTTCTTGAATGTTCAGAATAGCACCATTCACAGAAGGTTCCGCAACAGCATCCCATGTTACAAATGAGTAACCAGGCATCACACGATAAACTTCGTGTCCACCTTGTTCGATAACTTCCATGTCACCAACGCCACGAGATGAAATTCCTACTCGAACCTTATGTTCGAATAATCCTCTCAAGCAAGCACCCATTGGTAGACTATGCAAGACTTCAGCTTCACCATAGACCTTACGACCATCCATCCAAACTTTTGAGATTAGATGGCTAACTCGATCCAAGTGAATCTTAGCATCAGCGGGGTGATCAAATTCACCCATCACAGCTCTACTAGAAACATCTTCCTGGATCTGTCGAACAGCAGGGCTAAGAACATCGCCAGTAGAGTATAATCTACCGTTAGCATTCTCTTTATCACCCATCTGAAACAGACCAGTAACTCTAAGAACAGGGATACCATTCCCATTCTTGCCTTCCATGACAGCATTCTTGGCGTCAATTACTTCAAAAGGAAATGTATCCCTCAAAAGTTGAAGACCAACAGGAATATTGCCAGTCTCAGCAATTACGCCACGATTGAAATAAGCAGGATTATTACTGTCTTCAGAAATAACCCTACCACCTCTTCTGCTAGGTAGCATCTTCAACTCCTACTATTTCTTGCTGATAGCTTTAGCTGTTGGTGGCTTTGTACCAGATCCATCGTCAACTTTCAGATCAGGCCCAATAGAATCGAGCTTGTCATCAGTTGTTTTTGTAATCTTGTGAGCTGGCATATCTCGCTTGTTGTCTCCAACATGCTTGGAATATTTTGACGACGAAGGTTCAGTAATGTCCTTATCTTCAAAGGCCATTTCTTCCTCTTCTTCAGCAGGTGGGGCACCCATTTCCATGCCTTCTCCGCCCATCTCGTCTCCCATGCCGCCTTCCATACCCATTTCACCCTCCATGCCGCCTTCCATGCCCATCTCACCTTCCATGCCGCCCGCTTCGTAATCAGGCATTTCTTCACCGATTTCGCCGACTACATCGGCGACTTCGCCACCTTCCATGTCTTCCATTTCGCCTTCGTCAACAGCACCAACTGGCTCCATGCCTTCACCGGCTTCTTCTTCGCCTTCCATGCCCATTCCGAGTTCACCAACTTCAGCATCATCGCTGACTTCAACCGCTAATCCACCATCTGGTGTAGTAGTGATCTTAGCCATTGCTTCATTCAAAGCAGCGTCCTCAGCATCAGAAATAGGTCTCAACTGTTCGGTCGATTGAGCCAACCAATCCGTGAATCTTTCAGGATGACCTTCTTCAATCATCCCAGCGGCAGCAAACGCATCATTGTAAAGTTCTGCTGGGACTGGAATTTCAACAGAACCATCCTCACTCATGATAATCGGCTTGAGACTTTCGTCCGCACCACCATGATCAAAGATGAATCCTACTCCGCCAATTTGGCCAGCAATAGCATCTGACTGACTCTCGCCCCACTCAATTGATTCATTTTTCAATTCACGTGGTTTGTAAGCAGTCTTCTTGAAGCCACGACCGCGATATCTCGGACCTTTGAATTGGTCTTCTGCGAAATCGCCATCGTCTCCAACGTCAAGGACGTCTTCGTCATCATCTTCATCATCACCCCCACCACCGATAGTATCAGCGATACCGGCAGTAGAAGTCATTTCAGAGAACAACTCGATCGCTTGCTCCAAAGCCTTTGGCATCCTACCAGGTGGAACCCGAAGGCCGACTGCTTCAATGCTAGCTTCGGCCATTGACTCAAGATTTTCAGCTAAAGCCTTGCCAGTAAGATTGTGATCTTCTGCAAGACGGCTCATAATATTAACAATCTTCTGTAGTTGACCCTTGTCATTGATGACTGGAGCACCATAAGAAGCAATGTTAATATCCCCTTCAGAAACCATTTCACCCTTACGAATAGCGTAAGGATCGCTGCTTTCTTCCAGTTCTTCTGTTTCGTCACCAGCTTGGTCATCGTCCTCATCAGTCTTCATCTCATAATGAGTCGGACGTGACTCGTTAACTGCTGTACCCTTATTCTGCTTGCTAGCAAGGTCTAGACCACCAGCAGGAGGAGCACCGCCACCATCACCGAGAAGTGCCGCAAGGTCACCTTCTTCAGCAGCAGGATCACCACCCATAGCTGGATCTTCCATAGGAGGTTCAGCACCTAAGTCGTCTTCAAGACCACCAAGCCCATCTTCTCCGCCAGCAGAACTTGAACCACCAACCTGAATCAATGGTGAATTGATGACAATGCTAGGTTGTCCTTCACCACCACCCAAATCATCAGCAAGTCCAAGACCATCATCTTCCCCGCCTGGGATTTGATCGAAATCACCCAGTGTTTCAGTCGCAGACAATTCTTCTTGAATCGTAGCGATAAGATCCTCAGCCTCATAAATTGCAGCATCGTCAAAGTTTGGATCTTTGAGACGGATAATCAAATTCTCAAGCTTAGAAGAAAGATCATGAGACTCTTTAATCTTTGGAGTCTTGTCTTTCAGCACTGAAAGTGTAGTTGCAAGTGCTTCAGCAGTCACTTCCTTGTTCGAAATCGCTTCGAAGATCAATTCAAGGAATTTGTCATAAGCAGCTTCGAAGTTCTTTGAACTTTCAAGAATTTGAACATTCTCTGCAAGAACAGGATGTTCAGATTTCTTAGCAATATTTCGCCACTCATCAATAACCTTACGTCTATTGATCTTCAAGTTCGTTCTGTGAAATAAAGTAGCAACATCATTACATAGATCTTGATTGAAAACGGCAACAGCTGCCAAAGAATTTTCAACCAATGTCTGAGTCATAGGACGTGAGAGGAGAGTAAATTCTTCCATTTCATCTACGAACGGTGAAATGAATTTTACTGCTTCTTCGATGTTTCCTTCAGAGACTAATCGAGCAGTGTGCTTGATTCTCTTCTGGAATCCCTCAGACCAATAAGCATTTTCTGCAGCTGATCGCAACTTCTTGGCAACCAACTTCCGAGCAGCCCACTTGGTGACAGGAAGTCGGACAGGATCTCCACTTTCAAACGAAGCAGAAACGACCTCACCATTCTCAACAATCACTTGATCACGAAGACCTTCAGTAATTGCTGCAACCAAACGGCATCTTGTGTTTTCAGAGAGAGAGTCTTTACTCTCTACTTGAATTCTTCGAGTTACCTTATCGCGGCACTTAACAAAACCAGAATAAGGAACTGAACGACCAGAGAATCGGTGACTCTTCATCCGATTGAAAGAGGTTTGCATCCCCTTTTGATCGTTTTCCTCGATAGCTTCGATCAGCTTGTAGCAAGCTTCGCCGAAGACTTGCTGTTTCTCACCTTCTTGGATCTGAATGGTGCGAATATTCTTGATCGAAACCTTGCCGCGTTCTGTCTTGTGATCCGCGACGAAATAGGAATTATTCTCAACGTCTTCAAAATAAAGACTATCAGATTTGAGAGCTGTTAGCCGGAAATTTTTCCCAGCCTTATCACCCATCTGAGAGATGTGGTGTTCAAATTCAGCAACTTTAGATTGTGCAGAATCATTCAACGCACCAAGAAATTTTCGGCTGTCCATAACAACCGTAGATTCTTCACTAGATCTCGCCATCATAAACTCCCATTGCTCGACTCTCAATTAACAGATTAGTGCTGTTAATATCAATTCATCGATAGCAATTAATATGTCCAGTAACTTATACTAATTTTGCACGAGCGACTACAGATTGCTAACATTTGCTACAGGCAAATCATCTTCTGTAATGACTTCTTTTTGGTTTTGGTTGCCTTCAGAGCTAGTAGAAGAACCAGCAGTAATGACATCTCTAACTTCTTTAATAGCTTGGTCCCTCGTCTCTTCATCGATAGACCATTCAACAAGAAGTCCTTTATCATTATTTGGATTATGTATTCCATCAGATGCTGTAGGGTTATCTACTGACAAACCATCTAATTCTTTACTTTCCAACAAATAAGTATATCCGCTAAGCGGTCTTGATTCTGTCGGGTCCGAATCTTTGCCAAGTCTAGTTCTCCATCGCTGAACTATTTCCATAACCTTAGCACGTTTACCCTGTTTCTTATATTCTTGAAGGAGACGTTTCTCAGCTTCGTAATCATAACCTTCAAGATTAGGTATTGGACCTGGCTCATCAGGTTCTTCCTCACCACCTAATTCATCTCCACCCGCAGGATCACCACCTAATCCTAGGTCATCTTCTCCGCCTTCTAGTCCTGCATCAGCCATATCTGGTTCTATGTCGAGACCACCAGGAACTCCGCCACCAGGACCACCTTGGGACTCCTCAGCTTCCACATCTTCAAGTTCTTCAATCTCATCAGGAGAAAGGTCCGTAAAGTGTGTCACAATCCATTGCTTAGGGAACCAACCCAAATCTTTCAACTCAGCCATGACACCAACTCTGGTCTGCCATGTTTCAATCCTATATAATTCTTCCATGGCGGAAGTAGCTGTTAGAGCGATCTCGAATCCCTTCAGATCCTCCACAGAATAACCACGAAGGGCCAGATGGATTATTGCAACCTTAGTGAGACCAGTCGCAACTTCTCTCTGAACCCATTGCACAGCTTTGGCAAATTCAGAATGTGATTGAGATAATGATTTCTCACTCGATTCACCAGATCCTTCACCAATCCCTACCCTAGCAAAAGGAATTTTAGTAGGTGCGATCATTTTCTTCTTGAAGTATTCAATATCAGCAATCTGGTCAAGGTTCTCAGCACCTGGGAGTGACTCAATATCAGGTCCAGTACCATCTGGTCTCCTAGGTAAGAAGAAATCATCCTCTTGAATAAGAGGAGAATATCGCTCATCGAAAGTACCAGTGGTAGGATTGTAGAATCGTTGCCTTTTGAAGTTCCTAGCAATCATTTGCATATATTCTGGAACTTCTTTAGGTGGAATTAATCCCACCGGAATAGTAAATTTCCTCTTCTCAGGAGCACGAGTAATTCTATAAATAAGTGCTGCATCTTCCATAAGACGCAACTGTTTGAATGCCTTTCGCCCACCATCCAGAATAGCTCTTCCATATGGATGATAAATGTTCTCAAATGAAGTTAGACGCAAATGCATCACTTGCCATGGATGCATAAATTGCGGTTCTGGAATCATAGCATCCTGGTAGAAGAATCCTACAAGATCGCCAAATCTCGTCTCAATTCGAGTGAAATTATAGACATTCATAAATCGCAATGATGAAACACCATTACGATTGGTTGTAGGGAGAACTTCAAATGGCAGATCGCCATACTTGCAGAGATATCTGATTGAAGGTCTACAGAAATTATCCCATAATAGAGTATCAAAGAAAAGCGTTTCTAGCTCTTTCTTCAAACGTCTATTTCTAGCACGAATAATTAGTGTATGCTTACGTTCAGGATCAACGAGGCTAGCCTCGTCAGCATATAGGTCCAATGCTAGAGAAATTTCTCCAGTTTGGTCCATCTGCTCATAATCCTTATACCTCTCCAACCTATTAATTTGTAGATTCGTTTGATCAAGGATAGCGGCTTGCGAATTAAAATCTAGAAATTCACCGCCAGCAGTCAACTTATCAAGAGCAGGCTGATTCTGAAATACACGTTCTGCTGTGTATATCTGATTAGTTCGAGTCAAAGCCCGAATTCTATCAAAAACCAGCCAATTGCTAGGCATTTATATCATTCCCAAAAAGTCTCTGCGAGTATATTTACCTAGCACTGATATTATTAGCAAGGATAAATCCTCGAAATTCTTACTTTTCTTTACGCTGGTAAAAGAATTTCGGAGGAACAACAGTAGGTCCTTGCTGCCCCATCGGGACACCGCCAAGTTGTAAAGTATAAGCATCAATTTGGCGTTGTGCAGAAACTTCCGGAACATCAGCTGGTGCTAAAGCAACTGGCATCAGTAAGTGCTGCCCACCCTCAGATACATACTTCTGTTGGGCATTTAGAACAGCTTGGTCAGAAAGGATAACAGGACCGTCCTGACTCTTGAAATTATCGCCAGCACCGAATGGCAATAGGTTACCAGAGTCTATTTGGAATGCGTCCTGGGTTCCAATCAGGGCTAAACCGCATGCGATCACCAAGTCATCGAAGTTACCAGCACCTTCTTCAGCCTCAGTTTTACCAGTATCCTTACCCATCCTATCGCGTTTACGAACATAAGTCTGAAACTGTTTCAACAGTCTCTTACTTCTAATCTGATACCCATCTCCCGGCTTATCTCGAATGAAGTCAAGGAGGAATTTGTTCATAGCAGGCTTACTGGCCATCGTGGTGGCAAAACCATAAGGAGCAACCTGCATCGCACGAGCATTGCCCTTAGATCCAGGTGCCATAGGCTTATCATTGATTCCTTTCTTCCGCCACAATCGAGGATACATCACATCGTATCTCAATTGGTCAATGATAATATCACCACCATTATTACGTTCCACAACAGCCAAAGCACTATTGTACCACCTACCAATTCTATCAACATACTTGATTAAATCTCTAGGCAAGCATCGAGCCATGAATTCAGCAACTTGCTCCATCGTCTGGATATCGAAGACTTCAATAGCACTGTAGTCTCTACCTTTACCAGTCGCAATGTCAACACCCATCACATATGAGTGTGCTGCTTTCCCTCTCTCTATAATCTGATCTCCTCTCCTCTTTTCAGCGACTGCAGGAACAGGTGGTTCCCACACCCAAAGACCTTCGTCAGGCTGATCAAAGGAGAAATTCAATTCTTCAATATTATGCGATACTGGGTGCACATAAGTCTGGTGACCAGTCACCACTTGAGGAGCGTCTACCACTGTAGAAGTCATGTAACTCAAGACTTCTGGTGACAAGATAGTATTACCAGAACCGATGAAAGAAGCTAGAATTTCCTGCTGGAACTTCCAAGCCTCGCCTTGTTCTTGCAAAGCATCATACTGCTCTTGAAGCCAAGGAGACCAAAATTGGCCAAATTTCCGAATTTCATCTTTAGTGCGGCATTCTCTAATGCCGTCTCGTGGTGCAATACGCTTTAATTGTCTAGATAGTGGGTCTTTATATTCAATGGACCAATCCATGTCCCACCAATTTACAACGATTGGATTGAAACCATTCACGCCAGCTTCAGCATCAGTCATCGTAGACCAATACCAATTACCGAGACCGTTGGTCGTGCTAATGCAAATAACATTACCACCGTGCTGCAGTGTAGGCCATCCACCAGCCCACATAACATCCATGCCTTGAATGAACGCCGCTTCGTCAATGATATTCAAAGATGATGCGTTACCACGAAGAACATCAGGGTGGCTAGTAAGAGATTGTATCCTCGACCCGTTAGGGAAAATAATCTCGTGCTCGTTAGCCTTTTCTGGTTCCCAAACTTCTTGCATCCATTCAGGTAGATGCTCAAATAGAAATTTAACATGGTCTCTTAGAAATCCCATCGCATCTTCATTACGACGAGAAACGATGAGAACAGTTTTATGTGGGTGGAACATGGCGAACCAAGTCGCAAATGCTCCAGAGACCTTACTAATACCTGACTGACGACATTTTCTGAAAATGTTCAGTCTATTCTGACGGAAACACTTAATCGCTCTCCGCTGATAACTAAATGGATAGAATGGTAATATACCAGCAGATGGGTGCTTAAGCTTGCCAAAGTTTCTAAGAAACCAAGTAGCAGATTTCTGGCAACGCCTGATAACTTCGCGTTGCTGAGAATTTACTTTTTTGCCTTTTCCCATCTTTAATACTCATCATCTTCCGATAAGCCCTTAGATAGGACGCTTGTTAAATCCTCGCTACCACCACCACCCGCAACATTGATCTGCTGGTTGAAGCCACCACCAGCTTTAGTCGCAGAAAGCATCTTAGAAATAGAATCCAGTGCTTTAATAGCATTGGTACTAATACCAGCTTTCACTTCGACCGCTTTGACAAGTCCATCGACCCACATTCTAGATGGAGATTTAGAAGCACTATGTGCATCTTCAACAGCTTGTTTGCACAAATCGATGACTGTTTGAGTTTCTTGCCGATCAGAGCGGCAAGAATCTAAAACTTCCTTCGTAATATCATCTAGTGTGTCGAGATATTTTTGTAAATCAACAGCAGGCGTTGGAGGAGCTTCTTCTTTCTTCGGTACTGCCGCAATCTCATCAATATCAAATCTTCTAGCATCTTCAGCAACCAGATCATCTGCTCTCAAAGTAATTTCTGGAGGAGCAAATTCTGGTACTTCAGCTGATGTTTCTAGCGGCTCTTCTTGCTTCTTTTCTTGCGGTTGTTCTGATTGCTGTTCTTTCTGCTTTTCTTGCTGCCCTTCTTGCTGCCCTTCTTTCAGCTCTCCGAGCTGTTCGTCGAGCTGTCCGTCGAGCGATCCTTCTTGCGGTTCGTCGCTCGGTTCTTCTTTGGACCCTTTCGGCGATTTCTTCTGGGGTTTCGATTTTACTTCCTCCATTTCTTCAGCTACGGTTTCAGTGAGAGATGCTATTTCATCTGAAATATCATCATCGTCATCTCCGTCACCCATCTGATCTAGAAGGTTCTGAAGTTCTTCATCCAAGATATCATCGTCTATTTTATCGTCTGGCATGATATTCCTATATTATTGCATATGTCATGAAGCCAATCACGATTAGCACCAGGTTTAAGCATTAGCTTACGTGCTACCGCCGCAATCGCTGATTTGTCTTCAATCTCACCCAATAATCTATTGTACTCATCAAATGGTTTGCCATACCATTCGAGTATGAAGTCTAAAGCATCGGCGAATCGCCCAGTAGATTCACGGAAGGATTTAGACATAGTCCTCTTTTGAGTTCGAGCACTTTTCCTATGTCCTTGTTTCCCTCTACCATGATTTTGAGTCCTTCCTTCTCTCTCACGTTTCGGTTGGACTCTACCCGCAAATTTTGGAGGTTTAATATCTGAATGGCCATCTTCATCTTGATGACTTCTGACGGTATTCTGATTTGCGTTTTGACGTCTCCTCACACGGTCCCGCATTGACTCTGGTGTCGCTTCGGCCAACATCCTGCTTAGATCATCTATAGATGTTATATTATATTCTTCCACAACATCTTCCTCTACAGGTAGAAGCATCATGGTCCCAGGACAACCGGGACAATCTTCAATTGGCCTATCGCAGCAACTAGTTCTGAATTTCTTCATATTCAGCTCTAAGAGACACAAATCTCATAGTATATTTGTGGAGCTGAATTACTGCTAATCTTCGTCGAAGTCAACCGTACTTTGACGTCTCTTATCAACTCGTTTGCTCGCATCACCAATACTCCTATTTATCGGAGAGTCAGTAAATTCTAAACTGCGAAGCTTGACAAATTTCATAAAACCAGTGACAGTAGTCCTAGATAAATTAGATCTCTGCACTAATTTACCAATAATTCCATCATGTGGCCTATCATCGTTCTGCATCATCCATTCAAGAGAATTAAGAATCAACAGATAATCATCATTATACTGACACATCTCCCTAGCTTCTTCCATGAAGCGGAGCATAATATCATTTATTGGTCTGGTTCTAGTAGACAAATGAGTCATGTAGGAACCAGAATTCTTCCTATCTCTTCCTTCCTTCTTAATGTAGGCAAGGATTACAGTTCTTGCAATCTGTGACCACATATTGAAGACTTTGGACATTCCCCTATAAATAATTGTCTCAGAACCGCCGTATCTTTCTTGAGTCGGTTCCAACATCACTTTAGATTCCAAGGCAGCACCACATTTCGGGCACTTCTTGTGCATCTTGATCACTTCTTCGATAGTCTTAATACCATATTCTCTACCGGCAGGATTATATAATAGAGAATCTGAAGGTCTATCGTAACTGAAGCAAGCTCTGCAATGCGGACGAGCACGGTACTTGTAAAGAGTACGCTCAATTTGCACCCAGGCGGTTTGAAGAAGATCACCAAATGCGGATTCTTCTTGGCCAGGGTATATTGTGTGGAGACCCTGTTTTCGAATTATTTGTCGAATCAACTCAGTAGCATGTGACATAATTTGGTCACGAAGAACTACTTTAGTGCAGCCAGTCCACAAATACTGGGTCAACTGCCATTCGACAATCTCGTTTATAAAATAAAGTTTACGCTTGGCATCAGGTGAGACCGAGCCGCTTCTGGGTTTTTCCTCCGTTGGACTTTCCTCCGCTTGATTTACTGAGGAGTCGTTTTCCAACTTGGAATCTGCTTTTGATGAGTTGGGCACCATCGATACTCCCGCCAGGAAACACAACCGAAGTTCGGTACCCAGCCTGCACCATCGTCTTCAATCGTTCTTTTGAATGGTCATACAAATATCTGTTGCATCTGAAATAGAAATCAAAGACTCGACTTTGACCTCTTTTGTTGTGCCGTAATGCACGGCCAACTTTCTGAATGAAATCAGAACGCAACTTGCCACCAGTAGCTATAATTAAATTTTCACAGCCACCTTTGAGATCCAGACCACGATTAATAATCTTGCCTCCAATAAGTACGTCGTATTCCCGTTCCTCGAACGAACGCAATAACTCTGTGCGACGACGTTTTGGAGTTTTACCATAGATAAAATGGGTTTTTAGACCAGAATCATTGAGTTCTTTCTCAAGATTCTCGCCAAGTTTGATGCTATCAACAAGCACTAATGTGCCGTCACCCTTATATTTATGGCAAATAGAACTAATCAAACGATGGAATTTCACGCTATCGGTCATGTGTTCAGTTCGAGCAATATCATAGGCAGATCCCTCTTTAATGCTCCCATCAACACCGTAAGCCATCATCCAATATGTGCATGGGATAATCCTACCAATCTTTTCCAGATTCTGTCTAGTTTCCTTCGCAATCACAGAACCAAGATGTTCTTGCATCACAAGACCTTCTACAGGCTTTGAGACATCAAATGGTGTGCCAGAGAAACCGTAGCGTCTTCTACCCTTAAACCACCTCCTAAACAAATTCTTGAATGGAACTGAAGCAGCCTTATCGCACTCATCTACCAAAATCATTTCGGCAGTTTTGACATAAGATTGTAGGAATTTAGCATTTTTCTTCCTAGTCTTATGCCCCCTCATTCGTTGTTCCCACTTGGCTATCCTTTTCTCATATGCAGCATCCGTCTCTTTAAGCTTCCTCTCAGGAAGTTGAGGTATTTTCGTTGGGCTTTGTAGGGATTGTATGGAGCCAACCACAATCTTCTGACCATTGGGTTTCTGACCAGAATAAAATAATCCAACTTCCTCAGCGATATCTCTAAGTTCCAATCTACTCTTCAACTGATCGATCACAACAGTCTGATCAGCAATAATAACAGTTGGACAATCTATCGCCTTAGTGATGCCACATATAATCTCGCCTTTGCCGCCACCAGTGGGAATATCAAAAATCCCACATTCTATTCTGCACGCAGCTCGCACAGATCTAAGCTGGTGTGGGTCGAAAGTGATCCCAGGCAACAAATCAAGCCCAACATCGTCAGGCTTCATTGGTTTATAATCCCACTTTGGTCTCTCATCCTTGATATCCAGCGGGAATCCGTGCTTTTTGCAAACCCCTCTAAGCATACTCAGCAAGGGTCTAGCCATCCTCTGCTTGGCACGGTTATATTTCCTATATACTCCATCCCAGTGACTCATCTGACTTACATCAATGTAAGTTCCAGGAGATGCAACACTGAATTCAACCCAAAGAATTTCTTCCTCGGCAGTTGTGATATTATCAAACCACAACCATTGATTATCATGGAGCACTACACGCATAATTCATCCGACTAAGGCATGACTTCTAACAAATACGATGGCATTCCTTCCGGACCTCGACCACCAATATTTACATCAACCCAATACCCCGGATGGTTGACAGTCCGTGAATCTGTCAAGGAAACAACAACGGCTTGTCTTGTATCATCATCTTGGTGAACTAGAACATTCTGACGTTCTTTGATCGCCACACCATTCCGATCAACAATCCTAAAACTGGTCATACAATTCGTCTCTATGAGCTGGTTCTGAAAGCCTTTCTCCAACGAATCCAAGCTTACGCTCGTTCATAAGATCAAGTTGTTGCTGAGATACAAAGTTCGGACCTGGAGTCTCAACATAAGTATCGAAAGCAACCGACTCAACATGCCCATCAAGAAAACCGACATTTGCAGAGCCAGTGTGTCTAAAATGCACAGTTGGGTAATTGCGGCTAGGAGGATCTAGGAGCCAATTCTCTTCAAAACTGAAAGCCGGTGGAGAGAACGACGTCAACTTTACCTGTGCACTATCAGCAAACACAATCGTCCGAGATGTAGATCTAAATTCAGCGAAAGAACGAGAAACCAAATTTTCAGACAATACAGCCCTGTAACTTGGAGGAGGGTATTCAACACCCGACGCACGTGAAAGATAATAGCCATTATACCCAAAGCCGCTCGCTGGTTTACCAAATCTGACATTATCCAACAGCGAAGTCGTAAGATTAGGACACTGGTAACTTGTTCTATTCGACTCCATGAAAGGAGCCAGAGGACCAGCACTGAAATCTAATTGTTCTTTGGGATCAGATTTATCGTAGTCAATTTTGCCGAACCAAAAGTTTGATGTCCCTTGAGGCCCGGAAAAAGATTGCAGATAGCTCAATCTTTCCTTATCTTCGACTACATATGGCACCATCAATTCACCATGTATGTCAGCGTAGTTATGTAGAGCAATTAGAAGTTGTTTCACCCTGTTCTTACACTGCGTCCTCCGTGCCGCTTCTCTCGCTGCTTGAACTGCTGGAAGTAGTAAAGCTAAAAGTATCGAAATGATCCCGATCACAACCAGAAGTTCAATTATAGTAAAAGCCCGCTTCGATCTACGTATATTCATATCAACCTGAACAAGGAATTGCCACAAGAATTTGTGGAAAGGAAGTTACCGCTGCCGCACCCTAGATAGTGCAGCTGTCATTATCACAATACTTAGAGCCAGCCGCTTCCATTACATAACTCGCATAATCTGCATTCTTCAGATTACTATTATAGTCAGCAACTTCTTCAGGAGTACACGCTTCATACGGAGCCTGAGCATACCCATGGTCTTCAGCAGGCAAGAAACTAATACCCTTAATCTTGTCTTCGAAAGCTTCCAAGACCAATGGGATCTCCGCAGCTTCTTCCTTCTTGAAAGTAATCGTACAAGAGACTTGATTATCAGCCCAGAACGCCTGGTAATCAGCAACATTCTGCATTTGTTCCCAAATGCTAACATCTTGAACAGCCCTAACCCTCTCATCGGTCACCGCAAACTTCACAACAACCGTACGTTCCTTATCACTCACAGAAGGTTCAACATGGAAGCCAGCATCTTTAAGGATACCAACCAATGGTGAATCCAAAGCAACGCGAACACGACGCCAATAAGTGCTAGCAACAGGATGGTGAATACCAGGGGTTGCACCAGCGACCAAAGAAACAGTACCACTAGGCTTGACGGACGTCACCTTGATAGATCTGTTGACGCAGAGCCATTCTGAATAGATCTCGTCCCATCTCTTGATCTCAGTGTATCCAGCATCACAGAAATTCGTCAGAACTTCTCGTCGACCAAACTTCGCAAACGCTTGAACAATCCCACTCTGAGACAACCCAATTCGACGATTACGAAGAGTAACTTGATTAGTTCGTCTATTGTGAGTCGGTAGCAAAGTGACCGCTTTCGCATACAAATATGCGAATTTCAAGGTCCGAGAATAATCGTCTGCGTCATCATGGTTAGCAGGGAAAGTCTCAACCAAGTTACATAGTTCATATGACTCAAGAGATTGTTCTAAACATGGATTACCACCCATGACTCGACCATCAATACCAGGTTGAGGTCCATCAGCCATTCGGCCAAAATCTCTCATGTTGTCAAGATACATCAATCCTGGCTCACCATTCATGGCAATATGTTCGCCAATCTTCGAATAATCTTGGCCAATTGTAGCGAAGATCGAATTATTCGAAACCCAACGATGGTGGTTCAATGCATTCCAAGTCTCAATCGCAGGGCAAAGACGATCCAAAGGAATACCAGTGTCTTTGAAATCTTCATTCGTGCCAGTATAACGACCATCAGCATAGATAGCGTTCACAGCATCAAAGAATTTGTCCTTCTCGTCTTCATTCAACGTCTCTGCGGGGTTCTTCATACCGCAGTAAGCGTCATCGTCAGGCTCGCCAAAAGCTATCTCAGCAGTTCGACGGACATTGCCAGCAACAACACATCTACCAACATAATTCATCAAATCAACAATATCAACACTAGTCAGAGTATCATTGACTCGACGATCTAAATGCTGACGAATGAGATCATGTAACTCAACAAGGATAGTTGGTCCGGAAGCACTCCCGCCAAATCCCGCAATATCAGAGCCAGCAGGTCTAATACTATCATAATCAAAAGTTACTGCACCTGCACCAGAGTTGATGGTGTAAGAATGGATCAATTGACGAACAGAATCAACCCAACCTTCTCTCGAATCTGGAACAACGTATTTCCAGATTTTATTTGCTGGTTGGTTAATCTTAATCCGACCAGCCCCTTTGGTGTCGAAACCAACGCCAACACCCAGCATTGACATGTCCATCAGGAAGCAGAATGGCTCGGCAGGATCTGTTTCAATCTTATCGTGCGTCGAAACGAAACCACAATTATTGAGAGCAGCACTTCCCCGCTCCCACATAAAATCAGTTCCCATCATCCAGAATCCACGACCTGGAGGGGTAAACTTAAAATCCCAAATCCGTTGAAACATCTCTTGGGCGGCTGGTTGTGCCTCTTCATAATCCCAAGGCAAGTGTAATGATCGTTGGTGCCGTCTTTGAATCTCAAAGCAACCTTCAACTACTCGCTGGACACAATCACAAAATGTTTCTTTGTTTCCGTCCGGCTTAATACGGGAATATGTTCTATAGAAGATGAATTCGCCGAGACCGTTGAAACCAAAGTCTGGTTTCTTCCCGTCGAATTGCTTAAGGAATCCCGGATCTAGCCTAAAGTAGTCCTTATCATCATGATGTCGAAAGTACGTCTTCGATATATTCTCAACATTTGTGTTGGGATTCTCAACTTTAGTACCATCAGTGGTCGCTGTCAATGACACAATCGTCTCCAATCTTCTCCGAGAATTTTCCGTGCTTCTTTAAGTGATTTTGTATCTTCTTGAAAGTTCGCTCTTATCAGATACAGTTGAGTAGCTTTTGGTAAGAAATTGCAGTCATCACTACCGCTCTTCTTAAGTCTTGCCAACGCTTTTGAACAAGATTTTGATAGGGCAATGTATAATGACGGTATTTTATTCGCCTGATGCCACATTGCTAAGTTGCAAAGGGCATCAGGCGATTTCCGACGCATTAGAAATCCAATTGTATCATCACCATCAACCATTCTTAATAGCCACTTATTAGTATCTGCTAAAGAATCGATTGATTGGGCATCGCCCTGGTTCTCCTTCTGCAGCCTCTTATATACGATTTCGAGCATGTTCTTCTGATGGAAGATAGCCATGCCTTTTCTCAAAGCACTAGGACCAGAGGATTTAACATGTTTCAATGTCAAATCGATGAAACGAATAGCTGTTTCATCATCAAATTCCCAACCATCAATCTTCTCAGCAAGAGATCGGCAGTAACGCCATTGATAAGTTTTCTGAGGATCGGTATTGTCAGGAAATGATAACCTAATGTTATGGCGTAAATAAGAATCTAAGCACCAATTCCAAACTTTCCAAATCCGCTTGTCATCCACTTTGCATGTTTTCATGTTAGTGGCAATACAAGGAGAGAAAATGGCTGATGAAATTGAATCTATAGAGCAAAAAGATGCTTCCAACGAAGATGCACAAAGCATTTTTGAACAGCAATTCCATGAACTGACAAATGAATTTGGCAAAAAATGCGAAAAAATGGGCGTACAAACTGCCATTATGGTCGCAATGCTGCCGAAGCCAGAAGATGCAACTGAAGAAGACGCTGAAGCCTTTAGTCACCCAGTAGTATTCTATAAAGGCAACATCTTAGAAGCAATGAGTATGTCAGCAGAAGTGCTAAGAGAATTTAAATCCAACGTCATGACATCGTTAGACACGAATCCTAGACGTTGACACTATCACAAAATAGAGAACTAATTCTCTGCCTCATAGTATCATCAACCTGATTATAACAATCAATCAACAACTTGTGTAGTTGATTTGTTTTTTCAATCTCTATTCTATATACAACAATAGTCAAAGAGTGATACTTAATTGGTATAATGGGATTGTACCCAGCCTCTTTGACCATATCTATGGCTTGACGATAAGCATCTTCAGCACGATCAGAATCATCACCAGCATAGCCTCTAATAGATGATTCCACAGAAGCAAGCATCTTCTCATAATTAGATGTCGAGTATGCTGTATCAAAATCATTATCGTATACTATGAGCCAAATTGGAACTATTTGATCATTCATTTATTTGATCTATGAGATTATAAGGCAAATTCTGCAATTCAGAAGCAGATGACATACCGCCTTGAACAAATCGAATTATGTCGTTTTTATCTACAGATCCGCCACGATCAGCATAATACTCTTCAATCATCGTACCAGCTTCATGAACCAAAAACATATGAGGCACAAGTGAAGGGACATCATGTACATTGTCAGGTCCAAGTATCAGACGTTTGCATTTAGGTCCGTAGAACTCAATAACCTCTACCAATCCCTTCTCGATAATAAATCTATTAGCTCGACTTTGATGATAATGAATAGAGCAATAACCGTACTGAATCAATTGTAGTTCATGCCTAGAATAAAACTCAGAACAAACTACTTCTTTTGTTTTACCCCAACATTTCTCTATCATTGATTCTTCTCATAGTAATATTGAGTTTTGCGGTCGCCTTCTATGATAATCTGATCCAAGCCAATTCCGTCTCCATCCTCACTCTCATTTGACAATTTGCCAGTCCGTAAAATGTTATTGACGGGGGCAAACAAATCAACTCTAGAAATGCCATCGATAGCTTCAATAGCTTCAATCAGATTAGAAACATAAAATTCTTGACCCAATTCCCACTCAGAAATATTGAAATAATCAGTCAAAACTTGTTCTGATTGTTCTTTAATGACTGAAGCATCAGCATTTCTGTTAATGATCACCGTCATATCAATATTTACAGGCAGAACCGAACCATCAAGTATGACAACATGGTCAGTGAGGACATTCAAATCCTCAAAGTAAGTCCGTAAACCAGCCTTCAAACCAGCATTTGGAGCAATAGGAACATTATCTGGACCAAGAGCCAAAGCGTAGATATCCACCCTATTAGCATTCAAACTAGATCGCAAAGTCGCAACCGACTTAACAACCGACCCATAAACAGGGTGTGAGAATGATGCTGCAGTCTGTGCATAATCATCAGCAGTCACAATACTATTATGAGTAGCAAAATCCCTAGGTGCTCGCTTCTTAGCTTGAGTAAGAGATTCACCATCTACACCTCCCGCAGAAGGTGAAATATTCCTAAATCGAACAGATGTTGACGAATTCGCTGGCGGCAAAGGAGTAATCGGTCTAGTAGAATCAATCTGAGCGACACCAATCCTGCCTCTGATACCGCCACCAGTTCTATATCTGAATGCAATATTCGATCCAGCTTGTGGAGATCTGCCAGTAACATCATCTCCAAATCGGAAAATCGCCGAATCCTCTAAGAAATTGACCTCAACAACCTTATCGTTCGGACCATATCGTTCAATCGGTTCAGAAATCACATCCCATGATTCAGTAGACCCACCCACTGTAACATCAACAAAAATTGGGTCCTCTAAGATATTAGGTTCATCAATAGTTATGATCTGATTAGCACCACCAGCACTTACGGCATTAAAAGGAGACGCAAAGTTTCCTTCAACTCCCCAAGCAATAACGCCTCGCTTACCGGCAGGGATTACAATATTGCTATTCCAATCACCAGGCGATCTGAAGACCTCATACTTTATTTCTGCACCATCTGGACCACCAAAGGCAGAAAAAGTCAAACCTGGATCAATCTCAATATCAGTGAAAACAGGCTGATCAACTGTGATTTCAATATCGCAAATAGCTGGGGTCTGTCTTTTGATTCTCTGATTAATCAAAGCCAAATGATTTACCACAGCTTCTTCAGTCTGTGCTGTTGGTAAAAATCCTTCATTCGCCAAGATATCTGCTCTAAGAGACAGTTTAGCTGTTGTCGCAGCAATTATCTCCATAATCATCATGATTCCGTTACTTGCAACAAAATCATTAAAATCATCCGGATAGTAAGTGCGGATATACTCAATAATCGATTTTCTAGCAGTGGTGTAGTCTAAACCGCTAAAATTAAGCCTACGCAGATTACTTGGAGGTAAAACAACCCCAAATTCATCGGGCGTGTTCGGCAAGTCAAAAAGAGTTTCTTCCATTATACACTCGAATTCTCAAGGAACAATTCTACACTGACATCTCTGGTTGGATCACGTTTCAATCTGGCTTGAACAGAAACGCTAATCTTGTTGCTGTCAGGAATTTCTCTTATGTGTACTAAGTCAACAATCACTCTAGGCTCTTGTCTATTAACTTCAGAAATAATGTCTGCTTCCAGAAGAGACAAATCAGAACTAACCAATTGTTCAAAGACAAAATTCCGAAGATTTACACCAAAATTCGGCCTCATTACACGCTCACCCGGTATAGTGAGCAGTAGCTGTAAAAGATCATTCTTAATCAGACGAATGTCCTCTTGGCGAGACATCACATTTTGTACACCACCAATAAATGGCGGGTTGAAACCGAAAAAAGTGGCTGTCATTTCAGCACCGTTGCTACAGTTCTAAGTTTCGTGACAATATCTTCAGCTTGTTCAGCATAGAGATTTGCTTCTGCAACAGCAGCATCTCTAGTGTCAAATGCCAGCTGTCGTGTCTCACGCAATTTATCAACTAAGAGCAAAAGATCAACATTATCAGAAGTATTCTCAGCCATGATTACCATAGCATCAATATTTCTATTCGCCTCATTGATTCTCTTCTGTTGAACATTGATCACGACTTCAGTATTTGCTCTAAGTTCTTTCAATCGATTCAATTCGATCATCAAGTTATCATGGACAACTAAAGAATTATCAGCAATTAATTGTTGTTCTGCTTCTGAGACACCCAAAGATTCATAATCGAAGCGATTCAAATCATGCTGTGTCTCAGTAACAGGAGATACGAGCATAGGATCAACAGTTTGAAGCGGTGCATCACTAAAGTCAAGAATTTGACCAAGTTCAAATTGTTTAGCGTTATTGCCTTCAGTGTTTCTGGATGCTCTAGAAACACTGAATACTAGATCCCCTACGCTTCCTCTACGTTCCTTTAAGGCTAAGTCTCTCGGAACCCGTTTCCTAGAATTCAAACCATCTGGAATTTTGGGATATACAAGGTTGGTCCTTGGAGGTCTCTCATTACTGACCGTAAAAGTAACACTAGTATTATTAGATGGATCACTAGGAAGATCATATAAGCCAGTAGGGAATTTAATAATCATTCTATTCTTTCTGCTTCCTCAAATGGCTTATTGTATGTCTTGGCTCTATCTGTCGGTTCTCTTTTGGTCGGCAATCTCGGTCTCACAACTCGATCAACACTCGCACCTCCAGGACTCGGACACCCAGCACCAGGACCAGGGAATACACCACAAACAAAAGCATTCACTCGACTACCGAAGTATTCAGCATTTGTTTGGATATTACCATTTACTAATGTAAATTTGGTGCCCCCTGCCTGCATTCTTATTGATTTACCGGCTTTGATAAATATATGCTCATCAGCTCGGAGATTCATATTCCCATTTGTAATAACATTGACTTCACGATTGGCATAGATTTCTATTTTCCCATTCGCTTCATCGTTGAATATTACAATTTTCTTTTCACGATCATCCATCCATTGGTACATCTTGCGATCTTTTTTGGCTCGCCAGATGCCAATTTGATTCTGTTTACTAAACCACATTCCTCTACGTTGGCAGTCAACAATTTCAGCCCAAGGACCATCACCCTTCTGACCGTCGCGGGCTTCCACTCCTTGGTTGATTTCTTGTCTCCCAACCCCTGAGGGATTTGCCGGTTGATCTGGTGCAACACCGCTCCCAGCCCTAGTCTTGAACCTGATATATTCATTATCATGGTCAAGCTTTATATGGTGAGATGTCTTCTCAGGGTCTTTCAGCATGGTAGGCTTTCGGATAAATTCATTATCCTTGACATGCATCCATTTTGGGACCCACTTCTTACCAAGAGAAGCAGTCATCATCATATACTGGTAACGGTCATTTAGTTCGATAGCCTGACCCATCGGAGAGCACCACATACTGTGATTGGCATCATCTCTCTCGTTGAACTCCCATTGGAAACCTCGCGAGTTGCCTCTCGTGGGTCTTTTCTTGACTCCGGGCGTCCTTCTTCCCTTTACGAGGTATCCAACGCCTCTCGGCACTTCGAGTTTACGGGCTTGCCTGTCGTGGCTTCCGCGATCATCCCAGACTGATTTGATTCCATACCTAGTGATCATCCTCATCCATCGAGCATCTCGGTCACCCCAATGCTTATCCTCCATCTCGCTTTTCGAACCAGATTCTTCAAGGAGTTTTCTTTTGACGAATGTATCCTCTTGTGGGTGGAATCCCTTATCATATGCCTGGAATAACATTCCTCCCTTGGTTCTAATCTTAATCCACCTATAGTCATTTGTGGATTCTTTAGAAACGATTCGTGGTTCGATTCCAAATTCATCAGGACGAGTTTTGGATTCAATCGGTCCTTGTTGTGCCCAGCCTGTATCTCTCATCTCAATTCGGTTTCCATACCGAGTCAGCATTAGTTGCTTACGCTGATCTCCATCTTTATCAGAAGCTCTAGGAACTCCATCGTTCAGAAGTCTCTGAACATAGAGATATCTCTTAATCTCAAATTCTTCATCTTCTTTAAAATCGCCCTCAAATTCTCCTAATGATCCTTCTTTCTTCCAATGATAACCTTGATCTCCCATCAGGAAGACATTTCCGTATTTGGTAACCCTAGCCATATACTTCTTATCGGGATCATTTACCTCTGGAGCGTTTTGTGTCTGTTCAAAGTCACCTCCCTGAATGGCATCATGATCTGGCGGTGGTGGCGTGACTTCATGCTCTTTTGGGAAGAATCCCACTGATGAATGTATATCTAGATTGCCGTATCTGTCAGACCAACCATGAGCCATTGGTCTACCATCTTTAGGCAGATAGTCTTCATCATAATCTACTGGTCTATCTGCTGGTCTTCCATCCTCATTTACACTAAGTGGGCTAGGTAGTGATATCTGTGGATAAGCGTAGAATTTCCTTCTAGTCGGATCGGCGAATCCAGTCCAGATAGGCCCATACGGATGATTTCTTTCGAATGTGACCCAAACCCAATCACCAATCACTGGATTGGAGAATCGTCCCGATCTCTTTCCACCTAAGTCCTGACATGGTACGGCCCAAGGACATTGGTCTGGCAAAAGATCGTGGTTGTGCATATCAGGACACTTAAAACGTACCCTCCCGATATTCAAAGGATCATTCGTTTCAACTACTTCAGCACGATAACTAGCTGGGAATCTTTCTCGTAGAGGCTTTACTCGCTCTTCGAAGAATTTATTCCACACAACATCAGACATAGTCAACTCCTACTCTATTTACTAAATGGTGTCTTATACTCTTGAGCAGAAACAACATTTTTCTGAATCAATGATCGTAGAGCTGGAACAGCGGTAGGACAAAATCTCTTGATCCATCGCAATTTAGAATCTAAGGACATATCTGGCAAAGTAGAATTCGACATAATCATATTCCTAGATCTGTCATCGACTAATTTCGTGTCTAGTCCAACAATTTTACCATCCTTGGTACCCAAATCTAGGAAAAGTATGTATCTAGTCCTCTTTTTGCCTTTATAATGAATCCAAAGTAATTTCATGGCTAAAACTCCAGAGCAACAAGGCCGTCCTCAACTAAGACTAATGTTTGACATTGGGGGATTAGGGGATACTGATTTTGGGGATAAATTCTCGAAGTTCGAATTCAAATCAATGCTGAACGGTGGATATATCGTTCGATGCACATTGTTTGATACTCACTTCAACCTTCTTAGCTTACTTATAGAGAACGGATATCTTGAGAAATCAAGAAGCCAAATTCTGCCCATACGTTTTCAAATGAAATGGAGCAAAGAAGCTTCAAATCCCAAATCTGCAACAAGATTACAAAAAGCTATTGTATTATCTTTAAAGGCAATAGGTAGCGGACCAGATAAGGGACAATTAGAATTCATAGCGATGGACCCACCATCTTGGTACTTGAACACCGGTGACGCTTCTGGGGAAGTATACGAAGGGAAAGTAAGCCAAGTAATAGAACAAGTAATTACTAAATATGCACCAGATGTAAGTTTGGATATCAGTAGTACAATTGACAATGAGAAAAATAAATTCTGGATGATGAGACAAGATCCAAAAACGTTCATCTCTAGTTTAGTCGATTGGTCATCAGCAGTAACAAGAAATAAAACCCATTGGGTTATTGCTATGGATGGAGATAAATTATCCATCAAAGAACAAGCAGAACTCCAATCCAAACCGCGTGCATATTATCGTTATTGGAAAGGAGCTGGAGGTATGGACACCATCAAATCGTGGGAATTCTTGGCAAACAACGCATTATCAATCATAGAAACAAAGATTATCACTCAAGGTCTAAGTGCGATCTCAGGTCAATATCTAGATAAGATTACCGACGAAAAAGAAAGAAAAGTATTCGCCAAGGATACTACAACACCGAATAAAAAGACAGCACAAACAAGTAGAAGAGAATCATTCAAAAAGCCAGATGACTCACCAGCCCAAGAAATTGGGTGGACCTCAGTGCCTGGTATACCAGAAGTCTACTCCGCAGGGGATCTAGGTTTACCATACGAAAGATATATAGATGGCAGACCAAGAGGAATGTGGCTTAACATGACCAACAACCTAATGAGAATCAAACTCAAGGTTTTGGGACACGGAGAATGGTCTGACGGCATCGGTCTTGGTTGCGACACAGTCTATTTAAAGTGGCTCACAGCTGGTGGTGAGGCTAATAAGAAATACTTCTTAAATGGAAACTGGATAGTTTATGGTTTCCATCATGTTGCCACAAGAAGAATGTGGGACACTAATTTGTTCTTAGCAAGATACGATTTCGATTCAGCATCTCGAAAAGTTGGTGGCGATCCTGGTTAATCAATAACCGGAAATACTATACTATCGATCGGATACTCTATCGTATCCCCAGCACGTGGCCAGTTCAATGGATCACGAACTCCATTGAACGCTATCAATACCCAATCTAAAAGTGGTGTCCCATATAGTTGATTAGAGATAAGGTCTGGTTTACCTTCTGTGCGAGATGTGACCCTATATCTATCTATCTTATCCTCACTTGGCCTGGTCTTCAAAAAAGAAGGTCTATTCCAGACACCAAATGTTTCATTTCCATCTACTATCAATTCTTCAGTCTGGAAGAATCGAGAAAAGTCATCTAAATCAGCCATTAGTACCAAGCCTGATTCTCTCTATCGGCGAGTTTGGTGATATTTTGGACAGTATCACCACCGTCTTCACTAGTTGCTTTGGTCCAGATTCTAAAATCGATGGTGACATCGCTGCGTAGTGGGAAGGCACTGCCTGGATCACCGGGTGGGTAAACCAAAGTCTCACTAGGTTTAACATCAATCGATTTCAAACGACCCGTAGCAATTTGCCCAGCAGCAGGAAGAAGACACCATAAGGTAGCCTCGACAACCAAGTTAACACGAGCAGCACCAGGGTCACGAATCAAAGCAAAATAACCACGCAAAGTTCTTAATTGTGCTGATATTCTACCAATATTCCATTCACCACCATCAACAACATAGGTCGTTTGAATCGTTATCTCACGCGGTCCAGATGTTGAGAAAACAGCAACAGGTTCTACACCTCTGAGTTCACCCTCTTCCCATGTACCTTTACGAGAATCATTAACAACTTTTGGCGGAAATTGGAAATCAATTTGCCCAGAACTTCCACCACCGCCACAACCAGGTACTCCATCGGAGAGTCTGAATACAACAGCATTTGTAAGTGCTAGGTCGCTAGGTGTGTATTGCCAAGCCATGTTATCGACCCCACTGGTTCATCTCAGATTCCAAACCTTGCTGCTTATCAGCCAGAACTGGAAGATATTGTTGAAGTAACTCGGCAATTGAAGCCATTTCTGATTCACCAGAGCCTGAGATACCCTCAACCTTACTATTCAAATCATGTAATTCTTTAGCAATAGTAGCTAATAGAACCGTGTCCGCAGTTTCTTCTATCTCCGCACCAGTATCATTTGCAACTTGAATCTGAGTGATAGCTTCAGATTTGATAACTTCATCAATTCCAGCATCTGAAGCAGCCGCCATAGCTGGGACAGCTTTAGTCTCAACAGCAGTTTGAATTCTTTGAGATGCCGCTTCCAATCGGAATGAGTATTTGTCTAAGGTGTTTGAAACACTTTCCATTTCAGCAGAAAGACTCTGACCAACACCATCAAATTTTAAGATCGCGTCACCAAGATTATTCAGAATTTGAGCTAATTCATTAGCTGGTCCTGCTAGTTTCTCAGTCGCACTCTTCATCGATTCAGCAACAGCAGGTAATCTCTTGGCGAATTTCTCCATCTGCGGGATTGCCAAAATACCTGTTTCTGCCGCTTCTTTCATCGAATTGAACGGGGCATCTTTCATCACTTGGAATGCGTGAGCAATTTTGCTAACTGCATTACCAATTTTCTCGATCGTTGGGATCGACTTTCTAAACTTATCAAGAGAAGTTTCAAGCCACCACATGCCAGTGTAAATCGCCATCGAAGCTGGCACTAACCAAATACCAGCTTTGGTCAACATCAATGCAGCTTCTATCAACAAGAATGAAGCCCACGTCACACTTGCTGATCCAGACGCAAGCAATGGTCCAGCGGCCATCAAAGCCCCACCAGAATAGTACAACCTATTCGCCGACTCTATGATAAATCTCGTCGAAGATATCATACTAACAGAAGCAAGAGTTAACAACAGCACAGCAGAATTGAGAATTACTCCAGCCGATAACAATAACGAAGAACCAAAGATAAGAGCAAATGCCATTTGAATTATTGCGGGAGAGAGTGCAAAAGCACCGATCACAGCAAACAGTAGAGCACCAACACCGATCGCAAGTCTTACCGCTCCAGCCAAGATCAAAGTACCAGCAGAGATGAAGTTCTGGCCCACCGCAACAAAGAGTAAACCAGCCGTGTTCAACATATTTGCAGAAGCGGATATTACTTCAGCACCACCCCACAAAATATTGGATGCAGAAACCAAGATTATAGCACCAATCAATAATCCAGTAGAACCAGCAGTTAACCAAACACCAGCTAAAGCAAGAGTCACACTAGCATTGTAAAGTGCATTAATTGAATTAGTGTCTAACTTTTGGATAGCTTCACTAAGACGCTCCAACGCATCATCTAAAGCACCGCCAGCTTGACCAATCAAATTAGCGGCACGCATTATCGCCTGAGTACCAGCTAATAACGCAGCACCACCTTCGCCAACCTTCACACCATTATTATAAATAGTGTTCGCAGCACTACTCAAGAAGAACGCACCAACAGCAAACATTGCTGCACCAGCGACTAATGCAGGACCAGCTACAAGCATCAAGCCAGCAGCTACCGTAATCATCGGAACACCAGCCATCAACATCGACGCACTTGAAAGAATCATTTGGCTTGATTCTAACAATGATGATGCAGCAGGTGCTAACATATTAGCTGCGGCTTGCATCGATGTCGCACCACCCAGTAGAAGAGTTCCACCAAGAGTTAACATACCACCAACAGCAATTGACAATGGTGCAGCAATAGCTAACGCATACATCCCAGCGAGCATCGCAAATGAAGCCGGAACAAAAGCAATTGCAGCAGCTAATAAGATACCAGAGGCAACCAACATCAACGAAGAACCTATAACCATGCCCCTACCGACATCGATTATAGTTCCAGAATCGAAACTCCCAATAGCTTCAACAATAGAAGCAAAAGCTGGAGCCAATGCCCATGCAGCCAATGCTACTACGAATAATGCTGCACCAAGGATCAATAAACCAGGAGCACCAATCAACGCAGCGGCTGAAACAAGCAATAAGCCAGCAGCTACCATAGGTAAGGCTACCCACATAGCCGGAGAGTGTGGACCAATAGCGTCGTGAATCAATTCAAAAGCTTCAGCGGCCATCTTAAGACCAGCACCCATCAACCAAGCTGCGGCACCAATCATCAAGACAGCGGCACCAATAGCCAATAAAGCAGGTATCACAGGCATCGCAAGATAGGCTAATCCTACCAGCACCAAGCCCAGAAGTCCAACAGCGGCAACCATCATTAAGATGCCACCAGCCATTTGACCCCAACCAAATTGGAGTAACTCTCCGACACCTTTAGCGAAGAAGTAGGCTCCAACACCAGCCATCATTAAAGCCGCACCAAGAGCCAACAATGGAAGCATTACTGGTTGAACAGATTTTCCAAGAGCACCTAATCCTTGGCCGATAGATGTAAGTAGTTGTGCTATTACAGTTCCAACTGATTGTGCAACAGAAGAGATTATCCCACCAATACTAGCTGCCATTGATCCCATGGCACTAAACATCGAGGTCAATGCGGCACCAGCACCAGCTAAGCCAGCAAAAGCTGAACCAACAGCTACGATTGAAATAATTATCGCACCTAGGAGTCCTAAGAACTCTTCACCAAGCTGTATTATGTCACCAATAATCCAAAGGTTTCGCAACCAATCATAGAATGAAGTAATCCAACCGATTACTGTGGCGATTGCTCCGGCTAATCTAGCCATCCATTTCAGCATTGGGACTAGAACAATGCCGATCAAAGAAGCAAAGTTCTTGAATATAAGACCTACATTCTCATATAAATCTTCTAGAACTCTATTGAACCTTTGAGTAGCTGTAAAACTATCTTCTAAATTCTTTTGGGCTTGCTTCATTATGTCATTGAATGGAACATTTCCGCCACCCATTTGGTCACGGAGTTTATCCATCTCAATAGAAAGCATCATGGCTTCAGTAGAAGCGAAGCCCATCGATTTAGAAACAGCCTGAAGTTCTTTTTGTTTCTCAGCAGAATCCATGCCTGAATTCTGAATTCTATTAAATTCCTTAGAAGCTGCATCACCAGCCTCTACCATAGCACGTTGCATATCTTCAACAGAATTGATGGCATCCATACCAGCAGCATCAGCTAATTTATAACTTGCAACCATATCTGTGGCCAACAAGTTCATCTGTGCTCTTGCAACTTCAGCATTATAACCAACAGATTCGGCAAATCCACCCATCTGTACTTGGAGTTCGGTGAATTTTTCAACACCAGTATCGCCAAACATAGCCTTCAAATCGGCTACAGATACAGTAGAATCACCTAATATATTATTCATCGCCGCAGCTGATAATCCAAATTTCCGCATAGATTCTTGGATTTTATTAAAAGCCAGTTCAGCAGAACCAGCGTCACCACCTGCTGCTCTCAATCTGCGGGAGTATTCAGCCAATGTATCAATACTGACTCCAGTAACGCGATTCAGCATTACTATCTGTTTAGCATACTTCCCTATTTCTTCGCGGGGAGTACGCACATCAGCAAGTGCTTTATATGCCGCTACCGATTCAGATTCCAGAATTCCTTGATCAGCAGCCAATTGTCTCGTTTGTTGAGCTAAGCCTTCCATAGAGCCATATGCCCTATAATTATTCTCAACAAATTGTTCTTGAATTTCGGTGGCTGCAGCAATTGTGTTAGCAATTCTTTCAAAAGCACGACCTAAGAATCTAACTACAGATAATGATGCCCCAACGGCTTTCGCAACATCATCAAAGGCACTTCCCAGATCCCGGACACTGCCTACTTCATCTTCGACAAGACCTAATTCCTCCCTATGAAGGATATTCTTAGTCCTAATCGCATCGCTAATATCTTCGATGCCACTCAGTATATCAGAGGCACCTTCTTTTTCATTTAGTATATCATCGAGACCTTTTTCTCGAAGATCAGCATGTTCTTCGAGAATTTTCAAAGCTTCTCTCAACGTTCCTAATTGATCTTCAGAAACGTCATTCATTTCTCCAAATGATGAAGCAATCGCTTGAGATGTACTATTTATATCACTAGAAATAGAATTTACTGTAACTGCGGAAGCTGCTGCAGCGTTCAAAGAACTGTCAAGACCCGCTGCAACATCAGTAATACTCCCTAGAGCAGATTGTGCCGCTCCAGATACCTGTTGCTCAACGTCCGTCGCTGATTGCCCAAATTGATCCAAAGTGGAAAAGGCTTCTCGCGAATCCAATGCCATCTGAATTGAAAGGGCGTATACGTTTGGGTCAATAGCCATTAGCGTCTCAGAAAGTTCTGACTTATTTATCTTCGCTTTAGAATTGACCTACAAGTATATCTTATTGTATTTAAACGTAAGGTATGGCTATTGAAGTATCCTCAAATTAACGATATAGGATAATTCTGCAACAGAAGTATAGAAAGGCAGAATAATGACTAGCAACTTACCCTGGACAGAAGAAGAACTCAAAGTCTGGGTTGATTCATTGGATGCAATAACTGGTGCCAAAGTAGCAAAGATGGCGAAATTGTGCAAAGCCGATGGTATGAGCACTTTTGAAGCCGTCACTGCGATCAGATACGACATGGAAACAAAGAAGGCAAAGAAACCAAGTGCCCTCGATGCATTCGCCGAAGAAAATACTCCAAGCTGGACTGAAGAAGAATTAGTCGCTTGGGTCAAAAAGCAAAATCCTAAGATGCAAGCAGAAATTGCTAGTAAAATCAAAGAATATAGAAGAAGAGGAATGGACCCAGTGATATTCCTCACAAAGGCAAGAGTCGCAGTAGAAGCCAAACAGGCAGATGAATCAGGACTTAAAGGTCTCTGGAAAATCTTCATGGCGGGTTGGGACGGATGGACAGAAGGTTCAGTCCGAGCCAACAAAGCTGCTGCTTACCGGAATCTGGCTAACATGAAGTAGGCTGGTCAGCTTTCTTCGGCTTACAAACCCAACATCTTGTTGGTGCTTTGTAACCACTCATTTCGCGTTCTACCTGGCACGTGACACAACGCCAACTCCGCGTTGTGTCACCAACTGCGATGCATTCCCAATTGCCTTCTAATCTGCCAATGCATTTACTTGTTTTTGTCTTACGCATCTCTCTGCGTGTTATTTTAGCTTGTTCACGACCAAGCCGGTATCTCTCTTTAATGGGAAGACTTAAATACTCCCCTATAACCTGCATATCTTGATGCTTGTCATATAATTGGCGAACCCGCTCTCTGGTGACGCCGAAATGCTTGGCCCATCCTGCCATATTATGGGTTTCGCCATTGAATTTCAACAGATTCCCACATTCGTCGGTTGTTTTCAAGAATCGCCAAGCACCTGGTTTAGGTTTCTCACCATTAAGACCAGTGATCTTCTTACATACAGAATCTTCTTCTTTCCAAGCGTCTATAACTTCCTTTTTAAATGCTTCACTAGAAGGCCATTCAGAACCTTCATTTGAAAAGATTTTACACCATGCAGAAGGTAAGCCAGTAAGTGGATTACAAGTATAACATCGCGGTGCGTTATATACAAATTGCAATGCCGTTGTCTTCTCAGTTTGACATGTGACACAACTAATCACACAAGGAACAGATGTACCACCACGTTCGCGATCGATTGAAACAATCTTGAAGTTGTGATAAACATCACCAACAAAATATTTGTAACGACCTGCATTTGTCATCTATTCATCCATATGATAATCGCGTTCCGCCTTCTTCATGAGACGCACTCTCTCGCGTTCTTTCTTCCACTCGTCTAGAGGGTCAACACTTGGGTCGTCCTCTAATGCCTGGACCGATTCGTGGGCCGAGGAAAAAGCGGAAATCCACATTCCAATAGCCGCAATCATCGGGACCAACATCACTCCCACAAATAACTTCCCACCAAGGGTCACAGGATAAGCATCACCATATCCAACAGTCGTACCCGTAACCATAGTGAACCAAGCAGCATCAAACAATCCACTAAATGTCTCTGGTTGCGAATCCCTCTCAAGTTCTAAGCAAACCACGGCAAAGAACAGGTAGAAAATACCCACCGACACCAGTAGTCCCTTGATCGCATAATAAGCCCGATAGAATTTCAAAGCAGTCAATTGTAAACCACGACTGTATCTGAAGAATTTCAAAGCCCTCAAAATCCTCAAAGTCCTAACAAGACCGAGATATTCTATTGGGCAGATGAATCCAACCCAAAAAGGGATAATGGCGATTACATCGATCATACCCATAATATTGAACGGGTAACTTGTGTCCGGAGCATCGTAGTAGAAAGGATTTGATCTCCACCATCTTACAAAGACTTCGACCGTAAACAAAATTGCGATGAATCGTTCAGACCATAAGAAAATGTGAGGGGATTCAAAACTGTTCTTCCATCCATTCCGGATACTAAGTTCTTCCTCGACCAGAAACATTACGATACTGATAATAACCAGCGGTTTCGCCAGCATATCAATAACTCGAATTGTCTTATCCCAAATATCAGCATCGTCGTACATTTAAGCATCCCGAATGGACCCTGTCGTATATCATCTGTAGTGATTCAGGGTCATATAGATCGATTGACAATTTATGACCAGCACAGCATGCACACTGCAAAGTAATGGTATTATTCTCAGCATCAGGTACTAGAAAGTATGGAACAAACTTCATATTGTATGAAGCAGCCATAGCTTTACCATCAGGGTCCCAACACATCATTATTCCACTCTCGGCCATCAACCGAAAGTAGAAGTTTATAGTCTTATCTTGAGTGGACTGATAGAGCATTAAACAGGTTGACCACAGCAATAAGCGGCAGGTTGTAAAAGCATATCAAATTCCATATTGCAGGATCTGCATTTCCGTTTACTTAATCCTGAATTTGCTAAGATAGTGTGGGACACAGATTGTACGAATTGATTTGTAACAGAAGATGCTAGCTGAGCCAGAACACCTTTAAGAAAACCCTCCGCATTCGCGTTCAAATAATCCGTCGCAATTTTCTCAACATCAAGTTCAGTCATCCATTTGTTAGTAAGCTGGACGACAGATTCTTGCAATCTTGTATTCAATTCCTTGTAAATCATGGCAGTCAGGGGGGACTGTCGAGCGATCCAAGGATCTCTGCCATTGTTATGGTTAATGTTTGTCTTGGTGAAATGAGCTAGGACAAGATTTATATGCTTGTCCCATTCATCATCGGTCATCAAATCAGTATACTTCTGTTTGATTTGAGCAGCGACTCTTTGCTCGATTGATAATGGTTCTTCTTTATCAGTCATTATCCGGCAATCTTAAGAAAGGTGATAATACTAACGACAGCAAGTATAGCAAAAATGAACCAACCTGAACCACTAGCACCACCACCAATCACGATACTTGGTGCACTCGGTTTCGAGACGGCTATTGGATCAATCTCATCGAAACCGACCAATTCAACTTCCGCGTCGGTAGCGACTCTTAATTCGCCAGGTGTGATCGTAATATCTGAAAGGCCGATGGAATTCTCAACATCGCCATTTTCATTGAGGGATTCGAAAAAGACGGTGGAAGTCTTTTCTGCCGCTCCATCCTCATCGACCTCATCAGGCATGCTAGTAGTCATCGCACCTTTCAAAACTTCGACGAGTTTATCGTCAAATGTGACTTCAGCCTCTTGAAGCAAAAGCCGTAATGCTGCGAAAGAGTAATTCGCTTTAATCTTCCCGGTAGCGACATAATTCGTCGTAGTAGTGCCAATCCCCAAGACGCCACCGCGTTTCTTTGCAAATAGAATCTTGAAAGAACGATCATAAGTGTCAGGATAGACCGTGAATTGCCGACTCTCTTCATCATTTCGAACGAAAATCGGCGATCTCATGAAGCGAGATTCAATATCATATCCCAGACCTACTTCGTCGGGATCTCTCTTAACGTCTGGTTTCGGATTTGGTTCAGATGATGACTTTCCAGTTTCGTCAACGACTGTGACGATCTCATCGGAGATCAATTCATGTCGTTCGATGCCAAAAATGTAGTAAAACAGTGGAGCAAGAATAACTAGAACCACAGTTCCGCAAACTTTCATGAATTGTCTGCCACCTTCTTCAGCAGCCCCTTCTTTGAAAGCATCTGTTACATTTTTCGGCATCTTGTTCTTTCTGTTTGTTTGGATATAGAACGACCCCCATTATCGGGGGTCGGTCCATATCAGCCTTCAATAGCTGGTGGGTGTATCGCAGAGGGAATCTCTGGTGCGACACCGCCAATTTGAACCAAACCCTTTTCCCCAAGCTTCATTCCAGGAACGAAGGTGACGGACTCATCCATCGCTTCAATGGGGACCTTGCTAATCATCTGTTGCAAGGGCATAGGGTCGGTTAAACTCTGACCAGGATTGGCGGCTACTTCAACATCGGCGAAGACCGTAGTCGACACCAACACCAAGCAGCCCATATCGCCCATGTTCTTAGCGAACATTTGGCGGACGACTCTACCATCCCGATCAGTACCAACAATCTTGAAACCGGTCTGCACTAGACCGCACCCTTGTCAGAAGAAGCAGAAGCAGCAGCCATCAGACGTGCAACCTCATCATCGACAGATGCGTCTCCGCTTCCGTACTTCTCTTCGAGATTCTCAGTATCGTCGGAGCGAAGTTCTTCCCAAGCTTCGGCATCACTCTCAGCGTCTCTCGCAGCTTCTTCGAGATTACCGAGTCGAGCCAGAGGGCCACCATCCATACCACTTGCCGACTTGGCGAGATTGGTACGAAGTTGACCACCTGAAATCCGTGCAGCCAGAGTTGCCTGGTTGCTCTTCGCTTTGGCGATCTTGTTTCTCGCCTGACCAAGTTGCTTCCGGAGACTAGCAACGACATCGTCATTCTTCTGGATCTCGCTAGCGTAGGTCTTCGATTGTGCATCTGCGGCTTGCTTCTTAGCCACAGCAGAACTCACGTCGGCCTCATTCCCAGCCGCCGCCGCCTTTTGTGCGAGATTACTCCACTTGTCGGCTTCCTTCTCGGAATCCTCAAGTTGCTTCTTGCGAGTATAGTTCTCTTTCATCAGACGCTGAATGTCAGATTCAAAACCGTTGATCTGCTTCTCAGAGTCGATGATGTCGTACTTTGCATCTCGCACAGGATCTCCAATTGCCTCAGCAGCTTCATCCGTCTTTTCACGGAAAAAATTGCCCAATGCTCTAAACAAACTCATGTTGTGTACCTTTGAAGGTTTTGTTGATTAACTCGTAGCGTCATCGATCAGCAGATCAACTTAAGCTGCGACAGGTGCCTCGCATCCGACTGCAATGACTTCACGTGAACCCTCAATCGCCGTGAGAAGCGATTGCATCGCAGCCACGAGTTCTGATTGTTCGAAATCACCCAGAGGAACAGAATCGACAAGAGTGACGACGTACTCCGAAGGACTTGTGATAGTCCTGTCATCTTTCTCGGTGATCAGCGAAATCGCATAAGGCGAAATCCGGCTGTTCGCGTCCAACGCGGCGAATGCGAATTCGAGCATTCGTTCTTCGTTGAGTTCTCCCAAAGTTGCCAATTGACACGTGATCTGGAGGTTTTCTCCATCACTCGTCAGAACAACCGGAATTCCTCCATCAAGTCGAACCAGAACACAAGTATCATCTTGCTTGGCAACGTAGCCAGCTTGTTCAAGTCCAGTGCAAATCTGCGTCAAATTGTCCATCGTCATTCCCATTTCGATTTCACTTCTTCACAAGAGTAATGTCGGTTAGGTTGATATTGCTGCCCTGATAGAATGAAACTACCCCACCGACCGATAGAGTTTCACCATATTCGTCAAGCCCGCCAACTTCGAGAATCAACAATTCTGGGTCTTCAACCTCAGACATTGTGTGCAATTCTACAACCGTCGCAGGTTGGGGCATTGAAAGACCAGATGGCTTCGGATATTCCCGATATTCGCCGTGCAATTCTCCACATTTCGTGTCGTATTCCACTGGACCATTATCAGAATCCTGTTCCACAAATTCGGTAAACTCCAAGTCGCAAGGCTTGAAATCGAACTTGTTTTCTGGTTCCTTAAATAACCAACGCATGTCAGCATTCAGCAGATCACCACGAGACATCGGAACTTCGAAGTCATCTGGTGCCCAATAAATTCTAACATCCTGTTCTTCCCCAACAATCTTCACCAACAAATGCAATTGTGGTGAAGATTCTGGTTGCCCTTTTAAATCTGCAATAATCCATTCGCAGATGTTAGTCTGTTCACGTATCTTTCGAATACGCTCAACTTCTAACTGCAACCCCTCCGTGGCACCCGCGACTCCAGCCTCCATCAAATCCTTGATGGTCTGCTCATCTGAGAGACAAACAAAATCCCCCACAGCCACTTCTGCCACACGTTCTTTAGTCTCAGCCATCGTTACCTCTAGTTGAAAAGGATAGCACCAATAACAATGCAAACGATCAGAGCAAGTCCGAGGATCACGAGAAAACTAAGAGCACCAGACCCACTATCGACATAGGTCACAGAACCAGGCCGGTCGTAATAATAATTATTCCTGCTCATGAGAGTATTCATCATTACCATATCAGACATTGCGTCGTACATCATCCAAGACCCACTCGGACCCATGTAACCGTACCCACCGTACTGTTGATTATATGACACATTGTAGGTATTCCCGCCAACTTTCGTAGATTGCGGGATGTGCGAAGGACGAGTAGCAGGCTTCGAAGTGTACTTGGATTTGTACTTGCCAGCATTCTTCGCCTTGAACGACGCAGTCGCATCAGCTTTGGACTTGTAGGCAGTACCAGAAGCCTTTGCTTTGTTGTAGGCTTTCGTGTCGGCAGCACTTCGTTTCGCCGTCCTAGATGAAGAAGAACCTGACCGAGAAGTAGCACTGCTACTTCGCTTACTACCCCAGGTAGATGATGTCGATTTCTTCGAACCACCCCAACTGGACGTCCTAGAGCTACTGCTTCGACGACTGCTGCTTCGACCCCAACCGCTGCTTCGGCTACTGCTTCGACTGAAACTGCTTCGACCTCTGCCGCGTGCGAATGCGTCACCGACGCCCATCGCACCAATAAAGATGGCAAAAACCAAAACGAACTTAAAGAATTTCATGAATCTCATGTGTGTTTCCTTCCGGAGTTTGAGTTGCTTATAACGGTAGCAACTAATTAGATGGCCACGGCGACCGAGAAAGCCCAAGAGAGGGCAACGAAAGTGGCAGCGGCGACAGCACCAGCCGCAGGATTCTTATCAATAGCAATTTCCTTCGAAAGCTTCTCCGAAGGCAAGAAGAGTTTATCAGCAATGACTCGCATCGAAACGAGCAACAACATACCGACAGCAGCGATTGAGACCGTAGGAATCAGTTCGGCGACAATGTTGCTACCAGCACCAACCAGAGCCGTCTTCATGATGATTCCACAACCGACCAAGAAACCGCCGAAAGAGAGACCAGCAGCTAAATTGTCGTCGTTTTCAATCACGTCATGAACGTCGTAAGAAGTGATCTTCTGGAAGACGAAGCCTCCAAGAACCAGCATCACTTGTCCGATAGCCCAATAAACCAAAAGATCGACGATACCGTGGCCCCACGAGAGTGAATCACCCGTCAAAGCACCGGCGATAATCAACCCTGTCGCAATAGAGCTACCCGCCACCACGAAAGCAGTTCCGCAATTCCGATCAGTTGTGATCTCTTTCTGAATGCTGAACTTGTACAAAATCGATTTGTCGTTCACCCAAACACTCAGTCTCAGTAAGACGACTGAGAGAAGACCGTAAACCCCAAGTGAAAGGAAAGATTCCCCAACCGAATCGCCACCGACACCGTAAGTTGTTCCGCCGAGTGCGATAACGAGTCCGATCATGTAACCAGCAAATGCGATCCCGAAAGCAGGATTGTCCCGCTCAGTGAGTTCGTCATCGAACGAGAAGCTTGTAGTCTTGTCGAAAACAATTCGACTCAGAAGAATGAATCCGACGATCACCGAGAAAAACGGCACCGCGTAGAAAATCTTCTGCAAAGTAATCCAAAAATCGCCCATGTCGAGAGTCCTGTTCATCCTATTAGAGTTGGTTTGTGGAATAGTTGTTCGCCCCATGTTGCGAGCAAACGATCCCCGTAAACCTTAGAGATAGGCGAGTAGGGGAATTGTACCCCTAAAATACACCGTCATTTCTTCTTTTGTAATCTCTTCCTCAAGGCAACCAATTGGGAAGGATTCAACTTCTTGATATTGTCATCATGGACCTTCCTGATCTCAGACAATGACATTTCTAACTTGACGAATAATTCATTCCAATCTTTGATGGTTCTTTCCTCACCATCCTCTATATACTTCAATTTTGGAGGGAGTGAAAAGAAAATGTCAAATCCCTCTCTTGAAAACAATGCGTAATTGTCAAGAACGCTTTTAATCCCAGCCTTATCATTATCAGGAGAAAGTATGATCCCATCTTTCGGACCAAGAATCTTGATTTTACCAATTTGATTAGCAGTAAGAACCGCTCCCCCAGATGCAAGAGCTTGAGAACCAAGAGTATTCTGATCGAAAATTGCTTCAGTAATGATAACGTATGAAGCGGGTTCGATATCATCAAAGCCGTAAAGAAAATCACCCTTCGATCCCTCAGTCATCCCAACAACTTCTCCAGATTTATTACGCACTTCAATATCTGGGAAATTGAATCTCTTATTCAAACGAGATCTACTCTGCCAATAAACTAGTGTGTCGAATTCATAATAAGGCCAAAAAACATCCATTCCAAAATGGAATAATTCTGAGCTTTCGATAGATTCAGCAGTATATCCCCTGGTCTTCAGCCACTTGATCAAGATACTAGCTTGACGATCTTCCGATTCAGCCAAAATCTCCGCACCCTTCGGAAGAGCCACCGCTACCTTTCTCTTGGCCTTCTGATCAGTGATGCGGCCCTCTGGTCTCAGATAAGAAGAGAGATCCGTAGAGACTCCGAGAACCTCAGAAAGGGCTTCTTTATAAGAGCACTTTTTATAAAGACGAACAAGCTTTATGAAGGAACAATTCCTCTTGCCGGTGTCTGGATTTATCGGCCCAGCCCACTCATTACCACGCCAATCGTGGCAACCGCCTTTCTCAGGATTTATATTGAAATTGAAACCAGTATCATTATCGAAAGGATTATTGATGCAATACTCGGCACCACCTTTACGATTCTTGAATTCGAAATTAGCTTCAATCCAAGCTTCAATCTTAGCTTCTGGAAGTTTCTTATATCCGCCGCCAAGTTTGGTTCGATAATCTCTCGCGTTATATTCTGCCATACTCCTCAAATACAAGAGGTTATGAGATTGTGAAAATGAACTTTCTACTAACTCTAGTCTGCCCATTAGGCAAGTGTAGAGTAATCTGATACTGGTAAGTTCCTCGCAAGAAATTACTAGTATCCAATAAGTATTTCACAACCCATGGATTAGACCGAAATGAACCATGGCGAATAGCAATTTCACATGGTTCATCAGTCGCAAGCACTTCACCATTCTGAGTCTCAATAGTAATAGTAGGACGCAAGAATGGGATAATCGGATTCACAAGATTGAAATTATAATCATATAATGGAAGAGGCATCAAACCAACTTCCAAAGGACGAATTTCAGGAGAATTGAAACTCTGATCCAAAGGTTCAAAACCAAACCGAATCGTCTGAAGATCATCATCGCAATACCACTCATCTGGGTAAACCCAGAAACGATGGCAACACTTCAGCATCTTATGTTCAAACTCAGGATTATCTAGATCGCAATCCTCAAATGCAGTACCCTCTTCACAAGGGTTTTCTGCAAAATAGCACCACACATCAAAATAGACGCCAGGAACCGAGAAATCGTCTGGGATGGCGAATGGGAGATGATACCTACCAGGAATAGGTTCACCCTCACCTGGTGCAGGTGGTTCTGTTCCACATACTCCTATTTCAGTATCTGAACCCTCTTCCTCCTGGCACAGTGGTGCAGGGTATAATGGGACATCATTATTAGTCCCAACAAATTCGGATGGGTCCGTAATTGGGATAGTTGAGACTAAGTTATGTGGTACAACTTGATCCTTAAATATTTCAACTTTCCTAATGGCGAAAGGATCAGTTCCTACACCATTTCTCAAGAAGTCAACATTCAGGTCCACTACCTGCCCTCTTCGAGCAGAAATTCGTGGAAATGCACCATCCAATTGTGAACATATCATTTCGTATCCTCAATTCTCCCTTATCTTTGATAGGAAGAAGAAGATAAATAGAATTAATATGACAATTAGCGACGACGAGGTCTAGGTATAGAACCCACCGATTTCTTTTCTCTCTCAGCTTTATCTTTAAACTCTTTTTCCAATCTCTTCAGGTACCAAGTCCTATCTTCGGCAACCATCTGAGATTGTTCAAACAGAGTAAATCGTCCATGATATTTCAGCTGAAATTGTTGCTCCATCAACTGATTATATTGCTTTTCGAATTCTTCGTTAGTTTGACGGGCGAAAAAAGCTCTCCGTAATCGGAAGCTCCGTCGTGAATTCATTACCACAATCAGGGCAAGTGACTGTCACAGTATTATCAATACCAGGTGTGTTATCGCGAAGCCATTCACGAATTGTGGCAGTGTCCTGAGAGTGTAGTTTCTTAATAACATCACGAATCGTGAAAGTATCAGCGACACCCATCACATTGACAATAATCTTTTCCATGTTGTCAGTGATAGTATCATCGATTCGCTCCAACTTAGTAGGAGCTGCACCGCGTGGACCACGTGTCTTATTCTTATCACGATTCCTCACGCCACCGGGACGTACCATTTTGTCTCGTGACTTCTTCTTCGCCAACATATTATTGGCATCGACAGCTCTCAAGAATCTAACAGCCACCCAAAATTCTCTACCCATAGCCTCTGAAAGGTAAGGCAGAACAATCTTAAATGGTTCATTACCCAATGATTTGTTCGCCCAAGTGATCGTTTTAGCCAGCTCATTCAAATCATAAGCGTGAGTAGAAATCGAGCCACAATTGGTATTCGGGCAAGTGATGGCAAATTCATAAACATTGCCATGAGTAATACCTCTCAAGTAATAGAGCAAAAAGGTTCTATCACCAAGAAGAAGGTTAGCAGGATCGAATCCATCTGGGAATTTGCAACATTCCCTAAACAGATAATCCAAAGATTGACCACTCTGAGCTAGACGTTGAGTAGCGAGAATCTTTTCAGCAGTCTGGCCCATAGCCTTGACTTGGACATTACCATCAGGCCAGCCGTAGTAGATACCCATCGAAGGCAGTTGGCAAGTTTCCCATGGTATCAACTTCTCATCTGGTGCATTAAGGAATGCTTGGAGCAAATCCTCATTGCTGGCACCAGGCTCAACAAGATCTTTGAGATTCGCTACGTGCGTCTCAATCTTGTTAACATCTTCTTCCATTACCTCGGTAGCTGCTTCACCGACTGTAGTCGAAGGTACTGAAGTGTCAGGCCCATCAATATTCAGTTCTTCTTCTGAACCGCTATCCTTCTTATCGTCTGACATCTTCAATTCCTGAGAATAATGATTTTATTGTCAGGATATTTACTCTGCCTAAGTTTCCTCTGCCCAATCATATGCTACAGTAACTTCAACTAACTTAACGTTACTCTGCGTATAAGTCAGTTCACCGTGCTTAATCATCTTGGGCCAACTATTATTAAGTTTCCAATTCACCGCCTTATCATCATCCCAAGTCGGTAAATGAACATTCAATAGAGAAATCTTCTTATAATCATTCGCCATCTGTAGACCATCTTCAGGAGTCCAAACTGTGCTCCTCCATCTCTGCATATGGTCAATCAATCCAACACTATCATACCAAACAAATTTCACATCTTCCCAAACAACACCTTTGGCCCATTTATACTCCAAACTAGAACCGACATATGAATCTGTTACAGCGGTAAATGTAGGAAGAGTAGCATCTTTTAACAAGACTATCGAAGAATCTCTGAAACTCACTTCTTCAAAAAGATCAAAAACTTCCCATGTATATGAATAGAAGAATTCAGTTCTACCAGGTACTGCAGTAGGATTACCACCAATAGCACCATTAGGACCTGGAACAACAAAACCTGGCATTATACTCTTCCTTCCACAGCTTTTTGGAATCGAAGAGTGACAGATGTGTCTGCTATATCAGTGGAGGCATAACTCAATTCAGATGGTTCTACCTTCACTGGCCAGCAATCTAACAGGTGGTAATTCCATACAGAATTACCAACCCCATCCAACATCGATAATTGACCACGTGCTAAATAATTCTCAGGCACAGCATGTGAAGAAGTCTGCAGATCTAGCATAATTGAAGACCACCAATTATACATCAACTCGGTGCAGTTATCATAGAAATTCCCTAAATCACCGCCGAGAGTTTCGTAGAAGGTCAGATTAATTGGCTTCCATCTGTTTTTGCCGGGTCTGTATATCTCATCCTGACCATTATGAATTACGATTTCATCCAATTCAGGTGAAGGTCTAGAAGCCTTGTAGCAATACAATAAGATCCCAGAAGCATCATCCCCAAAAAGCTGAGTTCCGTTAGTTTGCATCAATTCTAATTTATATCGATGCTTCCTAGCGGATTCTATCGCAAAATCAGCCCCAGCAAAAGCTGGTGGTTCCGTGAATGCATTATCGTCATGACATCCAACGGAAATTTGTGGAATATTGAACCCAGGCATGTTATACCTACGATATGAGAATGGCCTGGCGTAACCACCAGGCCATTCTCTAGCTCACGCTCAAGGGGGGACTCTGAAAGAGCTTAGTTCTGCGGGCAGTTCGGTGAAATTGGAACTGGTGCAGGAGTCTGAACACAAGAACCATCAGATTGACCACGAACGGCACGGTCAAATCTCATAGTTGCTTCGCAAGTCATCAATTCAGTAGATGAGTAATCGAGTTCCTGCCAATTACATTCTGCAGGCCAAGTACCCATCATCGACCATTGCTCTGTTGTTTGGCCTGAGCCATCAAGCATTAGCAATGCAGCTGTTCGCTTATAGAATCGAGGGTGTGCCACTGAAACAGACTGCATGTTAACAACAGTCTCAATCCAGTGATAAATCCCACGTGAGATGTCGGGATCTTGTTCAGCATCATACCAAACCAAAGAAATTGGTTCCCAGTCTTGCTTACCGGCAAAACGAGCAACTTCTTGATTGTGGTGCATCTCAGGCTGTTCAAACTTGAAACTAGGCCGAGAAGCGGATTGCAAAACAAGCAATTCTGATTGGGAGAAAGTACCAGTACCGCGACCCAACGTTTCAAACACCCAACGGTGCTTACGTCTGATCTCGATGGTATTTGCTGGCCCTTGGTCAGAATACCCACCTCCGAATGGATTAATATTAAAGCCAGGCATTACAGTCCTCCAATGGATTCAATTCTATGATATCTTTGACAGAAAGATTGTGGTCTAGGAAATTTTAATTGCCTCAAACCAATTCTCGTCACCGACACCACTATACCCTTTGTGTGATACAACTATTTCATTTGGAAACATTGCTTGAAGTTCTGGCAGATTCTTAGCCATCCAAACATGTCTCTCGTTGCACGGTTCTGCCGAGAGAGGCGTCGATAGGAAGATCTTACCACCAACCTTCAACTTCTTATTGAATTGATCCGTGACAGTCTTTATTTGTTCTGGGTAGATGTGTTCTATCACATCAAACATGATTATATTATCGAATGCTACATCCAAATGAGGTAGAAAATCAACAAAGTCTGCAATTATTATTGCCACTTTATCCGATAATTTTGGTTCTTTCTCAAGACTCTCCATAAAGAGCTTGCCAGCATCGTAACTGTAATCGAAAGCCCACACAGACTTAACTTTAGGATTCCTAGCGGTTTTGATAGATAATTCACCTCTACCAAAACCAATATCTGCAACCACTCCCTCTATTTGTGGTCCTATCCAAGTATCGTATATCTTCAATCTAGGACTTGGATTATCGATTGTGAAATCGAAGCCTTCACACGATGATTTATAATATTCAATATCGTATAAAGTTCTCGGAGGACTTTTCATATATAAAAAGAGGAGCCAACTACGGGACGCTGGCTCCTCTCCTCTCACTCAACAGTCTTCTATGTCGAAGTCTGAGCAGTAACAATACCACCAGCAGCCAGAATTTCTTCAGCAGAGAAACTAGCACCAGTTCTCAGAACAGTAAGATTCAAAACAACGAATTCAACTGTTTTAGTGGGCTGCAAGAAGACAGATACCCAAAGTTCGTTGCGATCAATTCGCTCTGGAGTGTTATTCGTTTGGTCAACAACCACTTTGTAAGCAGTCAAGCCACGTCGAGACTGAACATCAGCCAAGAACGGTTCAATAGTCGCAGATACTTGCTTCCACAAGACACGATCGTTTGGTTCGAAGATGAAGTTTCGGAGCAAACGAATCAAATTCTTCTTAACGAAGATCAACATCATTCGGACGTTAACCCGGTCAAGAGCAGATGATGTTCGTTGTAAGGTTCTTTGACCCCAAACTGTAATCCCATCTTGGGGGAATTTCACAATTGGGTTCACTGAATTACCAGAACCATAAAGCAAATCGCGTTCACCTTGAGTAGGAGAATATTCAACATCAAGTGCTGTTGTCAGGCGTCCACGTCGGATACCTGCTGGAGCAAACCACATTTCCGCGTCACGTGCTGTTCGTGAGAACACACTAGTAACATGGCCAGATGGTGGAATCCAAATCTCATCGGAACTGAATTGGTCAAACGTTCTCAGCCAGCCCCAGTAAAGAGCACCGTAACTACTGTTGATTGCAGCTCTCAAGTCAGAAAGCAACATTCCGTTGTGCCAATCGACAACCTGTTGAGGTCGAAGACCAAATGGTGGATCAACGATGTAAAGCACGTCACCACGGCTCTCACAAACCTGAAGAGCAGTACCGATCACAGCACCAGTCGAAAACCCAGGTGTAGCAAGCAAATTAATGTCAATTGCTTCTGGGTTCTGGAAGGCATAAAGACCAGTCGATGTTGATGGGTTACCAATCACAGCAGCATCAAGCTCACTTGAGAATGCTGGATCTGTTGGGATACCGTTAGCCTGACCAACGAAAGTTCGGCTTGAGAATTGAGAAGGTTGTCGGACTTCGAAGCTCGACAAGTTCACATTGTTATTCAAGAACGCAGGACGTTCTTCCCAGTTCATGTAGGTATTTCCACTCGTGCCACCAAGTGATGTTCCGGGATTAACAACATTTCCAATGTATCGGTCTTCGCGTTTATCAAAGCTGACATCTTCAACAACGTCCAGTGCCTCACCTTGAGGACCTGAAACAACGATTCGATATCGACCAGCCGCGTCACCCAAAGCTTCAGTGTAAACTTCTACGTCAACACTGATACCATCGACCCAAGTACCGGGAGTAGGAGCAACGAGCCATCCAACGATATTGCTGAAGTAAGCGGAATCGACAGTACATTCGTTACTGAATGGGTCCATCTCACAAGCAAGTGGAGAAGACGCTGTTGTCTCACCAGATGACGGCAGCAATGATCTGTTATCTTCAAACCCTCTGTAAGCACGCTTATAAGGGAAAGAAATTTCAAGTTCTTCTGAGAACCGAAGACTTCGAAGATTAGACCAAGATGCCAATAGATGTAGAGTATCAAACTGGTGTTCAGGAGATGCAACAATAACAACGTGTGTTCTACCACCCGGAACAGTCAATTCTATCGCATCAAACAGAACTTCACCAGCCACAATACCAGCAGCATCGATAGCTGCAGCAATTGAGGCAGTGCTCTGATCGATACCAATCGGAATATTGAAACTAATGTCCAGAGTTTCGTTATCACCAATCAGGTTGATCCGAACTCTGTTGTTCGAGCTTGTGATGTCATATGGCCCTGGGTCTAGACCAACCAAGTACGATCTCGGAATATCCCAAGCGTACTGTTGTGTTCCAAGCTCAAGTGCCCATGATTGAGTACCCATAATCTGAATTCGCTCACCAGCAACAGATGATCGAATTTGTGGGATTACAGTCACACCATCTTCAAGAATGAACTCAACAACTGAGTAATCTTCACCAATCAAGAGCGTGTTAATCGCATTCGAGAAGTCAGCAGAAGTGGTGTACGTAGCAACTGGCATCATGTAAGTTGCAGGAATCGCACCATCAACAGATACTTGGAATGATCTGTTATCTGGATTCACTGCAAATGAGAAAGTGTCATTCTCATCAAGAACACCAGCAGTAACTGAAACTTGAATTGACAAGCCGCTACCGATGGGGATGACATCCGACATTCCGTTATCGCCAGGGTCGCTCAAAGTTCCTTCGGCAACAACCAAACCATCGCCATTTCGAACCATTTGGAAACCGGCACCTGCTAAAGGTGCGGCAGCTGAAACATCTGGTGCATTCGTAATGATCATCACGAATGAATCATCAACTGGACCAGTATAGGTTCCTGTTACGTTGAGCGTAGCAGCAGTTGGGCCATTTGTTGATGAAACATCAACATCTCGATATTCCACAGCTCCAACAGATGAAGCATGGAAATCTAGCGGTCCAGCATTCCCATTTGTTCCATCGCCGACTTCTCGGAGGTTGATTCGACCAAAGTCGATTCCTTGGAAAAGGGGAATTCTACCCCAACCTCTTCCACGACCACCTGTAGTGTCGATGCAAATCGATTCCAATTCAGGACTCTGACCTTCAGAGCATTCCACACCAACTCGCATGATGTAGCACTGATTGCCCTCTTCAAGATACGCCATGACGGCGTACATGAGATAGCTTTCTGGGAATGGTTCGCCAAAAGTGTTAATCGCCTGTTGCGAATTCGTAATTAGCGTAGCTTCGTTTACGGGTCCTTTATTGGCAGTTCCAATGAAGGCTGGACGAAGCGGCCCGATGGCTGTCGGAATAACGCTAAGGTCGATTTCGCGTGGGAAAACACCCGGACTTAAAAATACTGCCATTGGTGCCAGCTCCTACGTCAATTCTTGACTTCTGAGGTATTTTTGACAAGATGAGTAACTAAAACTTATTGTTTGCAATCTACTCTTCATGCTCAGAGTCAAAAACAACCTTAATCATCTGTCTCTTTTGAAGATTGTCAATTTGATCAGCTCTTAGATGCGACTTAGGCAACGTCACATCAGTGCCAGGCAGCAATCGAACTTGTTGTTCATTCCGGTAGAAATCACCACCAGGAGGACGGACTTGCAAAGGCAACATCTGATTTGAGCAATTATAAATTCTTTGGACTGCAGCTTTCTTAGCCATTAGTCAATAAGCTCCTTAGCTTTCACTACATTCTGTATAGGTTCGTTCCAAGTATTACCACCAAGCCCAGAGACGGCTAGAATATCTCCAGCTCTCTCCTGTAAGGTTACAGCTCTTCCCAGAACAGTTTTCACAATCTTCTCTGGAAGAGGTAACCAAGCTTCAGCAGTAATCGTTACTTCATATCGTACGTTTGCATGGGTATCATATCCTGATTCTTTATCGCTCGCATCGGTCGAGCCACCATACTTAATTTGTATATTTCCCTCTAATTTCCCATCAAACATTCTAAATTCTGCTAATGGGTTAAAGCGAATCAGAATTTGATATAAGATATATTCTATGTCACGTTTATGTTCTGCCCATATAGTTAATTGATAATCAACTAACCAAGGAGTAGGTCTGTAAACCTTAGCAACTTGATCACCACGGCTGCTCAGAAATCGAGCAGTCATAGCATGGAAATTCGGACTAAATTTCTCTTGATTAAATTGATGGCCATCTCTACTAATAGAGGCAACAGGTAATCTTGCTCTACCTTGGACAATATCATCATTCCAAATCAAGACACTCTTGTCACCACCAGCAATTTTCACCCTCATGAATCGATAAGAATCTTTGGTTGGAACCCTAATCCCAGACCAATATTGCTTCATCGCATCATCAAGAGATCTAAATCCGGGCTGTAAGAATTCTTCAAGATGATATGGATACTGAGGAATACCAGCATCAGCCTGAATTCTATCTCTACCACCCTCTACATGGCTTAATTGTTTCATACCAGGAACAGAACGTAATCCATTCGGCACCTGTTGAGGACCTACCTGATATGCTCCCTGTTTCGCTGTAAAGTCAGCACCAAATTCATAAACTGGCATTATTGACCAACTATTCTAGCGTCGACAATAGGTCACTCTTGTTATTCAACCCATCAATCGCTTCACGCACATCTTTTTCAATTTGTTCTCTTTCCTCAGTAGTCTGAATTACTAAAGAACCAGTTATAGCTAATGATCCACCATTAGCAGTAACCCCACCAGCAGTAATTTTCAATTCCAAATTAGGAACTTTTTCTGCTAAATGTCGCATTACTCCTTCAGAAATCTTATTCAGAAATCTGTGATTAGAGACAGCGTGGTGAGATCTGATATTTTTAACCTGATCAGAGACTTTCACGGTAAGCTCCTCCACTCTTTATATGTTCTTCAACTGGCATATCCTTTTCAGTTCTGACAGTGATATCAGCAGTAAGTGCTTCAACCTGACAAGTGTAGTACAACCAGATATACCTGAAATTACCACTTGGAGTAGCATTAGTAATTCTGAATTGACTCGGATTCACAGCAACAGCATTATATGGCAAATGCAAGACATCACCAGGTCTCAACATTCTTTCATTAAATCGGCTGTATAATTGTGCATGGCTGAATATTACTTCATTCTTATGAGATGCCATATCAACACCCCATTTGGTCAATTCTATTTCAATCGGAGCAGGCTTGAAAAAAGCCTTCATACCAATTGGCTGCCAATAAGTTGGATCAGGATCTTCGTCCCAAACTTCATCAACATCGGCATTCTCAGTCCTTTGATAGACTTGAATATTCGCTCCAGATACATTAATCATCTCATCGGCCAGTTTTTTGGCCGTAGCAATATCCGCTGAATCTGGATTATCCAGAGCCAGAGCAGTGTTGACTTGCTGGACATCAGTCCTGTTCGAAACAACAGAATCGAACACTGACGCATTGACTTGCCCAGTTGTGCTTCCAAAGTTATGAATTGGCATACTTTATCTTTGTATTTGAAGGTAATGAGCAAAGAACGATCACAGATTGACTCCCTATGGGGTAACACTATTCCAATAGACACATGGATATTGGAAAATATTTCCTTCAATAAGAATAATTGGCACCAAAAAGTACCAATTGGCTCCAAATTCAAAGCATTTCATAATTCTACCAGAAATTGTGACATAATCCACTATTTCAGAGGTCCCGGATGCAAAGACAAGCCAATTTTTGGGATTCTATATTATGAAACAGCTTGTGTTTGCACAGCAGAAACACCAGAAATCAATAATGGCTATAGACCAGCACTCGAAAATGCTGAAATTACAATGGAGTATACAGACCCCGGCTTCTTTGATCGATTAGAGAGCTGGATATGGAATGTGAGAACAATAGATTACATCATTGCAGATTTACACGCTGTGGCTCACAACATTAAAGAGATAGAGCACAAAATTTTACGTAGCAAAGAATCTACGGCAAAACAATTCAGTTTTATCAAACGTCTCTATGAGAAAACAGGTGAATTAGATCTCACGGTCAGAGAATTAGCATTCACCAATGGAGATCCCGACAATGTTGCATTTCCAACAGTTGATGGGATAGTTATAAAAGACACTTTGAATGGAAAATCGATGCCCATGCGTATGCATGGGACCTACGAAAAACCAAGACCAGAGAGCCATTATGATGATGACGTGCCGTTTTAAGGACCAATAGCCCAAGGTGGAACCGGTGGCAAAACACCAACATCGCCGGGAAAAGTGCCCTCTTCAATATATGGGCATTTAGGAGCAGGCTCATGTAGCCGCTCATCGAAATCAGGTGATGGGCAATATCCCATCCCTATAGTATCGCAAGCATCATAGCTTTCTTCGACTGGCAATTCTTCGTTAGCCAGACCCCTGAGAATAGAATAGTAATCAGGATATGAATTTGGCGGGCAACCCGCACTAATACCAGGCAATACAAACCATTTCTGCCTAGTGTTCCCTCTATTGAAATTATTACCAAGTTTCACATATGATCCTGGTATAGCATTCAGTGCAGTAACCAGGTCGATAATAGCACTCCCACATCCAGATTCAGCTAAGTAACTGGATAATGCAGTAGAAGACAATGCGGAAGTAGGTTCACATCCTGGAACCAATACTTTACCACCCGCCAAAACTTCTAATTGATGTTGCACGTAGATCTGAGCGTGAGACATTACCAGTTCCAAACGCCTAATGGTTCACCTAATTTAATTGCCTTATCGATTATTTCTTCTCTATCTTTAGTCCCTTCTTGGACCAAGTCAGAACCTCCATAATCGATAGTGCTACCATCCGGTGTTGGCATCCCGTGAATCTTTCTACGAGCATTACCAACGGCAATTCTCGCCTCGGCGAACATCATGTCGTAAGTTAGTTGTCTGGCTTGAGGACTGCGGAAGTGGTTCACAACTGGCGTGTACAAGACGACTACGGGAAAAGCCCCCTTAGGGGTCGGATATAATCGGATCAATTGGTCCTTAGCAGACAATGAATCACCATACCCACTACCTTCACCCTCGCCAATTACTTCCCAATGTCCTTCAGTGCCAAGAATCTTCTGAGAGAATTTTCTGTAAGCTTGTAATAAATGATAATCGGTCAGGACATTCTGAATACCTGAAATATTACCAATATTGAACAAGAAAGACTCAGCACCAAAGACGTCGTCAATTCTCGTTGTTACAGGGTCCCAATTTACCTCTTGAATCCAATAGGCATCCTTAGGCAAAGGATAAGTCGATTGGAGAGGCACAGTATAGAAAGTGGCGAGTTTCTGTTCTCGTGGAAAGTATCCAGCTATAAAATCGCCAGCTACTCTGAACATCACCTCCCATTGATCTTCAGTGATTTCTATTTCTGTATTAGGATGTCCCAACTTAGATAAGACATATTTTTTCATCGGGTCACTGCGGACCTTTAGAACAGAAGGTAAATCTGCAGGTGCTAATATAGCCATCAATCACCACTAAGAACCGAAGGAATGGCCTCTATTGCCGAAAATTATACCAGCATAATCTATCCTATAGATAGTATACTCAACACCACCTGGTAGATCAGCATCCAATTCTAATTCTATCAAAGCTTTCATTGCCAACATAGCTGTTTGAATACCAATTGGTGGCAGCTCTTCGTGGAATGCGTGACCAACGCCAGTAACAACTTCTCCAGCGTGGATCAATGTTCTTTGATTAGCTTGAAGATTTTCGCTAGTAGCATGAAAACCAGAAATCATGGCTTGAGCTGGGAATTTTTCATCTCCCAATTCTGGTTTCACTGCCGTACCACGTGTCAAACCACCAATTCCACCACGACCAGCACCACTACGTGATGAGAATTGTCCACCACCTGGTTCTGTGATATTCAGGTCCGTAGTATTTTCAAGTGCTGAATAGATATGATTACCTATTCTTTGCATATCCCGCCAAGTCTCAAATCTCTTGACTTCGTCGCCAGCATCTGTGACTGGTGAAATTCTAATATGTGCAGTGAAAGGTGCCCATTTCATGTCGCATCTCCTTACCTATATATTTGGTCGATTAGGTAATATTACAGACACCTACGGCTGAAGCCGCCAAAAATTGACGGCTTCGTTACTCACTCTACACATGGCAGATGAGTTATACGACAATGGCCCGGCATATGTCGCTACCGAGCCATGTCGAGGTTTTCACCACCGCTTGCTTCTTAGACCATCACGTCCGGTGTCAGAGCACGAGCACCTTCATGGAGGTCAGTCGGAAGTCCAGCGACTGTGTTCTCCAGGAACTGATCGTGACCAATTTGGAACGCAAAGTCAACATCTGGGATGTTGGTCTGAGCATTTGCAAATGAAACTTGATCCTTAAGACCGATGACAATCGGAAAGCCTCGGCCTGCGTTATGACGAGCTTCACCCATGTACGGACTGAAATCAGCCGTAGTAGTGTCGCGAGTCTTAACCTCGACCAAGATTTCGTCCGCAGGAATGCTCATGACCAGCGGACGGAGTCGTTTGATCAACGCAGCTACGGACTCATGCCGATGCATCTGCCGGAAAGATCGAATCCTTCGGAACACCTGAATATCGGTGTTGGCAGGTTGTGCAGCCATGAGTAATTCTCCAAACTCGTTTAATTCGAAATCAGCAGTAGTTCTTCCGAACCTGTTACGAATTATATTTGAGTGGAGCACTCAATGTGAAAACTAATTACATCTACGCATACACGTAACGAAACCATAACCATTCCATTGGTAATAATTCTGTGGCAAGTAATTATACGTCACTTGCCGAGTCTGAACAGGCTGCACCACTTGGACATATTGTGGTTGCTGGACTTGGATCGGTTGTTGCTGAACAGGGTACACTGTCGGAGTAATTGGATTCATCGAGTTAGGCTGAAAATTCACCGTTCTCGCTTGACCATTCTCTATATAGCTCATCCGATGCGGATAAACAGTAACCTTATTCGGCTTCGAAATCGACGTTGACGTTGGTGCTGGCATACCGCACACACCATCAGCACAAACGGCTTTTTCTTGCACTGCATTAGCGACAGGTGCAGAGGTAGGAATAACTACTGGAGTTGCTGGCTTCGACTCGACCAATTCCCATTGTTGAGCTTGAACATTGGCACAGCAAAAAACGACACACACGACGGCTAGAACAAATTTCATTGCGATTCCTTTACGGTTGGGAATCGGTGACGGCTTTCAAATCCGAATCAACCATCATCCCAACTAGATCCTTGAAAGTGACCCGTGGCTCCCACCCTAAACCTTCTTTGGCCTTTGATGGATCTCCACAAAGCAGATTAACTTCAGCTGGCCTCATGAATCTTTCATCAGTCACAACAAATTCTTCAGGATCAAGATCAACTCTGGAAAATGCTTCTTGAACAAAATCAGCGACACTGTGAGTTTCACCGGTTGCGATCACATAGTCTACTGGTTTATCTTGTTGGAGCATCATCCACATGGCACGAACATAGTCGCCAGCGAATCCCCAATCCCTCTTTGAACCTTGGTAACCAAGAGCCAGAGAATCTTGAAGCCCCATTTTAATCCTAGCAACAGCATTTGTGATTTTTCGAGTCACAAATTCTAAACCGCGTCTAGGACTCTCATGGTTGAACAAGATTCCAGAAACACAAAACATTCCGTGACTCTCTCGATAATTCACCGTCATCCAATGACCATAAAGCTTGGCAACACCATAAGGGCTTCGAGGGTAGAATTTAGTGCTCTCCTTCTGAGGAGTTTCTTGCACTTTCCCATACATCTCGCTAGAGCTTGCTTGGTAAAACTTGATCTTATCATTCACCTGCCGAACAGCTTCAAGTAACCTGGTTACTCCCAATCCAGTCATATCAGAAGTCGATACCGGATGATCCCAACTCGCATGCACAAATGATTGTGCTGCCAGATTATAAACTTCATCTGGCTCGACATTTTCAACCAATCTCGTCAATGAACCTTGATCAGTAATATCAGATTGGTGGAGAGTTATGAAATCAGAAATATGGTCGATCCTCTGAGTGTTCGAAGAGCTTGACCTTCGAGTCACACCATGGACTTCATAACCTTTCTCTAATAAGAACTCAGCAAGATAACTGCCATCCTGACCAGTACAACCGGTTATAAGAGCTTTACGTTGAAGTGTCATTCACTTTTTCCGATTGCTTGCAATGATCACCCCATTTATAATCATATTGAGATGAAATTTTCACGTTTGAAGAAATCCAGTTCAAAAAGTTTGGAGCAGATTTGCCGCAAATTCTCATTCTATTATTAGAAGGAGTTATTCTTGATTCAAATCCCAAGTCCCTCAATTTGACCACTAAAACCTCTTGTGACTTGAAAGATTCAGTACAGAGTTGAAGTCCATAATCAACTTGATAACCATCACCAACAAACCACCAATATGCAGACAAAGGCGTTATTCTAACATCATTCGGAATAATCTTTTCGCCTTTAGAATCAACATACCATCTTTCTTTTTGTTTTTTCAAATCCAAGCAAAAAGAAGATTTAAAATGCCAATAACCATTTTTAGATCTCCACGGATTTGAAAAATGAACTTGTTCAAAACATAATTCTATATCTTGCAAAGTTTCCAAATATTTGCAACCATATGTCAAACGTGCAGACACAGAAGATCCATCCAAATGACCATCGCCAAGCATTATACCATCTAATATCTCTAATTGTCTTTCTTCTAAATTAGCTATCTTAGATTCGTGAAGCACGTTAGCTTCTGACAAAGATCTTGTTGGTATATTATACTTACTAAAATGATTCTCTATAGTAGTGATATGAACTTGAAGTTTGGTTGCAATTTGTTGTTGCGATAACAAATCAACCCAGTACAAATCATGTAAATGAGAAACATACTGAGCTAAACTTAATCCAAGTTTTTTGTATGTTGGTTGCCAAGAACCCATATTTACGACTCAAACCAGTCATTCCCGTTATCTTTGAACGTGAATCATTCTGCAAAGACATTAGTTATCCAATCACCATCAACCATCTTCTCACCTTTGTAATAAACAACATCGGCAAATCCAGGCATGGATCGAAGATCAAAAGGACTCCACCCAGAACGAGTGTATAAAGCCCGACCATGATCTCCAGTCTTACCAAGATTCAAAACAGTCAATGATGCTTCATACCCAGGAAGAAGTCTACCTACTTTTCTACCAGTAAGTTTTTCAAAAATCACACCAGGATTTTTGCAGGCCAATTCAAAAACAGTCAATTTTGAAGTAATTCTCTCGACAATAAGCCAAGATATGAACATACTATATGTATCAAGAGCAGGCACACCCGGAATATCTAAATTGATTTTGTCAATAGCGGTATATGGAATATGCCCACTAATCAGTATATCAACCATATCTAAGTATTCAAACAATGAATCCCTCTCGCTTTTACTCGGCAAAGGTGGTTCAACGTTTAAATAATTATTGTTATATTCATCAGAAGTGAAAAACAAATGATGTGGAGTAACAGCAGTAAAAGGATTCTCCATTAAATCATTAGAGTTGTTGATCACAACATATTCAGGCTCATAATCAACAATTTGGATTGCAGATGCTCCAGCAACCTCTAAACAAGAAATATCAGCAAGAGCAGTAATCCCACCACTCAAAGCCGCGATAGAAGATGAAATAGGAGTCTCTTCCCCAAAAGAGACGGTAGCACCCAAATCAATAAACCCTGGAAATATTAAGTGATCGTCCGAAAAGATACGATCAGCAGAAGTATCCACACCCCTGTGAATACTCAATATCTCGCCATCAGCAATATTAATTGTTGCTTTACCTATATAATCCTCTTCAACAATCGTCCCACACAGTTTCATGCTTAAACCTCCTTGGAGTATCGCACTTTAAACGCTCAAAGATGATCCTGCCAACTGCTATGCAAAGATCATCACCCACATCTAATATCGTCTCATCTTCACCAATCACAAAATACCATTCCTTGATAATCGATCTAAGATCGACATCAGATCTTTCTTTGCGATATTCGATAACAAGACGATGGAAAATTTCAACATGATAATTGGTCTCCCCCAAGAGACCAATAACATTATCGTTAGAAAATTCCAACCCAGCTTTTTCTAATTTGTGAGCAATCAAAATCGCTCTACAAGACTCAGCGAAAATCTTCACAGATTCCGTTTTATTTTCTATTTCAGGATTACTATCTGAAAGCTCTAAAAGAGAAATCAAAATCCTGAATAATATATAATATGATTCTGGTTGTGAATCAGAAGAAATATCAGAAATTTCAAAATTGTCTTTGAATAAATCCAGATGTCGCAATGCATCGTCATAATCTACACATAAGTATGGCTTTGTTAAGACAACGCAAGAACCATCATCGTAATGGAGAATTCCCAAGATTGATAGAACAATATCAAGACTCTCAATCTTGACGAAATCTCCCAAGGTCGGTCTATCAAAATACTGAATCGGAGAGGCAGTAAATTTACATAGAGGATCAGAGCTATGTGCTACTTGCAATTCAACTCTGGTAGGCAATTCGATCATATTACACCTTCAGGTTAAATACCCAACCAGAAGGCTCGTCTTTGAATCGGATCGTTCTTATAAGAAAAGGGGGCCTCTGCTATTGATCATAGGTAGAAAGATCAAGAGAAACCAAAGGAGAAACTGAAAGATAGCGGCCAGTGGCTAGGATTTGCACCCGCGACATCCGACCCGGTAGGTCGTTACTCTGGACTGCCTCTAATGGGTAATACCCAAAAGCTGGCTCCCCGAAGGGCTGAGTTACACTGGATGAATTACCATTTAAGCTAATTCATACTTCCGCCATGATTCGATTGACTCAAGAACTTAGATGTTGTTCTTAATCTTCACCGAAGCTTGTGCTGGTGCGGTAACCTTCTTCTCTTCCTTGGCAACGCCCCTCTCGACGAGTAATTCCTTCAACCCAGGCGATTCAGCAACTCGATTCTCGTCAATGACGAAAACAATTCTCTCACTACCTTGACGTGGAGAAGAGACATCAATACGACCCTTGCCAGGGACTTCAATGTTGAGTTTGCTTCCATTCGCAAGTTCTCGAAGTTCCAACTTCTTCGTCTCAAGTTTGTCTTGCAAAGCAGTCAGTTCAGCATTGATGTCCAATGCCTCCTCAGCAAGAGTTTGGGCGACGTCAGTAATTGTTCCAGCACTCATGACAACCTCGTAGATACAGCATGGCAATAAAAAAGATATCGCGTGTCACGACACCATTTCTCCAATCAATCCCTAAACAGATTGAAAGGTTTGACGCTTATATATACGCAGTGGTGGATAGAAAATCAGGAAATCAATTCCCCGATCAAGAGTATGGCACAAAAGCGATTATAGAACCATGCACTTTCGATTGGGACCACATGTCAATTCATATGACAATGATGGAGAAAGTGAACTATGGGATTAAGAGTTTTGATGACCTAGACCCACAATTCTTCGAAGCAATCGAAGCAGCTTTCTTATCGCTAATGTACAGCAGCCTTTAGGTTATCGAAGAAAATAATAAAGAATAATCTTCGCTGGCCAAAGTAATTGACACATTGGGCAATGAATCAAAAGTTCTTGTAGCCCAATCATTAGGCCCAGGATGATGTCTAATTGTCGCAATCGCTACAAAATTTACATTAGTACCATCATAAGTAGCTTGAAAATGGACACCATTCACAGTTCCGTTATGTGCAAGCCCAGGACCACCTGGCCCGTCAGTAGAAGCTCCAACAAGATAGAGATCCTTAGGCACACCCGTTTCCAAAGAAACCCCTTGGCCATATAAAGTACCAACAACTGAAGAATCTTCAGATAAGTGGAATGCAGAAGTTGCAATCCCAAATCCTGTGGCTGATGAATTACTAACAGTAATCAATTGTCTGTTAGCAACAGAATCCAAATTGATTACTGTTGCAGTAACACCAGGGCCTTGGAAAGCAGCACCAGGCCAAATCTTGTCGATGAAAACAGTAATCTCAGAAGAATACAAAGAATCGAAATGTTCCCATGAGCCGTTTCCATTGACTATTAAGATACCATCATCATCTCTGAAGGCAGAGAATTCATAAGTCTCTTCACCCTCAGTATATCGGCATGACATTCTAGGAATAATTCGGCGAATCTCTAAACCAGAACCCGGTAGGTTAGGGATAGTAATTGTCGCTCCAATATCAGCGAATAGAGCAATAAATGCTGGGATGCTATCATTATGAGCATCCATATCCTGATTATTCACCTCAAACTTGATGTCGTCAAGAGCGAGTGATGATTTAACTTCACTACCATCGATGTACGAAATCACTGTTGATAGATTGAAAACATATGCCATTATATTCTACCCAGCCAGAAATTCAACAACCGTGTTTACAAGTATTTTTACTTCCATGAGCCTAAACGCAATCGAAGCAGTCAAAGATGATTATTCTGATAAGAATATCTTAGTGATGTTGATGTCAGAATTAGAGTATACAGTTGAAAGAGGTTTTGGGGGAATATATAGCGGCCAATTCATCGTTAAAAAAGAAAAGCCAGGTGGAAAAACGGCTTACTTTTCAGCCAGAACCCAAAATGGCAAAGTCTCTTTCACAATGAGAAATAGGTTGTCTTACAGCTTTGATTTATCAGATCCAAACGTTATAGAAGAAATCAAAGACGTCTTGTCAAATCCACTCCTTTGGTTATCATCTGATAAAAGCTTTTACGAACCAATAGTCTACAAAGGTGTGGATAGATAGCATTCAGACATTTGTCGTATCTAGATGTTTTCATAAGCAAAGCTTATATGGGGCTTTACTTATGTCAGACTTCTGTGAATTCGGATTTGGCGAAGAACAAGCTGTCGTCGAATATGAATACACAGAGGAAGAGGAATTGACACTAACTCTAGAAGCAATGCTAGAGTACCTTCTGCGATCAAATCTGCAAGTCGCGGTCAATAAAACCAACAACACAAGAATGGTTGTTGAATATAATACCCAATGGTATCAAGATTTTTGTGGATCTTATAAAAGTGTCTGCTACGTTTATAGAAATAGCAAGAAGACCAAGAGGATGAAAAGACCTCGAACCTTCATCAAAAGATGCTGCACGATAGCAGCTTTGAAAAGAATGATAAAGGGAAATCTTAAAGGCGAATATGCAGCAAGAATATTAGAATTCGCCGAAGTATTCTGGGAAAAATACGCCCCAGGATATTAAAAGAAGGCCGCGAGAACCAACACACGGCCTTCCCCCAACGCGACTCGGCCAAAGATAACCGAGCCACAGGCAATGATCAATTGACAAATCTTGCCGTGCAGTGCCATCCCGATCCAGATGGATGGCATGCCTTAGCAATCATTCGCTTCTGCCCATAGTAGCAGACATTTCTCAGTGCATCGGCTGCAGATCTCGTCGAAAAACCAACACCTTCGAATTGACCAGGTGGTGGAGATCCAATGTGGCCAGTTCGTCGATTCATAGCTTGAATTCGTGCTGATTCATGCACCGAAACCGTAGATGTTGTTCGAGTCGTCACAGTATGTCGCACATGTCGCACATGTCGCACATGTCGCTGTTGACGAACTTGACGAAACTGACGGCATTGTGGCTGTCGAACTTGACGAAACTGCGGCTGACGAAAACGTGGCTGTCGGAATTGGCGTGTTTGACACGGATTACACATACCGCGTTGCCCGCCTCTTCGACCAGCTTCTACCTCAACACTCATACAACAGAGTACCAAAGCAATCATCAAAACAAAACGCATCCTCTACTCCTTCTCTCAAATTGGTTCGGAAGCTCAGCTTCCACATAAGGTTTATTAGGCCGGGCGAGACTCGAACTCGCAACCTACGAATTATGAGTTCGGTGCTCTAACCGATTGAGCTACCGGCCCTACCCCCGCAAGTTCTCAGTTTTGCATGATTTCCAAAATTTGGGTAACCACAGCTTGAGAGCTATATGGGACATAATGTGTTTTCACGGCATCAGTTGGTCGCCTATGATCAGCAATCAAATAAGCTTCTGGTTGCCTATGAACAACAAAAATCCGATTCCTACTTTGATCCTTGGCATCCTTATCAAATACATCTAAGCGATCGGGAAATTTAGTGACGAAAAGACCATTATTTTCGATTTTTTCTGCGAGGTTTTGCAATTAACTTCTCGTATTCGATGTCACTGATACGCTCAATATAATCAGTAGGCTTATAGGGTGTTTTCTTAGGGGTTTCAAATACGAAGAGTTGCTTCTTCTTAAGCAGGGTATATCCAACTCTCTCTAGAAATGATGGCTTGAACCCAATTATCTTATGTAAGTCAGACGACGATGGAATCCGAAATTCATGCATTTCGGCTATTATCAATTTCCCATTCTTAGTACGACGAGGACGCCACCAAGTTGGTTCGTGCCTCCTATTGCTCTTCGGGACGCAATGGCACCAATCTAAACCGGGGCATTCTTCAGCAATAATACCAGAATATCGGAAATCTTGAATAGACGATGTAAGAAGATCAGTGCCGCCGTACTGTTTGGCCCACTTCAATGCTTTCCTTCGCACTTTCTTTCTTATGTCGAAATGTTCAACAATTTGAAGGTATTTTCCACCAGTCACTTTGTAGAAAGGCATATCAGTTTCCGGCAAGAATATGAGAATTGACTAAGGAAGTAGCTTGTTCCTCTGAAAATCCTTCTTCGACACATCCCTTGAAAAGATGCCACCATTTTTTCGGAAGCGAAGTTCTAGGAGTTTTTTCGACCTTGAAAGTTTCAGAAGACGGGAGGGTAAAGCTTCGAAAATTGACTTTCAAGAATAAAAAGTCATCAGCATCGAATTTATCTTCAACAGATTCAAATATTTTCTTTTTAGCTCTAGAAAGTCTCACCCTAGCAGAATTGGGAGTCGTATTATCTAGAAGCATCGCCAGATAATCTTCAGTCCAACGGTATTGATCACTTGACCAATAAACTAGCAGCACAGTGCGAAGTTTTTCAGGCAAGCTATAATAGGCTTCAAGAACAAAATTTCTCTGTTTGCTAGTGAAATAATCAAATGGATCACTCATCTTCAAACCCTACGACACTCTTCTTTCTCTTCACAAACCACTCTGCAGCGGAGGATGCGAACGAACGAAGAAACTCACCAAACAGGAAATTAGGAACAGCAATTGGCCAGAAGAACAATCGTTCAAAGAAACCTTCCCAACTCGGCTCGCCGTGGTAACGATTGTACAATTCACTCGGAATTTTGCTATTGTACTTGCCCTCTTTAAGCTCTTCGCCGATTTGTTTCTTGGACATATGGTTCTTTTTGGCGAATGCGAGCAAATCTTTCCTCACCAGCCTAATGCTGATCGAATAAAGAGCAACGAATGAAGCAAGACCAATGCCCAAGTAGATGCCGATGTTCGTAAATGTCTCAGCATTCAATCCCAAACTGAGAACATCTATGAAATTGGTGAAAGCTCCAAAAACAAAGACAGATACGCAGGAGACACCAATCCTCACTCCGTTGTCTTTGGTCCCGACGAGGAATAATCCATCGAGAAGCATTATGATGTAAAGAATTGTGTCGCCAAGCTCTAGAATCTCGTAAATCATGAAGAAGCCTCTTGCAATACAGGAATCAACTCACTAACTTCAGAGATACTAGTGAATTCGTTACCGCTGTGAAATTTTGAAAAATCGAATGAAGATTGCACCAGAATAACTGGCACACCAACACTATGAGCGAGATGACTCATCCCGCTATCGATACCAATAAAGAACTTAGAAGCGGCCATTTCGGAAATACACTGTTCCAAAGTCAAATGGCCACCAACAGGAACTGATTCAACATTAAAATCGGTAGTACACGACTCAAAAGTATCAAGCCATTCTTGACTAACACACTTCTGATCGTTAAAAAGACGACCACCAACTAGTTGGTGCGTGAATTTATTAGACGTACCAACATGCTGAATTTTAGTAGGAAGGTACTTTGTATTCCAAGCCTCCCATTGATCAACAAAATCAGTAGTGATCTCATCGGTAACATCCAGAGTAAAGTCGCTCTCTATAAGCGGTCTTATCTCCGAAATTTTGCCCGAAATAGAAACACCATCAGCAGCAATTGAAGAGATACTGGAGATCTCATTGATTAGGCAATAATTGATGAAAGCCCAAACATCTCCAAGGTGGCTCCCCCAACAACCCTTCACCGACTGTCTAACCATTGTTTGATCACATCCCCATGACATTCGAGAGGTTTACAAAAGCAACCCAATTTCAAGTCTTTTAGAGCAAGAACAGCATCTCTAAATTCTGAATCACTCTCAACTCTATCATAGAAATACACTACGAATCTCTCAACAGAATTCTTCCGACCATAACGCCTTACAGAGAAAGGATTACCAAAACAACCAGCATTGGGAGGGTCTGGGATATTACCATTCTTCCCTCTACCAATATAAACATCACATTTCTTTTTCGAAATGTTTACTATCGTTGTCATAAGTCCTCCACAAAGCTAAAGAAATCAGCATTCAAATCGGACACACAATGAACCAAGAAGAAATAGAACAAAAACTCCAAGAAGAATTGAAATTATATGATAACCTGTGGAAAGGTGGTTATACTGAAGTAGAATGTGCAGCCACGCTCAGAATAAAAGAATACCTCACCAAAGCAATAAAGAAAAATCACTTAGTTTTTGAGATAGGTTGTGGAGGCGGATTTTGGACTCCAATCTTGGCAAAAGCTGCTAAATCTGTCCATGCCAACGACATTCAAACAGCCGAATACAATCGATTTTGGGAAAGATGCCCAAACATCAATAATATTACATACCACCACGTGAGCAATTTTAAAGTCGACTATTTAGAGGATAATTCAATCGACGTAGTCTTCAGTTATGGAGTATTGTGCCACGTTTCTAGAACAGGAACACGTGAATATCTGAAAAATCTACGCCGCAAAATAACCAAGACTGGAAAATTGATTCTAATGTACGCAGATGCTGCCAAGTATGCAAAAGCTGGCGGCACAGTAAAAGAAGGGCCTAGATGGGATTGGCTAGGAATAGAAAACTTTTGCAAAATGGCAAAAGACTTAGGCTATAAAATCGTAACAGAGGATTTACAAATAGATCCAAGATTCCCAATTACTGTTTTAGAGGTTTAGCCTCTGGTGGTATGCTTCATAGGTTCAACGATGTCAACACCACATACTACCCTACTAATTTGAGTTCCTCAAGCTTTCGATAAACGTTGTCAATAGACTTTGGATCTTTAAGATCGAAAGCTATGCTTTCACTCTTGCCGACCATCGCATCAAGCACCACACCAGGCAGATTTGTAATGGGGCCAGCATATCGTCTATCAGCGGTAGTGCTAGGATGTAAAGTAATCCTGCCTGCCATGACAGATATTGTGAAGCCATTCGCCTTTATCGACCATGAATTGACCTCTGGCTTATCATGCTGTTCTTGTGGATCATGCAAAATGAAAGTCATACCAGGTGTCATGGTCGGTTCGAGACCATACTTTTCTCTCAGTTCTTCAACGATTCCTGTAGCAACTTCGCCAATCATTCCACTTTTCCCAATCTTTCGAAATCAATCTTCTAATTCCCTCTGACGTCTCCTAGATTCAAGCGTCCTTCGGACAGCCATCACACCATTGCCTTTATGTGGACCTCTGATGTAAACCATGTCACGAGGATGATATACACCATTAGCATCTTGCTTATATCCTGGGAATAACTTCGGATCTGGAAGAAGATTATCCAATTCGACGTCTTTTGCCACGTGCCCCTCCTATTGAGCAGAGATGAAAAGTCCAAAGATTGATTTTCTAGAAGTCCAACCATTGATACCACCACGATTGTTTCCGATTTGATATCGGTTACCATTGATGGCTTTAATAAGATGAAGGTATTGTCTACCCTTCACTTTACATAGCACAATATCTCCGACTTTCAATTCGTCTTTAATCGGGATTATGGTACAAAGCTGGCCAGACTCGATTATTCCTGACATCGAGTTGCCGCCAGGGCGGCATTGAATAATTTCACCGTTTGCTAATTGTTCAATATAGTGAGAAGCCCAACCCATTTATTATTTTCCTATACGGGTCTAGTTGATTGCATCAGGCTGGATTCGAACCAGCAATCTCCGCCTTATCAGGACGGTGCATTAACCAATTATGCTACTGACGCTAAACGTGACAAACACTGCATCCCTGTTTGCCACGCAAGAGAGTTGGGTGGATTCGAACCATATAGTGCCTCCATCTAGGCGACCAACTCTATATCCACCGCTAAAGCGGAAATCACATAATAGAAACACATTCGCTAGAGTACCTCAAATTCTGCATAGAGATACGCTGTAATCTGATGGAAATTACCAATCGGCATCACTGGTTCACCATCGCACAGTAACTCAAATACGCTATCGCAATGTCGGTAAATAGAAACGCGACCTTTACGCCACATCTCACCAGGTCCAACATTTCCCATCTCAGGTGATGTCAAACTCATGATTTCCCTTAAATCTTGGTATCCTTATTCCCAAGGTCTTTGGCAGTGATCTCACAACCACACCAACCGCATTTCAATTCAAACTCGTCAACCACCTTCTTACAAGAGGCACAAAAGTCCCATCTTACAGAAGTGACGAATTTGATCATTTCTTGTTTTGCTTTTTTAGGCATGGATCTTCTTCAACCTTGAATTCGGAGAGACCAGCTTCGATAGCTACTGGTTCCATATGATCCAAGTTCTTTTCAAACCAATCTCTAGGAAGTTCAAGTTTCATTTTTCATCTCTCAAATTGGACTGGCTAAGGCGGGACTCGAACCCGCAATCCGCTAGGCGTCGGTTCTTAAAACCGATGTGTATACCAATTCCACCACTTAGCCTTTAGCCTACTAATTCACAGCAGCACTGGCTATCACGACACAGCCTGGTTGATCACTTTCGGCAAGGAATCGAGATCTTCAACTGATTAAGAATCAATCGCGAAACCTTTATTCTTCGAGAGGCACGTTCCAGTACATCTCGCTAACAAACTTCTCCCAAGAATCCAACGCAATACCTGAATGGAAAGTTGGTCTCCATTTAGGTCGAATTGGCTCTTTCCTCAATCTCATTCCGCTCTCTTTGAGAGTTTTTGCAGCTTTGCGATGATTACACTTAATGCACGCAGCGGCACAATTATCCCAAGAAGTAAGACCACCACGTGATCGTGGCAGAATATGGTCAATCGTCAAATTGCGAAGACCAGGCTTGATCCCACAATACTGACAAGTTTCTTCATCTCTCTGAAACAAATTCCGTCTACTAAACGAAAGCGTAGTCTGAGGGAATTTGCTGTAATTAGCCAGTGTAATGACTTCAGGAACACGAAGTTTGAAACCGACACATTGAATGAATAATTCATCCTCATCGGGCTTCAATTTGGACCAATCATCCCATGCATACTGGCAATAATCATTAGGATCAACAACTTTCGCGTTGTCTGCCCATACTTTCTTCAAAGCGTCGGCAACTGGAGCTACATCAATAGCCTGCCAGTTCTTGTTCAGGATCAAAGTCGGCCTAGTAAGTGTTGCAGTCATCATTACCTCCATAGTCGAAATCATCCACTTTAGATTCGACTAAACACTCTCTTTCCAGCAATTGATCCAAGTAATGAGACGCCAATAAAGACGCCAATCACTGATTTTTAATTGAAATCTTCCATTCTGACATCTCCCAGACCATTCAATTTTGGATCTGATGTCAGTATTCTCACGCATAGAGATGCTAACATATGGTAACAAATCTTGCCAAAATTTTTTGCACTTCACAGGATTGTGATTGCGATAAAATATCACATCCGCTTTCAAATTCTTGATAGTCATTGTTCTCAGTTGATCACAAACTTTTAAAACCAATTGATGATCATTATTTGTGATACCAACAACACCTGTGCCTATCTCGCTACTGCCAGAAGCCTTATTCCCTTCACCCCAATAGATTCCCAAGAATCCCATAAAAACAGGATCAGATTTTAACTCATCCCATCTCGCCCTAGCATCGGCACACACATCTTGAATCCGATTTTCCCAGATTTCTTTAGCTTTTTTGGAACCTGGTAAATTGTTGGTTTTCCTAGTATTATTCGTAGTTCCTTTGCAGTGATAAGAAACACTAGATTTAGAACAATTAAGTTCTTTAGCTATTTCTCTAACACTCATCCCATTTGCCCGCAATTCTTTAATTCGAGCATTTCTATCTTTGTTCTTTTTCCATTCAGCCATTTGAACCCATGATCTATATCTAGATAAAATATAGATTTGATCAGGGCCTAAAATTTCTTAATTCGTCGTGTTTGTCCAAACATTCGTCTGTTGATTTTACAGTCAGATTCGATAAATCTATCTAATCCGATCATACATTCAGGATCATTTATTTGGCAGTTATAACTAGTTCTATTGTGAGAATACCCAGCAATAATACCATCAACTACCAAAACATCCATAAACATGATGGCTCTATCGTTAATAATTTCACCATCATTAGATGCTAATTCAAAAACAACCCTAAAACCGCTATCTTGTCCATCCCAAACAGATGCAACATCAGATCTGGTTCTAAATTCAGATACCAAGACATCAAGAATAAACGCATCAGATTTGTGGTCATCTCCTATCAAGAGATCTGTATCCAAGTTGAACTGATTAATCGTCATAATGGAACCGACGGGATTCGAACCCGCCCCAATCTTCTACCTCCAGAAAGCCAGCCTAGCCAAACCTGTTTTCTTCGTCTTCATCATCTCTTTCCGTCGATCGGCGATATCTTGGAAGATCTTCATCTCTTCCCGACGATCACGTAGAGAGAGACCAAGCATGTCTTTACGATAATCCGCTCTCTTCGAACTATTCATTCGATACTTACACCAAGCACCGATGCGATTGATGAAATCATGGAGCCACAAGTAGCCCTTCTCATCTTCACGAATCTTATCATCAACTGACGACATCATCTACCTCCTAAAGACAATTGACAGAAATAGGCGTGGTGAGACTCGAACTCACGTACTCTTCCTTGTAAGGGAAGCTCCATTGCCGCTAGGAACCACACGCCTCAACTTGGCATTCTTTCCAAGATTCTTTGAGCAACCAAAGATCTCGCTTCATCTGTTGGGACCCAATCACCCATCAAATGGGCTGGAATATTATCCCAAGCCTCGACATAATCTGTAACTTTATATCCACGATCGTAGCACTCATTTCTGATTTGAATATAACGATCTTTCAGATAACCAAGTTTATCATAGAAAAATTTCACATGACCAGGACCCAATCGAAATGTCTTTGGCAGATTTTTTACAACCGCCTTCCCAGAATTAATACTGTTAGGCACTCTCTTGATCTCTCTATGTTCAGCAATGAGATGCTGCCTACAAAGATCTGAAGGTTTAATACCAGCATTAATTCTTGTCATTAAACTATCTCAAATAATCTTTCAAATCACCCAGCCAGGAATTGAACCTGAATCTAGCTCCCCATTCGCGGTGAGGATCTCGTGTTACATTACACCACCGGGTGCGAATACGGGTAGGGAGAGTCGAACTCCCGCTTCCAGGTTGGAAACCTGGTGTGCTACCATAACACTTCACCCGCACAATGACTCACCTAATACGAATCTTGAATTTGTTCAAATGTTCTTGCAATTCACTGGACGTCATCTTATCCAGATCTTTACCCTTAGTTGTTGGTGCATTTTCATGCTGATTCTCAAACGGAACCCCATTCACCATAATCGAATAACACTCTGTCAATGGTTGAACCGAATGCCAAGTGAGAGGATTCGTAATAACGTAAACAGAACCAACACCTAGTTCGGTTGTGATTACGTTAGAAGGTTCTCCAGATGCTTGAGACGACATGCCAACATGCATGAGGTAACGACCATCCAAAACAGTAAAAGCTCCAGGCCATGGATGAGGATGCGGAAAAGCATCGGACGCCTCACATGTTGTAAATCTGTGAAGGCAAATCCTCACTCCACTTTCCAGAAAATGAAAAGCACGATAAGTGTGTGGCTTCCTCTTGTTGACAATCAAAGAATCCCAATTGCTTATATCATCCAACAATCCGGATTGCAAAGAATCAATTGCCGACGCCAATTGGCTTCGCCAAAACATGTCTTTTTCGTTCGCCGCCATCCACTTATCGTAATCGTACTTCATCAAATTGCTCCACCAAGAATCGAACTCGGGCCTGAAGGACCAAAACCTTCCGTGCTACCATTACACCACAGAGCAGTGGCAGGTGTGAGAATCGAACTCACAGGGGGAATATCTTCCAAACGGCTCATGAGACCGTCCCTACCAGCCTGCCTTATTTCACCTTCAACTTGATCAGGACCTTGTCAATGACTTCATTGAATGTTTCAGGATTACCAATCTCAACAGAGCCAAGATCAATCTTCTTCACATTCGCAACATCATGGTCAACAGATTCATAAAGAGTAGTCTGCAAACGATCATTTTGCACTGAAAAACAAACTGCATTTCTCCCACCGGAGATAGCAAGCTTATCACCATCAATCCTACAAATGAAGCCATTATCGCAAAAATCAGCTTCAATTGCGTGAAGTGTATCTGTTGTAACTGTCATGTCTACCTAGCAACTGCAAGTGAAAAAATTGCCGCGATTGTGATTGTCAATCTTGGTGCCAGTAATGACTTCATAGTGGTTCCAAAATTCATCTGGAGTGCTGTGACCTTCCCACTTTCCCCCATCGCATTGATAATCACCATGCTGCATCCAAGATCGAGCAGCATCCATCAATTCATCGTAATGCATATCAGATTTATTGGCGAAATCATCAAGCCAATTCCTCGATATGACATAGCCAACATCGATCTGGAAATATCCACCCTTTGGTGGCGTCGAAAATGCCGGGTGAGTCCAATGGTGAGCCAGAGAAGTGACACTGTTCTGGTAAAGAAACAACCAAAACCTGTCACCTTTCTTAACTCTTTCGGTTAAGAATGGGTCAACAATACCGAAGCAGACCGCAGATGGACCAGCCACAGAATCACCATCAACCAAACCAACATGTTCGCCAGGATCAAGGTCACAAGCTGCAGTCACTGGAGCAATAGCTGAGTGAATTGCATCTCTTGTAGCATTTGATGGCGGAGTTTTTCCAACTTCAACAGCAGACATAACTGTCTCCCTAAGTAGTACCCCCAGCAGGGTTCGAACCTGCAACCTACGCTTTAGAAGAGCGTTGCTCTATCCAATTGAGCTATGGAGGCATGATCAAAATAAAAAGATGATTGCTGCAATCACCCAACCGTAACCAATAGTGATCGATTGTTCATCTTTTGTCCAAGTGAACTTCAATGTGAACATGCTCATTTGCGGACTCGTTTACGCGATTTCTTCCTAATTCTTTTCTTCTTTTTGCAATTTCTCTTGCAGTTGTTAATTTTCTTTTTTGGTTCATCCCAATGAAATTTTAAATGACAATTGGAACAAAGCACATCACATTTTGCTATCTCTTCCTTCAATTTCTTCAGAGACCAATTCCTAACAGCAAAAGAAATATTTGCTAATTTTTGTTCTGGATCTCTGTGATGGAATTGCAAACAAGCCGGGTGGTTTTCTCCACATTTTGAGCATTTACAAGAACTTTTATAACGTCTGAACCAAGCCTTGACTTTATTACGCTGTTCTGAGACTCTAAAAACAAAGCCATCATCAGCTTTTAGATTGTGGACTTTCTTATACTTCCGTTGACCTTTGGCCATTTGTTATTCCTTGGTTCAAAACTCCTACTTTAGCTTTGAACCAAAGAATAACAAATATCCTATTCAAGGACTGAAAAGCATGTCATTTAATTATACCCCATACCATTACAGAGCAACCGTTGTCAGAATTTATGATGCGGACACCATGACTCTCAAAATTGATTTAGGATTCAAAATCAATTTTGAAGAAAATTTCAGAATTCGTGGAATCAATGCACCAGAAGTAAGAGGACCAGAAAAGCAAGAAGGAATAATTGCTAGAGACTGGCTCAGAAACAAATGCCAAAATGGATCTCAAGTCTTCATTGAGACCTTCAAAGATAAAAAGGGAAAGTACGGTAGATACTTAGCCGATGTCTACTTCAAAGAAAATGATGAATTCTTCAGTGTTGCTGATGAACTCGTGAAACTTGGTTACGCAGTTTACAAGAATTACTAATGAAATTACAAGCAATCAACGAATCCAATGATCCATTACAATCAGTCGGTGAGTTCGATGTCGTTCTACCATTAGATCCAATGATTCAAAGCAGAGATGAAGCACTTAAGCATCTCACTGCTCAATTCACAACGGAGCCAGCTCCAGGTGTCACACCAATCAAGGGAATTGTGACTTCATTTGAACCGCCAGATGAAAATGGCCTAGTAAACGCCAAAGTCAGAACAACTGTTGAAAGCTACATCAGAAATTCAATCGAGTTCGACATTGGTCCTTACGAAATCCTAAAAGTTATCAAAGATGCGACAACACCAGAAATTACTGCAGCAGCAATGGAATTCATGAAAACTGGTGATTTTAAAGTCGTCAAACTTGGAGCACCAGGAACAGACGCTGATACCACCGCCAAATTAAAATGGTAATCAGAAAACTGTCTTCAAAGCTTCCCAAACAGTTTTCCATGCAGAAACAGCAGATGAATTCCACTCACTGAGAAAACCAGATCTCAATAATCTGGGTTTATCTCCTCTTGAGTAGAGATCAACTTTATAATTCTGTTTTTTACCAATTCCTTTACCATCGTTGGTGATGGTTGCTAAACCAAGTGATTTCGCTTTGCTACCATCACCACCAGGCCAAAGTTCAACTCTCACAACTATCATGCGATCTTCCTAAGGAGTATTGACGGTCTGGCGGGTCTCAGCCAGGTCTTCAATCGTCCAATTATGTCGTTGTTCGACTCAAACAACTTTCAGACTTTCTTAGAATGTCCTTTCGAGTCTCGGCCTCATACAACCCACCAGTCTAGTAGGTCTGGTCCGCCCACCCGTCAATACTCTCGTAAATACTCACATGAATGGCTATGATATAGACGGCGTCCTCAGTTCAGGTCTAGAACCAAAAGGTGATTTTGTCATCATCTCTGGAAGAACATTTGCAGAATATGACCAACTGTGCCAAGATCTCGCTAAGAAGGCACCGCTCTACATAAGAGGAAGCGGCAAATTCGGAGACAGAGAAGACGCGGGACGATTCAAGGCAATGATGATCAAGCATCTTGGAGTAAGTCACTACTACGAAGATGATCAAGTTCAAGCCAGAATCATCATGGAGTTATGCCCAAAGACACAAGTCCACATTCACAGAGCCACCGACAGGATTTGAACCTGCAACCCGCTCATTACAAATGAGCCGCACTCCCATTGTGCTACGGTGGCTTAACTTTTCAAATTATCAAGGATCAGTGCGATACTGAGTTTTTCTGTATCGCTTCCAGCATCTATTACAACGCCAAAATTGTCTTTCGAGAATACCCCAAGGATCTAATTGCGATTTTGATCTCGATGGTCTGTAAACTCTGACCATAATCTCGTCAAAATACTGAATCGAATTCCCTTGGTTCGCTCTTCGTTCTTGTTGTACACGCATAGTAGCACCTTTCAGTTAATTGATAACTAAAAGACGCACCTTCTGCTTTTCATCAAGATCTCCTGATTAATAGTCATTCGGGCGGGACTCGAACCCGCATCAAATGGTGGATTCGAACCACCTTTCCAGCCTTCCGGCCAGCTTGGAACCCAGCCCAAGCCCCGGCCTTCGCCAGGGGAGTCTCCCAATTCCTCAACCAAACAACTAAATCGGGATGACATGACTTGAACATGCGACTTCCGCGTCCCAAACGCGACGCTCTACCAAACTGAGCTACATCCCGTCAAATTAAAGCTCCTCAGGTAGGATTCGAACCTACGACATAACGCTTAACAGGCGTCCGCTCTGACCAACTGAGCTACTGAGGAAAATTGTTACATTCTTGCGAGACCGTATCCGATTATAAACGCTGCCATTGAATTGTAAATCGCTAAATTACCATTCTGTGGCCATGATACTGAGAAAGTGAGCATCCCAGCACCAATTAATAACGCAATAACTGCGGCATAATTGGCTCTTTTTGGAGTTTGCTCTTGTTCTGTTTTTTCTTCAGTCATCATTAACCTTTGTTTGGATAGCGGTGCGGAATCGAACCGCAGTCTCTAGTCATCGGCAGGCAATGTCCTCAGAGTTAGCTAACATCCCTAACCTCGTAGTGTTCTTTCCAGTTGAACTACCGCATGAGCTGACGGAGTGACTTCGAAGCCACTATCCTGATCATCAATCTCGTCCTGATGTGTCACCAATCCGAAATTTCACAGTGTTTTGCCTTAAACTACCGCCCTTAAGTGGAAGCGACCGGATTCGAACCGGCAACCACCTGCGTGCAAAGCAGGCACTCTCCCATTGAGTTACGCCCCCCTAATTTATCTCTTTTTGATTCTTTCTGAAGGGTTAGCAGACCGGGGTTTCACCGGCATCTTTCTGATCTTCAACGAGGGGTTTGCAATCCCCAATTTCACAAACTGTTTTAATTAAACTACCGCTTTCGCCTTCGAAGATGTGCGGGACGGATTTGAACCGGCGACCTCCTGGTCATGGGAAGTTCATTTTCCACCATCTTAGTTTCCAAATTCTCCCTCATCAAGTGCTCTGCCTGACTGAGCTACCGCACAATGAGTGGTACAGGCCGGATTTGAACCGGCGACCACCTGATTTTCAGTCAGGCACTCTACCGAGCTGAGTTACTGTACCAAAATAGCTTGATAAATGGTAAAAGTGGTATGCTTTTCGACTTTAATAATCCGATAAGCATCTTCCATTTTACACACTATGATATCACCAATTTCAAAACCTTCCATTACAATGATTTCTTCCATACCCGAACAAACGAAATTCGGATCATCTAGAAATGTCTGCCTATCATGATGAACATAAAACGCTGATGTGAAACTGGCATTGTAATAGATGGTTTTTGAAATTTTTGGGATACCATTAATTTCATCTGCCCCATCATTTTGTTTCGTCTGTGGCCATTTTGTTTGATTCTGCAATCAAGGCCAAAGTCTGTGTTGTTTGTTCTGCGAGTCTCGCGGCAAATCCTTCGGGCCACCAGATATCGTGAGTAACACTCTTTTCCGTAATTTCTTGGCAAGCGGCATCCAAGTGTTTTGCGAGAATTTGCTTAACCGCAAGTTCTTGATCTTTATCCATTATCTTCATCAATCTTGAATAAACACACTGGAAGACGAGCATGAAAAATACCAAATGTCGAACCAGCGAATAGTGAGCCAGACAATACTAAAAATGCAACTAGTGGGTAGTCTAAGATAGTAGATGTGGCGAAAAATCCTGCTCCAACAAAGGCTCCTATTGCCCCATAAAAAGCAAAAGCTAATAATCGTTCTACCATCTAAAGTCTCCTTCAATGACCCATATCGGATTCGAACCGATGTCAGCAGATAGAAAGTCTGCCATGCTACCACTGCACCAATGGGCCTAATTTAAGAATACATATGGAATCTCCGCAACTGGGTCGCCGGGTCTCATCGGCTGTCTCAATGGGAAGGAAAGAGTTGCTTAAGCTTTCCTGGCCCTCAACAGCCACCCGGCACGAGGTTCCGGGTTCTCCGGATCACTCTGAAAGGGGACTGTGGCCGGAAAGGTTTGTAAATTGCCCCCAATGGCGATGTTAGCACACGCCACCTGAATATTATCGTTATATCTCAAAGAGAATAACATGGGCAATACAATTTCCTGTAGAAGAATCTTATCTTTGATTCAAATACATCAGATGAAAAGTGAAAAACTTCTCTACAAAAGAGACCCAAAAAGAAGAACCAAGGTTCGTTTTTCGAAGGCAATTTTCAAGTATAGCTATTTATGGTACCACCATTGGTAGCATTTGTTGTTACACCATTAAGAGATGTATGAACATTAACAGTTCCACCACTCAGTACAGTAGAGCCCGCTTGCACATCAACAACTGTATTACCACTAAATGTGGAATTTTGACCAATCCAAATCTCGGTATTATTGCCAGTTGCTAACACTCCAATACCTGTATCTACACCATTAGTCTCTGCATCGCGAATAGTGCAACCTGCAATCCAGCATTTGGATGAACCAATATTATGTATGGTTCTTTTCCCACCTATAAAATCGACACAGCATAAAATCGAATTGCCCTTATGGATAGTAAATGCATTGTGATTATCACCAGGACCAACAGATTGGATTTGACCACCATAGACCAAAACCATTCCACCATCAGAACTAACACTTATCGCATCTGTATTAGAGGAACCACTACAATTACAAAATACAGTGAAACCAGATCCTTCTAAGTCACCACCAATACCACAGTTCAGAAAAAATGTATCCGCTTTAGCATCTGAACCACTTGTCGAATAATTGCTGTTTATCAAAATATTAAAAAAACTGGTTTCATGCCCTGGCGTGTTATATGTAGGCCGTGCTGTACCCGACAAATTAGCGATAGTGGCCATATCACCACCATCAGGCGAGTACAAAATAAGCGATCTATTTCTGCTACGTTCATCGCCATATTGGCCAGAAAAGTCTTGCCCATTGGCAAGTTGAATATAGTGCCATGTGCCATCATCAAGGCCAGTTGTTAATGATGTATATGGATTCAATTCTGAACCATCGCCTCCAAGAGCTGCCGTTTGATCTACATACAAAACTTTATTGGTTGGATTAGGACGCAAAACTGACCAATCATTCAGCTTTACAGTATTATCGATGGATGTGCCATCAAACGTCTTGACACCAAATGGTGAAATCCAATCAAAACCGGCTGGGCGTGGTAGAGCATTTTGAACAGGAAAACAATAATTAGAATCAGCCCATGTGATCAATTCATCCTGTTGATTTGTCGATAGTGCTTGATCAAGTCGAATCAATTCACATAAATTAACACGACCTAATCGTGATACAGTAGTACCAATAATTTGACCATTTACAACAGATTTATCAAAAGCCCATGTTGCATTCGTAGACTTACTTCGTATCGCAGATTGCATGAACGAACGAAATTGGAACTCAGAACCATCCCATGTGACCATACACCAAGTTGGATGATCAACTAGATTGTAATCAACATTATCAACAAAATTCACGATTGTGGAACCACCAACACGCAATTGACAATTCCAAGAACCGTTGTAGTTTCCAAGCAAAAAATAATCCGTTGAATTTGAACTATCACTAGCCCCAAATGTCGAACGGTTCGGTCGCAGACCACCATATCCTATAAATAGCAAGGTAAATGGTGAGATAGAACTAAGACCTGGTGCTAAACCATCGCATTCCGCTTGCAATTCGCCAGCAATGGATAGAATATGTGTTCCATTTGATGCACGTCGCACACCAATTGGTGCATCATCGGGACGTACCAACACATTATTATCTGTGCCAATATCTGGGATCGTTACAAGCGAACCATGGTTATAAGAACCATAAGCACTCAAACGTGTCGTTGGTGCAGGCAAAGAAGAAGGAAATTCAGGTGGTGGAGTCATGCCATCATTTGGAGGCGGAGGATCACCACCAGATTGAGAAGAACCACCACCGGCTACCACAGCAAGTCTAGACACTAGCAAGATCTCCAAACAAAGTCCAAACGTTTGCAGCTTTTTTCTTAAGACCAATAACAGAGAATTGACCATTGGTTGACATCAACCGTGCTGCATTCACATTTACAGTTACACCAGGGGCGGCAGAAATAGTAACCAAGCCAGTTCCAGCTTGTTCAATCGTAATTTCTGAACCGATGGGCAATTCTTCTGTTGCATTATCGGGAACAGTGATTATGATATCGGAATCCGACGTAGATTCTAGGTATCGAGAACCATCTTTCAAAGCCAATGTTCTAGATGCTGTGACCTGAAGTGGTTGTGGATTGCTCAATTTAATTTCTCCAGTATATTGAATTAATCATTGCTTGCAGATGTTTTTATGTACGTCTCTATGTACGTCTCTAAAGAATCCCAACATACTGATTCATCCTGGTCATCTCCATCGTAGTCTCTGGCATCTGAAATCATCTAACATCTCCAGCATCGATGATTTCAATTTCAACGCCACAATTGGGAAATATAACTATCATCTCACTATCAGAAATCGTCTGCAAGGCTTGATATCCTTTTGCTTTCAATTTCTCGATATATAACGGTAATGCTTTATAATCTCTATCCATTAAAATATCAAAAATTGAATAATCAAATTGATCATTATAATCAACTTTGTAAAGTCTTTCAATTTCGATTTGTACCGCTATAATGGTTGAGCCGTAATTTTTAGCCCATTCAATATGTGGAGTAAAGAACACACCGTAAGAAGGGATTTCAAAATTTTCTATCGGTTGATTAGTACCATGATACACAATACCAGAAAATTTCTCTGATATCTGATTTAGTTTCATTTCTATATCCAGCAAAATGGTTAGGATTGCCGTGCCGATCGACACCAAGGAATGCCTCTAGATTATTTACCATTATTCCATCACTGTATCGCCGCCAACACCCCAAAGTCCTAGGACTTTACACTGGCTGAAATCACTTAGAGTGACTCTTATAGTTTTGACGCCGAACCTTTTCAACTGTTCGCGGAGTTTCTTGGTCAACTCTTTATCTATCGTTTGACCCTCTTCTTGCAGATATTTGAAGTCATACTTGATTATAACTTCTTTTACAGCGGCCAGTGCCAAATCTCTGATCGTGTCTTCATAGTCGTATGTTTCGACCAATAATTTCACAACGTCGGCTATCTCATATACTAATATACCACTTACACCAATAGTCTTATTATCAGCGGTACACAGATATTGAGCTTCTAGATTTGTCGTCTGCCTCTTGATGGGGACGACTTCGCATTCGGTAACCAAAGGCCAGTAGAAGTGGATGCCGGTCTTGGTGAATCTAAATGGGCTAAATCGTGGAAATCTAATCCCATTTAAATGGGTAATCATTATTATATCAGTTCCGCACGCAAATTTGACTCCTGCGTGTGTAGCTCTAACCAAGATGATATGGGGGAACACTCGAATGAATGTCCTTATTATATCACCTAACCACCCTAATGCAGCTTCCACAATTGATCCGTTATTTTAGGTCAATCTCCAGAAGCACCAACTTTCCGGCTTCCTGTTTCCTTCTTCAACAGGATTTTCATCATTAAGACGCTGCCTTCTGTTGTTGCTATCACGTAGATGACGCTCATTGGAACGAGCCAGAAATAGCTTCCAGATTCGAATGCACCCCAAATCTGTTTCCAAACAATCATATGACAGACGAGCCAAACGCTATTTGAACACCAAGCTGCTTTCCGGTGGTAAGAGGGATCTCCTGAATTTCTCGATCTGCTTGTCCAGGTGAAAGCCATATTTTGGCCAAAAGCTACTAGGGCTAGTAAAGCTAACCAGCCTATTTGCTGAAGAATTTCTGTCATTGTGGAGGCCGTTTCGATCCTGTTGGTTTCCCAGTATAACTATTAAGATTAACTTGAAGACGAGCCATTGGTCCAGTGTCATAATCCCAAACGTAAGCCATCGCTCCTCGTTTTTGCCAGTTGAATGACTTCGTCCTATGCCATTGATTTGGCGGAGTCAATGCCGGAAGATATTCGACACTAACACCTTGTTCTTCCATAGTGTGAGGCTTCGATGATCCCTTTCGGTGTTGATCACCTAAATGCCATTCCCTATAAGAAGTCTCAGCCCAATCCTGGGGCCGTTCATTCGCCATAAGTGCTGCCAATCGTATAGGGGCAACACTATGACCATGCTCGTAGCCAATCAAATTGGTTCCGAATCTGTGGAATTTGTAAGGAGAGGCGGATGCATCAACTTCAACATTCGCATCATTCCGATAATAAGCCTTCAGAACTCTAGCCAAAGTGAAAGCTGCTTGAGTATCGTGATTACCAGGTACCTCAATAATCTTGGTATTACCATATTTCTTGATAGCATCAATCATCTGGATCGCTAGCATTTCTGCACGTTCATAGACATGATGCCAAGAAACAGCTTCTGGTTGTAATGTCCCTGCAGTTGTGGCATGATTGATGCCATCATGATGCATATAATCATTACCAAATGGGAATATTACCTCTTCAAATGGACCATACTTACTTGCCAGTTTAAGCAAGCCGTCTACCGCCCACATGCAAATCGATTCACAATCGTCTAAGCTCCATGCTTGGTCAGATGACGGTTTAAAGCACTGGAGACCAAGGTGGGGGTCCATTATTGAGATTTCAAGACATCGACGAGTGCTTTTTACAGCCTTTGGTCTTTTAATCTTAGAGACTATCGGAGAAGACTTTGAAATCCGATCAATTAATGACTCTAACGCGAGAGCCTCGTTTATTTTTCTCTTCAGCCTTATCTTAATTTGGCGAAGAGGAGTCTTCCAAAGTTCTTGAGATCCATCTCTTTTTATCTTTCCGGCAACCTCCCAGTTATTGACAGTCACTTCAGAAACTTCCCAGATTTCAAGATCGATATCAGAATCTGCTAGGAGGTCTTCTGGAGTAGAGATTTTCGTACCAACATAGTCTATGCTGATACTATTTGCAGTTTGAGTTTTCTTGTTTTTCTCTTTTGGCTTTCCGTCTTTTCCTGTCAAATTAAGTTCAATCGCTTTGTTGTAGCGACCAAACAATGTCGATCGTGGTATACCCAAAGTCCTTGCGGCCTCTGAAATATTACCATTGTGTTCGTCGACGGTTTCCTTAGCTTGAAGTAGTAGTACAGTGTCTACCTGTCTCGGCATAACCAAATCCTCTATCCGTACTGTCCTTGGATAAGAAAGAGCTATTTGGGATACATGTCATCTGCATCAAACAGACCAGAGCTTAAATTTATATCAAAACTTGATAAATGGTGGGGTTGTTCAATCTAAACAACACCCGATCTTTAATATATGTTTTAAAGAATAGCAGAAAGGTAAAGATATAAGTCTTAGACGTTTTCTTCCGGGTTTTCCAACCGCAAGAGATTCCTCTTAATATCTTGGCCCCAATGATATCCTCCAAGGCCCTTCTTGGGTACCACCCTATGACAAGGGATGATGAAAGCAACTGGGTTTGCACCACATGCTTGAGCAACTGCTCTATAGGATCTAGGAGACCCAATCATTTTAGCTATTTCACCATATTGAATGGTCTGACCCGGTGAGGTATTATCTATAGCCTTCCAAACCTTCATTTGAAAATCGGTGCCAGAAAGACCAACAGCCATATGTTGGAACAATCTACCTCTGCGTTTATTTGGATCAGCTATAGCCGCCGCAATAGCATCACCCCAACTATCAAGCATGCGAGATTTTTCATGCGGAGCATTCGGAAACCGCTTCTCAGCTTCTTCCAAAAGAGAGGCTTCATCAGACCCAAAAAACAGATATCGAACACCCATAATCATACCAATATGGACACCAAGCAGAGCTGGTCCAACAGCAGTATCAAAAAAGTTATACGTCATCAATGGTTTTGGAGTTAGCACGAGTAGAAACCTTGTAATACTTCAAAGGTCTTGGCCCATAGAGACTCAATTCACCAGGACCAGCAACAGCAGATGAAGCATGATGCCAAAAAGCTGTTGAAAGAATAGGGTCTCCACCATACTTAGTCAGAATGAGAGAAATCAACCTCTCAAACATATGGGGTGTCCAAAACCCAATATCACCAAGACGTAATCGACTCGCTATCTTATATAGTTCATTACCCAAATGATCGAACGTCAATCTAGAGCAAGCAAATTGGTGCGAGTAAATCATGCTAGGTTTGACATCCATAGCATAATGCCACAAATCCAAGCTATAGTCCTTAATAAAATCCCAAACATGCACATCATTATCAAATTGATGACGCATGAAAGGATCTTGATCCACAGTTACAGGATAATCGTCTGGAATAGTCCAATCATCCCACAACCCTATAGCATTCGCTGGTGCAATTAGCCCAATCGACCTCTTATTATTTTCCTTGATCCATTTGGAAATCTTCTTCCAAATATCTGTCGGTTTGAAATGAGGTTCTATATCGGTATGCATGATGGCGACATCATTATCACCAATCAATTGATCTGCATGTTCCCAAACAGTCAAAATAACAGATGTCTCGAATAGACATGAATTCCAAGATGCATAAGTTGGAAAGAAATCACTGGATTCAAAAAGATCAGCACCTTTTGGTTTAGTAGTACCACAAGCAATCCGGTATTTCTCTACCAGTTTCGATCTAAATACAGAATCTCGCAACAAATTGATCGATTGCGGATGTGATAATACTATTGAGGTAATCAACTTCTATCGCCATACTTCTTAATGAAATTCTTAAGGGGACCACGACAAACAAAAACCACGATTGTTATCGATATCCCAATCATAAACAAGCTCGAAATAGTTGTGAACACTACAACACGAATCTTATTCAGTAGAACCAAAGCAATAATTATCCCAGCGATCCAAAGAAGGCTGTTCAACGATCCTTTACCCATCACGAACTTTCATTTTTGAGATACCCATCGATTTCAATTGTAACTCGAAACCATCTTCGGATACTATCTCGACGGGGATGTAACTTGTCATTTCGTCATCTGCCCAATGCATGTGGGTTCCAAACAATTGAGGAAACATCAAATCCCATTTAGCCTTCAATTTTCTAAAGAAAGACCAATATCTGGAATCGTCGGTAAAACTAGCAGAGTATTTCCCATAATGAACTATGGGTAAATCGGCACAGTATACCCCATAACCAGCAGCTCTTGCCTGAAGGCAGATATCGACACCGTAGAAATGGAATCCATTGAAAGATGGATCAAATCGGAGACCGGTGCTCTTTCTCAATACAAAAAGACATTCGTCTACACAATGTACTTTAGTAATCTCCTTTATCCCATTCCAATATGGTAATTCCCCCAGTTTGCTATCATCATCCCAGACAGAACCAACTATAAATTCTTCATCACCCTTGGTTCCACCCCAGAATCCAACATCTCTCCTGGAGCATTCCAAAGAGATGCCAGCAGAACCTAGAATAGCCCAATCGTCTGGCAATTTGGCGATCGTCTTCTCAAGAATCTCGAACCAATTTCCAACCAAAGAAACATCTTGATGACAAATAATTATAATATCAGATCTTGACGAGTCAAGACCAACATTCAAAGCAAGAGAGGCAGAGTATAGTCCCTCAGAATTTAATATGGGCACAAATTCTATATCGAAACCGTGGCGACATGAATTAGCAGATGTCAAGACACATCTATCATACACGTCAGGCTTAGAGATGCAAGAAACTATCGAATAATCTGGCACTTATCAAAACTACCGTAGGAGAATAAATCATGTCATTGACAAGTATCACAAACGTTTCGTCACAAACTGTACCAATTCTGCTGCATAATATCCCACTCGAAAGTGCGATCGCAGGCTCAAGTTTGCCATCACATTTGGCACAACAATTGTCTATAGCACCTGGTGCCGAAATAGAAGTCGAAAGTTCACGAATCGATCTTGCTCAACTTGAGCAATTGCAAAAGCTACGATTACTTACTTTCGTCAGACGCTAAGATAGTTCAAACAGGACGAACCTATCGTCCAAGTATGTTCTCAGTATAGGCAGAACATCATCGGGATCAAGGTTCCCATTCCCACACCCTGGGAGTGGGAGACCTACCTCTTTTAAATTGAACTCGTCCTCGATGTTATCAACAAGTGCGGATAATTGCATGGTTGATCGCTTAATCAATTCTAAGCAAGAATCACTCCGCCAAGAAAGCCAAGGCTTCTCTTCATTAAATGGCTTGGTCGGAAATAGAAAAAGATTCGAATCAGAATCGTAACATACAGCAGTAGCTGCACATTCCAGCTTACAAATAGTACCATACCACGCTGGTAAATGCGGATACCTCTTTGCAGCTTCTTTAGCAATACCAGCACCCATCGGATTACAACCATCTTTTTTCCAACCGATATTTGTGGTAATCATCGCAGGATAACCTTCATCATGCAAAGACCACAAATCTCCAGCGGCTTCAAGCATAAGGACAATCTCCAATATACCGATCCAAATCTATTTCTAAATTTGGATAATAATTTCTAATGACGTCAGTTTCAACAGACACAACCCTGTTCAAAAGCTCTGGTGTATACTTAGCCCAATAACTTGAGGAGAATCCACCCATAGAAGACGAATTCTGATTTTCATAACTTCTAAACACATCCTCATCAAATTCTTCACCCGCCAAGTGTAAAGCTTCAACCATATCATCAACAATATTCTCTGTCGTTGCTACATAGTCAGCTGGGTGAACGCTCGATTTATTATACAAATCATATAGCCAATTTACCCATCCATCTGGTCTAAATTTCAGAACATTATCCACAAATGAGGGGAAGTCGTTACTACAACAATTTAGATCGAGTGGGTGCTTGCTATGCCAACCATTCTTGACTCTAAAGCACCATCTAGATTGATACCACGATAATGGATGACGAACTATTGTAAAAACAAAGCGGTCATCAAACCATTCTTCATCTTTACCTAATTCAACCATCTTATCGATGCCACCATGCTGGTCACCGAATTCGGCCAATTTGACGCCAGCGGCCAACGCAGCTTGTTTGAACCACGTACCACCAGTCTTTGGTATATGCAGAAATACAGCACCGTTTTCGAGGATAAGTGGCATTAGGCAACCATCAACTCTGCTTCAGCATCAAAACCAACAGCCCGCAGTAATGTGCTCATCCTATGGTGATATGTGTGGTCAGCCAATACTTCCGATCGTTGCTGCTGGGCTAACTCTATTCGTTCTCTATCAGACACATCCTTCGACCAATGAACACATTTGTCGACGAAATCTTCAGGGCTCGATGAAACCACCGCAGAAGGTATCAAATTCTTCAAATTTGGAACAGAATCATGAACTATCAAAGCTCCGCATATCGCGAGTTTAAAAGCTCTCTCTGGAATATCGATACCATACATTTGAGTATGTTGTTCAGAGATACATGGACCAACTTTGCCAGAATTTAAAAATGCGTTTGCACGATCAGTCGCAAGAACACCCTCACAAACACCATCGGGCCAATCGCCCCATCCATGGGTTTTAGACACAACATCTTCTCTACTCAAGAGAGGGAGAAGATAAGTATCGATAGTCTTAGCTTTATATGGCCATCTGCCTCCTAAGTAGACAATATCATTCGGTTTGTCTTCATATTCCACGATAGAGCTAAAAAATATGCGATCCGCAGCTGTTGGCATTGGAACCCATTTGATTCCTGAATCTTCCCATCCGGACCAAACAATCCTATCACCCTCATGACCATATCCAAACACAGCATCTGGATTTTGATTCATGACCCACGTAACGGTCTGTTCCTCTTCCATGATGCCAGGTATAGTAACAGGACCTTTAGGATTAACATGAATAACTATTTTAGCGTCTGATTTCGGAATTGGCTGTTTATGACCAGAGCAACCAATATATAAATCTGGGCGAAAATCACGCCACGATTTCTCTATCCCATCCCATCTGCGAACTTCATGGCCCTTATCCATGAGAGCAGATGCCCAACCATCGCTTATATAACCGAATGCTCCGCCAGGACGATGGCATAATAGAATTTTCAAGTTTTTCTCCCGAGAAATTCGCTATAACCATTCTTTCTCAATTGGTTATATTGCTTTGAAATTCTCGTGTTCATATCTAGTGATTTAAGGGATGATTCAATATCTCTATTTATTTTGTGGTGATCATCCCAACCTTCAACACGTCCATGCCACATATGAAGAAAATCGAATATACGGTTCTCTTTCCACGACCTAGAAGCCAGCCTAGAATAAAAGTCACAGTCTTCGCAGCCATAGCCCCAAAAATCTTCATTGAAAGCACCACACTGCCAATAGGCACTTACAGTGCAAGCTAATGATCCGCCCTCAAAGTAACCTACAACTCTTTCACATTTGCAGGATTTGTCAATTTCTCCAGTGATATTAATCTGTTCTGCAGAGCTTTGAGTTGTATAAACAACAGTCCCACCAAGGTGACAAGCCTCTACTTCGTCGAGTGTTTCAAATACCTTGGTTGTATAATCGCCTTGAACCAACATATCAGCATCGTGTAAGATGACACTCCTGGTTTCGACTTTTGAAACTCCAAGATTAAACGCAAGAGACTTATTGAACAATTTATTACTAGAACCATCAGCAAAATGGTAGTCAACTGGATCATAATTCTCAATCTCGATCCTACTTTGAGAATCTTGTTCAACCAAGATTATTTCAATGCTTGGAAATCGTTGAGATCGGATATTGGAAACCACAGTTCTAATAGATTCATCCCGACCAATATTTCTCAATGGAATCACATAAGAAATAGCCGGAACTTCAGATTTTTCGGTTGGAGCAGATGCTTTAGATTCTCGATTTGCGAATAACTTTTTTGAACCTTTGAGAAGATCAGCTCGATCTTCGACAGCAGAAAAATCATCGTGTATCTTAAAATAACTCGATGATCCTTCGACATCAAAGAAGCCTTCGCTCTGTAGATCGAATTCCCACGCTCTCATAGACCAATCTACATGTTCCATTCCATATAAACCATATGACTCGTCAAAATGACCAGAACGTAAAAGCATCTCATTAGTGAATGCTAATACCGCCCCTTGCGGTTTCTTGTCATTCATCCTTAAAGAGATCTCATCATTTTGAACGATCTCTCCAAGGCTGGCACCATAAACACCTGGTTGACGATAAATTAAATGGTGCATACCAGTTTTATACATGACTTCAGGATAGAAATATTCCCACGTTGGTTGTAAAACTTCCACATCATCATTCAACAATAGGCAATTTTTAAATCGAGATAAGCATCTCAAAAGCCTATTGGTGTTAACAGCTATGCCGCCTCTCTCGGGGTTCCTTAGAATAACAAAATTCTTGTCTTTAGAAAGTGCGTCAAGATAATCGATGGTTTCTTGTTCGGTGCTGCCATCATCACTGATGAAAACAGTTGTCTTCTTCAAATTGGTGAATTTGACGATCGAACCGATCAATCGCTTGAGAGAAGAAGCTCTATTGTAAGAGAGGATACCCACACCGATATTATTACTGAGTGGGAAAATATTAGAGTCCAAATTCTTCTGCAGAAGCTCATTTGGATCTACTGACAAACGCTTGCCAACTACAAATTTGTTTGTCTTTGGTGTTTCTAGGCTTTGTTTCCTCTTTATGCGAGAAGCATTTACTATCTTTCTCGCTTTTTGTATATTAATTTGTTTGCGAATATTGTCATTGCCAAGTTGAGCACTATTTTTCGGCTTCCTTGGTATTTTCTTTTGCCGCACTTGACCTAAAGTAAGTTGCTGCGGCTTTTTCTTCATAGACACTTGCGAAGGTGTAGAATCTTTTGTTCTTCTGATAAATCCTCTTGAGCAGTATCGATCAAAATATTCGGATAACAAAATCCTCTGCCTAGACTTAATCCGAACAGTTTTACCATCTTCGCCAGTCAAATGAACCGTATGAGAATTGTGGTTGATATACTCTGGCACTATCTTCTAACCTCAGAATACAAAGGGCTAAAAACGTTTGCATCAGGATCATGATACATCCGAAATTTGCTTGGTTTAATAAGCAAATCGCCTTCATAAGAACCAGTACCCCTTTCGATGTACTCTAGAGATCTTTCATCAATTATTTCAATTTTCAAAACTTCTTGAGTACGAATCAACTTCCCAAAAATATCTTGAATCATGCCCGGACCAACGAATTTATTCAGTGAAACCTGAACATCTACAAGAAAAAGACCTTCATCGTCGATACCAAAAAAGAATTGGGCTTGCTCTACACCAATCAAGCTCACTGATTTGAACAATTTAAGAGCATCATCACTCTTCAAAAAATCAGAAGCTAAATCAGCAAGAGGCGATTTGGCCATCAGATCAATTGAATTACCAGACCAATCACCACATATGACAGCAGCTTGATCTTTTTTGGGTTCTCTATACAAAAGCAACGATAACCCATTATCACCAGGATGCTTCAATATGTAAGAAAACAGATCCTTTGCATTTCTTACATCTAGAAGCTTTGGGTATTCAAGCAAACTCGGCAGTTCAGAATTTCTAATTGGTACATCAGATATACCAGACTGCTGAGGGGGGATTTTGGTTTTGTCTTTGAATCGCGAATGTACCATTAGAAGAAGTCCGAATCTTACTTAATTTTACTTTTTTCGTTTCTGATTCTTGTTCTTCATCAGTAAAATTAAAGAGAAGATAAGGAACTCCAGAAAAGACTATAGATATCTCATTAGATTCAGGATCAAAGTTGGTAACCACTCCATGCCAAGTTGTGATCCAGCCGGACCAGACAACATAATCGCCATATTGCGGCGAATATTTTTTCCTATCAAGATACTGAGCTAGTGGTGGTAGATCTACTTCCATTTTCAACTCTCGTCAGTTTGTGCTCGAAAATGTCATACTTATATTTAAAACCATCGAGATCCCAGCAGATATTAATACCATCCCTGTACCCGCCAGTCCACTGACTAATCAATGGATCGACCCAACTTCTACCACTAGCTCCTCCGCTACCAACCGGAATATTTCTCATCGCAACACCATTGATTTCAACAGGTTGCCCAATATCTTCGAATTCTTTTTGAGCATCGATCCTATTCTGAATGATACTCAAGCCATCTACTAACATATCTCTCTTACTTCGAGATTTAGTATTGGCTCTAACTTCGTAAGTTTTACCTTCGAATTCCAAATTGGTCGCAATTTCGATATTTTCTTGTTGTGGATTTTTCTTAGGGTCTAGTTCTGCTACAACCCTTTTAATATCTTGAACATTCCGCACCACAACAGGATCGAGAATATTCTTACTCAATCTTTGAGCTTCTCTTGCTTTGGCTCTATCTAGTTGTTCCATCTCAATCTCCCTTTAACGTCTCAACCAGATCAGATTCAGAATCTGATTCAGAATCCTTACTCAAGCTTAAAGCAATATCGTACGTCTTGACTCTACCTTTTCTCAACAATTCATAAGAAACATGAATCATATTAGAAAGACGGTGAATCAAGAATGTGTGGCATACCCAATTTATGAAAGGATTGGGAATTATAATAAATGAGAACAATGCAAAGAACGCAGCGACCCAAACACTAAAACAATAACCACATGAAATGAGTCTATGAAAGAAGACAATTGATCTATGCTTTAAATCATTCCTAGGTGTGTCTGGTAATGCGATTCTAGCGACCATTTCTCTGATATCAGAGAACAATGGAAATTCAGAATCGACCATTATCTCAGTTACAGCTTCTGTCGCCATAGCCAAAACAATTATTGTGAAAGCAGCTAGGAGGACAATTGTCATTTGACGATACGCCTACAATTAACATTACTACATTGTTGTCGTTCACGCCCACCAATATTTACGAGCATTGTTGGGTATCCGCATTCAGTGCATCGTGAACGGGGAACAACATTTTGTCTAGTAATACTAATTTTGCGATCGTTGCTTGGGGTCCTACTAATTCTTTGGACCTTGACTGTCTTATCGCGAGTAACGGATTTCGGCTTGATCTTCTGGGATCTTATATTCTTCTTACCACCGCTACAGCATCCCATGATTCCGCTTTCAAGATTTAGGTCGCAAAGATGCGATCAACTTATTCAACGAGTTTTTCGATCCAAGATGTTGAACTCGCCTTGTCCTAGCGACTTTTTGCGAAGAAACAGTAGGAACTCTGACAACTTTGATAGCAGAAGGAGTACCACCACAGCAAGACATTTCACACCTCATTTTAATTTTGTACGAATATCGAATCAGCATCGACATACGCACCAAAATCCTTCCAACGGCAGATATAGCACGGTGAAAGATTCATAGAATGCATTACTTTATTTTTACTGGAGTGTGCAATATTCTTCGTGACTTCACCGCAAAAAGAGAAAGCGTTGAACGCTAAATGCGGAAACCAAATATCCTTAGATTGATCCCAATTATCTGGAAGTGTAATCCCAGGTTTAGGTTTAATCGTGCCATCTAGAAATGGTTTCTGATCGACCGCAATCCAATCCCAACTTGGATTAGGTTTAAAAAATAATAATGGGAATTTATCCTTGCCAGTTTTGGTCGTCAACAAATGGGCATCATAACAAGTCTGGTGCCACCATTTTGTGAATTTCTGATTTCCGGCAGTATTACCTAGTAAACTATCGAAGCTGAAGCCTTTTTCCTTCTTGGCTTCAATAGCAAATATTATTTCTCCCTCAACAGGAATGACGTCAGCAACACCTTCAACGACGGACACATCGTCGCCTCTCCCTTCAACTCTTCTCCGACGAAACTCTTTGCCCGACCATTCGCTCAAGAGTTTTTTCACACGCCTTTCGTGAGCTTTCGCGGTACTCACGTTAGATTTCCCAATCTTGGAAAATTTCTTACGTTGTTCTTCGGTCATTTCAGCCATCATATTCCCAATTTTATTACTATATACTCCTTAATTTTGGATCAAATAACCATTGGACAAAACCGAGGCGTTCTCGACCATTGCTAGGTGTAACACTGTGATATGCAGGATTATTCTGAAAATTGCATATGAATAATTTATTATATGATGGTATAATTTGATCTATCAGAATTAAATCATGCTCTTTACCATCTGGAAATCCACCACCAGGAGTCTTTGTGCGGATTCTATCATTCTCATTCAAGAAATCTAGTCTACCAGAAGGTGCCTCAAAAACAGGAGTATCAGGATTTGCATCATCAACTTTCCATAACTGGAGTATGCCCCCATCATCCGAAAGCCACCTTTTATTGAAATAACAAATCGCCACAAGGGATCTGATAGTGCTATCCGTATGAATCCAAAATCCGTCTGCCATGGGTCGATGATAACGTAATTTGATTTCTGTGCCAATCGGTTCTTGTAATTCAGCACTAGTCAAATAACAACAGTATTCTTGCCATTCTTCATTGTAGAATAATTCAGAACCAAAATGATTTTCTTGAGCGAATACAACAGACCCATCATATGGCAACAATGTTCCATCCTTGGTAATTCTATCGTTCGCTTCGCTGAATTTTAGAGTTTTATGCTGTTCAATTAATTGTTCTAGTTTTTCTTCTCGAAAGAAATCATCAAGAACAGCGTATTTGATTATTGGTTTTATGGCGATCGAATCACGAATCGATTCTACTACATGTGGGTCTAAATATTTAGGATTAACCCACTCATCTATTATCGCCATGAAACTTACTCGCTTCTTTCCAATTACTTATATGTGTCGGTATCTTAGCACCACCGGGAGTAAGACCTTTGAAATAATCCAGATCTTTTTTGTAATCAGGACGATTCCGTTTACGTCTCCATTCTTCATGCCCAGCCGGATATCCATCTATAAACTGCATTTCAGCAGCACCAGCAGAACCACGGTATAAGAAAATTTGAGCTATTGGTTGGCCCATGTAAACAGTAAAATCGCATGGTTGATTTAGAATGAAAACTAAACCAAAATGTCCAACATTCCACCATGCCTCTATCACAGCTTCCATACATGAAAAAGGAGTACACCTCTCATTGGGAATACCCTTCACATAAACGAAGTCACCGGGATCATCAGTTACTGGTATGAATTTAGCCTGAACAGTGAACCCACCGAAACTCGCATGATCATCAACATCGTAGTGACTACTTTTCTCAATATGATGAATCACAGCACGGCGGTGCTTATCTCCATCCCATGTGACTCTGAAAGTTCCTGGTGATCTGATATAATATCCTAAGCTATTGGCCATAATGAGCGGCAAACAATGGCGTGCATGGTTCTTGGTTGCTCTATTATCTTCAAACCACTTCTTGTTCCTTGTAGCTTTAATAGGAACCAGACTCTTGTCAAAATCTGGAGACAAATGGAATTTTATTTGATTACCCATTAAGCAAGCTTTTTGAATGGCGGAACTAGGTTAGGACCTTCTTGCATCATCCCATTAACCTTATATTTCATCGTAAGATCATTTATTTCTTTCGATGAAAAAGCCACTTCTTCAGCAAATTTCTTTTGAATATACAATCTATTCGCTAAAAGTTTGGGACAAAGACTTAAATCAATAAGCAACATATTGAACCCGAAAGTTCTTCTGCCATTAGCCTTCAAGAATTTGTGTAATTCTCCCAGATCAGCCAACAATTTCGCACTCTTTTTAGGACCGATACCTTTATAACCGACAATCGAGTCCGCTTTATCGCCCACTAAAGATTTCTGCAGAACAGGACTTATCGTCGGTGTTTCTACATCCTCTTTGCGATGTGGATGGTAGACTTTCGAACTTGAAAAACGAAAAGGAATCTGCGTCATATCACTATCAGTTGAAACAATCACTGACGGATAAGGATGCAATTGCTCAACAGCGGAATAGATCAGATCATCCGCTTCCATCGTATCACGTGAATATTGCCTAACATTCATATGTTCAAGAAATTTCATTGCTACTTCGGTGGTTGACGATAGCTCTGCAGAAATGTCTTCGATATTAGGGTTATTATCTCTATCCTTATAAGTAGGATGTAACTTTCGTCTCCAAACAGTCTTTCTGGGTGCATCCCAAAAAACGTGCACAGAAACAGGATCATGAATTCTTATGAAACTTGTCAATTGACGAAGAAAGATCACAAAATAGTGATATTTAACATCATATCGCCTATCATTCTTCGTAGCAAAAATAGCACGATACATGATATTTCTGGCATCGATTAACAAAGCTGGTCTAGCACTCATAGCAAACCTTACATAGCAGTGGCCCGGTTAACCGGGCCACTGCGTCTCATAATAAGAGAAGTCGCTTCACTCCAATCTCTTAATCTTCGTCTTCAAGTTGCTCAAGCAGCGAAGCAATCTCGTCGGATTCTCCTTCGTCATCATCGCCAGATTCTTCGGCTAACTTCTCAGCGTCAGTTTTACCAGCTTCTTCTGCTTCTGGCTCTTCTTCAAGAGGAGTTTCATCTGCTAGAGAATCTCCTTCATCATCGGCAGCTGCTTTCTCAAGCTGATCTACCACATCGACGTCATCGTCTTCTTCAGCTTCGGTTTCTGCCTTCTTCTTTTCTTCAGCCTTCTTCTTTGCAGCTTTAGCCTTTGCTTCAGCCTTAGCTTCAGCTTTAGCCTTCTTCTCAGCATCATCCTTCGTAGCAGTTTCATCCTCGTCGAAACCACCACTTTCATCTTCATCATCGCCATCGACCATCACACTGAAGAGTTTCTTAACCTTCACTGGGTCTGGCGTTTCGAGTTTGCTCCATAGATTGTGACGAAGCTTGAGAAGAGCAGAAAGTGCTTTCTTATTTGCAGCACCTTCGGAATCCTTCACCATTGGTTGACCTTCGCCCCCATTAGCCAAGAATTTACTGGTCTTGTAACTGTTTTGTCTGCCTTGGCGGGAAACTTCCAGTTGGAACAAGAATCCATTATTCTCATCGAAGAAGACACCGTGTGCTTCTGGCTCTTCCGGATCTCCAGCATCTTCACGAAGAAGAGCAGCGGTCCACTTGTCAAAACAAGTCTTTGGTGCGTTATACCATTTGACCTTACCTCGCAATTCTTCTGGATTTCCCTTCCAATTAGTGAAGTAGATGTTGGTAGCATAATACGTAGTCGGCATCCATGTTCGAATGATCTTGCTACGCACATCTTGGTCGCTTTTGTTCTCCTTCAAGAGATCAAAGCCAAATTGGCAAATTGGACATTCTTCACCATTCCACACGCGGGGACATGGGTGAGGTCTATCGTTTACCCAGTGGTTAGCGTGAGCGATGAAGAACTGATCCATGTCCTTCTCTACTTCACCACTCTTGAGAATATCACCATTCATCAAAGGCGGAAGAACAAAGAATCGATACTTGATTTCTTTATTGTCGTCTTTAGCCTTCGCTGGTTTGAACTCATCTGGGTCAGTGAATTTACCAGATTGTGATTGTTTCAGTTTCTTGCGAATTGCTTCTACATCGTAAGCCATTGTCGTATGTTCCTAAGCGTTGTTGAACGAATTTTGTTTAACGAATTTGTTGAACGAATTTGTTGAACGAATGTTGTTTAAGTTGTTTTGTCAAATTCTTGTCGTTTACTGGCTGAAAGAGATCTACCTAAATCGGCTTTCATCTCCAATGCCTTGACTAGATGGTAAACCTTCCCAGTATGCATTTGCACTTTAGCAAGATTTTCTTCCAGTCTGATCAATTGGGAATCTTCTTCGACAACGACTTTGACTTGTTCGCCAGTAAGATTGACTCCCTCATCTTTCAATTTCTGTTTTATTTCACGTATCGCCTTTCCTTTCCGAATCTTAACAGCTTTTTCAAGAACTGCCACATTCATCCTAAGTTCAGAGTAAACCGCTGACCAGAACATATATTGAGTAGGAAGCTCTTCTAGCTGATACTCAACCAACTCCCTATCAAGAGCAAGTCCTGGCAACAAATCAAGTGTGATTGTCTTCGCTTTCTTGGTCTCAGGATCTTTCGTCCGAAGAGTAACTTTGAAAGTGAAAAGATCTGTACCCAAAAGTTCTTCAGGAATATTTTCCTCAGCCCAAAAGGGGAGGTCTAAATCTTTCTTTGGAACTTTATTCACCAGGTGGCTCCCAAGCATCTTTAACAAACCCAGTGGGTTTGGGCTTTTTATTCAATACAGGCACTTTTTTAGCACCTGCCATAGCATTATTCGAATCAGGCGACATAGAAAAAGACCCCCGATCAAAAGTTGTTTCTTCAATATGTTCGACTGGTTCAGTTTCCTCTGAAAGCATATTTCTCTTACTGGTCCGAAGCTTCAGACGTTTGATTCTCTTCAACTTCTTGGACGCTCGCCTTCTTTCCGCCTTCAGTTGTTTTTGCCTTTTTGCCGACATGCGTCACGCCACTTTCTCGATAAACTCTAATTGTTTTCCATTTCTTCCATTTTCGACCCATACCCACTTTCAACGGAAATGCAGGATTATCATCTAAAACGCCTTCAAAAGGATACAACATTATAGATGAAACTTTGTCAATTACCTTTTCCAGCAATTTCTCATCGGGTGGACACGCCATAACAAGCGAGTCATGGATCTCAGCCACAATATATTGTGGATATATATCCCAAATGTGTCTTATACATAATTGCATAGCATGGGCCACAGAACCTTGCATAGCACCATTCAACACAGCGAGAGCATTTTTAGCAAAAGCGAGTCGGAATCTGCGGTGCAACAAAGTTTCTAAAAATGCACCATCTTTGTTCAGTTTCTGCTTACATTGCCTAATCCATTTACCCAAACCAGGGTAGATGAAAGTCAAAGCATCACTGCTGAAGTCCATCGAGTTAATCGATTTCAACAAATACGTCTTGCATTCATCTCTATCGATTTTCTCTTCAGATTCACTATTCAACTCTTCCATCATGAGTTGATATGGATCTGAAATTTCAAAAGCTCTCTGGAGTTGAGTATCACCAGATAGTAAGGATGCAACCCTAATATCAGCACAGATCCAGTCGAAATGGAGAAGTACCGCAGTATCACTCATACCAGTTGGTCGGATATTTGCTGGTTCAGAATATCCCTGAATGTTAAAACCAGTAGTTTTACTTCTCCCAGAAAAAGTTTTCTGTGACCAAATGGGTTTCCTATGAGAATAATTTATAAGAAGACCATGTCTCTCTAGATCCGCATAAACAAAAGCTGCACGAGCTAGAATCTTTTGATACTCGCAGAATGGTCTTTTTTCCATCCGCAGTATAGCACCTCTAATAAAGGCATGGTCCTCTTGCCTAGATAGTAGAGTTTTGACATCGCCAAGGTGAATATCATAGACATCATAATCATGTTCATCCGGCAGATCAAATGCCTTAATATGCGACATGAAGTCATTGATAACAATAGGCTTTGATTTCTTAGCTGCAGAAATCATCAATTTGCGAATAATCTTGATATTTTTAAAGATTTTCGCTAATGGTTTATTCTCACCAGATCTGTGAAATTCAACCAATATGATATCACCACCATCTTTAACACCAGCACAACGCGGTAATCCCGAATTGCGGTCAAACAGAGTAAAGATGTAAAGTGTTTCGTCCATGGTCTCGAATAACAAAACACAGCCGAGAACCAAGATATATAGTGTTAATTGCTAGACCCAAAAGCCGAAGAGCTAAGTATCAGACTTCGGTGGCGGTTTCGAGACCACTTTATCGACAGCATCCTCAATAGTTTTACCCGTACGCGAACCGTAATGTCTCCTTTTGGAATTTCCATTACTATCATAACCATGTTGACCAGCTTTTTTCAACTTATTGTCAATATGATCGACTTCGCCAGGGACACGGTATTGGGCATATGGATCATCGTTCGCCAATTTATGACGATTCATATCACGTTTCACACCGGCCTTATCAAGCCAGCCATATCCCTTAGTATATCCAGAGACTCTACACCCATACACAGTCTTAACTGCATTAGTGCTTTTACAGCGTGGGCACTCTGTGGCTTTCAGCAATTCTTCTTCAGTGGGAGACATTGGATGAGAAGTTTGAAAAAGAATCAAACTCTCATACATCTCATCTGGTAATTGCCGATCACCAAAAGCATCCTCCGTGACATGCTCTGAATGTTTAGCGAATGCCGTTTCTTTGCAATCTAGGCATTCATAGTTATAATCGGGCATCGTTTATCCCTTATATGACTCCCACTCAATCTTACGATGTAATTTGCAAAGAGTGTTCTTCTCCGACATCAGAACAACTCTATGCCCAGCGTAAGGTGGGCTATCGGAGGCGATTTCCATAATAACGTTCTTACCGAACATCACCACATCGCCAATTTCAAGTTGCGACTTGGTTCGACCACCAGCATTATCCGGAAGACCGCATCCAACCCCAACAACAATTCCTTCATTCTTGTATTTAGATTCAGAATCTGGAACAACAATGCTCCCCGAATCATGTTCGAACACAAGAATAGCAACAAAATCATTCAGACATTCTACTTCGCGAATCTGAACAACTGATCTTGCGTTTGCTTCACCTTCCATTAGAGCAGATGGTGCGACTGGTGTATCAACTTCTTCCTGAGCATTCAATTTATCAGAGTGATGCTCATTTTGTGGTATAGTCATATCGATCCTTTTCCCTTGTGACTCTGATATCTACTCTTCAGAGTCTGGGGAAAGACTATGCATACCCTGAATCTCATCTATTTCATCCAACTCTACTATTGGATTTTCTATAAACCTAACGTTCGTCTTACGTTTCGGCACCGAAGGTGAATTACCAACTTGTACTTGAAATCCGCTTCCATCTTTGGCTAATGTAAACCCAACTCTCTCGATAGTTTTCCGCACAGTTGGGGATACATCAACATCAATGGCGATTCGTAACTTCATTACTCTTCTTTCACGTGCATCGTGTTATAATTGATTACACAATCGACTGTTTGATGCTTTGGACCATTTCGGTTTTTAGCAATAAACATGCTCAATCGCGGTGGAGTAGCTTTTCTCTGCGAATCGTTCTGATTCAAACTGACAACATAATCAAGAGAGAATTGCTTTGCAAAACTCTCAGCAGCCTTTGATAAGTCAGCATATCCTTCTTCGGAAGCACCACTACGGTTAGTTTGGGTAGCAGTAAAAACAAGAACATTTTCATTTTTGGCTAAACCACGCACTTCGTTAGCAACATGCTTTTGCCGTGTGTAGTCATCCTTATTATAATCAACATTTCTACTGACCATCAAATCCATATAATCTAGGATAACAACATCCGGCTTGAAACCTTCTGTTCTTCTCAAATTATCCAGCAAAGCATAGATATGACTAACACTACATTCATCTGGTGGCCACTCAAAGATGACAAATCTCTTGTTGTACGTCCTCTTCATTTGTTCGACAACCCTATCGACATATGGTTGCCGATCCGCCAAATCGTTCAAAGGTACATCAGTACATGCCGCACCAAGGCATCTCATAGCAGTTTTGAGTGTGTCAAGCTCGAAAGTGATTAGTAGAACATCTTGGCCAGGTGTCCCGTCGCGGCCAGTACCCTTCAACGAGGATATAGCATTATTACACAACAGAATTGACTTACCAACGTTCGTAGCAGCAAGCCAGCATAAAACCTCTTTGGGAGAAGGACCGCCGTTATTTAGATACTTATCAAGTTTGGCAAAACCTGTTGTGCGATGCTCGATAGCATCAGCTTCGAACAATATCTTATAATTATCAAGAAACCAGAAACCTTGTTGACCAACATCAGCGATTCTATTCGCCTCATTAACGATAGAATCTAGTTGATCATAATCACCACGTGCATAAGCTTCTTGGGCTTCATCACCGAACAACAAACCATAAGCTCTATCTTTCGCCCAGCGTAGGAGAGTTTCCTTAATAATAGGCACTTCTCTTGGATCAGATTGCTTTTCAACAAGCTCTAAGATTCGTTCCCAAGGGTCATCCTCAGTCATTGAACCAATTAAGCGATCACGTAGCAATGGTCTAGAAGGAACTACGCTGAATTTCTCAAAAGAATTCAGAACTTCAGCTATGATCCATCGGCATTCCAATGAGCCAAACATTTCCGGCTTCATGAAGCGACCAACAGATGTAAAAAACTCTGGGTGGTCTAAAGCAAGAGATATTATAGATTCTTCTTCATAAGGACCAAACGGTTTGATTTCGTCATCATCACCCAGTCCCTTTAATCTATCAAGCGTAGTCGCCATTATCCGTCCAATGTGGGATTCTCACCAAGAATGCTAATTCTTCTCTGCCTGATGCTATCAAGCTGTCTTTGAGCATTCGCTTCAGCCAAAAGTAAAGCCTCGCCTAAATCGACGAATTCTGCCTCGCTGAATTGCAAAATAGCACCATTTACGCCAGAACCAAGATGATTCATCGGCCTCTGCATCGAGTTGACGTAAATCGTATAAGTCCAACCATTTAAGCCGCGAGTAACACCACTAATAGTCACGGCTTCCAGATGTCCTAGAGCTGCTGATTCTTTCAAATACAGAGTGTCTTTGACATCATACAATGGTGGTTCAATCGACATCGTCTAAAATCTCCGAAGTATCAAGGGTAGACTCTTGGGGGATCTTTCTCCTATCCCTTGCTCTAGTTTTCTTCTCTTCAATTGCATCAAAAAGACCAGCGTATATTTGGTTCTTAAGCGTATTCAATGTCTCTTCGTCTTCTCTCAAAGCAGCAGCTGCCTTTGCTATGCCATTCCCCAAACTCTTACCATCAAGACTAATAAAATTCCCCTTTCTAGTCAATATGTTGTATTCCAGACCAATATCTATAAATGATTGAACAGTATCAATCCCAGATACAGGATTACCACTATAGATAAAGTATTCTGCCTCGGCAAAAGGCTTACCACCCACTTTGGTCTTAATAATCTTAGCCTTAGGACTAAATCCTTGTACCTCTCCGCCATCGTTAATTTTAGAGCCTTTGTTTACTTGAATCCTAACAGACGCAGCAAATTTCAATGCCTTGCCACCAGGAGTGGTAGTAGGATCACCAAACATCACTCCAATCTTTTCTCTAGTTTGGTTAATGAAGATCAAAGTGCATTGGTTCTTATTGACTTCTTTATATAATTTACGCATTGCTTGGCTCATCATGCGAGCTTGAGCACCGACATGATGATCGCCAATTTCGCCTTCCAATTCAGCTTTGGGGATTAGTGCGGCAACAGAGTCAACCACAATGAGATCAACAAGACCACTAGCTGCCAATTTCTCAGCAATCTGCAGAGCCTGCTCACCATAATCTGGTTGCGAGAATAACAAATTGTCCCAATCAACACCAATCAACTGTGCCCAAGTAGGATCGACAGCATGTTCAGCATCAACAAATGCCGCAACCCCATGACGACCCTCTTCCCCTTTTTCTTTGAAGAAATGCTTCTGGCAAGATGCTACAATATGAAGACATAAAGTTGTTTTTCCACAGCTCTCCGTGCCAAATATTTCCATAATCCTGCCTTGAGGAACTCCACCACATCCCAAAGCTCTATCAAGAGAAGCAATACCAGATGGGAAAACATCCACATCAACAATAGCTTCTGCACCCATAATAATAGAATTCTCGCCATACTGAGAATCTATTTGTTGTAATAGACCAGAAATAGATTCTGGTTTAGGAGCTTTCTTTTTTTGTGCTTTTGCCATTGGATAAATTCCCTAGATTCTTTATGATCTTTTCAATGCTGTAGTCAGCTATTTTTAACACATCCGCAGCCGGTATCTTTATGACCACATTGTTCTGTACCACCAACAATTCATCATTGCCAATCGCCGCAGTCACAGACCATATTCCAGAAGGAGTTGGATTACTAGCATTTTCTCCAGATGGTGGAGCAGATAAATAGGAAACCCGACGAGTTGTGACCAATCGAACTTGATCGAAGATTCCAATTTTCGTTGAATTGTCCATCAGTAATCACTCTTCGTTCAAAACTAATTATGAGTCCTATGGAGAAACAACATGGCATTGAGTAAAACAGAATTATTAATAGCTGAAGCTGTCGGATCGATGCTGAAGCAAGATGCGATGCTGGGGCTATCAGTACATTCCTCAGATCATGAGGAAATGGGATCTACAGAAAGAGGCTATGAATATCTACATGGCCAAATCGACGACATGTTTCAAGTGAAGGCAGCAGAATTGGTACACGCCGAAAGTGTTTGCCAAGCCTTCAGATCTGTCCATAATTACAAATATGTCGATGATCCAAGCTTTCTAACCGCTATGGAAAAACAAATGGTCGCCCAAGCGGTACCGGCAGAAGATCGGCAGAAAGCAAGTGGGTTTGTTCCAACAATCATCAAAGAATTGAAAGCGGAACAGGCAGAATGGGCAGAAAAAGATTTTGGATTCAATCCGAAGCTAAACGAAATCAGAGAGCACAGTAAACCAGATCAGCCACTAGACTTCAACATCGAAGAGGTAGACGGTTGGCCAACTAAAGCCAATGTCGAGTGGGATAAGGGCAACGCAAGCCCAGGTAGAATCTCTGAAAACGAATGAAACTCCGCCAAATAACAGAAAATCTGTTAACACAACAGATGCGGGGCCAATTCCTAAAATCAAGCTCTTATGTCTACAGACCATTCCTAAGAGCAGATATGCTATATAATCCCCAAGGTGGTAGTGACTTTGGGACTAGAATAAATAGTAGCATATCGTCAGCATCTGGAGTCCCAACAAAACCCAGAAATAGGCAATATCTTGGAATGGAAAATCGACCAGGGTCCATCAGACTCTAATAAGTCGAGATAAGTCCTTGCCCATCACATTTAGGGCAGTCTATCGTTTCACCAGCATTTTTCAGCCGACCGACACCACGGCACATTGGGCAATTAACCGTGGTGTTTGAATATCCATTCCTAGCAAAGTTTGGCACTTTATTTTGATGAATTGAGTCATCTGCCATCTTTTTGAAACGGTCTTGAAGAGTTCTATCATTTTCTTTATTTGAAACCCTAATGCGGGTTGTGCCGGTCCCATCCACACGCTTTTCTGGAATAGCAATAGGCATACCTTCTCGTGCCTCAACCATCGCCATCTTAGCCTTGCCTTGCAATAATTCTGGCGACAAAACATCCTCATTACCTGATACAACATGAGAGCTATGGGAAGAAACAGCACCCATGGAGGTAGATCCACCCACAGATTGCATTCCAGAATTTCCGTCGATAACAGATGTCGATACTACATCAGGATCAGCAATATCCATGACTTCGCCTGACGGCGTTTTTGGAACCTCAGTTATAAGAGTTGGCGTAGGCTTTGGCGTTTCCGCTTTTTGCTCCTGAGGAGCCATAGTGACTAAAGAATTACCACTAGCTGGTGCCAATTCAAAACCCATCGCTTTTGCTTGGGCTAAAAATTCTTCAACTTTCTTCTGTTTGACTATATATGCTTCTCGCACAGTCTTTATAGTAGCATCTTCGGCATGCTCGTCGCAAATATCGACAGAAACTTTAGCATCATCAACAGTGATTATCATCTCATTGTTGAGATTACTTGTGGTCTCGCAAAATACACATTGTTTCATCATAATCCTCACAAACTCACAGAACACATAGACGTGTTAGTAAATATACTAAGCATCCTGGAAATCGAGTAATCCAAATGACTAAAGTATCTATCATAGAAGTAGATCTCGGCTTACGCATCAGTGACATCATAAAAGATGACGTCATTGCTCTAACGGGTGCCGCACAAGTTCAATTGACTGAAGCGATTGCTGAAAGAAAACAAATCGAAAAGGTCAAAATAGAAAGATCCAATGCAAAAAAGAAAGCCAGCGACAAAATAGTAAATGCTCTCACAAAGGCATATGAAGCATTAGAAGAAGCTGCAAAAAATGGTGATGGTGTAACCGTTGAAACAATTATGGAAATCATAGACGGAGCAGTACCAAATACTTCAGCATTCACCTTAAGAATGAAAAAATTCCTGAAGGACAAAGACAACCCATATATGATCACTAGGAAGAAGATCTCAAAAGTGGCACATTATTTCTTTGAGGCTTTCAACGAAGATCCTCAAGAATCGCCATAATAAATATTGTAATCCCAAAGGTCTTTCAAACCAGATTTGACAAGACACTCATAGATCGTACCTACAGCAATCTCACCCATATTTCTCTGGCGTTTCACTTCAACGGCTGAAATCTTTAAAAGATCGCCGACATACATTATTCCAAGTTTCTCAAGAGCATTCGCAACTTTTGACGGTATACCTATTCCTAGAGTAGATAGATTCTTTCTCTCAATAATTGTCATTCTTCGAATGGTATCATAATCTATAAATTCATTGCCCTGCTCTCGGGAGATCTTCATCCCGTAAGTTTTAAATTCTTCAGGAAACAAATTGGAAGAATTATCTATTCGTTTTGACACGTTTCTTGAAACCTTTTATCAGATCACAGATGAATGTAATATCATCGAGAAAATCATTCTCAGATGGATCAGATATTGCCGTAACAAGATTTCCATATACAGAACTCACAGCAATTTTCCTGAATCCAGATTCAAAAGAAAGATCTGGACATAACTCTCCAAATACGGTCCTGCCTAGAGCAATCACTAATTTAGGCTGCAGAACATTCATCTCCATTTGCAAAAAAGGTTGACACTGTTTCCTGTGAATGGCCTCCAACTTCTTAGAATAGCATTTAGCGACATTCGTTATATATAAATCATCGTTGCTTAACCCATTTTTCACTATCTCAGAGTGAAATGAACTATTAGCAAACGGGACACGTTGTTCAACTTCATCCCAACCAGGATTAAGGCCAACAACCATAAATTTAGAAATAGCAACATTACTGAAGATATGAGGATCTCTAAGATCATCCCCATTTTCAGCCATTTCCAATCCAAGGTCACACATAGAGCATGCGAGACATGTCTTAGACAATTGAAGTAGCATTCTAGATTTATGATCGTCAGCCGTTTGTTCAGATGGCAATTGCATGATGCTTATGAGTGTTGGTTCGGGAAAATTATATGCCTTATTATCGTGACCAAACCAATCGAAATTCCTAAGCTCCCTCAAAAGAGCTAAATCTCGCGGCGAAGGAGGTTCAGAAGGTGGCTTATTATCGTGCAAAAACTTCTTCGTCCTTTGCACGTGACTAGCATATTTAGTCATCTAGAAACCTAGCGACAAAGGCATCATACTCAGCTCTTGTGTCAATCCCAGATAAATCAGCGTCGAGTTCAACTAACTTAACTCTAAATCCACTTTGTAACCATTGCAATTGCTCTAAAGACTCGCACTGTAAAGTTGTCTCTTCCATAGCTTTCAGAGCGACAAGAAAATCCATCCTATATGCGTAGGCACCAATATGTTTCAATGCTGTGTCGCTACCATGCGGAATCGAGCAACGACTAAAGTACATTGCATTACCACCATGATCAGCAACCACTTTCACAACATTTGGTGATTCATAATCATCTTTAGATGCGTCCACAACAAAAGTAGAAACATCGCTGGTAGAATCATTTAACAGATTCTGAATCAGATAATCAATCTGAGCACCAGATAGTTCTGGTTCATCTCCTTGAAGATTGATTATCACATCAACATCTCCAACCAATCTGTTCGCTACCCAAGAAACACGCTCTGTACCAGACGCACATTTGGGAGTAAGAAATGTGATCACATCGGGAACATGAAAACTGTTAGAAACAATATCCAAGATCTTTTGATCTTCTGATGCAACAACAACAGATTTTGCTAAAGAAGAATCACATGCATTTCTAATAGCATGAAATATCAAAGGTTGCCCAGTATCATCGAGCAACAATTTATTCGGCAATCTAGATGAATCTAATCTAGCGGGTATTACTATTATGGGTAGCATTATCTATGGCTGGCTACCTCTCTGAGCATATTTCAAAAGTCTAATGATACAAGAACCAACATCCATGCACCAATCCCATTGTGCAGAACTACCTACACTAAATATACCACGATTCTCTACTGCATCTAATTTAGGAATATCTCCAAGAGGAATAGCACCTTCTATAGATGTGCCATCAAGAATCTCGAATTTATCCATAAAGCTCATAAAATAAATCCCAGGATTTGGGATCTCATTGTGGCAATAGAAAAGATATCTATTTGGTGCAACGTTGGTGACCTTATAAAAATCAAACAATTGATCGGTCACCAAAGTCTGATTTGAGCCTTCAAAATCCAGACTCTCTGTTTCCATATGCAAATAATGGATCGTCCTAGCTTTTAGAGAATGCTCAGTATTCATCAACCCAAGAAGAGCATCTAATGGGATGGTGCTCACACACTGATCAAAATCTTCTCTGACACCATCTCTAACAAAATGATGATCGCCCACCTCAGTTATTAATCCTTTTCCGGATTCAGCTTTGAGTTCTTCTATAAATGTTTGTTGTAGAGATCCATATAAATTATTGGCACGGATATCATAAACCCTCAAATCCATCCTACTCTTCATATATGGGACAGTTTGAGATGGTACATCCATCCCAAACAATTTATGTGCCCAATCTTTGCAAAGGCCATCGTCCCATTGGCGGACCAATCCACCCCCAACAGACCATGCCAATTTATATTCGAATTTCTGCAAGCTGCGACTCTTCATTAGATCTAGAATAAATTGATCTAATGTTTCGTCGCAGATTATGAAATTATCATCTAAGGCTGGATTAAAGCTGAAAAAACGACTCCTGTAGAATGGAATTACCTTCCATGAGTCGCCTAGAATAATTCTGGCCAGTAGGGCTACAATCCCCGATCCGAAAATCACATTCATTAATCATCGTCTTCTTCGGGAGACATTCCATCCGCCGCTTCAACATTTGATTTTGGTTTCGTGACCGTCAGAGGACTTTCCTCTGGCTTTTCTGTAACTTCTTCTCCATCATCCGAAGCCTTGGCTTCGTCTTTCTTAGGAGCTTTCTTGGCGGTTTTCTTTTTCTTCTTCGGCTTCTTTTTAGGCTCGTCCTTGGCCTCTTCGTCCTTGACTACCTCGTCCTTGACTACCTCGCCCTTGACTTCCTCGTCCTTGACTTCCTCGTCCTTGATTACCTCTTCTTTAGGTTCTTCATTGACTTCCTCGCTCTTGACCTCTTCGACTACTTCGTCCTTGATTTCCTCGCTCTTAGACTCTTCATTATCAGATTTTTCGCCCTCAGGCTCATCTTTCTTAGGTTCCTTAGGTTCGCCATCTTCGCCAACCTCCTTCTTCTCTGCATCAGGATCTAGCTCAGAGTCGTCTGTCTTCTTCTCATCTGGGTTTTCTGGGTTTTCATTTGTTCCAGAACCTTTCAACCTGTCTGCGACAGTTGATCCATCACCCAAATCAATTGATTCATCTGGGTCTTGCAAAAGAGGATCTAATTCATGCTCTTCAATCCGCCCTTCCTCAAGAGGATTCATGAACACATCTTGTGGAGGTTCCCATTCTGGATTGCAATTAACGCAAGACCATTCAATCACAGGAAATGGCGGTTCAGGAAGCGATACGATAATATCAACTCCTTGACCGCAAGATGGGCAAATAGTCGAAAGCTTGGTCGGTCGGACCATGACGCCTTCAGCATTTTGCATAGCAGAATTGACAGGTTCAGAATCAAACTCATATGGTCTCGCCGTAGTCTCTTGACCATCCATGAGAACATCAACGAGAGAAAATGGGTTGTACTCAGTCATCGCTTGATTCTTCTTTCACTAGTTTGGCGATAGTACCATCTGGGTGTAGAATTTCAATATCACCATTATTGTACTCAATAATATAAGTACCTTTTGGTGCATCTTTAACAGGCTTTACAACTCCAGAAAGAACTATTTTCAGTTCTTCATCATGTGGATTAGATTCCTCTTTCTCAGAGGAGCTAGATTCCTCTAATATTTGATGAGAGATATCTAATCCTGATTTATCTGTGTAGACACCAATTATTATACTAAGTAGTATCGCAGTGGCCAATAATCCCAATGCTAACTTGAAGTTGCCCATTCTCCAGCCATTTTTCTGACTTGCTCAGCTTTGTCCTTCAGATGATCGAAAGAATCGGAAGAAACATGCACTTCTACAAATCTTTTATCTTGAGTCGTTGCCGCAGCACAAACAAATTGATCGCTGCCACATTTACATGGTTTATCTGTATCAAAAGTTCTCTTCTCACATTTGACGCATATACTAGGCTGACCAGTGATTTTAACTTCAACCTTTGTAACCTCTACATAGTAAAAATTACAATTACCAACAATGCCAGAACCAGACAATTCACAAACCACGGTCCGACTTTTCTTATCCATGGTCTTCTTGTAGTTTTCGACTATCTTGTTCTTGAATTTGTCGAAGCAAGCAGTACAAATGTCAAGAGAAAAAATTACTCCACTATTCAGCATATGATTTAATGGGGGTTTTTTACCACCATTCATGCTGACATTTCTGAAGTCCCAAGAGTAGTATGAGAAATCGCTCCTATGTTGCATACCGCAATAATCACAAGCGATACCATCTCTATCCTTAAGTTGCATTTCACACTCCTACACGATTATCTACAACAAACATAAATTATGAAATTGAGCCAGATAACCGAATCATTAGACCAATATTTACCGGAACCACGTCAATTCAAGTATGGCGATTGTGGTTACGAAGTATATTTTATGGCGGTGAAAGCGGTCAAATCAGGATTTGACAAATTCATTGTCGTAGACGGCATGGTCGATATTGGCAACAATAGACTGATGCCCCATACCTGGATAGAATTACTAGATGGGACAGTAAAAGATCCCACGCAAAACCAATTTAATAGCCAGGACTTATTATATAGCCCACCTGATGAATATAGGGAAGAATATTCTCCCACCGAATATATCGAATATTTTATAGAGGAAGTCGATGATGATCCTAAACCTCGTCAACTTCATCAATGAGACGATCAGCATAATCACTTGCAAGAGCTGCAAGATGTGGATTAGTAAAGACTCTTTCCGGTTCCAACGAGTCTGCATCCAAGATTGTTTTGGCGATTTCGCCTGTGGGCACGACATCACGCATCATCAAATAGAGGAAAGTTACTAGCTTACTTTTGCTCTTTATGTCGTTCTTTGTGGAGGAGTTTGACAATTGTTTGATTCCTTCTCATCGTAAAAGTGCCTCTCATCTCATCATAATCAACCCACATCTCAATCCCTGTACCAACTAATAGAGATTCAGGATTTTGCAAAGCTAATTCATTGTTGAAAATGAGAACTAAGGCTGTTTGAACACCGTCACTAACAAATAACCTAGCATACTCTTTGTTATTCTTAGATACGGCGAATTCTAAATCAGTGATCACAACTTCAAGTTTAACTCCGTCATACTGACCACCACGCTTCGCAGCATCAATATCACAATTACCCTGTGTGAGATAAAGATCAAGTGGTGAATGCAAATAGTAACCAAGATATTGCTTCTCAAAAGCCAGAGTCTCTTCTAAAGTGAATTCTTTGTCAGAGTAAAGACTGATCACATTATCTCTACTGTCATTTGGTTTTGGCTTCCAATTCTTGATCTTCGCAGGGATTTTGCGGCGATTTGGATATTGCTTCTTATACTCTGCCTCTTGCCGCTGCCTCTCCTCTTCAATTGTTGTTTCGTTCCAACCATCTTTTTCAACCAGTTTGGCCCTGATTTCTCTTCGAAGTTGAGTTATATCCTTGCCACTACAGTATTTATATTCATACCATTTCCAAGTCGCATAAATGTTCTCATGTCCTTCAAGAACAGTGAATGCACCAAGTTTGATAAACCTTTCAAGAACGGTTTTGCTCTTACCGCCCTTCTTTTCAATAAAATCATCAATATCAGTAAAATCGCCACGCCCAGCAAAACTTTCGGCTGCACTTTCACCAATTCCTTTAATGCCGATCATCCCCTGATTCACAACATCATTTGTAACAGTAAAGTCTGTCGTCAAATTGAAAATGTTGATAGTTCCAAAGACAACTGTATCAGCTGGCTTTTCAGGATTGTAAGATCCACTATATGTAACATGATCAGTCGGTTTCCATTCTTCAGATCTAGCAATGCCCATATATCTTACTAGTTTATCCGAATGACAATCGCTCATGACAGCGGCCCACCACTCTGGAGCAAAGTGAGCTTTCAACCATAAACATCTCTGAGCAACTAAGCAATAAGAAACAGCGTGAGAACGATTGAACGCATAGCGACCAAATGTTTCCATCTTGGTCCACCAGTTCTCTGATTCTTTCTGTCCTAAAACTCTAGATGCACCAACAATCCAATGCTCTCTAATGGGTTTCAACTTATGAACCCATTTCTTAGCAACAGCTTTCCTAGCCTCTTGTGCTTGTGGTGCGGTAAAACCAGCTACTCGTTGCCAAATTGCCTGCAATTGTTCCTGATAGACAATTACACCATAGGTATCCTTCAAAACATCCAATATCTTAGGATGTAATCGATTCTTCCAAGAATCCGATCCACCATCACGATTCTCTACAGCTTCCGGTATAGAAGCCATCGGTCCTGGGTGCCCCATAGCATTGAAAAGCATCAAATCTTCAAAGTTTCTAACCCCATTCGCCAAAATGCTCTTCGCCAGATCAGTATCAAATTGGAAAATACCATCTGTTTTCTGTTCATTAGCAAGACGTAATGCATCTTCATCATTGAGACTAATATAATGCTTGTTGCCCTCTGAATCGAAAAAATGACCAGCCCTATTCAAATTAGGATTAATATCGTCCCATCCAGTCATAGCTGGTGGTAGTTCCTGACCGTGTTCAGATTCAGATTCTTTTCTCTCACCAAACGTGATACCTCTATTTTGCTCAATAAGCCTGCAACACTCGAAGATATATTTAAGCGTTTTGAGGCCAAGAATATCCCACTTAATATAACCAAATTTTGAAAGCTGAGTGTTCCTACCCTCGGACCACATGCTTACCCAATAACCTTTGTTGTTACTCTTGGCTAAAGGAATATTTCCGAACAAAGTACGATCAGCGATAATGAGGGCACCAGCGTGCATACCCATGTTTCGCACTCGACCAATGATCTGAACAGCATAATCTATAACATCTGGATATTTAGCAGTAAACGAGGCAAGTTGCTCATATTCAGCTATCAGCTTACCGATAGTCGGGCCATCTGTAGCTTCTGATTGACAATTTGGACATCTGACTTCATTGTGAGAAGTACCACATTCTTTATCTTCGCCATCGGTTTTGATGCGACCTTTACAATTTGAATAACCACCATCTTTCAAATCATCAACATCATCCGGCAATTTAGTTGTAAGCTCATAGGCTTCAGCCTTATCAACCATACCAGTGGCAACACAAACATCGATCACAGATGATTTGAATTTATATGTCTGCCACGTTCCGACAGAACAAACAGGCCCATACCCATCAGTTATGCCCATCCCATACTTCTCAGCAGCATAGGTTTTAATTGGGTCGCGAGCTTCAGGAAGACAGTCGAGATCAATATCCGGCATATCCGGATCTTTTACAAAGTCTGGCGGAACAACTCCGTTCCTTTCTCGATATTTAACAACTTCAGCAGCTTTGACAGTACAAAGAATCTCATCATCTCTACCACTAATCGGGTCACCTTCGGCCATACCAAGCAACCAAGGCAAGACCAAACTATTGGGATTTGATCCAAATCGCTTCTTATCGTTGTAGAGATTCAGCCAATATGTAGTAGCACCTTGCTTCTCGATCTCCTTAAATTCAAACTTCAAGCGTTTTGCGTAAGTTTCATCTAAAGATCGACCGTCAAGCTCACCATTAGCAAGCTCTTTTAATTCTTCCCAAGTGACGCTAGCCATACTTTATACTCTTCGTATTTCTCCGGATGCTTACTCTTTACATGCAAAGTCCGACCGGGTGTACTATTAATAGGATGAGTACAATACGGACAACATAAAACTTCTTCCGGATTTTGTCTCGGGATTTCTCTCTTCGGCAAAGGTGGTGCATCTTTGAACTGAACTCTCGGTTTCCCGTTTTCATCGTAGAGAGCATCGACAGATTCCCAATCAATCGCCCAAGGATATGATGATTGGTGATTGCCTTCGCTGTCTTTTTTCACATCAGACAGATAAACATAACAGTGCTTTTTGAAAGCTTTCGCTAGAACTTCCTGATGACCTTTTCGATTCTTTACTCTATGGTGTGATAACACTCTTTTAGAATATCTTGGCACAATAAGAAGAACGGTTCTCGAATAATCGATACCTTTTGTTTTCTTCCTATTAGATTTTTGTAGAAACTTTTCAGCATCCTCAAGCTGATAATCGTTATCATCAATCTCAAAAGTGTAATCATCAACCCGTGTTACAGAAACACCATTGATAGTGCCAGAACCTTCTGTAATCGATTCTAGTTGTTCTCTAATCGATGTCATCACTCATCCATGCTAGTACCAGAGTCATAATTTTCCTGCGACTCTAGAGCTTCCTCAGCCAATTCAACAGCACGAGCCATCTCTTCTTCAGAACCATTAGCAACAGTTATTTTGGGATAATAGCTGAACCAACGCAACAGTTCTGAGATCTCAAATATGTCCGATTTCGCCTTCTCAGTTAGAAAAGTGTGGACATATTCGCTATTTATTACTAATACTGTCTCGCCGATCCGAAATTGTGGTAAAACGCTACTTAAGGCAATACGAGAAGCCATGACATCAGCCATATTAGCAGAATATCCACCCAAAGCCCACCCGAATTCTCGCGTCTGTTCTCTCCCATGTTCATCGATAAAGAGCAAAACAACACCGCACCCGGACACCTGAGTGATTTCTCCATCATCTCGACAAGCACCAGCAGCAATCAATTTCACTTTCATAGTGTATCGCCGCAAGCATTATTGATAGTGGGATATTTTGAACCAGTTGTAGCCGAAAGAGCGTGTAAAGCTTCAGCAACTACTTTCAAAACAGAATTCTTGGCAGATACCTTATCAGGAAGCCCACGAGAATTACCAAGCATGACCCAGATATTGTTTCCTTTCTTAACAACATCTTCTGGCAGCGAACCTCCTTGATTTTGAGCTTTGACATTCCTTTCATCAATAGAACGTTGAACAAACAACGCAATCGATTCAATTATTGTATAAGCCAAGCTTTTAATTTGATTATCAACTTCGTCAAAATTTTGGTCGGGATCACCCGGAAGAAGATCAACAATAGAGGTAAGGAGAACAGCCAATTGTTGAGTTGGACCACCCATTATCAGCATATGGAGATGTACAGAATGTTTTAATTCATCTCTAGCTGTCGGATTCTTCTTATAAACAATAGAGCCTTGATTCATTTGGTCAACCATTTCAAAGGAACATTATCCGAAAAACCGGTCACAGCTTTACACTCACCATCAATTAATTTATCGGAGAAGGCATCTTAACATTCAACATATAACCGCCGCGACTTGGAGAAAGAAACCTATCAAAAGAAAGCCCCCAAACCATTGGATCAAGCACATGTATATCTAGCAAGAAGCAGACCAGAGACCCACCAGCACTCCCACGAGGGCTAAAAGGCCACCCTCTTTTCTTACCAAAACTCACCAGATCTCTAGTAATAAGGAAATAGCTGGCAAAACCTTTTTCAATGAATCTATTCAATTCGATCTTCGCTTGTTGCAAATAGGTCACTTCACGACCATCGATTATAAACTTATCGTCTCGTTTATCCAAACCTCTCTTCTTCAGAGATAGAGCAACCAGTTTTCTAAGTTCATTGTCTTCGTCCTTGATTTCTGGAATCTTTGGGGATGTGTCAACATCAAAAGCTGTACAACGATCTGCTACCATCAAGGTATTGTCACACATCGTCTCAAAGACACCATCATCCATTCCCTTCGAGTATCCATTATTCTTAAACTGAGACCACAATTCAGCTCGTGTTTTCATGAACTGTTCGTCACTGTTGACATGAAACAAGTCGGGTGAATCAATAGTAGTATCTTGAGCAACAGCCATCATGATTTTTTGAAGCATGAAGTCCTTGCGTCTAAGGTAGTGACAATCATTCGCTAAAACTGTTGGTATCTTATAATGATCAGCCATACCAATTAAAGAACGAAATACTATATCGTCATCTGGAATACCAGGCATTTGTAATTCGATATAGTAATCTTCACCGAAAGCTTTCTTGAACTTCTTAACCCACTTGGAAGCATCTTTGGCTCTATCAGACAAAGTCCTCTCACTCAGAACATTGCCTTCTTTATCTGTCAATTGCTTGTATCTAAGTTCATGGGCGACAGGCCCATTCAAGCATCCAGAGAGAACGATCAATCCTTCTTTATATTCACATAATTTATCGAACCAGATTCTATTCATCTGCATTCTACCCATACCAAACAATCCAGTCTCGTAAGCTTGAGTAGTCAACTTTATCAGATTATGAAATCCAGTTTTATTCTTACAAAGAACAGTGAGATGTCGATTCCTAAACAATCTCGCAGCAAGCTCTGGATTCTGTGCTCGCCAATCTTGGGAACGAATTTTAGTCCCTTGAGCAACCATCTTTCTTCGAAGCGGTTCATAATCATTAAAGTAGATCTCACATCCAGGAATATACTTAACACCTACTTTCTTAAAGGCTAAGTACATATCCGGCACCGAAGCCATATGGCCATGTTCGGTCGCACTCATGGCAGGATAACCACGTTCAGAGCATTGTTGGGCATATTGCTCTGGAGTCGCTACACCATCCAACGCGGAAAACACAGTATGGTTGTGTAAGTGGACAAACTCAGTCGGTCCGCTATACTCTTCCGGTTCGAATGGCATCTACATTCTCCATAATTTCTTGTGGAATATTCAAAAACAACGGTATGTCTTTGCGTATGTTTTTAGCCATGACTCGATCGCAAAGATCATCATCAAAATCTGTTGTATCTGGAAATTCCGGATCTCGAACTGTCTTACCTAAACGTAGAATTAGTTTTTCGAACACAGCGGTAGCATTGAGGTCTCTCAAAAAACAAAACCGCCACAACCTTCGTAACTGATTATACAATTCCTCGTCACCGATCGAATCACGTATCGCATCAAAATTGCTTCGAAGCTGATCAGATTTTTCAGCTATCTCAGAAGGATCTAAAGACTCAATCCAAAAAATCTTTCGATACTCACCAACCAATTTAGTCTGAAAAATCTCACTAGCAGTTGTTCTACAAATACGATCACCAATTCTTATTAAATCTCTCGCGTCATATGAGCATCGCAAACCGGAAGCAAATGCTTCAGCCATATCACAGACTGTACGATAAGAATATCGATGTCCTGTTTTTGATTGCAACCAAGAATCAACGTTAGCAAAGTTCTGTTTGATAAGTCTAGAATCATACACAGAAGGATAACCGGAAGTCTTAAGATACCAAACTTCATTAGTTATCTCAAAAGCAATCACATCATTGTCAACAAAGCGAATTGATATGTTCATCATAAGTAAACAGTCTATTTCAGTAATTGTGACAAATCACAATTACAACGAATTTTTATCAACCTGTTTAAAAAGTATCAAAAATCAAATTCTGAGACCAAAAGAAGTAATCGTAGTCGACGATGGTTCTGAAGAAAGTTGCGAAGAAATCGTCAAACAATTTGGTTTCACTTACGTCCGAACAGAATATCAAAATCCACTGAAAGCAAGAGAAGACGGATATAGAAGAACCACATCAGATTTTGTTTGCTTTGTAGATGCAGATGATAAGATTCCAGAAGGATATCTCAAAGTAGCCGCATCAGCAATCGTAAATGAATATGATATAATAATATCGGACACAGTGGAATTCGGAGATTCAAACAAGACCACATCGCTCTCATCAGAAATCCAACCCAAAAGATTGTGGCAAGTCAATTTCATGCACGTTGGCTGCCTAGTATCTAGAGTAGCAATAGAATTAAGCGATGCATTTGAAGGACATCCAGATACAGCAGATTATCATGAAGATTGGTTCTTCTGGCGAAAGATAGTTGGATATGGGTTCAAATTCGCCAAGCAGGAAGCAAAGTACCATGTAAGGAAGCACGGTAGAAACAGATCAACCAAAATAGAAAAATCAGGATATCTATCCTCAAGAGCTGTCCATAGCTCAACAATATTTGAAATAGCTCATGGCAACATTTCCGAAAAGAAAACCCTACAACTACTAAATGTTGCCGCACGAAAAGACAACTCAGATTATGTGTACATTGGTGCCAAGCAAGGTACTGAGAAAATCCCCCAACTCATGTCTGAATTAGGTCCGAATGTAGGAATGGTACAACACTCAAATTACAAGCAATTCGGATGTACGCTGTTAGTAGGCCCAGTTCTTAGAAGTTACATCTTCAAATCGCTAAAAGAACTACCGCTAGACCCAAAACTCGAAAGAATCGTCAAGATATGAATCATTTTGCAACTATAATCACGCAAAATCACTTCGATAAAGCACTGGCACTTCATGCCTCTCTAGAAGCATTCGAAGATGCCACACTACATGTACTAGTAGTAGACGCCTCGATAGACACCCAAAAAATGGCCACACCCAATGTAATAATCTATCATCAAGAATGCTTAATGGGTGACATGGTCAACCAAATCATCATCACCAAATATCGCGGATTCGAAAATGACAGTCAAGTAAAGCTACCAAAAGATGGTATAATTAATTATTATGATTATCTAAGATGGGCACTCAAAGCATCATTCGTGCAAGAATTAAGTAAAACTCACGAAAAAGTCTTCTATTGCGACTGTGATCTCTATTTCTACAACGACTACACATTCATGGTCGAAGAAATGAATAACCATAATATAATGATCTCACCGCACTGGAGAGAAATCACACCAGTAGCCAATACAGACTTCAGATATAATTACCTCCACGGATTATATAATGGAGGATTCTTCGCCGTGAATAAAGCCGACGCATTTCTCGATTGGTGGAAAGGTATGTGTGCAATAGAATGCACAGCAGAAAGCAAAAACGGAACCTATGTCGACCAGAAATACCTAGATGTAGTCCCTCTCTACTTCGAAGGAGTCAAGATCCTAAGACATAAAGGATGCAATGTCGCGGGATGGAATATTAATCACTTGAAAAGAACAGCAGAAGGAGAAAAGACCAAAGTAGCAGGCCAAGAAATCATCTTCATCCATTATTCACCAGTGACAATTAACAAAATTGAAGACGGTCAAGACTACTTATTAAGAACGCACTTAGATGAATATAAAAAGAAATTGCGAACCATCCAGGTAGATCTAGCAAGAAGAGGCTTGAAAATGTGTATGTCAGATAAAGAAATTGAAACTAGCTTAGTATGAAAATCTTTTACGATGGCTCTTCAGCTCAATTCTATAATAGGCAAACTATGTCGATACTTCGAGTATCGGATGCCTTCGAACCAAACGACATCACTTTCACCGGATGGGGGAAATCTTGGGCAGAACCAGATCTTATATGGGTCACCCAAGATAAACTGACAGATGAATTATTAGAAAGCGGCAAACCAATAATCATAGAAGATTATAATAGTAGTCCAGACATTTATGAAAATGTCAGAAAAATCATGGACGAAAACACACAAGTAAGAGCCATAGTAAAATCAATGGCACTACGACGACGAACGGAATATAATCTAGAACAAACAAATTACTCAGCACATTGTCATCGGCTCATACATTCAGATAAAGACCTAGATCCTGAAGATTTTGGAACAGGACTCTCCGGACGTTACCTCAAGCATCATCAAAGAGAAAATGTCAGAGTGATGTGGAATTGGATTGCTTGGCCATTATTCAGACCAGCCCGTGGACCAGCAATTTCCTATTCAGCATTCCAATTCGATAAAACCGAATTCGAAAATAACAGGCAGTACGATGTTAATTTTATAGGAAACACATCGTTCGATTTAGGAACTGTGCCGCACGCAGGAAACAAGTACAGCCATTCTTGCATCGTCTTAAATAAACACAGGAAAAATGCTATAAAACAATTAGAAAGACTTAAATGCCCAAAATTAATCCAATATAGAAAAAGGATGCCAAGATTAGACTACTTGAAAAAGATGCAAGAATCCAAGATTGTTGTTTCCCCCTGGGGATGGGAACCAATGACATATAGAGACTTGGAGGCAGTATTATGTGGTTGTGTGTTAGTCAAACCATATTCTCATTTTGTAGAAACATGGCCAGAACCATATTATGTGCCATGTAAAGAAGATTTTTCAAATTTGTCCGAAGTAACCCGCGAAATCTTAGAAAACTGGGATGATTACACAGAACGTCGAGTACGTGCATACAACGAACTAAAAGAAATAGATGACCAAGCACTAGCAGGAAGATTCTCGACAATCGCAAAGGATTGTCTTTTCAAAGACGTAATTTAAGGTCTTCGACCAGCTCTGGTACAACATCGCCAATAGATGTACCTCGATTTTCATCAGTCAATTCAATATATCTGCGAAGCTTGTCACGCATCGCCTCATCATGTTGTGGCAACTTCAGATTCTTAATAACGTGACCATATACTTTGGTTCGTTGCTTCTCGAACCCATCAATAAGACGTTGCCGCGTCTCAGGCATTAAACATTGCAGAGAGAGATAGGGAGGATCGATTACAAACAATCTGTAATCGGAATTCAAATATCTTTTCCTCTTCTCAATCAATAATTGCCACCATTTAGTTATATCATGTAATGAGAAGATATTATATGCCATAACAGATGTTAATAAAGAAAAACGAACATTTGGCATGATGCCAAATCTGCCAACAAATCTCTCAATCTGTTCAATACTACAATCTTGACCATATCGAATATATTCTTGGACGGCACCAATACCATCTACACTTATATCAAAGTGTACAGCTTTAGCCCTACCCAACAAATCATAAATCTCGTCGGCGTACGCTTTATCTGGCAATGTACCATTACTAACAATGTTGACAGTGATTCTCTTTAGAACGCCAGATTTGTGCAATTCTGAAAGGAGAACAGGGATGTCCGAATTCAACATCGGTTCCCCGCCTTTGATCATTATTTGTTCCAACTTGCTAAGATCCATCTTAGTCGCAACATCTTCTGTGATCAATGAACTAGGGGAGTGAACTTTGTGAGTTCTAAATCTCTCATCGTCATCAGGACCTCTACGATCCTCGAAGCCGGACCGTAACAAAAATTGTTCTTGGCCAATCCAGCTAGAACTAAAACCAGCAGAGCAATGTAAACAAGCAAGATTACAAAGATTAGAGCTACTAAACTCAATATAAGTAATATCACGCCAATTATCGCTATAGAAAACACCACCGGGAACAAACTGCTGCCTAACACTCCAACCAGTATTTTCTTCACGATTCTTACAAGAGATGCACCCATCAGGCCATTGTCCCATCATCATTTGACGACGCAATTTAGACCACTCAGATCCGTGAACAATATCTCGGATGCTAGAATTTTTCAAATTACCAAAATAGTCGCCTTCCCATACACAGCACGGTCTAACTCCCTTATTAGTATCCACCAAAAAACTGGTGAAAGGAGCTGTGCAAAGAGGCTCAGAATTTTTGTCGTCAATTATCATCGTAACGTATCATTCAATTTGTATGCAGATGAATCAAAAACATGATCCGTCACATTCTCACAAAGATGACAGGTCAATAAGCCTTCATTATAACAGATCTTAGCAAATTCATATTCATGACTCTTACCAACAACAGCATCTGGGTATCCAAATCGCGAAAAAACATCCAAAACAGGTGCCGATTTGTGTACGCAAGGAGAAAGCCTAAAAGAAGGAGCTAAGAAATCACTCCTATAATAAGGCACGTCATACCTTATACCAGATTTGGTTCTACACGAACTTTTGCAAATATCAAGTTTCTTGGCTTCGATCTGTTTCGATTCATCCCGCCAACTACAACCTCCGTGAAATTTATATAGGGAAACAGAAGTCAAAACAGGAAGATCATCAAAAATCTCAAGTGACCTAGTCAAGTGGTCACCTTCTATTACGAATGGGCGATCATCTTCAATATGGACCCAATATTTCTCTTTAACTAATGAGAAAATATCTTTCACAGATTTATCATGGCCAGGTTCGTCTCGCCAAACATATTTGCAATCTGGAAAACTAGATTCCATCTTGCTGCGATCACTATCAGAAGAGCAATCGTCTACAATCACATATTCAGAAATTAAATGAGAATCAGTAAGAAGAACTAAAGATGACATGGTCCGTAGGAAACAATCAAGCCTCCTACACGTTGTCATTGTGAATGTGAACAAACTATACAGCTCAAAGCTTTAGAAATTTTCTTTTCAACAATTTTGGCAAGCTTACCAAAAGATGGATTGCAGGTTGAACATAAAGCAAAAAACTCTCAATCGCCGATTCTGGTTCAGTTGAAGGCTCATCAACTTCAAAATATGTAAGAAGCTCATCTGGCATTTCTCGTTTTTCAGGGGGTGGAGCAGAAAAAGAGGCTACCGTTTCAGTTCCAACATTTCTCAGCCGAATCTTTTCTGAATCGTTCATAATTCACTCTTATGCCTTAACACAGTTCTCTTACGAGATTGTGTAAATTCTTCCTCGGTCTCAACAAAATCGGCTTTAAGACGAGCATTTTCACTCTTAATCTCAGCCACAATAGCACGACGAAGAGGATCTGACGCATTGTTCAAACAAGAAGGATACAAATCAGAAAGTTTTAACCACCATTCGCCAAGTTCATCATTAAGAATCTCCCCGGCTTCCCCCAATTCAGAGGCCATAGTTCTGATTTCAGGTGAGTACATTCTACCCTCTTAGAACATTTCAGCAGCTTTTAGGCATCCAGCCGCGACACTGTATAAAGGCTGCTTAGACTTGTAAATCTTACCAATATCGAACGGGACTTCTTTTTCCTTAAACTTCGCAGAAACTCTCTCAGCGAATCCAGGAGGAGAACTAGTACCACCAGCCATGTAGACATTAACTGCCCCATCAATCCTAGCCTTATCTTCATTCTCCACGAAGCCAGCAATAACACCGTCGACCACATTAGAGATCAATACATCGTAATGAATGCAGATATCTAATCCAACACGATCATCGGGTTCACTGTCCTTTTTCAGACTGATTTCATGCTTTCGTTTAGCAACAGTCGTCGGAGTCTCCTTAGATTTCTGCATAGATTGTGGGGCATCAGGGTCGTAGCCATGACGCTTAGCAACCTCAGTATCAATCCAATCGCCTGAGCCAACATAACAGAATGAATAAATCTCTTCACCCCATTTCACATAGCTGACTGTGACAGTACCCGCTCCCCAAGAGATGCCAATTCCAGTACCATCACCACCTTCATCCATGTCGAGGACAATGGCGTGTGATTCCTTAATCGCACCTTTACGATCATCATAAGGACCAACCAAATCGATCTTAGCTTCAGTCTCGTATCCCTCGATAATCAGGTTGACAACTCTCTCATGATACTCAATATTGGTTGTCTTTTTATTGATTGCTGGTGCTGTGGTACAGTAGGTGATTTTTACTTCGTCACCAAAGCTACCAATCTCATTTTCCGCCATCTCAATGAGACCTTGGACGATACTTCCAAGGATCATCATAGCTTCTTCATCGGCGGCAATCCCACCTTCCGCCATTGGACGACGAAGTGTGTCGTTTTTGGCGTAGGCGAATTCTTCGGCATCTTTACCGAGCACTACAATTTGATCGGTTTCCGGCATCTTAATCCATCGTGCCGCTCTCTTAGTTCCATCTGATCTCTGTTTGTTCGGATCAGAAAGAAGTTTCTCAATGAATTTAGTAGCTCTTTCGAATGGCCACCATCCATTGATCTCAGAAATATATCCAATCTTGTCGTCTTCGCCTCTATAAGCGACTACAACTGTTTTAGTGCCAATATCAATACCGAGGTGACTCATAGCTACTCTTTTTCCAGTGAAAATATCCCCAAGTCTATTTACTTGTGGATTTTCTTCATGTTCTAAGGTCGAAACTCGACCAATTATATTAGTTTCAACCGCCACCACTTGGCTTGCAACAACTTCCACTGTCTCCGGAATCGGTGTCTTTGGTTGCGGCTGCTCGTTTAGCGGTTTCTTCAGCACTAACTGATTTACTGTCTTTTGCTTTACTGGAGCTGTCTTGGTTGTCTGGCATTTGATTACCTTTGTTTCTTCGGACTTTACTTTAACTACTTTTGAGAAATTATGTATCGCCATCGTCTTTGTCGACACGAGAGCCGAAGCCCCCTTTTGCTCTTGGCGGTTTTCTAAGTCTTGGTGCGATTTCTTCTGGTTTAAGGCTTCTAGCTGCTGGTGCTTCTTTTTTGCTTGCTCGTCCGCCCTCGCCCGTGACTTGTTGAGGTCGTTCTGTATAGCTTTGAGAGGGTCCTTGGGTCTTGACATTTGAGATCGCTTTCAAAAGAGACGAAACATCAAATTTAGAAATTGTCTCAATTGACTTGCAAACACAAAGTGTTAAAGCAGCAGCACATACCAAAATGCCTATCAAAAAAATAGAAAGAACTATTTCAAAACCAGACATCAAGCATGACCAATTCTAATTAAAGGAATGCCTAGAGAAGTAGCTAACTTCCCCAATTGAGAAACACCATAATTAGAATATTCAAATTCTTTCCTAGTAGCCTCAGAATCAGATAAGACAACACCACCGTCGTAATAATCTATTTTCGACGAATGGCTCTTACCATCAACAATCTTATTATCACATCCAAACAATGAAATAGATTTAGGCCCAAGAAAAAGAGCAAAATTCAAGGCATGGTGTAAAGGATTATCAAAATTGCAAAATGGTGGCAATTCTGAAACCACAGTACCCCTAAGACTAGAAGATTCAAATTGATAGCAATCCTCAACCACATTAGCCGCAGGAACATATTGAGCAGTAGCCCTATCCCTGAGTTTCATCGGCAAAACGAAGTTCTTATCTTTATAATGAGTCCTCAATTCAATCGCAACATGAGATGAATTGGTGACCACATAATCCGATCCAATAACAATTCCCATATAATCAATAGAAATTATTATATCATTGCGATAAATCAAAGCAGGATCGATATCGTCAATAGATGAGCCAGTCCCAACAACAGCAATGGACTTATTGGACGCAGTATTTTTAAGATCAAATAAAGAACCCAATTCAGGCTGGTGTTTCTGTAAGAACCATTCAATTGAGTGGATAGATCGTGCTTGAAAATCAAGCAAATTCGAGAGACGACCTGTATCAATTCTAGAAGATTCCAAATTTCTTGCAGAAAAGAATCTACCAGAATACTTAGGAATCCAAATCTCCGCGATCCTTGCCAGATTTCTAATTGTATACGCATCATTTGAGGTATCTTGACGAACAGCGATATAACTATCATCCTCAACCTCAACACCGCCACCAAGCAACCAAGACCTCAACGAGATCTCAAGATCGTAACCAGATCCACGTTTCATCATCTCGTCGAAACCACCGAGACGTTCAAACCAATTTGAAGTTACGACAATACAGCTAGACGATATAGATGGAGAATCAGAAGTTCCCATCGCAGGTCTACTATAAAGAGACAAGTCCCATCGCCAACCCCACCTCTGCCACGAAGAATTTTCGGTCGCCCAAAATTCAGTGTTCAAAGTATGAATGACAGGGCTAACGAGTTTCTTAGAATCTGCAACCCTAGCAATCAAAGGTTGAAGCCAATTCTGACTCAGTTTAGTAGTATCATTCAAGAACACCAATTCACTTGATCTGGCTTCTTTTGCTGCAGCATTCCAACAAGATGGCTTACCAGCGTGATCAGTATGAATCACACGAACCAAATCATTAGTATAATCAGACCCCGTATCATCACAAACAATCACTTCGTCGATTAAATGCGGAGGAGTCTTATCAAAAATCTCAGATATAGTATTATCTATATATTTCGTATCTAAGAGATAAACTATAATCGAAGCCATCTTTTTCCTCTCATCTACGTACGCACACGATAACTACGTGTGCCCAACTGTATCTGAGGGGAATTGCCTACCAAATCATCCGAGCCAGACGTCGAAGATGCCGAAAATTCTTCGAATGGAGGCGGCGGGAAGGTTGGTGGTGTTGTTGGCGACGATGGCGGGGGTGTGGGTGGCGGTGTTGGAGGAGGGACAGGAGGTGGGACTGGTGGAGGAGGAACTGGCGGCGGAACTGGTGGCTCCTCTGGCGGTTCCTCCTCCTCACCACACGGAGCGTCCTGAACATTTGGGCAATAGAAAAAATCATCCTGACAGCACTCAGAGGATGTCGGTTGCGGTGCGGTAACAATAGCATGTGGATACTGGCCATCTCTAACAGAATCTGGGCCAAACCATGTTGCCGTCGAATCACAAGCCGGGATATTGGTGTCAGGAATCCAGTTGAATTTATGCCTATCATAATGCCTCTGAGAAAAGCAACCAGCTTGAGGATTCCAATGCAAAAGATCTAAATCAGGAATATCATCCTCAGGAAGCTCAACAACATAACGGTTAATCCTCTTACATTCTTCCAAAGTCATCTCAGCAGAAGCGAAAACGCTAGTCAAAGCATTTCCATCTGCAAGAGAATCAGAATCAGGAAGAAGAGCTATCTTATCATAACACAGTTCAGCAAGAAGATCAGCACATAAAGTGTAAATGATCTCATTCTCGCAATCAAGTCTCGTATTCACAATCGGACAAGTTGCTCGAATATTTGTGCCATCAATAAGACACTCAACAATACGAACCCTACATTCGCCAGGGATACCTTTAGGACCCTTCGGACCACGCTGCCTCGCCTTCACACAAAAGTCGACACCCAAATCTTCCCACGAAGAACCCGTAGGCAAGAAAATAGAACCGCTGACAATACCCGTAGTAGGATCAAACTGAACCGACGAAGACGTTAACGTCTCATCAATCTGAACAAAATTCACCGAAGAACTGACAGTGATCTTAGAAGGATCGACAGGATTAATATCAATAGTAATATCAGGAGTCGGAGAAAAAACAGCATCAGAATCGAAAATCGCAACCTGGCTAAGCTCTATATCACCAACATTACTCTTAGAAACACCCAAACTTCTTTGAAGGAAAAGATTTCTAGTCTCTTGAAATTGCGGAAGAACCTCATTCCTCGGATCATTGCCGCTAAAGAAAATAGCAAGATTGTCAAGCTGATCTACAGCAGTCGCACCAACACCACTAGTAACAGAAAACAACCTGACAGAAACATCAGGAACAATATTACTAGGTAAAGTGACAGGACCACTTACTGTTAGTGGCGTAGGAACAAAAATCGCAAAATCTAAACGATTATCAACAATCGCCGATGGCGAGTAACACAACTCAGGTGCACCAGGTGTACCATCAAGACCTTTATCGCCCTGCTCACCCTTAGGACCTTTAGAACCAGGACAAACCTGCTTCATCAGAATCTGAAAGAAACGACCCTTATCAATTTCAATTCTAAGACAATTTTCACCCTCTTGGCGAAAACGGAACAATTTGTCACTAGAACGGAAATAATACCAGTAAGCATCTCTACCAGGCAAAAGCTTGAAAGGTCGCAAATCTGGATTACTATTAGAATATGATTCTAATCGTCGAAGATTCTCAAAGATGTCAGGCGTTACCAGACCATCATTATCTTCGGATACATCTGGTACCGAGCTAATTTTTCCGGCAGAAATCCAACCTTTAGATTCTGCATCAAATCGCCACCTATTGCCGTAAGCGTCGCATATTTCTTGCCCGTCCTGTCCATTTCGAGGCAGAGATGCTCTAATATCGCTAGCGGACATTTTATCCCTTTACGTAGCCATTCCCATCGCATTGGTGACATGTTTCTTTGGTGCCGTAACAACCATCTTGGGTTCCAGTACCATTGTGCCAACCGCACTTCTTACCATCAGCCATGAGTTTGATAGCCTATTCTAATTTTGTCGCCGTTATCCCTTGTAGTTCCAAACCTCTTCATTATATTCGCCGGAATTATTTACCACAAATCTAGCCAATACAAATAAATAATCACTCAATCGATTCAGATAAGGAATTACTAATTCAAATTTCTTAATTCTATTTGGGTTTTCGATCCAATCTGTTTCATAGAGAAATTCTACCGCCGATCTTTCTGCTCTCCTACAGACGCATCGAGCGACATGGATCTGGGATGGCCCATTTGGCAATATGAAATTGGTCAACGGAGGAAGTGTGCCCTCCATCTCGTCCATTTTCTTCTCAAGAAGATCTATCGATTCTTGAGTTATTCTTTGTTTGAAATTTTTAGGAGTAGAGTTAAGCTGTGCTCCAATTTCGAGTAAGTCTTCCTGCACTTTCTTGAGTTCATCTGCTCTGATGACTTGAGATCTTATTGCACCAATCCAGGCGTTTACTTCGTCTAATTCGCCTTGAATTATTACTGCTGGATGTGATTTTCTTCTTGTTTGACCCTCGGAAAATGTTGTTCCTTCATCTCCGGTCTTCGTGTAGATCTTCATGTTCAAGCTTATATTTTGGGGTTAACAGTTTTACAGTTTCGAAATTCTCGAAGGAATAATACTAATATAAAAATTCCTTCCCCGTCCTATAAAAATAAATGAGTTTCAGTTAAGAAAACAATTAAATTTTAGGAGGGTTAGCGAGCAAAATCACCTAAGTGAAATCGTCACAACAAGATTACAGAAAAGCTCCGACACGCCGAATTTTAGTGGGGAAGGGTAAGTGTGTGTCGGTCGAAATCTGGTCTAATGCTCCTGCCGTCGTCAACTCCCGCCAGGGAGTCCGTTACACTCTATCAGTTTTGGTGCACTCAGGAACGTTCGAGTTATTTGATAAGCATTACTTTAACTGCTAGTGCTTCCGGTTTTACGCCTATGCCTGGTCTTTTGGAATTTTAGTCTTTTGGACTGTTGATTTTTTGACTGTTGTTTCTTTTAATGCAGATGGTACCCAAGCTGAGCCTGGCATACGTTTGCTGCGAAATTTTGACTGTTGTTTCTGTTGTTTAAATTGTTTCTTTTGTTTCAGGGTTAGTTTCATTGTTTAACGCATAGATCTGCCGCTGGTACACCAGGTAATTCTAACGCACTTATCAAACCTGTGGTGACTTTAGCCATGGGCAGCCAGTTCTCCAACCAGATCGGCCCTGCAATTTCCTTTAGACCCGCCATCCGTGCGGGCTGATTGAAACGGGAAGCCTTCCACAAGGGTAGGACTTACCACACCCAATTTCCAAGGTGTGGGTAGGAAATGTTTTCAAAACCCTAAAGCGTTTCAACCCGCCAAAGCTAACAGACTCAATTTAACAGTGAAACAGTCACTGCTATGTCGGTGGAGTTAGATAGCCACCGTCGTCATCCTAAATACAACATTAATGACGAAAGATAGAAACTATATTTTGAGATCACTTTTGAAACGACAATATTCGACAGTCGTTAATTGAGTCCAACTTTTAAGACTCTCAATATTAGCATAGAATTTTTTATCTTTTACCCCGTTCTGTGGGTCAAAGACTTGCCAACCATTCTCATCATCATTAGTGACAACAATTCGATGATTACCACCAACAACATTCAGACTAGGAACAGTAACAATCTGTACTTTATCGAAAATCAAATGGGTGAAAGAATGAAGAGTGGGCAAATATCCTAACCGCACCCACTGCATAAATTCACTTTTCAAATCAGATTCATCATCTAGATCGTGATAAATCGATTCTTGGTGACAGTTAGAAACCATCGCGATACACGCAGCAACGCATGCATCATCTTTGAACTGCTTCTGTAAGGTTATCATAACTCGTTCTCTTCAAGTGCATATTCTTGGTCGCCTTCATTGACAACCTCTGAGTGAACCCGATGAAGAACCTTTTCATCAAGCTCTTTAGTTCCTCTAGCATCTGCAGCAGTGAAAGCACTAAACAGACTACTGTACATTGAAGGATCAACACCCTTGGTAATTTGGGCTTTCTCTTCCTTCTTTTTATTAACATCCCACCATCGAACAATCCGAGCACCCTTTTCGATGAGTTCTTTCCTGATTGAATTTTTCTCGTCCTGAGTATACTCGCGTTGCAATCCAATGCGAATCATGTTATTGTAAACATCTGATTCAGTCTTCTCGGGAAGCTTATCATCCATGAAAGTGTGGAATTGTGGTGGAGCTATCTCATCTGGGAAGAATTTGCTTCCAGCCTTCCAGATGTTAATAAATTTGTGCGAATCTTCCTCTAAATCATAAACATAGAATCCGTGAGGAACGTCACCTTCATCGAATTTGAAAGGAATTGGAGAACCTGGATACCAACAGTTTTCACCGATTTGCTGTTTACTATGGAAGTGACCAGTGTAGATTCGATGGAATGGAGTATCTTCGAAAGTGACGACAGACCAATCCTTTAATAGAAAACAAGTGTTGTAAAGTGCTCCGCGTACTCCAACATGCGTTAAGAGGCAATCACCCTCTTCTACCTGTTTCTCAATTCTTCTGACCACCTTCATAAACGATTTCTCATATGTGACGAAGGGAAGAACCCAGAAACGTCTATCGTCTAGTCGAAGGAGTTTGACATCTTCAATAACCGTCAAATGCTGTCGAAGAGCCGTCAAACTGTTCACTTCCCACGAGTGCCGCAGAAACATGTCATGATTGCCGGGGAAAACAATCCAATTTTGTTTATACTTCTCTTTAGTTTCTTCGAAGAACTTAGCAACCGCTGAGAGAACGTCGATGCTAATTGAAGTCCTGTCATGAAACAGGTCCCCAAGTATTAAATTAGTATCGATCCCAGCAGAAGCGAAATATTCACGCTGAACTCTACAAGCCCATAAAATGTCTTGGAGTCGTTCAGGAACTCCAAAATGGATATCTGCAGTAATTCCAACTTTTGACATGAAACTCTCTTTAACTGGAAGCTTTGTTTCGCAAAATATTTACAAACAATATCAGGCGAGCAAATGATACTAAGAATAGTTGAAACATTCGACCACAAACAACTTGACGATAAACGTTCAATATTGATCAGAGTCAGAAAGAATGATTCTGATTATGAAACAGCCATTCAAGACCCTGATTGTCCCAAAGAACTCTTAGAGTCATGCGTCATATCTAATAATGGCGTAAACTATAGAGATTTGGAAAAGAAGATAGTATCTTGGATGGACGAAAATTGGGTAGTCACAGATGTCGTACCAATTGAGAACGAAGCAACCTGCCTACTTCTCATGACGCCCGAATCAGAGTACGATGAGTACGAACATGAAAATCCATAAAGGATTCCCATATCGGGAAAAGAAAAAGAAACGAACAAGAGAAGTCGAGGATCTCCGTCCGCACTTATTCGTAGAGATACCTTATAGAGGTACCGTACGCCGTTCTCAAATTGAAAAAGAAATAGATAGCAAAAGTACCGAAAGAAACTTTTGCGTACCTAATCTCCAATACATCGAAGACCATGGTCGAGAGGAATGGGATAAAAATGATGCTCATACTCTTATCGACCTCTACGCAATGGTCGCCTGGAACAAATCAAAAGGCTTCCACGCAAAAATGAGCCGCCTAGTGACGCACTTCCAAAGCCTATGGAGAAGGCAAAAAGGAAAATGTGCCGTCACAGACCTCCCACTAATAGGTGGACCAGGACTCGGATGCTATGGAATCGGCATCGATGTTCTGAGAAGAAAACAAGGCCCCTCAAAAGGGAATATCAGACTTGTTTCATTTCCAATAGCAATCGCTAGAACTTTTTCAATGCGAAGAAGTCAAGAACTGGAAATGCCTAAAAAGGGTTATTACAAAAATCAACCAATAGCCCACATTATCGCCCACAATATGTTCTGGAAATTAAAGAAAGAACAACCATTCAAAAACCTTCCAGTACAAATATCATTTCCTGAACAAGGGAAGAGATCTTATGGTCGCCCACCATATCTAGTAGTATTCTCCTGGGATCTACCAAAGACGAACCACGCCCTAGACCAGAATCGATACCATTCAGAATCTGAATTCTGCAAAGTTGCCATCGATGGAGAAGTGATAAAAATCGATGGTTTGATGGCGGAATTCGCTCATGCTCATGAATATAAGACGATAAAACTCTCATTAGGCGATCCAACTATAGATGTATTCCAAATAATTATCGAAGAGGCGAAAAAGAATTTCTCGGTGGGTCTAGCTAGAAGTTTAATGCTTAGGAATCATATCTCTGACGACAACTACGTAACTAACAAGATTAGGAGAATCGTCGAGAAATATTCAGGCCAAAGTTGTCGATAAATAGGGATTCTTCAAAGATATCTTGGAGAATCAAATGCTAAAAGTCGACCTAGTATCACTCGCTGACGGTCAATCGTACCGCGACGTTGAAATCTGTGAAGACGAAGATCTCGATAAACTCGGAATCGAAAGAGTCTTCGAAAATTGGACCAAATGTCTATTCGCAGATAATAAATGCCTTATCGTCCACCATTGGAATATCAAGGTGATAAGAATCACGCGAGAAATCAAGAGAATTCCAAATACTACAAAGCTGAATCGATTAATTCTTTTCGGTGACATAATCTACCAAGACGTATCGCTCGTCAAGAGTGAAGATTGGGAAGCACACGGAATCCCAGAATTCTTTACCAAAAGAGACGGTATCGCAGGACAAATGGCTTGGGTCTGTCAAGAAGGGACCTTCGTCACACACGATACTAACGTGATAAGTCTGGTAAATGATGATCCGAGAAAGAAGGGTATTACCTCTTCTGCTCAATCAAGAAACGTTGTAGAATCAGAAGTTGATACCGTAAACGGCAAAATATCACACTAGATTTCTTCCAATTCTTGCGATAGTATTGTAAAAGAATCGCAGTATAGGAAGAAATCAATGCTTGATGATGAGACGCAGCAGGAACCGCCACGTCCACAGCCACGGTTCGATCTAGATGCCATCGATAAACACTTCCCCATGGCAGATTATAGACCTGGGCAAAAAGACGCTATCGAATTTGCCGCTAACGCATTCAACAATGGCAAAAGAATCGTCATCATCGAAGCACCAACAGGCAGTGGTAAATCAGCCGTTGGTATGACATTGTCAGATATGGTAAATGACTCATATTACCTGACAATCACTAAAATCCTTCAAGACCAACTTGCTGAAGACTTTGGTGTAGACACCGATTACCACGACCCAGTAGTAGAACTAAAGGGTAGGAATGCATACCCCTGCACATTTTGGGATCGCAACGGAAAATCCTTAGTACAAAAGAAACTATGGTCTCAAGATGAATTGACCCAACTAAAGAACAAACACGGAAATTGTGGCGACGGCTTTTGTAGGACCAAGTATAACCAAGACACAGGCCCAAACGCCAAGAAAATCCGCAAACACAAATGTGAAAAATGCTTCCAAAGCAGAGCAAACGATGAAGGATTTGTTGGCGACGTCAAAATCCCAAACGGATCACTTAGTAGCTTACCACCAGGCTTTAAATATTCGACGTGCCCATATTACGAACAAGTTTTCAAGGCAATAAGCAGTCGAAAATGCGTGATGAATTTCTCAAGCTTCCTGTTTCAGACGAGCTTAACTAAGAGATTCAATAAGCCTAGAAACTTAATGGTTATTGACGAATGCCACAATGTCGAACCAATCCTTCTCGACTTCGTATCTCTAACAATTTCTGACCAGCAATTGCAGAACCATGGGATTATCATCCCAGAATTAGAGACCGCAGACGCATATGCAGTGTTCTTCGATGACGTAAAAGTTGAAAGAACTCTGATTGAGATCATCAAACAAGCCCAAGCTGATGAAAAGAATAGAATCATAGATGATCTATCTAGGACTCTCAAAAAATACAAAACCTTCATGGAACATGTCACCACGACAGGAGCAGAATGGGTTTGTGAATATGAAGAGAAAGTGAACCAAAACGGAGATGGTCACAGAACTGTAACACTTAAACCAGTCTACGCGATGCAATTTCCAGAAGATCTTCTCTTCCAATATGCAGATAAGATTTTGATGTTAAGTGCGACTGTCCTCGATGTGGGAGTGATGTGTCGATCACTTGGTGTCGATCGAAGTGAAGTTGCCGCTTTCCGAATGAAAAACAGATTTCCAGTGGAGAATCGACCAATCTATATTAAGAGTGTCGCCAAGATGACAGGCGGCAAGTCTAAAATGGGAAGCTGGATGCCTAAACTAGTTAAGGAAGTTGAACGGATAGCTGCAAAATATCCAGATGAAAAAGGTATTATTCATACTCACAACTTCGCTATCATGGACGGCTTACTACAACGGTGCAATAAGGCGACCAAAGATAGATTGTGTCACCAAAGATCATTCCGCGACAAATCCGAAATGCTGGCCCATCATGCTAAGACACCACGGAATATCTTAATCGCACCAGCAATGCATGAGGGGATCAACCTCATAGGTGACTTGAGTAGATTCCAGATTATCTGTAAAGTCCCATACGCTAACTGCTTCGACAATGAGCAACTGGCCAGGCGGGTCGAAGTAGATAGGAAATACTACGATTGGCTTACGGCACTAAAATTAGTCCAATCTTATGGTCGTAGTATTCGAAGTATTGACGACCATGCTGATACCTATATTCTCGATGAATCAATCGAAAGATTTCTTAGAGTAGCAAAGAAAATGCTACCAGATTGGTTCCTAGAAGCGATCGAAGATTAATGAACACAGAGAATAAAATAAAGAAAGCTTTAGACTGGTTCAAAATGCTTGACACAGGTCAGAAAGATAAAGCTTTCGTTCAATTGGTCGAGATTGCATTTGAGAGCGAGCATCTAAATATCTATGACGAAAAGGAAGTAGAAGAAGCGATAGAAGAAGGCTCCAAGCAATCGAAGGCTGAATTGTCTGCACCATATTACCGGTCATGTGGTGACCCGATAATTGAAATCGAAAAGAAAAAACCTGTGCCAGGTAAGTATTCTGTCAACGCATCAATCAGTGGTTCAAAATACCTAGGAACTGTTGATGCCGAATCGGAAGAAGATGCTATTCAAAAAGGCTACGATTTAGACACAGCCTATTGTTCTCTCTGCCACGAATGCAGCGGAGAATGTGAAGACCCTCATGTCGACGAAATCCACGTATCATTAATGCAATAATGGACCCAAAAGACTTAAAAGGCAAGATGTTTGTTATTGATTTCGTCCCATATCGTGTGAAAAATGTCACGATTAATGATAAACAAGTCATCTTAGATATTACAAATATTGAGGATGAAATTGATAGCAGATTATCATCCTTGAAGGACGGTTTAGATGACCAAAAGATGCGGTGATTGCCAACTGTGTTGTACTTTGATCCCTGTTAAGGAATTGAAGAAACCTGGTAATTCGGTGTGTGAACACCAATGTGCATCAGGATGTGGTATCTATACCGATAGACCGCAAGAATGTAGGACATATCAATGCCTATGGCGATCTGAAGAAGAATTCCCAGATGAATACAGACCAGATCGTATTGATTGCGTCATCGACCTTCACGAGACATCAATAGGTCTCGCAGTATTTTGTCACCAAATGAGAGAGGGTCAGTGGCAAGAAGAGAACATCTATGGTCTATTGATTAGAATCGCCAAGTATAATGATTGTTGGATCTGTGCTGTATATGGTGATAAAGTGGCAATGGCCTTCCCAGAATGGGCTTCTGAACAGCAAAAAACCTTCGATGCTGAAATAGCAAAAGGGAAGACCGAACTAGACTTTTACGGTGAGATAATCCATAAAGATGAATGAGTTACTACCTTGCCCGTTTTGTGGCGGAGAAGCTGAATTTGTACGCCTTGGTGACAAACGAGTCTCATGCCAAGTAAAATGTACTAATTGTGGTGCCTCTCATGAAAGCTCTGATGAGGGTGAGCATAATGGTTCTTCTTGGAACATGAGAGATGAAGCTTTCATTACTAGAGCTAGCATTAATTGTATGAGATACGTACAATATGCCGATAATGAAAGTAGAAAGCTGAAATGTTCACTCTTCCCATACATAGACGGATGGGACCCATTCGCACAATGTATCAGGAAAGCTTTGAGGCTAACCAATAATTAGCTTCTCATCAAAAGAGTCTTCTGGATAAAGCACTATTTCGACACCAGCCTCTTCAAATTGAGCCTTAGCTAAAGTGAATTCATATTCCCATCGATTTGGATCAGCTGCCGCAGTTACGTCAATGAATTTTGGCTCTTTTGATACGACTCTTTTGATGCCTGATTGGATCATTACTCCGGCACATCTAGCACAGGACATAAATGGCCAAGTATAGAGACATGACCCAATAATATCACTCTTGTGTGGAGTATTGATCATAGCATTCACTTCACAGTGAATAATCATTCTATACTTTAGTTCGTGTCTCTTTTGATATCTCTCATCGGTATCATCAACACCTTGGGCGAAACCATTGAATCCAGAACTGACGAAACTGCGATCAGGTTTGATGATTACTGCACCCGTTTGAGTAGAAGGGTCTTTGGACCAACTTGCTACGAGACGTGCATTATCGATGAATCGTCTATCCCACTTTTCGTTAAGCTTTTCCACGGAAATTCCTTTGAATACCGAATTCTAAGATACGTATTTAAAGAACGAATCTTAGAAGGCAGTTAAATGCTAGAATTAAAATCTGTAGCCTGGCGAAACTTCATGTCGTATGGCGACTATGAAACTACGCTAGAATTAGATCAACTTGGTCAGTGTCTAATAACAGGCCAAGTAAACGATGATGATAAATCATTACTCCAAGCTAGCACAAATCCCTTATCGGCATGTCGATCGAATGGTGCCGGGAAATCTACTGTTGTCAATGTGATTCAATGGGTTCTCTTTGGCAGGACAATGCACTCAGCAAGTCCTGGTGACAAAGTGATCAATTTCTTCACCGGAAAGAATTGCTGGGCCAAAATCACCTTCAAGAATGGTGATAGTATATTACGCACCAGAAAAGTGGGAAATCACAGTGAATTACATTATGTGAAGGACGGTAACGATACCAGTCTTACTAGTGATACACTATCAACTGCTCGAAATCAGCAAAAACAACTCAATAGGGAATTCGGCCTTGATTGGGAAGTATTTTCCGGTTCCGTATTCTTCAATCAGTATGGCAAACCCTGGATGGAGATGGCCGACTCAACACGCAAGAAAGCTATTGAGAGAGTTCTGCATGTTGATAAATTCGCATATTATGCTGAAAATGCGAATAGTAAATGTCAAGTCCTCGATAAACAAATTGAGGATAGACGCCGCAAGATAGAAACCAACGGAGAGGCCATCGGGAGGGCCGAGAATAATATCGAAAGGCTACAGAGGGCATCCGACAACTACGGGGCCAGCAAAAAAGAAAGAATGAAAGAAAGGCTACAACAAGCCGTCCAAGAAAAAGAGAAACGAGGTGCCATAGAAAAGCCAGACCTCGATAAACTCAAAGGGAAATGGGCAATTGTTGACAAGATCGAAGCAAGAATCTCCAAAATCCAAAAAGATGATATAAATCGGTTGAATCGAGAAATATCTTCAACCGAAGGGGATATAGATTCCCTTAAATCCAAAATAAAGAGATGGGAGGCAAAATCAGGGAAAGTATGCAACGCTTGCGAACAGCCAGTACCAGACACGCATACCGCCGCAAAAATTGAACCAATCTCTGAAATGCTCGAAGAAAAGCAAGAAGAACTCAAGACCAAGAAAGAAGAGCTGGCAAAAGTTCGAAAAATGCTCAAGGTCGCTGAAACCATGCTACAAGAGCGTAAGCCAGACATGACAATGCGTGCCGCCAAAGACCTTCATAGCTCATGGGATAGACACACTTCTGCGATTAAAAGGCTAACTGCTGAAGTAGCAGAAATCAAGGCTGAGACTAATCCCCATACTGAAGCAATTGCGGAAGCTAAAGGGCGAGTTGAAAAATATAAAGCCGATATGGTGGTTCTTGAGAAAGAGATCGAAGAAGATACTTATCTCAACCGACACTATAAGTATATTTATAAAGCCTACAACGATCGAACCAAGATCAAGAGCTTTGTCTTCAAAGAGCATATTCCTTTCATCAATAGTAGATTAAGGCATTATCTCGATGTTTTCGGTCTCGATATCCAGTTAGAACTTACTCCAGCACTCGGTATCAAGAGTAATATGTGGGGATATGAATTCGAATCTGGTGGTGAGAGAAAAAGGACCGACGTGGCCTTCATGCTCGCCATGTTCGATTTCCACGAACAGATGTATGGGCGGCAATGCAATATACTGGTCTTGGACGAAGTTGATGGCCGTCTCGACGATGATGGAATAGAATCATTAATCGACATCATCAAAAGCGATCTCGCTCCTAAGGTGGAGACCGTGCTAATTATTTCACATAGGAATATGATGCATGACACATTCCCATGTGAGTTGAGGGTTGCGAGAACTGATAGATTTTCGCAAATTATCCAAGCTGGTATTGGCGTCTAGGAAAATATATAATAGGTCTAGCTTTAACTATTGGGCTTCCTATGGATTCCTACGCAATCGACAAAATCAAGCACGTCTCGAATACTGAAGTTATTCGACGTTTATTGATAAAATATTTCATTGATAAAGGGTTCGCCGAGAGCTTTGATAGGCAATTGCACCCAAGTCTAATCCAAGATCTTCCAGCAGTAATTCCTATGCTGATGAATAAGCTGGAAGTTGTCCCATATGCTGAAGAAGTTGATACTTCTATTGGGAAGGCCAAGATTGGATGGAATCTTTTTGTTCTTGGCAACCAGCGGATGTATCTGGGGGAGACCCACCATAATAATCTAAAGGACTTAGCCCGTCAGATTCATACGGGGCTTATTATGCCGGAAGGTGCTTCTTCAGCACGTAAACAAACTACCCCAAGACGCATCGTTTCTTTTATTACGAGGGTCTTGGGGAATCATACTGCAGGATTTGTTGATCTTTCTCCGAGTGCTATCCCTGCTAGTGACCAGGGACAGCTATACGGGAGTAAGGGAATGCCGCAGCAGTTTGTTACTCGCGGTGGATATCGATAATCAGACGAATTGATTACTTCTTGAATTAAGTCGCTGGTTGGCGAGATTCGAGATCGACAGTCGTGGGTGACATGTCGATATCCTTCAATCCCATGACGACGAAGCCCGGTTGCTGCTGAAAATCAGTCATGTAGCTGACGATTTTTCGGAGTCCGCGACCCGTGAAGTTCTCTATCTGTGGTAACCATTCGCGTATGTCCAGAATGTCTCCCACGCGATAATCGCGATCGTTTTTGCGAATCTCGAACGGCTTTTCGCCGTCCCAGATTTTTGCGAAGTATTCGGGCCAGCACTTCAAGACATGGACGCTGGGGCGTTTTGGCTGGTTCATATCTACTTCAATTTGATTGTGGTACTAATCCGTGGACTAGACACACGTTGCGGATTACTTCCATTTGGATCGTCACAGATCGTGTCGTAATTCCCAAGAATTTGGCGATATGATTCTTTTTAGGACGATCATCTCCGTGTTCGTCTGAGAATCTGTTGTAAATCTCTCCAAGTCCGCATTGGATGTCGAAGATGTCTTGACAGACTCCTTCTGGAAGCGATTCTCGAACAGCTACGATTACGTCATTTGTGTCGATAACTGCTACGTGATCGTCTTGGTTCATCTTTTCTGCCCCGATGGTCCGGAATGAGATTTGGCTGATGGTGAAATCTCCATCAGCGTCTCCGGTGCCGGTTGAATTGTTGTCCAAAACCAGCACGTGTTCCGGTCTGGAGACCAAAGCTTTAAGCTCTCCAGCCATCTTGTTTTCGATAACGTGGATCTCTCGCCGATCACACTGTATCTCAACGCCACTGGTTTTTCCTTTTTTAACCAATACGGCTAGTTCTGCTGTGAATTCGGGGGGAGTTAGTAGACCCACAACGGCGATTGTGTATTTTCCTCGCTTCGGACTGTCTTCTTTGCAGTAGTGGAAGTCAATCTTCATCTTTTTGCAGAGTGCTAGGATCTCTTCTACGATAATCTCGTCTGCTCTGCCGCTGATTTCTCGCGGTTCTTTGCGATGCTCTTTGCGGCTGTTTTCAGCGAGTTGTTGCCGGAAGTAATTCCAGACGAATTCTCCGAAGAATTTGGACAATTGCTTATCGTCACTGAGGATTTTGTTGGGGTCGGAGTATTTCTTATCCCCTTTGGTGTAAGCAATTGGCGATTCGGATTTTGGTGCTCTTTGAACTGGTGTGAAGTTCTTGTAGCTATCTTGGAATTCCTTGATGGTAATATATGACCCAACTATTAGGTCCGTATCACCGGCTTCAATCACCCTCGTCTTTTTGCAATTTGGGCAGTCGATCTTTTGGCGATCGATGTTTCTGACGACTTTTTGCTGAGTGACCCAGGTACTTGATCCACAATTTTCGCAGTGGAATGTATACTTACGATGGTAGAGAAGTTCTACTGTAGCTTTCCAGACTGCCACTTGGAATTCGATGTCTCCGCACCGTTTATCACTTGAGTAGTCGGCTCCAATTGTGTTGCCAAGTTCGTCGATCACTCCTGCTCGGTGCTTTGCCATTGCTGGGTGACCTGAAACGTACTGAACGACGTCTGAAACGTGCTTTTCTTCCTCTGGCGTCAGAGATTTCATTGTTACGTTGGCCAGAGATCCGCGTAGGTATAACTCAGGCATCTGTCTAACAAGACCCATGTTGATTGTACTTTCAGTTGTTTGTTGAGATGAAACGTTGCAAACTGCGAAGTAATTTTTGGAACTCTCGACACATACATCTGTATTGTGGAAAGAACCATCCGGTAATTTGTTGCAAAAGGTAGGCGATGAGTCAATATTGCGATAGCAAGGTTTTGGAACGCAACTGGTTCCAATGGATTGTGTCCTCGGCAACTCCTGAGCTTGATCCTTTCCGGAACGCAGGAATCTTGTGGACCAAAATTGTTGGCACGGTTAAAAAAGATGACGGGAGTGATCTTTTAAAGAATGGGAAGCCGTTGGACGATCCTTCTTACCCAACTCGTTCACATTGTCTCGCTTTTGGTCACCCAATCTATTTCAACAGTTACAACGGCAAACCGCAGTCATCGGGCCTCATCTTTGTTGATGAAGAATCCCGATCGATTGAAATAAAGCCTTTATCAGATGAGTTACACCTCCTATCGGACTCTTGGGTCCACAATTTTGATCAGCCTCTTAACCAACAGACATTTATTCCACACATCGAAGTCAACAAATACTTCAAAGAGATGGCTTCTGAAGTAGCTTGGCACGCAATTCTTTCAGATATTGATAAGATGTGCCAAGGAATAGCGATGAACTTCAAGCAGGGTTCTGAAGAAGAACGTATGGATCTTGCCAACGAAGCTCTTTTGCAAGTGACAAACAAACTTGTCAATAAGAAATTGGTATACACACCAGGCAGAGCACCGGTATTCAACTTGCTCACGACGACAATTTTCCGGTGCATGTATTCTATAATGAATCGGCGTAATAATAGAAAACGCGGTCAAGCGAGACTATTGGAAGAAGCCGAAGCAGGAATTCTACCGAATGCACGACGGTCTCTGAGAATTCCAAAAAGACGACCCATTAAATCAAACTAGGGCCGATCTGTCAATGCCGGGGAGATACTTCACCCCGGTATATATCTTAAATACGTTCGAATGCTCCTCGCAACTAATTGAATGTATTGGAATAGAAACAACTATAGAAATGTTCTAAGGATATATGAAAGCTGAATATGATACAAAAGCATCCCACGGAGGGAGAACCACCGCAGGATGTGTTACAAATTTTCGAAACTAACCAAGAAGCAATAATTATTACGCTGAACCCAGACCATACGTCTGAAGGCGAATTTAATATAGAGTGCTTCATGAAACTTGAAGATGATAATGGGAAATTATCCCAATATCTTGCAAGCATCCTAGAAAATTTGCTGGCAAAAGATGGTAAACCAAGTAGTAACATCGAGACTGAGGCCACAACTAGTCCGTAAAAACACAGTTGTGAAGATACCACCGACTGTCAAAGCAGTGGTAAAAGCACTCAATAAACCGGTTGCTACTCAAGAACAAGTCAAAAAGGCGAAACAAAAAGCCAAACTACAAGCTCAACCTAAACCAGTGCGAAAAGTCCCAGTAGTAGCACAACTTGGGGCAGTAGTTCAAAAGAAAACAAGACGGAACGTAAAACGCCGACGAAAACCTCAAGTCAAGTACGTGACTAGGGATGTTTCATCTGAATCCTTGAGCAAGATTAGAAAACTGCAAGGAATCGGCACCAACAAAATACTAGTAATTGTTGGCAACGGGCCATCTATTTCAGAAGCCCCACTAGAGAAATTGGCTAATATTGACAATATAGATATACTGTCAATAAACCAGCCAGATAAGAGAGTATGGCCAACTAAATACTGGGCTTTTTTTGATAGCTCCCAACTAAAAAGACACAAAGAGTTGTGGAATAATTATGATGGTACCATATTTAATAGTACCGCAATAAAAAATCAAAAAGATCTCTCAATGCAATTTAAGAACATTGGGGGCCAAGGCTTCAGTAGAGATCTTTCCTCAGGACTTTATATAGGAAGATCCTCGGTCTACGCATCGATGCAATTAGCATTATGGATGAATTATTCGCACACATACATCTTTGGATGCGATATGAATCCAGAAGGATTAGATGGAAAACTCCACTTTTATGGGGTAAATCCGGATGTAGATCCTAAGAATCGAGCTGATAGATTCGCAAAAGAAGCTGAACATTATGACGTAGCAGCTCGTGTATTGTCAGAGGAAGAACGTAGCAAGTTTACATTTTGCTCTGATTACAATCATTGGGAATTCGTAAGCAAATTCAACAGAGCCAGTCATAAAGATGTTTCTAGAATATTGAATAATGACTGAAAAAGAGAAGATAGAACAAGATCTTGAAGACATCTATCTTCAAATTAGCACAAACGAAGACGTATTGGAAGAACAACATGAAAATCTACGTCGGCAGCAGTCTACTTAATTCTAAACGAGTTAAGGAAGTACAACAGCGTTTTAAAGATGCTGGTTGCATTATAACTTATGACTGGACTGTTCACGGTCAAGTGACCGATGAAGAATTATTGGCTAAATATGCTGTTGCAGAATTGCAAGGCGTAAAAGAAGCTGATATATTTTTCATGCTCTTGCCTGGCAGAAACGGCACGCACTTTGAGATGGGTGTAGCCCACGCAAGTGGCAAGAAGATAGTGATGCTCATCGAACAAGATCAAGAATTGAAGACATTCTATTATCTTGATGGTGTCGAACGTTTCACCGAAGAAGATCTTGCATTTGATTACGTTATCGATTTCTTGAAGAATATGGAAATTGCTGGATGATTTTTACCAGACTAGAAATAGATGTAATGCAAGCCAATGAATTGGTTGATGCATCAGAATTGGCGGCTAAACACAAATTTCCAGCATTAGTCGTGCACCAAGATTTGGCCTCTGAAGCACAAATAATTCGTGGTCGAATTCGCGGCAGATACAAATTGATAACACCTATTGATTGGCCTAAAGGAGAAACTTACGGTCAAAATAAATTGAGAGGTTTATCAACAGACGCTCTAGATAATGATGGATTTGAGATTCTGCTGACTGGTGAGAGAACCGTAACTGAGACACGCAGAGAAGCGAAAGATATCTCAGAATTCGTGAAAACACACATCGATCAATCTTTAGAAGTGCGTTTCGTGCTTGGAACAAATTTGCGAACAGAAGAAAATATTCGCAATATGTGTATTGCTTTGCAAGATGTAAGGATGCCAGCCTTTGTAAGAAACGATACAGCTCTAAAATTACAAGTTAGCAGAGCTAATCCTGATGTTCATAAAGCTAATATGGGAATCATCACCGAATATATGAGAGTCCCAATGAAAATCAGTGGTAATATTAATAGTGTGCGTGCCATAACATCTTGCACAAACGCAAAAAGATTCGCTGTCAATCTACTTCAAGCAAAAGGTATAACTAAGGAGTTCCTGCAACAGCCGGAAGAACTTAGAGCCTTGCTTGATTCAGAAGATGGAAAATAAATTAATTATTTGCCCATACTGTAGCAACAGCGTAAGCGAAGTAGACTCGAACAACTACTATTGTGTATGTTGCGAGAAGAATCTCAGATTTACGTTCGAAACCCAAACATTGCTATATAGGAACTTTAAGCCTATTTCTGAGGAAATTCCAAAAGTATTTGAAATAGGTGAGGAGGTGCTCTTTGCTAATAGAGAGCATCCTTGGTACAACAAATTAGGGATAATTTGTGAAAGGAAACACAAACAGTATCGAATTGAAATCAACGGCAAAAAACTTTGGGTGCCCAACGAATGGGTAAAAGAGAATCAAAATGGACATTAATCTAAAGGGCCGGATTAATGAATTGGGGCAAGACTCCACTTTGTTAACCAGACATGATGATTGGCTTGAAACTCAAAGAGCTTCTTTGCAGGGCGACTTAGAAGATAAAGCAACTCAACTAAAAGCTGTACTGCTAGCACAACGAATCAAACGTGCTCTTCAACAAAAGAACCTTGTAGCAGTCCAACAATTGATCAAATCAAACGATGGGGACGTTGTTGATATAGTGATCAATATAATGAAATTGCCAGACGCACTATTGGCATTAAGAACAGAAACCACCGAATTAGATAAAGCCAACGCTCAGGCACAAATCTTCGGATGGGATAGAGATGGTTACGATACCGTCACGTCTAGTAAACTGAGATAAGCAATAATCACATTGTAAGCTCCGACCAATTCAACAGTATTGATCTTGGTAAGGAGAGAAAACAATGCAAAATCGCAGTTTTAATGTAGTAACAGACGGTGCTTGGGGCAGTTGCGGTAAAGGGCTTATAACAACAGCTCTAGCATCAAAGCATCAGCCAGAAATAATTTCGACCACAAATATGGCCAACGCAGGCCATACCGCCGTTTATGATGATGGTCGGAAATTCATAGCCAAAGTCTTGCCATCAGCTGCTGCACTCCGAAAATGGGTCGATGGTTATGATCCCCACATCGTTGTAGGAAGCACAGCTGCATTTACTATTGAGCAGCTTCATAAAGAGATCCAGGAAACAGGGTCCAATTATCAGTTAACTATCCACGAGAGAGCAGGGATAATAACTGAAGCTCAACGCCAAGCAGAACAAAGCTTGAAAACCGGCACCAAACATCTAGCAAGCACAATGCAGGGATGTGGTGCATTCCTCGCCGACAAGGTGATGAGAAGAAAAGAGCTTAAACTCGCCAGCGACTACGAAGAGCTAAAAGCTTACATGCCATCAAGCATGGGAAGTAAAATCGATAATGTCGAATCCGAAATAAACCGAAGACTCGAAGGAATGAGTCTCCCGATGGCACTGTCGACACTGGTCAAAGAATTCGATATGACCATTCTACACGAAGGTGCCCAAGGTTTCTCTCTCGACATCAACCACGGTTCGCACTATCCTCAATGCACAAGCAGAGGAACAACCGCGATACAGAACCTATCTGATATGGGATTACCCCACACAATGATGGGAGACGTTTATCTCGTAATCAGACCGTACCCGATTAGAGTCGGCAATGTTGTCGAAGAAGGGAAAACTGTTGGTCACTCTGGTGATTGTTATGATGACCACAAAGAGACAACATGGAGAGAAGTTGCTGAATCTGCAGGTGCACCACCAGAAGTGATGGATGGTGAATTAACCACAGTAACAAAGAGACTGAGAAGAGTCTTCGAATTCTCCGAGAAGCAACTCAAAGAAGCTGTGCTTGTAAACGGTGCCACCAAGATAGCATTGAATTTCGCCAATTATCTTGATTGGTCATGCTATGGTACCAACGAATACGAAAAATTGCCTAAGAAAGTCACTGAATTCATCTGCAAGGTAGAAGATGTTGCTGGTATTCCAGTGACTGTTGTAGGAACAGGACCACAAAACAACCATGTCTGCTTCATCTGAGCTTGAACTAATTCTTGTAGCATATAGCCATTGCTATGCTGGTGTTGTTGAATCTTCCTATGAGACGCCTGGAGCTTTTCGATTCGAATGGGTGAGACAAGTAGTATATCCGGATCGAGTAACAGAAGGTTACTCAGAGTCGCCGCTTACTTGGAAGAAGCGGGGGAAGATCCCGAAACAGCCTGTGACAACCTCTTAGAGTTAGACATACCCTATATCGCATTGAAGCAGGTCTGGACCGACAATATAGGCAGAATACCAGATCCTGCTTGCCAAAAACTCCAAAAAGTCATCCAATCGAAAAAGATGACAGTAATAATGCTCGCCACCGAACTAGGCGAAGTGTCTGCTGACGAATTGAAAAGCGTCAGAGATGAAGAAATAGAACGAATCTTCAATAGGGCAGCATACTTCCAAGCACCATTTATAAGGATTGGTATAGGTAAATCATGTTCTGTTGATTGCCACGATGAAGTAAATGAATGGATGAATAGAATAACTCATAAAGCCATCCAGTATAATGTAACACCAGTTATAGAGATAACTCACAATTCATTTGTCGATAAACCAAGTGATATAGCAACGATATTGTTGACACATAAACGTTGGAAACTCCTGTACGATCCCGCCCAATACATTCTTCGCAAGAAACAAGACCCATTTATTAAGTATTGGACGTTGCTTAAGTCTAACACTGCTGTAATTGATGTTAGGGATCTGAAAATAGGCAAAGGATTCAAAGCACCAGGATTTGGAGATTCAAGGATTGGGGATACAATAAAAGACGCCATAGATTCAAATTACGATGGTTGGTATGTAATTGAACCATCCCTCGGAAGAAGACATGGTAGTGCACTTTCTAAGAAAGAGACGTTCACTCAAGCCGTAAGTGCATTTGATGTTCTATTAGAGCAGTAATCAAACCTAGTGTAGAACAATATCGGAGCAAATAATGGCAGTCAATCTAAACGAAACCGTCCAAAAGATCAAACAAGTTGGTTCTCAAAACGTAAGATCAACACCTATGCCGGGTGAAGATGTTGTAAATGGCAAATACCAAATCGAAGTCAACGAAAATGGTGTTTGGTCTGCAATAGCAATTGGGGTATCAAAACGGATCGCTGAAGATATAATCAGCCAAGCTGTTAACCGGACAATTCTGGGATAGAGAATTCTTGGCTAAAAGAGAAAAAATCTCATCGGTCTTAGAGCTATCTAGATACAAAGTTGGTCAATCAACTTGGTGGGTCGTCCTACGTCCAGTAGAAGAACCACCAGAAATAGGCGAACGATATCAATGGATGGAAGAATACCATCCTAAGGTCCTATACAGTAGAGGGCCATATCAGAAACTTTGGAAAAATAAATCCAAACTCCCCAAATTACATCATAAAGACTTTTATTCAATAGTACCAATATTAGTCTCAACATTATCTGTTGAAGAATTTGCTATTGAAGAAGTTGTTAGAAGTAGAGAAACAGGGGAATTCTTCTATTCAAATGATGAAGATGAATGGATGCCAGAATCTGATCTATTCTGCACTAACCAAGCAGCTAAAAAAGAGCAAAAGAGAATAATAAAATTGCTCAAACGTTGGACTGATAAACAGGAACTGTGATTTGCGTAATTAGTGTAAACTAACCGTTGAGCAAAATCATGGCAAATAAGCAGAAACACCCCACATTATTCGTTCTTGAAGGTTCTGTTCGAGAATACGAAGATGGCTCGATGCTAGAGCTACACACGCAGCTGACATCCGAAGAGTGGGATCAGATAGTCAAAGACACAATAGAATATAAGGTCTTTGTAGAAACTCTAAAGACTACCGGGATGCCACTTCTCAAAGAAGATTGGGAAGAAGAAGATGAATGGTATCTCCTACAACTAGATGTCGCAATATCAAGAATGCGGAACATAGATGCATTGCTTGTCTCTTCCCACGATCAGGAACGGTTACAGAAGCTCTATAAGGAAAAAATGGAGCACAATGCCGCAGAAGTAGAAAAGATGGTCGAGAAACAAAAAGAAGAAAGCAAGAAGATGTTTCTCGAAAAGTATCCGGATGGTACCGGACCAAATAGTACCGTAGTTTCTGACCTCTAAAGTTAATCTACACAAATCTACTGTAGATTCTTGAAGAGGTAAAGTAAATGTCAACAGGAACTGCAGGCCCATTCGAGCATATAAAAAGGCCAATTTGTGGCGAAGCCGCAGAAATAAGCCAATCTACATTCGTAGAACTAATCTCAATAAAAGAAGTCTACACAAGGGCAATATATAGGGATAATCCCAATGTATGTGTAGCACTGAGACGCTTAGCTTTTGGAAAAACTCCAAGAGAATTACCAGAGCCACCCCCAGAGAGAGGGTTTGAAATCCTCCCCGCACCACCATTACCTAGGAATACAATTCCTATACCAGTTGGTGGGAATAATACCCCAGTGCCAACACCGACACCGGGCGGAGGTTCTGTGCCGGGAGGTCCAATATTCACCAGCCAATCCGCAGAAGAGAAAATTGCAGGATTAGGAATTGCTAAAGCAAGCGTTGAATTCAGAGACCTAATAATTAATAATGAATCATTTGCAACTACTCAAATGAGTAATTGTGCCATGATTGCCGGAGATAATGCACCACCAATTACGCCAGCAAATTGCCCAGAAAGTGACTGTAACGTAGATGCGGCATTCTCCATCGATATCAGCGGAAGTATGCAAAGTGCGATCGACGCTGTAAAAATTGGTGCTGCCGAAATGGCAGACCTTATTTCATCTGTCTCAAATGGCAGTTATAGGTTCGGACTAAGTCACTTCGGACAATCTGATAATGGTGGTAATTTACTCGTACCACTCCCACTCACAGACCAGCAATGCCAGAATATAAATCTATTCCAAGCTAATGTTGATAATCTAACTGTGAGTGGTGGACACGAACCATGGCACCAAGTCCTAACATATGTCCAAGATAATAAAGACACAGAATGGACATTTAGAGATAACAGTGATGCCAGAATTGTTTTCGTAATCACCGACGAAGCAAGTGATGTAAAAGCTGACGAAGCATTGGCTGCCGCAATAGAAATGGGCAGATGTGGAGTCAGATGGGTGGGAATTTGGACCGAAACAAGGCACCCAAACACGCTTACATCAACAGGTTCGATGCAAAGTCAAGGAGCTTCAACCTACGGTGAATTTTTCGATATGCTGGCCGCAGCATCTAATGGCCTATGGGTACACTCACCCAATGGTATTGATATGCTCCCATTGATGACTAGTTTCATTCTAAGTGTCTGTGGTAGCGTAGTAAGAGAAATTCCAGAATGTCCGGGCGGTGAGGATAAAGTAACAAACGGTAAATTCGAAACAAGCATCGCCGGATGGAATGATGAAACAACTGGTGCCGGATCAGTAGATTGGGACGAAACAACAGAATCGATGAAATTATCCGGGATTGCTAGCCAAGAAATAGCGGGGCTAGCACCAGGTGATATCGCTATTATGGGTTTTGGCATCCATTTAGAATCAGCCACTGTAGGCGGAATCTTAGAATATCGACTTGAAAGCGGTTCTGGTGATATTTTAGAATCTGCTCAAATATTATCGAGTGACCTAGGAGTGGGCCAAGATAATGTTATCAGGTTTGATCTTCAAACGACCATCCAATTAGACGGGGCTATCAAGATAGTCTTCGATTCAGAAGTGGGATCAATTACTGATTTCTATGTTGATAATGTTCTCCTTTGTGTCTTAAAGGAAGACGATTGCGGTCCCGGATCTAGGAATCTGATTCAAAATCCAAACTTCGATGAAGGTATAATCGCTTGGAACGATTCATCGAACACCCCAATCACACCTCACACAGATCCTGAGGTGTGGGACAGTTTAACTCAATCAATAATTGTCAGTCTTACCGGTGAACCAGAAGTAAGAACTGATGTAACTGATCTAAGACCGGGTGAGAATTACAGTCTAAACTTTGAACTCTCTTCATTTGAGCCAGAAGTTATTGAAGAACTTGAATTCATCTATGGTATACTAGATGCTTCGAACAATGTGATAATTGAAAACACCATCACTCGTGGAGATGCTGATCCACCACAAAGATTACAAGTTGACTTCATAGCTCCAGCGGATGGATTCTGTAGAGTGTTTTTCAAAGGTGGAACAACAAGTGGTGTTGTTAAACTACGAAACATTTTACTATGCGACACATCTGGAGATTGTGAAGAAGGCTTTGATAAAGTCTCGTTCGACGACTTTGAAACAACTAGAGGAGCTTGGGCTGGAGGACGACATGACCTTCTAGAAAAGTACATCATACTTGAAAGTGCTGGTGGTGATGACAAGCTACAACAAACATTCACTTCACTAGAACCTGGAACCACTCTACAAGTCAGTTTCAGCTCACTGAATGTAGGTTCTAACAATCTGTTGATAGAACTTCATTCTGGCGGTGTTATCAATCAAGATTCTATAACGAGTGCTGGATCATATGTATACACTATAGTGGTGCAGGATACTGGTATTGTTTCGGTAATAGTCCAAAATCTTGATACAGCAGAAAGTGCTGTAGACAATATTCTGGTTTGCTCCCAAGCATCACCTGATTGTGATGGAAGCATAACAGATGTAGAACTGATGGTTGAATGGGACGGTATTCCAAGGAGCCCAGTTAATATTTTCAATGCGATAGCAAGGTATACGATCAGAAACCCGAATGATCCATTCGATTTGACGACCGAAACGCATATTGCTAACACAGAGGGTGTTTTAGGACTTTCATCTTGCGACACATGGAAACAAGAAGGTCAAGGTGGCAACCCACAAGCAAATGTTCTTGCTTTTGGGCTTAACAACGCTGCTGCAGCAGCAGTAAATGAGGGAGATGAAGCAAATGTCTCCTCAAGAGGAAACTGGATTTGGTCGATTCCGAATTCGGGTAGCATGCAAGATGTTCTGAATGTTTCATTCCCTGCTCCACCAGCTGGGTTGATTGAGAGCGTTGAATTTTTCCTATTGACGCAACAAGCAACACCAAGCGGTAGCGGCACTAGCCCCATTCTTCCCCCACCACTTTCTTGTAGCCCAGATCCAGCTCAAGATCTTCAAATAACCATTAGGTATAAGAATAATAGGAGCTTGCAGAGAGAATTCACTCAGAAAATTGGATTGAATGAATTATTGATACAATCGACAGACTTCACTTCCGGTTCTCCTTGGGATACTATCTCTGGTGTTGGTAATGGTAAAAAGGGAAGCACAGCTCGATGGGAATCGTTCATATTCGAATTAGATGCTGCAGACGGGAGTGGATTAGATCAATGTACGCCTCCTTTATTCTTTTCAGCATCTGGTCAAGGAACATTAGAATTTCCAGATTTTAGCCTCACAAACAGTAGAGGAATTTTTGTTGATTCGTGTTTGGCAGAGATCGATGTTACTAATATAGCCGCTGGTGAAAATACCAATGAGGTTCAAATAGTTGTACTCCCTTCTCCAACCGGTGGATTCTGGAACCTTTCCTTCGATTTTGGAACTGTTGAAACTACTCCAAATATCCCTTGGAATGCTACTGCTTTACAAGTTCGAAATCGTTTGGTGACCTTAAGCAACATCAATACTGTTAATAATATTGAGGTATCTGGTGCGGGATCTCCGACTGACCCTTATTTGGTCACGTTTAAAGGTGCATTGGGATCTCAAGATCATAATCTTCTAATTGCAGATGGTTCAAATTTAGCTGGGTCCGCGTCGGCTATCATCGCAACAACCAATGATGGTAGTGTCAATGAGAGGCAAATCATTGAAACAACAACGAGCACAATCCAAAACTTAGAGATCACTTTCAATGGCGAAACAACTATACCTCTACCATTCAATAGATCCTTAAAAAATGCACAAACAGCTTTAGAAGGTCTATCCACGATCGGTGTTGGAAATGTTTTAGTAACTGGTGATACTACCGATCGTGAATCAAGCTATTCTGGAAGATTAATAGTTGATTTCATTGGAAGTCTAGGTGGCCAAAATGTCTCTTTAATGACAGTGGAACCATCCGCTAATTATTCAAATAGTCTTGCTTGGCAAGGCGGTTTTGCTCCAGGAGGAGGAATCAATGAACGGCAACAGATTACGGTTGAAGCGTTCGGAGGCAGTTACGTTCTCAGAGTCTTTGATGTTGGAGGAACCGTCCCCGCAGTTGATATCGGAACAACAACCGATGGGAACACATCAAATGTTGACTGTTATGATATTACTTTTGGCGGCACTCTCGAAGGGCAGAACATCGACCTGAACACCTTCTTTAGCCCAGATAGTGGGCCAGCACCGTTTTCACATTCACAACAAAATATTCAAAATGGAGAAGCTGGAACAAACCCAATACCAGAAATCCAAAGACATTGCTTTACATGGTTGTTGGGTGACGGCGGGATTGGGACAGATGACTCACTATTTGGCTTAGAATCACCAAGTGATCCAATATTCATCGATATACTTGATACTGTTGGCCCAACCCCACTCGTCAAAGGAATCGATTCTTCAGTAGCAATTGCAGCATACTTAGAATCAGCGTTGGCGGTACCAGCAAACAGTATCACTGTCGTAGCAAGTAGCTTATCAAACGCTGTAAATGAAGTTCAAACAGCAACCGTTACTGGAGCACCTATTGGTGGAACATTCGCATTAGTTGTTGAAGGCCAAGAAACAGTACCAATCTCTTTCTCAGCACCAGCGATTGATGTTCAGAACGCAATAAACAGTTTATCAAACGTCTCAGATGTGGCAGTAGCAAAATCTGGCACACTGCCAGCAGATGTGATATATACGATCACATTCCAAGGTGAAGATGGCGGCAAAAACTGGCAAACAATTGTTGGTAAAGCAGATAATCTGGCCAACGGTAGTGCGTTCGCCGACACAGCTCCAATACCATATAATGCTTCTGCTCAAATGGTAAAAGATGCTTTGGTTGGGGCTGCAATATGGTTGTCCGATAGCGATTTGGATATAACTAGAGATTCAGACACAGATAACATCTACAAATGGACAATCGAGTGGGCTGGAAACTATTTGAGAGAGAATATTCCTCAAATGCAAATCAGTGGTGCCCAATTGGCTGGTGGAGATATTTTTGTAAGTGAAAATCTCAAAGGCACTGGCAGCAATGATCAACAGAGATTGAGAATTGTCAACGCAACGGGGGGTTCATTCACATTATCTCTAACGATCGATGGAGTAACTGACGAAACAACATCTATCCCATGGAACACAACAGCTGAAGGATTAAAAGCTCAGTTATTACAATTAAGCTTCTTTGACGCACCTGGTCAACTAGATGTGGTTGATGAGTATCCCGATAGATTACCACCAAGTCCAATCAATGCATCATTTGTGATAATATTCCAAAAGAGATTTGGTGATATCCCATTGCTGGTTCCAACATTCCAAGAATCTCTACTTTGTGACCCAATTGTTTTACCACATGTTGATCCTGGTCCATATGGCTATCCTGTCCCGATTGATGATAATGAGGAATCATGCCAATCTGGCTTCCAGTTGCAAAGACCAGCCGAAAGTGAAGGAGCAATAGAAGAGATAGAATCTTGCTGTGATTCGGGTTCTATCAGCGATACTGCAAATCAATCTTCTAGATTACAACTAGAAAGAGATCTGTTTGATCCCAATAGAAAAGCTGGCGATCGGTTGTTGACGGTTAGAGATCTCGCAAAATTAAAAGGATTGCAGATAAATAATTATGTCCCATATATCAGAGATTTTATTACAAATGATCTAGCTCCAGTGTCATGGCATACTATTGTGAAACCAAAGGATAGTTTCATTTTGATAGAGGGGCATCTCACAACACGACGTGGAAGAGAAAGAATTTCTAATTATCTGAGTAGCAATCGAGAAATATTGCCATCAAGATTCGTTTGGAATTCGATGAGCAATAATTTGTAATATATCGTTGTTTTAACCAATATCTAGAATTCCTATCACCCTAATATCTAGATATAATATAAAGTAGACTTTTCTTCTAGTCTCAAGATCAGATAAGACCATTATATCCTACAAATGATAAGATAATATTATTGTTGGGGAAGGAAAGAACGGCTACAGCTCGTGGCCCGGTTTCCCTATTCTCTTGGGTGTTTTGGTGTTTAATTCAAATATTTCTGCCACTTTGCTGGCAACTATAGATGTTACGACTGTAGTCATCGTAATCGGTTCTGCACTAGCCGCAGCCGCATCAATTGGATTTTTGATATGGCACTGGGGCAGCTCTCTTGGCACTCAAATCCAAGAAGCAATTTCCAGAATTAAGAACTTAGAAAAGAATGATATATCTCAAGATGAACAACTCAAAAATCTTGATGAATGGAATCGCGAATATGAAAGAGTTCATGGGTCAGTTAAACCATCTGAGCGTGGTGCTTCTATTAACATCACAACAGAAGGGCCTGGTACTCAGGTAAATTCAACTGCTGGTAGTGGTAGCATTAACGATAGCCGGAACAGGTAAGAGTAATGAACTCTTCAGTCTACGGACTATTCAGCACTATCATAACATTTATATCAATATGTGTTGGCGGATTTACAATCGTTATCAGAGTTGATAAGATACCAACACCAATTGAAATAGCTGCAGCAGAAGAAGCGGAACGAGTTGAACGCATTCTTATAGCTCGTGACCCTATCAATCCTGATAGTAAGGAAGATGCTAAAAAGATCCTAAGATATACAAGGGAACCATTGCTATTAAAAATAGATGAAAATGGGCGAAAATTGTGGCGTGTCCAATTTAACCTCAACAAATTGAAATCAGTTAAGTTAGCTGAAAATGTTGATTCAATAAAATTCGTCGATGGTCGTGTCCTCATGGTATGTGAAGACACCTATTTCAGAATTTTAAAAAAGACACAAACTTGCGGTAACTCAGATCATTTAGAAGAACATGAAGTAACAATTTATCTTGAAAACAATGAATTGCATTTTCAAGCACAAAAAGAACAAGATGAGAATTGTTGGGTTATCGTCAAGTATACAGCCAAAGACCAAGATACCGCATATTGGTTAAAAGGTGAAGCTGAAGGAGTTGAGTGGGTCGAATGAATCCCATAAAACGAATCATTGCCGGAATGGCATGTGTGTTCACATTTATATCTATAGGCGGATTTACTATTGCTTTAGAAATCAACAATAAAAGTATACGAATTGCTGAAAAATTAGCCAAAAAGAAGGTAGATGCTGAGATACTCTCAGCTAAGAAAAAATCTGAAGAAGACAATAATAAACCAATCAACGCTGAAAAAGCAGCAACAATAGCTAGGCCAACTAGAAAATCATGGCTACAAGGGATTAATGAAGACGGAGTTCCAGTATATGAGAGATCAGTAAATCTGAGAGAGATAGAAGACTACATATATCTAGCTCAATCTTGTTATGAGCTTCAAGAAATTGATGGAAGAATTTTGGCTCATGATGATGACAAATATCATCGAGTTACTATGGATATGCTCAATAAACCATATTATGGAAAAGACCCCAACACAAAAGTCTTCATAGAACTCAAGCGAGGCAAACTATATGTTCATTTTGATGGTGTAACTCAAGATGAAAATTGTTGGATCAATTTTAAATGGGCTTGCCCCTTTCCATCTGGAAGAATGCCAGATAGGATTGAAAAATGAAGATTCTCAGAGCTATTCTTTCATTCATCATAGTATTTGTTACAATATGTGTTAGTGGGTTTGTTGTCAGTGTTGATATCAGCACCCAAAAACAATTAACATTAGAAGCCACAAAAAGACCTACAGGCCCAGAATATACTCCTCTTATTAAGAAGCATGCTATCCATATAACGAAAGGCACAGAAAAAATTAGACAAATTGGTTCTGAAGATGGTTATAGAATCGTAGAGTTATACATGAATCTGAAAGGAGGACCAACTAATGCAGATATAATTATTAGCATCGAAGGGTTAGTTGAAATTCTAGAAGCAGATGGTAGAATTAAACTAAAAACAGATGATTTATATCATCGGTTTACAGAAGATGGCGTTTATTATGAAGACGAGGAAAATCCGAGAGTCTGGTCAGAAGTTTCTAATAATATAACTTCTTACTATGGCGATGGTGCAATTCAAGATGAATATTGTTGGATATATCTTAAATATAAAATAGAAAATTATATCGAAATATTTGTGCCTACCGAAAAGGATCTCGCACAAGATAAATCAAATCCAAATAATCCACAATATTTGCAAGAGAGAAGAAAGAAGCATGAAGAATACTTAAAATGGAAACGTAAAAGAGAAGAATGGAAGGCTTGGAAAGCATGGAAAGACGCTCAAGATGCTGAATCCAAAACTAATTCGGACACCAACTCACCAACAAACGAGGATAAAAATGAGCGATGACAAAGGCGTAAATGTCAATTTCAATATTGGCGAAGGATCTCAAGTTAATGCCCCCATCTCTGGAGACGTTAACAGTCCGTCTAACACATACTCTGTCGGAGAGACGGATCAGATTGCTAAATTCTTCGAGTCTCTTAAAGTAGAACTTGAAAAGGATGAAGCGGAAGCACGATCAGTCTGGGAAGCACCGGTCACTGAACTTAAAGCATTGGCTGCAGAAACTCCAAGCGAACCAACACCGCCAGCAGCGATGGCGGAAAGTGCTGATGGCGGTACAGCAGAGCCGATGAGCCTCTTCTCAGGAATTGAAGAAAGATGCGTCAGTTTGATCGAAAGTATCAAACCATATGCTGGCACAATTGCTCGTGCTGTGGCTATCTTCGGAACTGAGGTATTGAAATCAATGGCCTCGAAGAATCCGATTATTTCAGGAATTGTCGCCGTCGCTGAAGAATTTTCAGAAGACGATTAGTAACCAAATTCGACATTGATGTACTTGAACCCTAGATTTTGGAGATGAATTAACGCTTTGTCCCCGATATCTGGGGCCATCAAGTATCCAAAGACATCAAAACCATCGGTTTGTAAGACCTCGACATATCTTCTAACTTGACCACAATCTGATATAGTGGCTTTCCTTCTCTTTACTTCAATTACATGCTTTGTTTGGTCGAATTCAGTACCCAATATATCAATAGCACCGTGCTCAGTCTTAAATTCTCTGACTATACTGAAACATTCAATGTCAAAATAGTCGGGCCAATCATTAAAGACCTTTAAAACGAGTTCCTTTTCGGTTCGTCTAAGTTTAACTGAATCTTCAGACCAATCTTCAAGATTAGAAAATGTGATGACCTTATCAATGAAGATACTGATCTTCTCACTCTTCTTAGCAAAAACGAGAGTATCACCATCCTTGATCTCTCCAGATACTAATATAGCACCTGACCCCAAGTAATTGCGGGCCGGAATAAGTCCTCCAGCGTGTACGGAAACAGATCCGTCATTCTTCCTCATCAAGAGGAAATTGCCTGGTCCAAGAAGACCCAAAGCACGGCCATTATATTCTACTCGACCGTGGAAGTAAAGGATGAAACTGGGCATCCTTTATATACACTAGACACCGTCACCATACCACTGTTGTTGGAAGTTCTGTTCTGGTACTTGACTTTGGGTGGTAGGTGCTGCAGTGGGTTGGGGATCACCAAGTTTGAATAATTTGAATGCAGATCTGAGTGAACCACTCAACTGTTGAAGCTGCTGTTGTGCAGTTGGATCGTTTGAGCCAGCAGCTTTCAATTCCTTAAACTTCTGATATGTCTGGATTATTTGATCCGGTGTCAATCCATTTGCTGATAGTGTCGCGTTGAACTTTGTTCTCAAATCATCGGCCAAAATTTGAACCGCTAATTTAGCTCCTCTTTCGTTTGCGGATATAGCGGCTTGAGCTGTTGCTTGAGATGCAGCATGTTGAGGATTTGCTATCGCACTACCAACTTGGGTTGCCCCATTTTTCAGTGCTTGCTTCAATCTTTGAACAAGTTGATTTTCGGAGATAGGCGGCATTGGGACACCATATTTATGACCAATTTTCCGCATCATCATGTTTCCAATGTATCCTATATTAGAAACTATTCTTGAATCTTTCAGAAGATGAGAAGCAACTGGGTTGAAACTTTCCAACCCCAATTTAGATTGAAGTTGAGCAAATTTCTTGATTAAAGTTTGTAATTCTTGCCGATTTCCTTCTGGTGTCGCCGCTGGTTGTCCTGGAACGACGGGTGCGGAGGGTGCGGCGGATTGAGGTGCTGCTTGAGGTGCTGCTTGAGGTGCTGCTTGAGGTGCTGGAGCTGCTTGCCCTTGTGGTGCAGCTTGACCAAGCATGTCTTGCTGCACTTGCTGTTGTACTCTTGTTTTCATCTCTTGGTCAGAGACATTGAAAACACCAAACAATTCTTGCCACCATACTGCGTTTTCTAATAGAGATACTTGGTCAGCATTTGCTTGTCTTATTAGTCTATTAACTGCATTTATTCCGCCACCATTTGGTGCCATGAATTTGAGCAGTGTGTCAAGATCGTTTGATGGGCCGGGTGTTAAACTGGCTCTTAATTTTTCTATTCCAGCTTGCAGAATCTGGGTTAGTGAGTTTTCAGAAAGAAGTTTTGTATCTGCGACTGACTCTAGGAATATATAAGATAGTGATGGTGGATCTTGGTAATAATTAGAATTACCTTTTAGTCTATGGATCGTACTTTCAACTACGGTCGCATTGCTACCTTCCAACATTAGCCTCAAACCAATGGTCGAAAAGTCATTTGTTGTTGTTATTGTTGAAAGTTTCATGTTGTATTTTTGAGGATGAAGATGAAATTCCCAATAATTATTATTTCTTATGGTGCCTTTGGGTTTGACCAAAAGAAATTATTCATCGTTGAAGAGGATGGCGTGATGTTCTTGCCCGTCTTCAATGATCCAATTGTCGCAGCACAATTTCAATCTAGCATGCAGAAAAGATTATCTGGAGTTGGTGATGATCGACGATTGATGACACAGCTTTGCGAGAAGCCAAATTTCGCAAAAGACATGCTCACAGTAATTGCCTCTGTGGCACCAGAGCTTACTAGTGTAATATTTGATCCGTCTCCGCCAGAGGGATTAAATGAAGATGCCAAAAAAGCTGGTGTGCAGGCATTGAATAAAATAGTTCCGATTGAAGATGTGATTCAGGAACTTGATGAATTGTTGGAGGATTCTAAATCTGGTTCAGATGGGATTTCTGAATAGTCGAAAACAGTGTACTCACCTGAACACTCAAAGTAACTGGGGATTTTTTTCTCAGATTTCTCTACTTCTTTGAACTGAATCGTGGCATCATCTTCCTCTAAAGATATTTCTATCTCGATTGGTTCTGGATCAGTCATAGATTATCTACTTGAGATAAATCGGATTTGGTTTTAAACGGATTTCTCCCGTATCCTAAGAGTACGAGGTCTTTGGTGTTCAAATTCAAGAATGAGAACGTTGGGAAACGTTTGTCTCTCTGTATATTTTTAGTTCTAATATTTATTAGCGAATATATCATAGAGAATAGAATTGAACAACACCGGTTCCCTAGGCTTCGGAAATATGTCAATGGAACGATCTTTAATAAGCAGCTGGATTCGACAAGCACGTTATCGAGCGAAGCGGCAAAATATCCACAGCGATTTGAAAATAGAAGATGTAGAAGCAACTATCGCTCACTACAACAATTGTTGTGTGTATTGTGAAGCAGAAATTGAGACACTTGACCATCCCTTTCCGTTAACAGATACATCCCCCAATATTGCCTCAAATGTTGTCCCTTGTTGCAAGAAATGTAAAAGTCTCAAAAAGAGCAATGATTTGGTTTGGATGTTTACAGAAAAGCACTTGGAACAAGAATTATATCTAACCATTTTGCAGAATATGTTCAATTGCCGAGATGGAGACAAAATCAAAGAACATGTCAGATGCGTCACCGGAATAGGTGAGAAATCAGAAGAGGAATAATGTCTAGAACACCCTATCCAGGATACGCACCAAGCTACAAAGTGGTAGACGAAACGGGAGGTTTCACTAGGAATTGCATAATCCTAGAATTGTTGAGCGTGGGAAAATTGGGTCCTGCAGAGATGAGCCATATCCAAGAACAGCTTGAAGCATTCGTGGCGGGTCTAAGCAACCGCATGTCAAGTGTAGAGAACGCCAAAGTAGTTCTCCCAGATCAATTCGATCCGAAACTCAGAGAAGGTCTTCGGATCTCTGGTTGAAAAATATATCTTCTTGACCCAATGACTGTATTTTAAATATTAACGGATTATTTCCGTTGGAAACATGTCGTTGTAACAAGGAGAATTCATATGACGGCAGCGAAAGCCACCAATTCTGGTGGCAGGAAAAAATTTCCAAACGGGCAGAAAGTGCAATTGCTCAATCTTCTGGGCACTATAGACACCCATATATATATGGTTGTTCCAGAAGAGCTACCAGACGGTGAGGAAAGCTCCGAACCAATCACTGAAGTGAGGGCAGACCGTAAGGGACACGTTCCTGTTAAACGGGTAAACGGTCAAATGTCCCAAAAAGTCCACTTCAGACGTATTCTACCATTGGATTCAGACGGAAAAGCAAGCGTCATAGAATCCAACGATAAATACCGTGCAATTTGCCCAAAATGCGGAAATGTATTCGATGTTGTGCCGAGTGATAATACAATCACCTGCGATACACATGGCGAATTCACACTGAAATGGTTGGGAGTCAAACCAATGAGCGATGAGAAAGAAGCTGCTGCAGGTACAACAACTGCACCAGAGGCACCAGTAGCAGCAACTGAAACTGCAACAACTGAAACTGCTGCACCAACGACCGAGAAGAAATCGCGTCCAGCGAAGAAAGAACCAGTAGTGGTCGATTTCGCTGTTCTTAAAGCCCTTGATGGTGTAGAACTTTGGACTAAGAAGAACGTGAAATTCGATCACCCAGATGTCGATGTCCAAGCTCACGTGCTTCTCCTGACCGGAGACAGTCCTCGAAAGTATTGTTTCAACACATACAACAATGCACTCGGCAAGAAGGCTAAGAAGCTCTACGTCGAAGAGTTTCTGGCAAACGAAGAAGTGGCCGGTTCAAAGCGGTCCCGTCCTTGGTTCGATGTCAAGAACATCGAGAAAGAACGCACCGACCTTGGTAAGAAGGGTTACGAACAACCTTAGCACGACGGCTTTGGTTAACCCAGTAGGAGGGGCAAATGCTAGTCTTATCTCGCAAAAAAGATGAGAAGATCATTATTGGTGGTGGTATCACCATCATGGTCATCGAGATCCGGGGAGATAAAGTGCGGCTAGGAATAGACGCACCAAGAGAAGTCTCCGTACACCGAGAAGAAGTCCAGAAGGCCAAAGAACGAGAAGAAGCTGAAGCTGAGGCCGAATCTGGACAGGCATAACCGCCAAAGTAGACTCCCGAGGATAGAGCCAACGAATGACCTTCGTTGGCTCTATCTATATCGGAGGAATGATGAGCGATCAAGAATCAGACCTAAAATATAGTATATATGTACTACGGGGTATGATAAATCAATTACCCGATCTCATATCTAAGCCGATGGAGGACCAACTTGACGTGGTCTCCAAGAATATACAATCAGAATTCAACGAAATCGCCAGCAAACTAAGAGCAGGGTTAGAGGATGCAACTCTTGCTGTGAAAAGCTTAGAATTCGACCTAGCATGCACTAAAAGAGAACGAGATACACTAAAAGAACGTCTCGGAGAGTGACGAAGAGCCTCTTTTGCTATCGAGAAGCACTCGATAGGTATAACAGCGTAAAGCTCAGAAAAGTCAAAAGAAAAGCTAAAGTATATATATGATAATTATATACAGAGGCTAAAAATGGATCTCAAAGAGAAAAGAATAGTCGTAACAGGCAGTAATGGATTCCTAGGAACACACGTAGGAAATCGCCTAAAAGAAATCGGCTGCGAAGGAAACGTATTCGGAGTAAGATCCGCACAATACGATCTCACGACCAAGCAAGGTGTCACAGAAATGTACGACACCTTGCGTCCAGATATAGTAATTCATCTAGCAGCAGTCGTTGGAGGAATAGGAATAAATAGGGAAAAACCTGGAACATTCTTTTACAAAAACCTCATTATGGGAACATTCCTAATCGAAGAAGCAAGACTTAGGAATATAGACAAATTCATAGCAATAGGAACCGTCTGTGCTTACCCAAAAGAAACAGAAGTACCATTTAAAGAAGATGATCTCTGGGAAGGATATCCAGAAGAAACAAATGCCCCATATGGGTTGGCAAAGAAAATGATGCTTGTTCAGCTTCAAGCATATAGAGATGAATTCGGATTCAACGGAATCTATCTATTACCAGTTAATCTCTATGGTCCAAATGACAATTTCGATCCTCGATCATCTCATGTTATCCCAGCACTAATCAAAAAATGTATCGATGCCCGAAATTGTGGTGCAAAATCAATGCAAGTATGGGGAGATGGTCAAGCAACCAGAGAATTCCTATACGTCAAAGATGCTGCTAGAGGGATAGTCTCAGCTGCTGAAAATTACCAAGGTAAAGAACCTGTCAATTTAGGAACAGGATCTGAAATAAAGATAAGAGACCTCATAACCCTCATCGCAAAAGAAACAGACTATACAGGAGAAATTGTCTGGGACAAATCCAAACCAAACGGCCAAATGAAACGAAGACTCGATACAACAAGAGCTGAAAAAGAATTTGGATTCAAAGCAGAGATGAAGCTAGAGGAAGGAATTAGAGCCACAATATCTTGGTACGAAAATCAATGCGAGTCCAAATAGAAGTAGCCCCAGGCGAACTAATCGACAAACTCACTATTTTGCAAATTAAATTAGGTAAAATAACAGACAAAACCAAATTGCGGCATGTCAGAAATGAGTTTAACACTCTCAATGAATCAGTCGATCGATTAAAAAGATCTTTAAGTGGTAAAAGACAACATGAAGTAGTTGCCAAGATGGGTACCTTCATGAAACAACTAGCAGATGTCAATCTCAAAATTTGGAATATAGAAGACCAAGTAAGAGATTGTGAATCTAAAGCAGATTTTGGACCAGAGTTTGTAGAGGCAGCTAGGTCAGTCTATCTCACTAATGATAAACGGGCTTCAATCAAGAAGGCTATCAATAGTCTATTCCAATCTGACATTCAAGAAGAAAAATCCTATACAGAATATCGAGAAGCACCCTTAAAAGACTCAAAAACAAACGTAGATAAAGTCAACCAACAAATTAAAGAGCACTCACGAAGAAATAAGAAATGACAAAGTTGACGGCGATGGTATCGCTTTACAATAGCGGAGATTGGATCGAAAACCGACTAAAAAATCTGCTAGAAAGCAGCATCGCGTCAGAAACAGAAATCTGGTGCTTAAACGCAAATAGCCCAGATGAACGAGATCACGAAATACCAACGCGACTCGCTAAAACAAATTCAACAATAAGATACGAAAAGCTTCCAGAAAGAAATACAGTATATGAAGCTTGGAATTATATAATTTCGAACTCAGACAGCGAATTCGTAACTAATGCAAACACAGACGATTTGGTGATGCCAAATTGTTATAGCACGCTAATAAAGAGCATCCAGAACACAGATCACGCTCTAGCATATTGTAGTTGGTACACAACTAGTAAACCAAATCAGTCATGCGACAATCTGACAGAAGCCTCATCAGACGGTAGACCAGGCCACTACGCCGGAATCATCGAAGAAGCGGGAGTGGGACACTTCCCATTATGGAAGAGGTCTCTACACAGTGAATTAGGCTTATTTGATACAAGCTATCAAGCACTGGCCGATGCAGAATGGTGGGCAAGAATCCACTATGTCGGTAAGAAAAAACTCCTTTGGGTAGACCAAAATCTTGGCGTTTATCTATGGAGAGATGGTAATAATCTCTGGAACAGAGCTATAAGTGAGCAAGAATGGCAGAAGTATCACGAGAAGATAGCGGAATACAAGTCGGCATAGAATCATCACATGGATTCGGTGACGGACTTTTCAACGTACCACTTGTGGAAGCCATCAGTCAAAAGCACGGCGTACCAGTAACCGTAGCCGTTAGCAACCACTGTGCTGACGCATTTGCTAATTATCCTTTCATAAAAGTTCTCAAAATAGCCGGTATGAACTTCGGCATGAAGCATTTTGAAGAGAACGAATTTGATTATGCATATCAAATCACTCAGAATGTGAAATTTTACAAATTTAGAGAAGCTGATCCAAATCACTCATTGATTGATACCCCTAAATTGGTCGGCGAAGAGTTGGGTTTGACATTTGATCAAAGACCTCTATTCTCCCCAACAGCAAGAGAGATGGAGGTTGGTGCCGGGATGTCTTCTGGCATGCCAACCATAGCAATCGAATCTGTTTATAAGTCACAACAAAGTTGGGCAGGAAGAAGACACATAGAAAAAATCTTTGACCATTTCAAAGAAACGCACCGTATTCTTTGGCTAAGTAATGAAGGTGCCCCAGATCACAAGAATGTAGATGATATGCTAAGACTCTCTAGGAGAGAGTGTATCATGTCCCTCCAACACTGCGAATATTTCTTCTCAGTAGGTTCTGGATTCTTTTGTGCCTCGTTAGCACTCCCAAGAGAGCTACAGCCAAAAAACGTTGTATGCCTGTGGACAGATTCGTTATATCGATACGAAAAAGTTCTGAAGGAAAAGGGCTGGCATCCTGAAATCACTTGGATAAACAACGAGCAAAAATTAGAAGATGCTCTATCCTTCATAGGCAAACTGGTATGACTAAAAAGGTAGTTCTCAAAAGACAAGAGATAAAGAAGAAAAAACAGCCCATAATCAAAAGAATCGGCGGAAAGAAGCCGGAAAAGAAGGTAGCAAAACCCACTAGAAGACTACCAAATTACAAAAAAGCCGGAAACGTTAGAACAAGAATCTGCGTTATTCAAACCGGCAGCTGGGGTGATAACATCAATAGCACGTTGATGTTTAAGCCGTTGTTGGAAAAGTTTACAGATTGCACCATAGATGTCCACACATCGACATATTATGCATCAGCTTTTAGAAACAACTCATATATCAACAAATTGATTGAATATGAGGCTGACACCAAGAATGATGCCCTCCACCTGACACTAACGATCGACCCACACGTCCAAGAATGTGGATACGATCTAATATTGTCACCACATCCGATGTTCAACCCGGATAAATGGAGCAGTTTGCAACACCCAGATAGAGGTGATAATATCATTTATGCTTGGGTCAGAGCATTAGAAGAAAATGATGTGCCTTATACCTTTCCATTAGAAACGATAATGGAACTCGATGACGAAGAAATTTCTAATGTTGACAATTTCCTCGCATCTATAGAGAATTTCAATATCTCAAGAAATATTCTCATGGAAGTCCATGGTGAATCTGGACAGACCTTCTGGGACCCAACATGGACTGTGAAAGTTGGAAAGTATCTTCTTGATGATCCAAAGACAAACTTGTTTGTCAGTAGGAAAAACGACAGCTCCGATGTAAAAGCCCTATCAGACTACGCTCCTGGAAGAGTATTCTTTGTTGGTGGTTTAAGTATTAGAGAATGTGGCGAATTGTTCAATCGTTGTTATGCATTCTTTAGTGTGTCAAGCGGATTATCCAATGCTTGTAACACGAATTGGTGTAGAAATGATGTCAAATGGTTCGAGACAGTCAATAGCACATCTGTAACAAGTGCACCAATAAGAGAAAAGGGCAAAGTATTCTGGTTAGAAAATGACCAAGAAGCTTTCATAAAAATGCTGGATGATAAACTCTGACACACTACGAGCAATAGTCGCAGGGTTGTTTGACGATATCCAACCCAATATTGGCAAGCGATTAACCTCGCAAGTAGCACTTGGTCACAATAAAATCTATATAAATCAAAAGAGTGACAGAAGATATTGTGCCGCCACCTTCACTACTGGTAGAAAGAAAATGTATCTCAAATGTAAGATGCTATTCTTCACTAAGGCATATGTGGAAGATTCTGTTCGAAAAATAGACCTCTATAATGGCAAGCATTTGGTATCGATGGCTGAATGGTTAGTCTGGGAAGCAACAGATGGTCTACGAGCTGGCTACGCACTAGGCAGAGATAGGATCAAATTTGAAGACAGACCAATTTTCTGGAGAGATCGATACAGACGAAATAAGAAGAACATCAAAAGTAATGAAAAGCAACTGCACTTATTTTATTCTTGATCAGAAGGATCGCTATGAAGATTCATTTAGTGTATGCTGGCGAATGCGACGATCAACGTCTACAATCACCATATGGGATAACTAGGAATCTATACAAATACCTCAAGGAAAGAGCAGAAGTAGAATACCATAAGTGGGATTCTACAATGATGCCCGAAATAAATCCAGAAGATATAGTAATCGGGCATCCTCATTACGACGAAAATACAGTAATTCAGCGAATCTTCAAAGAAGATGTAGCTTGTAAAGCAAAATGCTTAATCCATCCTCTCCATACCGCAAGGGTAGAGGATAATATGCCATTTGATTCTATGGCAAGGAAAGCTGACAAGATCTTCTCGATCTGCGGCCCTTACTGGTACGACACTATTGAAAGTACACCTTTCAAACACTGGAAACCCAAAATAACTAGGTTAGATATGGCAGTGAATACAATCCACTATCCATATCTAAGAAAACAATTCAACAAACCCGGACTTCGTAAACTAGTCTATATAGGCAGTTCTACTCCCCATAAGAACTTGGGGTTTATGGTTGAAATAATGAAAAGAATCTCTGGCACCAAGCTTTATTGGTATGGAGGTTCATCGGATCACCCTCTCGCACAACTCAAAAATGTGCAAACTACAGGATGGTCTATTATGAATAAAACAGTCGCTCGACGAATAATCGATGATGCTGACATAATGATCAACACAAGTATTTCAGATGCAAACCCCACAACATTACTCGAAGCAAGGGCATGGGGATTAATAACTGCTTGCACTCCACAATCGGGGTATTATAATGATCCATTTTTCGACGCTCTTGATTTGGATGACTTAGACGGTTCAGTCGAAACAGTAAGAAATCTAATATTCAATGTTCCATCTGAAGAATTATTAGAAAGAGCAGAAAAGTCAAAAGATGAAATCGTCGCAAAATACACTTGGGACAGATTCTGCCAAACGATCTGGGACGAAATCAAAACTTATAATTAGATTCTACGATAGGCCATGTGATAAATGTGAATTTCCACTGGTTCTCCCTATCTCACCTATTCTCGAAGATGAACCAGATGTCGGATATCATATCCCAGGTGGTGGATTTGTTTGCTATTCATGCATGAAAAATCTAAAAAGATACAAGATCCAATAATAATTCTATATGATAGAATTTGCACAAAGTGCGAAATGCCATTCATAATTCCAGATTTTGGTAACAATGTGGATTATAAGATAAAATTATGCTGGGAGTGCTTAGGAAAAACGCTCGACGCCACTGCTGGAACACTAATTAATTATGTTGATGACACAATTTATACTGTGAACACCAAACCCCAATAGTACCTAAACCCATGACTCATCCTTTCAACAGCAAAAAACAATGGGTAGGTTCCCCAGTCGATTATAGGATTGGAGATGCTGCAGATAAAGCTCTATCCGAAGTCAATGACAATAAATATTGGCGAGAAGGACTTGGCAGTATAGAGGTCGATAAGGAGAGATGGGATCAAGCTCAGAAGTATGAATTAGACACTTGGATGAAACATGGTACGGCAAGTCAAGACGATAGAGACCATGTCCATATCGAAGGTTTCAATAGCTATGTAGATATTCCCATCGAATTGGGAAAATTGGTTGAAATAGGTTGCGGGCCATTCACACAATCACATAATATAGTTCAAGGGCGAACTGTTGATTCAGTCACCCTCGTTGACCCATTGATCCTTAAATATTCGAAGCATCAAAACTGTCGATATTGGTCGTTTGATAAAAAACCAATAATGGTAAATTCTGCCGCCGAAGATTTCACAGAAACGGGATTTGATACAGCGATTTGCATCAATGTGTTAGAGCATGTCAGAGATGCAAATTTGGTTATGAATAACCTAGTAAAATGCCTTAATCCTGGCGGATTGCTTATTTTTCATGATCGTGTTTATGACGGCCTCGATATTACTAGAATTTACGATATCGGGCACCCAATTAGAATTACCAGTGCTTTTTTGAACCCATTCTTAGATATGTTCAAAAAAGTCTACCAAAATGATGATTACTTCATAGGTATCAAAAATGGCTAAGCCAAAAGCGGTAAATTGGACACTGATTGACGACCCGATGATGTATACCATCGTGGACGATCTGCTGAAGAAATACCATGGTGGTAAGAATAATATTCAAGAAATCCACTGCCTGCTCATGTGGCGGGATAATGTGAAGATGGACCAAGATGGCTATGTCTGGTTGGCTGATATTGCTAAGTCAACCGACAAGATGAGAGAACTCAGACCGCATGATATGATTATTGGTATCAATAGGGATGCATGGTCTATCCTCGATCACCAACAGAAAAATGTAATCATAGATAGCCAGCTAGAGAGAATTGCAATCTGCCTTGATAAGGAAGAATGCGAGAAGGAAGATGATAGATCAAGAAAGATTTATCGTCTTAGAAGGACCGAAGTTATCGACGATGCAACTATGAACCGTCGCCATGCTCTAACACTCGGCAGAGTGCAGGATTATGTTAGTGATAAATTTACGACAGCAGGAGCCGAAAAGGGAAGCTACGTAGATCAGGTTCTGAACGGCAACGAAGATAACAACAGCGATAATGAAAAGGAAGGCGACGCTGATGCTGGGCAGGAAGAAAACCTGCAAGGGGAGGCAAAAGAGAGCCTCACAGAATAGCAGGAATAACAAACTGGGTTTTCCCCAAAACCCGATTCATGGTCAAATTTGCAAAATAAATTCGATAGAGTACATTTACTCTGACGAAATGCAAAATTGGATCAGAGCAGACCCCATAATAAATAAGATCTTGCGGATAATCTTCCGAGACGAATTTAGAATCGTCTTCGATGGACAGGTGGAGGTTCCGAACTGCGAGTGTGCCAAAGTAGTAGTTGAGCAAAACGGGGATACAAAAGTTACGTTCGAAAGCGGAATCTCCAAAGACGGAGAATGTATTCTAGATAAGAACGTTTTCGAAAGCATCTTCGTCGTGCATTGGACTCAAAAACAACCTTGGTACACTACAGGATCATAGAACGCACGAATAAATCTATTCATCTAGATGAGAACATAAATGTGCCGAACACCGAATGTGTCAAAATTGATGTGTCTATAAATAGAATGGGTACTTGCGAAACATTTGGCGGAGATTTAGTCTATGTTATCACTTTTGAAAATGACACCACCAGAAAAGCAATTTTGGCAGAAGTAATCGTGGAAGAATATGCGAGATCCGACCGAATCCAAATAATGAATTGGATATGATAGACAGCGAAGTAATAATTTATACAGATGGTAGCTGCTTCCCAAATCCGGGTCCTGGAGGGTGGGGAAGTATATTGCTATTTGAAAATGACGAAAGAAAATTTGAGAAAGAGATTTCCGGTGGGGACCGGGAAAGCACCAATAATAGAATGGAAATGCAAGCTGTAATTGGTGCCCTAGAAGCTTTGAAAAGACCATGCAACGTAAAGATCTATTCAGATAGTCAGTACGTTGTAAAAGGTGTGGGTTGTTGGATAAACGGCAGCAATATTCATCCAACAGGATGGATGGTAGGCTGGGAACGAAGAGGTTGGAAACGCAAGGATGGACCACTGAAAAATAGTGACCTCTGGAAAAAACTCCATGAACTAGTATGCCGCCAAGAGAGCGTCCAAATGGTCTGGGTAAAAGGCCATGACGGAAACGAACTCAATGAAAGATGCGACGTACTTGCCCTTAAAGCTAGGACTGAACTCAATGTATGACACAGACGAACATCTTGAAAACCTCATTAGGCATATCGAACTTGTAAGAAATGCCTGCACTCTCCTTGGTCGAAGATTGATCAAAAAAGGAAGAGTGGATATAGGTCGCCTGCTCATAGCACGTGGACACGTCCACGATGCTACCAAATTCCAAGGAATCGAATGGGATTATCTTCATTCAGGACCAGACACACCAAAGGAAGAACTAAAACTCGCAATTAAACAGCACGTCAGAACTAATTCTCACCACCCAGAATTTCATGGTGGGTTGGAGAAAATGCCAGAGCTAGACGTAGCTGAAATGGTTTGTGACTGGTATGCACGTGCTCAAGAATTCGGAACAAGTCTGAGAGACTGGATCTCTAAAGACGCAATTCAACGTTATCGAATCGAAGTAGACGGCACACACCACGAAATGATCAACAAATATGTTGACATGCTGCTTCAAGACCCATTCAACAAGTCAGTCGAAGCGAAAGAAGTACAAGAATCGGTTATATAGTCCTCAAACTAGTTGACTTCTTAGAGATTAACCAATACGAGTTAATCATAGTACCTGGTGAATATACCAACAAATCTTGGTTCTTAAGAGACGAACTGGACCAAGCAGAGGATATACTCGCATATGAAGTGAAATCTGACGTATTTAAAAGCGAGCATCGAGTTGTAATTACAAGACAAGACAAAACACAACTCGAATTATACCTCATAGGTACAGAAATCAGGGACAAAATCTGATGCTGCGACTCAAACGACTAAGTAAGAACGATCTTGATCTCCCAAAATACGAGACAGATCAATCATCCGGCATCGACTTCGCAGCATGTCTAACAAGAACCTGCAAACTTGTAAACCACAGGCTGAAAGAAAAGACGAAATTCCTAACGGTCAATAATACTGCCGGTAGGACGAGACACTCATTCGTCGAAGATGAAGCACCAGAAATTCCTCAAACCAGCAATAATGGTGAGGAAATCATACTTGATATCAGGTGTGGAGAAACTATCATGGTCCCACTAGGGTGGGCCTGTGGATTTGAAGAGAATTTCGTCATGCAACTGCATGTCAGATCATCTATCGGTTTGAATGGTCTTACTCTTGCTAACTCTACTGGGATTATCGATTCTGACTATCGCGGTGAACTCTTCGCTTGCCTCTATAACAGAACAAGTGCACCGATTCAGATTACGCACGGGCAAAGAATCGTCCAAGCCATCATGTTGAAATGCGATCAGATGGATATCCGAGAAGAAGCAGAATTGATGGAAACTGCTCGCGGCGAAGGCGGATTCGGTTCAACTGGAACGGCGTAAAAATCTCACCACTTCTAATGAGAATGCGTCTGTCACTTCGCCAGCTTCATAAGCTTCACCAATATTTCTGATTTTAAGAACCCAATCTTCCAAATCAGAATTAGGCTTGGCAAAATCAAAGAAGTGATTCTTCTGACCACCAATTATGGTGACGATGCCGCCCGATCCGGGATCGGCAATATAGAACAGTTTTCTCCACTTTTGACGTTCTGAGTCATAGAAAGTGGATGGGATTACGCAATCCACAATCTCGCCATATGGTACATCGTATTCATCGAGAATCATCAGCAGAAGATTTAGTTCAACATTCACTTAAATCTTCTCCGAGAATCTCTGCAAGCTTGTCAAGTATCGGTTTTATAGAAGAACCTGGTTCAGAAAGATCGAACTCAGCCAAGAGTTCTCTGGGGAAAACACCAGGGCCTGTAGATGATGTATTCCAAGATTTAGAATATCGCACAATCTTAAAAGATTGGTCGAAAACAACTTGACATCGATTCAATCCTCTGGTTATTTCAATGCATGGATCGCCATCGATCAATATCCTATCGACTTTCGCCTTAGGAAATTTCTTGCTGATCCCATCAGAGAGAGAAAAGACTAGTGAATGCGTTAATCCCATAATTGGACCGTACGGAATTCGAACCCGTGACTCCTCACCCCACCCAGGATCGATGCCAGCCCACGCAGGAAAATTAACCTCATGTGGCTGGCGATCCCGGTAGTTGCTGCGGCACAGCAATACCTCTCACTGCTAACGGCCCATCAATTACCGAGGCCACCTTTCAATCCTGGGTCAGGGACCTTGGATGGATTGATTGCAGGAATCTCGCGATCCCCACCACTGATATGGCGGTAAACACCATCAAGAATTTCCTTCGTGTTGATGAAATTCAAGGGAACTCCATCCTTTGAAAGGATTTGACCATTTTCGAGGTCAAGGATGACCTTGAGATCCATTCGACCAGCACCTTTTCCACGACTTACCCAAGTTGGTGTCGTGAAATTGCGGCACATGATCTTCGCTTTGATGATCACGTCACTGTTCGGATCGTTGATCGGCAGGCCATTTCGAGAAATGATGTCTGCAACGCATGTCTCGATATGAGCACTAACGCAGCGTACCGGCTCCAAGCGAACCTGAGTACCCTTTTCAATTCTTTCGCGGTCTTGGTGTGTCAGCGGCATTGGATCACTCCTCAATTGGGGATTGTTACAATAATATTTTGCAACAATTCTCATTGTGTTAATAGAACACGGAGTACCAAAACATGAGAAAATCAAGAGAAGAATCAAAGAAACAGAAGCAATTCACATTCATGGTGGCTAAGTGTATAGTAGAATTGCTTGACGCATCAGAGCTTGATAACAAGTATTGGAGCTATACCCTCGTCAAAGAACCAGTGAATGAAGCATTCTACGAAGTATCAATCGACACAAGAGAATCTTCCAGTACACCATGGTATTGTGACGAAGCAACTAAAGAATCAATGCTTGGCACAAGAATGCCAAAAAACAAATACCATACGCTCCATGATTATTTTTCATCCTACTATCTCTCCTGGCAATCTCCAACAGAACTCACCATCGAAAGAATCCAATCAGATAAGATGAGTTTTAATGTAGGATGGAATGAAGTGTCATTCGAATATTTTGCATTTAGTCTAGAAGAAACAGACTGCTTCGAAAAAATCGCAAGGCAAATTGAGAAATGGGAAAACGACCCCAAAACTTCATCTGGATCTTCGCAAAAATTCAGGAGAGTGCACGCAAATGGATAAGAAGATTCAGGCTTATGGGGGAGATGCACCACGGTCGAGACCCATTTAGATATGAAATGATTCGTGAAAGATCTACAAAGCATGGTGAAGATCTGACTAAAGATGAAGCTTGTTGTATCACATATTCAGCAAGATGTCCCGATTGCAACGGTTTCCTTCTTAGAGGACCATCGGGCGGAGCCAGCGTCAACATGCTATGTGGGATTTGCCCATCTAGGTTCAATATGGCTGATGGTTATCCTATGGGCGAACGCATAACAACACCATATATTCGAATAATGTCTAATGCTGAATAGAAAAATTCACGCTGTCGTACGCCTACTAAAAATAGAACCGCATGATGGTGTACTGTATAAAAGCGGCAAAAGATGGATGGATAAAGCAGGAAATGTTCGCCAAGCAAAGAGAAAAGTCAAAACAGCAGAATTTATCAATCTAGAAGCTCATTTAGACGGCAAGAATCTCCATAATGCTGGATTGCAAATAAGTGACCCGATATCAGATACTGCAATCATATGCAAGGAAAATCGTAAATGGTTCTTACTTCATGATGAAACAGAATACAAGATTATTTGCTGGATAGACCTACCTGGCCACAGCGGAAAATCGCCTATAACCAGAAGGAAAGAAGGCAATTTAGTGTATTTTCTTAGTGAGAATACCGATGAATGATGAAGAATTTCTCCAAGAACTCTATGACGAACTAGAAAGTCTGAACTTTTCAGTTAGACCATCCAAAATTCGTACACTTGAAGGATATGACGAAGGTGTTGAAATTCAAGTTGAAGACACAATGGGGAAATATTATACCATACGAAAAGGTGGGGCCAAATTAAGAGTTTCGAGTTGCCATAGAAAAATGTCTGGGATTCGAGTGACGGAAGATGGTATAACTTACGATCTTCAAGAACCAGAATCAATAGAAAGAGCAATCTACCACTTACATCAGAAATGTGAAATAGGTAGAGAAGTAAGAGAAACACTCCATGAACACAAATTCAAGCCGAGTGATAGCTAGAGCATCCCTACTAGGAATCTACAAACTAGTAAGATGTGAAAGTAGCGTTGTAACGATGCTTGGGAGCAAACCAGTCCCAAATCCGGCAACCCATGAGATGCACCTATGGTCTAATGTATATTGGCAATGTGTATTATCAGCGAACAGCAAACACGAAGATGGAAATTCTCTTAGAAGTGAACATAAACTTCCTCTAGAAGATCCAAATCTCAAATTCGCTCCCACACTAACCTTAAGTAAGAAATTCAAAGACCGATATCCTCAAAGCCAATTAGTAGTATACAATGACAAACTCTTCCACGTCGTAACTTGGACTGACGTACTTGGGAAAGGTCATGGTAGACAATCCGGATTTACTAGGCAAAGGGCAAAAAGGTTAGTAGTGTACTTATATGAAAGAAGCCATGAAGACTATCTAGAAATCATGGAAACTATCAAACTTCAACATATTACACTGCTAGGACTATAATGGAACGCGACGGTCAGCAAATAATTGCATATTTAGGTGAAGATCGACAAATCTATATGCATAACCCTGGTAAATTCTTATGCGAATTCCCAGCAAGGGTAATAAGAATGGGTGGAAAACAAGTGATCCATGTGACTGATGTTCCTGACAAATTTGATGGCGGAATGGTCAAAGCTCCCGCAGGATACGAACTAAGCGGATTCTAGAAGGTATCTCCTTTGCCTTCCCTTTGGCTCTATTAGCCAAATCCAGCACTGAGTATGTTTTTGTTAGAGTGAACACCTGAGCCAAGAAAAAGCCTACAACAAAACCTAAGAAAACACGACAGTTTTTTCTCAGGGGATATAGGAAATGACACTCAGGAGTGCCAGAAGAACCACAGCAGCAGTAATCTTTTTTGCCGCACTAGTCACACTCGCATGGGACGTTTACGTCTACATTGACACAGGAATCCATTCAACGATCAGTCAAGTATTAACAGATTGGATCGGATCAAAGAGTGCAGTGCCCGCAATAGGAATAGGATTCCTATGTGGAATTATGTTCTGCCACCTATGTGGATGGATAATGATTCCTACCGGCACGCTGAAAAGGCTAGCGGCGGAAGAGGAAGAAAATGAACGCAAAAGAGTTGCTAAAAAAGCTGCGGATAAATCATCTAAAGAAGCAGGCGGCAGAAAAGCTTAGTGCTAGATACAATGTTCCTCTACGTGGTCCTGTGGGCACACAAGGATTTAAAGGTGCCAAAGGCCCACCGGGCAACGTAAAAGGAAAACCAACCACCAAAGAAGTCCAAGATCTCGCCGCAAAATACAAAATGGAGGACATGCAGCTTAAGAGGTCAGTAAATGCAACCAGAACCCTTGACGACATCTATACTGGTTCCAATGCCTCAATAGTCAATTATATAACCATCAGAACAGATGACTACTACAAAAGAAAAGCAATAAATGAACTGACCGCAGATACAGTTCTAGCCATCGGAGAAGAAGTCAAAAGCAGAAATAAAGAAATCCTGCTATTCCCATACAATATAGCAGAATATCCTTATCAATTCCTGGTGGGTACTCACAGAATCGCCGCATTTAACTTAGATGACACTCTTATAACAGCACTTCTATACGTTACTCCAGCAGGACGATCAATAAAAGACGCATTTGATATCTGTCAAGAAGAGAGCATGGAAGAATTCATCGACAATGTGTGCGTAATAGCAGGTGCAAGATGTTAGCGTGCATCTGCGGATTCACAATCGAGATACTTGGGGCAATTGGGCTATTTGGACTAGCTGGAATCAGCTCATTCTGCACCCACATCTATAACAGATACAACCAAAAACGCTGTTGCGTCAAAGAAGGTTGTAAGGATTCTGCATAAAGCCTAGCAGATTATCAAAGAAATCTGGGTCCGAAATTTCTAAAGCGAACCCTTGCCCGCTATTGGCCATCGTCCCATTGGTCATATCTTCCAATTTAGCGAATCGAGCATAAAGCTGATCCTTTTGGTCGAAGTACATTTCAACAGTAGCGACACAACTATGAGTATAGACAAAAACTTGTAGTATAGTTGTGAGATTGAGTGCATTGCCAATCTTCTTGGTCTTATACTTCTTTTCTTCCAAGAATTCTTTAATAACGCTTAGCGTACGCTCATTTGGTGAATCTTCGGCAACAAAGCCTTCAATCATCGCCATTGAAAGGTATCCAGTGAGAAAATTGTTCGTAAAAGTCCTCAAAACAATTGGGATTCGCTAATTCAATGACACGCTTGTTCTTTTCGTAGTCATACATTTTCAAGATCATATTGTGATGCGTCGGAATCCCATTCGCCCCAGAGACTATCCTCGTCTTACCAAAACACAGTTCTCCATCTTTAAACTGCATGTGCCAAATCATGAAATTGCCAGAGACGGTCTCAGTATAGATCTTCAAGCATCCTTCATGTTCACAAACATGCAAATCTTTGCTAAGCAAGAAATAGTAGAAATTATCTAAGATACTATCTTGTAGGGTATCAATATCCAATGATTTTGGCCAATTTTTCGAAGAATTTTGGATCTGCTATGTCGAGAGTTTGTTTGCGAGGCACCTCAAAATCATTTTTCATCACTTTACGAACCGTGACAATTGTCCCTTCTAAATTGAGATAACATTCAGTGACCCACTCAGTCATCCGACAATTTGGCATACTGACCTCGACGTATTCGCCGACGCATTCGCCATCATCCCCATAGGTTATGTGTTCAAAACGTGGAAAGCCGTTCGTTTCAACATTGAGAAGATCAGCTAATCTCTTTAGCAAAATCATCCCCCATCATCTCATCAATCCAAGCCCTTATGAGATCTAACGATTCAGGGTCTTGCATATTGAAATATCGATGAAACATCGTCGTTTCTCTAGAGAAATCAACAAGATTCAAAACTGTTGAAACACCAGCGAATGATCCGTATATTCGAATATGGACAGGTTCAGGCAATTTTGGGTGTGTAGCAATCACCATAGGAGTGGCACCTGGTAAACCACTATTTGGATCATTCTTGTTTGTATAGGAAACCTTAAAGTCGTCATCCAGGAACATCTGGATGCCCCGTAGGATTTCCTCTTCTTCTCTGCCCACTGTTATTTGTGCTCTGATTGTAAATTGTCTTGTTTTTCTGTTTGCAATCACTGCAGATTCTGTGCCCTCGATTTTCAGATCTGAATAATTTCTGACATTTAAGGCATTTCCTTTGTTCTCTACCTCTCGTCATCTTCTGCCTCAGTTTCTATCCATTCGTCACGCCATACTGTCCCATTGATGAGAAACTCCTTTAACTCATCTAAAAATTTGGGATCTGATGGTTCAAAAAACATTTTTATGTCTGATTGAGATCTTGAGAATTTATTGCTTGCCAATGTAGTATTCCAACGACAAAGAATCTTATTATCTTCCCAAGAAACAGTAGCAGGATCGTTTCGTACTTTCATCTGCCCATGGGAGACATATATGTATGGCGGGTTTGAGAGATCTTTGTCGTTTAGAACGGCGAAGAAAAATTGTGAAAGATATTCACAAATGCCTCTTAGTATCGTTTCATTCTCCGCCATCTTCTTCTCCGTAAGATAAGATGTAGGTGAGCAAAACATCCAAACTGTTTGGTTCTGCGATGTCAACAATCGACACCGCTAAGACAACACACAGATCTACAATGGTCCAAACCATGAGATTGCGTTTACCATCTGGTGTATATTCAACATAAAGCTGGGGCTTAAGATTTTTCTTATTCACCATTATTTTATCAGCAAGGCCACCAGAAATATAGTGAGCATCTAAACCATTGTCAACCAGCATCTGATGAACAGATTGCAACAAAGGATCAGACACGTGCCCTCCTAATATACGCTATCAGTTTTTCCTCTGAATCAGGATCAGCAGGACTGAAAACGAACCCACCATATTTCTTACCATGAGAATAATCTCTTAAGGTCCAACCAATTAAATCATTCTCATTCCCATGATAGCCTCTTTGAATATAAACACCGCCAACATCAAAAGGCCCCATGCTTTTATCCACTTGAATCTGATCTGGCGAATCGTTATTTCCACACACATACTTCACATCAAAGCCATACTCTAGAATCATCTCATAGAAAGCGTAGAGCACTTCGTCATTGTGCGGCAAGATGTCGGACATGAGCTTCGATTTTCTCAAAGAATTCCGGATCTTTCATCTCAAAGCACACAGCGTCTGAATACTTTTCATCCATTGCAATGTAAAAGTTGTCAATTTCGTCGCAAGAATGAAGGTGAAAAAATAAATTCCCGAAGCGAATTAGCACATAAGATGGGCCATTTGTCAAATAGCCATTCGCCCCTCTATCAAGTTTGCCATGTTGATGGGCACACGCAAAGTCATCGATCTTATCCAAGCCTTCCGCAACTATTTTCAACAAAGTGTCGGCTTCGTTATCGACTCGGACCCATCTAGGCAATTGTATTTTGTCAGACATCATCATCCTTAACAGGGCAACCAAGCGATATCAACCAATCTTTCAATTTGGTAGAAAACGCCGGAGAAGAAACTTCAAGCTTGAGATATGTTGGAATCAATTTGCCACAATCAGTAGTACCAATGAAACCAAGCCCTGGAATTCCCGACAAATTGAAGCCGACTTCAATCTCGCATTGTGCTGCAGCACAATGCGTCTCATAAAAAGAACACTGAGAGGACGATTGGAGAATTGAAGGATATTGATTCCAACCCATACACTCCAAGGCTTCTCGCACAAATTGAACGACAGCTTGTTCAGCTAGAGTTGGTCGATGCATCACCCGCCCCATGGAGCATGTTTGGCAACCAAATCAACTGAGCGGCCTTCAGCACTTTTCACCAACTTATCATGGCGAACATCAGGCGGGTATTCATCAGTAACAACTACATCGACTCCAGCATTATCCAATGCCGTTCTGATGATCGCAATAATATCACCAAAAGTTCCACCAGGGCCTGAAACCGTAACTGTTACTGGAACTCTCATTTGTTCTTCTTACTCATCGTTATTTCAAGAATTCGTTGTAGCGATCCCGGTTCGCACAAATCAACCGTTTTACTATGGATGTTAGGCATATTGGACACACCCCTGATTTCAACATTCGCCACCGAACCAGTCATCATGATGGTAATAATATGGGTGCGACGGAAAACTTGGATATAGCCACTATACAAACTAGCCTGAGTAACAGAAGCTTTCTGAAAATACTCGTAAATGCACTTCAGAAAATCTTTCTCAATAGCAGTAGCCGACAGCATCTACGTCCTCATCAAACGAGTATCCAAACGCGAAAGCTTTTCCTTAACACTTTCGCCAAGCGACTCCCATTCCACTTTGTCGTTGCAAAGAGCAGCTTTGATACTCATTAACATGTCTCGACGTCGCTTAAAATTCGCGTTGACCCAAATCTCTTTCGTCACAAATGTGCTTGGCACGGTCTCTCCTAGAGTAGATTGATTTGCTTAGTTGTTGCAAGTACAAATATATACATTAACTTTTGAACTCGCAATGCTCACCAATTAGTTCCCGATACGTTAGCCACTGTTTTTATTTTGGTCATTTAGTAAGCCTCAAGTGGCCATCGGGATTCACGCCACGCATCAAATATTCATGAAGCTCATCGAAAGAATTAGGATCATCCATAATGAACGATTTTATTTCTTCAGCACTAGTTTCAAGCAAAGGATAGCCATACGCTTTAGCACAACAATTCAGAATCAACCCATTAGCACTCCTAGAAGTTAAATCCATGGGCAGATCCCATTTATTCGATGGTAACCAATCGAACAATCTAACCTCACAACCTGATCGCTTTCCGATTATCTCGCATATTTCATAATACGCCATATCTGTTATGAAACTAAGAGGAGCATTAGAAACCACATTACCATATAAATCAGTAATTGGTTTCTCATGGAATAAAGGATGGAAACCCTTTTCCACGAGGAATTCAAAGGTAGCCGCAATCATCAAACCGCCACGCATTATATTCCTCTGACTACATAAGTTTCAATCGCTTCGAGAGAGTTAGGGCTTTCAAAACTAAAAACTCTACTAGCATGAGGATCAAGACGTATTACAGGTCTCTTGAATTTTTTATAACAGCAGTCGCAGATCACATTATGAGAACTCCTGTGGCTGATCATTGGTTGATCATGATCTTCAGCAGGAGTCCAAGGATGAAGCACTATCCGACAACCTCTAGAGCATTCATGGATCTCAAAGTACACCCACTTAGTGATCAGAGTAATAGGGGCAGTAGTAATAGGATTCCCCACATAATCATAAACCGCTTCTTCGTGGAATAGAGGATGTAAGTTAGCCTCCCTCAAATGCTCATATACCCCTCGAATAGCATCTCCCCGAGCTTCTACTTTGGCTCTCCTTCTACTCATGAATCAGATCGCCCTTGAGGTCGGCCAATCTAACATTAGCCCTTTTCATGGCCTTCCTCTTTTCTTCCGTGTACTGTTCCCTATAGCTTATATCAACAATCCATTTACCACCAGTTCGCCAGAATTTGGTACCACTACCCATAATGGAATTTAGACGATATTCACGAGGAATTCGAGACTTCTGGGCACCTATAAAAGCATCTCTCCCTATCTCGACGGCACAGCCTTCATCAACCAGAATATCATAAATCTGGTTCCCTAATTTCTCGTTAATTCGATTCTCAGCCATCGCCACTCCAAATCAACCTTGGGTAAAAGTGTCTTGCGAACAACCATACTAGATACCCCCACCATCCCAGAAGCAATGCGGATCAATCAATCCACCACAAGCAGGATCAGCCAAATCGATCGATAGAATCTTGGCCAGATCGGAAACAACATCTAAAAAAGCAAAACGATGTTTCATGTAAGTGCTTCTATGGCCGCGACGATTCTTATAGACCCTGAAGTTGCCCTCATCATTCATGATAGCTTGATAATGACACGTTTGCACCAATTTCTTATCGATGCTATATTCTGGGACCACTATGATTACTAGATCATTCGCTTGATTATAAAGGCTCATGGGATCATATTGCAAGTGAATTGTTGTCCAGCAATCACAGATTCCTGGAAAGCTTTCCTCTCGTCCAACCGAGCACGTTCACGTTTTTCGATTTTCATCTTCGCTTCTTCACGAATCCGAAGCTCATTTGCGAGATGAACATCATGAGCATCACTGCTCACTTTCGCTAGAGCGACAATCAACTTCGCATTCGGGTATTGTTTCGCGTATTCATACCCAAGTTTCGCATTCGAGCCACGATGCAAAAAATCACCGTGAGCAACATCAATCGTATGAATGATCTCATACAATTGGTCGCCGATATCCACAAACTGAGATATCGTCTTTCTCTCAGTGTTTTTGATGCATTTCCTCAACCCAGCGATTTCGGCATCAATGAGGCCCATATCCTCATCAGTCAAGATTACAATTCGATCCATGCGATTGTAAAAACATGTTTCGCTGGTGCCGTACCAGAATGGAGAGATACGACGGACTTTGCTATATCTGTATTCCTCCGCACTAGTCATCCTAGGAACTACATGAGGATTCGCCGAACCGAGAGAATTACGACGTTTTAGTTGATGGGAAAGAAACGATTCCTTTCGATGGGGAATATCAAACTCCATCGAAAAGAGGATTCTAAAGAATTGGTCCCTTGACGGCTGTCTGGTAGCTTCGTCCATCATTTAACCCAACTATCTCATTAGAATGGCCAACGGGGAGTTGAACCTCACTTGGCTCATCTTCGAGACTTAGATTCCACTCCATGAAGCAATCATGGGAATTACTAATCTCCGTCCCCGTGTTACCAGATTGTGGGATATAGTTAATTGGCGTAGGTGCAACAGTAGTAGGGCCAATATGAAAACAAGGGTTCCCGTTCCAATCGTCGCCAAAATCGTCTTCAAGAACTCCATTTGCTGTTGTACGTCCAAGTAACCACTCCTCATTACGACTAGGAACAGTCATATCCATACCCATCAATTTGTCAACCAATTCTTGGCGGCTTAGATTTGCTATGTCACTTTCGATCTGATCAACAACTGTCGAAGGTATAGACTTCTTTTTCTTTCCCTTCCTCTTCCTCTTTTCCGAGCCAGGCTGCTTATGAGCTTTCTTCTGATGCTCGATCATTTGCTCCTTCAAATCTCTCAAGTTACCTTGTTTTTCGTTGATTCGTGCCTGCAACTCCTGAACCGCTTTCTTCCGAGCAACCCACTTATCAAAAAGAGGCGAATTCAACCAATCCCGAAGATCCTTCAAATCCGAATACCCCAAAGTCACCCGAGGCCCGCCACCACCAGTGTTGACGATATAGACCTCATGAAGACTCAACTCAACGAAAAAAGGCTTATCAGTGACTTTTTCCTTCACCATGGTAGTACCTTGTGACATAGGTGATGGGTTTCCGACACCCATAATTTTCTCAACTTTGCCGCCAATAGTCATTTTTGTTTCTTCTTGTTCGGGATTGGATACTTCTCAACGAACTTTTGTTTGTACCAATCGATTCTGTCAGAAAGAGTCTTGATCCCCAATGATTCACATGGTTCAAATGGCTCTGGATCATTAAACATAGTACCAGTCGTAGACCAATATTCCAAATAATGACCTCTAATGCAAGAATCGTCCTTACCAACACCAGCACGAATAGAACCACCAAAATGATGAGTCTTAACCTGGTCGCCAGCCTTGAATTGAGTCGCAAAAACAGGGCGAGCAATCCAACCACCAGCAATAGTCCAAAGACCAAACTCATCACTCTGAATACCAGCCATCACTTCTTCCTACAAGTGCACTTAGCACGATACAACGGAATCTTATCAACATCCCGTTCAAATTTCATATCATTATGAGTCAATGAAGAACCGTTAATCCAAGCCCCCTCACGAATCCGAACAATTCACTCAAGCTGACCACGTTTCACACACCACTCACATGGCATCAATGTTCCCTCAAAGACTCATTCTGATGAACAGAAATATCAACACCCCTGCCGGGAAAAGTTGCCAAAATATCCGATTCAGGCCCATCACCATCATCATGCATCGGTCCTTCAGTCACCTTCAGACCCGTAATAGCAAACCGTTGATCTTCAGCATGTCCAACGGTGTAATTCTCCCCCTCACCAGCACCATGGTCAGTCACCGAACAAAGAGAAATCACCATATAAGCAGGAAGCTTCTTATTCTTAACTTTCCCGAGAAGCTTCTCTAAATCGCCAACAGAAATGGAAGACATTAAACTTCCTCTAAAGGACCAACTCGCTCAAGATAATATGAAAGAATCTCATGAGCCTTATTACCAGTATTCCCAAACTTCGGTTCCTCAAAATAGTCTGAAAAACCAATCATATCAGGAACATCAGAATCACTGAATTCCCAAATGCACTCCACTACCTCCCCACCAAGAGGTAACTTCGACACAATCTCCCGTTCCTCATCACTCAGAGGGATGATACCATCATGGGCAAAACGACCAGAAACGAAACAAACAAAATTCCGATCATGAGCCTTACCAACAGAATAAATCATCATCACACTACCCAAAAAGGGACGGAGACCCAAGCATTCCTAATCCAATCGGGGAAGATGATGCCGAACCTCCCAATTGGGACGAGGGTCTCCGTCATGTCTCAAAGATCGCCAGACCGACCCATATATCCAATACGGCAAACACTGCCACCAAATTATTCCACCGGCAAAGAAGGACGAGAACCACGACGAATCCACATCGCACTACCCTCAATCAACCGAACCCGACCACCAACACCCTTTTTCGCCACATTGAAGAACTTACGGACCGAATAAGTCAGCTTATCCTTACAGCCAGCCTTATCACTCGCAATGATCTTAAAAGACCTAGCAGCCACCGATCTAATGGCACCATTCACATAAGTCACAACCTGCATGTAAGTCAACAACAAAACCTGGTCTTGACCCAAATTACTCGTATCTAGCATCGATATCTCCTGCCATCCTATTACAAACTGATTCACAGCGTTAACAGTAGCACTGATCACAGCACACCAACCCGACACTCATCAGAATCTCTCGCAAAAGGTTCCTTCTTCGTCACAGCAAGGAAACGGTACACAGGATCACCAGGGGCACCCGGAATAGACGCCGCACCCACATTCCGAAAATCGATAGCCTCATAATCCTCATCCATATAAGTCAACGACCTCAGATGAATCCCCTCCGAATTCGTCACAACAATCTTATCCTTCGGAGTATCTGGCAAAATCTCCTCATTCACCAAATGCCAATTATAGTATTCACCCGGCTTGAAGCGATCTACCAAAATGTAATACTTGTGCCTAATAACTGAATTGTGACTCCACCACTCTTTGGGCATGTTCGTAAGCTCTCAAACCGGCTCGATTAATTCGACTACTAATTGTTGCAACTACCTGTTGCGGAAAAGAATTATCATAATAATCAAAGAAAGCCACTGTGCCATCACAATACAACGAAAGACAACCCTTCTTCCAATCCCCCAAACCACCATACCCCAAATAGTACGTCAAATGCTTAGGAATCATCACCAAAAGCACATGATCATTTGATTGAGAACACATGATCGAAGGGAATTCTTTAATAAGAGTCGCCTCCAACTCATCAACAATTAATTGATTCACACCAAGACGGAAGCTATCACTCATAATGGCATCTCGAATTCACTGAACTTCTCGACACACAAATCGAAGAAATCATTCTCATCCAACAACCTCCCCAACATCCTCGCATACGCTGGAGCATTCATAGGATAGAAAATAATAAAAATCCCCTCATCCAAATCCTGTGTTACAATATGAGCCGAGTGACAAATCTGCGACTGCAACCCACCATCCCACCAAGCCTTTGACTTCTCCATCGCCTTAAACTTGGCATTTCTCCTAAAAGTATAAATATCCACACTGAAGAACAACATGGCATTATAAGAATTAGGACATGGATCTACCCCCTCAATCAGTCCATGCACCGAATCTAACCGACCCAACTGTACAGAATAATTCGAGAATTTTTCCGCAAGATCAGATTTTTTCGACATATCACAGACTCAGATACCAGACGTCTTAGCTAGAACCATCACTTGATGGCTAAAAAGGCTCATCAACGCACTAGGCGAAACATAGCAAAACCCCCTCAACCGCAAAGCACAAACACCACCCACCACCAGCACACCCATCACCCCAACCAGCACCAACTCAAAAACACCAGACACCAGCCACAACCGCAAGGACCAACTATTCCTACGGAAAACAACGTCAGAGCGACAACGCTGCAAACTCACAACCACTCCCATTCCCTATTCCGAAAACTATTCAAAACAGGATCAACCTTCGTCAAAACAGGAAGCTTAACAGAAGAAGACTCCACAATCATACGACTATCCTCATCATACGATCTATCAAAAACCGAAAAAATCCTATAATCCACCCCATTATGGGAAAGGAGCTTATGATCAGAACTGATCATAACCACATTTTTCAAATCAACATCCGAAGGCACCACTTCCGGACACTCCAACAACCCCTCAATCTGCCCCGATTGCCCCACCTTACCAACTCCCCTCTTCGCCCTCAGTCTCAATCACGTACCGATCACCACCCATAGAAGTCAACGACGTCACCGCATAATCCTCATCATCATGCGTCAATACCTCATCGTAGAAACCACCCCTATTCCGCCTCAACGGATCATCTGGCAACCTGTACGACGTTAGCAAGGCAAAATTGGCCATATCCGTATCAGGCGTAACCTCAATAATCTCCACCGTCCAACGAATAAATGGCGGATCATGGTTAAATCCCCCATGATGTTTATGAACCACCTTGAAATAATTCTGCTTTGACGGCTTCGGCACTTGCCCTCCTTGCCAGCCTTCTATACTATCAACCACTTGCCCATGGCCCCTATGTAAAGAAATACCTTGGTGCCGGAATCACCCACTCGAAGGCGAAATTTCCCCACTTCTACTGTTTTCCATGTATCCCCAACTTCCCAACTTCCCAACTTCCCAACTTCCCCACTTTCCCAAATGCCCCACTTCCGGGAAGGGGAATAATTCCTATTTGAGCCTTCAACCCGTCCCGCGACGTTTTCGCTCCGGAACGAGGGACCCATATAATAATTCCTAATTGAACCTTGGGACGTTCCGAAAAATATCTCAACCGAGAGAGCAACCCGAAGCACCCCCTAATATTCCCCTCATTTCCCTACCAATACTTAGGGTTTTGAGGGGAATTCCCTGGGGTCTCTTGGATACCTGAAAGTCCCGCCGCCCGGCAACGCACCGAGCGACGGTCTTCAGGAACGTCCTACTCGTCGCCGGATTCGTCGGCGACTACTGGCTCTGGGGTTTCCTCGACTGGCAGTGGCTCGCCGGTCTCGATGAGGATTGCGGCTTGATCTTCGGTGACTTTGGCTCCTGAGGCGACGATCTTGTTGCCGAGGCTTCGGATTTCCATGCCGACGAGTGTGCGGGCTTCGTTCTCGGTGCAGTTTCGTGCTGCGATGATTGCTTTGACGAGTGACTGAGTGAGGGCGGCGAGTTGCTTCTTGTTCATGTTCTTCGTTCCTGAAAGTGGGGTTTTTTGAGTGAGGAGTCGTTTGGTCGTCCTCTCTCCCTTTTGTGTTGCGAGCGGGAGTGGCTCGTTAATTCCTAGCTGGCCAGGTGATTGTGATCGTCGAGCCTGCGGAGTGTTCGGTGTTGTCGTCGAAGGTGATGGAACCTTCTTCAGCTTCGAAGTTGTTGCAGAGGTTGTCTTCGAGTTCGGTGGTTTTTTCGCCTCCGTTGGCGATTTGGTCCCAGATCTGTGAAAGTGTGGCGTCGTCGGCTACTTCTTGAGCGTAGTTTTCTGTTTCGCCGGAGAAGTGGCCGGTATGTTCGACTTTGACTTGCATCGTTGTTTCCGCGAGGAATTGGGGAATCGTCTGCCCTTCTGTTGCGAGCAGACGACTCCCGTTAATTCGGGAGTTCGTGGATGCTGTAGACGGTGTCGTTGCCAACGACCCAGAAGGCGGTGAGTGAGTGTTCGTTCAGTTCTTTGTATTCGGTGACTTCTTGTCCGGCTTCGTTGCGGATGAGGGTTTTGCAGCCTTCGAGGCTTCCTGATCCGAGGATTCGTGCTCCTTGGCCTGGCTTTTCGATGATGACGATGAGGTTCATGTTTGTCCTTTTGTGGGAATTGCCTGCCCTTCTGTTGCGAGGGCAGGATTCCCGTTAATCTCGGTCAGGGGTCTATTCCTCTGTTGTCAGCAGGGTCGCTGCTTTCCGTGCTGCCTCTGGGTCTGCGAGGGGTATTCGCCATTCGTCGCCTTCGGGTGAGATTCCGAAGTATTCCTCGGTTTTCAGGTCCACCGCGAGCCATCCCCAAAAGTCCATGTCGGCATTTCCCCTGGTGAAGTATGGGTAGTTTGCCCAGACGATCGAGAGGGCGTTTTCTTTGGCGTCGTTGATGTCTGCCCCGATTTCGGCGATCCCTGTTGCCTCGATGTCTTCGAGAGCTTGGAGGGCCAGAGCGAGGGCTGGGTAGCTTGGTTGATCTTCGGCTCGCCAGTTTTTGGTTTGTTGGCCGTTGTCGTCTTTTCTGATCTTGGCGGTGCTTGTCTTCATTGCCGTGTCTCCTGAGGGATTGGGGGAATCGTCTGCCCCTCTGTTGCGAGCAGACGAACCCCGTTAATCTCGCTATTCCCAATTGACGGAGAGTGGCGTGTCGGTGGCCCAGGCGGTGAGTTGCACGCAATCTTCGGTAACCAAATCCTCTGGTTCTGTTGAGTCTTCTTTCTCGTAGTCGAACGCTGGATTTGGTCGAGAGTGGGGCAGTTCGCCAATTCTGACTTCGCCGACATCAGAATTAACGGAATCCCCACCTGCTTCTACTGTGAGGTAAACTGGAAGGTCAGGACCTTCGAGAAGCTCGGCGGCGAGTTGGTGTGCTGTTTTCATTTTGGTCTCCGAGGATGGGAATCGTCTGCCCCTCTGTTGCGAGGGGCAGATTCCCGTTAACCTTAGTCTCGTGGGTCTCGGAAGGCTTCCGCGATGTCGTTGAGTTCTTGAGGTTCCAGGATTTGAGTGTTCTCTTCGACTTCTCTCGGTGTCGGCGAGGGGTCTTGGAGGCAGTAGCAGTAAGCGTCCCAGCGAGCTTGTTCCGGGTGGGTGGTAGTGTTTACCTTGATCAGTCGGTGTTGGTCGCCGTTTGTAACCAGGACGAGCATTTTTGAACTCCTGAGGAATTTGGGGGAATCGTCTACCCCTCTGTTGCGAGGGGCAGACTCCCGTTAATTCACGGCCAGTATGGTTCAGGAGCCCGATGGGTTTGCTTCGATCGTTTCCTCATTGCGGCGATCTTGGATTGTCGAGCAGCTTCGGAGCGTTCGATTTCGTCTCGGAGGACTTCTCGGAGTTTGCCACAGTGTTCCTGGAGTTGGTGGACTTGCATGGTTGTGGTCAGTCGAGCGTTGTTTAGCAAGATCTGGTGGACGTGGGTCATGAGACCGACTTGGTAGGTGATCTTGTGTTTATTGGTGTGGTTCGCGATATCGGAGAGGATGACGACGCAGGCCTGGCGGAGAACTGGTGAGAGTCCGAAGTTGACGACGTGATCGCCTTCGTCGACGAATTGGACGTTTTCGCGGATGAGATCCTCGTGGATTTCATCGACTAGCTTGCCGAGTGCTGTGGCGAATTCCGACAAGTGGTTGAATCGAAGGTGCATTGTTCGTTCCTGAAAAGTTGGGGGAATCGTCTGCCCTTTTGTTGCGAGCAGACGATCCCCGTAAACTCCACGATTCCCCAATCAGGAGTTTGGATCGAGTCCGAACTGCTTGTTCACTGGGAACATGGTCCGGATTGCTTCAGCGAGTTCGAGAGCCTGTTCGCAGGAGATCGAGCCTGTGGGATTTGGAAGGCTGATCTGCAGGCGTTCACGGAATGAGGATTTGGGATCGACTGGTCCGGCATATCGGGTGAAGAGGATTCGACCGTCAATGGCGTCTTCGAATCTGGCGACTTCTGAACTCATGGCTTCATTCCTGAAGGAATTGGGGGAATCGTCTGCCCTTCTGTTGCGAAGAGCAGACTCCCGTTAACTCTCCGTCGTTCCACCAAGCGGCACCGTCATCACTGTACGCGTAGACAACGATGTAGATTCGGTGTTCGTCTGGACCGTCGCCAGTGTTCAGGTCACGCACCCCAAGTTCTTCGGTGTCGAGGTTTTCTTCGTCGTTGGTGAGTGAGACCTCACCAGGCGTTCCAGTGTTTGGGTAAGCACCGGCTGCGTTCAACTTGTCTGCAAGAGTCATCTCTGTTTCTCCGAGGATGGTGGGAATCGTCTGCCCTTCTGTTGCGAAGAGCAGACTCCCGTTAACTCTCACGCGGAAGACCATCGCCATGTTCGCGTGCACAGTGCCTACCGAGACGGTCGTTTCTCCATCTCGGAATTTCGCTTCCAACTCGGTCGCTTCTCCATCCGAATCGGAGGTCTCGAAGACGAACGTCCCGCCTTGGAGGGAAGATCGGACTTCTGCCGTGAGGGCTTCTTGGATTGTCGTCTGGTCTGCCTGGGTGCCTGTGAAAGCCATGGTTCTGTTCCTGAAAGAATGGGGGAATCGTCTGCCCCTCTGTTGCGAGCAGACGATTCCCGTTAATTCCGACTAAATCGCGAAAACTTCGATTTCCGATGCCAGATGCGGGAGAACTTCTCCCTCAATCCAAGCCGCGTTAGAGTAATCGCCGACGTCCATGCAGCCGTCAAGCTTCTCTGTCCACTCGTCCCAAAGAAGAAGGAGGTTAGTCGCTGAGAGAACTCGTGTCTCTGGCATTTCGCTGTTCCTGAAGAGGTTGGGGAATCGTCTGCCCCTCTGTTGCGAGGGGCAGACTCCCGTTAATTCACTCGATCCCATCCCAGGCTTTGGGCGTGCAGGTCGTGAGGATTGTCGCGTCGTTTCCTTCCAGGTCTTTCAGTCGGATCTCCCAGGAGTCTTCAGTGTAGGGGTCGTGAGCTGGCTCGGTTGCTTTTTTGTGCCATTCTTCGTTGGCCAGGATCCAGTTGGCAGCTTTCTGGAGAGCGAGTTGCGGGGTTTCGGCCTCCACAATCGTCAGGACTGTTGAATCAGTCGTCAGGCGGAGACTTGCGATGATGTGTTGCATTTTTGGTCCTCAAGAGGTTGGGGAATCGTCTACCCTTCTGTTGCGGGCAGACGAACCCCGTTAATTCTCGACTAGCTCACCAGGACGCGATTGCCGGATGCCGCCAGCATGAAGTTCCAGATGTACATCTGGAGTTTGGCGAGATTCCCGGCATGTCGAGCGAGTTCCTGGTCGAACTTGGCTCGATTTGCTCTGGAGAATGCGGTGTCCTCGACGATCTCTTCGACTCGTTCGACGAGGGTCTGCGGGCATGTGATGGCCTGGAGTTCTGCCGAAGCTTCGTTGAGGGCTGAAGCTGGGTTTCCGGCGACTGCTGTGAGGTCTTGCATCGTGCTGTTCCTGAAAGAGGGGGAAAATCGTCTGCTCTTCTGTTGCGAAGAGCAGATCTTCGTTAATCTCCGACCGACCACCAACCGCCACCCCGAAGCTCAAGATCCTCGTCGGAAATCTCGAAAGTAAGTGGACCATCCCAAGCAGTGAGGACTGCTTGTAGAAGGTTCGGATCGCCAGAGACGTCTGTCAACGAGCCATTAGCTCCGAAAGTCGCACTGTGCGTTTGGTCATCTCTTATGACCTCAACCCGATTTGTCGAATCTGCCACAGAAATCGTGACCGAACTAATCGCCATAGCTTCGTTCCTGAAAAGAAATGAGGAATCGTCTGCCCCTCTGTTACGAGCAGACGACCCCAGTAAAATCAGGAGCCTTTGACCGGCTTGTCCATCACGCACCCGTCTGCGTCGTAGTAGCGGGTTCGTGAGAACCGGCCACCGCCTGCTCGATCACTGTGCGGGCTTTCGAGCTTGGCTTCGATGCACCGGACTCCGTGGATTGTGCGGATTCTTGCCGACTTGACTTCGCTGTCGGCTTTGAGGCGACGTAGGACTTCTTCGAGCATGGCTTCATTCCTGAAAGAGGGGATTTGTCTGCCCTTCTGTTGCGAAGGGCAGATCTTCGTTAACTCGTCTAGAACTCTTCGGACGAGGCGATGAGTTCTAGTTTGAACGCGGTGATTCCGATCCCGCGAGTTGGTGCAATCTCTGAGAGCAGTAGAGTGCAGTATCCCGGTAATGGCCAGCTTTGGGATTTTCCGGCATGGCTTCGATTGCTGCCTTGCAATCGTCTCGGACGAATCGGAGCGACGATTCCGACATCCCCTTGACATGCTTCATGAGTGACTTGTGACATGTGAGTCCTGTTTCTCGGCACCATCCTGTGTGATCGAAGTTGGTCGCCATGTTTCTGTTCCTGAAGGAATGGGGGAATCGTCTGCCCCTCTGTTGCGAAGAGCAGACGTCCGTTAATTCCTACTCAACCTCCTCCAAGACCGGAATCGCCAAGAAGATATCGCCGACCATCTGACACTCTTCACTCTTTGCGTATTCCTTGTTCAGTGTCTCACCTTCGCCTGGGTGATTCACAACCACTAGGTAGGCGAACTTCTGACCAGGTACTGGCGTGTACTCTGTGATGCTGATCTTCCAGTGATCGTGCACTGTCGTGTTGATTGTGTGGCAACCCACATTGCCATCGACTCGGAAGTAGTGGTCGAATCCGGTTGAAAGAGCCTCTGCAATGCCGTGCATCATGATCATCGTTCCTGAAGGAATGGGGGAATCGTCTGCCCTTCTGTTGCGAAGAGCAGACGTCCGTTAATTCCTAGCGATCCCTCAACCATTGAAGCAAGCTCATCATCGCGAACAAATCGCTGAAGTTCTTCGCTGAAGGGATCGAGGCGAATGCCCGAGAATGGTACTCGAAGAGAATCTTTGTCCGTTCGAGATCGCCATCAACCCGGTGCGAAAGCTCTTCGAGAATCGATTCGGCGATTTCGCCATCGCTCTCATCATCACACAAAGTTTGAAGAGTAGTTCCGAGGTTTGTGAGACTGGACGTCTGATGTTGTCGCTGCATTTCGCTGTTCCTGAAGGAGTTGGGGGAATCGTCTGCCCCTCTGTTGCGAAGAGCAGACGCCCGTTAACTCGACTAGCAGGGAGTGAAGCCTGGTGAATGGGTCTCGTCACCCGAAACAGGCTCGTCTTCTGGACGACCGTCCTCACCGATGCGGAACACCTTGCTTCGATAGACTCCGAGCGGCGTTTCCAACTCGATGTCCTGAAGAGTAACCGACAGATTCGGGTCGAGGAATACGGTACTCTGCTTGTCGGCAGAACCGGGATCGTCGTTCTCAAAAAAGCATAGGAACGATAGAATCAGTTCGTCCTCTTCTTCTCCGTACCAACAGATCTTGAAGACCTGAGGCGTCACGAGCCGGAAGCGGTTGCCAGCTTCGTTGATCTCAACGATCTCTTGCTGTTCGAGATCGCGGGCATCTGGGGTTGCGTCTTCTCCCAGAATACCCCAATGGCCCCATCCAAGACGTCGGAGGTATCGGACAAGGCGTTCTTGATTCGGGTTCATGGTAGGTTCCTAAAAATGAGTGAGGGGATCGTCTACCCACGTGTTGCGAGCAGAGATCCCCCGTTAAACAAGGCGGTTGAGTTCACGACTGGTGCCGTATTTCTTTCGTCTTCCGAGAGCTTTTTCCGGACGAAGAATCTTTTCCGCAGTCCCTGAGGATCTGGGTGGGATGGCCGATAGCGAATCGCTTCCAGTCCCCAATTCTTCGTTCTGGTGGCAGTTCCGTCTCCGATAGAGTGACCGTTAGCTGCGTGAAAGTCTAGGCTCTTGTTTCCTCAATCAGGCCAGGTCAAGCCTAGCGGTGGTAGTAACTCATCGTTTGTCTCCCTGCTAGAATGTGAACGGCGGAGCAAAAATCGTGAATCGCGGACGTCTAAAAAAGGAACAGCGTTAGCTCTTCATCGTGATCTCCCTGAAACTTGGAATTGTCTTCTCTTGACTGTTGCGAGGACGGGATGGCGGTTAATTCCGCCACCCCAAATCCCCAGGGTGTTGAGTCCTAGCTGTCGCTGTCGACTTCTTCGGCAGGAGCGTTGGCGGCGGCGATCAAGTTGCCAGCTTCCTTCTCATCCACCTTCGCACCAGCGGCGACGATCTTGGCTCCCAATGAACGGATTTCCATCCCGACGAGAGTTCGTGCCTCATTTTCGGTGCAATTGGTCTGAGCCATGATTGCTTTGACGAGAGACTGAGTGAGGGCGGCGAGTTGCTTCTTGTTCATCGTGTCATGTTCCTGAAAGTGGGTTGAGTTGTGTGTGCGATTTCCGGCTTGGAAATCGGGAGGGGAATCGTCTCCCCTCCCTTCTGTGTTGCGAGCCAGCATGGCCCGTTAATTCCGACTAGTTGGCGTCAGCTTCGGCAGGAGCGTTGGCAGTGGCGATCAGCTTGGTGGCTTCGTCTTCGGTCACCTTCGCACCAGCGGCGACGATCTTGGCACCAAATGAACGGATTTCCATACCAACCAGAGTCCGAGCTTCGTTCTCGGTGCAGTTGGTCTGAGCCATGATTGCTTTGACGAGAGACTGAGTCAGAGCAGCGAGTTGTTTCTTGTTCATCGTGTCACGTGTTCCTGAAAAGGGGGTTTGATTTTGGGACCGAATTGTCCCGTCTTCTCTTTAGTGTTGCGAGCCGAAATGGCCCGTTAACTTCAAGCAGCGGCCACCAACCGAAAACCGATCGGAGCAGCCAGGTTGATCGCACTGAGCGACCGTGCAGTTTTAGGGCAGCAAACAACCTCTGTGTCGCTAACCCCAAAAATCGCCGAATAAACGGAAAAATCCCCGCAATCCGCACGAACAGCATTCCTCAAGTAAACCGTAGCCTCTTTGACGCACTCGCAGCGTTCCGTATTCGTGAACGTCTTGGAGTGAAAACGACCGTAAGCAATGAAGCTGATTTCGAGGACCATTGTCTCAATCCTGAGTTGGGGGGAAGCGTCTGCCCTTCTGTTGCGAAGAGCAGACCCCCGTTAACTCGACTAATCCCAGGAAACGACCAACTCACGCCAGCGAGTTCGAGCCAACACGTCCGGATCGTTCATCGTGTCTTTGGGAACGACTCGATACGTGACTCCCTCACGAGAGAGCCATTCGAGAATCTCGCCATGAACCGAAATCGGCTTCGCAGCATCCTCTTCGTCGATCTTCCCAAGCGAGACAGATCGGGCACCCTCTGAAGATGCCGCAACGGCCATCAGGTTAAGGACACGTTCCTGTTCCCGCTCAAAAGCCGGTTGAATCAGAAGAGTCTGCTTCTCGATATCCGCTTCCTGTGCGGCTTCGATCCGGTCACGAGCAGTCTTTGACAGCACTCGAAGTCGATCGGCAAGAAGGTCTTTGTCAGCCATGTCTCTGTTCCTGAAAAAGGGGAAGAAGCGTCTGCCCTTCTGTTGCGAGCTGCAGACGCCCGTTAACTCGACTAATCAGCATCCACGTTCAGCAACCGAACAGAATCAAGAGTCTGGATCTCCATCTCCCTGAAAAAGAGATTGGAAGCGTCGCAATCGTCTTCTGAAGTCGGACCTTGACCATCGCAATCGTTATCGACACGCATCTGTTGCCGAATCTCCGGGCTAATCTCGCCTTCGATCACTGCGGCGAACGTGTCAGCAGACTTGCCATCGTATTTGGTGATTAGGGTAACCAGCATTCTCTGTCTCCTTAGAAGGGAATCGTCTGCCCTTCTGTTGCGAGCTACAGACGCCCGTTAATCCTCGATCTTCGACATGAGGAACTCGCGAACCTCATCCTCATCGAAGCCCTTCGGCATCGCCGTAGCGATGTAGGTCTCGACCTGGTGCGAATCCTCTGGTGGGAATCCACCCGTCCACCGTTTGAAATCACGCAAAATCGAGTCCATTAGCTCACTTTCTTATCTCGAAACTCGACAAACTCGACGAACTCCTGCAGATCCCTCTCAAGATCCATCAGATCGCCATCAGTGTACGCTGTATCATCATCGATAAGCAGTAAATCGATCTCAGACTCGTTCGAGATCCTAGCTCGCTCACCAATCCTACGGACAATCCCCGCCAACTCCTCTGGCGTGCCATCCAGCTTCTCAATCTCCGAATCTGGGAAATCCCAGTAAATCGTGTCGTTCGATTCGATGCTGATGATCATGGATCGCCTCATTGGGGGAATCGTCTGCCCCTCTGTTGCGAAGGGCAGACACCCGTTAACCCGACTACTCTGTCAGGAACCTGTACGTCGTCTCAGTGATCGGCTCCGAACGCCAATCACAACCAATAATGATCCCGCGTTCACGGCACTCGGCCATCACGATCTCTTCCTCGCTCCAAGTATCCGGAACAATCACCGGCATCCTCACAACGCCATTTCGCATCATCGCGGTAATCACAACGTGTCGGTCTCGTTCTCGCATCACTCGCTCCTGTTGGGGGAATCGTCTACCCCTCTGTTGCGAAGGACAGACGCCCACTCTTCAAAACCCTCTTCGAAGTTGTCGAAATCGAGAAAGAGTTCGTCGAGCGTCATATCGACCATAGTGACTGACTTGCAGGGTTTCCCCTCGTCGTCTCCATAGTCGACTTGTGTAGTGAACCAGTCCCACGTCACGACCTGGTCTTTGGTTTCTAGCCACTTAGCTTTGAACAACCGACAAAAGTCCACAGTAGTCACATACCACTTGTCTCGACAGTTCCAATCGTTCAAATGGATGAGTATCTTGTCCACGTTCGTCTCCTGTTGGGGGAATCGTCTACCCCTCTGTTGCGAAGGACAGACGCCCAGCCTCTCCCAGAACGAAGTCGGTCGTTTCTTCAAATCTGACCAGATCTCGGCATTCACTCGACGAGCAATCGACTCAAAGATCGGACCGAAAACCATCGCCGCGTCCCACTTCAAAGAATCCGCCTTCTCTTTAGCGATCGCCAGACGAGACTCGAACTCCTCATCGCCCAGGCGTTCCCGATCGTCCGCTTCTCGCTGTTCGGCTTCACTCTTCGACTCAATCGTCCATTCTGCCATCGTTTCGTCTCCTGCGGGTTGGGGAATCGTCTGCCCCTCTGTTGCGAGCAAACCTCCAACGTTAACCCAACACCACAGACTTCTCAAGACTTCTCAAGACTTCTCAAGACTTCTCAAGACTTCTCCGAATTAACGGACGATTCTCAACCGCAACAGGAAAGCATCGAGATTCCCAAGAACACGGAGAAAACGATGAAAACGATCAACGTCACCCGCAAACAATACGACAACCTCGTCACCAGCGGCCAAATCCCACCAGAACCCCTCTGGCGATCCTTCCTTCGAAACTGGCACATTGGCGGAGTCCGAGTCACCGGAACCACCGACCAAATGCAAGATCTCCAAAAACGCCTAGTCAAAGGAAACCTCATCGCCAACGGCCAGAACTAAAAAGGGGTGGTCTCAGAAACCCCTCACCGAGACCACCCAAGCTAGTCGCCCACCTAGCTGACCGACCAACGGTCCGCATCAGAAGCACCCTCCAAGAACTCAGGAGCATCCAACAAAACCGAACGAGTCTCAGCAGCATCAGGCCACCGCACCCCGTAATTCCTCGCACAAACCTTCCCACAACCCGCAATCTTCGACTGCACCTGCGTCAAACGAGCCGGGCAATAACAGCACTTCCCCGAAGCTCTCCCAATCTCACTAATCACCCGAGACGGATCAACCGCCACCCGACGCAACAACGCCTCCACCTTCACATCATAATTCCGCCGACAATCCCACTCATCCCCATTGATGTAACCATAGAAGATCCCACCAAACGAAGGTGAATCCGACACGCTCAGGGATTTCTTCCGAGTCCAGCGAAGACAAACCGTCACCCCACCCGCCTCAAGCGTAATCGACGGACGCTGCAAAAACTTCGCCGCATTCGCCACATGATCAGTAATCGCCTGAAACCCCTGGCGAACACTCCCCCGATTTCCTGCTTGGAAACGATCCGGATGATCATGCTTCGCCACATAAAACGCAGCCCAAGTCTCATGGGACCTCTTCCACCCACCAAACCGCTCATAACCATCAACCAACCGCAACGCATGAGGACCAGAAACCCTCCCAGAAGAAGTCAACTCCTTCAACCGCCCAAAAAGAGCAGGCTTGTTCGGATGATTGCTGACGAAAGTCACTTTGCCCAAACGACTCGAAACAGTGAACTCATTCTTAGCCGGTGCTGCAACAGTCATACGCTCGATTTCCTGCTTGGAAAAAGGATTGGGGGAATTGTACCCTATTGTTGCAGAGGAATACTCCCCGTTAAATGCACCCCACACGCCCGATTTCCTGCCTAGAAATCTCTCAACCCTCGCTGGGAATATAACTATGCTCCGTGAAATAATAAACCTTAGCAAGAACACCCATCTTCTCGCAAAGAGAAATTATCCGGTCACACGTTTCCCCAACCCCCTCAGAGAAACCAATACCAAACTCGACTCGGACAATAAACTCCCTATTAGTAGTTGATCCCTCAATAACACTCTGAACCCTCACATTCATCATATTACACAACATCAACTCAATAGCGAGTTTGATAGTCTTATCATCAGCCATCACGCCCGATTTCCCACCTGGAAATAAGAGAAGGGGCAGCGTTAACAGTGATCCCCATCACCCGCTGCCCCTCGCAGGAACACACTACTTTTTCTCAAAAACCCGGACCACGTAGTCAGTCACCACACCACGCTCGCCCTTCACACCACCATGCGAATCCTCTTCCAACGTCGTGAACCGCTCAACCCCATCAGGCAAGAAATCCAACGTCGATTGAACCCCCTGCTGATAACCAAACGCCACATCATGAGTCTCAAACCGCTTCTCCAACGCCAACCTCGCAGGCGGATCAGGCAATTCATCCACCAAATCAGCCCACATCTCCTGCTCAGCCTCCTCAACGCAACTCGAATTCAAACCATGAGTCTGATCCGCCACATCATGCAACCGAGATGCCGCCAACCGACAAAACCGATCCGTCAAACGAGGACTATCCGGCTCAATCGAACCCTCCATCACAGCACCAAGATCACCCGCAATCGTCTTCCGAGAAACCGTGGACACCACAAACAACTCATCCGGATCAAGCCGATTAGACTGAGCTTCCATTGAATCCTCCGAAAACGTAACCCGATCCCATTTACCATCCTCAGTGCTCCACCGCCAAGCCTCCCTAAAACCAGCAGCCAACACATACCTCTTCTCAGGGAAATAATCCCACTTATTACCAGACACACCAACAGCCCACCGCTGATCAGCAAACTCTTGAAGAGGAGGTCCCGACATAATCACTGTTCCTGAAAGAATTGGGGAATTGTCTACCAAACTATTGCAAAACAAATGACCCCGTTAAATCAAGCCCCATGATTCCCAGGCAGCAATACAAGATCCAACTTCAAATCCGTCACCACAGTCCGCTCCTGAACAATCGAACAAGTCGAAAGCCGATGCCCAAAAACCGAACAATCCTCCGGCGACACCAAGGAATCCCCCGAAAAAGCCTCAAACACCGTCACACCCCCATCCGACTCAAGATGAACATCAATCAAATCGAACAAACCACGCAACGAAAACGCCGTCAACTCCCCATCCGAATCCCCAATCGTCTCACCAAAATGATCGACCAAAGAAAAAGACTCAACAGTCCTCGACATCACTAGGCTCCAACAAAGGGGAATTCTACCAAACTGTTGCAAAACAAATGACCCCGTTAAATCACTGATTCCCCCTCGCCCAAACCTCCGCAGACTTCACACACTCCGCCAACGAACCATCCTTCGGAGCAGAAAACGACTTCAACTCCACAGGCACCAACATCCCAGGCTCCGACACAGTAACCATCTCCAAAGCCGGAACAACAGTCACAGTCAACCGACCAACCTTCTGCGAACCAGGAACCATCACACCACTCCAAGGAGACCAAAGGGGAATTCTACCCCACTGTTGCAAGGGAATAACCCCCAATTAAATCAAACCCTCACGGCTTCCAAAAAGCCCCAAACCCATCATCCCGATTCGCAGAAAGCAACTCACAAACCCGCTTCCTCAAACCACGATCAGCCGCAGCCAAAGCCTCCGACCTCAACTCCTTCCCCTCCAAACCCTCACCAATCAACCGCAATTCCTCAATCTCAACAATCTTCCGATGAGCATCACGAACACCCTGCTCAAAAAACGACATAGCATCCATAACACGATTTCCCACTTAGAAACAAAGAAACAGGAATTACTCCCGCTCAACACCCTCCCGCACCTGAACACCATCCGAACCCAACCGAGGAATCAAATGACCCCCCGACGACTCCAAGTAATGCAAACCAGTCCCATAATCAACCCGAAGCGACAACCCCGACCGACCAACAACCGGATCAGTAGCATCCTTCGCCACATCCAAAAAATAATGACCAATACCCCACCCAAGCATGAAAAGCACCGACCAAAACACATCCCTGCGAAACTCCCGATAAACCTCCACCACCAACCCTCCAAACAAAAGAAAAAAGAAACCGGGTACTAGAGGCGGTGTCACCCTTAAACCGGGCGTCCTGAAGGAGAGTTACCTCCAACAATCGTCAATTCGCTACCTCGTTCCCGACACCTACAAACCACGACCCTGATGGTGGAGCAGCTCCATTCTCACCGGGACGACCCTGGGATTACCGAATCCACACACCGCCACAGGCTTAACATGAGAATACCAACTTGACAATCTCTCACCGCAAGGCCCATCGGAGTCAGCCCCAAAGCTCAATCTCGCCAGCAGTCCAGTCACCCAGAACTACGCCCCCACCAAAATCGTGATAACCAACTGTTGCCACCCAATACCCACCCGTTAAACCCACGCATTTCCCGCCTGGAAATAACCAGGATACATCAAATCGCAATATCAGTCTCTTTTAGTTGACAAGCACTCATCTATGTCCTCAAGAACAACAGCACCCTTAGTCATCACACACAACGAATCCCCAAAATCCGTCACACCAGTCACCTGAAAATCACCATCACAATGAAACAACCTCCCCTCATTCGCAGGAGCCCACAAAGGAGTCCTAACACTATCCCAAACCACCACAACCGGCACCGAAGACGGAACAAGACCCCTCACAACCCACCAACCAGTAGCCACCCAAAAATGACGCGAATGAACCGAATTCCTCGAAATTAACGAAAACAACTCCCCACGATCCAACAAATCACTCCAAGACGCACTCACATTTCCCCCCTGGAAAACCCGCACCAAAAACACACACCAACATATTACACACAAACCCACCCAGTTAAATCCACGCACCCCAAGAACCCCCGCATTTCCAACAAGGAAACCAAAAACACCCAAAAATAGGAATAATCCCCCACAGAGCCACCAAGAGAAGCCCAGAAACATACCCCTCTCCGAGGCTCTCCTTTGCCTTCCCTGAGCCTCTAACTTTCACGCGGCCCAGAGTCCGTGGGAGGGCCTTCTTGCCCTTCCCTTGCGGCACGGGTTTTTCTTTGGCTATTTTTGGGATATTGTTTATGGTTTGGACTTTTTGGGCGTGGTTACGTTTTGTGCTGGGGTTATTGTTTTGGGTGGTTTTTCATTGGTTTGGTTTTCGTTGGTCTTTTTTGCGTAGGCTCGTACGCTTCCCCAGATTGTGGCGGTTAGTGGTGTCATTGTTGAGTGGCATTTTCGGGGTCTTGCCCATGTTGTTTTGTTTGTTGTGTAGTCTTCTAGGCATTCTGTGTGGTGGTGTGGGATTGGTTGGCCTTCTGGGATGATTGTCCATCCTTGTGGTGTTTTTGGGAGTGGTTTTCCTTGGCTGGTTTGGTTGTAGTTGTTCATATTTTGGTTTTTATCCAGTTGCTTATTTGTTGGGGGTAGTTTGGGTTGTTTAGGTCGAATGTTTGTTCGTGGTATTGTGGGTTGTCGATTTCTTTGGGGTTGGTTTGTTGGGGGTTTTTGGGTGTGCTGATGATTATTTTTATTATTGGTTTGGCTTTTGTGGTGAGTGCTGCTATTTTGGCGATTAGGTGGTGGTTTTTTGGGTTGTAGATGGTCCAGTTTTTGGTTGTTTGGTTTGTTGTTAGTTGTAGTGGGGCGAGGTCTTTTGTTAGTTGTTGGTGGGTTAGGTGGATTATTGCTTTTTCTAGGGTTGTTTTGTGCATTGGGTGATTATTCTTATTGTTGTGTCGAGGGTGGGGTCGCCGCCGAAGATGAGGATTATTTTGTGGTTGGTGTTTTGGTGGGTGAGGGTTGTGTGTTCGGTGTCGATGATTATTAGTGTGTCTGTGTCGGTGTTGGGGGTTATTTCTATTGGTGTGAGGGTGGCGTGCCAGTGGGTGATTTGTTTTTGGTTGTTGGTTGTGGTGTAGGGGCTTTTTGTGAGTTGGTAGATTCGCATTTTGGTTGGCGGTTTTTGGTGATGATTCTTATTATGCCGGGTTTTGGGTTGAGGATTTTTATTATTTTGTAGTCTTTTTCTTGGTGGGTGAGGGTTTGGTGGTGGGTGAGGATTACTATTGTGTTGGGGTTTGTTGTTGGTGTGATGTCTGGTGTGAGTTTGAGTTGCCAGTAGTAGACGAGTTGGTGGCCTTGGATGGTGGCGACGGGTTGGCTGTGGAGTTGGTGGATTTGCATGTTCTTGTGGTGAAGATGTTGATTTGGTTGTTGCGGACTCTGTGTGGGGAGTGGTAGTAGATTTTGTAGTCTTTGTCTTGGTAGGTGAGGGTTTGTTGGTTTATGAGGATTATTGTTTCGGGGTCGGTTTGTGGGGTTATTTCTATTTCTTTGAGGGTCCAGAAGTAGGCTTCGTTGGTGGGGGAGTTTGGGGTGGTGTTTTTGTAGTGGGTTGGGTAGGGTGGTCGTTTGAATTGGTAGATTCGCATTTTGGTCTTTGGTGGGTGTAGATGGAGAGGCGGTTGGGGACTCCGTCTATGAAGTTGATTATTTTGTAGTCTTTTCCGTTGTTGGTGAGGGTTGTTTGTTCGTTGTTGATGAGGATTATTGTCGCTGGGTCGGTGGTGGGGGTTATGTCGAGTTTGAGTTGGGCGGTCCAGAAGAAGTAGGCGTGTTTTCTGCCTGGGGTTGGTGGTTTTCGGAGTTGGTAGATTTCCATAATGGTGTGCGGGCTGTGAGGATTTTGATTGCGTTGCTGCGGGATGCGAGGAATTTGTGGACTCGGTAATCTTTGTCTTGGTGTGTGAGGATTGTTCCGTCTTCACTTAGAAGGATGATGTTTGTTAGATCTGTTTCTGGGGTTATTTCTGGGGCTGGTGTGATGATCCAGACGAGGGCGTTTTTGTTGCCGGTTCCGAACCAGGCTGTTTTCTGGGGGACTTGGTTGAGTTGGTAGAGTTGGTTCATTTGCCGTAGTGTTCGTTGATTCCACCAATGAAGAATTGGTGGAATCCGATGAGTCCGAGGATGCCCATTGTTGTTCGGAGGAATATGGCGAGTCCTCGTGTTGGTTCGCCGTTTAGCCAGAAGAGACTGAGCAGGAATATGAGGATTATTGTTCCTGCTGTTATGAGGTAGTTTTTAGTGCTGGCTTTGAGGGGTTTTCTTTTCTTGTTTTTCATGGGGGTTTGTTGCAAGGGAATTATTGTTTGTTTATTTGGTGGTGTAGACGGCTAGTTGGCGGTGTTTGTTGTTTGGGAGTCTTCTGGTTTTGAAGATTTTGTAGTCTTCTTCTTTGTATGTGAGGATGTTCTGGTTGCTGTTTATGATGACGATGTCGTTTGGGTCTGTTTCTGGGGTTATTTCTGCGTTTTGGAGGTCCCAGCGGGCGACTTCTGGGTCTTTTGGGTCTCTTGAGGCTGTGTGGAGTTTTTCTATTAGTTTGTAGAGTTTCATGGGAATGTATAGGCTGTTGGGCGTTGGCCTTCGACGGTGTTGATGAAGGCTTTGTAGATTCGGTGATCTTTTTCTTGGTGGGTGAGGGTTGTTTGATCTTCGTCGATGATTATTATTGATGTTGGGTTGGTTTGTGGGGTTATTTCTATTTCTTTGAAGGTCCAGTGGATGAGTGTTGGGTAATTGTCTGGGTTGGTTTCGGCGATTTGGATTAGTTCGTAGATCCGCATTGTTCGTGGATTCTTTGGCTGATTTGTTGGGGGAATTGGGGGTCGTTGATGTCGTAGGTGGTTAGGTTGTTTTCTACGAGAACTGTTGCTGGAAGGTTTTCGTCTTGGCGTCGGATGAGTAGGGCGATTGGGGTACTGTGTTTTTTGATGATTGAGATTGTTATTAGGTAGTCTTCTGTTTGGCCGACGATTTTGTCTTTACTTGGGGATTGGGGGATTATTGTCCATTCGGCGATGGGGTTGTTGCGTATCAGATGGACGTGGATGAGTTGGAGGGCTGCTCGGATGGCGTCCATTGGTTTCGATCGTGTGTAGAAGACGGGTTGTTGGTTGATTGGATCTTTTTGGTTTTCTGTTATGTGGTATTCTTCGTCTTGGTGTGTGAGGATTGAGCCGTTGATGAGGACGATTTGTTCTAGGTCAGTGTCAGGGGTTATTTCTATTTCGTCTGTGACGTCCCAGCGGATTCTGCCTGGTCGAATCTGGTTTACGGTTGTGATTTTGTAGAGTTGCATGGATGGGTGTAGGCAGATTCTGATTGTCTTGAAGTGTAGAAAAGAGTCCGGTTTCTTGTGTAGGCTAGTTCGTAGTCTTTACCTTCGTGGCTGAGTATTCTTTTGGAGTTGATGATAACGATGTTTTTTGGGTCGGTGTCTGGGGTTATTTCTATCTCTGCTAGTTCCCAACGAATCAATGGTTCATTAGTGCTTGGCCATGATGTGTGAATAGTTTCTATGAGTTGGTAGACTTCTATCATCCGAGGACTGCTTTTATTTGTTTAGTCACTTGTTCGGGGAATGTTGGGTCGGTGATTGGGTAGTTGGTGATGCTGTCGTGGTGGAGTTCATTTGGATTGTACTTGACGATGTAGAGGGTGATTTCTCCGTCTTTGGTGGTGAGGCTGAAACTTCCTGTTTCGGTGGTTCCGCTTATTCTGGCGGAACTGTGGCCTAATTGTGAGTAGTCTAGGGTTTTGGGATTGTTATCTGTTTTGATTTGGTAGAAGACGAGTTCGGATGCTGCTCGTGTTGGTGTCATACGCCTGTGACTTTTTTGATTTCTTGGGCGATATATTGGGGGAATTGTTGGTCGGCGATTTCGTAGTTGCTTATTTGGTCTCGTTCTGGCCAGTTGTTTTCTGGTTGATCAAAGAAGACGATGTAGAGGGTGAGACAGCTGGTGGCACTGTAGGTTGTTATTGTTATGTCGCAATTGGTGATGGTGCCTTTAATGACTGTTGGGTAGTGTCCGAATATTCCCGGATATTGCTGTTCGAGATGTTCGAAGGCCATTTCTAGTGCTGCGTCTAGTGCTGTCATCGCTGGTTGCAAAGCTCTTTGTGCTGCTTGCGTCGTAGTCATTTCTTGATCACGAGCCATTTGTTACCTTCCACTTCGATCCATTTTGATGGTACTGCGTTTGTAATAATCATTTGGGTTTGCTCTTGTGCTTCTGGTGTTGTATTGCGGGAAGCGTAGCGTCTTCTTATTGCGTAGTCTTCGCCTTTGTAAGTGAGTGCACTATTCGTAGCAATGACTAGTTCGTCTGATTCTGTGTCAGGCGTTATTTCAGGATCTACAGCGAGTTTCCATGTTCTTTCATTGTATACACTGTCTGAGAATTGGATTAGTTTGAAGATTCGCATGTGTGCGGCTCTGTGTAAATGATCGGGAATTGAGAATCTAAATTTTTCAACTAGTTCGAGATTATCCGGCTAGGCTGTCGATTTTCTCTGCGACTTGTTCGTGGAAGTCTGGGTCGGCGATCTTGAAGTGGTATTTGGTGTGGACAGCGTTGCTATTGAAGATGAAGATTGTTATTGTATCAGATGTACGCTGTTGGATATTGAAGCTGAATCGAGTGAGTGGATTGTCGAGATTTGCTGATCCGTAGATTGTTAGTTCGTGCTCGTTGATGCTGGTAGGCGAACCATGTTTAATCCTTTTACGCAGTTCTCGCATAGTCAGTTCAATAACTGCTTTCTCAGTGGGAGTTGGATCTGATTCGTCGTCAAAGCTAACGCTCATGGAGCTTTCTAACTGCCTTAAAGATCTGCTGGGGGAATTCTGGGTTGTTGATGTCGAAATTGTTTCCTCACTAAGAGTTCTTGCTTCTCTAAGAGTCGCCGTTGACTCATAGCGTTGTTATTCTCATGTTCAGTGATGAAAAAACAGTGGCTTGGTATTGAATGCTCGGTCGGTGTGCTAGTTATATAATCGTAAGTGATCCCTTGATAAGTAAGAGTCTCATTTTCTATGTCGATGAGAATCAATAATTCTGTTGGTGTGTCAGGATTTTCGATTCCATTCGAGGTCGTGTGCCAGAGCGTTGATGTTCCTCCGTCTGTTCGTTGAATTCTTTCTAGAATTTGCGGGGTTATCATGGTTGTTCTAGTCTGTCACATTTTTCGCGTTCTCGTCCGATTTCTTCTTCGAGTTGTGCGATAATCTGTTCTGGGAACTCAGGATCTGCTATACAAAAGATCTTTGGTATATCCTCAATCGCTGGTAGTTGGCCCGGTCCTGTCAACGTCCAAGAGGGCTTTTCGAATTCGTCAACGTACGTTATTTTGACACCTTCAATCAATAGTCTCTTCTGGATATAAGTGGGAACCTCCGCCGAATTGGGATTAATCGCCCAAAGCTCTAGAATATAGTGTTCCGGTGTGACATTATAAACGGAAGGTATCAGGTTCGTACTGCAGATATAACGGTTGTTGAAGTGCCTATCGATGGCTTGCTTCAAGAGCTTGAGTGCTGCTTCTTCTGCGTTCATTTAGAAATGTTGCAAAGAGATATATGTGCGTTAATTAGAGTTGTAGAAAATCCTCATTCTTCGATGTCTGTTATGATCGTTACATGAGTTGTTGTTTTACGTTCATGTATGACCTTATATTCAATACCGTTGTGGAGAAGCCTATGATCTTTGACTAACACTAATTGTGTCTCATCAGTATCTGGCGTTATTTCAACTCTTGTTAAACGCCACAGAAGTGCTGGTTGGAGAATTGTGCTACTAAGGGGTCTGTGTCCAGTAGACTTCTTTTCACGGAACTCGTAGATTTCGATTTTCAGGCTCCATCATAGTTATTATCGTCCTCGTAACTAATGACGTTTCAGCGTCGAAAACGATTCTGTAATCTTGGTCTTGATGGGTGAAATACTCTTCGCTAATCAAGACCAGATCTTCTGTGGCGGGAGTTATCTCAGTTTGTTGAACAAACCATCTTAAGACTGGCACAATTGCGGAGTTAGGACAACAACGATGACTCGACTCGACCTTCTCTATCAGCTGGTAGATTTCCACAGATCTATCCGTTCTGCCAACTTGTTGACCAATTTGGGACTCTCACCAGTTCTCAGCCAGGCCTGCGTCGTCATACTAATCTGGAGACCTGTTGGTGACGATTAAAAGGATTCTTTCTTCACCGTTGACCATAGAGCCATGTTCAAGAATCTTGTAAGTTTTGCTATCATGCGTCAGTGTTTTCCGTCGATCCATGATAACGACACGATCAAGATTCATATTAGGATCAGCTTCAAGTTCTACAAGCTCCCATTTAATCGCTTTTTGCTTGATGTAGTCGATATTCAATTGCCGCATTGTTTCGTGACGATATCTGATTCTAAAAAGGTCTGTCATGTTTCTTCAGACCTCTCTGTAATATTCGTTGATACTGTCAATCCACCGATTTCTATCGGCAGCGTGATGTTTTGTCTCAAATCCAACAGAATACTTTACGTCGTGTATTATAGGATTAACATGATCTAAAAGGCCAATAGTACCGTCTGGGAAGTGAAGACTTCCGTTGGCATAGAGAAGACCCATTCTAGCATCTGGACCAGTGAAAACGAATCTCTTAGTGTCAGGGTTCTCGATACCTTCTTTGGTGACAATGATCTCCAACATGGTCCTCTCCGATTCAGAGTGAATAGTCAAGTGTTCACTAGGAATCTTGCCATAGACATAAACACCGACTGGGTGGAGCAGAATCTTCCATGGAGTCAGCGTTGGTTGTGACATGACTGTGTCAATCTTTTCAACTTTTCAGCGATTTGCTCTGGGAAATCAGGATCTGAAATGTGATAGTGAAACTCTCGAATCGGATCTACGGTCTCAGAAATGGAAAGAGTGATCGTCCAAACTAGATCTTCGTCATTATGGTCGATGTAAAAGAAAGTTGTTCGGCCTAACTTAGTGATATGCCCAACGATGTCTAGCTTCGGATCTTGGTGGGCGACCATTGTTTTGATGAATTTCTGATCCAAAGCATCGATAATCAATCTATTGAGAGCCTGCTTTGTCTTTGGATTTGTTGGAGGCTCAATATCGATCGGTTCAAACATCTTCAAGCTCAATTTGTCTTGGTTCTGATTTGATGCTAGTGATAAATGTCGCAGTCGGCGTGTTCGGATTGAACTCTATAAGGAATTCGAAACCGCAATGATAAAGATGCCTTTCATTTTTATCAACCAAGACTATCTCTTTTTCTTCTGTTTCTGGGGTTATTTCCCCACCTTCTGTAAGATTCCAAACAATACGTTCTATTCCAGAGTGTCTATTATCTAACGTGAAGATTTTCACTGTTTTACCCACTCTCCTGAAACCCATTTCCATTCGAGCTTCATTATTTCGTCTACACGTTCTAGAATGTTCTCGATGAGATTTGGATCGCTCATCGGGAAGTGATGGCGAGTGATCTCTTTGTTGAAAAGGATGCCGGTTATTGGCACTTCGTCTGGGTTTCTTTGTTCTTGTGGGTGGTCGATCCAATAGAGATCATTGTGCCAATAGAACTCAATGTATGTGATATATGAAAGATGCCGCCTATCGCCTTCGGGAACAGTTGCGATATTAGCTGTTACTACAGTCAGCCGGTTATAAATGGCTGACTGTAGACTTTGGTGAAAGTCTGCTACGTCCATGAGGAATCGAATGCGTATAAAAGACTGTTGAACTCAGACAAGAATTCTTTCAGAACCGGGTGGATGTCCTCTTCTTTGACTAACATCTCGGCTTAACATCCGTATAAATTGTAACATCGGGGCTAAATCCGACGATTTCAAAAAGTTCATAATCCTTATTATTGTAAGTAAGAAAACCACCGGCAACAACAACTGTCCCTTCTGGTTCTATGTCAGGTGTCACTTCGATCTCGTAGAGTTTCCATTTCGTCGCTGGTGTGCTTAGCTCCTTAATATTTTGAAAGTTAGGCCAATTGACGTTCGAACGTCTTAATAATCGGTAAAAGATCATGACCGACGAAGTCTCGCTGTTATGTCTGCTCTTATTTTTCGCAGGCTGTCGGGATCAGCAAGCTCAAAGACTTTCAAAGAACTAATCGGTTCATCGTGCGTTTGCACTTTGATAGTCCCAGCGTGTGTGTCATAAGTGACGCTTATTCGGTCTGGTCGGTGTCGGTATCTCTCATATCTATATTCTTTGCCTTTGATTATCGTTGCCCGATGACGACTCGCGGTATGATAAGTCTTGATTATCGTATGCCTGGAAGGTACTTGTTCGAGCAGCATCACCAGAACTGGATGGGGTTCTTTACGAAGCTGGTGGAATGGTGACTCTGGATTGATGTTGGTAACAAAGCTGGATTCGTCGTTGTTCTCACCATTTCCGCTCGAACTAGCATTGATGCTATATTCGAGGTTCATATGACTCAAAATATTTCTCTTGGTGTCTACAAGTACGACTCTATTCACGTTGGTGCTGGGATCTACTTCGCCTTGGTCGACAATCCACACGATCCTCTCGTATTCCGAGATTTTGTTTCTGTCAATAATACGATATACTTCAACAGCCATGCTTACTCATCCTAATTGCCCACCGTAACGCTGCCTCCGATTCAATTAACTTCTGCAACTCATTAGCACTCGTTCGCCCGTACCAATCGACCAATTGCCTCTTTACAGAATTGTAATCGATTTGGGTTTCGTGATGAATAGCCAGGACCCAAGATTTCAACTCTTCGTCACTTACTTCTTGTAGAGGTCGCATAATTCGATGACCTTATCGCGGATCTTTTCTGGGAATGATGGGTCGCTTATATCAAAGAAGATTATGTCACATTCGTAAGCTTCTGGCCAATCTCTGATTGAGAAGGGAATCCTGTTCGGTCTGTCTTCGTTATGCTCTCTGGGATTGTCGATCTGATAATTCTTACCACGATAGTTGAATGAAACAAAATCGTTGTAAGGGAGGTAGCTTCCTGAGAAAACGTGGTGTTTATCTGCTTTCACTTCTTCTGGTAGGTGTTTTAAGATGAGTTCCTGAATCATTTCGTGTAATTCAGTCGTCGTCATAACCCCTGACTCTTGCTGTTGACGTGATATAAATCCTGTTGCCTTTCTTATCGGTGTCGATTCTTGCCACTACATAATCAACGTCCATATGAGTCAGGATTGGATTGTGAATTTTAGAATTGCCAGTTATGATGACCATTCTCTCTGGATCTAACGGAGTATCGGGTGTGATCTCAACATCGCTAGTCTTCCAACAGAAAACGGTCCCATAATGTCTCTTGCGTTTGCGTTTACTCTTCAAACGAAGGAATTCGTGTGACCCGGTTGCCCGTGCTCTCGCTCTCTTGTTGGCGTACATGTTCTTCACATGATTATTCATCGACTCTGTTCGTTATGAAGACCACTTCACCAAGAGGTAAAATCCCTCTAGTGATGATTGGATAGTCAACGCCTCTAGAAGAAAGGGTGAATTCATTTTTATCGACGAGAACTAGCTCCTGAACCGACATTTCTGGGGAGAAATCTTTAGCCAATCGCAATTCCCACCGAATTGCATCTGTGCCACCGTAGTTAAAGTCAAGTTTTCTTTGTTCAACGTAGACTAACACTTGATTATCGAATCTGGGAAGCTTGGGTCTTTTGGATCGTGTTGCGTGATAATCACACCTTCTACCGCAAATTACTGCTTTAGTTGTGTCTCCCAAGTAATTCTTGGATTCTTTCGAAGATGAGTTCGGGAAATTGCGGATTACCGGCGTCAAAATACTCGATTGCGACCTCAGATTCTCGATTTGTTTGGAAGTAGCACAGAGGGATTCGATACGGTCTTTCATCATCGTATTGTCTTGGGTGATCGATCCAATAAGTGATTCCCCTGTACTCGAAATGGATATGGGTCGTGTGGGCGTCTACTCTCTTCAGAGCTAACCCCAAGACTTCAGGAAGATGCTCCAAAATTAACTCTTGTACAGCTGTGTGGAAGCCCTGATTCATTTCTGGATTTCCGGCTCCGGCTCCGGCTCTCTCTCCGTCATGCTCTCCGCCATACTCTCCGAGGCTTTCCTTTGGTCTTCCTTGGCCTCTAGCCATCCTTTGTGCCATCGAACCCGGTCAGGCTCGTAACTGTACGGGTTGGCTTCCGGTGACGTCTCGTGAGATCCGCTCTTGTAGCCGAGAACGTAAGATTCGGTCTGAGTTAGAGGAATTGGTGAGATAGGTTCAGGTCCCGCTTGCATGATGAAGAAGATCGCCCCTATAGCAATCAGGAGGATAATTCCTGCAATACTTAGGATTGTTGATAGTTTTGGTGGTGTAGCATCGGAATCGTGTGGCATTATTCTTCCTTTCAGCTTTTTCAAGTAGTCTGTTTCGTCGTCGTTATTGGTTCTTTTGGTGACGACTTCGGTATAGTAAGCTCTCTTTTTCGTTCCGATGACTTTAAATTCTCGGTCATCATGTGTGATTGTGGCTAATCTTCGACCCTTCTTCAAATCAACATAATGAAGCAAGGCCATTTCTTTCTCGGGAGTGTCAGGTGTTATTTCTTGATCGTCGAGTTCCCAGATAATCGCAGGAACTGGTCCAATCATTGTGCTGTGGCTGGATTGATGGAGTGTTTCGTTTCTTCTTATAACTCTTTTGATGATCATTATGGCACGTGTAAACCGTTAATTCTGTTTCCATTCTTTCGGTTTATGGAACAGACCAATTTGGACTATCTTCTCACACTTGTCGCACTCCGCGTAGACTTGGACGTGTTCACGTCCGATTCCATCAGTATGGCCTCTCTTCTGAACTTTGAAGTAAGGATAACCGTTCTGATATCCAGTGAATTCGTGTTGACATTCTTTCGGGCGTCTTTTCTTAGACGAAAGTGATAGAACTCTTTTAATTAGTCGGAGCATCATTCTTCCAGAAATTCGTTGATTTGTTGGATGATCATCGTGAAAGAAGTCCTAGCAGCACTTGGTGTATCCTTGATTTCTTCAAATCCTTCTTTGGCCCATTTGAGGATAAGTTGCAGTTCTTCTCGACTCATGTGTCTAATACTTCCGAGAGATTAATTCTGATTATTCTTCCAAGTCCGGATATAACCCCATCGAGCTTTTCTTGATCCTCGAAGCCCATTCTTATCTGCGGCGATTATCTGATACTCTTCATCGAGATATGTGAGAGTCACGTACTCATCATCTTCGATTGTAAGAATGATGATATGGTGTTCTGGAGTTTGAGGCGTTATCGCACCGAGATTGTCGATTGCCCATTCATAACGCATCTGAGGATCTTTGATATCGATACTCTCATTGTACGTTGTGGGATTATCCGAGTAATCGCATAGAACTAGGTATTCTTGTCGAATCTCAGTCATAGCGATGGGTGTCCACGCATACCGATAGTCCATTGAAGCCGCAGATATCGTTCGGGAGAAGTATCCCGCTCGGCAGATTAGACACTCCAGATCTCACTACCATCGGTCATCGCGTGCATGTCGAACGCACCGTCTTCGAGTTCGTCGTGGTTGTCCTGCAAATGAGGGATCACACTATCCATCAACACGGTGGCGAGTTCATCCGCTGTCATTTCAAAGTATCGTTTTCGATGGTTCGGACCACCCAAGATCTCTTCTTCCAATGCTTCACGGAGGTAGCTGGTGTCATCATTCGATCTGAGAGAGTAATTGACCCAATTGCTCATAACTTGGAAGAGAACTTCACCTGGAGTGCTGAAGCCAACTCTGTTTACCGACGCCCAAGCCAAAATACCTTCTTTCGTCACTGGGTCATCTGGTGTGATGTTCTCCAGACTGAAGTACCAATCATCATTCGGAGAATCAGCAGTCCATGAGAACGTCTCTTCAACTGACGTCATACTGTCGTCGTAATTTTCCTGATGTATCCAGAAATCGTAGAAGTTAGAAGCCATATCCCGAACGAACTGCTCTTGATCCGCGTTCGGTGTGGTACTCTTGAGGAAGATCGCTTTGAGCAATTCTTTCACAGCATCGGCTACGTGATAACTTGTGAAACTGTCGATATCAAACAGGTTCACACGGGGCTTCATTTGATCTTTTGGAGTCCGAACAACTCGTAGCACGTATCGAGTAGCTGGTGTTGTGGAAGTTGTCGCCATGTGACAATTCCCCCAACCAGGATCGATACCAAGTTGTTGCGAGAGGGGATTCCCCGTTAAATCCCCTATACAACCTTTTTCCGGCTTTCGTAGTTGGCTTTGAGAGCGACGAAATCGCCGATCTTGAAGTCAAGCAATTCGGGATCTGTTGCAGAGATCACAGCACCGAGAATCTGTAACTGCGATTCTGCAGGCAGCTTCATGAAGTTGACTTTCTGTCGAAGTTCTCCACCCAACGAAAGAGTGATCGCGTTGATCAAGTTAGGAAGCTTGACCTTGTCACCCTTTCCGAGGTATCCGGTGAAGTTGTCGCAAGGAATCTCTTGCCAGCCAGCTTTGGTGATGTTGAGACGAGATGTAGCGACTTTGACGCAAAGACAACTTTCGACGAATCGAATCTCTGTCCACTGGATCTTAAGTGCTGCTTCACCGAATCCTTTGAACTTCTTCTGTCGTTTCTCTCTTGAACGTTTCATTACTTCTCCTGTGGGGGCCAGAGGGTTTCGTTGCCTGCAATTGGTAAACCGTTGAGATCTGCGGATTCCGCTTGCGATCCCGACAAATCCACCGTAGGGATTCCAAGTCGTTTAGGGACGTCTGACTTTCTCAATTTTCGAGGGATTCCTCGAACTGATTTGGTCGCCGTCTTCCTGTTATTGTTGACTGCGATGCTTCCTACCGGGTGTCCGTTGTTGTTGATCCTGACGCCGATGAAGAATCGAACAACCTTGTCGTCTAACAAGGAGACTTCAATATCGGCAACGTTGGCATCGGTGCCTGCCCCACACATTGATTCGACTTGGTTTCCGTCGATCTTGATGAAAGGGACGTCGCGAGCAGATTCGATCTCGACTGTAGTAGAATCGAGAAAATCTGCGATTGGATCTAAGATCTGAGCGAGAGCATCGTCTTCGCCATCCGCTAGGCTTCGGAGAGTTTCGGCGTGGGTGCGTGCTTGATTCATTGATTTGTCCTACCTAGGGGAATTGTCTACCTTAGTGTTGCGAGAGAGAATCCCCCGTTAATTCGAGCCTGGACGGGATTCAAGCTTGAAACTGCCGATATGGTTCGGGAACCAGTATGCACCACCTTCAGTGTACACGTAGTTACCGTGTAGCCAATCTTCTTCCAAGGCAAAACCATAGATCTTTTGACCTTTGAACACAACACCATATTCATTCGTGAACGTGACGACGTCACCAGCCTCAAATGGGCATCCCTCAGGCGGGACAGTTGTGTAATGATCAGGCTCAAGACGAACTCGATTCATGCGTGGGATTACTGAATCCGCAATTTCACGCAATCGGGTTAGCAAGAGGTCAGCATTGGCTCGCCACTCTTCAGCAACAGCCGCTCCATCGAAACCAACCAAGAATTGTGCAATATCGTCAAGACTCGTGGCAGGTTGAACGGCTCCATCTGCAAGAATATGGAAGACTGGCTCATCACATTCTGCCACGACGACGAATTCATCGGTGGCGTGTGCCTGCCAGTGTGCTGGAAGAACTGCGTTCACTGCTTTTTCGATTTCCTGCAACATCGGCAACTCCGGGGATTGGGGAGAATTGTCTACCAAATTGTTGCAAGCGGGGATTCTCCGTTAAATCACTTCTCCATATCATCAGTCGTTTGTTTTGCGATCTCTTCGAGGAAGAGACTTCCAATACGACCTTCGAAGCTATCGGGATCAAGAACGTCATCATTGAAAGTGGCTACATCTTCCAGCATTCCGTCAATTTCGTCTGAGAATTGATCGCCCAGCTTCCGACCAAGTTGTGCAAACTTTTCTTTGACGCGATCTCTGAAAGCTCTCTCGAAGTCATGTTGAAGACCACTTTGGCAACGATCGATAATTTGGCGTTTGAGGGTGATTAAACCCATCAACCGTCTCAATTCTGCGTCAACCACTGGACCGACGATTTCTTCGATCTTCTCCGCTGTCTTTCTCTTAATAAATCCATTCAGAGCTTCTTCCCGTTTCGAGAAGGTATCAACGTCGTAGCCGTTACCCATTCGTCGAACGCCAATAATCCCTATGATTGCATTTTCAACGACATGCTCAACAGTCTTAGGGATCGCTCTCAATTGCTTCTCAAGTTCTAGCTCAACTTGATCCTTCAGTTTGGTCCGCAGAGCAGTTACATTGACCTCTTGCTTTTCTACCATTCAAACCTCCGCAATCGTATATTGCATCGTCTCAGATTCTGCAATCCAAGAGACATAACGAACATGATGCGGACCGTTCGCACCATCTGAACAAGGAATCGAACCAGGCGATTCTTTCGAGCACTTTGAAGACAAGCACCCTTTAAAATCCAAAGTGCCGGAATCCAGAGTTTCAGCACGAGATTTGGCCACGTCTAAAGAGGGATAGAGACCAACAACCTCCAAAGTGGAAGTCACATCAATCATGCACCGAACCAAAACAACTTGCTTCTCATCCACCAACTCGGTAGCATCCGCTCGTTTTTCCAAACTCATCAATGGCTCCACCAGTGGCCAATAAACGGAACAAGTACCAAACCACTCCCAGCGACAACGCCACACCACCAGATGATCTCAACAAACGATTCGCATGGCACAGGCATCACAAACTCCAAGAATTAAAAAGAAGAATCAAGAAAGAGGTATCGAAACCTCGAATCGCAGCCGACTCCACGGAGATAATCTCTGGCCGTACCCAACCCGCCTAGTTTCTTGATTCAGAACGGTGCAGTGAGTCAGGGTTTCGAACCCCGTTCTCCTACCACTCCCGCGATCCAGACTGATCTACCAGACTGTGCAACAAGATGAGGAACTATTAGAATCATCCCTCTGAGTAGGCGACTTAACCACATAAGTCTAACTCACCATGTATCAAAAAGTAGTGCGGGACGGACTCGAACCGCCGACAATCTGGCCGTTTCCAGCGAGATCACTCTTCCAACTGAGCTACCGCACCAATCCACTAAGCCAAAGCTCTGTTTGCACGAGCAGCCAAAATATCCGCTTCTTCACTCACATGAATAGCAATGTATGTTGAGTTACCTTCCTTAGCGACCGAGCAGGGTGTGCTGGTTCGAGGAATTACGACGAATGACTTGCCTTCGGCGTTCTTGTAGATGCTTTGAATAGCAGACACAGGAACAAAAGCTTGAACATCTGAGTTCGCAATCGTGAATTCAACCATCGTCGTCTCCGTCTCCGTTGTGAAAAAGAAAGTGGCGTTTAAATAGCGACCCCCATCGCCCGCCACCTTCGCAGGAATTTCTAGTTTTCGTCTGTCTCTTCTGGATTTATCCAACGCTCGCCGTCGTAGAAAGCGAAATCACCATTCTTCTTATAGGCACAAGGAACTTCCACATCATTACGCCTGTATATTGCACTCCCTGCTGGTTGAAACTGAACTTCGTCCAATTCATCCACGTTGGCCAATCTAGATTCGACATTAGAATCAGGATTGGAGAAGACCAAAGAAACCGCACCTTTCTCAGTTACGTGCGGTTTCAGATGGCGATCATTCAATTCATCTGCGAAAGAACGCTTCTCGTCTTCTGGAGGACTCCAAGAAGTTGAACATTCACTACAGTAGAGTCTACCTCCAGAACGACGCAATTCAGGTGACCCACATTTGTTGCAAACGCACGGATTCATCTGTTTCTGCCTCATTTGGAGGAATTGTCTAACTATTTGTTGCGAAAGAATGACCCCCGTTAATTTGGATCACCAACAGGAGTTGTTTCATGCCTGACTTTGTGCGTTGCTCAAACCGCCACGGAGAAACCCTGCGACATCAAACTCATCCCCAAATTTCTCTGCAATCGCTGGCAGTCGTTCATCTTCCAACATAGCTTGTAGGATCACGATTTGTGCCTGCGGAGTCCATGGAAAGTCCATGTAGAAGTCGGTGGTCCAAGAAGAGAGCCAATTCCCGTCGTTATAGCAATCTGGCAGACCGTTCTCGGCGACATGTTCAAGAGTGAGGATCTGTGTCTCCACAGTCCAAGCTGGAGTAGAGAAATCATGTAACTTTGAAGCAGCAGTATCCCGTTCTGCCTTCATGCGACGGGATTCTGTGACGTTGTGTGAGTAAAATCGCATGTCTGGCTTCTCCTACAACAAGGGGGAATTGTACCCCCTTGTTGCAAGCGAAGGGTATTAGTTAAATCGAGTCCCGAATTTTCATCAAAATTCGACCCAAGTTGTTTTGACCCTTGCCGGTCTTCAAACTCACTCCCCAAACAGTATCGTTCCAGTTGTTGCCTTCTTGCAATTCTTGGTCGCCCGTGGATCTCAGCAATTCCGCAAGTTCCGGAATTGCAAATTTCAGGCGGCAAACCTGTTCCATCACATCCAGTTTTCTGGCTTCCCATGCGGACTGGTCAAAATCGGGCAGAATCCCGCGTCGGCCTCCGGCACGTTTAGCTTTTCCGGGTGTGTCTTTGGCTGCGATCAGTTTTCTAGTTTCTTGGTCATTCGTCTTAGCAGCTTGGAACGCATGTTCAACAGTCGGGTAGTCTATACCTTCGTAGTGAATCGGACTTGGGTGGAAATTTGATAGGAATGCGTACGGACCTTTGAACTGTGCAATCATCATAAACTCCAAAATTTCGGGAATCGTATGCTGATTTGTTACAGGTAGAGACTATCCGTTAATTTGATCGACCAAAATAGTCATCGCCTTCGCAAGCTTCCGCAATCAACTTTCCGAGATCGACTCCAGTTGGGATCTTCCGCAGAATCTCAAGGGTTTGAAGAACCCGATTATCGATCCTATCTCGGATGTTGGGAATTTGACTGTTACCTTGCAAGTAACGTAGACGCAACGCGAGGACAGCACTACGAACTGTAGCCTCTCGCTCTTGGGTCATGCGACTCTTCTTAGGGCGGGATTTCAAAGTTTCGAGCAGTCGCTCGCCTATGAACTTCGCCAGATCTTCTCGGTCATCTTTAGCCATTTGTTATTCTCCTACACCTGAAGCCGGGACTTGCCCGGCTTCAGTAAACGTATGCTCTCAAAAAATACAGCGACTCACTTAACCATATTGACTTGGCTTTTGGCGTGGCTTGACGCTTGCCCCACACTGGCTGTTTGATTTGCCACCGACTTTGTCGGTATCGCTGAGTGATCGTTCTTCACTGTGGTCCTGGTATCGCAGACCAAGCATCATGACGATCGTGAAAATTGACGAGAACACGTTTGCGTTTCCTGTTTGGAAAATTCGAGAGAGGGTACTAGTCGTCGAGATAATTATCGAGGGTGCAACACCAGCAGTAACCATCGGTCAGATCATCACTGTTAACGGGATCACTACAACCCGGACAAATCGTGTCTTTTTCCATCTCTTCAACCCTTTCTTACCTATTTGTTGCGAACCGAGTGGGGGTAGTTAAATCTGGGTCACTCGTTTTTTCAGGTTCATCGTGGACGTCGGAAAGATGGTGGAGCAAGGTGATCTGTCTCTTCAGAGCATGTTTCACATATCTGGTCAACGAACTCTATTGTGTAGTGCAATGGTCGCCTATTGTTCACACTTCACCTGCTTTCGGACAATCTCGATTGACGAGGATTTGGTTCGCCGTGTCAACGGGAATATCGACAGATCCATTATCGAACACGACAATGACAACACGTTCGGATTTGTGTAGAAACGAACCCAAACGTGGCGAAGACATCGCTTGATAATGATCTTCTGTGAGCACCAACTCTTCGAAGATACCAACGACAAGCTCCATATCATCGAGAAGTTCGAATTCGCTCTTGTGGGATTCCACATGCTCTCGCAGAACGAGGTCTTGATGTGGCCCCAACTCGACGTAATTCGAGTCGCCCCCTTGGGCTTCGACTGGATCTTGTTTGCTATCGTCGAATTGCAATGGTGGTTTGTGGTTCGCGTCCAAGATGATGTCGATGGAGAATTGACTGTAGAAGACTTCGTCGCCAGTAGTGCGATCTTCTACAGTGACTTTACCGCATTTGAGATCCACTCTCACTGACTGAGAAAGCGGATCATCTACACAGTTAGCAAAAGCTTGGTTGATCAATGCTTTACCACTATGTGTTGCCTCCAGCAACTCAAAAAGCCTAGCGAAACCGCATCGGAATCTTGGGTCGTTCATTTACTCATCCTGTCGAGTTGTCGATTTACTAGGGCGATCCATCGTCCCACTGGAACCTTTTCCATCTTCTCGAATTGCTCCGGTTCAAGATGGCTAGCAATGATCGCTTCAAATTGTGGCAAGTAGACCAGTTTGGCTTTCCAGTCTCTGTTAGGAAGCGACGCTGCTTTTTCGTGTGCTATTCTCTTGCGTCGAAACCATTCTTTCTGGCCCCATTTCTCCGCCATTTCAGTATCGCGTGATGCTTCGGACTTGATTGTGAAGGCCATCGTTCATTCCTGGATTGGGGGACAGTGTTAGCAGACTTGCGGATATTCGGGATGACTTTGCGTTTCATCAGTGCCCGCCGCTTCTAAAGCAACAAGCCGCCTGCCAGAACCTTTCAGGGTATCCCCTTAGTTGTGTGCCTATTTGTTACGAAACAACACCCTCAGTTAATTTCTCTCTCTTCTTTCTCAGAAGTCTATTGAGTTCTCCTTCGATACGCATCACAACTCCCTCAGCATCGTCGGGATCTATGATATAGAACCCCCAATTCCCATTAATTCCAGCGTGTGTAGGATGCAAACGAGAATCCGTGTTCGAAGCAGGATCTGTGATTCTTTCGATAACGCTCTTGACCTGTTCAGGAGTGATCCCAGCGTTCATGTATTTTTCGGCACTAAGAACAACCTTAGTCCACAGATCATAGCTGAGCATCACACAAAATCCTCAGGATCTTTACCGCGACGACAAATCTGCCTGTCAGCTTCGTTCACGATCTTTATAGCTGTCTGGACTGAGGATCTAACCAATGCTACATTGCAGTTTCGACCATCACCAATCAAAGATGCAGCTATTAGTGAAACCATCTGCACTTTCGCAAGATGTTGTAATGGGTCGTGATCATCTCGCGACATGTGGGTGGCCTTTTAGAAGATCATCGAGCATCGAAAGATGCAAAACGAGTTGTTTCATTTGTGGGAGTGCCCAATCTTGTGGTCGGATATAAGTCGTCTGTTGGACATTGCCAGTAACATCTAGGCGAGGTCTATCGGACAATACGACTGTCATGTCAGTTTTCTCAAGCTCTGGAAGAATGCAAGCGGTCTTAGTGTCGCCACCACCCAGAGTCAAATCAATCGTATCCTCGATAGGATGATTCGGTCCGAATGGTCGAGTCAACAGAATCGCTTCATCGTAGTAGAAAACTCTACCAACAGCATATCTGTCGAAAAGTCCTAGAAGAAGCTCACCACGATTACCTCGTTCATAAAGACGACGACAAGATCCGCTAAAATCAACACAAAGAATCACGTCTTCATCTCCAAAATGAGAAACCCCGGCCCAGCACAACCTTCCACCCAACATCAGTTAGCACGTCAGCTTTGACGCACAGGTCGTGTTACTCGGACCGATCATCGGGAACGTCGGGGTAACCCCGATCAATTGTACTTTCTTATTGCGAGAGCCAACTTGCCGTTAAATTCGACCCATTGGCAACGGTGGTTCGTTCGCCATTCTACCAACCAATGCTTCAACTGGTTCAGGGTTAGAAATGCAAGCCAAGTCTGTCTCATACTGGCTAGCCATCTTCACCCATTCATCAGCGACGCATGGTGTCATGTGTTCGCAGAGGTAAGAATGGACCTCATTGAAATCGACGAGTCTGCTCACGACACCTTCAACAGAAATCGTAAAAACCGGATCGTCACCTTCAAAGATTGAAATCAATCCACAATGTTCACTAGCAGACCAATGACTTGGTAAGATTGTGTTCGCAGCAGCTTCGATTTCAGAGAGAATCATAATCTTGTCCCAAGAAGCCACTCGACCCAATCACAACAAGGTAATAACCTTGAGATATCAAGCCGAGTGGAGCAGGCTTCTGAATTGTCTATCCCTCTGTTACAAGACAAGGCATCCAGTTAAATGAAGTCCTTCCTAGGGGCTGGATATGTCTCGATTTCTAAAGAATCGCCAGCAAACTGGATCATGCTTATACGATAATCAGTGTCCATGTAAATCAATGTATCACTCTTAGTAATCTGTTCGGATTCACTCAAACTAATTATGACCCAACATTTTGGGGGAGTCTCTGGAGTGATCTCGACTTCTTTGCAAAACCAAGTGATTCCGCCATCTTTCCGAAACTTTCTCTTTTCAAGTTGATGGTAAGATAGACGTTTAGGCACGTGCGTTTCCAATTTGGAAATCCTCTTCAAATTTGAGTATTTCTCTCAGTATCTCATTGTGAACATCATTATCGCCGAGATAATAATTCATATGATGGATTCGTGGTGCGGGTGCATCTTCTTTTCTTGGAATATCGAGCCTATCTTCCAAGATTAGTAACACAGTCGGTGGTTTTACGTCATATGTCATCGAGAGGATTATGGAGCTAGTTCGAGTTTGATAACATAAGTCATCGTTGCGGCGGTGAACGTTAGGACCTGGTTTGAGGCCAAGAATTTTTCTCTTTAGATGAGAAGTAAGCATGAAACGAGCATAAGTTCGATCCATTGCAATCTCATGTAATTTGTTCGCAACATTGTGTTCGAAATTCGGTTCAGAAATCAAGAATTTATAGGTCGTCTGTGTATACTCACCATCTATTACAAGTTCTGCGACTTCTCCTTCTACGTCGATAAAATAGGTCGTAGATCCAAATGGTGTTTTAATTCCACCTTTGTGAAAATCTCCTCTGCTTGTGTCAAGATATTTAGCAGCAGCGATCACGTGATATGGACATATTCGCATGATCGCCTCTATGATCAACGCTTTAGCAACTTTTTCGATATCTCTACTTTGGGTCATGTTCTCGTATTAATCTTACGATTTTCTGTTTCAGCTCTGGATCAGACAATTTGTAAGTTTCAATATGTGAGTATATCCGAGCGTTATCTCTTCGGTTGACTATAAAAACTTGCACTTCATCCCTATCATAATTAATATTAATATGAATGTATTTGTGAAGAGTCTTTAGTTGGATGTCACACGGATTCGCTATAATATCCTCTCTTTCAGAGAGGTATTCAACCCGATTGATCAAGTAAGAAGTTATCCTCGATTGTCTTCTCGGTCGATTGATGGCTAATATGTAGAGTTTTTTCGCCAAAGCCACATGAAAGTCAGGGTCGGATAGGTAGAATTTATTCTGGGCATTTCTACTCCCGATACTTAGATAGATAGTGTCATCTGGATCATTGCAACCTTTCGGCTGCATATAATCGATGAAATAATTCTCAGATCTCGCGTGATCTCCCACACATCCTTGTATGTAATGACCATGGTCGACGATCGCGTGTTCCGGCAACCTATCTCTAATCGCTTCCATAATTATCGCACTGGAAGCCTTCCATAATGTGTTCGATATTATGTCAGTGTCGTTATCATGACGTCCGTCCATTTGGTGTTTACGCTTTCAGTCGTTATGACTCTTTTTCGCTTTTTGTTCTTAGCTAATCTCTTACTAATTCTATGAGGTACTCCCTGTGGTAGAGTGCCAATTCTAGTGTGAAGGATCATGAACTCTTGATCTTGATGAACCAGGACTTTTTGCTTATGTCCACTTCCAAATGTCACAACTAGATCATCAGATTCCGTCTCTGGAGTTATTTCATCCTTGAATAGAAGCCAACAGATATTGCCATCCATGACCCATCTGTCGAATAATTTGTAAGCCTTATAATCTTTCACCGATTATTGCAACCTTCTCCGTTGCAAGAGATGCATTTGACCCAGAAATAACTCATCCACTCACATCGTTCACAACCGGATTCACAACACCGTTGTTGGATCTCTCCATATGAACAATTTGGGTCAGGTTCAATTTCTTTTCTCTTAGACATTACGACAATACTCCAACACAGCATCGATAGCATTTTGAGGAAACTTCGGGTCCGCTATATCGTCGTCAGTCAAGGGATCGTCATCTCATTCACGAAGGTTTGGGCGAAAATCTGCGTCTTGATGGATAGATGCTTAGCACCTTTTATAACACCAAGAACATCATAATTCATGATCCTATAGAACAAGTGTGGATTAGACATCGTGCTAAGTGTTCTATTTTCAAGATCTACAAAGATCACTCTTCGAGAGTCGAGATCAGGATCTTCAAGACCACTGTCTGTAAGACGCCAAGAGAGTTGTGTATTACCTGATCTGTCTTTCAGGTTCTGCACATCTATAGCAAGTCTATAAATCATTGTGGGAATGGTCTCATAAGCTGGGTTGGTTGCAATTCAGTTTTGACATAAGCTGGATAGTTATCACCAGCTACAATATGTTCGAAGATTTTGAAACCCAAATCCCCCCGCCACAACACGCCGTTCTTCGTTACAACCATCTCACTGGGATCTGCATCAGGATCATCAATTCCAATTGAACTAAGATTCCAATGGAGCATTGATCGCGGCTCATTCTCGTAAGGGCTGGTAACCCTCAGGATCTTCTTGCTGGTAACCAAGTAAATTCTAGTGACAACGTCCATTATGATGCACTAGCAAGGATTAATGCGGCGATCCCGGCTATAGATGACACGATCAGTAGAGAAATGAACCAGCATTCGATGATCTCTCCAACAAAAGTGTTTTTATCTTTACTGAGAAGTTCTTTGAGGCGAAGAATCGCATGGTTTAGACTATTGGGGTGAGTCAGATCGTAAATCTCATCCTCTGCACCATCGATAAACGCAGCAATGATCAAAGAGCGACCTTTGATATTGATCATCGCAGATTTATCTGCCCGTTTCAGTAGAGCAGAGTTTTTGCCATACTTTTCAACTACAGTGCTTTGCGTGGCTATAGCAATCTCAGAGATCACAGCTTTCGATATATCAGTCATTTTGCGAAAAAGCTTTCCTAGTCACTACAAATCTGTCACTCGCTCCAGATCTTAAATCAGAGACAATCTCATATACACAATCATTATGAGTTAACATACCTCTTTCAGTATACGGATTGTCTTCTATGGTGACGAACTCGGCTTTGGGAGATTCCAAGCCATTTTGACTTATCAGCCAAGTGTACTGTTTACTCTTTGGAGACGTTGTCGTAGGGCCTTTCTTAATTCTGTAGATTCTCACATGAACTCCGGGAATCTGTCATGTTTGTGATATTCGAATCGCTTTCGTTCTTTCTTGCGATACTTGAAGTAATCCTGAGATTCTACAGATGACCAGGTCGTGATCGTCCCGATATCGGAATTAATGTTGACAATGTAAAACTTCTCACCTTCATAAGTGAGTATGTTATTACCGCCAGATAACGCTATGATCCCTAGATGATCTATGTCGGGATTTGCGAGATCTTCGTTATATTCCCATTTGATTACACACCCATTTGTGTTCGGCAAGCTTTTTAACGTGAAGTATTGCATTCCCGATTTGCCGTTGCGTGTGAGTAAAGAGTAAAGTGTGTCGTGCTGCTATGGTCAAGATAGATTAGCTTAAAATCCACGTCTTCATGCGTTATGAGATCTGGTAAAGCCGCTTCTTCAGGATTTTCAGTATCTTGTAGCGTGACAAGTATCAACTCTCTAGACGGCGTTGTAGGAACAATATCAAAGGTCAGATCCACCAACCAAACAAAACGATCATTGATTCTAGTTGGCGGTTCAGCCAGTCTATAGAACTCTTGAGTAGCCATTTGATTCAACCAAGTAGAAAGTGTGCATCTTTTTCGGGTCAATCATAGCCAGATCGCCTTTCTTACCATCACGAAAGTCTTCAAGAAGCTCGACTAACCATATGTTATTCCTACTTTCTGAATCATAATGGTAGTCAGAAACAATACCCGTATAGAGCTTCTCGGTGAGCTTAAAGCCATATTGGTCAGTAGAAGGTGAATTTTCGTCTAGTTTGTAGCAAAAGGCTACTCTATCACGATGGTCCCAGACAATTTCTCCATCTCTAGTGAAGTGTGTCACTTCGAGAGGATCAACATAATCATGTTCACCAATTATATCAGTTTTACAACAAATCCGTTCGCCACGCACATGATGAACTCTATATCCCTTCCGCTGTGTGAAATACTGGAATCCAGTGCGGGAATATTGCCTCTGCTTAATGCCGTAAACAAGATCTCCTGTGCGTATTGTGGCTAATACGCATCTTTCTCGTTCTGCGATCTCTTTGAGAATTTGGTCGACTTCATCGAGAGCAGGATCTGAGCAATTCATTTCTCGACTGATGAGAGGTCGGGCGTATCTTTTCTTCTCATCGTATTTTCTTCTCTTCTCGTCCTCAGTCATCTTTCGCAACTCCAACAGTCATCACCCTGAAAGTGGCTTTTTGGGGTGGAGCATCAGCTGCTACGTATACGACGTCCTTGAAGAACAAGCGATTGCCTTCTATCCCGACTATCTGATCTTCTCGGGTTTCAGGATTTTCGATACCAATCTCAGTTAGATTCCACAATATACGATCCATGAATGTACCGCTGACCCGATTTATCAATCTCACGAATCTCATGGTTTGATGTTACGGAATGAGAATGCCAGGTTAATAAGGATCTACAGGAGTCTTCACAACCATCATGTTTCTTGGGATGTCCGTTTGATACACGATAGGTTGCACGCCACTTTGAAGGATCTTGTATCTGAACTTGTTCCCATCAGAGTAAAGATGATCACCATCTATCAACACGAAGTTTGTGGTATTCTTGGGATCTTCTAACCCGTCATGCATTAGAAACCACAACAGAGAATTCTCAAGGTCCAACCCTTTTATTTGTCTATCAAGCATAGTCTTGACGATTGAATAGGCTTCAGCCATATTAGATCTCTTATCGTGAGTGCTATCTTCTCTGGATGCTCTGGATCGGCGATATCGTAGAAAGTATATCTGCAACCATCTATACTTACAGCAAGTCTATCATCCTTGGGATCGATATACATTGTTAGAACATGTACGCCATCTCGGAAAAATGACCAGTTGTTGTACTTGGGTGATCTGCGGCATTTGACGTCTTGATCAAACTCTTTAGCGTAATTTACTATTCGAGATTCAACAGCCTCGTAAATCACATTATAAATCGCCGCATAAAAAGCGGGATTTTCACTTTCTTGCTTGTTCACTCGAAAATCCTTGTGGCTTGCAGTGATAAATCCAATCTTTGCTAGTAGTTTTATACCTACCCGTTATCCTATAAGAAATGCCTTTGTGAAACAGGATCATATCTGTGAGGTTGACCAGAATTAATCGATTCTCCGACGTACTGGGATCAGATATTAAATGTTGATCATTTTCATCAACAAAAACTGTCAAGTTGAGAGAAGCGTAAGTCACTGTATTGGCGACAATTGGAACGAATTTGCTAGATATCATAATATGTGGATTCCAGCCATTCTGATTTTATTTCGGCAACCGGTTTTCCCTCTATTATCCTCAAATTGCCATGAACGTAACCAGTGCATCGATAAGCTCGATCACAATAATAAAAGACTTCTCCTTGAACTAGAAGTATCTTATTATAAGGGATTGCAGGATAATCGATACCTTCGGAAGTCACTGATAATGCCACTGATCCGTCAGTATGTTCGATCGCTTCTAGTATTATGAATGCTTTTTCTACCACCAAGTATTTTTCGTAACAATGCAAGCAGATCCGTCATCACTAGTATTTGTTCTCAACACTCTGTAGAGTCTATTATGATACTTGAGTGTATTCTGATCTTCGCCTTCAATCACTATTGCGGTATCTGGTCCAATTTTGGAATCTTCTATCGAAACTGTCCAATAAACTTCTTCTAGACCATTGGATAATTGAGTGCTAGCAACGTTATAGACTCCTATTATTCTGTGATGGGGATCGCGTTGAGTCCAAATCGTCAGAACATCATGACCACGCACATTCATAACAGATGACTTAGTAATCCTCCAATCCCTATCTCCGTGAGATAGAGTATTAGTATTGATTATCACTAAATCAGAATCTTTAAGATCTGGACTTTCTAAACCTCGTTCATCTAGAGTCCAATATGTCGTTGTTGATTGTTTTCTTTTGTTTCGCAACTTGAAGACTTGATTCTTGCTTTGGTCAAGAAATCTACGTCCGAGCCAATCATCCATCTCTGCATTCCTTGACATCAGTGACTGTCCAGATTATGTAAGATTGAGCTTGCATCATGCACTTTGAGACTTGATAAAAGTTCATGTGTCTATTGAAGCCCTTATTTCAGTATAACAACCGACGTCATTCTTTTGACTGCGTTCCTTGCGGAAGAACTTGATTTGAAATTTCAATCCACAATGGAGAACGAATCGTTTATCGACAACAGCTATATCAGTCTCTTTCAAGTCAGGATCGTTCAATCCTTCCTCATTCAACAACCAAAAACGATAGCCATGTGCTTTATCGATTGATACTTGAATCACCTTATAGACTTCCACGCTCAAATCGTTATGTCCATATTGCGAACAACGAAAGACATTGTTCCGTCGTCTTTTTCCCAAGTTAGATCGGCGATGAAGAATTTCCCACTCGTATGGTTAAGTGTTCGATCTTCTTCAATCATCACAAGATCTTCTTCAGAGAGATCAGGATCTTCTAGACCATGAGGACACACTGTCCATTGTGAATATGTGCCACTTGATGTCTTTGAAATCAAACGGTACAAACCAGCTTTACCGTACATCGGTTCCAGTCATTGCGACGTAACAATTCTTGGAGACACGCAACTTACCGATAGAGGTTATGTCGTAAATGCCTCCGTTATGATGTAATTCTTTCTGGTCAATGATCACAAGATCAGAACAAGAATCAGGATTTTCCAAATCTTCAGTAGTCACAAACCACGAACGAGTTTGACTACTCTCAGACATATGAACGAGTTTGAATATCATGATGATAAAATTCTCATGATTGCTGCTTGAGCTAGAAAAGTAATCGCGATAAGAACGACTATTCTCTTAGCGAAGTGGTCGAAAGTCGTCTCAGTGTCAACATAGGTGAGACCCATGCATTCTTTACCGTCTTCTTCATCGAAATGCTGGACATGAGATAAGACATTCCACTTTCTTTTGAACCATTTGAAATGCCGTGGTTCTCTATAGAGGTGATCCTTGAACACCGTCACTATTTCGCAATTTGGCTTCGCCAGATCTTGTTCCAAATCGCTCAACACCCACTTCCACGAGTTACCAAGTTTTCTGATTTCCAAAAGTGAGAAATGGTGTGGTTCTGCACATTCTACGAGTTTCATCCTGTTGATAACTGACATAGTCATTTATTGCGAGTCCTGAGTATGCGTAAATTCGTCATCAATTAGGAATCCATTTACGACTTCGATAAACTGTTCAAGCGAATGTGGATTAGTAATATCGAAGATTTCAAGACATCTATTGACCAATAGTATTCCCTCATCTGGGATATATGTTAATACGACTCTAGAATTATCTATTCTCGTTTGAAAGACCTCCTTATTATTCCCATCAGTATACTGATGATTGATGGTTATAGAATTGGGTGCGACCTCTGCGACGACCATTTCTAAAGTCGGATGGGTTGACGGGATACTCACGAAAGCCCCTCCTTTTGCTTTTCTTGATCTCTGGTCATATCGAGAATAGTCTGGGCCGCATCGAGAGAGAAACCCTTCCGTGATATGTCAAAAGCATTCGTGGTAGGCCACACTGTAAAGCCCTGGGTGAGATCATTACTGTACATGCCTATATGGAGTTTTGATCCGTTGGTCGTCAAAACGAAACCGATCTGAGCATTCTCACCAGAAACATTAACTTGCACCTGGTACAAATCAAGGTTTGGGCCTCCACGTTCAGTAGAGATTATTGTCTCGAACTTAGTAGTACCAAAAAGTTGGTTGACATCTCTCATTACTAATCTGAGTGCCGCCTCCCTCACAGATATTGTCATCAAGACTCACCCATTATCCGGCCATAGACATAAGCAGCAATTATGTCTGGATAATTCTTATCGACGAGAGCATATTGCTTCTCTTCTATTATCGAAGCTGAATCAAGGCTGAATCTTTGGAGCAACTGTTGAATCTTTATCGTCTCTCCATCAACGAAAATCCTAAAAGCGGTTGATAGTTTAGTCGTTAATCCTCCAATTCTATGAATAGTCCACATATTGTTCCTAGAATAAACACGGAAGTCCGTTTTGTGGAATGCTACATCAACCATGTCTTTAGCTATTTTAATAGCCGCTTCTTCGAGATCATCCATTCTACCATTTTTCGATATAGGATGAAAGAGTCAAGATTACAATTGCCATCACCACAACCACACAACCTATTATGAAAGTATGCTTATACTTGCCCCAAAAAGTGGGTGCAGTTTCGATCATTTTGATTTCGCCATTGCCAAAGATCATATCTTTATCGATTTTGATCTTCTCATCTCTGTAGATGAGATAAGTGAAATCTTCGGCAACAAATACTAAATCATCGGGACCTAGATTTGGATCATCAAGATCATTGGTTGTCAACATCCATGATCGTGCATTCACGAGATCGTATATCTTATCAACTCTGTATATGGGCATATGGCTGGTTCTGAGTCTTGAATATGCAACCTAAAGATGTTGACTTTGTCTGTATCAAATACCTATCTGTTTCGTGGATAAGATGAAATCCCTTCTCTACCACAATTATTGGTAACTCACTATGGGGATTATCTAACTCGGCTGTCGTCACATTCCACATGAAAGATGTAGGTGTAATTCGCCGATGGACGAGAGAAAAATATTCTTGATGGGATCTTGAAGAATAAGGATGTAGACTCGTAACGACTCGCAATAAGCCAATACGCCTATTAGTTTCAATTATTCGGTACACTTGGCAACAATTAGTCAAATCCTTGCCACATATGGAAACTACGTCGTATTCACCAGCTTCACTCGGGATCTCTTTAAGGGACCATGTGACGATGGGTTCACTACCGTCATGTCCCACCTTCCTAGATTTAATCTGAAAGTTTCTGATCACGAACTCGTCCCATACATGTGAAACAAAGGCGAACAGAGCAACGGTTTCCATCAAGTTGAAAGATTGGATCACATGGATCTTCGCAGAAATTACAATCACCGATAGTGTCGATTCTACCTTTGGTGATCTGAAATTTCAATCTCCTAGCTGGCGGGAGATCATTCCCTCTGCTACCCATAGCATCTCGCATCATAATTCCGCCAACGCCTTTCGAATAACAGCAATTACTTGATCTCGATTGGTGAAATCAATAGGCCAGCCAACTTTCCCATTCGGCCTTTTAGTGAATTCTTCTGTCTCAGGGTTGAAGAAGGCATGCCGTGATCCTCTTCTACCCTTCGTCGTCGAGTTTATCGTTTGGATATCGCAACGCACCTTTATGTAAGGTTTCGTGTTAGGAGTTGCCAAATCACCAACTAAGAATACCTCAATATTCTTAGCTATCACGAATCCATTCTCACCTTTAAGGAAGTCGTCCCGCAATATGCTAATTTCTTCGAGTTGTGGCTTAGGCATGATCTCTTTCTAAAGATTCGTGGCAATAACGATTGAACTCGAATTGCTGCCTTTTCGAAACCACGAAATTGATCCTGCGAAATTGCTTCAGGATCTTCGGTAGAAATTCTGGGTCGGCTATCTCAATAGCGACATCTCCGGATAAGTTAGTTTCAGTCGTTATCTCCGTAGAGACTCGAACATCATCCACTAACATCCATTTTATCCTGACATTGGCTACAGCATTATTAGGCCATTGTATTGTATCGGCATCGATAGCATGAGTTTCTATGCCATTATCGAGCAAGAATTGTTGAAGACCTTGCATGGCTGGATTCAAATGATGCGAAACCTCTTGCTTAGTCCCTGGTATAATCAGTCTACGACGACCAACCTGAATCCATTGTGCGATGAACATTGGAACAATATAGTCCGCATACTGTTCGACACATTCTTTAAAGGCTCCCTGGGGGTTATCTGATTCGTATACAGGATACCAATGACGCTCATATTCGATAGGATTATCAGTTTCTATGCCGTAACCCCAACCCATCTTACTCATTGGTATCACCCCTGCTGGAGTATTCTGTGGTACTTATCTGGTTTGCGGCGGGTTCGAACAATTGTAGAACCCTCACCGTCATCGCTAACACGCAAGACAGTATACTCGGAGTTTTTGTGGATCAGAGTCCCATGTTCAGGAGAAAGAATAACCAAATCATCCTTGATCTCACGATTAGGATCAGTCATCCCATTGACAGTAACTCTCCATTCGATAACGTTCTGTCCTAAAATCAAGCTAGTTTTCTCTTCGGCTAGCAAGTAATACTCAAGAATTATTTGAACGCTGCTTCGTGGAACTTTAGTGTCGTTTTCCGCCATCCTTCCAATGTGTCCTTATCTTCCGCTTCGTCGAATTTGCCAGCATCTATCTCCGCTTGCAGTTCCTTGCCGATCTCCATGAACCTATCGACGTCTCGATCTTCCACCATCTCCATTAAAAGCCACTGACCTGATATCCGACGAAAGCGGCCTGAATCGAAGATCACATGCTCTAGAACGGACTCACTGTCTGACTGACACAACGGCAATCGGCCAACGCAGTGTTTCACATCGTCTGCTGACTCACGGTCAACAATCACAGCTTGAGTTGCTCAGAATATCACGAAACGTTTAGTTTTCATCACTTCCCCAAATGAGTATGTTACAAAACTTTCGTTTTGTTACAACAAAGATTGAATCGTCTGGCAAATGGGGAAGCCAACTCGCTTTTTTGATCTCTAACCCTGAAGTTGGGCTGCCAATTATCTCGTATTCTTCTTCGCTCTCACAATGGACCAGAGTCTTGTAATGTCGCGAGACCATCACAATTTCTGATTTTGCAGCATCAGACTCGATATCAGTTGTCAGATACCAATTGGTGAGGTCTGCACCAACATTCTTCTGATTAATCCGATAGCATTTGAATTTTGCTGGATCTACGAACATGATTGAGAAAATTACTCGAAGAACGGAGAATCTTCGACGATGCAATCAACTTGAAATTCGACTTCGTCGTAGATGTAAGTGATGTTGTCGGCTAAGTTCCCATAGACTTCGACTTGAGCCACACCCTCTGTATGGTTCATTTCTGTAACAATACAATCGCCGACTTGGGGACCACTCCTAGCAACAGCTTCTCGAATGTTGTCGACAGCATCTTCTTCGCTTGTGGCGTTCTTGAAATCGACTTGGTAGATTGTGGGATTATTCATTGTTCTCTCAGTTCTCTCAGTGGGGGTTAGGATTATACCTATATGTTGCGGGCAAAGATTCCCTAGTTAATACGTTTGAAGGGGTCTAGTAGTTCTAGCCCCTTCAAACTCCACGTTTGGAGAACGTGTGTTACTTCTCCATGTCGGTGTGGAAGTCAGCGAACTCACCGAATCGTTCCTTCGTGCCTTCCATGTCGAATTCACCACTGATCAGAGTTCCGACCATGCCGTTCAGTTTTCTGGCACCAGCAGTTGTAGCGTAGTGAGTGGCCACCTCGGTTGCGAAGTTGATCATATCGTAGACGGTGCACTTGACGGGTAGTGCTCTCTGACGCTTTGCAGAGAGAGCATCGATGTTTGCCAGACCATATGTGTGATTGACGTCTCCAGTCATCCGGTGGAAGGCAGAGACGATCGGGCTTCCGATTCCATCAGATTCTTCTTCCATTTCGGTGTGTGAAGCTGTTTGATCAAGTCCCGACAGTCGCTTCAAGTCGACACCGCGAGCCAAGCGAGAATCTGCCTTGCGGAGGCCGTTGCTGTTGTGCAGTTTGATTAGAAGCTTGTATAGAATCTGTGATTCGTGGACACTTGCCCAACTTGTCGAAGCTGATGCCATTCGCTGCCGAAGTGCTGTGAATCCCTCGTCGTTGTTGAACCCGTCCAGTGCACGAGTGATTGTCGGCATCACATCGTCTGATGCCTTTCCGAGATTCAACGAACTTCGGAAGACTTTGGCGTAACCCACAAGACCGTTCTGGCAAATGTGACGCAAGAGTGACAGGTAGAAACTTGGTGCACCATAGCCGTCAATCGGAGTCGTCATCAAGAATCGATTCGAGAACATGTCTCCAGCGACCTTGAAATCTGCACCACCGATTCGCGGTGAGTGAGTCGAGTAGACCTCACCATTATTATAGGCGATATCCTGCCCATTGTACTTTTCAAGTGCACCGACTAGGTCTTCGTGCTGGACGATCGGCTTCGTTGGATTGCTGACAGCCATCAGAGTGCTGGTGACCTTACCGTTTTCGTCCGTGTGACGTTCAACGCACAATCGCATTTGATCTGCTGACTCTCGCTGAGCAATTCGCTGGAAGACCTCGGCGTGGTCGAAATACTTGAAGAATGCCTTGTTGAACCCGTAGCGAGCGTAAAGGCTTGTCCAGAACCGCTGTGAAGGCTTGATTGGCTCGTCTTTGACGAGCATAGCATCCACGATTGGCTTCCCATTCTGGGTGTTCGTGCCCATCTTCACTTCGAGATCGCCGATTGGTGCGAACTGGTACTCGAATCGAGTGGTTCCCGGCTTACCTGCTGGCACCACAATTGTCTGTTGAGATGTTGGAATCATTGTCATTGGGGGTGTTGCTGCTGGGGCTGCTGGGGCTGCTGGGGATACTGTAGTCATGTCGTCTCCAAGATTGTTGTTTCGGAGGACCAAATTCCCCCATATTATCCTGTTGCGAGAAAATATAGTATGTTAATACTGGGGATTATCCTGAAAGATACGATTCCATGTTTTTGAGCAGTCGAAATGATCCTATTCGTTGAGTATTACGACTCTGGTGATGATCAGAGACAAGAAGAAATCTTAAAATGCCTCAAGATCAATATAGAAAATCCTGCTTTCTCCAAGGTGGTTGTGTTCTCAGAACAAAAAGAAGGCATCGATTCCTTAGACGTCGAAATCGTTTTTTCTAAGAGATTAAAATTCTCCGATGTTCTTAGAAAGGGGTCCGAATCATCAGAGACGCTTGTTCTGGCTAATTCTGATATCGCGTTTGATGATTCCGCGAGTCTGCTTGATGAAGTTCCAAATAATGTTGCCTATTGTGTGAGCAGAATTGATATTCTCGCGGACGGTGGATCTCAACCATTCTTCAGACCAGACAGTCAAGATGTTTGGGCTTTCAAACTGAATGGTGAGACTGACTTCGAAGCAGTTGACTTCTATCTAGGTGTACCAGGTTGTGATAATTCCTTCGCTTTTCACTTGAGCGAGAGTTTCGGATTTGAGTTGGCGAATCCTTGTCTTTCAATAAACTGCTTTCACCACCATTTGAGCAACTTTAGATCTTACGATATTGACAACGTTGACAGAGTGCCACCACCTTATCTGCACGTTTATCCAAGTAAAGTGATATAAAAGAAAGGGTGGCCACCGTTTCGACAGTAATGGCCACCCTCTCGGCACAGAGATCTCTTAGAAACGAATTTGACGTGCCCTCTTACCTTTAGCATTCTTGGTGATGAAGTCAGGCATTGAGACTTCAGTAGTCGCGATTGCTTGCCTTGCTCGACCATTGATTTCGGCCAAGTAAGGATTGACAGTCAGAGAACGCCATTCTTGACCCTTCCAAAGGTACTGCTGCTCTGGAAGGGCAGTCTTGAGCATGGGGTGCTTGGTCATCTTCGATTGGATGATGTTCTTCACTGGAAGACTTGCGAACTTTCGAAACGCACGGCCAGCCATTTGCATCGTTGGACCACGACCTGAATCTCGAACCCAAGCACTTTGAAGACTTGGATCATCGAAGCCTTCTGTCAGAACCATGCAATTGATCAGCTTGTCAGTGTCATTGTTCAAGTAAGCTTCAAGTTGAGCTTCTCGGTTGCTAGATCCGGTAATCACTGGATCGAGTGCATCCATGCCCTTCTTATCGCCATCTCTGCAGGCTTTCTGCCATCGTGCGAAGTGCCCACGTTTGCAAAGAATATCTCGTTGGGCGATGCAATCTACATGGGTCAACCAGTAGAAGATCGATCGTCCCCAACGTTCAGGGTCTGCACAGTATTGGTCAGAGACTGTCTGAGGGTCCCACTTCGGGATCGTGTAGTGATCATATCGGCTCAAGTAGCCGTCTTGAATCAACTGGTGGATTCCAGCATCCTTGACGACCTTGTCGAAGCACAATTTGACTCGATCCGTTCGGAAAGGTGTCGCTGTGAGTCCGAGAATCTTGTCTGGTTCGATGATATTGTGCAAGTGGGCCATCGAATTGGCTGCATCGTGCTGTGCCTCATCGACCACCAAGAGAATATCGCGACCGTCTTTACGAGCTTGGACAAGTCCCTCTGGATTCTTGTCAAACATGCTGACGTACTCGATATCAGGTACATTCAGGCCAAGTTCTTTATTGGCTTTGGCCGCTTGACGGAGTAGGTCACGACGCATCGCACACCATCCGATGGCCAGATTTGGATTCTCCTTCTTGAGAATGGCTGCAGTCATGAAGCCCATGACAGTCTTCCCACTGCCTGTGGGGCTCTCGACCATAACACTGCGTGCGGCGGTTTCGCGGTCACCACCACCGTTTACGTAGTCTCCATTGAACATGTTGACCGACTTGCCAACGATCGTGCGTTGGTAAGGTCGTGGCTCGATTATCGAACCCTTGATGATCTCGTCGATACGGGCTGTAGCATCTGGTGTAGCAATCATAATTACCTCTGTGCTAGGTGTTCAGGAGGGGCTGTCGTCCCCTCATACCTCCTTGTTGCGAACATATGGGATGGGTTAAATCTACTATCCGGATTCCGCTTTCTTCCTAGGCGAATCTCTAAAATCCTGCCCGCATCAGGTAATGAATTGTGTGAAGCCCAGGATGTACTGGATCTGCCCAACCATCCCTGAAACTGTTGGCTAGTTTAGAACAAATGAAACGCATTTCTTCATCAGTAGAAGGTGATGCGACGAATGGAACTTTTGGACCATCTTTTCCATAAGTAGCAATTTGGATTCCTTCATCTACGAAAGGTTCAGGGTCCATCATAACCATATCTTTCCAATACAGTCAAGGGGATTGTGCGGACGATTTAGCTTCTGTTACATCGATACCTAACTCATTCTTGACCTTCCGTTGCAACATTGGATCGCCTAGAGGGCCATCGAAGCTATTAGGATCATCCATGTCCGCACTTTTAGGCCCCAAGACAATATCCTCCAAAGGATTATTCTTGAAGAATTCGGCAACGTCGAATTGAGCTTGTGCACGTGCCTGACTATTTAATTGGCTCCTGAGTTCTCTCTTGTAGATTTCGAGAGCCTCATCTTGCATGCCTTTATGGATGGGTTCGTATTGCGAAAGAGTGGGGATATAGGCTTTCACTACTGATTCGATTTGTTTTTTCGCACTATCCGTGACATTTTCACGAATCAATTCACCAATTAAACCTCTGTTACCGTTACAATGATCGATTCGAACTCTATGACCTTCGTCAGACAACCCGATAATCCCAGCAACACCTTTGTTGAGTAACTTGCTGACTTTGCAAGGCAAATCTGCGATGAATTGAGCGACCGCGTTATCAATAGCATTCTTGATTTCGGTCCGTTGCGTGTCTGTTAGATCTTCTGGTTTCATGGTTGTACTCTGATGAATCCTGGAGGGATTATTGCGGACATTTTCTTCTCTGTTTCGGTGATGCAAGATTCATGACGTTCTGCGAAAACTTCGCCAACGTCTATACCGTTCAATCTGGCTTCATGCATCGCCGAATTACCAATCCTCTTGATCGTAATTTCACCAAGAACATTGGAGACCTCATATAGACCTTCTTCAAGACTTCCATCTATGGGCAAGAACAGGCCAGCTATCTTACCTTTACGAACTAGAATTCTACCAACTGGTCTCATCATGCAACCAACTCATCGAAAATCGGGACTTCCAGTTTGAAGGTACCATCGTACGTCTCGTATTCAACGAACTGATCTTCGATCTCAAGAGTTTTAACAGATTCTAGTAGGAACCATAACTTGTAGACTCCTCGCAAATCGTCGATTGGTTGATCACTTACGATCATTGCGGTAGTGCCGTCAGCGTATTTGCTCCCATCGGTTGATGCAGTGAAAAATTCCACGTGCAATTGAGCCATCTTCAAGTGTTGTTTCAAACCTTCGAGAAGACTGCTCTCTTCATAAGTGCCAACGGTTTGGAAGTCACCATGTTCAGAAGCGATCAAGGTGATACCAAATTCCTTGACAACCGCGTTGTATCCCTCTTGGTACCATGGTTTGGCAACAAGTTGAGTCCATTCTTGCCAAGTGAGAACTCGCAAACCTTCTTCGGTCGCTGCCATCGTCTTCTGATCGGCGGATTTTTCGACAGTGTAATTGTCATAATCCGCAGTAGGGAGTGCGACGATTTTGACTGGAACCATGCTCTTGGTGAACATGACGATTTGGCCTTCGGAGTATTTCATTGTTCCTGCGATTCCTTGAAGTGTTTCGAGTTGATGAGGGCTTGGTGAATCTTGTCGGCGAATTTCGGAACTGTTGCTTCGAGGAATTCGCGGTGTGTTTCGGCTGACGCTCCGACACTGAATCCCGCTGTCATTAATTCCAGAGCATAACGAGTTCTAATTGTTGGTGCACCTGGTTCTGTGGCATAATCGCCCAAAATATCTGTTACCCAACCTGCTATACTGGGTAAATCTGTGAGGAAAGCATTCGCAAGTCTTGGTTTACCAGTCCTGATAGTTGTATGTCGCCAATGGATGAAAATAACGTCATCAACAGCAACAGCGACCGTTCCTGGAAGTATCGGACAAATCGGCACCCCCGTTTGACAGGCAATCAAGAAAGTCTCATTTGGGTGGTGCATCAAAATCCTCTGCCTATATGTTGCGAGCCTAAGTAATATCGTTAACTGTGTATTTGGGATTGCCAAGCTTGATTTTAGCGTGCCATGCTTTCATCCACACTTGATTACCAGCTTTCAAGAAAGCGATTGCTTTATCCCTGCGAGCAGAAGGTTCACAACTCTGTAAGAAATAGAGGGTGTCTGAATAATCATTGAAGTAATCAAAATTCTCCAACAATTTGAAATCACTCAAAACTGCTCGGACAATCACTTGTCGCTCCCCGACAAGTCGTCAGCGATCATCGTAATATGATCCATGAATGCGAGAGCAGAAATATCGCCAGGTAGTCGTGGCATGTCTTCGTCAAGATAAGCCAAGGCAATCGCAGTAGTTCCGCCTTTGATTTCGGGATCACTCTCTATCGCGTCAAAGGCTCGCCTCCAGCCATCCACTTTAGAGCGAATCCATGCAACTGTGATTTCATTCAGTTCTCTTGCTCTAGAAGGGCTGTAAACTGGATGACGCTTGTTGAAATCCCTCAGACGGTCTGGGATATCATCCTGATCGATTCCCACTTCCAACGTAGCCCCATCGGATCGTTGGAACGTGACGAGATCAGGATTGATGCTGACCGCAGTCCACTGTGGTGTGATCTCTTCACAAAATCGATTTGCTCTATTTTGCAACACTTCGTTCATTTCGAATCTCTCACGTACAAGACCATATCACGAGCAGTCGTGTGGTCACCATGTGGTTTGGTCATCTCTCTGATCATTTCATCAAAATTCTGTCTGTGATTAACTCTTGTGTTCCGTTTTTCTCTTTTAGAGAAGGCTCTCACAATCGCCTCAACGATATAGATCCTATCACCGTGTAAGACCTTCCCAGGTCCCCACCATTTTCCAATCATCTGGTATTCGGTCAATACGACAATATCGCTATCTGGATCATCAAGACATCTACTATTGAGAGTCATCTCATAATTAGAGATCCCATTTGATGCACCGGTTCGAACATTCTCGATTAGGCACATCAAATAGGAAGCAGCCTTAGCCATTATTTCCAGCACCAGTTGAAGTCTTTACGGCGATCAAGGACCTTAGAGAGCATGTCGGTCAACTTTCCGGCATACTCTTCGTCGTGGATATCGTAACCGAGACCGTGGACGAATTCGTGGAGTGCGAGAGAAAGCATTCGATTCCGGTCAGTTAGCTTGAACCTCTTCTTCCAAGACTTGCTGTAAGTCCCTCTCTGTTCAACCACTTCCGCCGCAGCAAGGTAATAGATCTTCCCATAGTCCCCTTCCTCATATTCGGCCACAGTATCATCGGAGAAGATGAATCCAATAGCGAATGAGGCTTCATGTTCGAACGTGCGGTGCAGTTGGAGCATAAGACGCCCCCAAATCCTCGCTAGTTTCTTGCTGTAAGTTGAGAATTCTTCACTGTCCGGTTTGTAGTATTCCGGAACGACAAGATCCGTTTCGTTCTTGATGACGAATTCTTCGTTGATCGCAACATCGACGTACTCTACATGTGGTGCAGAACCATGAGACGGTGCTTTTGCTGATGGTCGAGTAAGAGTGGCTACACTCTCCCCATTTTCAGCATGACCTCCATCGTACCCACCTTGAACAATTGACGTCAGTATTGGACGTTCTGCAATGATTGTTTCACCGTCTGTTGCATCAGAATCAGGAACAGTTGCTGTAGTCGTAGCAGTATTCCCCATGATGGTACTAGTAGTAGCTGATACCTTCGAATGAGATATTTTCTGACCAGCATAGTGAATGTACCGTTCCTGTCGAGGCTTCAAAGCCGAACGCTTGTCAACTGAGATTTCAGTAACGAACGTTGACAATTCTTGGCGGTATTGCCAAGCGAGACCGTCACGATTTGCTGTCAGAACATCGATGGAAGCACCATCCAATTCGAGGACGACGCATCGATCAAGACCACAACTTTGGATGAACATCGGTTGACCATTGATGCGAACAACCAGTTTGTATTCTGTGGATTTGTTCGTATAAACCTGGCCGAACCCAAGGTGTCGTCGTGGAGTTCCCTTACGCATGTTTGCGTAACATTCTTCCCCATTGTACGAGAAGACACCCTTCCACTGTGCGTAAAAGCAAAACTCGTTGAATTGATGCTTCAGAGAGCTACGAACATCGCCTTTCATGACGACTGTTGTCTTTGTGCCATCGAGAAATTCGGCGTGTTCGTCAAGTTCGTAACTTCCGCCAGAGCCTTCCGCGACGTAATTGGCTGTGTGAACACGCCATGATAGATGCGTGAACAGAAGCAATTCTTTGGCTTTTCCGAAACCGCCGACCGAACCTTCACAGTTCTTGCCAGAAGAACCAAGTGATAGTAACTTGTTGACGAGGATATCGCGAGTCATTGGCGATCCATCATTCGTCACTTCTACGAGCGTGTTTCCTTGATCGTTCAAGGATACCACGTAATCGATGCTCCCGGAACCGGCGTCCATCGAGTTCTGATTAATTTCGCGAATCCACGCCCACTGCCAGTTGTTGTAATCGTTGATTGCTTTGGAAAAGAACTCGGGACCAATTGCGACCTGCATGGCAAACTCCTGGGGATAGAGGAGAGACTATCGAGCATTGGCTGATGTTACCACTTCAGTGACTCGATTGCGGGTGCTGAGCAACTTAATTGCACCCTATCTCTCTGACCCTATTATGTTGCGAATTACCCTGTATTAGTTAATTTCGAGGGTATTATTTCTTCAGTGCTGTTATCTCTTTTTCGAGTCTCTTCTGTTCTTTCTTACAAGACTTCAGCTCAGAAGATAACTCTGAAACGAGATTATCTATGGCTTCTTGTTCAGTAGCCCACCCGACACAATGTTCATCTGTGACATACTTATCATCCCAAGTCTTACCAACGATTCTCGCCACTTGTTGACTACTGGATTCGACTTTGCATCGGACACTCCATAAATTGGCGGCTATGCATCCCGCACAATCACACGCATCAACAGGCTTGACTCCTGCTGGCTTCAGAAGCTCCGCATCAATTACAGTGATTTTCACGACAGCTTGCTTGCAAGTCTGCCAGAACGATTGACCAACCAGGTCGGTATCAGGCGAAAATTTGAAGGTGAAGGGCTGCATGATGTTCCTTGAGAAGGGTGGGCCAATAGTTGTTGCAAACCTGACCTGGGTCATAAATGGCCGACCCTTCTCGCGGTTCCTTTGTTTCAAACAGATGGGAGTAGTGAACTGATGAACTCTAATAAGAATCCGATCACAATAAGCAGCAAGTGTAATCCGTAGTAGAGAGCCGTTGAGAAAACCACAATTCCAAGAGACAGTTTCACCTTATCCTTTCGATAAGGTGATTCCAACATATCCTTGATCCAAATGGCTATTTTCGAAGTGTACTTTACCATTCGAACTTAGCATCCTTTTCGCCTTGGGCACGCCTCTGACCAAGCTTTCTAGCCTCCAACACACCTTCTCTGAAAATTTCACCAATCTCTCTGGTCAAGTTTGGTTTATTGGGTTCGTTTGCGATGTATCTCATAATTCCGAACACATGGAGTTCGATAGTGCCGACAGAAACCAAAACGATGCACGATAGCATCCCGCCAGCAACATTGCTAGGTATGCAAGTCTTAATCCGAATGGAGTCACGATCGAATGAAGCCTCAATTGCTCGACTAGTTCTGAAACGACCAATAGTGGCCTCGAATATGTCCGTAGCTTGAGCTAAGAGAACATCAGAGCCAACTTTTTCGGCAATAAAAGAAAGTGTATCCATCAGTATGAATCCAACAAGCAAAGTTTGCGAACCTCATCCCGAAAAGGACGATAAGACGCTGCCCAAATTTCGACACGTCCACGACCAGTTGTTAATTGGTCTATGATCCATTGGTTTATGCGATGGAAGCTGGAACGATGGAAGAATTCCAATTGTCCACCCACAGAGACAAGTTTTCCAGTGACCCAAAAGGATCGTCGATTCTTCGGAGGACGTTTGGTTACTATCCTCATTTGGAGATCCCAGGGGCTGTAGCAGCGGGGTCTGACATGTATGCGATCTCAGCAGATCGATCAGCTAGACGTCCAAAGATTTCTCTGACTTCATCTTCGCTCAAACGGTTCAGAAGCTCAAGGTAACTCGGACCCTCTCCCATTCGTTCATCGTGCGTCGTTTCAGATGCGAGAGCATCCCAAAGTGTTTGGAGATCTCCCTCAACTCGTTCGAGAGCTTTAGCGGCTTCTGACTTTTCAGCGGGTTCCTTGGCTTCTGGAAGATCTGGAGACCACCATCCGCCACCATTGTTTTCGAGTTCTTCGTCTGAGATCTCGAATACTTCTGGACCCTCCCAAGCGACCAGAACAGCACGGAGAATAAATTCATCCCCCCGCAAATCCTGGAGTGGTTCGTCATCATTCGTCCAAATTGCAGAGTGAGTAAAACCGTCTCGGACGACGGTAACAGTGTGATCGGCGACGTTGATTGTTACTTTCATGCTGCTACACCCAACTGTTCAAGTTTACCATCCCAGAGAAGACCCAACTCAGTGTGCCACTGATCTTGGAGCTTGCAGAAAACGTCATCGCATCTATCAGCGATATTGCTACCCATTGATTCTTGGTACTCTTCGTCCCAATCCCAGCCATCTTCTTCGATGTACTCGGCGAATTTAGCGATCAGGGCAACGATCTGCTTGCCTGTCTCGGTGCGGTCAAGAGCAGTGACAATTGTCTCCAACAGTTTTGGAGTGCAGTAGCCATTATCGACCCATTGACAGAATCCGCCATTTTCAATCTGTTGGTTCATCTTACCAAGCAGAACAACTTCTCTCATCAACTGAGAATCGCAATTCAGAACCATCTCTTCGAAGTTCCAATTCTGATTTTCAGGTTTTTGCCATTCAGCGTAGGCAACATTTAGGGCCGCTTGCCATGCCTTTTCGAGTCCGGGATTCATGTCCTGCTCCGAGGGGTTGGGGGAATTGTCTACTTATTTGTTGCAAGAGGATATTCCCCGTTAATATCACTACCGCGTGGTCTATTGCTACCTAGCACCGGCAACGGTCATTTTACATAATTGTACGAATGCATCATGCTTGCACAATGACGTTACAGGTATATTGGTGAGCAGGTCATATGTAAACTCAACAGCAGTGTCGGCATGCATTGTTTTGATGTTGCCATCAACATTGATGGCAACATGATCTGTTGTAATTTTGTCACCTTTGATAGGACGTTGGATTGAGATGCCTGCGTGTCGTGCGAGTTCGAATGTTTGCATATTCTTCTTTCAAGTTTGGTGAATAAACACCTATTTGTTGCAAGAGGATATTCCCCGTTAATACAACGATGGCCCATCCTGAATGATGAGCCATCGTTCCCCGAGTCGCCAAAGACGTCTTACTTGACGTATTGGACGCATCCGCTCCCCATCGCCTCACAGACTTGTGCCATCTTCGTCGTATCATTTCCGCAGATTGCAGCGAGTCGCTGCATGACGCCAGGACGATAAGACCGCTTCTCTTTCGCAGTGAGAAGATCTTCGACCGCTTCGCCGTCCAGAGTTTCAGTCTCAACCATTTCAGCCATCGCGGCTTCGATATGCTTGCCGAGAATGTCCATGACTCCATCGCGAGCCAGAATTCCCCGATCGAATCCGAAGACAGTCTCTTCGTAGACCATGTCGTCAACACCGTCTTCGCCGAGAATCTGGGTCAAAGCTTCAACCGAATCGTCCGAGACACCGTACTGGTTCCGTTCTTGAACAACAAGAGTTGCTGACGCACCATCGGGATTCACGACCTTCATTGGTGTGTCTGGGAAAACGCTATTCGCAGCGTAAGTCTGGCAGAACTGCGTCTTTGCATGACGTAGTACGACTGCTTTGTGAGCCGTGAGCTTGGTTTCAGTCTTCTTTTTCTCTGCGTTGAGAACAGCGATCTGTCCAATGGCCTTGGCAACAGGTCCCGTGGCTTCATCGGAGCCGACTGACCACGTGGTGCCTTTGCTCTTCTTTGCTTTTGGCTTGTTTGATGTTTTGCTTGCTGCTTTTGCGAAAACTGACACTTGAAATCTCCTGGGTTAACAATGCTGTCGCTGCGGCTGATTTGCCGTGATATCAATATTTTGCAGTCAGGAAGACCCTGTTAAATCGGGTCTGAGTAATAGCAAACGATATCGCTGGCTTCTTCTCCGCGTTCGTTCTTCCTAATACAACAGGATATTACGCCAGGTATTATTCTAGAAGAGGGTTTCAAAAAGATCGTCTCCGCTAGTTCACCAACTGTCTTGCATTTTGGGTATCCAACAGCAAGTTTGGTTATTATCTCTCGCGGTTCGTAGAAGTCATCGAATACCGCTTCGATGGTTAATGTCTCTGGACCACCCTTGACGAATATTTTAGGATGGTAAGAAACGACCTGTTTTCCGAATTCTGGCATTAACAGTCCCTATTCTCTTGCAACAAAAACGCATAATCACGAGTGGAGTAAATGACATGATGCTAGAAGTTACAGAAGATCAGTACATTTACCCGCCACGACCGAAAACGGCAATGCCCTTCGAAGACGTCGAGTTCTTCGCAGAAATCGGGTGGGGCTGGCAGTACAAGGTCAACGATTCAAGATGCCTGATCAAGTATCTACCAGATGGTAGCGTTGAATTGTGGAACAGGCACGCTGAACGGTTCCGTTCCTACAATCTCCCCGATTGGCTCGAAGACCAATTGGTGGCTACGAAGAAAGCTCTGGGACTTGTTGATGGCGAATTGCACATCTTAGATGGTGGCCTTCTCGACCAAAAGCACGCAGCAATCAAGGATACAATTGTAATCTGGGATATTCTTGTCCGAAGTGGGAAGCACCTACTAGGGACGACATGCCTAGAACGATTCAACTCTATCGCTGTCGGAACGACAGATTTCAAATTCTCACATGAATCCTACGAAGCACCAATTAAGTTTGGTAGGAATTATGATGGTAGTCCGAATGTGTTTCACCTAGAGTGGAATCCGGATGGAGATCTTGCTTCCGCATGGCAGACCGTTCAAAACGTCAATAAGCCATATACAAATGGAAAGCCTGGATGTAGTGATTATTCGATCAAACCTATCCTAGAAGGGCTTGTCTTAAAAGATGGACAAGGCCCACTTGAAATGGGTATGGTGGAGAGAAATAATGGATCTTGGATGTGTCGAAGCCGTGTCACAACAGGACGTCACCAATTCTGAATGCAGAATTTGTGAGAAATGCCAAAAATTGCGACCAATCACGAATTTCGCAGGCAAAGGATCTCATACAAGCAAGGATGGCACGAAGACCAAGTATCGATCCAAGATGTGTCGGAGATGTGAAAAAGCACAGAAAATTGCGTCTGGGATATGCAAAATGTGTTGCTCTCCGGCAGAGTCAGGCAAACATCACTGTCAGAAACATTTGAATTTGTTAAAAGACAGTAATAAACGCTTAAGAGAAAAGGACAAATTGGCAGCGTTTGAATATTATGGTTCGCTTTGCCAATTTTGTGGCGAATCAATCGAATTGTTCTTAACAATCGACCACAAAAACAATGATGGAGCAGAGCATAGACGAAAACTACGATCAGGAAACAATCGTGGGCATGACATCTATGCTTGGCTTCGAAAGAATCAATATCCTGAGGGGTTCCAAACGCTTTGTTTCAATTGTAATGCGGCGAAACATATTTATGGCGAAAAGCCGCTTCTAGAAGAATTAACAAAACACTCAAGGTGTGTTGTTCAATAAGAACTATTTTTATTTCGAGGCAAATCAACAGATGGCAGCAACGAAGCAAGCACAAGCAATGAGACTCTCTTGGGATCGAGCAAACAAGCTCGCCAAGCTAACTGGGAAAGAACCAAGAGATTGTCGATCTTTCCTTTCAGGAATGAATGGTGAAGCCGCGATCCTTGACAAGCAAGGCGTCGATGGTCGAAACAAAGGAGTCAAGAAACTCATCAAAGGGATGAGCACTTGGGTCAGACCACCCAAGAAGAAAGCCACCAAGAAGAGGACCTACACCAAACGAACTCCGGCAACACCGACCGAGAGCCGAGTTAACATGGGGCAAGCACTGCAAGACGTCCGCAGTGCACAGTTGAAGAACGACATGACATTCGAAGAGACGGTCGAAATGGCCTACGTTCTGTCAGTTCTATCCGAGAAGCCATTGGATCTGGCGAAGATGGACAAGCAACTGAAGACGAAGTACAAAGAGTAAGTCTCTCCTTGAGACCGACTGATACTGGGGGCGACTGGTGAGAATCAGTCGCCCTCATGTATTTCCTGGCAGGAAATCAGGAATTCTCTATAAGGTCAACGACCAATTCTAGCAGCTTTGGGTTTGCCAAATCGTATGAATATTCGGTGCCCGGAATAATATCACCATCTACCACCTTGAACTTGCCTGGCTTTTCTATTCGCACCAGGACAAGGTCATCAAATAAGATACGATACCTTACTTTACCATCGTAGCTGGTGTAAATCCCCATAATCTCCCAACCACTATGTGTCATAAAGACACTACATTTTTCATGGTCGTCGCGATTAGAGAGAAGGTCGCCAAAACTAGCTGAGAGTAATCGATTGAGATGTAAGTCGATTATTTCATCCTAGTATCGATATAATATTCGGATGTTAGAACGTGGCCGAAATCAAACAGATCGTCGAAATCTGTGATAGAGTCTTCTTCAGTTTTGCGTAGGGCACCGCGATCGATCAATTCAAAGATAGCGAATCCGAAGTCATCGGTAGTATAGTAACCCCATTGGTTAAAAACTGTTTCAGTTAGAAGACCAAAGAAGCGATGGCCTAAGCCAACAACTCCCCTCATCATCTCCATAGCATTTATGTGCCGAATCTCACCTTCACATTGATCCTGAGCGTAATTTAAAGCACTCATGATGAACCTGTAAGATTCGGGATGAAATTTGAGAGGCTTCACTTCTTGTTGAGATTCATTTCGCATCATCAAATACCAATCAAAGTTCTATCGTCTAGCCCATAGTGATAGCAGGCAACATTCAAAGCAACATCTTTCAAATCAGATGAAAAGCTGTTCTTAGCGAGAATAACACACGATTCGTGTGATACGATCTGCCAATCTATCATTGTAGACCCTCTCTCTTCCCAAAGAATTGGGAGAAGATGAAGAAATCCAAATTCCCCACCAACTTCAGCAGGGCAAATCGGAAAATCACCTAAGAATCCGATTGGGGGCTGCAATTTGACGAGGTCAGAATTCTCAGTATATCCTCTCAGATCTGAAGGATCGACATCCCACCCTGCATGGTCGCAAATCAAATCGCCAGTAGTTCCGAATAATTCTAGAAATACTAACCGAAGCGTCTCAAAGTCAGTTTGCTTTGGATAATGTGCTGGCATCCCGCATCCAAGAATATACAATTGTAATGTGGTCTAGTGTTCGTTTGGAACAATCAGCACGCCGTCCAGAATAGATTATATCCCCATTCACTGTGTATGTCAGAATGGAATCCTCATCATAGAACCCATTCCCCTTTACGTGAATACTGGTATTGCTTGGTTTGTCACACAGTACCTCTTCGAGTTCTTCCTTTGCCTCTCCTGAGCCTTCTGTTGGGAAGAAGGTGGAGATAAGGGTAAAGGCTAAAAGGGTCATCGTGAGACCCCAAAGAGTGCCTTCATTAGTTTTCAACGTAACAATCGCGGAACCGAATGTCGCTAAAGCTAAAAAGACACGGTTAACAACCATCTTCGATAGATTCATCACACGCTCGCTTCCTTTGCGGCTGCTCTACTCCATTCCACAAACTCAGAGGAACAATTGATAATGTATTTTTTCCACTTGATTCGGAAAAATACTCCCCTAGTCTGTGAACTATCTGCTTCGCCTTCTCTAAGACCCTCATTGTAACACTTGAGGGCGATATCGAGGCTTTTGAGATCTGACGCAAATACAACCCAAGTGTCTGTCATTCCAGAAAATTCGAAGTATTTACGCAATTCCTCCAAAAATTCGCTGAATCTGACTCTGTCGTAGATTTTGGGTTTGTATTCGCTCATGTTATCGCATCCCTGGCCAATATCCCGGCATCATCATACGATTGGTATTCCTGTCTGACACAGATCCGTTGATGCTGATAGTGACTGGAACACCAAGATGCTGACAGTAATCATCCGTCAGTTCTGTAAGCCGTGTCCGAAGATTTTGTGCCTCTGACTTTGAGCCACTCGGTTGTTCTGCCCGAGCTTTAAACGAAGCGACTTTCATGTTCTCGTGGTAAAATCTCTGTGCCAGCACTAGGATTGGCTCGTAGAAATCGGCATTGAGAACGATCCGCTCCAGATACCTAACCGGATCTTCGATCATCACGTCGAGAAACCGTTGAAGTTGACAGTAATCAAGGGCTTGAGAGAGTGCATCTCGTTCTGCCTTTTCGATCAACGATTTGTGATCGTCTGTTAGCCTGACTTCTTTCATCTTTGATGGTTTCTCTTTGAGAACCTCGTTCCAAGGAACACGGCAAACACCAACCACCTTGTGGTCTTTGCTTCCGATCTGATGCTTATCAATGAAACACTTCGATCGAACGTAAGTAACGGTACAAGAGACTGTGAATTCGACCACGTCTTGTTCTGAATCAGTGCGTTTCGGGAGAAACTTTGCGGACGGATGCCCCCATCGGACACAATCGCTCTTAGAAAGCTCGTCGATCAATTTGTTACGTTCGCAAGCACCTTCAACTACTGGACTAGCATTCGTCATTTCTTCGCTTTCTTCAGGGCTTCTAGGTATTTTTCGGAAGATCGGATTCGGGCTTCTGTCACTCTGACTTCACTCACCAGCCATTCTTCAGATGGTTGTGCATCTAAAGAGTAATCGAATCCTCGGTATTTATCTGACCATCGATGTTCGCTGGCTATATCCTCCTTAATATGTTCAGGCAATTTATCGCCTTCAATTTCAGGATCTTGACCAAGCCATTGAAATTCTGGCTTTGATGGTCCACTAGCCCATTTGTGAGTGATTTTGACGAACATTATTGGCCTTCTATTAATTGTTGCAAAGCGTCATTGATTGTTAATATTGGGCTAGCATCTGACATATCAAGAACCCCAAATATCTGGCCAGCAGAGTTGCTATAGACACCACCTGCTATGAGGTAGTCCTTATCCCAAGGTCCATCGCTAATTCTGATGCGACATAGACCCTTATAACCAATGCAAGAAGCGTTTTTGTATCCTAATTCTTTTAGAATATTTAAGATGGCCGATTCAACCATACTGGGATCACACTGCCGTAGTCTCAATAATTCAGTGTCCCGAGTGTTACTAGCATTGTCTGTTTGGCGTTTTAGAATCACTGCTAATGAAACTAACTCATCAATTATCGTCTCAGGATCACTTGCTGGTGACTCAAGAGGACCATACTCGAAATCCAAAAATTCATAGCTAGAAAGGTCCTTATGGGTACTGTATTCGACGAACCCAAATTTAATCACGCCAGGAATGATAACTATTCTTGGTCTACCAATCAGGCCCAACTGAATAGAACCATTCATAGCGAACCATATAACACCATGACTGTCTAATTTAGAAGTCAAAACATTGTAAAGCAATCTGACTTCATCACTATTCCTCATAGGATTGAATTTTTTCTCTCAATTTGGTGACAAGTTGTGGATCGCTATATGCAAAGTTTAAGGAATCATCATCCTTGCCAGTAATAGTTCCTAATATCATCAGAACGTTAAGATGGTCTTCATGAGTTCTAATGACGAATGGTTTGCCGAGATATTCACCAGATAATACAAACTGGCGATATCTTTCAGGAGCAGGCTTTCTTGTGTAAGAATGGCGAGCAGTTGATATCGTCTCGATTTTGTAGCCTGGTCGCTTCGTTAATTCGGAAGCCACACCATGGATTATAGCTTCTTGAATATTCATCTCATGACCGACTTATAATCGATTTCATCTACGAGAATTACTGAAACATTTTTCGTAGAACGAGTTTCGTATTCATTGATAGCTGTTGTGAGTCTGTCGATTATGTCTTTATGATCGTCTGACTCCCACACACTTCTCAGCACGTGTAGTTCATTGCCTCTTTTCAAAGAAGCAAACATTGAAGAATAATCTGGCCACATTAGGCAGAAAAATTTTACAAGCCAATGTCTATTATCTTCTGGTGGGAAATCTAACATGATTCCATGCCCGCAATAGAAATCACCATTTCCAAGAGCACACCATGCATGATCTTTCAGATGATCACAGATACAATCCCATAGATCCAAATTTTTATCTTTCTCATCTTGAACTAGCATCTGGCTCTCGTTTCTCAACTATGATGACTTTCATCAACTGCATCGTATTCTTTCCATTCCTCATCGATTATGATTCTGGTATTATTTTCTAATTCGATGGGATCTATGTTCCGAATTGCCGTTACAGTATTTTGCATGTGCAATAACTCTTCATCACTGCAACGAAAATGCCTCTGGACAGCCGTCTTCCACAACTTAGCTTCATCATCATACATCTTGTCCACATTTATATCGAAGAATTTTCTTAGGACGAAAGAGATGATTGTTTGTACGAAAGTTTCTTCTTTCTCTGGTGGCATGACTCCTGGTAAATCAGGTATAAAGACTACCTCTTGATCAGTATCTCGATACAAGTTTTTCCATTTGCTTGGACGTTTGTTTCTGTCTGCAATATACTTATCTAGGAAAGTGCCTAATATATCGCAAAAATCTGGCCTATTGAAGCCTAAGAACATATGTTCATAATTGAAATCTTGAGTTGTTTTCTCATGAGCAAGTGCATTGACTTTAGGGTTGAATATGACAGTAGGATGCCATAAAGAGATAACAACTGGATTATATCCAGCATATGCGATAGCCTCAATGGCTTGTTTTTCTTCGTCATATCGTATAAAGATAGGACCTTGATACTCAACGCATCGAAGCGATTGCTCAGCGTAACAAACAGTGTTTACGAACTTATCATTGCTGCTATGCCGGATACCTCTTTCCCGCATAACAACTCTAACTAATTCTCGAACACCAGTTCTAACTGAAGTCATAATATAAAGTCTTCCGCTTCCGTTTTTTCTTCGTGAGGCCAATCTTTGAACATGAAGGTTTTGAGATCACAGAAGAATTCAGGATCAGACAATTCAAAAGTGAATACCTCACCTAAATCGTTTTCTAGATCTTGAAGTTTCAACACGCCATCTCCAAAATTGTAAGCCCAAGCTGGTGCTCTTATATCTATTTGATTTTCAACACGAACAAGAATAGGAAGTGGACTCATGTAAATCCAATCGAACAACCTATCGTGACCAAGATGGAGGTTCAACTCTTTAGCTATCTTAGTTAGCAAGAAGGCATCCTCAGAATTGTCCAGATCAAATCTGACCCTCTTAAACGGCTTCGCCGACATATTGCAATGCCCCTTCTAGGAGCATCGTGTCGATTTTGCTCAATTGTACTTGATATTTCAGAAGATAATAATAATCAATACCATCATCCACTTCTTCGCAAAGATCTGAATCTTTCGAACGAGGGATTACTTCTTGATACCTCAATTCGCCATCATCGATATCGACGATAAAATCCCGAGCTTGGTACCAAGACAAATCATTAGGTGGATTCCTACTGCACTTTAACAAGGGATAAGAATCGGGCGATATAGGGCTTGTTTCGAACAGCAAAGAATCTTTGAAGGTTACGAACTTCGAAACCTGGGCAGTATAAATCTGTTGCTGGAGAGTCACTGATCCTAATCCGCGAAACTTAATAAAGTTATTGGTAGGACTCATCCATTTTGGCTTCTTAATGCGTGATAAGATATATCGCTGTGATCGAGCCATCTTAGTGCCTCTACATGCCACGCATGGAGATCCACGTTTCTTTTTCTTCGCTTTGCCTCTTTCTGAAACACCAAGATCTGATTTCTTAATGGCTAAAGTGTGTTCAGCACCAAACCACTTCCCACACAATGATTTATGTGAAGGATCATCACCCACTGGAGCTTTGGGATGGTCAGCGTCATCTGGGCACCTGTCTGTAAGATGCCTGGTAATACCAGATTTATGACTTACGATCAGATCGTGTATCACGGTTTTTGACCGTTATAGAACATTGAGACAGCATATTGAATCTGCTCAAATAGTTCTGGGTTGACATAATCAACTTCGTACGTCCAACCACTAGCAGAAATGGTAACTTTCTCTTTACCAAATGAAACAGTAGCGGTAGCGGATTTCCTACCACGATAAGATTGATCGTCTCGGAAGTTAGAATCCTTATTGATGGCCAAATAATCCCCGTTGCGTCTGATACTCATCGTATTCAGCATCATTTGTGACAGGTTTTCATTGAGCCAACCGACTATCGCATCGACGAAGCCAGGAGGGGCTGTGCCAGTAAGAAAAGATCCATAGTCAAAATCTGCATATGACTTCCTAGCGAATGGTCTAACACTTCTTCCAGATCTCTGGTGCATTCTAGTGTAGTCGAGACGTCTCTTTCCGTGATATTGTGTCATGCTTCCACCAGTGCGGGGAGTTCCGCTTGTCCGTCCAAAACCTTCTTTAAAAAGTCCAAAGAAATGATCTGGGTGAAGCCGTTCGCGTCAGCATTTTTGGCTTTCGTAGTCATCTGCAGCGGATCTTTTTGAATTAGAAAGTGTACTGATTTCTTCGACTTCGGAACACTGCTGGCGAAAACTCCACCACGTTCTTCAACATCCGCCATGAACGCTCTTGTGCCAGTGATGCAGAAAATAAGCCCACTAAAGGGCTTGTCAGCGTCGTCGCCATCCTCAGAAACTATGGGATATGAGATTGTCACTCCGTTACTCATCAGTTTGTTGATGAGTAGTGACATTTCCTTCATCCCATTGATCACAGCTTCGCGAATTGCATCCCCGAAGCCTTCCATCTTGATTTCTCCCAGTTTCTTGAAATCCAACCAGTCGGCTAGGGTATCAAGTTCACCATTGGCGTTCTCGCGGAGGATAATGACCCTTCGGCGACCGAGAAGATCGATTCCGAGTGACCCCAAGAATACTTCGAGAGGGAGATGTTTCTTGCCTTGGATATTAGCCACGATTTTGTTGGCTCGTGACTCACCAATTCTCCCGCCGCCTTCGAGTTCCAAGTCTTTGAGATCATCTGGTTTCAACGTGTAGAGATCAGCAGCATCGCCAATTACTTCGTTGTCCCACATTGCTTTCAGAATGCCATCACCGATGTTGAGGATGCCAACGCCTTTCTTTGACGATCCGATCCACTTGTCGATTTTTCCGAGCTTACAATCTGGGCAATTTTGAGGGTCAGTACAGTAGACTACAGCACCTTCTTTGCCTCTGTAGATCCGCGTTGTAGGTTTACTACAGCTTGGACACGTTTTCGGTTCTTCAATCGGCGTTCTGTTGGTTCCCTTGTTGACGACTCGGATGATCTTGGGAATGATATCGCCAGCCAAAATCACTTCGACTTCATCTCCAAGTTGCACACCGAGACGCCCAATTTCATCCCAATTGTTCAGAAGACAATTGGAGACATTCACCCCACCAATTCGAACTTCTTGCAACCTAGCTGTTGGGATAATTCCTCCCGTGTGGCCAACTGAAATCGCAACACTTTCAAGGATTGTTGTATTAGACTTGTGAGGAAATTTGATCGCCCTGGCGTACTTTGGTCGCAGTTTCGTTTTGACGTCATCAGTGATAAACTCTGATTGCAGTTCGAGATCATCGAGGACCACTACTAGTCCATCAATCTCAAAGGGTAGATCATCACGACCCGCAACAGTGCTGTCGTAGAATGATTTCAATTGTTCAACTGTGTCGCACATAATATGCGGAACAGGAAGGAAGCCCATGCTCTTCAGGAACTTCATCTTCTGCTCTTCAGTGTTTGCGAACGTCGGACCGATGACGTCAACATTGAAGGATATGAATGTCATCTTTTCTGAGTCGACACCATCATCGCGACTAAAAACGCCGTTTCCAACGTTTCGTGGATTGCTTTGACTTTCTTTGGGGATCTTATCAAAGGGCATGCCAGCATCGCGAGATCGAACGGCCTTGTACTCTTCGATGTACATGACGGCTTCCCCGCGAACATCCATTGTTAATGGTTCGTTCAATTCGAGGGGGAGATTTTTGAAGTTAATTCCGTTGACAGTGATATCTTGACCAACGGCACCGTTGCCGCGAGTAGCGACTCGGACCAATTTCCCCTCTTTGTAGGTCGCACAGATGCTCCCGCCGTCAACTTTGAGAGAAGCGAAGACACGAGTTGTGGGAGTGGCTACCTGGCTCAACCATGGAGCGTAGCCTGCGATACCGTCATCCGTGTTGTCGAGAGAACCCATGGGGATTCTATGTTCGACCTTGTTTCGGAGATCTGCGAGATCAAACGGAATTCCTACACGATCTATACGTTCATCGTTTGGAGCGAGATTCTTCAGTGCTGGACGAAGAAGGTCATATTCAGCATCTGTCAGAATCGGTTCTGAACCAGATCGATAGTAAGCCATGTCGGCTTTGTCGATTAGTTGGCGAAGTTCATCGATCTTCAGGCGAATTACTGCGTTACCAAATCCATCGTCGTCTTTTCGGAGGGATCGGATTGTTGTGCTGACGTTTGACATGATTCGACCTTTGAGAGTGCGACGATGTACTTTGTTGTGGGAAAACGATCTGCGTATGCTTCGCCAAACGCTGGGTGTCTCAGGCTATTTCCTCTAGCACGCTTGCCATCGAGTGTCAAATGATCCGGAGGAAAAGAAGTGATCATTTGGTAGACAGTGTCTCCAATATCCATAAGTTGCACGAGACCATCGTCGGTCTGTTCTGAGACACGAAAGCCAGCGATTTCTGCACCGAAAAGTCCTAGATCCTCATCTGTTACAAGGATGATTCGATCCAATGTATCTATGAAGCAATTCTCTTTATGATTGTAGAACCAACGTGGAGAAATTCTCTCAGCTACACGACCTCGTTCTTTTTCGAGTTCGGTCCTTCTCGGAATCTTTTCAGTGTTAGGATTCCAAGCGTCAGTAGCTTCTCTGTACTGCTCAGAGAGTCTAATTGGTCGCTTAGGAACGTCAAATTCGATGCTGTATAGCACACGAACGATTTGTTCCTCTTCCCATTTCCTGAAGTTGTCCATAATATACTGTTGCAAATGGGGTTGATCTGTTAAATCTGCTTTGCCTTATCTTCAAGCCTCTTCGCTTCTTCGCGAAGTTCTTTAACTCTCTTGGTGAGTGCAGCCTTCTTCGTGTCCTTCACAAATTCTTGAACACTGCTCAAGGTTTCGAAAACGCCCTGAGCTTCCCAGTTGGTTGTCGTAAGATCCATGTCGGTCATACGATCCTGGACCATTTGCTTTAGTTCGTTACCGTCAATCGGTTCAGTAACAGTTATTCCTAATGCATTGAGCAACTCAGCAGGTTTGGGAGTCTTCCCCCAATACACTTGTTTATCATCGAGAAATACGAGTGTCCAACCTTGGACTTCGATGACAGTGACATTTTTGCTTTTGCTTTTGGCCATGGAAAGTACACTTTCTCAATACATTCGAATAATGAAAGTTTAGTTGTTCACAAACAAACTGAAAAGATTATCTGCTGCTTGTTTATCTTCAGGAGATAAACAATTCGGGCAGACATATCCATACTTAGTATGATGGTCATGGTCTTGAAAATTTGTGCCACAATCAAAACAAGGTATACCAGGCAACTGGTTCGGTTTGAAATTAGGTGTAGTCAGGTGTATCTCTTCAGATGTAATCTTCACTTGAAAAGATTGTATGATTGATAATCGATTTCCGACCTGAGTGTAACCCACAGCGTGAAGTTGTTTAGATGACACATAAGGTGCACCATTATGGCCTTGTGTCAGAATTCTAGGTCCGTACTTCTCAGCGTTGCTCTTTTTCTTGTAGACAGTCGCCCCCACCAGATCTGTTGAACCTTCATAAGGTGCCCCATTTTTCCGAAAGAATCTCTTTCGACCATCGGAGAAGCCAATTTCAATCACAAATCCAATTTGTTTCATTTTGTTACTTGCTGCTTAGATGCCAATCGAGATAAGCGTAGATTTTATCTAAGAAGTCAGGGTCGGTATATTCGAAGTCTTTCTCGTTGTCGTAATCAACGAGAAAAATCTTCAATGTTGGTATACTCGGAACGGCTACAACACAAGCAAAATCATAAGTAGATCTCTTCAAGATCCTGCAATGTTCTAATTCATCTATTCCCAACCATCGTCTAACTACATATGAAGGCGGTGATGATTCTACTCTTCTGCACCAACTGAGACGGTAATCAGGGAGATTCTCAACGATTTCGTCGCAAATCGTCTCAACCAGAAACGTTTGCATTGGTTGTCCACCAATCGATAGCTGCGAGAACCAATCTCTCATCGGACTTCGTCATGGTATCGAAGTCATATTTGAACCGTCTTTTATTGAAACCGCGATCAATCCTAGTTGCAGACCCACCACTTCGCAAAAGCGGATACCATACTAATGTGCCGTCTTCAATCGGTTTAACCAAGATGGCACACGTTGAACTTGATTCTTTGTTTGCGGCTTCCCCTTCAATGAGGAACCAGATATCAGCCTCAGGATTAGAGATATCCTTCTCAGAAGAATCGATGCGATTATCTTTACCGATGACACCAATACCGATAACTTTAGCAGTCAAGAAAAAATCCAACCGCCTAAAGACTCCAGCATAATCAAGGTAAGATCTCCTGTGAGGATAATCTTCCATTTTTATGATGGAGTCTTTTTCGAAGATGCGTGGTGGTGGCAATTTCTGTATGTGTGAATAATCGCCAAGGGTATTGCTAACCCACACTTGGACTTGTTCGAACGATTCTGTTGTGCAATACATCAGATCTTCGTTCGCCATCCCTTTTTGCATTTTGCCATCGATTTTGATCTCGACGGAACAATTTATGGAAAAGCCTACTTCTTTTACTTCCACAGCAGATACACCGAGATGTTTTAATCTACCGGGTGGGCGATGGGTCCAGTACATCGTAGAAACGGAGATTCTGACTCCCCGAGCTTTATCGGAGGCGAACCATCTGGTATCACTACTTGGCGATTTAGCCACTTTGTAGTGTTCCTTTAGAAGATCTAGCACTGGTTGTGCCGCTTTTACCTCTGCTGAGATCGCATCAGGGACGTCTGGACTGAACTCATCGACTTTTTCATTCATGATTTCGGAGACCATCCATTAGCACCACTCGGCGATGCTTTTGCACACAATTCGTCTGGATCATGGACGACTTTGGGGGGATTACCAACTGAGCAATCGACGCATAGAGTCGTCGATGGGATGGCATCAAGTCGTTCCGCTGGGATTTCTCCCTTGCATATTCTACAATTCATGTCTTGCTCCTAGCCAACGCTGATGAAACGATCCCAACGTTTGAGTAATCGCCTGCCCTCTGCAGTAAGGGCGTGTTCTACATATTTGCGTTCTTCCTGGTAGTAACGCCGCTTAAGAAGCTTGCGAGCAACTAGCCGTGAAGTGTAATTGCGGAGTGAAGGCATCGGATGTTCGATTCCTTCGGATAGCAATTCCTCTTGCAGATCTGCCATCCCACACCAATCGAATCTGTTAACGACAGATAATACGCATACAGCGTTGAAATCAGCTTTACGCAGTGGTTTTGATGTTCTAGGGATTTCGGTCTCCTTTGTCTTCTCTATCTCTTTGTTGCAAAAGAGGAATCTTCGTTAATAGTGCCTCGCAGAAAACGCAGAAATTCTTTGACTGCCCTATATAGTCCTCTGGATCTGCACAATTGAGGCAAAGATCGGCATCATTTACGTAACAACCAAATTCAATTTCTGTATCTGTCACAAAATGTGCTTTGATTTCATCATCACTCCAACCTTTTTTGATCAAATCAGCAACAACTTGCTGACAAGAGAAGATATCGGAAGCAACATTCTCAGATCGTGCCTTCATGTAATCGTCGTCGCCCAACATCTCAACGGCGAATTTAAGACATTTTAATTCTTCAACACTCATCGATTAATGTGGATGAAAAAGTAAATGCAAATACCAACCATGATCACGTTGAATATGACCCTAACAATTAGCAGAAATATCCTTTCATTACGTGTCACTTGGACTATACTCCATCATTGTAGGAAGTATCGAAATCTGACTAACTAATTTGGGGGCATTCACACCCACAGCATCTAAGAATAGGCTGATTCTAGATTGCCCAAAGAAATCAACTAATCTGACTTGGTCGCTTATCTGAGTAAAAACTATGCCTCTAAGGTGGAATTCAGCCAAGTCTGTTGGCCACCGCATACCATATCGCAATAGTATATCGATGACATCTTTATCGAATTTGTCTTTCCAAGCATGATCGAAATCTAATGCAAGATCTCGTACTGCCATGTCGAAACAATTTGGCTCAATATACGCATATCGCCTACGATCTATCAATCGAATTTTCGCACCTTCTTTAAGGTGTATCTTTTTCCCATCTTGAAATCTAGTGCTAAAAGCGTGAGGAGATATTAAGAATCCTTCTTCTTCAAAGTCCAAGATCCATAATCGACCATCTGGATCTTGCTGTTCTTGTTTATTCTCATAGAAATCATATTTGTGTTTGAGAACCCAAATACTATGATTTCTAGTATTGCCCATAGCCATCTTGAATCGACCAGAATCGAACAATCCAGAAATTAGAGGATTATCTTCTAAAACCGAATTCAAAGCATCAATTGTGGCAACTTGAAATCTGTTCATGGAATAATCATCTTTCCCATGAACAAACGTGATGCAGTTAGACGATAACCCCTATCCATGAAAACATCGTCAATAGTCGGATTGAATCGAGCATATCCCCGATGCAAGAGACGGTATTGTAAAAGGTCTCTCTCCATCTTCCAAAGCCAAGTGTCGTCATTTCTTCTTGAATCAGAAAGATAGGGCTTTACGAGCTTCTCTCCCAAATATTCGATCTGATTATAATCACCAAACCAAACCCCATTTAGCAAGATATGGCAATCAAGACTGCTTCTCACATAGGATGGTGAATTATCAGTGTCAACAATACGAATTTCATCATCAACCATTTCTGTATGAAACTCTATTACTTGATCGCCAAATTTCTCGGACATAATCGGGCTTGATTTTACACCTGGTTTCAAGAAAACAGCGATATCAAGATCAGAATCGGGTTTGGAGTATCCTTTGAGTTTTGACCCAAAAGAGACAGCAACTGGATAAATGAGATTATGAAGATCTGGATCTGTGACAAGTTCTCGGATCTTTTTGTGATCAGATGCTTCAAAATTCTTGGAGAAATCACCGCTTAGATCTGGGTATCTTAATCCGAAAGACCCAAGAATCCTCTTGCTGATAAGTCCCAAACTGTGTGCGACAAATAATGCTCGCGATGATTCTTCTCTTGCTTCTGGAATGGAAGCAAGCCGAAACAAAGGAACTGCTGTCTTTTGAAAAGCTTGCAATACTGAGTAATTGGATTGACGACTAGTAAATTCCAAGTATTGTCGAATGCCTGAAGCATAGACTCTCGCAGCATTAGTAGTAGTATGCTTTGGTGTATAATCACCACGCAGCGGTTCTACAAGTTTGCTACCTAAAGACTCAACTATCTTAGCATCGTTGTCTCGTCTCAACCATTTGAGCCTATTTTGAGACCCTGAATGGCGATGCTCTTTGAAAGCTCGCAAATTGAATTCTAACGCCGCCCACACATCCAAGTTATCATTTGGATATGAGCGGTTCCGTCTTCTTGGGTTTTTAAATGGTGGTGGATTCTTAGTAGTAATGTGTCTCCTACTATCTGCGACAACTCCATCATGATCTTGATAATAAGCTAATCGACTAGAGAACCCCTTATTCTTTAGAGTTTCCATCATCATTACCACTTGGCAGATCTTCTCAGGCACACACTGTTCAGGAATATCACCATCAATAAAATCTGCTCTAAGGTCTCGATGGTCAAGAAGATTGAAATAAGCTTCGATAACAGCTTCACAAAATGCAATCGTTTGGTCGCTACTATCGTGGTACTGTGTAGCATCTGGAATAAGATGCATCGGAAGATATAATAGTAGTCTATTATACCGAATAAGGAATGGTGTCAATGCCTCATAAAGTTCATCCATAGCCTTCTTGAATTCCTTGTCTGATGAGAATTCAAGAGGATTTATGTGGAAGTTGACTTTATCAAAACGCCTGAGTAATTCACGTCTTTCAGCGAATGTTTCATTATTCTCTTGCGTTTTAAGCATATCCCATATGCCGGTGGAGCCTCTAAAAAGAGACTCCACCGGAGATGCAACACTGACGAAGGACATGGACTAGTCGTCCACTTCTTCGTCGTAGTCTTCGCCGATCCCTTTGAGACGACGTCCGTGAAGTCGAGCGTTGACGTCTTTCTCAATATCTCTCAACTTCTTCGTTCCTTTCGTGCGTCTCACTTTCCCACCGGTAGGAAGATCACCCCATGGGATCTGGCGACCGAGTGCGAAGAGTGTTCCGAAGTACCGAAGCTCTTCTTCACCCCCTGGAATGTCGTTGGTGCTCATGATGGCCATCAGGAACCTGGTGAGATTCAATTCGAGTCTCTTGTAGGTAGCTGGGACATCGAGCTTCAACTTCTTCAGAAGGAGGTCACGAGTTGTGACACCACAGAGCGTCGGAATCCGAGGATTCTGCAGTACCTTCTGGATCGTGTTGGCCTCGAAAGCGAGAGCCGATGCGACCTGGACTCCTGTCCCACGAAACAGCTTATTGAGCTTATCGTTGACAGATTCAGCCGCATCGCGGAGAATCCCGCAATCTGGTGGCTGCATCATACCAGGAGGCATCATTCCTCCACCACCAGCACCACCGAGAATCATCGCCATCATTCCGGCAGGATTCCCAGCACCAGCCATCCACGTCTCCTGCCAACCAGTCAATGCATCGTTGAAGGTCTTGATAGCTGGCCAGAGAGTCTCGCGGATTCGTGAGAGTAGTTCATTGCGACGAGCGTTGGTGATGAAAGAACCATCGAGTCCATCAATCGCTTCAAACAAGTCACCGTAGGATCGTCGTTTGAGTTGCTTTCGCAACGCGAAGAATTCTTTGGAAGCGAGTTCTTCCGTGACCTCAATGTGTGCTTCCATCGCCGCGACAATCGTCTCAGGAACGTCGTACAAACCGACGCTATCAGCTAATGCAGCCTTGACCGCAGTGACAACGATTGAATGCCCGATCTGAGGGTTCAGAACTCCACCAGTGCGAAGAGAATCCAACCAAGAACTGTCATCCGGAACATTTGGGAGCAAACTCCCAAAGTCTAACGCCGCTGTTGCATTGGTCGCCGCTGTCGCTGCAGTTGCCGTAACTGCATCTGCACGTTCAGAAGCACCATTGAGATCTTTGACGATACGTCTCGCTTTGAGAACCGGAATTTCCATCCCGGTCAGATCAGATTCAGTCAGTGAACTGAGATCTGCAACAGTCTCAGCACCGAGAGCCTTAATCTTCTCAATCTTATCCGCACCAAGACCAAGCCCTGTGAGCTTTTCTGTGATCTCGCACACCATAGTAGCCGTACCTCCTGACCCTTCTCCTGTAACGACAGCACCGCTCGCACCGTCTCCTGTAACGACGGCACCACTCGTGCTGCCAACCAAATCGATGATGTCTTCCCCACCACCGCCAGTTCCGAAGAAGTCTGGCAAGCCATCTTCACCAGTTGGAATCTTCGCTGCTTCGGTGGATGTGGGTTCTTCTGACTCAGGAGCCGACTCTACAACTTCGGGCTTCTCTTCGTCGTCTTTCTTCTCTTCAGCCATGGTTACCTCGCAAATTGAGTTTCTTGTTCGGTAGGCCCGAACGAAATTAAGTGGATTGGGATATCTAGACGACTAAGCATTTCCCGATTGCATAATCGCAACAATTCATCTGTCGAGGTATGTGCCATATCAATTGTTTTAAATTCTGGCACACATTTCTCTAAGAAAGAACCCAATTCTTGTTGGTACTTTCTTCTCCGAACATTCTCTGCTGGATCAATTGAAAGCAATTTTCCATCAGATATGAAACGGTGTGATTTTTCAAGCTGTGAAGGCTCGTTAAATTTGTATTTTTCGCAAATTTCCCATTTGCCAGTCTCATGAATATCGTCGCACCAAGTTAGAGCAATCCCATCAATATCAACTCCACAATTCTCTACTGCATAACGGAGTAGCATAAAATCTAAAGGGCCGACTCTCACCTTACCCTGATAGCGATTCTCATTCTTATGACTGCCAGGTGCTAACTTCTCCGTCATATCTTCACAATGAGTAGGCATTGGGCCAGCACCATGACGAACACTATATGCCCTATGTACCCCAATGTTGACAATTTCACCATTATAATCAAATTGGCGAAGATAATCGGTTACAAATGTAGGCAATGTACGAATAGCACTCACATGGGGATGAAATCCAAGTGCATTATCTGTCAAAATGCCGTGTGAACTCTCAATTACAACATCGCCATCTTGGGCAAGAATCTGGCGAATATGATCGCCTTCTACCACGTTTAATTTCTCACCAACTTCTCTGAATCGTTCAATGTTGTGCTTCAAAAAACCCGGATCGTAAAGCAGGTTCAATTCGATTTGAATCAACTCCCGATCTTCATCAGTAATATCAACGACAAGTTCTTGGCCCAATTTAGAGGTTTTGGCAATGTAGTAGTCCCGAAGTCTACTCAATTTATTGCTGAGATTATGGAACTTCGAACCATCTCTCAAATCAGAGGCTCTAATTGTCAGATCTGGTTGAACATTTCGAATTCTATGAGCAACACCAACTCCAGTCCCAACAGTGCCTCTAGGAGTAGTCCTAGTTAATTCTGTAATCCTTGAGAATATGCCATGGTAGGGGGTGGCACATAATGCTGATTCATCTACAGTCAACAAATCGAAAGCATTAGTGATACCTATATATCTCAAGCAATCAGCTTCTTTTAACATCCCTGTGGGACTAATTATCATCAGGGGTGTTATGTGTGTTTTGATTCCCTCAAGTGTTCCGCAACCCCATTGGCTGAAGCAGAACTTTGTTCGCTTATTCTGTGCACCGTGTTGACCCTGTGCACCACCGATTTTTACAACGGTGTGGGGATGATGGCGGCAACAGAGTGCATGTATAGCACCCCCTTTGCCGCCATCGCCTGGCCCCAAATCGAAAATTGAAAAGACTCGATCAGTCATCAGATCCAAGTATCTCGCTCTTCGTCGTCATCCTCATCTTCGCCATCTTCTTCAGCTTCTTCGACGCTTGAACTTGAGATTGGCCAAATGTTGGTATCTTCCCAAACATCTGGTTTCTCTGCGAAGAAATCGCCCTTCATCGGTCGCCGATCAAAGTTCGGCAACTGAGCCTGTGCACCAAGAGGAATATCGACCAGAGCCTCCATGATGGTTTCGGCTGCTGCTTCGTCAACATTCATCCTTGTCAGGAATGTTACCACTTCTTGCGGTTCGATGACTCCTTCAGTCAGACCAATTATTGCGGCCTGAGTCTGAGGAATCCATTTGGCGTGAGGAATCGGCACGACACGTTCTTTGCCGCAGTGTTCATTCCAGAAACGTTTCGCAGAACTACTGTTCCTAACGACAATGATGAAAGCATGTGCTTCTTCGAGAAGATCGTTCCAGATCGTCTCAAGTTCCATGCTGCCACCATTGTGCTTGATTTGGTGGCCGTTTTCACTGACTTTGGTGAAAACTTCATCGCCGAAGGTCCGTTTCAAAGTCTTGTCATCAACTCGCCCACGGCCAGGTGCATCCGTGACTGTGAAGTCATAACGCTTGAGGCCGATTCGATTAATGTAAGATCTAACCAAGTACGCACCACCGAAGATCCCCACATCAGGATCTTCAGCAGGATCTCCGCCGCCTCGCTCTGGTACCATCTGTGTGAGTTGGTTGACAATCTTATCAGCAACCATTTCAAATGGTGGTCTGCAAAGAACGAAATCATCGACGACGTCACCGAAGATTCCTGTGGAAGCTTGGATATCGTAGTCTTCGAGAACTTCTTTCCAGTATTCGAAGGCATTTGGAAGCACTTCCAAGGCAGTATCGACACTGTCACCCATACTGCTCGTCGAATCGAAGCGTGTTTCGATTGGAATAGGAGTACCAACCAGCAACTTCCAGCCACCATCTTCCTTACCAACTCGTGGAAGTGATAGCCGAGTTACTCCGAATTCTGCAGGGTCAACGATAGGCTGCAGCTTACCAGTCTTCTTGGCTTGCTGTTCAGCCTTTTTTGTTACCCCTTTCGATCCGCGAGTTACACCAACGCTCGCCAAAGCGGCAGTGTATGTCTCTTTTGTTAAAAAACTGTCACCCATCCTAAACCTCATGCGTCTTGAAAGGATAAAAACCTGGCTCCCAGACAGAGGCTGGGTTTGATTGCAAGGCTCTTACCGTTTGGTAGAAATTAGTATGTGCCCTCTGTGCGTCATCTTCTCTGCCTCTTGCCAAATAGCTTATGTATTCAGTATAAGAGTTATCGTGCGGCGTTTCGTGGGCGAATGCCAGATTATGTCCATTATCTGCACCACCAACCACCTTAATAATACATCTGGCGGCTTTGCTTATATCCCCCTTCTTATTCTTAGAGGATAGATTAGTATGAACCTCGGCTTCGGACCAGTTGAACAACATGACGAAATGTTGATCGCGTTCGATCAAGACATTGTTGCCGAAAACGTTGTTAACTTGGATATTTTGCATGTGAGCGAAGTGAATCAGTTTCAGCAGCTTCCCAAAAATCCAAGCACTAGTTCTTAAATCAACTCTAAGACCAGCTTTTGGGATCTTGATCAAAGGAACCATTGTAGAAACATCATCGACTGCTTTGAAAGCGATGACACTGACTTGTCGTCGATCGGACAACACAATGGTCTCTACGATTTCTGGGAACATGAAATCGTAATTGTATGGGACGTCGTGGTCACCGCTATCGATCTTATCAGAAAACATATGCATCTTGCGAAGAATAATTTCTTGCTTCGCAATTTCAGCGTTGTAGCTAGGATCGAGAGCCACTAACAGGAGAAGATTTCTTCCCGAACTATCTGTGCACTTCCGAATGCGATAGCTCTTTGTTTCAGCTACTACTTTCCCAATATTGTATTCATCAATGCGTCGCGATCGGCGATCCGCTTTGACAGATCCTTTTGATCCTTTTCGAGATCTTTTTTGCATTTCTTCAATTCTCGCCGTGTTTGGTTGATCTTTAGCCATGTTCGTCTTTGCCGAATCTTGTTAGCTCTATCGGCGTTGAATGCTACCTTTTTTGCGAAATCTAGAACATTATTCGGGTAATCGGGATTGCATATATCGAATATGAATTGTTCTTCTGGACTTTTACCACCGAACACCATACTCTCAACAGTTCTCGCTCCCATTGTTACAGAACTGACATCGACTTTTAATTGACCGAAATAAACCCAAGCTCCACCAGATGCTCTTGCAATGAACATATTTTTAGTATGTTGAATAGTAGTAGGATTATTATTATTTCCGTATCCCTGAAATGGAGCAATACGCAAATAAAGGTCATCCCAAGAGGCTTCACTTTTTCTGAGAGCCATCGAATCGATATTCAAACTTCTGGCTATTTCGTCTCTTAAGTCGAGCATTTTGTTTTTGCGAAATTTCTCATTGTTCGTTTGATCTTAAGATCTTTGACTTTCTTAGCAACTCTCGATGCCTCTCCTATGAAATTCACGACATTTTGCGGAAATTCCGGGTCAGCCGCTGGAAAATCGAAAACGTCATAATAACATTGTGATCTAAGAACACTCAGAACTGTTTTGATATCAAGCTTAATACCGTTAGATCGTATGGTAAGGACACCTAAGAATTCCCATGGATATCCTCTGTCGTATTGCACCATAATATTCAAACGATATTGGTCGCTAAAAACTCCGCCTCTGTTATCCGTCCTAATCGCAAAACCATAATATCTGGTTCGCAACGATCTGAAGTAGTCGAAGAGGACAGTTTGTAGATCATTCTTCGAAGTAAGCATACTCACCGAGATCCCAAATAACCAAGCACTTTCGCCCTGATTTCCATGGAAACCATCCGATTCTACCAACATCGTCGGCATCGGTGACTACTACTTCATCCCAACCACGTTTTGGTCCAAAACCGGTTGCAACCTTTTCTCGGCCAGTTGGCTCTATCATCAGGAGAACCGGATCATCAAGATCCTTGTAATCCTTGGTCAACTGGAGACCATTTTGTTTCTTGGCAAGAATCGCCATTTTCGTAGGCTTCATCTTTTTGCGTGTCGCCATCATTGAATCCCATATTGGTTGAGATTGGTTTATTGCAGAGGTTGCCAACAAGTGAAATCATTCATTGTGGCGTCGAAGTATCGAACTGTTAGAGTATGACCCTTATCCAGTAAGGCTTTAGTTGCTTGAAATATCTCACGGATGCTTCCTTTTAAAGAAAGTGTATCACCGTTTTCAATTCTGACTTCCAATGTCTCGCTCGCCTTCATGGCTTATCCCCGGTTTTTTATTTGTGCCCTCAAAGAGCAGGTGATGCAAGAGACCGAGTGGGCCGGTCCCATGCAAGAGTTACATTCGCTGCATTTCGCAAGATGGGGTCTGTTGCACTTTCCTTGGCAGATTCCGCATCTTCCTGTGTCTGTTTCATCAAAACCAAGCTTCTCTAAGAGAACTGCTTTGACGATTTCTGATGTTGTAGTGTGGTCGTAATCTTCGACAGACCCACCACGAACTTGGTGACTGCGGAATCTCACCGCTTCGGCGAGATCCCGCTTTGCCACTTCGTCAGCAATCTCTTGAATTGCTTCTTCGAGATTCATTACTGGTTGACCTTCATCCGCACTGTGTGACCCCAACCAGGACCATCGGTCTGACCTTCAGGAGTCGTGATGACAGTAATCAGAGGGAACCCACATGGCTTATGCCATCCAGTGTAACCGTCTGTCAGCATCACCGTACAGTCTGGGACCTGCTTGTTTTCCATCAACCAGTCGATTGGACCGACCATGTCAGTTCCGCCACGTCCATTGACAGTCAACCGCTTCCAATCGCCGCGACGGTACTTTTCGAATCCTTGGAAGGCAGCATCCCATTGGAGGATGGTGATCTTGGCCTTACTACTCAAAGACTCAATCTCTGCGAAGAATTGCTCAAGCTCACGCTTACCAATTGATCCGGAAGTGTCGATGATGACGCAAACTGTGGCTGCTGCATGATGAGAGACGCCAGCAATTCCAAAGTGACGTCGACGTCGGTTGCGACGGCTGTAAGTCTTGCGACTATTGCCGACATGCTTGCCAAGGTATTGTCGGATCAACTCACGCCATCGGATGATTGGCTTGCCAAGTTCGGCGATTGCTTCTTCTAGGTGTGAGGGGACATGGCCTTGACACTTTTCAGTAGCTTGATCGACGATATCCTTGACGAGTTGTCGTGCTTCGTCTTCGGAGACGTCGGACATGTTCCAAGTCGAATGGTCGTCGATGACCTTTCCGGAGACACCGCCAAATGAATAGGAGTCACCACCAGATTGGCCACATGCTCCACACTGGGATTCGTCACCACCGCCGCCACTGCCATCCTGTTCTTCTTCACCTTGACCGCTACCACTGCCGCCACTGCTGCCCTGGCCGTCATCATCCTCTTCTTCCCCTTTGCCCTTTCCGCCTTTTCCTTTGCCTTTCATGGGTCGTCCGCACTGTCCGCAGCACTTACCACCCTGCGACTTTTCGAGCTTGTCGTAGTACCATTCCGTGGTTTGGTCGTGTGGCCAATCCTCAGGAATCCAGATGATATTCCCCTTCAGAGGGACTACCATTTCACTGGATTGTGGTTCGTGGTACCCGATTCGTGGGTTTTGCTTGGTACCGTTGACGCACATATCGGCGGCAATATTCCAAGCTTCTGGGTTTCGGTGACTGTTGCGAATGCAGTGGCAGCGAACAATGTGTTCGATTTCGTGCTGGATGACCGCGAACAATTCTTTGAGATTCAGTTTGTCAACGAATGGGGGGTAGTAAATACATTGCACGTCGTGTCCGTTGACGATTCGAACGCCCATTGTTCGCTGTTGTTCTGGCAACCAAGGCATATTGGATGGAACCCAAGTCATACCCATGGCGACGTGCCCGTACCATGGTTCTCGTGTCATCAGACGACACCGGGCATTCATCAAACGCTCCGATTGTTCGGCTGTGACCTTTGCTCTGGATGATTTGCGTGCAACCATGTTCGTCGTCTTTGTACCTACCACGGGATTTCTGCCTTCTTCGAGTAAAATACGTGTTCCGTTAATCTTATGTTACAAGACTATATTGTTCGTTAAATCTATCCAATAAATGGATCAGTAATACCACTAGATTTCACGAGTTGCTTTGTAGCAACAATGATTCCTTCTTCCATCCTGAAGAATCCATCCGGATCGCCAGTCTCTATAACTATAACAGTCTCATTACCAGGATTGATGGATACCGCAATTGGCTGCGAATCAACAGTATGACTAACTGTTTCCATTGTCTGGATTACTGCAGTTAGATAATCATTTTCTAATGTGAAAATTATCCGAACCCAATATCCAGAATTACATTTAATGCGGTAAGTTCGAGTATCAGGGTTATCACTAGGATAGATCCGATCAACTCTAAATTGATGAGCAAGTTTAGTTCTTATGAACTTTTCCAAACTATCACAGATAGAAGGGAAAATGTCTTGATCAAATTTCATGCTAATTCCTAGTATACAGGAGTGGCCCATCTAGGATGGGCCACTCAATCGCCGAACGGGAGATCAGACGATTATTCGTCGCTTGACGTTCCCCAAGAGACTCGGGAAAGTGCGTCTTGCAGTTCAGGTCGTTCAGTCAGACGATCGATGAACGTCTTCTTGGTGTTACCGGACCGCTTGTTGAACTTCGAGATCATCTTGGCGAGTCGAGGATTCGAGATCACCGCTGCTCGTGCCTTCTCCTGTTGATCTCCAGGGTTATCACCGCTGACCAAGGCTCGGCAGAATGCGACAACCACATCCTTATCGTTGGCGTGGTCCACCATGAAACTGGCGAAGTCGAGGCAGACTTCTGCTGTCTTATCGTCTTCGGTCTTGTTCTTGGCGAAACTGACCAGACCCCACATGAGACCAGTCAACTGGTTTCGGTTCAGCTTCTTCAGCTTCCCTTCGAAAGGCTTGACACCACGGTTGATCAACTCACGAGGCTTGACCGGGCAAGAATGTCGTGAGTAAGATCGGGCAAGCTCTCGACCGACCAGACCACCGATAACCTCTTCTTTCGCCAGGTCTGAAAAACCCTTGTTGGCAGCAGTCGCGGCTTCCACCTTCGTCACGGATTCCCATGATCGCCGGGAAGGTTGGACCGAGAATCCGAGTTCACCAGCAATGTCGCCATCAAGGTGCTTCACATTCTGTGAGGCGAATTCGATGACTCCTGCAGCGTCTCCACCGTGCTTGTCGGCCATGAAGTTGACCCACTCTTCGAGAGTCGTTTCGCCACCGGAAAGTGTCAGGTGGACGAATCGGTCGAGGAATGCCGCATCGTTGAAGCCGGAAACTTGGTAGCCTTCCATGTAGTTACCGGCAGCAACAACTTGCCAGCCTGGTGGCAAGACGTACTGACCAACTCGTCGGTCGAGAACCAACTGGAAGATCGCCTGCAGAACATCGTCCTGGGCACGGTTCACTTCGTCGATGAAGAGGATACCGTTCTGGAATCGCGGCTGGATTTTCTGCAGCTTCTCGTAGTACAACCGTTCGGTTTCGAGATCTGCCTTCTCCAGAGCCTTTGCGATGGCGACTGGTGCATCCTTGACCTTCTTCGCATCGATGTCGAGAAGTTCGCAGAGTTCCGCTGTCACGTCTTCGGTCGTCATGTCACCAACTGGCATGTCGGCTGGCGGCAAGTAGTGAGTGCGATAATCGTCTTCGATGCCGAGATTGACACCGGTCTCAGGGAGACCTCGAACATCGGATGCTTCCAACTGAGAACATCGTAGGTCCAAGAAACCCATGCCGTTTTCGGCGGCGAGTTGTTGGACGAGACTTGACTTACCAAGCCCTCGGTGGCCCCAAATGAACGGTGTGATTCCCGCAAGACCACAAATCTGAACTGCTTCTTTGAGGATCGAAATCTTCGCCATTTTCCGTGTACTCCCGTTTCGGATTGTTGAAAAGGTGGGGTGGCAACCCCGTCATATCATATTGTTGCGAGCCAGAAAGGGTGGTTAATTTCAATCATCCCACCGCCAAGCACCAGTCCCAGAAAGAATATCCAATATATCTGGGATCGTATCAACTTGAACCCTATACAATACATCTAGCTTCTTATAGGGATCTCCATATCCGAAAGCTTCAGCCATATCCGTTCTATCCGGCTTACAAGAAATGATGGGTACCCAGCATTCTCCACGCCAAAGGATCATCGGTATGCGGAGCATTGATTCATACTTCCCCACGCCAACTTGTGGAGGGAAACAGAGCAACGGGTCAGAATCTGGATTCAAGAAACCATCAAATCTGGTCTTATTAGTAACAACCCCAATGAATTCAGGGTCTTCAGCACCAGGTGGTTTGTTCAGAACTTTGTACTCTTCACATGTCACATCAAAAGCTTCCTCGACGAGATAGAATTCGACGAGATTTGATGGAAAACTGACAGCCTTAGAGAAGAATTTATAATGAATTCCTTTGAATCCAAAAGTGCGTGTCATTTGAAAACTAAATCTAGGCTAGCGATGATTTCTGGATTAGCAAGCTCAACTTCGTAAAGAAGATATCGCTTCTTGTTGTAATAAGGCAATCCGTCAGAATTGAGTGCCTTAACCCAGAATTTATCATCATAGAGGTAAATCTCAACTCCACTTGAGTTGTAACCGACAAATAGTATTAGGTCGGTACTAGGAGCAGCAAGATCCGGGAGACGTTTGTTGATATGGCAGCAAAGCATTTCGCCATCTGGAGTCTCGACAGGACCTAAAGAGACGAAAGAATAGATGACGAATCGCTCAGTTGGGTTAGGAGTGCAAACGGTTTCATCGTTAGAAGCACGTTTTCGCTTTCTCGCAACAAGTTTCTTCTTCATCTTAATCTCCCACTCCATATTACAACAAGGGATACTCAAATTAAATCTAGAGTATATCCCACATGGTATAGGAGATTGCAGAATGGAAGGTCAATTATGGCCAATCGAACGGCAGACATTAAAAGATCTCGTTCTAAAAAATAAACCAAAGGTCACCTTAGAAATAGGAACCTGGAAGGGCGGAGGATCAACTTACCAAATCGCCACAGCCCTACATGAACTAGGAGAAGGTCATCTTTACACTTGCGAACCAGACACTTCTCTATTCACAATAGCGAATGCACTCTACTCTGAAGAACAACAACACCTTCCGGTGACCTGTTTAAATTCTTACAGCAATGAAGTGATTTCTGCGATGCTCCAAAGAAAAGAAATACCAGATTTCGTTCTAATGGATGGACCAGAAGATCCAGATGTCTGTCTTGATGATTTAATACAGTTGGAACCCAATATGAAAACAGGCTCTATAGTGGCCTTCCACGATTGGGAAATAGGAGTTAGACTAGACGGCTTAGTGTCAACAAAGAGCCATAAAGTCAGGCCCTATATCGAACAATCTAAGCTTTGGCAAGAAGTATTAGTATTATCTCAAGACAGTTACAGGACTGTCGGATTTGCAGCATACAAGAGAAATTAATCAACCTCATAAACAGCACTAATATTGACATTAGTTTTCAAAGTCAGATTGTAATAGTTTGGATAACAACTTGCGACCTGGCGTATTCTGGCAAAATGAGTAACTTGTTTCGTGGTTGAAGATTTTAATATCAATTCAACACTACGATTGAAAATATATTTCCGATCAAGATCATATTCGCTCCAAACTCTATCTCTCCACAGATACCTTTTAATACCCGCGTAATGGTAGACGCATAATGGATCGGATTGTGGAGCTTCTAATTCCAAATGCAAATAGGAAAGTAAGATTATCCTATTCTTAAACGGACGACCAGGGATACGGTCATAATCAGTCGTATTTATGACATTGTGTTCAATTACCGAATAATAATTTGGGTCTCCCCACATATCCGGAACATCAGGTGCCATGCGGATTCCCCTTTAGGAAATCCGCATCACTAACCAAATCATTGGCCTCGACTCGAATCATTGTTTTCTTTTCAATGCTTCGTCTCAATGTGGTCCAATTTTTTGAGATATCTCTACCCCAAGTCACCGTTCTCATGATGACGCATATTTGTTTCCAATCGTCCTCGTCAAGCTCTATAAGCAATTTAGCCATCAACTTTTAGCTTCTAGAGATCTTTGGGCTATTAGGTCGCCAATTGATTGTTGGGCTACTTCTAAGCTGCTTGGCAAGCTGAGATCGACGGAAAACCATTCTTTATGTTCGCCATAATGCATTTCGTCGATGACTAATTTATTGTCCAGTATCGACATCATCATGACTGTTTGTGGGGCGGCAAGAATCGGAACAGAAATCACTACTTTTTCTGATTCAACAGTGGTAGTTGTTGTTCCTACTCCACCATTAAATTTGTTCAACAATTCTTTGCAGATGAATGTGTCTTTTGAGCCGGTATATTTAGCGAATTTCTCTACGCTAAATTTCGCGATAGTCTCAATTGTGCTGCTTCTGCTGAGATATAGGCCAATGTAGCCGAAAATGTTGGCTAAAAAGAGAATGATTCCCCAAACCACCATCCCACTCATAATGACCATGATGATCGCGGCGAATTCGAACAATGGAACTGAAATCCAATGTATGATTCGCATGATTTTATGGATGGTGGATTGTGGCTGTACGATCATAGATCGCCAGGTTTTTACGATCTGATATCGTTTTTCTTCCAACTCATCCTTATTAGCGTCACTCGGAGTGAAATTAAGAGTAAGTTTATAGCTCCACACAGTTATGTTGACGATGAGCATCCAGATACCGAATAGAACAGTGCTAGATAGCACTAGATTCGATGCCCAATTACCTAATGGCTCTCCAAACATTTCTTGGTACAGGACATAGATACAAGCTGCCGACACAGATACTATTACTGTGGGTGCGGTCAATCGACGATACCAGGGTATTTCAGATCGTACTGAATTTACCCAACGCCATTGAGCATCTGTAAGTTCTTTTTTAACTTCCACTGAGCAGATCTCCTATCCCTTTTACCACTTCTCTTTGATTCAAGAAAGTGACTCTTTTTTCTTTACCAATTTTGACAATGAATTCATCGGTCTCGGAGTCGTATCTTGCTAGCCGAGTATAGTTATTTCCATTTAGGAAAAACCTCAATTTTACACGCAACTGTACGTTACTGTCAGGACTCTCTATCTCATTGACAGTTGCTGCAATTGGTGTCGCCGAGACACAGATTGCAGGTCGGAAGGTTACTGTGCCATAATTGATTGTCGATTTCCGTTTTATTGCTACTCGTCTATCAATTTCAGCTTTTAATAGCTTTCCGACCTTTGTGCATTTCTTACCATTTCGAGATTGTAAAAATTGCTCCCAATAGACCTGTACCGGTGAATCATAATAAGTTCCAAGATCTCGAATTCTCACTGCTATACATTGAGGCATTTTGCCTTTGACAGCTTTTGCTACAACAGCATTGACTGCAGCGATACTAACCGTCACAGTGTGAAGTTTCCCAAGTGTCATAGCTTGAGTGATTAAAGGGAATTTGATTGTGTCTGTATCATTCTGGGGCATTTTTACCTGATTCCTGCATCAATTTGTTTAAATGCATCGAACGGATACCATTCTGCAAAGATGCTCTAAGGTTCTTGAAAAAATCAGGATCAGCAATTTTCAAGTGTGAATCTGGATTATCCAGCATAAGACTAGCCCAATCGGTTATGACTAGTTCATCTTCTTCAACCCTCAATTCAATTGTCAGTTTCTGAGGGGATTGTAAGAAGATTCGAAAACCTGTAGCAGCTTCTTCCGTTAGAATAGCTGTAGTGATAGATGAGTGTAAACTCTTCTGCCTCTTGAACCAGACAATCACGCTTTTCAATATTGAGTGGTCAAAAGCATCTGACTCATCAGTTTCATCCCGAACGATGAGAGGCATGAAAGTCTTTCGATAGTAAGAAGAATATGTCTGGGTCTGAAATATGATACTCAGCCCCCTCATGTTTCAACACATCCTTAACCATTGTAAACTTCGCGTATCCTTCTACGGAACCATCAAAGGTCCAATATATCTGCCACCAGGTGCTAGTAAAGATTTTGCAGTTAAAATGGCCACCTACCCTTTGCCAGAGCAATGATAAGATCGACAGGTAAAGCGGATTCTCTGATGGGCCAATAACATCTTCGAAGCTTCCAATAATTGGACCACGAATGGTTAAGTCTTCCCACTTGCCATTATCCTCGAAAGGCGACTGAGTAACGGCACTGGTCGATACGAGATTGCAATCTGAAAGAAGATACGATTGCAACTTAAACAGCGGAGTGCGATTGGGATCACCAAGACGGCCCATACGACTCCGCATGTTGGCTATCGTATCTTCCATCTTTTGAGATATGATTGCATACTTAATCACTTCAACAGATCCTCAATCGTTGGGAATTCCAGGCTGTCGAGCCATGCGACCACTTTTGCCTTTTTGAGGCGATCGGGAGACATTTGGAATCTGAAGATCTTCGAGAAATTATCGTCGATGAATCTTGAGTGAACTGGGCTTGCTCGGCACGTTTCAACAAACTCCTGAATCCCAGCTTCAGGGTTTTCATCGGCGATGACTTTTGCGTGTTCAACAATATCGTTGAAACCAGGATTCCTGTTAAAGACTCTGGCAACTCCGTACAGAATCGAGTTTGGGAATTGGGGATGGCAATATTCGTGAATCTCCCCATTCACTAGAACGTGATCATTCAGAAGTTGAAGGCTGATTAAGAGCCTTTGATGCTTCTCGCCATCATGATCAGGCACTTCTCTAGAGACATTGACAAATGTATGACAATCATCGTCATCATGCGTGTCTTGCTCGACAATCTCGATTATGCACCAAGTCGCAAGGAATTCTCCGAGGCCAACTCTCAGAACCTCAGCAAGATTTGCTATGAATTCTTTATCCATCTATCCAGCCCCAATTTCGATAATTCGCGTATGCATGTTGCGAACAAGTTGGGGTCTGATAATTCATGCTTTTTAGAAGTTTTCTCTTCAGCATCCATTATGGATATATTACCATTTTGGATGATGGCAAAAGCTAACGGCATGACTTGAGAGGCTATTACCAACAATACCCTACGGTGTGTATTAGAGGCATTCCTAGTAATACCATCTGGCACATAAATTTGGATTTGTGCCTTATTATCAGTGACTTCTAAAATTTCTTTGCCCAGCTCTACAGCAATTTGGGCATTCATGAAGTCATAAGGTGCGTTTATATCACCTAGCTCTAGTCCGTTGGCAAACCACCTATATTGAACATTTGAGAATCGTGACACTGTTACATCAACTTTGCTAAATACCTCTCGATGGCTATTTTTATCGCCTCCCTGTCAATCATCGAGCAATCATTAAAATCGATCTTCCCACCACGTGGTCGCAAATTTGGGGTAATATAAAATTTATCTTTGCGTTTATTCAAGGCGTAGTATTCTGTCATTTCAAAATTGACTAGAATATTTACATTCTCACCATTAAGAGTCCTGCCGCCAATATTGAACCAGCAATCACTACCAGGTTCTTGAACACCATCAACAACGACATCAAGTCGATCTGTGATGATTGCCAGAGATTCACACCAGCAAGTCTTTAGAAATTGCTGAATGACCACTCTCTCGGTGTCTGTTTCGTAATACAGTGACGACGAGAAAATAAGTGGCCTCAAATCATCTTTTGTTTTGAGTCTCTTAGAGCCTGCTTGTCCTTTCAGATCTCTGATCCATTGTGCCACTTCATCGCTTGGGATGCTTTGCCATTTTGTTGGTTCTTTTCTATCGGTTTCTTCAAGCCAACCTTCCACATACATATAGCGAAAACCAGCATTCATGCTACAACCGAATCTCGCACCAAGCTTATATGTGCCTATGTCAGTGCGAAGAGTAGCTTTAACAGAATAACCAGAATCTGAATATCGACCCTGGGAGATCTTCAAGCGAACACCGCGTTTAGGATTACTCGCTGACCAATCATGGCCTCTACTTCTCTTAAAAAGGCACGCATCGGATGCTGTTATTTTGTATCCTTCTTCTTTCAAAATCTGCAAAAGATCGTTAGATCTTTCGTTTATCTTGATTAATTCAGGATCAGTTCTTGCCATTGCGGAAGCTCTCTAACATTTTTTTGGAATCTTTATTGCCTGATATGTTTAACCAGTTGTAATAAGATCCCCATTCATCTTCTGATCTAAAACGTCCTGGATATTCTGTTCCGTCAATTAACAAAACCCAATGGGTCCATGGTGCCCATTGGTCAGGCACATGTGGAGCAAAATACTCAAGATACAAGTCAGCAGTCGCTCGATCTGCTTCATCTTCTAATTGTTTGACAAGTGCAGCAACAATGTCTTGCCCATGCTTGGTTATCGCTTCTGCCTTAGACATATTCATTCTGCCGCATTGAACAAGTGCTTGCATTCTGCGGCGATGGATATAATTATGACAAGAGTGGCAAAGTGCGACAATTTCGACTAATTCGGCTCTTCCTGCAGCCCAATCGATTTTATATGATTCGTGGGCTTCTAACAGTTGGCGAAATTTTGCTCTATTTTGATGGATTCCGCAGCAGTGGCATTTTTTATCTTCTTTTGCATATGCCTCTCTTCTTTTCTCATCCCACCATTTTCTTCCCATCACTGTCCGGGGGGCTAGGCCATGCAAAGGTGGAGGGATCATGGGGTGGAGAAGCAGTTCTGGTCTCATGATAACACCCGCAATGGACTGTGCTTAATTCGCTTTCACAAATGTCACAATCGCCAGAATGAATATATAGGTCAAATTCGTCAATCAGTCTGCCACAACCGTTGGGGCACCTGAATTTCTTTGTTTTTGTGCTGATCTCAGATGCTCCAAAATGTTTTCTACGAATTTTGGGTCTTTGATTTCGAAGATTGCTTCATTATCTTTTGTTGAAGTGTGCTTCGAAAAATAATCAGTAATCGTCGCAGTTTCACCAAGAACTTTGATCTTGTGTAGAACACAGTGATCTTTCCGCTTTTCTTCAAGTTCTTTGACGATTACGATAGATTGTTCTTCTTCGGCAGATCCAGGTGCGAAAACCTCAAGATTATAATCAAAAGCTTCATCCAAACTATGGAAAAGGCCAATTGCGATAGCAACATTGAGATTATTTGGATCAACTTGTTTTTTATCGGCCATCGAGGTATTCTCCAACTATTTTCTCAACCATCTCCAAGAAACTTGGGTTATCATAAGGAACAACCACCGATTTTCTCCTAGGAGCCATGAACTCTATTGATATTTCAGAACCACCAGCAAAAACAGCAACATCCCGATCTTCATCACCATATCGACTACTGCAGATTATACTCACACAGAATGAATCGGTCGGGAGATCATGATTTGCAACTAATCCTATCAAATAAGGAGGATCGAACTTTCTCAAATACTCTGCAACTCCAAAACCGATTGCACGTACTTCATTGGGAATTCTAGAGAAAGGAATCTTGGTTTTGCTAGCATCAGCTTGATGTTTGAGAATATCAGCGAGTTCAGAAAGACCCTTATTACGAATCGAATCGCTGGAAAGATTCAAATCATATACAAAAACCTCATGGATAGTAACACCTGGGTCGTTGACAGGACTCTCTACGTCTTTAAATGCGAAGTACCTCGCAAAAACACGAGAACTATTTTGGACTTTGGAAGGCGTTTCAGTAACACCGATTGCCTCCGCACTGCTAATTCGAATCACTAATTCAACTTGCCCATCGATCTCAGACATCCAATAAGGATGATGAGACCTTATACGCCTACCTAATGATTCGAGGATATAGCTCATACTCGGCGAAGAATCCCAGTATCACACAAATCACTCAGCATCTGTCGTTGCTGGATTTCAGCAGCCCTTTGGGGGTGTTTCTTCAAAATATGATCCGTGGCAGCTTTCAGATCATTGAGATCAATGAGATCGGAGCATTGCGGGCAAGCTTTTACGAAGGGACTTGGACTAGAGCCAACTAGAACACGACCTTCTTCCACAAGTTTGGCAACCTGTTCGTTTGAAAAATCTGGTGTCACACCATTTGGAATCATGTGTTCTCCATTAATCTTTTGCAAGTTCTATATCTGGTGTTAAGTATGTCGTAATAGCAGCTTTTACTACCTCTAAATCTAGAGTCGAAAAGCCTGACCAATCGTATGTTTCTTGAACCTTTGTGCCATTACCATGCACCCAAGCGATCAGTTCAGAGTACCCATCAGGATGCCTTAGATAGAAATTTGATGGATTATTTCTATTGCTCTGCTCAGCACTAGCGACAGGCAAGTACAGATAATCTGAATTCACGATCAAAAAACGTGGTATTGAATGGTACTCACCGAATATGAGGAACCAAGGTTCATTGTCTGGACTATCTAAATTTCCCTCATCCAGATACCAATCATCCAATACACAAACTGGCCCAATAACTCTTGCCCAATCTAAATGATAATTGATCCTAGCCAACGGAGAATCATCGTCGACAAGAAGAGTGAACGTCGTACTTGCTCTGAATTCAATTGGTGGTGGGAAGGGCACTTTACAAATTCTTAAGGAAACGAGAAATAGCTCTTCCAAACAATTTGCCGTCTAGCTCAGTAGCGTCATTGTAATCAATTTTCGAGCTTCTTGGCTTAGCATCATCAATTTTATACCTCTTGCCGGATCTTTTGACGGGATAAAATTGTAATCGATTATCTGGACCTTCTTTCACAATAACCCGTGGATTCCCATTGGCGGTTTTGACATCTATGTAAAACCAAGTATCACCATCCGGTTTGTAAATTTCTTCCTGGTTTATTGTAAGGTCATCATCGATTGTTGCAAAGCCTAGGACTTTTGCATTCCAAAACATGTTAATCATGGAGATGCTGCCATCTTCTTGCTCGAAGATGAATCCTGGTCCGATTTCTATTGGCGGGTAAAGATTTTCTCTAGATTTTTTAAGTCTATCTTTTGCTCCAACGTAATCACGCAGTTGTCTTATAACAGAAGCGATGTCCCTCTCATTCGGTTCTAACCAAGATGAGAATTTGAACTTTTTATGTAATTTAATTTCTTTTTCGGTTATTTCACTAACGTCTACAACATGCGGAACTGCCCACCCAAGATACAATTGTTTTGGTTGTTTTCTGGGTGGGATGATCCAGGTATCACTACTGCTCTTAACAACAATTTTCATTGTTAAAGAGAATTCGCCGATCCGATGATCGTTTTGTATCTTCCCCCTGGCAAATGGTTTGTATGGGGGGCTGTAGCATTCTTCGATCGAAACCTTAACGCCTAAATCTTCATTTGTGAAAGTGACGTAGTTTTTTCTGTTTCGATTGATCCTTTGTTTGTATCCAAGGCTGCATAATTCTTGACAAATCTTCTCGGTTGTTGCTTGGATCTCAAACTCTGGATGAAAATTCGGATGTACCATTATCACTCACATTTGAGGCATAATCCTCAATAATCTTCACAAACATCTCTTGATCTGAAGTACCAAGTAGATTCAAATCAACTGACTTCTTTGGCTGCATCTTGCCCGATATTCTCATACTTCTACGACTCAAAGGATGAAAACACTCGCCATCAGTAATAATGTCGAACGAAGCTCCCATTGGGGATAAACAGTCGAAATGGAACCAAACTTCTTGGTCTGGTCGTTGAGCGAGACCCGGTATCGCTTTGTGATTATCTGATAAACCAACAGCACCAACTAGAATACATGATCGCACTTGGGACACTCTAGTCCATCTGTCCGCATCATCACGCATGTAATCATTTGTGTTGAAGAAAAAAGGCTGTGGGAGATCACTATCCACTGTTAAAATCTTATGCTTAGGGCAACCTCTAGCATTCCGTACAATTGAAAGGCAAGAAGGAGTAAAAAGAGGTTGCTTGTTTGCGAGACCACCAGACTGGGTTTTGATACGAACCTCCAGATGGATATGTGGGACATCAGCACAATGTCCACAATTCCTAGAGAAATAAGCATACTGCTGCTTTTTCTGATCTCTAGTCCTAGTGCATTTGAACCAACGAAGGAACACACCTTTCTCGTCATTCACGGCTGACTTCAAGTCGATGTCTTCACGCTTACGAGTTGCATTGGTACTACCAAGATCTTTATAGTAGATGTAGCTGAAAGGCTTTCTCGATTTGCCTATAACCCAACCATCATCTTCTTCAAGATATGCAACCAAGTCTTCATGTGTCAGAACATTCTTCATGTCTATATGTTTCAAGATTGACGTGATTTGTTAATCAGAAGTCTCAGCCTCAGCCTTAGTTTCTACCTTTTGAAAGACAGCGATCACATCAGCGACAGGAAGAATATACAATTGATTATCTGAATCAAAATCGACGGGAATCATCCGAGATGGATTGATGAGAACTTTGTCATAGGCACGAATAGGAAGTTCTTCGTTGTTCTCGATATCTGGAGAAATCATAACGATTCTCCCGGTTAGATTCGGTTTCTTAGAACCCTCTGGAAGTGCAATCCCGCCAGCTGTTTTGGACTCGGCTTCGTCTTTCCTGAACAGAATTCTCCCCTGAAGAGGAATGATTTTATATTCTGAAACCAATTTTCTAACTCCTAGTCTCTAAGGCACAAAGTCTTTACCATCCAATACAATCGCTGATCTAGTGCCATAATCCCTAGAGCGATCTTTAGAACGATTTTTATTGAAAGATGCCTCAATAATCTTACATATTATTGGTGCTAGCTTTTTTCCGCTCTCAGGAGAGCCTATCTCCACGGCATCTATGTGGAGCTTCGGAGCCTTTCCAGGACTTTTCTTGCCCCTGTTCTTGCGTCCCCGTGTTATGCGAACAATAGAAGTGATCTCGTAAACCACTTCAGAAGCATAATCATGGTCTAATTCGGTACCATACTTAAAATTAGGTGTATTCTGCCTGAAACCATTAGCAGCCCAATATCTCAACTTCAGTTTATCGCCAACAAGTAAGCATGAAATTATCCTAGGAGTTTCACCCTTTACATTGATTCTTATAGCAGCGTGCTGGAGATCATAATGGTGATTATCAACAAAGAATGTGGTGAAAGATGTATGATTATCTAATGGATGTAAACCAATCATTAGTCCACCACTAAATGGCTTATCTCCTTTGAAGATAAATGGTTCAATCCTCCAACCTTTAGAATGATCTTTCAGATCCTGCACGAGATTTAAAACTGATGCAGCAAGCAGACTCATGATTCAGATTCGTCAAAAGTGCTTAATATGACGGTGAGAAAGCCTTCTAACTTCTCAAAGAAGTTAGGTTCTGACAATTCATAGATGAACTTCATTACGTGATCGGGGAATATATTGTCTTCCACATTCTTGTAGAATATGACATCTAATGAACATGTCAGGTCCAAAACAGTCATCTTGGAAATAGAGAAAGAGCATTTCTTTCCGCGAACAGCCAAGACAGGCAGATACAGGCCACTGTCTGAAATCTTCTTGACTATCTTGTATCGGCATCTATCTTTCACATATTTAAGAATGTGATGTTTGACGCCGTTATAAACTTCAAGTAAACCCACAGGCACTGGATATGGCTTCAGTTTATTCTCTCTCCGTTTTCGATTCTTTTTCATTATCCTGGATAATCGAACAATTCTTCTCTGCTTCTTTTGGCTATTCGTTAGCCTCCTACCACTTCGATTACCCATAGCCATTTCCATCATTCATTCAGCACAACCAAGTACATAATCGCAGAATTGATTGGCCATTATCTTCAGTGCACGACTCTTATCTATTTTGCCACCCCAGGATACTTTGATAATTCTTTCCAACAATTCATCTGAAAAATATTCAGGAACTTGCTCAGAAGTTATCTTCTTCTTAATAAGTTGAAGACCGGCCTTTTGAAACCACCCAGTATACGCAGCCATTGGTTTAGTAAGTCTCAAATTATGATCTAATTTGAGAGATCTTTGAGCCATTTCATCAGGCGTCAGAGCAAGATGGATATACGCTCTATTGCATTGTTCATATAGATGACTACCATGCTTCGCAGTCCAAGGATGGCATCTGCAGAATATTTTTCCACCTGGGGAAAGTAGTTTCCGCAAGTTCTTGAGGACTTCGGACGGATCTTCTGTTTCTAAATGATCAAGAACATCATATAGTATTATGTAATCATATGGACCATTTGAGATCAGTTCATTCGGATCGGTGGTCAATTTCAGATTGTCTAATCTTGGGTCGACCCAAGATTTGTGAATATCGAAACCGACAACTTTGGCCGCTTTAGTAGCCATTTCTGCAGATACATGACCTTCATAACATCCATAATCAAGAACATTGGAACCATTCAAATTGAATCCAAATGTTTGTTCGATAATGCCTACTACATGTATTGCTCTGAATTGTTTCTCAGAATCGTCTGCATCTGCTGGAGTGATAAGATGCGGCTCAATTGCTAGAGGCCAATTTGCATCATCAACATTAGGAGTGTCACCTAGTTCAGATGCCGGTAGGCTAACTGCTGAAAGACCCCGGTTCTTTTGCGGAGCAGAAGGAGAAGCTGCCGTCGTCGAGGATGCTTTCGTAGGTTGGGATGTGCTTGACGATATGTTCGATGTTCGAGAGGTATTGCTTTTCCTCGAAGATGTAGTCGTCTTTCCACTGGACATGTCTTGGATCAAGGATCTGAGGGTCCCGCAGGTTCCTTCGATCCTGTCGATAGCTTCTAGGACCAGTGCTGTCTTTTCTTCGTTGGTTAGCATCTTCTTGTATACCTTCTGCTGACATACATGATCAATACCACGACTATCAAAGTGTTCAGCACACCGTTGAATATCTGTTGGATCAGTGATCAGTTTAGGGAGTGGGTGCGACTCTACGATCATGCCAGCGAGCAATTGTGCAAAAATTGAAAGCAAAACCAACTCTGAAATGTGCTACAGGCACGCCATCATCAGTAAGATTGACATCTACAATACAATCGGCAAGATCCATTTCAAATACTGGTGGAACTTCGAATCTTCAAGAGAATACTTTTTCTTGAAACAGTTGATATCAATGATTGAGTGATTCTCAGTCTGTATCTCTTGCAAGATCGATGAGAGTGTAGGTCGGTCGTGATTACCTGGAAGATGAGTCATTAGTGTGTTCCTATTTTACCTTTACATTCGGTAAATTCGTTTATAGTGTTTTTGACTTTTTCAGCTAAAACTTTGGTGCAATTATTGATATCTAGTGCACAATAGACGCCTTCGCAAATTACTCTAGCATTGTAGGGTTTCCATATATGGCGAGAATCAGCCCCATAAGAGACTTGACATTTGATATGCGGGATGCCGTCGTATTTTTGAGCAAACTCGAAGCTACAATCATTTGTTTCACTTCGTATACAAAGACTAACTTCTAGCTTTATATATTTTTTAGGTTTTTGTGCTTTATACCGCTTTAATCCTAACAGAGCATCCAAACTACCATTAGTATTGGCCATGAAGATTGTGACCAAGCCGTTTGACGGAGTAATACCACCTTTGGTCACTTTGAATCTGTCAGGTCCAGTTGCAAAAATCGCTTCCAAATCCTCAACAAGTAAATCAGTTACGGCCCTTGAGAGTTCAGGATCATTTATTCGGTATGGCGGAGTCATTTATGAATTCTGCTGTTTTAACCAAATCTTCTTTCAATACACCTGTCATGGTGCATATTACAAGCAAGGCATCATCAGTTAACAGAGTCCAAACTTTATCTTCCCAAATCACGTAGGTTTTGTAATTTTCTTTGGCCAGTACACTGATGCTGATGAATTCTGAATCTGGTTCCTGAATTTCACCATCGACGAATTCAACTATTGCGTATTTTGAACCGCCAGAATTTATTCTTCTACTTCGAACAACTTTGTAGAGTTTAGTATTTGTGAAAGTTTCTAGATCGAAATCCAGAGAATTTACAGGTTTTTCTTCGCATATACCGATGATCATTGAGAATTACTCATTTCTATATGTAAAATACACTGAGTATTATCTGTCTGGACAGACCACCTCCTGTTCTTGGAATGTGGTTGAAACAATCGAAGGATTGTTCCGCGACCGGAAGAACGGTCGTCTTGCACGAGCAACAAGCTCTACACTATTTTAACAATCAGACGAGGGTTCTAGGAATACTAGCCCACATTAACAACGACGTTCTTCTAGCAACAAAAGAGCATGGCAAGTAATCTACCATTATGGGATGATGAATGGCATGACAGGGTTAATCCTGTCATGCGAACCGTTTGCGGTGCATATAATCTCAGACCGAGAAATTTGCGAACTTTTCAGAGATCTTATAGCATTTTCTTTCACGGTCATCAAATTATTGTTGACGGAAATGGTCTGAAAGATGCAAACCCATATATGGAAGTATCTTACTTAGGATTCACAAATCCAAGGGGTGGTAGTGGGATTGGTGGAATAAGACATAATGAAGTAGATTTCCAGAATTTCAAAGTAAATGACAAGTACAAATTCGAAGTCAGTGATCCAAATGGGATCATAGGACTCGACGATTTTTTCGCAAAGTGGCATATACCAATTCTGTATTATACAGAATATGAGGGTCGAAAAGACCATCCAAATCATGTAGAATTGCAAGACCTTCACAAATCAAGAGAATATGCTGCAAGTCTCGCCATCCATTACAAAGACGTCTTCGTCCGACCAGCCTCTTATACAGAGATAAGAAAAGTAGCGATGGGTTGCTTAGCTATTTGGGCAGATGCTCAAATAGAACAATACGGCTGCTGGCGACGATGCCACTTAATAGGTGGATTGGGTTCGAGAATCCAGCAGAACATCTCCAGCGATATCTGGAATGGCGGATTTAAGACTGTAATCCAATTTATGCGAGCGTTCTTATCCGACGACAATAAGACGGGATACAAGGACTCACGACCCGCTGATTACAAAGAATTGGGTTATAGAAAACCCAAATTCGAAAACATCCCTGATCAATATATCGAACTCTTCCAGGACTAAATATCTTCCTTGTCAACTAATTGATCATTGTGAAGATAATAACGCTTGCGACAATATTTGCAGATATCGGTATTCTTACCTTTAATCTTCTGCTTGTTCCAGTTGCCGTTGCCATCTCTTCTGACATGCCCCATATTGGTGCAAATATCGTCAATAGTTTCCCACTTTACGGGCTTGGGTGGAAGTCCCGACCAAACATGATTTTTGACTGGAATTTCTGAGATCGCTTTCTCGATAACAGTGACGATCCCATCTATACATTCGTCATCATCAATATCGAATATTAGCGTTACCTGTCGCATTGATGTAAACCGTTCTCATGGAAGTATTTGTTTCTCTTGCGAAACAAAATTTTGCCACCTTTGGATCTTTTAGCCCAAAAGCCCCATTTTCTGCGTTCAGGACCTGTGATCATCAGAGTCCAGCAGCCACCTTCATTTACCTTTACGGTATGTTTGTGTTCTGCTTTAAAGCTCTTAATTGATCCTCTTTTTAATACGGTGTCACCTTCTGGGCTTTGATCAGTATATCCGCCTTTGAGGACGATTGTTGTATAATCCCAGGGATGATCGTGCGGTGCCCTATCGTCATCGCTGGCTAACCAGTGATGTAGGCGTAGTGAGAATCATCCGAATTCTAGACACCATCGACGAAGGTAAACACCGTCGACGCATTTAAGTTCTTGACCCCAGATTATCTTCATCTCTTCCTCTTCTTGTTCCGTTTGTTCTTACGTTTCTTTTGTTTGAGTTCTACTGGTTCCAATCCCTCACATAAAGGACATTCTTCGTAAGAACTACCATAATCTCCATAAATCGTTGGCGAGTGTATGACTCCTCTTCCCTCGCATTTCGCACATTTTGGCATTGTTTGTCTTTATCATGATCAGTCCCTCACAAGGACAAGTGAGAATTACGCTACCATACGTGGCAGGTGGTGGATCTCTCTTTACAAGCTCACCTCTACCATCGCATATCGTGCATTCAAGAGCCATTATCCACATTTCCCGTTGCAAGCGGTAGAGCAGAGAGTGCAAGATTCTACTTGTAATCTTCTACGATGATCATAGTAACAAGATTTCGAACAGTAGTCAGTTGCATCTTCTCTGTTCTTCTTCCAATCGCACTTAGGATTCTTACAATTATTCGGGCCAGTTTTGTGCATATGTTGTCCTAATCGCGGCGTACTAGAAAAACACGGTCCTCTTCACGTTTCGCAATTCGCCAATTCCCTGGCGGTATGGGAATTCTGATGTCTTCCCAGTTTGCAGAATCGTTAGTGTCTCCGATTAGCACATTAGATTTGTTGCTAACTGAGAGATTCCCATATTTTGCAGGAACGTATGGTGAATATGAAGTAACTTTCTCTGATGGTGTGCTCATAACGTTCCAAAACATTTCGAATAATTAGGTGCACGTTTTCAGCAAATTGACCGTATTGTTCTTTTTGACAGGCAACCGACAGTGAAACCGGTGCCGCTTTTAACAGTCTTTTTGACAGAGGAACGACGAATGAGTGTTGCAGAATTGGCTTATGTTGCTGAAACAACCCGCAAAGACCGAGCACACAATATTGCTATTGCGATATTGAAGCTGAAGGATGGGGAGAATCATGGTGCTAGGACTCGCATGATCAGGAGAGTTATCCGAGAAGAGTTGGGACTGCCAATTCTTGAGGGTGAAGCGATGAATGGTGACCTCAGAGCACATGGAGATGCTCTCGGAAAGCACGAATTGTTCCTCGATGTTCTGAGAAAGACGGTTCAAGGAAAAACTGAGCGAGTAGTGATGTTCACTGAAGAGAACGTCAAAAAGTGCGAAGAATACCTTGAGAAGAACGGCGAAGATCAAGAGAAGATTCTCTAGTTCTAAGACGGCACGGATGCCGGTGGGGGAGGTTCATAGGCTCATCATATGAACCTCCCCTTTCCTTTCTTTTATTTAAATCCGCGACCTGGGACTCGAACCGCAGGATCTCCCCCATGTTATCACTCCTAGCTCTGACGTTGCAATCATCAGAATTCGGTGTGGCAAATTGGATCGTAAAGCCTAACGTACGCTGCTTCACGTTCCTCTCCGCTGGGCGGTGCTTTAACCAACTAAGCTAGTCGCGGGTGGCGAGCTGCCTACAGAGCAGACAACTCTAAGTTTCGAATTAAGTCTCCCTACACCTACTTGGGACTATGGTCTGTGGGACCGTGTGCCTTAGGGGTTTCGGTCAAAATGGTTGGCTTCACACCTTTTGGGTCGATCCACCAACCATCATCTACCTTAAATTTCCCATCATGGGCAGAGGTAATCCACTTTCTCGCGAAAGCGGTCACGATTATGCCATCCGTTGCACTATCCCGTTCTTAATTCGAGTAAAACTCCTCCAATTCCAGGATGATCGCATTGAGATTATCCGGGATATCGACTTCTTGCACATTCTGGATGCAATCTGCTGGCCGACGACAGATCTGGTATTGTTTAAGAACGTGCAAGTAAAGATTCTTGTAACGAGATTCTTTACAATTGATTCTCCGGAATCCGAGACCATAGAACTCCTTCTTGTCTAGCTTATGCATGCCAGATTCGATGAAGTTCTTCGGTGCCTTGGGTTCATTACCAGAGCGGTTCTGAGGCTGCTTGCGAACCCACCGCAAGTACGCCTTACATTCGACATAGGCTCGGAGAAGAAGCTTGTGAGCCTTCTTCAACTTGAGATATGTCTCATAATCGCATGGGTGGTATCCAAAACGGCCTTCAGTGATAGTATTAGTAGTTGTTGCAGTCTTCATTAGTATCTCCAGGATTGATTTTTACAGCGATTTTAATTAAAGTTGAATCAATGAATCTCAAACTAGAGAAACTAAGGCGGGTCTCTACAAGGTCATAGCATAATACTATCCTTTCACCAATTGGAGCCTACGGAATAGGCGTCGATCGTCGCCTTTAATGGGTGCGGTTGCGAGTGCTGTCAATTCATTATCGCGGTCTGGTTCGTAGAATTTCTCGAACCGAATACCGGATGATTGCAGTTTCTCAGCCTGGGCATGAAGTGCGTCTTCATGCTTGACATGGCACAACACCAAATGAGGGTGTGGCGTGTCTGGAGCGATTCCGCCGCGTCTAGAAATCTCGATTGCGGCGTGGATTCCCTGCACAGCTTGTTGTGCGGGAGTTAGATCTTTTCGGGTGATCACGTATACGTGTCCACCGTACTCTTCATCAACTGGAAGTCACAGGTCTTTAGTTTGTGTCAGCATGTCTTTTTCCTTCTCTACCTTAAATACGTTTGGATTGTTTCGAAGAAACATTGTCAAGAAATTCGCTCAAGGGCATTACTTTGGAGCCTTGATCCACCAATTGTTGAAATGTCAACCGTTCCTTTCGGGCCTCGCTACGAATCTTTTCTATTCGAGCTTGTTCCTTTTCTGAACGTTTGAAATCTCGGTGTATTCTTGCCATCTGTATCTTAAATACATTTAGATTTGGCGGAAGATTACTCATAATATTTATATGAGATTGGCATGACTCCAACTAAATTCATAACCAATTTATCATCTCTATCAACAGATAATCCTAGGCCATTACCAGGATCACCCATTGTGGCAGAATCGTTATTTTCAGGCCATTTAGTTGGAGGCCCTTGAAGTTCATATTCACAAATTTCAGGATCAGAAATTTCAGGATCTTCAATAGTTATCGTTAAAAAATGTCTACCTTGAATCTGTTCGTATTCAAGATATTCATGAGTAACTCCAAAACTGGTTTCATAATCACCAGTAGCACTGAAACTTTCAGAAATCAAATTCAATTTCATATGTCACCTAACCTGTGTTAGATTAGATTTGGCGGAAGATTATCCTTCTAATTGTGTCGATTGTTAATTTAGATGTGAGAAATATAAAAACTTTCATGTCCATCCTGTTCGATTTCAAACTGATCAGAAAGGTCTGTCAGAAATTCGATAACTTCATCTCCGTCCCATTCACGTTCCCCAAAAACACTATGTCCTGCTGAACCAGCATAAAGATGTGCAGCAGAAGCTTCTCCATTCGTATCTTGTATTACTTGCTTTATTGCAGCATTTGCCCATGCTATGAATCGTCTTTTCTCTGCTTGTGGATCTGGCTTGTTTAGGGCATGAGTTAATCTATTTTCGAATACATTCATGACAATATCTCTCGGCGAAAGAAGAGGAGGAATTCATCTACATTCTGTTGTGAAAAGCAGATTCCTGTTAAATCAGATCATTTTGGCCAACTATCCATAAATTCGTCAGCCTTACACCATCCCTGTATAGGGTAGGATTTGATTCCGTCCTTTGTATCTTCAATTCGGATCATCTTTTGACCCACACCGAATTCGATTATTGATCCTCGACGCCTCATCCCATGGATCATTGTGCAAGCACTACCGAAAGCAGTCATAATCGGTGTCTCAAATGGTAATTTGTTTACGACACCTATAGGGATGGTTCTTTCTAATTCGGAGAAACTTTCGAAATCATGCATTATCTGGCTGATTTCTAGTTTATCCTCTACTCGAATCATAGTCGCTCTGGCTTGCTCGTAATCTTGACGGAGTGGGTTACACTTCCACCCATTCCACCCCCAAGCCATCATGCTGCCAGTGCAACCATCTGTTTTACATTTTCGTTGGTCTTCGTATGGCTCATCAGTATGAAGTGCCTCAAAACCACAACCCCAGCATTTCAAGACGTCTTTCTTAAAATGCTCGACTTCTCTTGAATCAAATGCCATTAGTTCTCGCGTGTGATTGCTGCTGGGTCGACTTGGAGCTTGTCTATGTAGGTTTGGAATTGTGCTGCGGATACTGATCGCAGTTGTTGAAGTTCCCAAGTCTTGGAATCTGGATTGGTTGGTTTGAATTGCCCACTCCACATAGTGCAGGAGACTGTTGCCTTCTTACCAATCTCCATGTTGATTTCAACGGCTTTGACAGTTGAGATCCATTCGCCTTTTTCGTTGAGGACGAGAAGTTGCCCTGGTTTTGCGTCGCACACGATCATGAAGACTGATTTGCCTGTTGATATGGTGGACTTCTGAGTTGATGTTGGAGTCTTTGTCGCTGTCTTCTCTTGTGCGGCTACAGTGGTGAATTGTGAAAGAAGAACTGATGCGAGAATGACTGCGGAACAAACGACTGCTAGCTTCTTCATGAGAGGCTCCTGGGATAGAATTGGTTCAGAGATCAAATACGTGAAAGGCTCGCAGCAAATTATCACTGCGAGCCTTTCTAGCATTATTGGGCGGGGATCATGGAGCCTTCATGTTGATTATCTTTGGCTCTTACCCCTATAACATTCTCTTTTATTTTCTTTTTATTTGAAACTTTTCTTTTCTTGGTCTCTTTGACTTGCTCTTGGTCTCTTTGACTTCTCTCAGCGTCTCTGTCTCTCTAAGATACTTTCCCAAACTTCTTTCTGCGAGATGTCGGCCATCCAGAAGTTTGAGAGGCGGGGTCATAGGGCACTCTGGCCATTCAGCCGCTTAGTGTGCCCTCACCCTTTTATACCTTCACGGGTGGGTGGTGCTCTCGTTCTCATTTAGTAAGCCTCGCAATTCATTAATGCCTAAGTTCTAATGAGTCATCAGCCCGGCGATCACAGTATCACCCCGAACCTCGTCGCCGCCGTAGCGGACTTCCACACTTCGAATACATGAGAGGGGCCAGGGGGATTCGAACCCCCGACGAACGCTGGTTTGAAATCAGCCGCTCTGACCACTGAGCTATGGCCCCTTGATACCAATTTGTTGCGAAAAGAGAAACCCCGTTAATTTATATTTTACTACATTAAGCAGGGCCAGGGGGATTCGAACCCCCGCAAGACAGGAATTTGAAATTCCCCGCTCTAGCCAGACTGAGCTATGGCCCCATATAAACTTCAAATCAAAAATAGTGTTGAAGTCCGCAATTCTCATTGGATGAAAATGTGAAAACCTGTTCCGCTTGCAATGAAGACAAACCAGAAACAGAATTTAATTGGAAGAAAAAAGATGTCAAACGTCATGCTAGGTGTAAAGAATGTACCAAGAAAGATAAGAAACGCCATTATGTTAATAACCGCGATTCATATATTACCAAGCAGAGAAAAATAAACATCCAGAAAAAACTGGAAATTAAGAGTTTGGTTTTCGAACATTTAACTAAGCATCCGTGTGTAGATTGTGGCGAAGATGATATCAGAGTCTTAGACTTCGATCATCTAAATCCAAATGATAAAAGATTTAATATTTCTGATGCACACAGACATTACCAATACAGCATTAAGAAGGTAAACGAAGAAATTGCGAAATGTGACGTGCGGTGTGCAAATTGTCATCGAATACGCCATTGGGAATTAAATGTATCTGACAATTCAAGAAGATTATACGAATCTCACACTAATAGATCGTGAGAATTGGAATCATGATTGATACGACTGTAATCAAGTTTGCCTTTGATAATTACTCTATCATCACCAGAATTGACTAAGCGTTCAATTGTTTCTTTTTTGTTCTTGCCCATACCTATACCTAGAGCTTCAGCCCATTTTTCCAAATCTCTCTCTTTGAAGGCTTGGAGGACTAGGGTCATCGCTTCTTTACCGATATGTGACATAGATCAAATCTACTCAGGAGAATTATTATGAAATTGAGACTAATTTCTGAATCAGCAGATCCTATTGCTCATATCTGCCATGAATGGGGTTCGGAAAATATCGAAGAAGTCATGGCAGCAATCATGGTTAATTCAGCAATGGATGCAGATTATAAACAGGATGGTCTTGAAGGAACTATTGAAGATAAACTCAGATACTGCAAGAATGGATTTGAAACTGCTGCCGAGGCTGCCGCTGGGTATGCTGAAACCGATTTTGATCTCTACAGCCATATCCTAGATCATGCGAATCTAGAGAAGTATCTCGAAGAGTGTACTCGAATTTTGTGGGCATTCCACTAATTCGGGATTGGCAACGAATCCGTTTCAACTGTGGTCCCATAGAAAGATATTATTCTATATCTCTCATCGGCGAAAAGGAGATAACTTTGAGAATGCTCAAACATTCTTTCTGAGCAAACTCTATTTCTGATCTTTTCAAGGAGTGTCTCATCGGCAACTATTCCAACAATACATTTTCCAGCAGAATCTAGATCCGAACTATGTACGGACCAATTGATTCGATGCTCAAGAATTCCAGAATTCCCATTGCTGGATACTTCCTTCATAAAGCCTATACGCCTAGTAAGCCTATAATTAACCATTTCCATTTGGTAAGTCAACAATCCTAGATAAGTGGTTGTTCTTATATTTGGTATATTTCTGACAATCTATCCCCTCGACCTGAGAAGCCATTTTCCTTAGCTTCTTTTCTAAGGACGGGTTTTCTGCTGCCAGAGTGCCCAAGGCTTGCAGGAAGATATCTTCTTCTTCCTTGGAGATATTAACACGATGGTTAACACTCATCATATGGTTGTCTACAAAAGATCCGCTATCAACAAGAACACGTGATTCAGATTTTGATTTCACATGTGTAATCTTAGCTCCTTTAGAATTACCAAATCTTAAAAAAGATGATGGTTCACCTAGAGAATCCAAGCATTCGATGAAGGTACTAATAGTAGTGTCAGCAACTGTTTGAACTGATTGAGTCTCGAATACCTCTTGTTGATCATGAATCCTCTTGTTCGGTTCCCATGTAGTATTACAACTGGGACACCGCATCTCATTTTCAAAGTAGACCCCTTGCCGCCACTTACCTCGTTTTCCACAATTTTCGCAACTATAGGGGTCAACTGACATGAGGTTTCCAAGCCGAAAAAGACTTCCAATAAGCAGCCCAAGCAGCTTCTATTGCATCAGTGTCTGTAACGACTTCCAATTCAGCAACATGAACCGGTTCAAAATTCCATCCTTGGGTAAAACAGAGATGACCTTCTTCTACCGCTTCGAATACTTTAGACATTCCTACATTCAAACCACGAGCAACTGTCCTTATATCAGGCCAAGATTGCATACCGGACTTGAGAAAGAATCTCTCAGCGTAGTTCTGAATTCTTTGTTCTAAAAGTAGAGTCATTGCTCTCTATCAGAGTGAATTTGTTTAAAATAATCTGCAGATCAAGACAAGCGGGATTACAAAAAGGCCAAAAAGATTTAGGGTTTTTTGTAATCCCGCAATGTTCACATTTAATTTGATCTGATTTCATCCACAGTGCCGATTAACCAAGCATTCGCCAATTGGTTAATTTCTATTTCTATGTCTTCTATCTCGTCCATCAATTTGATACCTTCATCAGGTTTATCGATTTTTCCGAGATCACATCTTGTTTTCCACAACTCCATCTTGATTTGAGCGTGAGTGTAAACCTTCGATTGGGGATGCTCTTTAAACATCCGATGCCAATCTTTCCTGCAATTAAAGCAGATCCAGCAAACAACTCCAAATGCTAGATGTACTTCCGCGAGCATTGGTTCTGGCCTCTCCATATTATCGCCATCACCACACCGTTCACAACACCTAATAGGTCTTTGTTTGAAATTATTACCATCATCGTACTCATCGTCGAACATCGTATCTCCGCATCAGAAGTGTCTTTTCTCTAAATACGAAGCGAGCCAGGCTTGATATTATTACCTGGCTCGCTGAATAGCATCGTCCCCCGTCATCACTACTCCCTTGGGTCCTCTTATAGTGAGGATGGAGGGGAGTAATTCAAGGGGACAATAAGATTACCCCCGTCATCACCCTGCGACTCATGTTGTTTCTCTTTCGCAATGGAGGCATGGACGCAGGATTCAGGGGGTGTTTCAATTCGTATTTAGTATCCTCACTGGTACAGGGATTTTGAATTCAGTAATACCGTTATTAATCGTTACATCACTTTTCCAAGGGATGAAAAACGGCATATATGAAAAAGGATTAGTATTTGAAATCTTAACTGGCAGGTGGAGCGAATAAGGATCGTCCAAGTTATGCTGCCAATGTCCGAACTTACCAAGATCAACACTTGTCACGTAAAAGCCGCCAGTTTCATCTTCCCAATTATCAGGGATAACAAAACGCTCATAGGCGAACTGCATGTTTACTACAGGGCCTTCTAAAGCCTCGCGTGTCTCGCGGAAAAAGAGACTGAATTCGATTTTTTGCAGCTTGGCTGATTTGTATTCTAAGCAACCTTGAAATTCAATCCGAATTGGCTTTTCTTCATCCCTATCAGCAACGTTTGATTTTCCACGCAATCGCCGCTGCTTCTTCCGCAATGTAATCTGTTTGTACGTGATCCTTTGGTGGTCTTCGGCACCGAAAACTCTTGTCGTCTGTTCAATGCCACCATCGAGAAGTGATATAACCTTAATATCTGGATGTAGACGATTAGGATCTACTTCGTCATCTTTAACGATCGAGAAGATTGGTTCGCCAGGAGGGAACTTCTCGTCGTAATCGTCACCACCGCGTAGATCGATGCTCGTTTCTCGACGATCTGATGAATCAGCCATTTGTATCGAGTTCCGGATGTTTATTAAGAAGCTTGACTATAAGTCTCTGGGCTTCTGGTGAGGGATCTTCAACATTCATCAGGCCATTTATCATAGCTTCCGCCCCTGAATCAAATACAGGAACGTCACTCTTAGACATATCCAAAACAGATGGGTCTAAATGGCCTCGTGAGAAAGCCAACCGTAAAGCTAGCAAATTGTCGCGGTCGTGGGTGTCAAACCATCCTCTACAGATGGTATTCTCTCGATCATCGTCGTGGCAAAGGAAAACGCCCATCGGCTGGGCGAACGTTTCAGCATCGTACCTTTCGAGTTTGAAGTATTCTGATTCATGCCAGACTCCTGAGGGACAATCTTTGCGGTAGGGGCATCCTCCACAAGGCCGATTTTTGACCGTATTAGGCATTTGCTCAGTCTACCGCCAGGCTTGGATATCGCAATTCTGCGAAGACCAAAACACGAAATAGAACCGTCGAAAAAATGAGACTGCTTACGAAAGTGTTCTTAAAGAACGGAATCGCCAGCACATAACAACTCACTAGACCGTCGAAAGAACGTTCGTAGAACATTAACCAACAGACGAAATTCGTGAATAAGAAGAAGACGACTGAACTGACGGTTGAAGCCAGAATCAAGTTTCCAAACGTGGCTTTTTTCTGCAACTGCCAACCCAAGTAAACTGTGACCATGAAACACAGATAAACCGCTGGCATCATAATATGAGTGCCAATGATTAGATCGCTAATCCCCATAATCAAAAGTGGAATGTAGACTGATTCCTTTTTACCGAGAGCAAATCCCCCGAATAATGCGATAGCACAAACAGGAGTAAAATTCGGCGGATGCGGCAGCAGTCTCAAAAGAACTGCCACCGCGATCAAGGAAGAAACAAACAACAAGCGATTCATGGGGATTCTGCCATCAGGAGTCGAACAAGGGGTCGAACAAGGTATTTTCGACTGAACTACGCCGTAAACTTGGCGATCAATCCGACCACCATGAGGATGAATGACCCGATTCCAAACAGGTAACAAATCACAGGAATGATCATCCGTTTCAGGAAGCCACCGCCTGTGTTCGCAACACCCTTGCCGAATTGGTCAAACATCGCTTCTGTGTCCAAGGTCGGCGAACCAGAATCGTCAGATGTGGTTGCAGATCCTACAAAGTTCTGCATACTTGCGAAAGCTGCCGACCCGCTCTTCTTCATGTTCAGGATTTGGAGAACGATTGCGATTGCAAAGAATACTCCTGAGGCGACGAGGCACCAAATCCAATTTGCGGCGAGGAATGTCATGTCTGCTGTGTCCTGTTCTTTTCTTGGTTGAGAATTTCTGGCTTTTGCCAATTACCCTTATTTGTTGCGAACAGAAATGACCCGTTAATTTCGACTAAGGTAATTGACCATCGTACAGTATGAATTTCTCACCTGAATCTGTCACTATTGATACAATCAACGATGCTTGGACATCATTCCTATTGTTTTCTTTTTTGAACTTTTTCTTGGCTTCTCTAAGACTCTTCTTGAAATCTTTGTCGCCCATGTGCAAAACGTTCTGTTCACCATGATCAGACCAGAGAGATTGAAGGAAAATACCAAAGACATAGTTTCCTAAATCGAATTCTCTCTTGAGTTCCTTCAATGCATCCAAAGAAGTTTGGGCGAATGCAACGCCTTTATCGATCGATGAACTGATATCATTACTAGAGAAGTCCATTGACGAATACCTCTATTTTGTCGAAGAATTCTGGATCTGAATAATCCACGTGAGTGTTTTTTATAATTCTTGTAGCAAGAATTTTTATGTTATCACCCCTACATATGATATTCGCCAAGACGCTTCTATCTTCCATCAGAACGAGGATCATTTTAGAATGAGGATCTATCCTACAGTAGAAGGTTTCTGAAGCCCAACCCGCAATTGCCTCAAATGTTTTTGCATCTAGACTTGCTGGGTGAGTATTAAACAAATCATTGAGCAATTTAGGGTATGCCCTCTTCATTTTTGGGATTGTAAATCGGTCAAACATTCATTTTTCTGATGCACATATTATCAGGAAGATCAATATCTGAATCGAAGTGTGGTGATTTTGTTTCTCTCACCAGCACCATAGATCTCGGATTTCCATCTCCGATCTCATAGATGCCTCCTAGTATGAGTGACACCATAGGTGCAGTATCGCCATCCTCATTTACTTCAACACATACGTCTCTGGCATTAAATTCATCTAGCACTTCACCACAAATAAGACATCGTTGGACTACATAGCTTCCAATTATGACTCTACTTCCAGCCAAATGTGATGTTGCCATTAGTTCAGTTGTCCTGCCTTCATATGTTGAGCTTTTGGTATCTCTTCTTTGCAGGATTCGCAAGCATGTGCGACTCTACCGCCTGTTTTCAACCATACCCAGTTTTTAGGTAGACCGCGTTGAACTTCTTCAATACGTTCGCATGAGTCACATTTAAATCGCTCTACTTTGCCTAGGTAGCTCATATTTTCCCATTAGGAAAGGTCAATCAAAAATAGGGTTCATTTACAGAGAGAACCCGCATGCAAAAAGCAATATGTAAAAAACATGGAATTTGCGATCATAAATCTCAAGCTAATGGATTTGATCCTAAAGGAAAACGAAGAAAGAATCGTTTACGTTGTGTTCAATGCTTGCGAGAGAGGCAAAAGAAAGTTTATAGAAAAAAGAAGGAATTTCTTGTAGAGAAACTTGGCGGGAAATGTGCATTATGTGGTTATTTGAAGTGTAATGGATCATTAGATTTCCATCACATAGATAGAACTACTAAATTTAAAAACATATCACAAATGCTATTAAGAGACAGCTATGAAAAATGTTTGTTAGAAGCAAACAAATGCGTCTTATTATGTAGAAATTGTCATGGTGAATTCGAATCTGGACATAACGAAACAGTTAATCAACTAAACGAATTTTTAATCAAGTCCGGGGAGAATCGAACTCCCTAAGCACTAACTTTGGAGGTTAGCCGTCGTACCCACCGACTGCGGACGTATGAAAAATCAAGTCCGGAGAGAATCGAACTCTCTAAGCACTAACTTTGGAGATTAGCCGTCGTACCCACCGACTGCGGACGTATGGAACATGGAAGTACCGGTCCACGGAGAATGAGGGTTATGACCTAAGAATCAACACACCATGGACCTGCACAATTAGCGGCAAGGCCAATAATAAAAAGTGTGTTGTGAAATAGAAGTGGTCATTGTAAGGTATGTTTGAACGAAAAGGCTATTTTTCATTGTTGCGGCACCAAAATCGGTGCCGCAACACTAATCGTAAGTTACTTACTCGCCCCAATCGCCCCAAATTGGGTACGCTGGAGGCTGCGGGAACTCAAGGTCGAATCCGAAGATTTGTAGTTGCATGTAGTAACCTTCGAACGCACTGACAATGCTGCCCCATGTATCACCACAATCTGCTTCCCCCTCGTAGAACAGGTCATAGTCGTTGGTAGCGAGAGCCACTTGCATCTTTGAGAGACCACCTACATAACCATTAACTCCGGTTCCGTTGGGCCAGTCACCATCCATCCCATTGGAAGCGTGCCAGTGAATCCAGAACAGGTCCTTGATGCGGAATGCTTCGTTCACGATAAATTGACTGACCTGCGACGGGAGCCATTCAAGGTACTCAGTCGCAACGTCTTCAGTGATACCTTCGAACCAATCACTGGCTGGACCAGAGATATCCTCATCTTGATAGAAGTTCTCCAACTGGTTGAGTCGTGCCATGAACTCGAAGCCCATTGGTGGTGGGCCATCTCCACCACCCTCTGGTGGGTAATCTCCATCACCTTGTGCCAGCACAGGCACAGTCAGCAACATCAATAGAACCGTAGTCAACGTTCTCATCTCAACCTCTTCGATAAAGTGCTCGCCAAAATTGGCAAAAGTAAAGCCCGGTTGACAACCAACCGGGCTTATTGTATCATCTGTTCTCTTAAGGGTGACTACTCACCCGGTGGTGGCGGCGGCACCGGATTGTCGGGAAGACCAGGCACCTTTAATGTGAAGTCTGGATATTGAGGCGGAGCAGCCCCAATTCCCATCAAGTCATGAAATTGTTTGCCAGTGCCGTTGGCCGGAATCGCTAAGAATCCACCCTCCCAACGGTCTTCAGCATTCTGAGAGTAAATGGCATAGCCGTCAGCCGCTCTCATATATCGTTTTACATCTTTGTCCTTAATCGCCGCGATCATTTCGACGATGCAAAACTTTCGGCCTCGATTTACTTGATCATGAAAATCTTGCCAGAGCTTCTGGAGTTTGTTCCATTCTCGAAGACGGTTGACAGCGGCGACTTCTTCAGGAGAGCCAGTGCCGTAGTCAGACATGATCTTCACTTGGCTCAAATACCAAGCTTTACCAGGTATTCCCAACTCCGTGTAATTCGGAACGTAAGTGTCTCTTAGCCAACGAGTACATTCATCGTAATGATCAGTGCAAGCGTTTTGATAATCTCTTGCCTTATCCCAATCATATCCTTGAGCAAGGGTAGGTGCTGACATAAGCACCAACAGAATCAACGATCTCATAACAACCTCAATGTACACGGCCACGTTTATCAACCTTAATAGCTTGCCGCCAGAAACTACCAAAGTGTTTCACTCTATTCATAGAGTGTCGGTTTTATGGGTAATAGTCCCATTCGTGTCGTTCATCAACAAGACGATCTGGTTCATTTTTACCAGTTGTCTTATCTAAGGCATATGAATAGCAAGCCATCTGGCCGTACTCACCTTTGTAAGATGAAGCGTCTTTACTGTCTTCACAATAGACAAGAACAGAAGCATCATCAGTTCCTTGACCGTTGCAGGCTCTACCATCGTAGAGGATGAATTGGCGATCCGACATTAAACACCTGAAGCCATAGAGCAAGTTGATCGCATTGTGAAAAATCGTTGCTTCTCACCACAATGTGGACATTGCCAAATATGGACACCTGCTGGAAGAACAATCATTGAAGGCGGATTATGCTCTGGGTGCTGGCATCTTACAATCTTTTGTTTTTCATTGTCAATAAATGGCATGAGTTACCTAGGTGAAGGGACCTAAAACTATCGCCCAGAGGAAGTTCCCATATTCCATGTAAACTTCGTATTTTCTGGACGTTTTCGTCTTCTTATATTCAGAATACTTCCAGAGTAGCTTGATGATTCCAATAACAGACCACGCTATTAGACCAACCCACCAGTAATCCGCCATTGCACCCCTCCATAAAGAATCACCATTAGGACTTTCAGACTATAACTATCTTTAGGTACAAGGTCTGTTCTAGTCCCTCATGCCCTCCAGTTCCCCTAGCTTAACGCATCAATGGGCTAAAGTCTACCTAAGTGGGATTCCTTATGGTTGAGGTCATCATTCCACTAACTACTCTCTGCATCTTCGAGAGTCATTTACAATGACTCGCTTAACAGGGGCTACAGAAGCTTGAGCTATTCTGCAGTTTGCCAAGATAGGGAACGACGGGGTGCCCTCAAGCGGAAATCATGGGAATCGAACCCACACCGGTTTTATCCGGAACACTTTAGCAAAGTGTCGCAACAAGCCAATATTTGCCTAATTTCCATAGTCCGGGGTAGTCACAAGTTCATCGTCTTCTTGCCTAACGAATCATCACTGATAACTATTTAAGGGATAATCCACACCCGGATATTCACCTAATTCTTCTCATATAGTACCTGTATGCCCTGCCGATTACTTCTCTGCTGGAATCGATATCATTGTATTTTTCTTGAAGTCTTCGAAGGATTTCAGGATATTCCAATTTGCTGGAGTTCTCGAATTCTTTGAAAATTTCATCATCTTTGAGGGATCTGTAGCAATCAAGATCATCAAGATGCTCACTTGCTAGGAATCTGATCATATCTCTTTTTCTACGAGATACGATCCTAGTTGTTCCTTGTTGTGGCCTCTTAAATTCTTTCATTTGACGCGGATCGGTGTCGTCCGAAATCCCTCACAAATTTGGTTTCTTGCTTCTTTGAGTGCTTCGATGTAGCTCCAGTAGAAGTGAATTCTGCGACCACCTTCTGGCCAGAATTCATCTTTCACTTCTCCTGAAAATGTCATTCCGAGACCATCTTCGTGTATGGTAGCTATCTGGAGCAATCGATGATCTGGGCTAACCTCTGCGAGACTTTTGTGGTGTCGAAGAACATTCTCCAATTCAGCAGTTGTATCTTCTGCAGCACTCGCCATTGATCTTGATCTTCCAAATGACTCGTAAAAAAGGAATCTCGTGCTTTTATGTTTCGGGCACATTGACATCGCTAGCGTACCGTCTGCTTTTCTTGAGCAGATTTCAGAAATCTTAAGCTCAACAACTTAAAACCCGTCTTCAATCCGGTCAACCCTCTCACACGAACTTTTCGTGAAGCACGAAATTTACCTTTCCAGAAATCCTCCACTTCGACGACCTCGCCACTGTCGCACCACAAGGCTCACAACCAAGTCTTCTTTACGGCATTAAAATACGAAGTTTCTTCGGAATCTCCTATTGCGGAACAAAGGCCAATACCTTAACCACAACTAACCTAAAAATACATCTCTGAGTAGTGTGAGATTTCAGGTTACACTATTCACCAGGATTAGAAGTCCTGAGTGGCCATCTTCAACCTCACAGCGGAAAGGAGGGGAGTCGAACCCCTAAGGCACTGTTAATGCTCGCCGGTTTTCAAAACCGATGCCATCGCCAATTGGCTTGCCCTTCCGTTAATCTAAAGTTTCTACCTCATCAACTATGTGCATGATTCCATATCGCCAGTCACACATCCCGGTAAGGTCTTCTACTGTGTCTTCTTTGAACTCTCCTTTACTGTTCTCGATGCTTAAGGCAACGAATGCCTCACATTTTTTCTTGTCTCGATAGAACTTCTCAGTCCAGGTCTTCCCAATTTTGCCACCATCAATACTGATTGTACGAAATCGCCATAACCTACCCAGATTATGCGTGTCTGCTTCAGCAATCGCTTCCTTGACAAGATTTGAAACATCACATGCACGATTCAGAAGAATTGTGTACTTGAATACCTCATCTCCCGTTTGATGAAGCCATTTGTTGATTTTCATCCCAGAGAGATGAATGATCATTTCGTCTCGGCTAGGGATTGGTGGTGATTCATTCATTGTGAATGCCCTCTCTCGGATTCGAACCGAGGACCTACCGTTTAAAAGACGGTGGCTCTAACCAACTGAGCTAAGAGGGCCTTAGTTTGCCCTCGTATATGCTACAAAGGCAAACTAACTACTGGAGGATAGCCAGTGTTTACCTGAGCGTTTCGAATATAGTTGGTTGTGCATCATTATTGAAATCCTAAGAAGCAGACAACCGACTACAGAAAGGAGGCACTATGACCCTGCCGGAGCGAATGGGGTAGTAGTTTTTGCCTAATCGGTTGTCTGCTCAAATTTCTCAACTTAAGCCTTCATAGCTGATTGCCCGAATGCAGAGCAACTAATCTTCAAGCTTAACGTCGGATGTGGGTCACAATTCTTTATGATACCGTTATTAGTGGCATCAATCATCAGAATTATGACGATGCGATCTCGTGGGCACAGAATAAAGTGCTTCACTTAATCGCGATGAGTCTTCAACAAAAAGGTTTCATCACTACCAATTTGTTTGCTGTTTAGATCTCGTATTGCAATAATAAATGCAATAGTCTTCGACCTATTGGCACCCATCACGAGGGATGGTAATTGTAAAACCAACAGCATGAAAACTAGTGGCGGAGACAAGATTCGAACTTGCGACCTCAAGGTTATGAGCCTTGCGAGCTACCGGACTGCTCCACTCCGCTACACTTTTGACACAAACAATGAACTCAAGGTTCGTGTCAAAATAAAAGATTTGAGCAAGCATCTAACATTTCAATTATTTATTTATAGATGTCTTGCTCAGGACCGTCTTGACCCTCCGTTCGGGCACATGATTTCATTTTCAATTTGCCATACTAATATATATTATATTAATATAGCACCGTCATCACGGAATCGTTAAGACACGCAGTCCAATCTTTAACACTTCAGCACTTCAGCACTTCAGAAAACTTGCAGTTCATCGATCTCGGACAATTTATCTTTACCCGAAACCTCCCTACCGACTAGGCACTAGCAACGTTTTGTGCCCTGGGACCTTTATCACCATGTTCAACGTCGAACCTGACAGATTGGCCTTCTTCCAAGACTTCAAATTGACCGTCACAAGCATTAGCATGGAAGAAGATATCCTTGTCCGATTCAGAGCTAGTAATGAAACCAAACCCCTTCTCATCAATCTTCTTCTTAATCGTTCCTACCATCGAATCAAAACACCCTCAAAATGAAAAATGACCAGAGTTGGACTCGCACCAACACCGCTGCCTGTTAGGACAGCCTTCTCTCCCGATCCTCAATCGATCGACTCAATAGACACGCCGAACAAAGTTCGACACTTCCGTGAGTCCGTAGATCCAAAACGAGATCCTTAAAGTATCTGGTCGTAAAGTGAGTGACTCTTCAATCTGGAATTCTGCATCCCAATCCAGCTTCAAGATGAGTCGTCTGGAGGCAAACTGTTACTCACAGTCACCCGTAGTGGAATCGAACCACTTTCTGTCAGGTCATAGCATAGGTCTTGGTATCGGGCCGAAAACCAATCCGCCAGCGTTCCCTTCTTGACTTACCATTAGTCGAACAGGTGAAATTTTCGTCTCTGTACCTTAAATACGTTTGAATCATGAAGAAGAAACATCAACTGGTCCAACATGTTCAAGGTCCGATCTTTGATACTGTCTTCCAGAGATTGAGATATCGTCCTCCCAACCGAAATCTACTATTCCTAATTCCTCCATCTTATGGAGATACCTAAGGTCAAATAGAATTACTGCTAGGTCAATCCTATCAAGAATTGTCTGAATTGTTTCCGTGTAACGTTGAGAAGTTAACTCATTTTGTTTAATAAGCACACCCCTCTGTAGAAGCAATCTGAAAGTTACTGTTTCATGAATCTTTGCGAACACCCTTTCTATTATACCAGGTTCAGTAATATCGTACGACATGTGTGGATGACTAAGAGAAATTCTATCATCCCAGAAATGTACACTAGCTAATGTCTGAGGCATTTTCTCAGGTAAGACGCCTCGTATGGCGATCGCAAAATCACTCTCCAACTCACGATCAGCATCGTCGGGATCAAGGTCAGAGTTGTCTATAAAGCTTGCGATCGGTGAATAAATCCCTTCGACCACTTCGAAAATACCAGTCGCGATCTTCTGTATCAAATTCTACCTCTCGATAGCAATCCCAATAACACATCCACGTAGTTAGGTAATGCGATATCTGACGATAAGCGTTCTTGGGAAATTCTGGGTCAGAGTACAGGAATTTATCAGCTTCCGGTTGAAGCCCACCCGGTTGCAAACGATCCGGATGTAAGAATCTGACTCTTACAAATTCTCGATGGTAAGTGTTTATCTCTATGCAACGAGAAACATGATCATCATGCTGATGGTCTGTTGGTCCAGCAATGAAAAACAGACCATACTTTATGTTCCTAGAGCCGATGAAATTCAACCTGAAGCCGTTTGAAAGATGTAAATCCTCATATGTGTCGAATCCTTCGAGAAGTATAGCAGTCGCTAATTCTCTGATTTCATAATCATTGGTCTTCAAGATTCACACTCATGAAAGTTTCCGACCGATCGCCTCTTCGACCTTCTTCGTCAATCCACTGAGTGGGTGAGACGAGCCGACGATCATTTCTGAACTGAGTCGTTTCGAGTCTCGCACGTCGTAAGTTCGATCGAACGTGAATACAAACTTGAATCGATCTCGATTGTCGTGTTCTTTTCGGGTCTCGAATTCGACGACAATACCAGGGTTACACTCTGGTGAGAGAAGGCGATCTTCAGTCACGCTTTTGATCTCGAAGATTTCCCCGTCGCCATCAAGTTCAATCCACTCGAAACTGTGGCACTTGTTCTGACTTCCAACGATGGCTGCTTCGATGCACATTTGCTCGAAGATAGATTGGGTAATCTTCCTACCCTTATCGTCGTTTTCAGAATATCCCTTCCGTCGCTTCTCGCGGAATTTCGTGTCAATGAAGCGAGAAGCGGAATAGACGTCAGAGTGCGAATGTTCTTTCGACTGTCCCTTAGTCCCAAGTCTGCCCCACCGGACGACGACTTTCTTTTTCTTTTCATCCCACCAAGCGGCCCAAAATTTGTTGTGGGTGCCCGATTGTTGGACAACGATTTTTTCTTCTTTGTATCGATCTTGCCACATGGCGTTCTCCAGGATTGAAATCTACTATATTATTGCAACAGGAGGATTGTCGTTAATATCAGACTTTGAAATTCGGATCTGCAGCAACATCAGGTATTTTGTTATTTTTCAAAGCTTCATGAAGCATGAATCTATTAGATATTACTTCATCCTCATGGATGGCTTTAAATTCTTTATACCATTGTAGAACTCTGGGATCTTTTACTTCATTCTCAATCGTAAAAGAAGGACATGAATTCTTATGGCGAATAGCACGAAGAAGAAACATTTTTCGATTTTTGACGAGATCTGTATAACGTGTATCATTGCCAGGCATTGCCTGCATTTTGCTATATAAATCCCTAAAGAGACCTACTTTTTCACAGATAAACCAGTAACGACCTGGACTCGATTCGACACCAATCCATTTGATACCATCTGCTCTTAATGCAGAAGCTGTGGCAATCATTTCATTCTGACCATCGCAATCCAGAACGAGTATGTGTTGTCTCTTCTCGAAAAATCTCGTGAACCACCATCTGCCTGTTTTAGGCAATCGAGTAGAAACAAGTGCTGCAAATTTCTTATTGAAGATATCACCATCTTTGATGGCGACACTGATGCGATTTCTAAACTTCTCCAGAGTTTTCTTCTTCATTTCAACCGTATTGCCATATGGTCCGCTGTATTCCATCACAGTGTAATATTCAATCATAATGTTTCAAGCAACCATCTTTTAGCTAAAGTGTCAACCCATCCCATCAATACATCGAAAGAATTTGGATTAGATAGTTCATAGTTCATTGTTGCTTTGGGCCATTGTTCACATTTGAAAGCTTGTGAGCGAGTTCTCCAATCGATCATCAAGTTCTCAACATTCCTGCCTGCATGGATCTCCGCAAAATCTGGAATTTTGGCCACTCCAAATCCTGCTTTGAATTCCAGTTCATTGATCTCTCGATCTAAACGAAGCGGATCAACAGAAAATGTGATAACACGGCGATTTATCTGCGTCTCTATGATTTTCGAGTAATTCTCATATTCTCTAATTGCGAAGACCATATCACAATCAGAGAATGGGAGTGACACCCTACGAGACGTAGCAGCGATCTCAGGAACAAGATTTAACTGTTCCGCTATTTCAACATAAATCGCCAAAGCTATGTCAGTGGAAGCAACGCTATGCTTCATCGAAAATTGCCATTGCTTCAGTTAGGATCTCGTCACTGACTGGATCAACGTAGACCGCAATCGGATTTTCACGATTGGCATCGAATCGCATAGTCATGACTTCCCGATCTCCGACCTTTTCGATCTGCCATGATTCAGGCAGTGGCGCACGAGACTCTTCATCTTCGCTGTCAAAGTCCGTGATCGAAATCTCGCAATCCGGGTCAGAAGAGAACTCGAAATCACCAACTAGTGCTTCCAAACCTGAACCTTCAGACACCAAAGCCATTCTGTCGAAGAAATCCTGAGCAAGTGGTTTGCTAGTTTCATATTCCGAGTCTTCTTGCTTTTCTGCGAAAACAGACACACTGTGATCAACGTCGTCAGTGTTTCGTTCGTTAGCTTCGGCTTCCTTCACTCGATTCACGACGTCGTTGATAAGTGAGCCAAGAACATTGCGGTGAACGATCTCCGGTGGCTCGTCTTCGAAGTTATTCGAGATCAATTTGGTAATATCTTCTGGGCCTTTCACCAAGTAAGCAGGTGCGGATTTGAAGAGAAGTCCGACGATCTGGACAAGTTCATCCGTTCGATGGATCATCTGCGAAGGAAGTGAACACGGTTTCGTCGTGATGTTCTTATAAGCCGTAGCAAGCCGAGTCAAGACAGAGACTGCTGGGTCTTCCATCGGAATGAGAGTGAAGACAGCACCGCCTGCGATTTGATCAAAGTTCATTCGATCTTGGTTGATGAACTTCGGATCACCGAGCATTGACTCGTCTTCAAGTTCGATGACCGCAATTGAATCGCCAACGTTTACATGGTATAGTTGGAATCGTTGACGGATCACTTCTGGAGCTTCGGGTTCGGTGGCATCTACAGTCTGCATCATTGACTCGCTTTCATTAGTTTTCTTTGCCATTGCCTTTTTAGCCGTGGCTGGTTCTTTTCCCATTGTTCTTTTGCAAACTCAATTAGGTTCGTTTCATCTGCATCTTCTTTCAAGTAAACAGAATGTCGCTGCACAAATATCCTCCTACGAACCGTGGAGATTATCTTGTCAACGAAATATTCAGCAAGCTGAATACAATCGGGTAATTCGTATAAGAAGTCAACAGTATCAAGTCGAATCACAGGCATGGCGTGGACATTCGATGATAACGTTGCTTTGGCCTTAGCACCACGTTTCCGATGCTTATCCAAAGGAATATTATGTCGGATTGGTGGAGTATATTGTTCAAGTGGCATAGCACACTTGATCGTTAAACGATCATTGCGAATCAACAAGTACAAAAATGGAATATTCCCAATACCAGCAACCATCCCAGGATTGTGATTGTCTGCGTCGAAAGAGTTAATACGAAGATTGCTGATAGTGGTGATTAAACCTCTATGTCGTTTCTCAAAGCGACCTTCAAAATGGTTCGCCAACGCTACGACTAGATCAGAATCTCTATCGTGTTGTTCGTATCCGTACTTTTTCATCACTTCATGAAGAAGGCACGTGGATTCGGAAGTTCGCCATTGACACCAATTCGTTTTCTCTTCATTTCCAATTCGGCGTCTCGCCATTGAGCGATGGAGTGCTGAATATTTGGAAGAGTCTCGCAGACGTTCGTGAGTCGTTTGATACTAAGAGGAACAATCAGACCCATTTGTTGGGTCATGTGTGTGGCGAGATCTTCGATCGCCTGTTTCTTGGCTTCGTCAGACATACACAACCAAACAGGGGAACCATCTTGATGCACCATCAAGTAATCAACGGCTACTCTGTTAATTGGGGTGAATTCGAGAAGTTCCTCTGACGTAAAAGTGACATCTTCAAATTGGGTTTCGGTGTCGCTCATTTTCCCTCTTCCACGATCTCTTGTAGGATTCGGCTCTTGCCCTTCCAAGCTCCGATTTTGATTGATTTACAGCGATTATCGTGCACTGCGACGATATCGACCAAGGGCACTGTATCAACTCTCGAATGGTGACCTTGCAACCATACGACACCGGCTTTCTGGTTCTTCTTGTCGTAGGTTACAACGTTCCCAAATTCGTATTCCCATTTCAAACTCGTTCTAGCCAAATGCCTAGCCGTGCGTTGTTTGAAGATGACTTTGTGACCTTTTCTGATCATCGTTTCTTCTTTTTCTTAGGTTTCTTTTTCGCCTTCGGCTTCTTTTTAGGCTTGGCCTTCTGAGTTTTGGCCCTCAATTTCGTTCGTTCTTTTTCCAATCGAACGATTTTGGCCTTCAATTCAGATGTTGATGTAACTTCTTCAACGTCTTCAATGATCACCAATTTCGCAGAACCATGGCGAACTGGTTCTCCATAGATAACATCGCTATTCTTGAAGACAACATCCACATGTTCGCAAATGTAGAGGTAATCTTTCTCGGTGTGCTGAACGACAACAGCGTCAACAGGAACGCAGTTGGCAATTCCCCAACATCGCTGCCACCATGGAGATCCAGGTGCAACGCCCTTGTTGGCCATCACCAAATCATCACCATCTGCCGCAACAATCAAAAAATCGCAGTGGGCACGACAACGTAGAAAAGTGTTCAGATGGAAGAAGTGCTGCAGATCCCAGCAGCCAGAAGTGAATCCGACAACAATGTCGGGATTCGAAGCTTTTAGTTGTGCAACCAGCTTTTCAACTTCTTTGAGTCGTGTAAGAATCATTCTTCGACTTTCTTGCAGTTCATTTCGTTGACGTCAACCAGCTTGGCCCAAAAACGGGCACCTTTCAGCTTTTGGACTTTTTCCGGGAGTCGGACACCGTTATCAAAATCGGTTCTACTAAGAACCTTCTTCGCCGCTCGCTTACCATCCTTCGGTGCCGAGACAATTGTGAATGTGATGCTGTCCCACTCGCTTTTTCCTTGGCGGATGTAGATCCTAGCCACTTTCAGGATCGTTCCCTTCTCCAAGAAACAAAGGGCCGATTGACTCTGTACCTCAGGACTCCACCAGGAGCCAGGTTGGAAATTCGGTTTGAGACGTTGAATGAGTTTACTGTTTCGATTCTCAAAGTAAACCGGAAACTCCCAACCCCTAGTAAGTTCAATGGAATCGCCAATTGACGGGATGAACATCTTCATAATGCACTCACAAATTTTTCGATTGCTTCGGTCAATTTACCAAAAGAATAATCGTTCAGGATGAAAGGGGAATTTGCTAAATCTCTGGAAGCGACATAGAAACTTTCGCCATCAGTCAAAATCGCGTCAGAATCTATCTTGCCACTCTTGATTCTCCAAGGATATACGACTTTGATGTAGAACCAGCAGTCGACATCTGGGACCACGATATTATCTGACATTACCTCACATTCGATGAATTTGCGAGATATAGCGGCTGTTTTCACAGCCAAGGAGACGAGTTTGACATCTATCGGATCATCGCGAGGATCATTATCATTGCTGTCAGGACCAAGTAATCCACCCCATTGCTCGTGTTCCCAGATTTTTACTCTTGTTTTTGAAAGAGGTTTAATGTCACGAGCACCACCGGGTACCCGTTTGACAGCTTTCTTTTTGACGGTAATTATCTTATTGACTGCCATGATTGCCTTTTACAACCTTTTTATTGGCTGTTAAATCAAGATAGATTATTCTTCTATCAAATATAAAATCAAACCACGAAGGGGAATCCGATGGCATCTGTTCACATTGTGAATATTCAATTGACGAATGTAGCACCAAACGGTGATATAGTGAACAAAAATACAGCGTCAGTTGGTCAAATGCTCCATACAAGTACCGAGCATCGAATTGTAGAAGATTCAGCAATTCCAAACACCGCAGGAAATCCAACAATCAAGGAATTCCTAGAATTGGAAGCTGGGGACGACTTCATTCTGAATCATATTGACCAGACGAAGATTATCACCTACGGACCATAGTATACAGGCAGAGCCAGACTTTCATCTGGCTCCACCAACTCCCTATCTCGACCTGTCAAATACATCTAAACAGGCTTGATATTCCTAGTATTCGTCGATGTACCCACCTTCGACTAATTCATGGTCTTGAATCGCTTCTTCAACCTCTTCGTAAGTTGCCATAATCTTTTGGGCAATCTTTTTAAGAAGAGGTTTTGGAACTTCTCCAGTTGTGAAACCAGTCTTTCGACTCCAACTGACGAGTAATTCCTCATTATCATAGATCTCAAAATCCATAATAGTAGGATCATTGATAATCACGCTGAATTCTTCTGGTTCAGCAGGACTCATCCGAGTAGCTGGAGAGCCAGCACCCATACTACTAATCTCTGGTACATATCCAATTGTTGCAGATCCCCAAAGCATCTGGCCATTGATATCGAATTGGATTTCTTCGAGAGTCCAGCAGCCAGGCCCACAACTATAACCAGGGCTTAGATTAGTCTTTTTCTCTGCCACTTGGTCAATTTCTTCAGCGATTATTGAAGCTAATTTGTAGATATGGTTGTCTTCATTCATGATAATTTCTCCTTGGATATATTTGCTAGAAAATATACTGCATCAGGGGACTGCAGAAATACCCATGATGAAGAACTGGTTCGTCCAACTACTTTTTAAATGATTGAATCTGATTTTTCGGAGGTATGGCAAGGGGTCTCAGATTGAGACCCCCTAACCGCTGAATAGATAGATCACAACCAATGTCTGTGCCATAGCAGGACTTATCTTCTTCCACTGATTGTGACCGGCCATTAGGTGGTCCACGACATTTGATATGCGGCACCGACCAATCTTGCATTTCTCTCGCCACAAAACGCGAGACTGGTGCAATGTTTCCATACGCGAAAACAGGGCCTTTGTTGAATTCGAGGTCTAAATCAAGACCATAAATGATGTCTTCAATGCAATAACCTGCAATAAGCCAATCTAAGGCTTTTGCAAGTTTGTCGAAAAGCTCTGGATCGTCATACCGAAGAATATAGCCCTCAAGAGAAACAGTGATATCATCGAAAGATAACATCACCTTTCTCTTTATATCAGGTCTTCCGTGACTTTTTGGAACGGAGACATCGGGGCATTTGTATCGGAGAAGGATCTGTGTCTCATTGGGACCGTAATCCGCAATTCTTGGCCATGACATTAAAGAAGCATGACTATATTTAGCTTCTCGCTTCCTACCTTTCTCAGTTATTACCTGAGGGTATGTCTCATTTATCCAGGTTCTTATAGCACCAAGAAATTCGATAGGAACTATTTCTTTTTGATAAGACTGAACTTGGTTGGAGAAGTTGGAGATTGTTTTGGCTGTAGATCGAAAACTGGCAGCGATTTGGTTGATACTTTTGGTGGCTGCTTCAATGCTGGGGGAAGCGATGTACCAAGTTTTTGAGGATTTTTTAGCCATTTTCTAGGCTTTCCATATAAAGCCACCCAATACTGAGTACCATCTTTTGCGATGGCATACCCCATCCCTACATCCGTGTTTTCCTTTTCCGTCAAAGCCTTCCAGTGTTTGGGGCTATTCTGCCAAGCTTTAAAGACATCTGGTATCGTCTTATACGCTCTACCAATATTCTCAATCACTATTCCATCATACTTATATTTCGCAGCCCTCTTGCCGGGTGAAGTATTCGCATAATGTGAGAAATTATGTGTCTTGGCCATGAAAACTGCATGATTTTGTGCAGCTTTGGTCAGTTTCGGAGAGAGACTCTGAACCGGAAGTTTCGACTGCTTCCTCAATTCGTTATTCGCTTTAAGCATTTTGATGAGTGTGGGATGCTCATGCAACGGTTTCGTTTGGAAACTAGTAGCTGCTAAGATTAGGAGGAGACTTTTCATTCGTCATCATCTTCTTCTGTTTTTGTTGCTATAACTGCTGTTATATACAGAGCCAATTTTGATTGGTCTGGGAAAGAGTGCCAAACAGCAATTAATTCTTCATCTATTGCACTTTTCCACCCAGTTCTATCCTGGAAGTTTGGCTCGTGCATTAGGTTTATTATCTCGACTGAAAATGCTCTATCATATTGCCGACCAGTAACATCAGCAGCTCTAGAGATCAGTCGTTTTTTGACAAGTGCTTGATCCATGCCCTATCTACTTAGGTCGTTTACTCTTGCTACTACGACGATGTAGTTCTTCAATGGGCAACAAAGATTCTTCTTCAACACCACGTTTGTGATTGCAAAGACGGCAAGCCAGAACAACTCTTCTGCCAGAAGATTTTCCTCTTTGGTTAGAGAGTCTGCTATCTAAATGCTCAAGAGTAGCTTCATCATCGAAGAATTCTTTTCTATTGCCAGTTTTTTCTACTAAAATCATCTGACAATCACACCAATAGCATTTCCCGTCTTGAGATGCAAATAATCTTTTGCGTTTTTTCTGGTTCCTACTACCCACTTAACGCCTCTGTCTTGGGTCTTCTTCCTCCTGTTGCTGTTGTTGGTAGAAAACTCTCTTCTTATGAGTTCGCAGTTCTCTGCTTTTGGCTGGATTCTGGAGAGCCTTGCCGAAAGCGACTATCTCACGTTCAACGCCACCATCAATGTCCTCAATGAAGTCAGAAATGAGCTTACCCATCTCAGCATTCATCTGAACAGTGAAAACACCTTGAAAAGGCTCTACAACGTTAAACTTCGGTACCTTTGGTTGCATTTCAATCCCTATATGGGGCAGCTACTAGTAAATAAAAGAGTCATGGACTCAAACAGTGATTCGTAGACCAAAAATCGCATTGGTCGAATATTGAGATCTATAATTTATGAGATCTATTTAGACGTGAACTTATCCTGCTGAGTTCTATAGAAAATTTGACTGACCACAATGTGGCTCAAAAATTCCCAATTCTAAATACATACCTCATAAATCGAAAATACCACTAGTGATTCTAATGTGATTGAGAATACCATGACAAATGAATTCCTAGACGATCTCGCAAAACGAAGAGGACTTCGAAGCGGTGGTAACAACAATACAGCATGGTTTCTAGAACTTGACGGAGCAACTGTGATTGAACCAACAGCCTTCGAACCAGACGCAACAACACATCGTGGTGAATATTACTACCATGCTATTGAAAACGTCTTATACAAAAAAGTAATCACCAGAAAAGAGCCAGGAATCACAAACGCATACTGGAAACGAGTCAGCCAGTAACAGGAATAATTATGGCAGTCAAAATTTCAACCCAAGCAAGAAACGATGCTGGTAATTCTATCATCAGTCTCATAGATATAGGCACACTCAATCCAAATGGCGTACTGGAAATAAGATCCGGCCCAACCCCCGCCACACCAGAAACAGCAGCAACTGGAACTCTTCTAGCAACTCTAGAATTATCAAATCCAGCATTCAGCAGTTTCAACAATGGCCGAACTTCCGCAAACACAATTGTAGATGACATGGACTTACAGGCAACCGGAATTGCCGGATGGTTTAGAATCTACGATCGCGATAACAACGGAATCATAGACGGAGAAATCAGTGAAACAGGCGGTGGAGGAGATATCGAGTTCGATAATATCGACTTCATCAAAGGTGGAACCGTCTCAATAACAAACCTACAAGCAATAATACCCCAATGATAAAAAGTTTCCCGAAAGTAACAGTAAAAGGATCTGGGAAAGTATCCGCCCCACCATCAAAAGTGCTGGACACATTATCAAAAGTGGGGGATATAGTCCATTACTTCAATGGCGGTCATAAGCTAATTGGAGAACTTATAGAATGGGATGGAAGTACGGCGATAATGCTCGTGAAAGGTGAAATAGTCTCAAGATTACCTTAGAGGCTCCCTTTTGGCTTCCCTTGAATTCTAGATGTTGTATGCAACACGAATGCCGTACCCAAAAAGAAGCCAAGAGAGACTATTTCACGAGGCTGAATTTTTTCTTCTTTAGAGGTTTAGCCATATCATCTATCAGCTTCTTAGCATCTGGCTCAGAAGTAGGTTTTCCCGCCTTTGGTGGCGGTTTTTTGGTTACTTGGGGTGCTGGGGCCGTCAAGGACTTAATCATTGGTTCGATAAAACGAATATCGAATCCGTATAATTTATTGTGGTGATAATCTGTATATAATCCCACAACTTGACCGTCTTTATTAAGTATAGGCCCACCCAAGTCACCATCATTTGGTTTAATAGGGCAAAAGAAGTTTCCATCGCCAACTTGTAATGTAATAGCACCAAACTTCGGACCGTGACCAAAAAGCCAAACATTTCCTTCTGGCTTCTTTTGAGATATCACTAACGGTTCAGTTATTCGTTTACTGAATTGGACCAATGCAAGATTATGTTTCGCGTCAGTGTAAATTACCTTGCCGGTCACTGGTTTCCCATCGACGATGGTTGTAGCTTTATCGTCTCTCACTAAGAGATTGGCCGTTAGAGCTATGTCGGGTCTAACCATTACGGCAGATCCAGTTAAGAACCAACCATTCTTAACCTCGAATTTGATCTTGATAATGCTTCGCCATGGCTTTGAATCCTTCTTTACTTCAGGTGATTGTTGAGCAACTGCTGATGTAGTTTGGATCGGATCTTGTGACTCAGCATCGGAACCACCTGTCAACACCGCAGATATAGTTGTTAGGAGCACAATAGCAAACAAGGCTAAACCCTTCTTACTCGTCATAAAAATCCCCTGGTAGTTCTCCTCTCAAATACACTGAAAGCCGTCAAGGGACTTCCCCCAACGGCTTTCAGTGAAGCAGAGAATTTTCGAAGACTACGGGGTCCTAATGAACACTCCTCGTGTCTCTACCGGCAAAGTGTCAAAAGTGTTGCGAAATTGGGATGATCCAAAAACCCCATTTTTCACAACAATCTGACTCGGACTAAACTGCCGACCAAACTGAGTTCCATATTGAGAAAAACCAGAATTACCAACAAGAACTGGCTGATTCAAAAAAGCAACATTCCTACCACCAGCGAAGAACGACGTGGATTGAGGAACTTGAACAGCTTGTTGTATGACTCCAGAAAGAAACGGTGGAGCGTACGATTGAATCTGTTGCACTTGTTGAAATTGCGGTACTTGCACCTGCACTTGTGGAACTTGTTGTACCTGCACCTGGGGTGCTTGAAACACTTGTTGTGGCTGAACAAAGCATTGATTACCAGCAAAAGCCGGAGCAGCCATAACAATAATAGTAGCAATTAGTGATCTCATAGTTCTTTTGGCGATTCGCCAACTCCTTTTTACTTTCCTGTAGACATAGCATTGAAAAGCAGCTTCATCTCATCAATGTTTAACTTAGAACCTGCAGAACCGTCAGCATTGCGAGGCATTCGAAGAGCAGCATCATCAGTAACAATTCGATCAAGAACAGATCGTTGTTGACTGTCATTGATAGCTACTTCAAGGTTCAAACCACCTTGAGCACGTTGATTCCCGTGACAAGAAACGCATCGTTGCTTCAGAAGATTCGAAACATTTGTATTATTTGAAGTATCCGAAGTGAGAAGACTAAAATCTTGCTTAACAGCTTGAGGTTGCCCATGTCCACCACCCATCATTCGGGTATGTCCACCACCTCCACTGTTCTTGATTTGCTGCACGCTCATGTTTCCATCGCTACCCTGCATCACTCGAAACTCGAATGATCTCTGAATAACTGCAGATTTATCACCTTGTGTCATCTCTAAAGCCATTCTAGCAGCTTGGCCTTGAGCGATAATTTTAGCGACATCTGAACGGTTTTGACCTTCAGATTGAACAAGAGAAGCAAAGTCTGTTGCAGCTTGACCGGCGAGTTGTTGAGCCTGGTCTGTCAAACGAGCTGCTTGGTTGTAAAGCAAACCCATGTCCAAGTTACCCTGAGCTTGGGTAACTGACGAGTAGCCATAAACGGTTTGGCCTTGGGCAGCAATCGGTTGAGTGTAATTGACTGGAACCGGGATACCGACTAGATTGTTTACAACCGTAGTCTGTGCTTCAGTCTTTACTACCGGTGCCGGTGTGACAATTTGTTGTGCTGGTTGCACATAATTATTCACAACTGGCTGTGCTGGCTGCACGTAGTTGTTAACTACTGGTTGCTGCACTTGGATTTGGGGTTGGACATATGGCTGTTGGACGACTTGTTCTGGCACGAACTGTCTTTGGTAGGTGAAGCCGCAACTATTCGTTGAACAGGCTACCTTTTGCCATTGCCAATCGGCCTGTGCCGATTCTGAGAATGCTAAGCATGATGCTGTAGCGAGAACTAAAAACATGATCTTCTTCATTTGGATCTCCTCTGCTCTATCTTTGTTTGGGATTCAAGAGTTTTCATGGCACGGAAAGCCGCGTCAGGGTAAACTTGTTCCCACTGAAGTCTATTGATCGATAACCCAGCTTTTAGAGCACCAATAATTGGGTCTTCTGGGCTAATTCCAATAATATCCCTATTCAGCTTCGGCAGTATCTGGTTGATCTGATAAACTGCCTGGTTCCTCGGAACAACAAACCCTAATTCTAAACAAGCTTGTGTAGGGTCTACTAAGTCATAAACATAGTCCCCATAGATATTTGACACCAATAATGATACTTCAGGAACCTGCATTCCATTAGTAGCACGATAAACGGCATCAGTATAATCGTTTCTTGCTCTCCTTATAGGTTTATCTAAATCACCAGAGTATAGACCAGATAATCTGTCTAATTGTTCAGAAATCGTAGTTTTACTTGATAAATCACCGAAGATATCAAGTTGTCCCTTCATCATAGTTTGGACTTCATTAGCAAAAGGCTTGAATCCCTCATCGGGGCCATGACATCTGATACAACTGATAGCAGACTGTAATCTTCTAGGATGCGGAGTAGGAATTGTATGGTCAGCGGCAATGTTTGGAGGAACCTCATCTTGCAAAGCACCATTTGAATCGAACAAAACGAAAAGATGCAAACCGTTCGAACCGAATTCACCAGCTCTTTCTGCAATTACCTCTCGTGCCCTATCCTTGAATTCCAACAGATTCCTAAACGGATCTCTCTGCGGATCAGTGTCATTATCGAAGGCATCGTGTGTTATAGTGATAAGACCAGTACCAGCCCCAGGTCTCACACCTTGACCTTGGAAGAATTCCAATTGGCGAGCTTTACCAGTAACCAATGACCTAAACATTGCAGCTCTTTGGTCGGATCTTAGATTTTCAACTATTTGTTGGCTCGCACCTAAAGCTCTAAGAACAATATCTTGATCTGATTCTTTACTTCCTGCTTTCTTGGCTCTGCTAATAATTCCTCGTATACCACTAAAGTCATAATATAATCCCCCATCGATAGAGGTCAATACTCTGACTAAAAAGAAGTCGTATCTTGAGATCATCGCATTACTTTGACCCATCCCTTGGAGCATTACTCCACTGGCTGGGTTTACGTGTGCTCCATAAACTGGAACTAAACCGACATTTTTAACGTTGAGCTTTTGTTGTATCCATTCTCCATGTTCTAGGATATAAGTCACATTAGTTGATGATCTGAACCATATATCATTACCAACTTTAAATCTCATTGAACCTGGCGGATCATTTATTCGAGATTTAATGTTTATGGCGTTAGGCGGTAGAGCATCGGCAGTGGTTTTAGTGATATGGAAGTATGGTTCGAAAGCCAGTTTTTCCCAGAGTTCATGCAATTCAGCGTAGTGTTCTTCTCTTGGTGCCAGTCTTCTTAGGTCATATCGCATTAGGCGACCACCTGCGACTGATTCTGGCTGGATTATACTGCTGGCTCGTGATACTGCGGTATTGACGACATAATTCATTGCTGAGAATTTACGTCGGTCGCCATCAGGTATCCAGATATATCTCTGGTACGGTCGGGAAGCACGTGGAAGTGTTTGCATATCTGCAAGGGCAAAAGCCATTGCGTCTCTGGGGTGCGGAGCTGCTGTTAGTTCACCAAACTGGACTGTTTCAGTTTGGATTCTTCCAGGAGATACTAAATCGAAATTCGGATTAATTCCTGTGGGGCCAGTCGCGGGTCCAGCACCACTAGGATCTACTAATTGAAAATCTCTTTGTTGCCCATGGACAGAATCTACAACTATTAAGCTCGCAGCTACGACGAATAAGTATGCGATCTTTGACATGATTCAATCTCGATCTTTTTCATGATAATCCTATCCAAAAGGGTCAACCCAAGATAAGACATCACCAGTTACGACACCAACTGGTATCCCATTAGCGTCCAGATCTCCCCACACAACGTCGTCGGTTGAGTCATCTGGATTAGCCCAATGGGGGCCATCAATAACAATGAATTCCACCTCATCTGAAACAGAACTGTCTAAATGATGCAAGAATGGGTCGGACGGACCTTTCTCGCATGGGAAATTCATTTGAATATAATCTTCGAAATGAGACTGTCCTTCAGCTACTATCTCATATCCGTCCTGTATATATCTAATAATCTGCCTTCTTACAGATATCATTCCTTTGCGAAATAGAACTCCATTCTTGACGAACCCCTGTGGTTCCTCACCAATGATAAACGGGGTTCTAATAATTGTAGTTATATCGATGTTACCATTCACAGTCTCCCAATCAACTTGGTACTGTTGCTCGTACTCATCGCTATAAAAGATACTATTAGAACTAGCAATCATGAAATATCTACGTAGATTACCGCAACCAGAGTCTCATTATTAGTTTTGGTCGTCAATATCTAAAGATCGAAACCAATAATTGAAAGTAAATCGATGGCTGAATTAAAAGACCGGAACAATCCGAGTTTTTCACTGTTTCCCGTCAACAACAATAGAACAGCCTGGAAACCCTTCGGACTACCAGTAATACTAGTAGTTCCACATATGCGAACCGCCGAAGGCGTAGGAATCGCCAACAGCCACGTTTCGAACGTCCGCATCTTCATAGAAGACGTACCAAGAGAAGCAAGAGTAGCCGGACACGACCACGTAGGGCTTCGTTTCCCCGATCGAGAATTATACGCAGAAAGTATCAATGCCCTAGAACTAGCAGATAGAGTAATTGATGTCAATAACCTCGAAATAAGAAATGCTACAACCAACGAAATCGTAACGCCAGAAGATGCTAGAAGCGGAGATATATTCTCCTACACTACAGCAACAGGCGTGTCAGATACACTAGAATATCGAGTCGGGGCCACATATTACGACCTGTCCGACATTTTAATCGACGTCGAACTACTCCCATCTGATGACTATAATCTTGTATATCATACAGAATATTTCACAAGAGTAGTATCAACTGACGGAAGAGAAGATTTCCTCTGCATTGACACACTCAACGGTGCAATCAGCCTTCTCAAATTCCGAATTAAGCACCCAGGACCAGTCTTAGAAGAATTCTACAGACACACTCCACCACCATACCTCACTAATTCATCAAAGGCAACAGATACAACAGTAGAATTGTATCGACCATTCACAGACTCATTACAAAACATCTCAGATGAGCAGGAATTATTAGAGTCAATTAACTGGGTTTTTAACGTCCCAGCCGAAGCAGTCCCATACTTATCACAATTATTAGGATGGGACCTACCATACTTCCCAGAATCTCTTGATAAACTAAGACGTGCAGTTCTTAGAAGAACAGTAGAGTTTCAAAATCTCGCTGGTTCCAGAAGAGCTATTGTCAATCTATTCAGATTATTTGGGTTTGAAATCCTCATAAGTAATCTGTGGTGGTCGTCTGATGGAAGAAGGTTCATCAGACCACAAGAAAGATTGCCAGCCCCATATCAAGACGAAGAAATTAGCATCAAAGAACAATGTCAAATTGACATTGTTCTAGAAGGCTGGTCAAGCAATCAAACGGGACCAATAAATCAACCTAGTTTCGGAGTCTTTGAAGTTCCACTCCTATTTAGACCACAAGAAGAAGTTGGTCTAGACGACTTCAATTCTATTAAGGATGGCGGAGATGTAACAATCGATGCATATGTCGTAGAAAGAGGAAGTGATGCAGAAGCAGCATTGATAGAGATTGCTGGTTCAATCAAGGCAGACCCAATTAATTATGGGCATGAAACAGGATGTGATGAAGAAATAAGTGGCTTCATTCACTCCAGAGAAATCACTGACAAATTAACAGGGAAGCAGATCGTAGGATATAGCCAGATCCTAATATCTGGCAAACTAGGCAAAGGAATCGATGAGACTTTAGTCGGCCCAGAAATTCCGATTAGAAGAGAAGGCGTCAGATTCGACCGAGAGAATAACAATTTAAGTATCAGTTTGAATCGCGTTATCGATAGCAGAAACACCGTTCTCTACTGCTTCGCAACTTACAAAAAACAGACATTAATCGTTCCTGAAGCTATTGCCCATCTTCAGAGTAACCGATTCGATGTCCAAATTCTCGCAGAAACACTAAAAGAATTTGCAGATCCGATAACCCTAGAATTCGCATTAGAATTCTTGTTCAGATTGAAAGCCTTCCACAGTCTTCTTAATAAGATCGTGCTAAGAGTCGATCTAACTGAGACGTATGAGGTAACAGATCTGTGTATCGGAGGAGACGTAGAACAGAGGTATGATACTGATATCGGGATGCTTCAAGTTCCGCCAGCCATCATCCCAGAAATCCCAACAGATATCAATGATTGCACTAGGTTAGATGCTCAAAACTTAGGCTATAAAGACGAAGATATCACACTCCGTCTACGAAAACTGGCTAACATGCCAGAAGAGCACGAAATATGGAAATCTCTTGATGACAGAGAAGCTCAACAACCAAATGGAGAACGTCTAGGATTAGCACAACCAGCACCTGGTCGTGAAGAATGTAAATTCACTCATCATGGTCAAGATCGAATATCATCAAAAGCTGAGAGAATCGAATTAAGAGGTTCGCAATTCGGGCCACATCCAAATTCTGGGAATGGAGATGCTGGATTCTATAGAAATCCTGACATCTCTCCATCCGATGGCTCAATCAATGGTAACTTCGACGCAACAGGACCAACAGTCTCCTCAAATGGGTATAGTGGCGATTACGGTTTATTCACTAGAGAGTATACCGACATCAGAGTGCCAATCTGCGAATTGGATGGCGTAACTGACTACTGTTATAAAGGTAGAGTAGACGACGAATTACTCTACAGACCAACACTGGATCAGAGCGAATGGTTCTCCACAAAACCATGCAGCATAGCAATCGGAAACGGAGTCTACTGGACTTATCCGACTTACAGTGCAGTAACAAGAGCTGGCGTTTCTAGGCCATGCCCTAGCAGTAAAACTCAAAGACAGAGATTCTCTGGTGGTGCGAACGCTGGAAATATAAGGCACTTCCTATCAGGGTTCCAAGAAGAGTATCTTACAGCACCATATAACCAAAAACTGCCAAAGAAGAATGATAATTATCTCGGCAGGTTGTATAGAGATTATGATACTCCAGATAATCAGACTCTGCATTTCACTAATAGGAAGCACGGATACGAAAACGATCAACGTCGTAATCTAGCCCTAGAAAGACCCAATTTAGGAATTGCTAAAGCTACATTGCACCTTCCTGGCTGCAGATTCATAACGATGAATGCTTTAAAAGACGATTTTTCAAGTCCTGTTTGGGACGCTCGTCCTTGGGATGATCCACATAGCATGTATTGTGGCCCGAGCATTTGTGGTGATCGAGAGCCCAAAATGCTTAATGTGACGAAAGAAATCAGGAGTGATGGAAATGAGTACCTCGTTTTTGATAATGAGCCATATACTGCACTTGGGAATGGTCTTGACCCAGATATTCCTTCTCTTGGCGATCATTTTTCGATTACAAATTTCACCGAAGATGATGTAATTCATAAAGTCTACATGAAGGATGCTGAATCTAGTCCATATGTTACTCTTGATTCAGTAAGTGAATATGGTACGGCGACGGATGGTACAATAAGAACAACGGAACCGATGTTCACGAGTTTTAATGAATGTAACACTGGAATTTATTTGGATTTTGTTGATGGTTATGCCAGCGAATCAGGGTTTGTTCCGTATACTTCGGGATCTAGCAATTATCCGAGCGTCTTGCTCGCACTGGGTCTTGAACTCAATCTAACATCACCTAGTCAGATGTTGTTCTTACTTGGCTCAGGGATTTTGTTTGAAGATGGCTTGCGTCTTGATTGTGGTTGTCTCTTAATCGATTGTGGAACAGGTCAACCAGATGAAGGTATTTGTAGCACCGCAGATTTCATTGATTCAGATGGTGAGTATGACTGGGAACCTGATCATATGCAGATCACCCCTATACTGACCGAGGTCGAAAGTTTTGGCACACACTCCGCACAACTTGATGGAGCAATACCCTCAATGCTCGAAACAATCTAATATCTGCTTCGTATCGATGCAACGGTCAGGGCATCATGCGATTCTAAATTGGATTGCTGGCCACTATGAAACTGCAAGAATACGCAACGATATAAGTTCTCTCGATGAATCGAGAACTGTAAAGAGCAGTGGTGAGGGACATTGTGATATATCCAATGTCGAAGATCACACAATAGCTGACTCATTAAGTGTAATAAAAGACAAGCTAGAAACAGATCCTCTGATAATTCTCGTCGTCAGAGATCCATACAATCTTTTTGCTAGCAGATTATCAGCAAGATTCATAGTTCGCTCTGGTGATATCTCAGACCGATCAAAAGCGATGTGGATAGATCACGCTAAAAGTTTCATTGGCGGAAGATTTTTTGGAATCTCGTATAATGAATGGTTCACAAACAAAGAATATCGGATGAAAATCGCCGAGAAGCTTAGCCTCGATTATAACGAAGATAGGCTACTACAAGTGCCAGGCTTCGGATATGGATCAAGTTTTGATGAAACCAAATACAACGATAACGCTAAATCAATGAAAGTTTTAGAGAGATGGAGACAGCACATTAAAAATGCAGAATATGCTGAATTCATCAGAGATGAAAACCTAACCAAGCTCTCAAGTAAGATATTCGATCCATGCTTCTTTTAGCACAAACCAATAGCGATATTGGTACCATTCCAAATGGTTTCAAGAGAGAGCTAGAGACATTAAAGATCTTCAGCTCAAATCACTCCATAGACGAAATTGAAGGCAGAAAAATAGATGTAAAAATCCTCGTCGGAAACGTACCCCAAGAAGTCCTCAAAGAACAAAAAGACATACCCTATCTCTGGATGCCGTTAGGCTCGAAACAATATGAAATATTCGAACATGTATGCGGTGTAATATCTCGAACCAAAGCAGAACAAGAAAAACTGCCATTCGAATCGACTTACATCAGACCAGTTGTTGCAGGAATATTTGGAGCTAAATCAGACCAAACAAGAGATCTCGTGACCACCGATGATCTCTATACATCAAGAAGTCCACACTCCAAGGTAGTAAACACAGCTAGAGAATGTAAATTCCCAACTATTGTGACAGGCTTCCCAACTAAACAAGCAACCAGAAAAGATGAAGCCTATCAAATTAGACCAACTGTCACTCTACTGAAAGAGATCTACAGCAAATCCCGAGTTTTCATATGCGAAAATGTACGTCAAATCAACTCAGCACATGAAGCTTTAGCATGTGGATGTAGAGTAATGGTACATAATAGAGTAGATCTCGAAGGATCGGGAATAACAAAATATAATGACGAGACATTTATAGAAACAATGCAAAAGTGTTATAGAGCACCAATCATTGGCCAGCAACAAACCAGTAACGTTGAACAATTTCAAAACGCAATAGATTCCATCCTAGCTGAAATATTAGCATGACAATCCAAGATCGAATAAAATTCGCACACGCACATCCAGATTGCATTAAGACATGTGCACTAACATATAATAGCAAAGCAATACCTCACTTGGTTAAGACTGACATCTGGCCAAATGCCGCCTCAGATAACCTAATAGTCAGAGATGAACAAAACCAGAAAAGAGAAATCAGATCAAAAACCCTAATTAGATCTTTCATTACCGAAGGACTCAAAGGAAAGAAATTTCTAGACTTCGGTGCAGGAAATGATGTGACAGCAAGAGCAGCAATAGAAGCTGGAGCAAGCGTATCGGTCGCCTACGATAAAGTCCCATCGAAAGGTGTGACCACCAATTGGGAAGAAGTAGTTGAAAAAGGGCCGTACGATGTAATATTACTCTTCGATGTGGTTGACCATCTAACTCATCCAGATGGTTCAATTCTAAACCCAAATCCTGATCAAATCAGTGCAGTCTTAAAAGAAGTTGCCAAAGTTCTCAAAAAAGATGGGACAGCCTATGTTAGGTGTCATCCTTGGACTTCAAGGCATGGTACACATTGCTACATGTCGAACAATAAAGCTTTCTCTCATTACATATCCGATACGTATGATGCAATTCCAACAATAAAAATCACAACGCCTGTAGGAACATATAAGAATAGTTTCACAAGAGCTGGTTTCAAAATCCAGCAACAGAAAACTATTGAAAATCCGTTGGAGAAATTTTTCAATAGTGAAGCCTTTAAAAGCTTCAGCAGACACTATAGCAAAGCGAATGTTTGGATGTTCAGAAAGATCATGACATTCACTTTCATTGATTACAAGCTCAAAAAATAATGCTTCAGTATACTTCGGAACATTATAATCACAATCCAAAACTGCACATAATCACTATATATTTCGGGAATTCCGAAAGAAATGAGAAATGGTTAGAACTTCAAAAGAAGTTCATCAGAGAAAATACGACCATACCATATAGATTAAGCTTCTTTCTCGATCAATGTGATAAGAAATTATTCGATCATCTCGATGTCGTAGAAGTGAGTGTAACACCAGAAGCAAGAATGGAAAAAAGCCACTTAAACAATCTAGAGAAAGCAGTAGCTCACTTCGACGCATCATGTGATTATTGTCTCATTCTAGATAGTGATTGCTTTCCAATTTCAGAAGGATGGCACGAACGATTAGCCAACCAAATGAAAAGATTCAAATTTCAAATGGCTGCTCCAGTGAGAACAGAGAACTTGGATACCTTCCCGCATCCATGTGCTATGTTCATGACAAGGCAAGGCGTAAAGGATCTGAAATTAACTCTCGATGGTGGGAAGAATCTCTTAGATAAAAAAGTAGTAGATCCAACTTGCAAAAATAGGTGCTTCCCGTTGGTTCGAACTAACAGGATTAATTTGCATTATCTGGTTGCAGGTGTTTATTATGACATGTTCTACCATCATGGTGCGGGATCTAGAAACACCTACTTCAGACTCTCTAATGCATTGGGTTATTATAAGCCCGATCAAAAAAGGTTAGTCGAAATCTACGAGAAATTCATAAAAAATCCGAAAAGATTCATTTCTAAATTGATGACACCTATTGATATTGATGAATTATGAGTCGTAAATCGCATGTGGAACAATGGCGTTCTTTGAGACGAAGAACTGTAGTTGTTAATGGCAAAGACATCCCTCTCGTTAAGAACTTAGAGATACATGCAGCACACAGTTGTAATCTAAGCTGTCTCTCTTGCTCACATTATAGCGATCAGAATCATAAGGGAATAATATCCCCTGAAACCGCAGAAGAATGGATGGAACCTTGGACTCACAGGTTGCGGACAGATAAATTGTCCATCCTTGGCGGAGAGCCGCTTATAAATAAAAGGCTTCCAGAATTTCTGAAGATTTGTAGGGGTCTTTGGCCTGATCCGAAGATAGTTCTGACCACGAACGGCTTCCTAGCTAAGACTTTTGGTGATGAATTACCACGGGCTTTAGCGGCAACTGAGACCTTAGTGAATATTTCTATTCATCACAACGGTGAAGAGTATATGGAGAGATTCAACGAGCAAAAACACATCTTCAGGCGATGGGAGGACACCTTTGGCATTACCGTGACCTATCGACAATCAGTGAACCCAACGGCAGGGATAAGTGAAGGATGGACGAGGAGATACAAAGGAAAAGGCACGAGCTTTAGACCCTTCGAGGATAATAACCCAAGAAAATCTTGGGTCTACTGTGCCGCCAAAGGATGCATGCAAGTCTTTGAGGGGGAATTATGGAAGTGCCCAGCAATTGCTTATTTGAGGATGCAATGTGAGAAATATGGCGTCAGTGAGCATTGGGAACCATATCTGAAGTATAAAGGACTCGATATCAATTGTAGCGATGAAAAGCTGATAGAATGGTTGCGAAAAGAAGAAGAACCAATCTGCAAAATGTGCCCAGCAAAGCCAGCACCGCTACAATTGCCAAATCCTCTCAAAAGCGATCCTTCTTAATTTCGAATTCTTTTCTGCAATCAATATTCAAGAATTCAGATAGCCTCTTGGTAGAATTGTTGGCGAAAATGTTGATTGCCAGCAATTTATTAGTGCCGCGAAAATAGCGATACACATCGTTCAAATGAGCTAGATGTCTCTCTTTTATTTCTTCTTTGCTCGTCCTGTTGCCATAAAGCATATGGTGCATTGTTTCATCGAAAGTATGTCTCTCAGCAGTATGTCCAAAAGCATTATTGTATACTCGATCCAAATGCCTTACAGCGGATTCAGACCATTCATCAAGCTGTCTCAAACTCAGGATGAATTTGCTACCTGGGTATAATACATCCAGATCTTTAAAATGCGGAACAGTAACTATATCAGCTATTCCATCACAACTCGACAATGTCTTCCAATGCCGAGTATGGGTCAGAAGATCATCAAAGATGTAAGGGTCTCTTGGAGGATGAGGATAATGGATTATCTTATATCCACATTCTGATATACATGAAGCGATAGTTCTGGTACCGGTCCTATGAAACCCTATGACAAATATTTTCCCAACCATTGTGTCATCTTGTTTGATGATGGAAACATGAGAAAAGAAACTGAAACCTGTGTTAAATCAATACGGCAATTATGTGATTGTGCCATATTTCTATATTCAGATTACCAATTAGATGGAACAATTCATCAGAATATAGATTTCGAACGTTGGAAAAATAGGAGAATGACATATCGAGTAGAAGCTGCCGCAAAGCTCGAACTGAAAGAAAAATCAAAAGTCTTAGTCTGCGATGTGGATACAATATTCAAGAAGAATCCATTCCACGTCTTCAAAGAAAACGATAATCTTGTGTATACTACAAGATATTATCGCTGCAGATACCCGGTAAATGCAGGAGTGTGGGGATTCGTCAAAAACAAGCAATCAGATGAAGCAAATTATTTCATAGTCAACGAATTGAACAATCCACAATGGGAAGAATTCAAAGAATTCACAGCTTCAATAGTTGATCGGAAACAAAGAGAAGACGCTGATTGGTATCTCCATCAAGATATTCTCTGTACAATACATGAATCAACAAGGCCACCAACAAAAGCCAAATTCAGAGATATCGGTTACAAGTACAATTTCTGCCCCCAAACAGGCCCAGGTAGTCCAGGTGATACACTAGATTCTTTCCTACAAAGAGTCTACGAGTCAGATCCAGCAATAATTCACTTCAAAGAATTTTCAGATGCTAGATTATAAAGAAAATCCATTGTGCAGATGGGTAATCGGACCAACACACAGTCGCGGATTAGACATGTTGAGGTTATCAATCCAGCAAATGCACAAGTTATATCCACAATTCGATCTAGAAGTCTGCTTCAATCAAATACCAGGGCATATCATATGGGATAAAGTAGGAGATCTCCCAGTAACTTTCCACAAGCAAAAAGGAGATGAATTAGGAATCCAACCAACCCATAATAACGTGAAAAAAGGAGTCAATTGGAAACTCTATCCAGCACGTAGGAGGATACACACTCATGAGATAATCATGGATAACGACCTCATACTATTCAACAAAGTGCTAGAGATAGACAAGTTCCTGGATTCAAATCGATCCATAATCCTACAAGCCTACAATAGAAATTACGGTCAATTCGATGATCACGTCAGACCAGATCTATCTGTGAACACTGGTATGTATGGGATGCCGCCAAAATACAACTTTGGCAGTAAAATCAACGAACTACTTAAAAACAGGACTTGGCAAGATAGAGGAGATGAACAAGGCATCGTAGCAACATGTCTTCAAGATCTTGATCCTATAGTGGTCTCCTATAATGTGATAGCACCAATGGACAATTACGCTAAGTTCAGATACGCAAAAGGAGTACACTTTATACACGGAAATGCGGCAGAATTCCACAAAGCATGGAAGCAGCATCAAAGTCTAGGTATATTCGTCGTAGCCGATCCCGGAAGAGAAAAGCACATTGAAATACAATCAAAACATCTCGACCATGTCGCACCGGGAGTAAAAAGGTATCTCATTTGCGACAGCAAAAGCATGTCACACCCGAAATACGAAACACACGTGCTGAAAAGACGTCAGCAGATATTCTCCTTCCAAGACGCAATCACTGCTGGATTTGATATGGTCGACAGACCAATAATTGTATATATGGATTGTGATAGATTGCCAGAAACAGAATTCTTTATAAGAGCCAGACACATCGAAGACAAGCAATTATTTGCATGCAAAAGATTGTATGATATACCTAATGAAAGAGCGACTCAAAAACAATGGGAACCAGATTTTAGAATCAACGATGTCAGTCTCTCATTCACCAAGAATAAAAAGAACGTAATGTCAGGATGTGTCGCCATCAAAAAAGAAAGTTTCAAATCTTTGAAATTAGACAGGTCATTTGTTGGATGCGGATTCGCTGATTACGATATAGCAATGACAGCACAGAAAGCAGGATTCAAAACCACATTAACAGATCTATCAGAACTACATCTGGAACACGCAATAGGCTATCCAGACAAGTTATTCAAACTCTTAAACGCATGGGGTGGAATCAGATTCTGTAACAAATGGGGTATCGAAATAGGTCAAAATCTAAAGAGACTAAGTGCCGAAACTGGCTTCTCAATATCTCAATTATCTGATTACAACCTAGATTACTTGATTGACCAACCGTGAAAATCGGAATAGTTTCATATGTGCACGGATGGTATGTTGATTATCTTCCTACTTTCATATATTCTGTGAAGAAGGCGTACCCACATTACACTATAAAAATCTTCTTGAGAGAACAACTACCGGATGGCCTGAGAGAAAAATGTAACGATGCCATCATTGTAGAAGATTACTTCAAAAACAGAGCGAAGCAAGAAGAACCAGGAAAGGTTCCCTACTATCTAAGATTTTTAATTCCATATGAACAATTAGAAGAATTCGATAGGGTATTCATTTGCGATATCGATCTACTAATGGTGAAAGAAGATCCCTCTCTTGATAAGCAACTTGATTCTATAATGCGGCAAACTGGGTTACCGTTTGCAAATTATCTCAGAAACAAAAAAGAGAGTTGGCCAGAAAGGTTCACTGGCTGGCATTATATTGATGTAAAAAGGTATTTTCACAAGACGAAACAAGCAATAAAATCAATAGATCCATCTTTCGATATAACACAGATACCTCATTACTCCTATTATGATGGATTTGGCAACAAAAGGTACGGTCAAGAAGCTCTTCTCCACAAGATAATCATGGATTCATTTGATTTTGATCCAGAATCCGTAAGACAATCTATCCTCAATTTCCCTACCCATCACGGTCTACATCTTGGACCATTAAGAGGCCGCATCCACGAAAAATTTTACAGTGGAGATCCAGTAGCAATTCAGCATTTTGGTTTGAATGCTAAATATTGGACACCCAAAAGTGTACTCGAAATTGCAAAAGATGAACAGTTGATCTCAATAATTGAGTCACTCCCCGATGGGAATGCAAAAACTGTTCTAGTTAGGTTCATCAGTTATTTCAATGCTGACTTCAGACGGTGAGGTTTTTCACAGTTTTTATGCTGGAAAGTTGCAAAAACTTCACTTTACGAGCATGAGATCTTATGTTGCGTTTGGACATGGCTTCAAATTTTGGACTTATGATCAGATTAAAGCACCATGTGGGATCGAAGTATGTGATGCTTCAGAAATAGTGCCAGTTGAACTATATGAACTCTGGATGGGTTTGAGCCATAGGAGAAAATTCCAAAATTTCTCAAATTACTTCAGATATCTTCTCATCGCCAAAAAAGGAGGATGGTGGGTAGATGTCGATTCAGTGTGTATCAAGAAGCATTGCTTCGAAGAAGATTATGTATTCAGCACTATTGACGCACCAATTTGGCCGGAACTAAAAGGCATAGTAAAGAATGGAAATATTCCAAATGGAGTCTTCAAAGCACCAAAAAACGCACCATTCTTATTAGAACTAGTCGATTCACTCGAACCAGATTTCTTGACCGGCACAAGCAACGATTTTGGCCAATGGGGTGCGATAGCTTTTTCAAAAAGCATCTACGGGAATAATGTCCAACAATATCAAGAGAAAGGTGGCAGCACTTTTATACCTTTCTCACCGAGAGAATCCGTAAAAATGTTCATTCCAAATCAAGAATTACCGGATGCTCATGCTGTCCACTTCTTTGAATCCTTTTATCCAAAAATCATTTCCGGAGAAGAGGAAGCAGGCGAGAACTCAATCTACAGCCAACTTATCAAGAAGTTCTGTCCAAAGATAACATAACATAATCAGTAGACACATCGATAGTGCTACTTTTATAATCTGGCATCATATCTCTAAAGCACTTCTCCCACCATTGGTGACCATGGACAGTACAATGAGCATTTTCGCCATTAGGCAAGATAGCTTTAGCTTTTCTGGTAGAGATACCTAAAAGTAATCGGTTTGATAAAAGTCTGAACCATTCGCTGACTAGTGGAAGTTCTTCTTCTGGAACATGTTCAAGAACATCAAAACTAACCAATGCATCAAATGGTCCATTGGGTATCTTATCTCCAAACGCAGGATCATAATTTGTTACCCCTGCTATTAATCCTTTCCCGCATCCAAAGTTAAGGATCGTATCCGAACTCCATCTATCTAGAACCTGTTGAAATTTGGGATGAACGATGGCACGAGAACCGTATCCTTTTCTATCATAATGTAATTCTGAATACAACCCCGCATATTTTGGCAAAATCGTAGTTGGCATCAATATGCTGGATACTATAGACAATAAATCTATCTTGCTAGATTTTTTAAGTGCTTTAGATATTGGTACTATTGGAATATTCTTCGTTTTTACAGCTCTTTCGAAGATTTCGTAGAAGATAAGCCAGACGAGTGGATCAGTTCTGATTGATTTAGCCATCCTTCTATAATGGTTGGTAATCGTGTCCGGTCTTTTTGGATGAACTGTAAATGTGGTTGGCCAAAGCTTCCTGAATTTGTATTCTTTAGATTTAGTGTACGCGGATTGACCTATTTGCCATCCTCTTATTATTGCTACTGCTATAGCTGCTTCCTTGTTGCTGTTGTCAGCAAAAGTGTCTAAAATGGAAATAAGCACTCTTTCAGATAATTGATACTTGAAGTACCAAAAGTCCGCCCGCAATTTTTCAACAAAGAGATCATAGTAATCGAAGTCTCTCCTTATGAGACAAATTGTCGAATACAATGCTTCGATTTTGCATTTAGATGAAGTTGCTTTTATAACGTCTTCATTCGAGACATGCCTAATGATGTGTCTACCATCTACTAGGACTGGTGTAGACATGTGCTCATTTGGACATTTTCCGTGTAATTCACAAAATTGTAGCTGTTGAGGCGAAGCTTTTGTGTCGGAAAATAATAGCACTGTTATCTCTTATGGGCTACGATCACATCATAATTTGTGATGGCAATTGGTGATCTGTTCCATGATCCAAATTTGATAGGTTCACTGATCATGAATCTATTGTTTATCAGCAACTTCCTTATCTTTTGTTCAGAGAATGCAATATTGTAGAGGGGTTTGTCCCTGTAGTCATACCATTCAATGTCATCTCGATGCTCAAAAAAGAATGGTGGTGTCTCTCTACCTATCGGTTCCTTAGCGACTACAAGTGTGAAAAATATCCTACCTCCTCTCGGGAGAATCCTAGCAAACTCTTCGATATATCTTTGGAACCATCTAAAATGTAGATGGTTAAAAACACCCACAGCATATATTGCGGTGAATTTGTTGAAAGAGAATGGCAGAACAACTTCATCTGGAGACACTTTCCCATTAGGATTCCAATCGGGATGAAAAATGTCTATATGTGAAAAATTACCACCAATATTATGACAATAATCGATGAATTTAGTGTTTACATCGAATCCGCTAAAATTCTTGCCAATATATTTCGCAAACGGTGTCGAAACACGACCAGTCCCGCAACCAACTTCAAGCACTCTATCAGATTTGTTTATTTGAAGTAAGTCGCGGATTTTCTGGAACAAAACAAGTCCCGTCTCTGAATAATAACCATTATGTGGGTTCAAACCACCTAAAGGAGTACCATCATCAACGAAATCATATCCTATTCTTCGAGACATAGCCTCTTTGAACGGATCTATTTGCGTCTGGTTCTGATCGTTTTCCATTCTCCTTGAACCAATTCTTTCAACAGGACTGAACCAGAATGTGAACTAGTTTCCTGGTCGAATCGAAGGCTCATATCAGCAAATTTGCCCTCGATAATTTTCTGACCAGTGACGAAAACAGCACAATGGCGTTCGTTCTCATCTCTAATACTTGGGTCCAAGACAATGCTGCTGAGGCTATTCTTGACCACTTCTGATTCGACTTTACGCATAGCCGCAAGAAAATCATCTCTCTGAGCTTCATCTTCGAACGATAGTAACACAGTTTTCATATTCTTCTTCCGCAGGTTTCTATGACGTGCTATGAATTCATAATCGGCTTTGCCGAGAGCGATTCTTGCTAAAAATAATCGGAATCTTCTAAGCACAATTTTCTCAAGCCAAATGATAGAGTATGTACTATAGAGAAATTCAACCCAACTAGGAACTAATCATGCGATCCCAAAAAATCGACAAGAATAAGAAACCAGCCGAAATTCCAAAACGAGAACTAGAGCCATTGCCACATGTGGATTTACCACCGGGAAGCGTTCTCAGGACCGTACACTTCGTTGAAGTTGGTGATATGCCACCAGGCAACGTCCAGTTTATGATGCGAGAACTAAATAATACTTATAATCCTGCAGAACAAGGGGTTCATTTTATGATACCCGTTAGGCACGGTAAAATCGGGACTGATATTGTCTTCGAAGAAGAATTTATCAACGTCGTTGAAAGAGTTTGCGAAGTAGTTAATTCTGAAGGCGAGCCGATTGAGGATGCTAAGATCCAACTAACAGGCGGAGCCAAAGATGTCACAGTCGTCAGGACAGTAGTATGACCAGAAATATCGATATTGAAAATGGCATCGAAAAAGCCGCTGCAGCTCTTGAAGGTAGAAAGAATGCCGAAGCATCTACCAAATGGAGAGAACTAAAGCATAAACTCGATTCAATTCTCCTAACAACTAACGTTATGAAAACTAACGATATAAGGGAGAATTGTGCTAGTCTCGACGATATGAATATTGATGAAAGATCCGCACATATCTCAGGATTGTGGGGTCCCATCTATCTTCAGAAATGCCAGCCGATCTTGTTTCAACTACGAACCCTAGAGCAACACATAGCAAAGCAGGAGCAAGATGAGTAGATCAATAAAAGTCGATGAAGAAATCTCTAAAAAGATCAAGAAAGTCGCCGAATCCGGCAAAGCCGTATGGTTGCAACTTGATACTGGTGAGAAATTCTTAATAGTTAAGGTTGGCAGTTTGAAAGAACTGGCTGATACTTAGAACAATTAGCTAGGGCAATAGTTCTCATTACCACACATTGAGTTTGAGTAATTTGATAATTCTTCGCGACATTATCAAATTCTTGATCTAAGGTCGTTGAGCATTGAACTGGATCATCAGTTCCTAGTGTGACCTTGTTACCATTATTTAGCATAGTAACAACAGGATGATTATTGGCTTCTTCCCACACGCCAGTAAAATAATTACTACTGACGCCTAGATCAAACGTGATATCTTTATCACGAGCCATATCTAAATACTCTTGATGATAAGCCATTTTCAGACCATGTGCTATATTGGTCACATTGAGATCTATCATAGCTAGTAAGCCGTTTTGAGCACCTTGCGATTCAGCAACGTGTGCTCTAGTCATTTTCCCGGCTTTGTTCCATTTTTCGAAAATGGGCTTGTAGAATCTAGAATCGAAGTATGCTTCATTTCCGACTAAGTCGATCCCTACCAGACAATCTGCTGTTGCAGGGTCTTCAATAAGGTCGGCGTATTGTCTCTGGCTGGCTTTTGGTGCCTCATATTTTAGAGATAACACTAAACCGACACCGCCTTTGAAGTGTCTTTCGAATGAATCTCGGATGAATTTGATTGCTTCAGTTTTATGCCAAGACAATGCATCCATATATTTATTGATTGAGAAATCTAACCAGCAGTAACCGACGCCCTCGGATTTTAAACCGTCACATACTGCTCTTACTGAAGTATCGATTAATTCTTCAGTCCAAGGAATATGATCAAGAATCCGGAATTTATCTAGAAAATTGTGGAATGTTCGAGGCTCATGCTTTTTAAAGGTCATCGCCGCAGAAACTTCTTCTTCTGTTTCAGCGAGGTGTTTTAGCCCTAATTCCTTAATAGTATCCCATACCCAATATACAGGAATTGAACCGCCTAGGTGGCGGTGTGTATCAATTTTCATTCTATCTATTTTTCTGTAGCTGAGAAGTCGTAGAACTCGTCAATCGTCGAGAGTGATACTCCTTTTTTGATCCCGTCACATAAGGAATACAATGGAGAGCCTTCACTTGGCATATCACAGATATCGAGGACGATATCTACTGTGACCTCATCTATTGATTTATTAAGTTCGTAGCCTTTTTCATTTGATGCGAGAAGGTTAGCTTTCACCATCCGTGGTAAGATTTTTTGGATATAACTCTTAGAGGGTTCAATTCTGCCACCAGCGACGACTAATTTATAGATTTGGACCGAATCACACTTTTCATCTTCTTCGGTATCATTGTTGTGGAGAGCACGGAGCACTTCGAGAGTGTATTCCATGCCTTTCATCTCTTTCAACATCTCTTCATTTCCTTATGCGAAAAGCCGGACCTTAAGATCCGGCTTTTCGTGGGGTTTCCTTTGTTTTCCCTTTAACTCTAGTGCCCTCGATCGACACTTAGCATTCTGAAAGAAGAATGCCTCTCCCGAGCCAAAGGAGAAACTTTACAAAATCTCATTTATAGTAGTCGGTGGTGGATCAAAGAAACTACCAATTGTTGGAGGAGATCCTGTTGTTGTCCAACCAGGCTGATTATTACATGTAGGAGTCATTTGGATAAAGAAGTTTGGACCACCAGCATCAAACGTCCAATCTGCAGGTGGTATGGTAACTGTACCAACAGCATAGACTACTTCAATAGAACTAGTAGCAGCAGGAACTGGAGTAGGCAATGCAATATTAAGAATTGTCTGTGAAGGACCAGCAGTACAAGGAGCCTGTCCAGTCACAGCCCAAGAACCAGCACCACCGCCAGCAGCAGCAACTATCAATTCGAACGTCTCAGTATCACTACCATAAGTCGAATGAGTAGCAGTAATTGTGTAAGTCGTTCCAGTCGTCACATCGGAAGCTGTCGTTGTGCCAGTAATTGCACCAGTAGAAGTATTGAATGACAATCCAGTACCGCCAGGGAATGCCGGAGCGATCGACCAAGAAGTAGCAGTACCCTGAGACAATGTCGGAGTAACTGTTACTGCATCACCCTCAGTCACTGAGACATCAGTGATTGCAGCAATAATTGGTGGATCACCAAACGTCATATTGAACGTCGCCGTATCATTTCCGAAGGCGTTCAAGGAAGTAATTGTGTAAGAAGTTGCTCCTTGAGCTGTCGTCGGTGTTCCATTCAATACACCAGTCGATGTGTTGAACGTCAAGCCAGCCGGAGCAGCCGGAGCGATCGTCCAAGAAGTGGCAGCCCCACCCGTGTTGTTTGGAGTAATTGTAAGTGCAGTTCCAGTTGCCCCATCATAATCGGCGATCGCTGCGAGGACTGGGACTTCACCGAACGTCATATCGAACATTTCGGCATCACTACCATAAGTGTTTGTGGCAGTGATAGTGTATGTCGTGGCAGCTTGTGCGACCGTAGGAGTACCGCTAAGGACTCCAGTTGATGTGTTGAATGTCAATCCTGTAGGAGCCGCTGGTGAAATGGACCAACTTACTGCAGAACCACCCGTGTTATTCGGAGTGATAGTAAGAGGAGTTCCCGTAGCACCAACGTAATCCGCAATAGCATCAACAGCCGGAGCATCACCAAATGTGAGATCGAACGCCTCGTTATCACTACCATAAGCATTTGTAGCCGTGATAGTGTAAGTCGTCGCTGTTTGGGCAGTTGTTGGAGTGCCGTTCAAGACTCCAGTTGAAGTATTGAATGTAAGTCCAGCAGGAGCAGCCGGAGCAATAGACCAACTTGTTGCAGCCCCACCGGTATTACTTGGCGTAACAGTAAGCGCAGTTCCAGTTGCCCCATCATAATCCGCGATCGCTGCGAGGACTGGGGCTTCACCGAACGTCATATCGAACGTTTCAGAGTCACTTCCAGTAGCATTTGTCGCGGTGATCGTGTAGCTAGTAGCCGCTTGGGCAGTTGTCGGTGTACCGTTCAGAACACCAGTTGATGTGTTGAACGTCAACCCAGCTGGAGCAGCTGGAGCAATGGTCCAAGAAGTAGCAGCACCACCCGTGTTGTTTGGAGTAATTGTAAGTGCTGTGCCCGTAGCATCGTCGTAATCCGGGATTGCAGCAAGAGCCGGAGCAGTACCACCAGCGTTGATAGTTATGTCGAATGTCTCAGTATCAGAACTACAATCATTCGTCACAGTTACAGTGTAAGTCGTAGCAGCTTGAGCAGTCGTTGGTGTCCCACTTAATACACCAGTCGATGTGTTAAACGTCAACCCTGCAGGAACTGCTGGAGAAATACTCCATGAAGTCGCCGCTTCACCTTCAAAAGTGGGAGTGACTGTGAGTGCTATTCCAACAGTAGCAGTCTCATCGGCTATAGGGTCTAAGATAGGACCAGCATGGCTACTGATAATACCAGAGTTTTTAGCAAGAGTTGAAAATGGTCCAGCACCAGCACGAATACTTACTTCACCACCAACAAGAGCATCCATTCCAGCTTGAGCTTGGACAGTTGCAGCAGTCAATGATACACCATCGTCAATGAAGATTTTGCAACCATTAGTTGCTAAAACCGCTATGCCTGTATCCGCACCGCCAGTTATCGTATTTGTGAAAGAAGTGTTATAGCATAATGTGTGACCAGAAGAAATATTGTGCATTGTCCTATTACCACCTGTGTATGAACCACCAGTAATAAGACAAAGACCAGATCCATGATGTGTTATGGCATTATCGTTATCTGCTGTTCCAGCAGAAGATGCAACGCAATTCTTAAATGAGCCTCCTGCGTGGTCAATTCCATCTGTGTTAGCGTTGGTAACAACACAATCTTCAAACAAAGCAATACCACTAGCATTTAGTTGTGAGCCATCAACTTGGATACCATGTGCGAAGAATGTTCCACGATGACTACTCGTGGATGTTGGTGTTCCATTAATGAAATGCAGATTGCTCATACCATAACAAAGCCAAGACTCCGCATTTGGCCATGCCCCAGAACCATCTATGGTTGGTTTAATAGCTGAGCTACTAAATATTGTGAAACTTCGATCTGAAGAATTAAGATTCGGGAACACATATGTTCCTGTATCTGCCGCTCCTTCGACATGAACAGCATCAACATCCGGTTGTGATGTAGCTTCTGCAATAGTTAAAAACGGACTATCAGCAGATCCATCTCCAGTAATTCCAACTCTATCATCAACATAATAAACCTTCTGAAGCGGATTCGGCAAGAAAACAGAAGGTGTTGATTGTGCATTCGAAGTCATATTCCCTGCACCATCGTCAACAGGCAGGAAAAATTGTGACCCAGCTGGTAAAATTCGCCAATCTCCGACACAAGTAAGTGTTGGAGCTGGCACAGCTTGATTAGCTAATAACCAAGTCTTTAAATTCGTAATATCAGTAGTAGTTAATTGCTGATTCCAAAAAATAAGCTCTTGTAAGACAGGTTCACCATTTCTAGAAAGAGATGTCGAACTACCCGTACTTCTAGCACCAAAGAATGCTTGGTCAAATGACCAAGTTCCTCCAATAGTATTAGAAGTTGAACCACCTTCAAGAGTTTCAAAAGTAATTGTGCCTGCACCATCGTAGGTAACAATCCACCATTGAGGCTCAGCCACATCACGATAGTCATTACCATGAATACGATTCAATACTACCGAGTTAAGTTCTCTAATCTGTAGAACAGAACCACCAGATCCAAAATTTGACAAGTCTAAATAAGTATTCGCTTCCGAAGAATTACTCAAACTCAAAATCGTTTTCGGAGAAGATAAAGACCCAAATCCTTGGAATAAAAATGAGAATGGTGTAGAACTATTGACAAATGAAGCCACACCATTAATTTGCGGTGCATAAGTAGAGTCAGTACGAGGAGCATAAAAACCCATTGTACCATTAGATAAACCAACTACAGGCAATCCAGCACCGGATGCTGTTGTTATAGAAGCAGTACCAACTATATCAGGGATAGTTTGATATTGCCCCATTCCAGCAGCAGAAGAAGAAATTCTTACTTGAGGTGCAGGAACATTACCTGGGAATGCGATTGGCTCAGTCAAAGCCATAACAAATGATTCAGAATCGCTACCGCCAGCATTTGTGGCCGTAATTGTATAAGTCGTATTTGTTTGGGCAGTTGTTGGTGTGCCACTCAGCACACCAGTTGAAGCATTAAACGTAAGGCCCGCCGGAGCAGCAGGAGCAATGGACCATGAAACAGCAACTCCGCCAGTATTTATTGGCGTAACCGTAAATGCTGCCCCAATAATGCCTTCATAATTCGCAAGAGCACCAAGAATTGGAGGGGCAACTGAAATCTGTTGTGCATGTGGCATCCTGCCTCTACTCATTCTGGTACGCATTTCAGGTCTCTTTCGTCGGAATCTTAACCGTGTGTCCCAAACTCAACTAAGCTCAACTAAGAATTATACTTCTTTAATCACAGAAGCCATCCAAGCAGTGCTAGTAACACGAGAAACAGAAACCAAAGTGGTCTTACCAGCAGTAGTCTCAACATCGACAGAACCAGTAGCATCAACATCAGTCGAAGCAAGGAATGTGATGCCAGCAATATCAAGTGTTCGCCCACCAGTCCCATCTTGGACGAAAGCAATCAGAAAACCTGAAACTTCGTCCTCAGTACCAGCCGTACGATCGGTGTCATCAATTGTAACTGTCACGTTACCCGTGGCAGCAGGAAGTTCAAGGCGGCGACCATCTTTCAACGCGAAAGTAACAGCAGCAGCATGAGCACCTTCAACTTGTGCTGGTGGGTCAGTCAAGTGCTCACTAGCCCAAGTACCATCACCCTTGAACAATTTGTTATTGTCCGTTGCCGCAGGTGCTGGAACAGTACCTTGAGTACCGGCAGTTGTTCCATCAGCACCAGTCATCACAGCACTGGCTGAAGTAAGCAGTTGAAGTGTTCCTTGAACATCTCCAGCAGCCAAACCTGAACCAGCGTGAGCATCAACCGTGACGAATGTTGCAGCAACCGTTCCAAACTCAATCGTGTCCGCCGCAGCATTCATTCGTGCTGGCTGACCAGCAGTACCGAGTGCTCCACCATCGCTCAATCCAGCAAACGCTGTGACAAGAGTAGGTTTATTCGCAATGAAGGAATCAGCAGTGTTAGTTGCTTCATTCCAATCTGCTTGGACATTGACTTCAGCCCCAGCAGCAATTCCAGCCAGCTTCGTTGAATCAGCAGTCGGATAGTCGTTCTTAGCCGTGTTAGCTACGATAGCTGCTGACTCAGCAGCAGTAATTGTAGTGGGCTTATTGAGAATGAAGGAGTCAGCAGTGTTAGTTGCTTCATTCCAATCTGCTTGGACGTTAACTTCAGCCCCAGTTGCGATACCGGCAAGTTTAGTTTGCTCGGCAGTCGTGTAAGATTCGCCAGATAGTGAGAATGTTAGTGTTCCAGCAGTGTCATCATAAACAACATTGATTCCACCACCAGCCACAGAAACAAGGCTGTCAACAATGTCTTCAACCTGCTCCTGATTCAAACCACCGCCACCACCAGAAGCAGCAAGATCAATAGTTCCGCCAGCATCATTATAAGTCACGGTTAAGTTGGTGTGAGTACCACCCTGAAGCATCGCAGCGACAGCATCTTGGAGTTCTTCAAGAGTTCGAATATCACCAGGAACAATTCCTGCCAGCTTCGTCTGTTCAGCAGTCGTGTAATCCTCAGTTGAAAGACCCTTACCAGCGACTGTGTCGACCTTATTACCAAGATCAGTAGAGAAAGTTTGGAGGACTGTTTGGAGATCTCCAGCAGTCAAACCAGAAGGAACATCGGCATCAACCGTAGTGAATGTTGCAGCAACCGTACCAAATTCAATTGTATCAGCTGCGGCATTCATTCGTGCTGGTTGGCCAGCAGTACCGAGTGCTCCGCCATCACTCAACCCAGCAAATGCTGTGACGAGAGTAGGTTTATTCGCAATGAAGGAATCAGCGGTGTTAGTCGCTTCGTTCCAATCTGCTTGAATGTTAACTTCAGCTCCAGCAGCAATTCCAGCCAGCTTCGTTGAGTCAGCAGTTGGATAATCATTCTTCGCTGTATTCGCTACGATAGCTGCTGACTCGGCAGCAGTAATTGTAGTCGGTTTATTCGCAATGAAAGAATCAACAGTGTTATTCGCTTCGTTCCAATCTGCTTGGACGTTAACTTCAGCCCCAGCAGCAATCCCAGCCAATTTAGCTGAATCTGCTATAGGATAATCATTCTTCGCTGTATTCGCTACAATAGCTGCTGACTCGGCAGCAGTAATTGTAGTCGGTTTGTTAACGATGAAAGAATCAGCGGTGTTAGTCGCTTCGTTCCAATCTGCTTGGACGTTGACTTCAGCCCCAGCAGCAATCCCAGCCAGTTTAGTTTGCTCGGCAGTCGTATAAGATTCGCCGGACAGAGCGATTGTGAGAGTTCCACCGGCGTCATCGTATGTGGCAGTGATTCCGCTACCGGCAACGTTCAATGCACCAACGATATCTTCAACTTGTTCTTGATCAAGTCCACCACTTCCAGTAGAAGCGAGATCAATAGTTCCAGTTGCGTCATTATAAGTGACTGTTACATTGGTGTGAGTTCCGGCTTGAAGCATTGCTGCGACAGCGTCTTGGAATTCTTCAAGAGTTCGAATATCAGTCGGGACAATACCAGCGAGTTTCGTTTGTTCCGCAGTTGTATAATCCTCAGTTGAAAGGCCCTTACCAGCAACCGTGTCAACTTTACCATCTAGAGCAGTTTGTTGTGCGGTGCTTACCGGCTTATCAGCATCTGAAGTATTATTGGCGTTGCCTAAACCAACTTGTGTCGCTGTGACGCCATGTGGATTAGTGGTATCATTCGAATGAGTTGATAATGTTTGTAATGAAGTTTGAAGGTCGCCAGCAGCGAGACCAGAAGCAACGTCAGCAAGAACTGTTGTAAATGCTGCTTCAATGATTCCAAATTCAATTGCATTACCAGCGGCATTCATTCTCGCTGGTTGGCCAGCAGTTCCGAGGGCAGTGCCGTCACTCAAATCAGAGAATGATGTTACCAACGTCGGTTTATTGGCAATATATGCGTCAGATGTTATATTCGCTTCAGTCCAGTCAGCTTGGACGTTGACTTCAGCCCCAGCAGCAATACCAGTCAGTTTGGCAGCATCTGCAGTTGGGTAGCTATTCTTCGCCGTGTTAGCAACAATAGCACTTTGATCAGTTGCTGTGAAGGAAATACCAGAGAGAGAGAACGTAAGTGTTCCCGCTAAGTCGTCATATGTGACATTAATGCCGCCACCAGCAACACTAACGAGTGCCCCGACGACATCTTCCGTTTCTTCTTGTGTCAAGCCACCACCAATAGAAGTGGCAGTAAGATCGATTGAATTAGTAGCGTCATTATAAACGACTGTCATGTCAGTGTGAGTTCCAGCTTGGAACAATGCACCAACAACGTCTTGGATTTCTTCAATTGTTCGTTGAGTTTTCCAATCAGTGTTACCAAGTTCTGTGTCGATTAGAGCAACGATTTCAGTTGAAGTCTGATCAGCTGTAGCACCGAGTTCAATTGCGGCGAGCTTAGCAGCATCAGCAGCAGGATATGCAGCTTTAGCAGTGTTTGTCGCAACACTTGTACTCACAGTAGAGAGCACAGTTTGAAGATTTCCAGCAGGAAGATTTGCTGGTGCATCGGCCATCACTTGGATATAAGTTGCATCAACTGAACCGAATTCTACTGTATCTGCAGCAGCATTCATTCGAGCTGGTTGGCCTGCCACTCCAAGAGCACCAGTATCATCAAGATCAGCGAAGGTTGATGAAACAAATGCCCAAGTACCGTCACCCTTGAAGAATTTGTCTTCGTCACCAGCCGCAGGTGCTGTTACAGCACCTTGAGTTCCAGGAATTGTTGCGGTAGCTCCTGTCATCACAGGAGCTGCAGAATTAAGGGTAGTTTGGAAGTTTTGGATTGTTGTTTGAAGATCACCAGCAGGAAGGCCAGATCCAGCATCAGCAGCAACTTGGATAAATCCTGCTGGAAGATCTGAAAGTTCTCCAGGATTACCAGAAGCATCGTATCCAACTACTGAACCGGGAGCACCAGTTTCAAGTTTGGTGAGTCCAACACCATTATCTTGAAGATCAAGAGGAGTATTACCTCCATCCCCAGCAAAAACACTTGCTACAGTGTTAAGAGGTGGCAGAGGTGGAAGATGAACTATCTTCTCATCATTGAGAATTAGCAAATTTGCACCGATCACGTATGTCGAACCAATGCAATCAGTGCCTGGTGAGACTGCAGTGACCAGTCTAGCAAATCGATTATCAAAATTGTTCGCAGGAATTGCTGTGTTTGCAGAACTTCCGCTATTACCACGGAAGACATTCGTCCGTCGTTCTTGAGTTAGTTCATAGACGAGATCGCCATATTTGAGTTCGAGTTCATCTGCGGTAAGCCCAGACCGTTGATCTCGACCAATAGCATTACGAATATGATCATTCATTAGACTTAATTCTCAACAAATACCTAGGAATAGGATTTAATCATCATAATCTATGTTTGATAAAACAAGATTGCAAACAAATGTAAACTATCTGGTATGTAAAATAAATGCATTCTAATAGTCAGATCTGTTATGGTAAGTTTTGAAAAGCGGTTAGCTGAAATCCTTTTAGAAGAGGTCGAACCAGAATTTGAATCCGCCGTTGGAATAGTCCAAATGCGTAACAGATGGCTATTGGGTCTTTCCAAATCACATGGCGACAGAAAGAATAAATGGTGTCACCCTGGGGGTGGCATCGATAGAGGTGAGTCACCAAAGAAAGCAGCGGTTAGAGAAGTCTTCGAAGAGACTGGTATTCGCTGTAAAGCAGTAGGTGAACCATTTAGAGACATCAAGCACAAAGGCGTAGCATTTGTGCATTGTAAAGTAACCAGTCACAGCCAAAAACTTAATCCCAATGAGGAATTTGCTGCAGTCGGTTTCTTCACATTGGCAGAACTTCGAGTTCTAAAGCCTCTATACAAGAATGTTAAGAAATTAATCGATCAAGCCAAGAAATGCTAGGTAGGGTTTTTACCATTTTCCGATGGTTCCGATGGTGGAGCCAGCAATTCTTTAATCATATCATCGATATAACCGCTACCCTTACTGATAATTTCTAAAACAGCTTCAGGATTCTCAATAGTTGGATCAGCCTCGATATCTTCAGCGTATCGCTTAGTAAGATACCCCAGAATAGTGAACTTAATGACAGGTATGAATACTGGATTGGACTTTAGAACAGCCAATACCGCTTGTTGTTGCTCAGGTGTTACCATTATGGTTTCCTCGACATAATCGCTACTGGTTGCACTTTAGAAGTTATTTCGTGATCTTTCACGCTCATAACATAATTCGCATCCATCGATTCTGGGAACAATGATTGTTCAACTTCCCAACCATCAATAATCGAAGGTGTTTGGTATTGTACATCGACATTGGCAACTTTAGAGATATAGATCAATTGAGTTGTCCAGTCAGCCCAAGCAATGTATCCTGGTGAGAATTCGAAGACACCACGCATACCATTTGCTGATGCTCCATAATTCGTGGTGTCAATGTCGAAAACCATCTCATGATTCGTTGGATTGATGCCAACTATTCGCTTCGCAGAGTTGGATGCTGCCACAATAGTTCCATCTACCATCTGGCAAAGTCCGTAAGATGAAGCAATTGTAGAAACTCCAATTGGGTGAGTAAAGACTTCTTCTGTCAACCAAGTTGTCATGTTGACTTTAAGAATCTTTCCTCGACCGTATTCACTGATCCATAAAATATTAGTATCATCTTTATCAATGAAAATTCTCATCGGCCTATAGACGATATTATTTCCAACTCCACTTGTACCAGTCAGGAATTCCATCCTGGTAGCAACCAGTGTAGCAATTGGTGTGCTAACATCCCATTCAGAAATGCTACCATGATTTGTAGAGTTTGATCCAAAACCGTTGTAGCTAGAAACAACAATATTACCGTTTGTCAACCTAATAGCGGAGTGAGGGTTTCTCAAACGACCATCTGCGATATTTCCAGATCCGTTAGGAATACCAATTGTTGAGATTAATGTTCCTGCGTCGCGATCGTAGATCTTTACACAATGGTGAGCATAAGAAACGGCTAAGAGAAGCTTAGAGCCATCAGTTGTTAACGACATATCCTGAAGGTAAGCAGTTCCTTCACCACTACTTGGTGCTTGATACGCAATGTTAGGCGTGAATTCAACTTCTAAAGAACTATTAAGCCTTTGCATTTGAGCATAATAGCTGGAAATCCAAAGCTTTCCATCTTCGTCGTACTGTCCACCTGTAACATAATGAAACAAATTTCCATGGATCGACCGACCAATTCTTGGTCCAATGAGAGCAACAGTGGCTTCATGACTATTATCAACTGGAGAAATGACTTCCCAGTCTTTAAGTGTGTTCGATTCAACTATCTGAGACAAATTAAACATATTGTTCTCTAAATGTCGCTAGGACCAGGTGGGTTTGTTGTCGCAGAAGAAGGAAGGAAATCTACTAAATATTCGTTAGGAGAAGCACTTCCTGTTACTGTAAACTTTGACAAAGAAACATCTACAACAATAGGCCCAGTCTGTAATGTTCCAGCGATCATAAAATTATCATTAATATCACCAATGGTGATATGATTTATGCTTGCAGCTCCTAAATCTTCAAAAGACCATTTATATCCGATTCCGTATGTGAGCAATAGATCAAAAGATGAAACAGCACTATCAAGCTGAAAATCACCCGGCAATAAAGTCTGATTAGTATCAAGCAAGACTATACCAGGGTCACCAACGACCGGTGTCGCAAGATTGCTCTGGACATACGTCGGGTCAGATTCTTGGATCTTCGTTAGTAATGGATTAACATTGCCTTCAAGAAGATATTCAAAAATCAGTGGTAAATTCTCTAGGCAAAACGATTCAATATCCAGCCCAGCATTTTCAACGGCGTTTTTTAGAAGCATTAGTCAACTTACTCTTGTTTCGGGTCTTTTACGTTTCCTTGAATTGGAGCATTGATTTGGCCACCTTGTGAATCGATAACAATCCCCGCTCTTTGAGCAGATATCACTAGAGCATTGACATTGTTTTCCATTACGCCAAGGGCACCATCCATTTTGGCAACATCGGTCATCATATCTGATAATTTTTCAGCCATCAGTTTCATTTGATTTCGTAATTCAGTAACTTGTGCTTTCAGTGATTCGACATCGCCATGCATATTCCATAATCTATCATCTGCACTCACGCTTTCACTCCCTTGATAATCTTAATCGTTTTGAATAAGAGGACGTGCACTACCAATGATAAATCGCTCGTCACCTGAAATTACTTTCTGCAACCGCAGACTACAATCTTCATTTCGATAGTTGATATCAAGCCATATATTGTCTTCATGTGAATTTACAAAATCAACTATAGCTGTGTTTAATTCTGGAAGAAATTCTTTAATTGGTCGACCTACAATCGACAGTTCCATTTGACCAAAAGCGTCCGCAGCAGCTAATGACACATACCTAACAAGCAGTTCATGATCTAAGACCACCATGATGTCGGGCATTCTGCGGAGAATTTCTTTCAAATGTGCTAATTCTTCTCCACCGTGGATCACCATTGATTCTACGGCGACAATTGACTTCTTATCATATGAAACAATGAGACAGATGATAGTCGCTAAACTGAAAAACGCTACAATTCCTTCAGTCACTCTGTACCACCAGTGAGAAACACCAAGTTGAACTTCTTCGACATCGATTTCAACCATTAAAGCGTGTCTCTCACCTTTCCATTCAACAGGACCATAAGCACTGATTACTTGATACCCACGATAATCATCAATAATTCTTATGTCACTATTACCAGCTATTGCATTATTATAAGCAACAGTTTGTATTCTTAATTCATCTTTAACAGCGTTTTCCCAAAATCTTGGGTTCACTACAAATGTGCCATCTTTCCGAGCCGAATAGATATCTAAAGATGTAAAAATGGTTTGTTCTCGAATAGGCAAAGCATCAGGTCCACCATCAGCATATGCCTCAGCAGCGGCGAGAAAAATTATCTCACAAAAATTTCCAGCATTGTCTAATGCCGCATTCTCACGATCTATAGATGCCAAATGATCAACGATCAATACAGCAATCACACATAGTATTGGGCAGAGTATTGCTCCAATCGCTGCTAATCTTTTCATATGTCTAGAATTATCTTAATCACAAAATTAATTGGTGCAGGTCAAGCATCTGATGTAGCGGCGGGTGGATCTGCTCAAGGTGACGGAAACTTGCTTAATATTTCTATGATGTTTTTACTAAATGAACCCAATCTAAAGTGCCACCAGTACCAATCCCGTAAATAATGTCGGCTTTGTTGGAACTAATTTGTGCAGCATAATTTTTACCTGCTACAAGCGGAACTTTATGAGCAATACCCATCAAACCTTGTGATTCATTCGCGTCGACATTATCTCGATGCAACACCGCATTCCAAAAACCAACTTGGGGGTTAGCCCGAGTGATTGTGACGTTATCTGTTTTGTTATGCACTCGCCATTGTGTGACGTTGTCCGTTTCGGCGGAAAGATGCACAACACGAGGATACAGATAAATCGAATACTCACCATCTTCAGGGACAGTGAAGTCCATCGACGTCGGTGCACCCCAGTTAGTGGCGGTAATAGTAACCTCACCGCTGGTTGCCATAAGGGCTGTTTCGGTGATCGTAGGTGATGTATACGAGACACCCACTGCACCGCTAGCCAATTTGTAAATATGACCACGAGTACCAGCTGGGACAGGTTGACTTTGAGAGCCAGACCCAAACGCCACTCCTTCGCCATCGATAACTAGCTCCATGCCATTACCAGCATTGAGCGTAGCAGCAGCCGTCGCATGGAATGGATAACCAAAATTGATCGGAGCTTCAGCTAAGATAGTATCAAGGTCCTGTGCACCACCCGGAAGGATCAACATATTCTCAATGTTTGTCGGCACTGTGAAGACAGTCTTCATAGCCAATTGACGAAGCTCGAAGAACGAGTAAACCACATCAATTGCCGCATTAGTCTCAAGAGGTTCACGATAGCCCCAAGCTTCGGTACCACCTCCTTCAATGCGATAACCTGCGTGAACTCTATCACCTGCGGATAAAACTAGAACATCTGTAACAAACTTGTCCTGATCCGCAGAACTCGCATCAAACGCAAGATCATGAATGTTGAAAACTTTGTGGATAACTCCATTAACAAAGATTGCTGCCAGTGGGCGATCGTCGGTTTCGACAGTAGAATCCAAAGCAGACGGTACCGCGATCTTTGCTTCGTACTTACCGTCGTTGGGCACAACCATCGACGAGGTAGCATTCGTAGCAGTTGGGTTTTGTGACGCAGCATTGTTATCCACAAAGCCAGCGACCGTAGCAACCATCCCGCCGTCCATAATTGTCACTTCGTTGAACGGATAGACACCGACACCACCTGTTGAAGTGGCCATTGTAATGTCTTCAATGTCCGCAGCGATCCCTTGGTTATTGTTCAGCTCCATACGACCATGAGCAAGGTCAATTACAGGAACATCGTCAGGAGTGACAAATTCCTTAGTCGGAAGTTGTTCAATAAGCAAAGAACTTTGAAAAGTTGCACTTGAAGCTTGATTTTCACTTTGATCTGAACCAATACCCACTTCAATTGGGGAGGTCACATCGAAGATAGCTTCAATTGATCCATGGCTATTTGACCCTCCGATTTGTGCCGTGAATGGCCCCAACTTCACCCCATTCGTAAAGTCGTAAGCCGTCAACCCCACACTACCGCCCGTAGCAGCAAGTGCCATGTAAGCAGATGCTTTATACCGACCGGGAGGAAGCAAGACAGTGTTGTTAGCGAATGTCCAAGGGTTGTTCGTAGACTGTGCGTGCAGTGCATCAAACTCAGTTTGGAACGCACCATTTACCGACGACGTAGCATTCGGCCCGATCGTGTCCTTAATCTGCATGTAATGCAACGCTGATGCGGTAAGCGGTGAATCTGAGATCGAAGATTCTGTAAGCAACCATGCTTCGATAAGTCCTTCCACGTCGCTACAGACTCTTGCTGTAAGAATGCTGCCTGCTTGAAGCCTCTGGTTGTTGTTTGAAGCTACTGATCGAATATCAAAATCAAACGCTGTGTTGGCTGGAATGGTCACTTTGGCGGGCGTTTGAATTGTGCCTTGACCGAACACGCCTGACGTACCAGAAACCGTACCAACAGGATCACCGTTGAGAACATCGCGGAAATGGTACAACCGGTCAATGGTATTACCAGTTCCTGCTGTTTTGAAGTCCGCAACCAGTTCTACCGAGTGGTTTGGTGTTGTTCCCGAGATTCGCCCTGTTGTATTGTCATAGGCGAATCCAAAATCGTAGATCTGGGCTTGTAACTGGTTTTCGATGTCGAACAGACTATTACCAGAACCTTGCCCACCTACGTTGTCGGCAAAAGCAGTCACGGTGAACACGTCAACACATGGGGTTTCCGGTTCAGTCAGACCAAAGATGAAATTAAACTGCTCTTGAGATATTGTGATTGCCGACCCCGTATTGGTCATGTCGTTCCAAGTATGGGCAGGAAAATCGGCGACTGGCGTGGTTGTCGGAAGAAATTGGCCAACGCCAATTGTAGCATAAGTGAGTACTCCATTTGTGTTTGTCACTTCAATCTGCACACCCAGAATGAAGTTATTTTGCACGTCTCGTTGATAGCCGACACCCATCAAGTAAAGCGTTTTGGTTTTGCCGTTTTCAAACTGAACTGATTCGAGTGCAGTTGCACTATCAGCAGTGTCGGTCAATTTGAAGAACGGATCATTAATTTGCAGGGCGTTGGCCGTCCAATTAAAGACTTGTAAGGTCGAAGGATTGACGCCAGTTTGTTGAGTGATTAGGAACCGGTCGGTATCTTGCAGTTCCAACGGAACATAGTTCAGGTCGATCTCTCGTACCGTTAACGTGCCCGTAGCACCGTTGTTTGAACTCAGTGAACCTGTCAGCCCATAATCTGCGTAGATTTGTCGTAATGTAGCTGTGAAACCATTCAGCAGCTTGATAATTGTTGTTACTTGGTTGCCAACCCGAACATTTGAGACAACCTCAACACGTGCTGCGTTACCAGTCACGGCGGTACCTAATGACGGTTCAAGAATAACATCCGCCACGCCTCCATTAACCACATATCGCATCGCAGAAGTATGAACTGCAGAAGGATCAATATCCCAAATCAATTTCCATTGATTACCCGCTTCAACAGGAGCGTCAATATCCGTTTCCAGATATGACCAGTCACCTGCGGGGCCGTCGAGCGTTACGAACGGCCCGTGGGCGTCTATACCTTTAACAATACCGAGTGAACCTTGATGTGTAAACTCGTCAATCTGTAAATGGATATCTGCTGTTTCTAAAGGTACTATTCTACGCACTTCAACAGACAGTAAGTCAAACTTGTCCGTTGTTGCACCATCAATTCCGATAAGAAAGCTAGTGAAGTTTGCATTTGCCGGTACTCGCCATTCAACAGTAGCGACATCGTCATCAACACTTTGCGATAGAATGACCGGCAAAGGTGCACTCCCAGCTCTCGAAGCTGTGGCAGTGCCCGTATCTATGTCTAAATTAATATCGGACACATTGGACGGCCACGCAGTGCGGAAAGTGATCGTGCCTGTGTCTGCAGGATCAATCACCCACTTCGCTTTGTAGATTTTATCTTCTGCAACTGCTATGTCTGATAAGTCAGTAGTCCGCCTTTGCGGGAATGAACCGGTGCCATCATATGTGATGCGAGTGATCGGAATTCCCTGTCTGTCTTCCTCCAAGGTTTCAACTGTAGTGTTGTTATTGGTGTCATCCCAAGTAGAGATAGCTTGCGTCAAAAACGTCGAAGGTTCTACTGACTGATTTAGTGCGGCAACCGATCTAATCCTTGCTATCGGATTTACAACGGTCGATCCCCCACCAGCACCAAGACGAACATGCACAGCCCCGGCATCAATATGGGCTTGAGTGATTTCGAAAATATGCGACTTGCTCAAGGCTGTGGGCGAGATACGGTCGGCAACGACCTGTACTGGGAGGATATCAACACCACCCACTGTCGTACCAATTGAGATAAATCCGCTTGGCGTAGTGCTACCCGTCACGTCGTCAGCCGACAAATCCGCTACATAAAAACCCGGCACATCAAAAGTGATTGTGTAATCGTACGGAGTAGCGTTTGGCACACTTATTTGTGGATCGGCAGTCTCATCAAGTAGCGATATAGCCCAATTTGTGGTGGCAGACTCTACTTGGTGAAGCGGAATAATATCAACTTCGCCGTTAGATCCAGAAATTTTCCACAATCGACCTCTTTCCAAGGCCACTTGAGTTCCACCAGTTCCAGCAATATCAAACGCTTCTGTTCCATCAACATTCCACATTTGCTTATTGTTGTAAAATGCTACTGTAATTCGAGCATCATCAACTGTTGGATAAACAAAAAATGTTCTATCGCCGAGAGTTGATCCAACAAATGTAATTGCATTGGCTGGTGTTGCATTACCATGAACCAAAATTTTACCAGCATCAGCCACAGTTGCAGAATAACCACCGGCTGGAATAATATCTTGGCCATTTGAAGGGAAAGTGTCTAAGAAAGTAATATCCAAGCTTTCTTCTTCTTGAATCTTTCTAAAATCAGCATCAACATAAGCACCAGATGTTCCAGTGCCCAAATAACGATATAGAACCCAACCAGAATCGACAGTCGAATCAGCAGTTCCATCGGCGACAAAAATTTTATCGCCCAATGTCAAATCAGTTAAAAGATTTCTATCGGCATTATTCGCAACATCATGTTCTGCTGTTCCAAGGCTGTTGATTTTTTCATTTAAAAGTCTACCTTGATTGGCAGACAATGCAGATGCAGTATCAGTACTTGTAAGAGAGTCAATAACTCCCACACCCAATGGAACTAACGTATCATCGTTGTCTACTTGATACGTGGTGTTCCCAATGCGAACAGCACAAACACCAGTTTGAAGTTCCAACATATAAGGATCAAGCAACAATCCTGTTGGTTCTAAAATAAATGCATAAAGACCAACTTGATAAGTTGTGCCACTAGAACTTCCAGCACCAGCTGTGGTGTTCCAGAAGTACATGTTCGCGTTTGCATTATTATTCAACGCTGGTTCAGCAGCAGTAAAATCAATTTCCCCACCGTCAACTTTTACAATCGATGGATTGTCGTAGTATGGAACATTGCTATTACCAAACCAACCATCTGATGCTCGACGTTGACGCGGCATACCCACGTCACCATTGATCGAATGTTTAGAGTTACCTTCGTATGCTTGCAATATGCCATCAGAACTAACTTGAAGACCTGTTTGTTCAACTTGCGTAGTTCCATCAATAGCGTAACCATAAGCAGTTACATCGAATTGATCATCACCATAAATGAATTCATATGTATCTGAGCCTACACTATTTTGTTTAATAAATCGATGCTCATCGAAGCTTCCTGTAGCAAACGTGTGAGTACGTGGGCCATCTGATTGTAGATCAGCTGACATGATGTTAGGTGGTACAGCACTGGCGTTACTTTCTTTGGTTACTCGCCATCCGTTTGTAGGAGCATCATCAATGAAAGCATTGCCCGTAAATGGTGCAGCTCCACCACCACCAGCCCATGTGAGAATATCAAGTATTGCTGTAGTCTGAGTAGTTTGATTACGAACATAGATAGGATCAACATTAACCGGTGTTCCACCACCGCCAATTTCATCACCCCAAGTACCGAAGTTCGTTCCGTCTGTGCTCCATTCAAGGGCACCAAAAGCGTTAGTGAATCCAACACCACCGCCTGCCCTGACTAACTCCAAATCACCAGCCGCAATTACCCACGCTGCTGTTTCATCACCAACAATAGTTAAAACTGGAACAACTACTTGAGCAATTGCAGTTAATTGATCTCCCGCTTGGCATTGAGAAATATCAAGATCACCAACAATCGGATCAGATGATGTTATAACACCACCGTTAGTTGGATCAACAACGTTAAGATACACAACCTTGTCTTGAGTATATGTTCCAAGATCATAATTCGCAACCGCAACAGATGCATCAAGATCAATCGTGGACGATGTAACAGTATTCGTTGTGTAAGCGATTGCAATACTTCCGCCTACATGCGAGACATAACCTTGCACGCCTCCCGGTATTGCGTACGGCGATAAATTACCACCAGTAGCATCACCATTGATGATAGCACCAAAACCACCGGCTACAGCAGTCGTTAATGACGCACCAGCTTGATCTACTTGGAAATGGTAAGCAACATTCTCAGGGAAATTTGTAAGCAGAGCATCTAAGTCAACAGTGCCAGCAAAGAACGTACGATTTGCTGATGAAGCACCCAGCGGTTTACCATTGAGTTTCCAATCTCCTCGCAAGCAACCACCGACGCCGATATCGTTCTCGATCGATGAGCCGGTTGCACCAACGACGCCGATTTCAAGCTCTGACGGACGAAAGCCCTGTGCTGTGTCAGCAACAGGTGTTTGCCATCGCAAATGCGTAAATGCAGTTTCAGTATCGAGGCACGGTGTGATAGTCTCCAACGGTGGCGTCGTCGCATCACCTGTCTGCGTGACCGGGATCGTACCAGTAATGTCTACGAAATTCGTGCCGTCCGTCGAACCAAGGATGCGGAACGCAGCAGAAGCATTCGTACGTGCTTCCGACAACTTCGAGTACATGCGGAATTCTTTGAGCCTCACCGGAGCTGGGAGGTTGTACGTGAAGAATCCATTGGTGTTTGCGACAAAGTAACTGTTCGACCCGAAACTACTCCGGTCGCCATCAACCATCGCACCAGCACCTCCAGGCAGGAAACTGTTCCCACCCGCAATCGTCGACCGGTTACCAACTGAAATTGCGTTTGTATAGTCCTCGTCACCATCAATGGTCGGAACCGCATCGTCGTTAAGTACGAAGCTAGTCGCTGACCCAGTGTCATAGACATGAAGCGGAATAATATCGACTTCGCCATTGCTACCAGCAATTTTCCACAAGCGTCCAGCTTCAAGAGTAACTTGAGTACCACCAGTGCCAGCTATATCTAATGTCGCTGTGCCATCAACAGCCCACATTCTTTTGTGATCATAAAAGGCAACTGTAATTCTAGCATCATCAACTGTTGGATAAACAAAGAATGCCCTATCGCCGAGATTAGATCCTACAAAAGTGATCGCATTAGTTGATGTAGCATTTCCATGGACTAAGATTTTACCCGCATCAGCAGCTGTTACAGAATAACCACCAGCTGGTATTATCTCTTGACGGTTCGAAGGATAAGAATCCAATGCAGCCGCAAACTCTGCTTCACCTTGAGCGTTCAGGAGAGTAAGCACATCTCCAGCATTTGCATTGCCTAATTTGACACCTCTGGACTTCAAGAAAATCTGAGCTTCACCAAGAGAACTTGGTTCGCCAGAATTGTCAATAGTGAAACCAACTTTACCTGAAGCTGAACTAGTGTCACCAGTTAATGATGCTTCATTGCCATCAATACGCATCTCTCCAGCAACACCGTTTGGATTACCATTGTTGGCTGAGGCAACAACACTACCCAAACCAACATTCAAGTCACCTTCAGCACCTGGGATGAATGAACTGGTGACGTTAATATCAACATTTCCACCAGTAACATTGATGTCTAACGGACCAACATCATTCCACGTCTGACCGAATCCAGCGAAGTCTTGAGTGTGGTTCGCATCAGCTGTTGTATCGGCTGTTGTGATACCACTAGGAGGAACAGGAGCATTTTCTTTTGCATACCATGATCCATCAAAATATGTGAAGTCCGTCTTTTGGTTTGGTTCAATAGTGACATCAGCACCAGCAAGTCCGGTGACGTCGTACGCAGCGGCACCAGTGTTCACAATAGAAATTATCTCTTGAGATCCAGCATAGTCAGCAGAGATATCATAATTTGAGTTGAAATGTTCGACGATTTCAACTTCTGGATCGATTACGACTGCACCAACTTCACCATTAACTGATAATACTAAATCAGTATTATCATACTTGATGAAATCAGAACCATCATCGTTGCTACTAGTAACGCCATTGGTAACGACTAGTTTATCATTAGTGTGAACAGTGATTGGGTTCGTAGTACCAATAGCTGTTCCGTCGGGGTGTGCATTAACAATTAACCATGACTTACCAGTAGCTTCTCCTGTCGGGAGTGTGAAAGTAGCCGCTCCACCAACATCGAGATTCAATGGTACTTGAATACCTGTTGGCACTGAGCTTATTGTTGAATCAACGTAAGCCTTAACAGATTGTTGAGTAGGGATTCTTTGATCAGAATCCGATGCCATATTATCTTCATCAATCACACTAGCGGAACTGATGACTTTATTGGCTGTGCTCGATGTGATATCTGCTGGTTGGGCGACCGGAGTTTGGTGCAATCCATCCGATCCAGCAATTGTTGCATTATTAGGGTCGGAACTTGGTGCTTGTGCTGCGTGCTTGTGATCTGTGTGAGCTGCCACCCCTGAAGAACCACCAGCACCAATTGCATCATCAGAAGCTGTCGTGGCCGCACCAAAACTAGTCGGTGCTGGAAGAGGAGCTTCTGAGAGGGCGTTGCCAGTCGCATCATATATTACGGCATATCCAGGTGTGCCTGGGACTGGTGCTCCAGTTCCTGTGGATGGACCACCGCTGCCAGTGCCAGTACCACCAATATCAACTAGACTTGGATCACTAAAGCGTGGGTCCAATCTAACTACTGAAGAATTTACATTAGCTCTAGAGTTAAAGAATACTTTAAGAGCATCATGTTGCTCAGCAGTCATATCACTGATGATTTCAAGCTTATCATCAATCAACAATTCAACAACTGAATTATCATCAAAGGTTACTGTTGCACCAGCACCTTTTTGAATGTATCCGGTTACTTCCATTTTTATACCGCCCAAAGAATTTACGCAAAGATAGCACAAATTAATTTTGAAGAAAATTTGTGCTCATCATAGAGGCAATCAACATGGCAAAAACCATCACCGACACTACTATGAGGGGCAGTGGGATGACCTTTGCCTTTGATGATGGGTCCGTCTCTGAAGTTATCTTCCAATGGGATAATGATAAGAAGCAATTTGTAATATTAGGAGCAAGAGACGATGAAGAATTAAATTGTATCAAGGCATTTCTAAGAGAAGAGAATATCAACCTTCATGTTATAGAAGGAATTGATCTTGAGAATAATAGCACTGGTGGAACAGGGTCTGGAAATATAGGAGATCTGAACAATCTCACTACGACTGACAAAACTAGTGCTGTCAATGCCATAAATGAGGTTAATGGGAATATTGGCAATCTAGCCAATTTAACGACTACAGATAAGTCGAATCTTGTCAATGCTCTCAATGAAGTGAAAGCAATTGCCGAAGCAGCCACTTCCAATTTTCAGTTTACACAATCAACACCAATATCACCTTGGAATGTTAACCATAATCTAGGTTATAGACCAACTGTCGCTATTTATAATCCTGGCGGTAAAGAAGTGATGGCAGAAGTTTTGCACATTTCAGCTAATCAAACAATGATTTATTTTGATCTTCCTTTTTCTGGTTTCGCAACATTCACTTGATGAAACCGAAGAGTTAAGAATTCAAAAATATTAATCAAACTTTAATTTAAGCCAGTCTTTATTCATTAACCTACAAAGGGAACCTCGGATATGTTAGATGTCCAAAGAACGCTTGATTTTGGCAACTCGCGGAGGATTGTGAATCTTCCCGATGGTATCGATGGCCAGCATCCGGCAACAGTGGCTCAGCTTAACGCTGCTGTTGAAGGAATTGGTTGGAAGGATTCAGTTGTTGCAGCAACCGTTTCCAATATCGACATCAGCACACCTGGTGCCACAATCGACGGAATCACAATGGCTTCTGGTGACAGAGTCCTAGTGAAAGATCAAACGACGACGAGTGAAAACGGAATCTACATCTGGAATGGTGCTGCGGCAGCCATGACCAGAGCTGATGATGGAAGCACATCGGACGAACTCGAAGCAGCAATTATTTCTGTCGAAGAAGGAACCAATGGTGGTTCTAACTTCCGTCAGACGCAAGTGAACTTTGTACTGGACACTGATCCAGTAATCTTCACAACATTCGCTGCAGCAGTTCCACCAGCAACAGAAACAACTGCCGGTATCGCAGAAATCGCGACACAGGTCGAAACTGACGCTGGAACAGATGACGTAACAATCGTTACTCCTCTGAAACTCGCAGAATCACCTTGGGCCAAACGACAAGTTACCCAAGCGATTGGCGACGGTTCAGCTACTTCTTACGCTGTGACCCACAACTTGGATACTCGCGATGTTTCAGTCGTGTGTTATCGAAACAGTGGTAATTTCGATGACGTACTAGTTGAAGTTCAAAGAACTAGCGTCAACGTAGTAACTATTTTGTTCGATGATCCACCAGCATCAAATGCATTCCAAGTAGTTGTGCGAGCATAATGGTAATTGAGAGCCACAGGCAGATAGTCCGTGCCAAGGATGGCAATAAGGCATTCAATGACCTCGTTTATCCTGTATCTGGCCAATGGGCCTTGCAGAATAACGAGGTCAATGGATGGGGCCTGTTGGGTCCGTACGACAATACCAATAGTCAAGACTTAGGTAATTATACCAATTACCTAAGTCTTAACCCCCAACAACTAGGAGGGTTTAGATTTCCCTTTGATGTCGATTTTATTGAACTCGACATCATATACCGAATCAACAACAATAATACCCAAGATTGGAAATGGTTAATCTACACTCAAGAGAAAACCATTGCCTCAACAACTCGCAGCACAGAATTAATATACGATGGGCCTCTAGGAATTATTGCGACACCAACACAATACCAACAAACAACAATCACTGCAGCTGACCTCACGTTAGCTTATCTCCCAGCGGGTCAATTCTTCTGCTTAGCAGCCGGAACACCGTCACAAGTCGCCAATAGAAATATTCAAATCTATGGCGGAAGCATAGTATTTAGGAAAAACGAGGAAGGTCCACCACCTCCCGTCTTCCCGATTTAGGATTCATCATGGCCAAATCAATCTCACTAGCTGAAAAACTAAATAACGTTCTCAAAGCAGATCCAGTTGTTGAAGAAATAGAATCACTCCTTGAGACAACAGAATCTTTAGGAATGTTCAACAGCAGTCATGATTTGAAGTCATACGTTACTGAAGGTGCACTACTCAACATCGGTAAAATTAGTGCTCAAGCATTATCACTACCTCATGGAGAGTACATGGTAATGGCTACAGATGCTGGTCATACAATGCTTCTCCCAATTGGTTCCTCAGAACCTTCTACGGAAGTGTTCGAATCACTCGAAAACGAATTCGAAGTCCTCACTCCAAGCCTAATCCAAGGTTGGCAGAACATCGAAAAAGTGCTTGCTGAAAGAGCAATGCAACCACAATCAGATGTTGAAGGAGAAGAAAACGGAGGAGAGGAATCTGACGGAGATCAGCCAGGCACCTTCCAAACAAGAATCCAAGCTGGAAGCGTTGACAGAAGCCCGATGCACCGATCAATGGAGCAACAAGGGCATACAGTTACTTCACTCGCCCAAGCTACGGGAGTGCAGCCGCCAGCCATTTCAAGACTCCTTCGAACACCAAAAGATCGTCAAGGCGATCCAGGTGGTAGGAATCCAAGCATCGGACTCGCTAGTAGAGTTGCCAATGCACTTCGAATGGATGTAGAATCATTATTCCCCGACATTTTCGCTGCACCTAAGAGTCAAGTCGGTGCAAAAGAAGTTAAGGGAAATAGAGGAAGTGGTACTGGAACCACTGGTCGAAAAGGTAAAGCCACTGATAAGTGGACTCAAGGTGCAAATTGAGAATTATAGTTGAAGACATCGCTCAGTTTCTTACTGAAGATCCTGATATCTTCTTGGAGATGGACGCTCCAATTGATTCACCCATCGATGGCCCACCTAAAATGCCGGAGCCTGCCGATGCATTATCTAACGCAGATATAGAGAAATCTGCGGATGAGATGGCTGGATCTACGAAACCAACGGATACTAGGGGCATTGCTGACGATCTAGAGACTTCCCAAGAACTCGAAGATACTCTTCGCCAGCAACAACGAGATGAATTGGCTCCTCAGTTGGATCAAGCGGATGAGTTGTCTCAAGGACTTGGTGATTCTTTAGCACAAGTGCAGCAACAAACCAATCCACTCAATACCCAACTGAACGCTCTACAGAGCCTCTTACGTGGTTTGGGGACTTAGTCTAATTCTATAGACTTGATGCTTGTCAATAAATAATTGTAGTCCGTCACACGTATCGCCGACGTTCATAATTATTTCTCTACCACAACCGAATACTTCTGTCATTTGAATAACAGTCGGTTGCCCATACCTCTTGACGAAATTCCTTATATCTCGTTCAAGTTCTGACCATCTCCCAGCTTCTTGAAGCTGCTTCTTCAGTTCATCGTCGATCATAGCATCATCCAATCGGTTCTTTGAGTACCTTCTCGAAGCCGACTAAGGTTTCGAGAATATTGGTGGAAGTCGCCCCACCTTTTCCGGACAAATTCCTTTTTGCTTTCTTCTTCGCTTCAAATTCAATTTGGCGTATCCGTTCCCTGGATACGCCGAAATCATTTCCTATTTGTTCTAATGTTTCTCCATCAAATCGACGTTGCAAAATTTCCGATGATCTCTCATTGAGACCAAACCAAGCAATTCTCTTCATCTCGTCAAAAAGTAAATTCGCACCATGATCTTGGTGATATCCCTTTTCAGGAATCCATACTTTATTATTCCTACCTGTCATAAATAATGACTTAGAAGTACACTTGATCGCGTGCAATGTCGAGATTGGGATATCTAAATCTTCAGCCCATTCCTTCTCAGTAGGGGGCCTACTATATTCATGGGAGATCTTAGCATACGATCGCCGTGCTTTCTCTTGAAGAAGAGAAATCGAAACAGATCCGAATTCGTTATCTGTTTCGAGGCAATACCTACGCATTCTTCTCTTAATGGCAACATAAGAATATGTCGAAAACTTATAGCCATAAGAGGAATCGTAATAAGCGATAGCAGACATTAGTCCAAGGAATCCTTCTTGGAGGCAGTCTTCAGAATCATTTCGTCGCTTGCAGAAATTATACCTTGTCCAGATATGGACAACTAACCCTACATGTCTTTTGACGAGTTCATTCCTGATCCTATACCAATCATTGGTTGGGGTCTTGTCTTCGGTTTCATCCGCAGGTTCTTCTAGGGACATGAACTCAAAAAGCTCAATATCATCCCATCCAAGATACCGGGGGGATGGTCGAAGAAAATCAAAATTGCTCAGTATAGAATCCATTCACGTCTTTCTACATTTCTAAGTCCATCTTAGAGAACGCAGAACCTTGCTCAATAGATCATCGGGATCATCGCAATCAATTTTCACCATCTTATCAGACCTTCTGAAACAGATCTGGACATGTCGATTATGATCAGAGATTTTTCCAACAATAGTTGCGGAGGCAATTGCTCTGCATCTAATGCCGGAATATACTTTCCCGTCGACTTCAATAATTAGAAATCTACGGAAACCCCTGCGAACGACCTTGGCAGAACTTGCAATCATTTTTGTTCCTTTTCACCACCAAATACTTTATTTTTAGTTTGTTGGTTGGTGATTAACCATACAAGGTCTTTGAGTGGCTTACCCTCCCCTATTCCTAAAAGTATGGTACCCGTCGCCCATGCATTGAATTCGCGAAAATCCATGTCGATTGCGAGTTTGGTAGTAGGATCGCTCATACATATCTCCTAGATTCTTCTTTGGCTTCCCTCGGCCTTGAAGATGGAGACTTAAGGGTTGCCGGGCAATTTGGCAAGAAGCTCTTCAAGGTCATTCTTGACGCCTTTGAGGTCAAATTCCCCCAATGGGCTAGTGACGATCTCAGGTGCCGGGCCATCATGATTGAAAGTACGAAGGGCACCATAAATATCCTCAATTACCTGGTGGGCATGCATTCGACCACCAGCGAGACGCATGAATTGGATAGTAATTCCAAACATCGCCATAGGATGCAGATCAGCCATAGGACCATGCACACGACCCTGCTCTTGAGCCTGCTTGATTGTTGCTTCGATGTTGTAAACGGCTTGACCAGTGCCATCCAACTTATCGAGAACATCGCGGATATCATTACGATCGTCAGTCACTCCATCTTTGGGGAATCCGGGTGGTTTTCCCACAGGTGGATTTGGTGGCTGATTTGCTGGTGGATTTCCAGCAAATACAATATCCAACCCCTTATTCTTGATGCGTGTCACTTGAGCATTCAAGATTCCATCACTCAAACCGAGTTCTTGCTTGATAGAATCTCTGGATTTACCAGAGGTAGCAAGATCCCAGATTGATCGTTGAGCCGGGCTTAAAGATGATGCTATAGAATTCATTGGTTCACCGTGTTTGTTAGATCGATTATTAGGATCGATTGATTATTTTGAGTCTGTTTCAGCCTTCACTTCTTCAACTGCTTCCTTAATGAAGTGGCCTTTGAAGCTATCGAATTCGTCACAAGATCCTTCGAGATCATATTCGCCGTTGAGCATGCTCCCGACCCAAGCTTGCAATTTGCGAGCATTGTAAGTGGTCAAGTTGTGTGTTGACATTTCGGTTGCGAAATTCATCATGTCATAGACACGACATTGAACCGGCAACGCAGTCTGTCGCTTGTCACTGAGGACATTTGGATCACGCTGGTAAAGTTCGAATGGATTTCCGGTCATTCCCTCATATTGCTTCATGAGGATTTGGCCAGCGGAAGCATTTCCCCCACCGAGTTTCTGGTTAAGCTTCTTATCACCTTGGACACCAAGAAGCAATTTGTAAAGTTGTTGTTGTTCCCGGAGACTCGCCCAAGATTTTGCACCAGATTCGAATCGTTCACGAAGAACAGCATACCCCTCATCGTTGTTGAACGAATCAAGAGTACGGCCAAGGGTGAAATCGATATTGTCACCGCCAGCACCAAGAGCCAAGGTAGTTCTGAAACTTCTGGCGTAACCAACCATACCGTTAGAACAGATCTGACGAAGCAAAGAGAGGTAGACATTTGGTTGGCCGAAGCCATCGATCGGCGTATGCATCTCGAATTGGTTCTGGAACGTATCTCCGGCCAACTCGAATTTCGATTTCCCAATTCGCGGTTGGTGCGTCGAAGTCACAACTCCATCGGCATATTTAATGCCCTCTTGGACATTGAATTTGTGCAGAAGTTCCATCAGATCGTCGTAAACAACCACTGGTTTGTTCAAACCAGTTGCAGCAAGCAGTTTCTTATCACCTGTTGATTTTCGCTCGATGCAAATTCGCACCATACCAGTAGGATCGACTTCCGCAACCCGTTGGAAAACTTCTTCGTACTCGAAGAATTTGAAGAAAGCTTTGTTGAGACCAAATCTGGAATAAAGAGATGTCCAGAATCGTCCCGTTGGCTTGATCGATTCGCCGTCGATCACAATTCCACGCACTTTGCCGCCGTGGACGATGTAATCGGAACCTTGAGCAACTCCGCGAGCTTCTTTCGCATCCACTGAGACCAGGTCGAGTTCGATCTTCCCAATGGGGACATTCTTGTATTCAAAAGTTGTATCAGACATCTGTTCACTTTCTCTGGGAGGTTGTTCTTGATTATATGTTGCAAGCTTGAAATGTTCGTTAAATCAAGCCTATATCCCCGGTATTATCTACCATCCCGGATACTTCTAATGACTATCAAATACATCAAGTCAACCATTGAGATTACACTTTTACAGCTTTGCCAGTCGTAGAGTCGAGGATATATCTAGATTCATCCTTGATTGAGAAGAATTTTGGCCGCAGATCATACTTATCAAGCCATCCAGACATAAGCATTTGTACAGCATTGTCTAACTCGTCTCTTTGTTTCCTGGTAGAATTATCCCAAGAATCAGCGTGGTCTCCACAATATTCATCTTGAGTGGAGACTAATTCTAGCCAATCATCGATATCCCAATAAGCTTCTGGTTGAGTAGGTGGCACACATTCACCAACCCAGAAAGAGGAATAACCCTCTTCTTCACCTTTGGAAATGGCCTCATCTATAGTATGGAATGAGCCAAAGTATTTAGTAGCGTCTTCAGAAATGGCAAATGGCATTGATTTCCCTCGTTTTGCTCTATTAATACGTCAAGCAAAACGAATGTTAATCTTAACCCTGCCAAGTAGATCCATTGAAGAACATCAAACGAGTTCCATTGAACCAGAAATCACCAAATTGAGGATTTCTACCCATTAAAGCTCTCATCCGAGGTAGGATCTCATCATCATAAAATGTTGAAGAATTCCCGACACTGGTCGAGTCAACCACAAGTTTAATCATCTTATGACCCAAAGCACCAGAGTATCCAAATCGATCAATCGAAGCATTTGGAGAAATCCCAATAACTGCTTCCAAATCGATCTGATTACCCAGACCTTGGTCAGCTTCAGTAACATATCTATTATTGAAACCTGGATTAATTGGCGTGTCTAGCCTAGATGTGCTACCCAGCAAAGCGTGAGATTGACCAACAGTAGGAGTATACTTAGGAACTCTACTCAAACCAAAAGAACTAATCCGTGTCGAAGAAATACTGAAAGGAGTATCAGCAGGATCTTCAGCGATCGTATCAAATTCAGCAAAGAAATCTGCCACAGCACTAGTATTCTTATCCCATAGGGTCGATAAAACAACGTGGCCGCGACCAAAATGTTGTTCGAAATCAGAAGCGTCACTACCAGTTTGGAGCAACAAATTCTCAGTTGGGACAATATCAACAATTTCTCCAGATGTGTAACTCAAAAGGAGATCTAAAGTAGCAAATTCAACAGGAACAGTGGATGGGGCACCCCCTGAACTTGAATCAGTAATATTGTAAGTCGCAAAATGCAACCTCAATTGAGTCGAACTGGTACCAATTCTTTCGACTCTTGAAACAAATACTGGGTAGTACAAGCCGCTCGAATCACCCGTAGGTTGATCACCAGCAGGAGCAGTCATATTGAATTCTCTGAACAATGCCGGAGGAATCACAATATTGTCAGAAGAAGTTCTATTTGCATCAGCACAGAATGGGTAGTTGACAGATGTCAACCAAGATTGAATATCACTATCCAATTGAGGAATAGCAACCCATGAACTATCAGTCAGAAGACCAGTACCATGAGAGAAAACAACCGAAGCATAATCATCAGTAACTGCTGGACCACCCGCTACTGTGTCCGCAATTTCGTAAAGTGCTGGATTATCGTAAAATCCATCACTATTTGCATCTGATAGATCACTAGGCGGCTCTACAACGTCTAGAAAATCTCGAACACTATCCAAAGTCGTGTCAAGAGTTCGAAATGTGATGAAGCCAGAAACTGTTTCCGATTCACCAGAAGAAATTACTGTTGATTCTTCAGGCGAAGTAGCTACAACCAATCTTGAAGGTTGATAGGTTAAATCACTATCAATTTCGTAATCGGCGGTAAAGATTGCGACTTCCGTGGTAGAATTTTCAATGTTCGCCGTGAAAGTAAGTCGAAGCCAGCCATCATAACCAGCAGTTGGATCATTAAAGCCAGCAATTCTACGAATTTTGGCAAGTCTAAGATTTTCCCATCTTTTCGGGAGAGCTGCCTGCATATCCCAAATCCATTTGAGAGGCACATCGGCTACTCCAGTCCCAGAGGTAACTTGTGGCTGAATAAGATATGGATACATTGCAGCATGGCCAAGGCTCAATTGCACCCCATCGAGTGCTTTGGCCAATACTAATTGCCGTACTACTATGTCTGCCATTGGGCGGTTCAGTGTTTCAAAGAACACTGGGTCCGTCATCACAAGCCATCTGATATTGAGAGTTGTATCTCCTCCTACAAAACTGGAGAATATACTCCCAGGTGCTTTAGAAGGAATGCTTGATGGTGATATAGTAGGGATGAGTCAATCCTCCGAAGCTTACAATCTATTCTACATGTTTAATTTTGCTTATATACCATTTTCCCAATTGGTGGGTAACTGATGCGGAAAGTATTTGACAGAAATGGCCATCAATGCTAGAAAGCAGGAATTTGTATTTTCACATGATCCTGAATCATATGAAATATTTCTGAAGAAGCATTTCACACGGTATAAACCAACTTACTACTCAGTAGTATCTAAGGAAACAGTCGATACTGAAGATGGGGAGATGTACAGGCTAGAGATAGTCAAAACTATTGAAGACCCCAGCTATGAGATAATTGCTGAATGCAGAATCAATAACCAGATGGTATATCTCTGGAATGATCATTGTTGGACATTGGCAACAGCAAATGGAAAGCTTTTGATATCTAAAACGGTATCGATACCACATGTAGGTTCCAAAAAACCACTATCCGCGAAAATCGTCATTTATAGAGTAGGAATCGATAAAGTCGAATGAGCACAATAACTCTCGAACCACCTGAAGCAGTAACAGAGAAGCCCAAGAATAAAACTCAAAAGCCTTGGGCCGTCATTATTTCCGACGATGACGAGCATACATATCAGTACGTCATAGAAGTGCTGAGGAAGGTATTTGGTTACGACGAAACCAAAAGCTTCAAGTATGCAGAAGAGATCGACACCAAAGGAAGAGCTATCGTCTGGTCCGGCACACGAGAAGTGGCAGAGCTAAAGAGGGACCAGGTTAAAGGTGGAGGAAAAGACTTCTACGCTGGCAAGCCAGTAGAATACCCACTGGCTTGCCACATCGAAGAGATGCCTTAGAGCAGATCGAAGTCCTGAATTCCCTTGCCGTTCAATGTCACTTGGCTCAAGTTGGTGATATCGTTAATCACTACCTGGTGACCACCTGGCTTCACTGGCGGAAGTGGCTTAGGGTCTACTGGTGGTGGTGTCGGGTTAGCTTTCGGCGGACCGTAGAGTCGTTGGATTCTGGTCACATCGTCCGTATAAACCGGTTTCGGAACGCCTGGTGAGTAGAACGGAGCCATCAAGGCTCGGTTCTGTCTCGAATGGTCAAGACCAAGAAGGTGACCAAATTCGTGACACGCAACGTTCAAGAACAACGTTCCACGATTTCGTGAGTCAGCAACCCAAGTCTCATCGAGGTCAAACCTCGTTAACAACTGGCCTCTAAAGTTCGGATTTGGTGGCAAGAATGCCCAAGCCAAAGTTCCCGAAGGTCCATCAAAGTTGTCTGCTCTACCTTGACCAGTAGAGATTATGAAATTCGCACTACTCTTGCTAGTGGTTCTTCTAATATCTAAACCACAATGCACTTCCCATTGCTGGAATGCAAGATCGATCAGATCATCCATATCTGATTTAGGGATTGCACTTCTAACGTACTTTTCAACATAGTACGTAAGATTCATTATCCCCCATTTGTTAGCATTACTCGCCTTCTCAGGAGTAGATGCCAACATAAAGTCTGGGCCACCCTTAGAGTTAGGTTTCTCTTTTGTGACCAACATGAAGTCGGGACAGCCGCATCGTGGCGTCAGCATCGCTCTTCTTGTTCGACCATCCAACTTACCGTTAGCTGTTAATCCAAAACTCTTTTGGAATTTCTTAGTATGAGTCTCGATATCTTTCTTAGAAAGAACCTTCTTCTTGTTAGGTTCGTAGTAGTAATGTAGATAATTCAGTGCGAACTTTGCGTCAGCATGAACAAGACCCATCGAATCAGCGATTGATCGTACTAATTTTGGTGTGATACCAGCCATTTTTGGATTCTCCTTTAAGATCTACTTCATGTTTGACGACACATTACCTGTTCTAAATTGTGATAATTGTGGTGTATGTTGCAGCGAAATAGGTGTGCCTCCATTCGTACGCCATGAAATATTCGATCTACCAGAAGAATTAAGAAATGAAGTATTCGCTTACGAGGAGAGCGAACCAAATAGAGAAAATAGCAAGAAACCATGCTATTGGTGGGATTCCACCACTAAGAAATGTACTCAATATGAAAACAGACCACAAACCTGCCAAGATTTCGAGCCAGGATGTGTCTCATGCCTATCTTATAGAGATTACCACAATATAGATTAGCGATGATGTGGGTGGGAATTATGTCCATTCCCAAGATTTACAAATCCATTTGGTTCGACTGTCAAAGAATAGTCGATCATACCATTATAAGTTCTCTGTTGCTGGATATTCATAATTCTTTGATATCCAGCATCTTTAATTTGAGCAGGAGCACCCGAATACTGAGGCATATTCTGTTTGAAAGAGAATCTTTTGAACAAATCAGCTTTCGATGGTGATGGAGGAATAGGAATCGCTGATGTGACTAGTTGCCATTGCTGTTGAAATGCTGCGTTATTCGCAAGTTGTATAGCTTGTTGGTCTCTACGAGCTTGCAGAGCAGCTTGCGTACTCTGAGGAGTCAACCTGAGACTTCTAAACTTCACTTCAGTCTTCTTATTGAAGTATACAATCGGTTCTGTTTGTTGAATGTATACTGGAGGCTGTGGTATAGCGTTGTGGACCATCACAGATGGTTGATGGACGACATTCTGAATCACTCGTCTAGGCTGAGAATTAACAAAGCTTCTATACTTGTCAGATGCGTATAGCGAAGAAGAGCAGGCAAGCAGAACAATTAGGTATCTCATAATTTCACAATCTGATTAATTAAAGATGATACGCCATCTGCAAACAATTTCGAAATCCTCTGATTTCTTCACAGGAGATTTTAGAATTCTATGACTGAAAATCCTAAACCCGTCTCTGAGGACACCAATATCACCAGTCAATGGGTTATTATCGATATCAACAGGAGTTCGATCCAAAGTAATATCTCGACCACCTAAAGCTTTATTGATGACGAGATAATAAGGATTTAGCTGGTTTATGATATTATCAGCTTCAACCGTAGATCCTGGTGCAACAATCTTGATCTGATCACCTTCCTTGATATGATCAATATCTGTTTCAGAAGGATCTAATGAAATTGTCGCGGTACCTGAAGAATTCGCAAGGAATGAAGTAACCCCAGAGCCAGTTAAGAAGATATCTCTCGGATCACATTCACAAGCACCAACTGAATTGACTTCTCTAGCTGCAACCAAGGCAACCTCAGTTATTGTGAAGAAGTCACTTGCCGTGACACCTAGACCATTATACTCTTCTTTACGCAGAGTCGTCTCAAGCACTAGAACATTATTAAGTGCTCGAACATCATGAGATAATAGAGGAGTACCAGCAGGTTGGTATGACGGCTCAAAAAAGACTCTTTCGATTCTTTTCAAAGGTCTCGATGGTTCAGAAATAGGAATAGGATTAATTAATCCACCATCATATTCTGCACCAGCACCTAGCGTAATTGGTATGAAGCCACCAACAACAGTATCTTCAGTATAGAACCTGGCGTCAGCAGTGTTTAGAGGCGTACCTTCATCATCGAAAGAAGCACCGAACATAATGTACTTCGGAGAAAATTCTTCGATATCGATATTATGTGTAACCCAATCGCCAACACCACTACCAGCATTTGGGTCCCATAATTTAGAGTGCATCATCCTATGGGATAGAATCTCTTTAGCTTCAATCTTGATGATATTAGGTTGAACTATACGGTTCAACGTCCTACCGTGGCGATCTCGAACGATAAATTCTATTTCACCTTGGTATTCCTTATAATTTTTCATATCAGAAACGCTGAACTCACTCATCTGACTTCACTTTCTATTAGATGGACCTCATAGCCATCTTTCCGTTTCTGTATATCATCTACAATAAATGATCCACATGACATCGGTAGACTGATGGAATTTGTATCCAGAGATTTGACTAGAATTACTCGTATCCCATCTTCATCAGGTTCGATATCTTTAGCGTCGTCGATCTGTTTGCGAAGCATGTCGAATGTTGCAAATTGAATAGAACTAGGCTCTACCGGCATTGGTGCTGGTGGAGCCACTTGCTCTTTTACAGCTACTGGGATGGACTTGGTTTCTAATCCACTAGCCTTAAGAGCACTATTCAATCGATCTTGCAATCTCATTATTCGCCGCTTTCTTGACCCTCAGTTTTCTTAGATAGAGATTCCTGCTCTTCCAAGTCTTTCCAAGAATCTAAGAGATCACCAAGAACAATTTTTCCATCATTCACTGACATATTGTAAACGCCAATTGTGTACCGTTCAGGCACAAGTGGTTCTTCATCATCTTCGGATACGAAAACGTCAGGATGATTAACACTAAGGAATTGAAGGAATGCCTTGGAATCATTTAGAACATCGTTGAACATTTCAGGGGCAGAATCCAACACTGCCTGCATCTGTTCTTTTGTTAATGCTCTATCACCATGTGTGAGAGGGGATTGCCAGAATCTGTCGAAACTGGCTTTCCATAACGTGACCATAGCGGTTCTACTCTGATCAACGTCTTTGATGCGAGCATTCGCTGCAGCAACTTGATCAAAACCACTTTCAACTTGTGTGTATTTACCCATCGCCTTTTGCCTGTTTCTCTTTCATCGCTTTCAAGAGTTTGGTCCTGAGAGGCCAGAATTGAGCTGCTGCTGCCATAGAATCTTGACTCTTCTTAACAGCGACATCAGCAGCAGATAAAATTAGTTCAATTTCGACACCTGAGAGTGGAATTTCAAAAACATCAGCAGTTGGTTCAACCATATCACGCCTCTAACTCAATAATAAACGTGATATCTACGCAAAAGTGATAGAAGACAACGTCCCACCATCATTAACCCACAGTTTAATAGTTCCAGATGTTGTATTCTTCCAGATAGTTCCGAAGCCGTCGTCAATTTGGGCAGGTACAGGATCTGCAGCATCTGAGTACATTTGCAATTCTAAGGTTGAAGCAGAAGATAGCTTAGTCTTATAAGCACCTAAGTCAGCATCCCAATCGTGAAGTTCAAGAGCACCACCAGTAGAGTGCTGAATCTTGTACCCATTGACGTTCGACCAAATCCTAGCATTCTCATATAAAGAGTAAGAATTAGCTGACGATGTGCGAAGACGGAAAATGTTCGTAACACCAGTTCCCATCACATCTGGTTCTAATGTGAATGTAGTACCAGCATGTGATAAGAGCAATCTCTCATAATTTGTCTCATCAGTATACGCTGAATAGAGAGAGAAATCAGGAGTTACAGTTCCTTGTAATCGTAATGGGCCTTGCATCCGAACTCTGTCATTTGCAGCATCAACAAACAAAGCATGTGTCAGATTATTAGTTTCAACTCTGAAGCTAGCACCACTAAAACCGCTATCATTAATAACGCATTGAGTATTCCAAGCTAACCTGTGGTGAATTGTACCGTTTCTAGTGAAGAACCATTGATTGAAAGTCTGTTCAAGACGAGCTTTCACAGTAACAAATTCTGGATCATCAGTAGTATTCAAACTCTGATCAAACGGATTAGTACCATCAAGTAGATTGTGATCTGTTCCAGCATCATCCGTAAAGTAAAGAATATTGGGACTATCACTCTTAAGCCAGAGATATCCCATACCAGCAGCAGGAACTGATGAATGATCAGCAGATTCTGCGAAAATCAAATCCTTAGTTAAATTAAGGCTACCAGCAGAATCAACATTTAACAAAATGTTCCTATTTGTAGGGTCATCATAAACTCTAAATAGATCAGCAGTTTGCCCCACAGCTCCAATTGCACCAAGAGGACAACGAGTAACAGAACTATTTGAGAAAGCAGATTCAGTACCGTATAAAATTTTCAATTGGGTCGCAGATACTGGGCCAACTCCAAAGTATCTGTCTTTATCGGTGCTAAACCAATCAGCATCCAAAGGATGTGAATAAGAGAAACCACCATCCGCTTTCAATTGAAGTTGGTAATTTGAGGAACCAGCTTTAATAGTTAGATCTCTTTCAACACCAGTTCCTACAGATTCACCAACAATCATATGATCATCGCCGGTCTGAGTGAAAAATCTCAACCTCTCATAATTCGTTGCATCAGTATAAAAATTATACACAGCAAAAGATTGAGGATTTGAACCATCTCTAGATGCCATAGAACCTGCAGCATCTCGATAAAGCTTAATATCAGGTGTGCCAGTAGCAGAAGCAGTTGATGACCAACCCATCCAACTAGTAGCACGCTGGGCTAGTCCGCCAAGACCCAAGCTCAAGTATTCATAGTCATCCCAATTACCAATACCAATTCCAGCATGGGCCGTTATACCATACCCATTTCCACGGAACATAGCATGTTGTCCAGTGGTAGAACTAAGAAATCTCACTTCGCCAGGCACTGATCCTTCAGCACCAACATGTGCAGCGTCAAACACAACCTCATCTGTCTTATTAAGATCTTGGTCAAAAACAGGTGAAAAAGCACCTCTAGACCCGTCAGCTAAAGCATACTGTGTGTGATCATCATCCAATAGACCTGTCAGAGCACCATGATCTGTAACGCCGCCAGCAGATCTCTGCTCCCATTGTGGTGTTCCATCATCTACAAAGAGATAATCGGAATCAGTGCTATCATCATAAGTCACCCAGCCCTCTGAAGGAGTGACACCAACCCATGATGCACCGTCATATTCAACTATCTGATTATTTGATGCACTGTCCCAAGCAGCGTTTACGGGAATTTCAGTGCCCAAAATGTATCTGTCACCATCCACCTCTGTTGGAGGAATAGCAGATGCATCAACAACAGCTAAAACAGCAGCTCTTCTACTAATACCACTTTCTATAGCACCAATTCGAGAATTAATCGCAAGGACATCTAGATCAAGAACGTCAATTCGAGAATTGATCGCAGTTAGATCGATGTCGGCAAACTCTAGATCTTCTCCATTAGCAGAGAATTTAAAGAATTTATCAGCTCTTGAAGCAGCATTATCTGTCGGAATATCAACTAAATCAGAGCCAACCATCAATTTGTCAGCTATTGAATTTCCTAGAGAAGGTGTATTATCAAAATCACCCGAACCGCCTCTTCTGATCAAAACCGTATAAGAATCTGCGGTATTGAAAGTGGTATTAGATAAAATGATAGCTGTCGGAGCATCAGCAGAATTCAGAGAGACATCATCAGGGTCTAACAAAGATCCATTCTTGTAGACGAAGACTTTCGAATCTGAATGGACTAGGCCCCGAGATTCTGTAGGTATTGGTATCGATGTCTCGTTATCAGTGGTGAACAAACCACTGAAACAAATCTCAGGAGATATAGAAGCTAATGTTTCAGTTACTTCATCATACCAGTCAGAAAGAGAAAATATTTCTCCCTCTGACGATTCTTGAAGAGCAATTGTGTCTGCAAGACCAATGAAACCAGAATTAACCCTAATCTTAGATTGAAAAGAATTAAGATCGAACCAAGGAGTTCCAACTCTATATTGGGTGGGTTCGCAAAAACTGGCTTGTTGTGATAACAATCCTGTCAGGTACAACCGCATATGGTCGTATCTGGCCTGACTACCAGGCATTGCAAAATCATCATGATCTTGACTAGCGATTCCCACATCATTAGCAAAGTCGATCCTTGCAGATGGGAATCGGATTCTATTATCTGGCAATATAGATGCTGTGCTCATAACTGCTCCTAGATCTGTTCAAACTATTATACTAAGCCAGATCTGGTTCTCCGACCTGCTGAGAGAGTTTTGGGAGACGCAGCGGCAGCAGCAGCTTGTTCTGGAGGTGCTGGAGGAGGTGCAACTGGTGCAGCGGCAGGAGCAGCAGGTGTCGGTGTTGGAACAGCCCCAGGAACTTGTGGGCCATTCATCTGCTTAGCAACTTCACTCTCCTGATTCTCAGGAGAGATTGCCTGAGCAATATCTCTAATCGCACCTTCTTGTTCCTTCATCTCCGCCTGTTTTTGCCGCAGTGAACCTGGTGCTTCGCCCTTCGCGAAGTCTAGCATGTTCGTGAGCTGATCTTCAAAATCGCGTGGATTAGCGAGAGTTTCAGCCGTAACACGAGCAATCGGTTGCGGAGCACCTGTTGTGGCGTTATCAATATACAAAATAATAGCAAGACCATCATCAGATTTCTTCCACTGAATTCCTTGCTGCTTCAACTGTTCTTGAAGGGGACCAATACCCATTTGTTGTCCAAGAACTTGCAAGGCTCTAGCAAACTGATTGAAAAGATCACCTGGCTGAGAATTGTCTGGAGTAGCCATACCACTCAATGTTTCAGACAAGACTCGATCGAATGAGTTTTCTTGTTCTTCGGTGGGCAATTCGAATGCTAGCTTTATCCTGCTTTCAAATCGCAAAGGGAGGCGTTTTTTGACCTCTCTCGTGACTTTCTCGGCCACTACTTTTTTAGATTTTGGTTTCTTCTCAGATTCAACTATTTCTTTAGCCAATTCTGTGAAGCTTGGACGACTCTTTGGTAAGGCGAGAGGAACCTGAGAAAATGCATCGTTGATGCGGTCTTTGAATGGCATCTTAATTTCTTCCTCTCCAGCTTCAGCTAGAATTTGTTTGATCTCTGACTCGGTTATTGCTTTTAGTGAAACTGCTAGAATATTGCCGCCACGAACTTTTCTCATCTCAAGGTGAATATTTCCAGCACTTGTCATTGGTCTCAGATGTTCAACGAGACCATTTAGTGCAGACCTATTCTTCTTAAAGAGCATAAATCCTTGGATATCTGATTCATCACATACAAGATCATACTTGACGTTGTTCTGTTCACACCACGAATCTATCGCGAAACAGACTTCCCTGAGTTGAGGATTTATCATTGCGTCATCCTTCTAGCAGCTCTTGAAGGCAATCTAGGAGTGTTATCATATTTCCAGTTAGCCAAACCAACCAGATTTGATCGCTTTCCTTCAACCATGATAACACCAGTGCCACATAAATCCTCGCCGAGTGTTTTGAAATGATTGGTAAAATGCAAAACAATCGAACTTATGAAATCTTCTAAATTCGGGTTTAAAAGAGTATGTGTGGCATATTTATTATTAAACTGCCTCAAAAATCTCTCATGCGGTGAAGTAATTTTCCAAACGCCCTTATGAATGTCAGGCGATATTATAAATTTTTTGGTTTTGTAACCAACCTTACAACCATCTCTACTTATACCAACATTCAGAGATGGTCGTTCTCTCCTAATTCCTAAAGCCAAATCGCCATTCATTCTTTGAGTGACTATTTTCAATTGGCTTTCTAGATTAGAAACTTCTTGTCTTGCGGCATTCAATTGTATACGAATAGCCCTGGCTTTCTCCACAGGACTCATCCCACGGGGGTCCGATTCCTCGAAGAGGACATCTAGACTAGTGTGGAACGTTGGCATATCTTCTCCGCATGAATACTCAATTTATGTTTGAGCTGTAGAGAATGTAGAAGCAGCTCAGTTATGATTCTGTATTTACAACCTGTATGCAAACAGCCATGCCCATATTGAGCATGGCTGTTGAGAGCATTCACCCCACAGTGCATCAAGGTATTAAGCTTGACCAAACGCTTGAGACATTCCCATGGCCATACCACCAGTTGGGAGATCCATTTGGTCAGGAATCATGTCTGCCATATTTGAGATAACATCACTATCGGTTACTTCAAGAACTTCTTGAACATCTTGAATTTTACCAATGAGATCTCTAGCTCTATCCGCTCCGCCAGCTCGTACAACTAATTCCTGAGCTAATGATAATAGCTCAGGGTCTGGTGGGCATTCACCCTCATCAACATACGCACCATCAGGAGGGCCTTCGTCCCCAGGCATCATGAGCATACCAGCATCAGCATGGATGCTTGGTTCAGATGCCATAGTGGATGCAGGCACATCCTCCATGATAGCAAGTATTCTAGCGATTGACATTAGGCTACTTTAACAATATAACCAAACTCTTCAGCAAGTCTCATGACTTGAAGAGTCTTCTTTGGAAGTTCAACTTGATCGTTAACATCTTCCATAATGGCCGAAGCAATTGCTGAAACTGATTCGACTTGAACACGAGATTCAAGAGGGTCAGTATTATGAGAACCAACGATTCTCAGGCCGAAATCTTTGATGCTCTCAGCAAAGACGTTAACGTCGCCCTTAGCAAGAACACGCAATGTAGAAAGTGTCATAGTGGTCTCCTCATGATGGTATCTTTGACCACCTAATTACTTACTTTGCCGATGCTTCCAAGCCAATCGCAATATCTATCCATGCTCTTTGGAACTGATCCATAGATTTGATAGTATTATTGCCATATGCCATTGAAAGATGGCTAGACAATTGTTTGAACCAATCTAACCATGCATCTCTGTTCGAGACCGCAGTATCGTTGGAAACTTTCGTGTTTTTCAAGATAGTGGGAACATCCATATACTCACCAGAATTAATCTTGGAAGCAATCAACCTAAACGAAGCAGCAAGTCTTACCGCATCTTCTTGAACTTGAGAAGACCCATAAGATGGTGACAGTTTCACCGCCTTAACCCACGAATAAGACTTTTGCTGCAATCCACTTAGGCTTACGTCGCCGCCACCGCCACCATCACCACCATTCCAATCAGTTCCGCCACCTCCGTTATCATTCCAATCGGTCCCACCGCCACCATTACCGCCGCCGTCTTTACCACCAACAACTTGAACAGCTTTAACTTGGGTCTTTGTTCTTTGTTCAATTCCTACTACTTTTCCTTCTTCATCTGGTTTTGTGAAGACATAGGATGCTGTTAGAACAACAACATAAGTAGTATTCTCAGATCCTGTGCCAAAGATCACTCGACTACTATCCGGCCAAATGATAATCTTCTTAGCAGGCAGCACAGTCCAAGAGTATTGGACGGAGTACAAATTATCTGGTTTAGCACTAGGTTTAATCCACAATTGGATTATATCACCAACGTTGAATGGCTTATCAGCACCCATTATTTCAGGTGTAGGAACTTCAAAACCATCATCAACAACAGCTAATGGTGGTGCTGGAGGAGTATCCTCTGCATCTGAAAGGACAAATTCAGATTCTTGGACTTCGCCAGTATATTCCTGAATCGAAGAATCAACAGCAGGAATCCTAGCTGTTTGTAAACTCTCCTTGTTAAATTGCTGAAATGCAACGCCCGCAATAGTGAGTATTGCAATAACAAGCAATTTGTTCGATTTTAAAAAGTTTCGCATTGTATCTTATCCAGGATCGGTATCTATCGAATCAAACAAGGAGAGTTGTCAGCCTAATCTTAAGGTTGGCTTACAGATCGAATTGAAGATCTTTACTTTCGCCACCTTCTTCATCGTCTTTGCCCTTACCAAAGAGATTTCCAAGACCTTTCTTCGCAAGGTTGAAAGCACCTTCAATAGCACCAGGCAAAATACTATTTCTCAGCAATGGGTCAGCAACCCAATCTGGACCTGGTAGATCCAAAGGAACAACGTGTTCATCGTAGAGACGAGCACCAGCATCCTTCATCAATCTCAAGTCTTCATCAGTAAGATCTTTCATCGCAACGAGCTGTACGGCATTACCCACAGCCATGATGAAGACCCAAACTTCAGACATTGAGACCTTACCGTCATCAAATGCATCCAAAGAAGCAACGATCACCTCTTTGAATTTGTCATAGTATGGATTCACTTCGCACCTCCGGACAGATTGATCTAAGATTCATCATTTTAGATTTGCTGGAGATCGATAGCTTATCATTAAAGGTAGATATCGCATGTCAGAAACAGAAAATGATATACCATTAGTCTCAGCTATAACATTAACCGGTAGGAATAATTTATCGGATTTGTTAAACTGTATCGAATGTTTTAAGGCACAAACATATCCATATAAGGAATTAATTATAATCAACAATGCTAGAAATCAACTAGCAGCTAGTGAATTGAATATCAAGGCGGAGAAGGATATATTCCTAATAGATACGCCAAATGAATTGACTACTGGTATGGCCAGAGCACATGGTATGGCAGCGGCAAACGGTCGAATAATAGCACAATTCGACGTTGATTATTGGCATGCACCAAATAGATTAGAAACCCAAATAGTAAATCTTGGGCGGCAAAGTGCACACATATCAGTATTATCAAGATGCTTAGGATACAGTTTCGTTTCAGGTAGAGCCAGATACCATGAAAACGAAAAGAGAGCAATCTTAGGAACAATGGTGCATATTAGACAGGCAGAAATAAATTATCAACCTGATCGAGATAAAAACGAAGAATTAGGATTCCTCGAAGATCTTACCAAAAAAGGTTATCAACCAATATCAATTGATTCTCCCGAACTATGTTGTAAACTAAACCTCACATCAGAAGGTAGAATCACAACACCAATAAATTCAGGGCTAAGTAAAGCTCACTTCAAAACGGTACAGGAAATGCTGACAAATCATCATTCTCCAAAGAATGCAGCACCAGAGATTCCAACAACTGCAGAGAATTAGGATCAGAAAGATCAACACTAATCTGTTTTTCGCCGTAACTGAACGACATTTTAGTAGGACCCTCTTTATTTTCAAAAAGAATCGTCGGATATCCTTGATTCATCACCGACATGATAGATTGATTGATTAAATTACTTTTCTCTCTTTCAGTTAATTGCTCGAATTTGTCATCGGCTTTCTTTTGAGCCTCAACCAAGGCATCATATTGAATACCTTTCGCAATAATTAATCCAAAACCCAAAGGATAATAGCCAACATTTCTATCCCTAAGAAATGTTCCGAGATGTTCTAGAACAGCCTCATTCATAGATATATTGTTCAAAAATATGAATAGATAAACGAAAGAGGAACTCATGCCTTCAATACTTGACAAGCTAAACAAAAAATTATCTCCTCTAACAGAATCAGAGGATATGGGATCATGGAAAGATCCCCACTCAGGTGCATACGACCGGCAAAGAGCCGAAGATGCATTATATCATACAATTGGCCCATTAACCGACTCACCTACATGGGATACCAAAGATTGGTCGAGTAAAAGCGAACCAGTCGATGGATTCAGACCTGGAGCACCAGCTCCACAATGGACTCCTGAAGAATTAGTGTTCGCCTTCGCTGGCGATCCAAGTTTGTTATTCAAAGCAAGTGGTAATCCAAAAAGCCCCGGCTACGGTGATATGGGCGGTGCCCCTCTCTATCGTCTAGCTAGAAGAGTCGCAAACACATATGGTCGCGGCACAGATAAGTCATTCGTAGCAGATCTCTATAGCAATGGTTTCATCCCACTAACTCAGATGATGCAACCTGGCTACGATGAAAAACGTGGACCATTCATTTCGTACATCATGAGAACAGTTCAAAGTGCTATGGAACACGGAACTGGTGGTAGTACAACAGGTGATATGGCACAAGGCCACCAAAGTCAATTCTTCACAGATCCAGACGGTAACATGAGGAAAAGAAAGCCTGGAGATGCTGGAGAAGAAGGATGGACTGAACATTCTGCAATTGGAATCAAAGGTCTCCTCAAATTAACAGATCCACAGGCTGTAAGGCAGGCAGCACAAGTCGTCCAAGGAAAATATCAAACCGAAAAGCACCACGATAAGCACCCAGGTAATCCATTTGGCGGCTTCTCTCCTCAATATTTCGGTCTCGCTAACCAATATGCTGATGCTCTTGAAGCTGGAAATCCAGAAGCCGTCGAAGCATCTCAAAATCAACTTCGACAGCTTCTAACAGATGTTGAAGATATGAATGCAAGCATTGGCGGAGCTTCAACAGGTCTCGGTCAAGCAGTTTCTACACCAAACAGAGGAAAATGTGCACTCTGCAAAGGTCAAGGAGCCATCAAAGATCCACGAGATCCAGAAGGTGGTCTCATAAAATGTGAAAAATGTGGTGGAGATGGTGTCGATGGTGTCGGTGTTCAAAGCATGGATGTTCCAGCCGATGATGGAAAAACAATGGCCGGAAACGTCCTCGGGGGAGATGACGGTGAAGATGGCACAGTTGATCCAGAGTCAATCGAGTACATCTTAGACCTAGCAATCAACCACGACCTTAGCAAGATCCTCGCAACCAGCGAAAAGTATAACGAACTTGCTACAATGTCTGGTGCGAAAGTTGATAAGAAGACTGGAAGAGCCAAACTTGGTGGCCCGATGACCGCTAACGAAATGAGATATCTCATTCGTTCGCTCGGACCACTTGGTAGCAACTATCCCGGCAGAGGACGAGCCAGAGCAAACACCAAGATTCCTAGAGATGGTAAGAAATGGTGGCAACCTGGTGAAGACCCAGAAATTGAACCACTAGCAGAAGGTGGAATGTGGCACTCTCTTTGGAGCAGAAACAACTACCCAACAATGGGTCCAACTGAAATAGCGGCTGAGATGACCAAAGAGGTCTTAGAATTCGAAAAAGTTGGAGTTGCTTCAGCAAGAGCAGCAAAAGTAGCTCAAAGCGGAACAGCCGTCTCAAAAGTGGCTATCTCGAACACTACAAAAGCTGGTCGAATTAAACTCATGATTATCGCAGATATTCATAGAGACCAGATTGGTGTAAGGGCAGAAGGGAAAAAATCATACCAAATTCCTCTGATGGAAGACTTGGACCCGATCGATTGTCATATGATTGCCACAGTCTGCGAATCGATGATTAGAAGAATTGACAGATCATTGCACAGCAACAAAATAGTTGCGTCATGGAAGCCAAGGACTGGCGGAAATGTAACTAAGCTAATGACAGTGAATTCTTTGGAAATCAAATGAAATTAGCTGATGCTACAAATCTCTCGCTCTATGAAGCAAGCATCGCCTGCGATTCTATTGTAATACTCGAAGATGGCGAAGGCCCAAGATGGAAATTCGCATACGACAACTGGCATCACGATCCTAATCCAGATATCCTTCTATTAGGCTCTTGGCGACATCCGAGTACCCAGAACAATCTCGTAGGCGGAATCAATCTACATTATCTCAATGATAAGCAGCGAGATAGTTTAGCTAGAATACTACCGAAGATCATGGGAGGTGGGAATCTCAAAGATCGATATTGGATCGGTAGAGAAGCACTCCCAGATGTCTTCAATAACTTCTACAGAACATATAACGCCAATTTCATACGTGGTGTCAGAAAAGACGTTATGTTCCCGAAATTTGGATTCATGAAGACTGCCCAAAACTGGATTAAGAAAAAGTTAGGAGGCATCTTAAAAAGCAAAGAACAAAGAGCTAAAGAAGCTGAACCTAAATATCCAGAAGATCTTGGTAGGATGCAAGATAAACTAGACCAAGTAGTTCTTCAGTTGCAGGCAAAAGACGCAACCGATGCCGAGCCAGAAATTGAAGATACACCAGAAATGCAAGCCGCGAGATCCGCATTCCAAGATTATCAACGTGAAAAAACAATGGCTGGAATCCAACAAAAGGAAAACCAACCATTACAAGCTGCACAACAGGATATTAAACAACAAGATGTTGTAGACCAATTACAACAGCAACAACAACAGCAAAACGAAGTCGATTTAGCCGCTGAAAGAAGGCAAAATCAAGAAGAATTGTTAAATCCTAACAACGAAATAGATCTGAGCAGCGACGAAATTGACCTTTCAGAGGCAATAAGATACTACTCGCCAACTCTTGGTAGATATGTCATCGAAGAAGACAATACAGTCTTAAGCTAATTGCTCCTAAATGAGCGAGTATCATAGAGAAATAGAAGAATATAGGATCAAATTCGCAGCAGTCGATAGAAAAGATCCTAAATCTCTGCGAAGATTCTTTGACAGATACCCACATCTGCGAACAACAGATATGGCTCTAATTGTCGAAAGAGACACAAACTATGTCCGAAGTCTGAGAATACTCGCAGGACTTGGAAAGCCACCAGTAAAGCATAGGCCGACCAATCCCAATAGAAAAATCATAAACATAAAAGTCCCCGAAAATTGGGATAATGAAAAATGGTTAAGGAGAGCAGCCGCTCTCTATTCAACTTTAGCCATATCAAAGGCCATAGGAGTAAGCAGAAGGACTATTCTGCGGCGATTCGAAAAATACGGAATCAAAGCCCAGAGTTATGAAGAGTCCATGAGACCAAACAACCCATGCTGCAACAAAGCTTGGGTCCACAAGCATTACGTAGAAGACAGATTATCTCAAACTGAATGTGCCAGACTAGCCGGAATCACCAGAGCAGGATTTACAAAATGGCTAGTAAGATTCAAAATAGCTGTTAGAACTCCAAAAGAAACGTACGCAAAAAGAAAAACTGTAACAATATGGCCCAGAGAGTTACTGCACAAATTAAACGATCAACCAATAGTTAGAAAATGCTACGTCAGAGATGACCATATACATGTAAGATTCATGAATTACTTTTGGGAAACTTACTACCTCAATAAACCAGCCACAAATAAAGCAAACGCTAGAATTCCAAGATCATACGGAATCACCAGAAAAGAAGCAAAACTGGAAAGTGTCCCACCAGTAATACAACAATATGAATCTGATTTCGATAGATCTTACCCAGCCCACATAGTAATCCCAAGAGATAAATGGGATGCAGCGAGTTTCATAGAACAAAGACTAGCAGTACATGAATTCGCCAGACAAATGACTCAAAGAGGTTGGATAGACCCAAATTATCCTCAGCACATCATAGATGCTGAATGGGACAAGCTCAAAAACATCAATTCAGCAAGATATCTCAGAAAGAGTACATTTACCGCATTTCCGTGTATAGGAACTCAAGCACCACCAGGAAGAAGATTAGTTGAAAATTACTTCGATTTCAATGAATTATGGGATGTGATCAGAAGTCCAAGATGGACTATGAACACTCTAAATAGTCTAACCAGCAAGAAGCTTCAAATTGACACACACAATTTCTACCGAACAATGATGGCAGAAATACGAAAACCAATGCCCAGAATGGTGGATCCAGGTCTCTATATAGTATTATTCAAGAGGTTAGGAATAACTGGTAAAATATTAGATCTAACTCCTAACCATGGAAGCAGAGCAGTCGCAAGTGCCATCAATGGCATCACATATTGCACTCTGCCAAATGAAAAGGTACAAAAAGCGATCAACAAAGGATTATGCGAGCAAACAGGTCTAAATTACGAAGAGTACGATGATGGTAAAGTAGACCTCGTCATGATAGATAATGACCTCAGAGAATGCGATATTGAATTAGCAATGGAATATGCTTCGAAAGCCAAACGAATCATGGCCTTCGTACCCCGAAACAAAAAGTCAATAATCGCATCGAAGTACAAACCAAGCTCGATTATCCAAATCAAAGCCCGATTCTTCAGAAAAACTCCAGATTTCCTCTTCATCTGGTGACAGAATAAAATATAAGGCGTTGAGAGTAGAAATCACCTATACGAATATAGTCGCACCAAAAATACCGTAAATATTGCGACCATCTGGAGCAGCAGTAAAATGGCATTAGACCAAATCCCTCCCCACTCATCACTCACTGATGGGCAATTTGTGCAGGTATCTGGCCCTGACGGAATCACAACAGGGTACCATTATGACCAGCAACAAAGGGCTTTGTACTTCAAAGAGTCGCAAGTCTTATTCCCAAGTTTCCACGGTCAAAGCCACATAGCTGAAGACCCAATTCCGAACGCCACTTGCGACACTCCAGGTTTATTGTCAGATGACGATAAATGCAAACTGGACGCAATGCTTCAAACAAGACTAGGAGTCCTCGGGTTCCAAGGAGCAGGATTCCCAGATGATGGCGGTTGGATGCAAGGAGATATTATCCTTGCAGCCGGTACAGAATTCATCAGTCTAGAAAGAATCGGAAACGTAATCCGATTCACTGTGGATAGCCCAATTCCTCTGAATTGTGCATGTGAAGAATGCCAACAAATATTCTGGGTCCAAGACGAAACAGACACAGCAGCTATCAGACCACCAACATGCGGTGGTAAATTACCAGGAGTTAATTCTTACGGAGAGATGAAGATTTATCTCTTCCCAGAATCGACTATTGCAGATCCTAGCAATACTGCGGCAACACTGAATAATAAGGGTACACATCCAGCCTTTATCTTCAAACGATTTGACGATACAATCGTGCCTGGTGCTGCAGAACACGAAATGGTTTTGGTTCGCGATCCGAATAATACTCTACAGACACAAGTGGGATGGGCATTCACACCTGGTGCTGCTGGTGTTGCTGAGATGGTTTGGTTCATGGGTAAAGATGACGAAGGCGGACAGCTTCGTTTCGATCTTGAACCAGAAAGTACCCCAGGATTGCTTGGATCACTCTTGTTCAATGGTCACTTGTTGACTAAGAAAATGGGTGTAGTAGTTGATTACACATCAACTATTCTAAGCACTAACCAATATACAGTCAGAGAATGGAATGTCGATTCAGCAACAGCTATCGGTGATCCTTTCACTGCAACAAACGCCTGGATGTATCAAAATCCAGAAAATCCAAGATCAGGTACTAATCCACAAACTCTCGTTTCTGATTCAACGGTTGATCTCCTTCCAATAGGTAGTCTCGTAAACCTATGGGCATTCAAGGTCGGTGAAGTCTCAGGTGAATCAATCCTGAGATACTATTTCAGAGAGAAGCCTAGATTCAATCCTAACCATGCTTGGACTTGGCTTGGTAAGACGCAATTCGGAGATGTTGTCACAGCCCGTGCAGAACTAATGCCTAGTGCTGGAGATGACGATAAATCATCTGCTGAATTGGTTTCAGCCGCAAGAGGATTTGAAACCAGTATGTGGGGTCTGACAGGATTAGATGACCCTCTTCTAAGCTTCGATATGGCGGTTGCATCTGGCACTGAAAATTCTGAAGTTAACATTCAACACAGAGCAGCCATTGATACCAATCTTCCAGGATTGACGGTAGTGGCTAGTGACATAGTCCCAGATGACTTTAGCGAACGTCCAGTCTTACTTTGGAACAGACATAATGTTTGCAATGCTATCGTGAGGGCAGATGTTGGTCGACCAACCAGTTCAGAATTTGTCCCATACGACATAATTCTAAGAGGCGAGATTGATCAACACACAACAAAGTACATGCAAGTTGTTGGTAAGGGAGAATTTAACGGCTTGAATTATGTTCAAGTCACTGGCGTCCACTTCCATGATCTTCCTCAATTTGGAGCAGTTAGAGTTCTGGCTCCTTCAAATAACCACAATAGCGTCTTCAATTACAGTAGAAAGCTAGTTTTCCCAACTTCCACTGGAACTAATCCAACCAGCCCAAGTGCTATCGACTTGGATACAGTCGTCCTTGCTGGCGGAGATGCTTACCCTGGTGATATTGGTGACATAGTTGAGCTTCTTCACCAAGAATATTCGTCTCCAGTGGTTCGCGTCGAATTCTCAACAGCGGCTACTGGATTGGTCGAAGTGCAATTCAAGGTAGGCACACTTGATATGAGCCTTCCTTATGAAGAGGATGTTCTGGCTGATGACGCAGATGATTATGTTCGTGGTTTAGCACCTGGCTACTCTGTAAGTGCAATCTACTCACAATCAGGAACATTTACCGGAATTGGCACTCAACCAAGTGCATCTCCAGACGGCTTTATTTGCTATGATGGAGGAGCTGTTGTTGGTGCAACTGAGCCTGAATTCTGGAATCGCTTAGAGGTAATGATTAGGGATAATCAAGTTTGGATTTGGTGGAATGAGTTGTTGATACCACCAAATTCTACTTTGAGTGCTAATCTTGCCACACCGGTTGAAGTAGAGACTCCTTACTTCTCAATCGCAACCGACGCGACACGTGACAGTGGTAAAATGGGGATGAGACTCTGGCCTGGTGCTAAGGTTCGAAGATTCGATGTTCGAACTCAATTGACTCTCTTCAACGAGTTCACATACGGTCAACTTGAAGTAGTATAATGAAACCGCCGACGTTTGCACCAACTTACGTTGCATTATATCCCATACTTTCTGAGATAGCTCAATCATTTGGGTACGCTCTAGCTATCCATGGCAGTGTTTCTAGAGATTTCGATTTGGTCGCAATACCTTGGATCGAAGATGCTGGAGATCCTGAACAATTAATTCGAGACATAGCCGCAGCTATGTCTTATACGATGGACACCACAATAACGATAGATAGGTTGTTCAAAGCACCATATACTGAGGAGAAACCCCATGGTAGGAGATCATGGGCAATCCCTCTTGAAGGTGGTGCTGTTTTAGATATTTCTATAATGCCTAGAATATGATATTAGCTTCATTTGTATTTGAAAATAACGACGACATCAAGAGTGGAAAATTCATTCTCCACCAAGAATCAAAAGATGATGTCCACGTCAAAATCGATAGAAAGCTCAGAAGAGAGCCTCTATTAGGAATGAAGCAACCCACGCCTCCTGGGGCAATGCTCGGATGGGAAGCAAGCCTTTCAGTAATGTATAAAGGCCAAATTGCTGATGGATATCCCTTCGAGCTTCACGAAAAATTTGGAGAAGCTCAAAAAGGGCTAACAGACGCAAATGGCGTCGCATCTCTTGATATCGAATTTCCCGAAATCAGGAGATCTGAATTCACTTTACACATTAACGAAAAAGAAGTGATTGCAACAGATGGATGTGATAAAGAAAGCAATCAAACAGATAATCTTTGAAAGATTGAAAAAGAAGTATCGCTGCTTCCTGAATCCAGACTACAAAGATTGCACCTATCTGGATTATTCAAACTCAATTGGAATCGAGCTAGGCGGAAACCATGGTTACTTGATGATCATGTTCCGTACTGAAGAAAGCAAAAGCGACGATTACGGGATCAGAATAATCTGGTCCGAAGGCAAAAGCACGATGGGTTATGAGACGCTTCTGCTAGTTCCGGAGTATGACATCGCAGAACCAAATCTCGAAACTCTTCTCACAATGATAGAAGGCACTCTTGTAGAGTTCTACAAGAGACGATTACACTGGACAGCTTATCTCCATCTCCACCCATCTCCAACTAAAACTTAGTAGAGATAACTGTCGCGAGATTGGATAATAATTGGGCTTTACCTTCCAATGGTTGCCCATCGGATGCTTTGATAACATCCCTCAGGAGGCTGTCGAAAAGGCCGTCCGGATTCGCTTTCCCTCGCTGCGTAGCTCCAGCATCTAGCCAGCCAGAAGGGGCTTGGAAACCCCAAAGAGAAGCTTTCGCAGCATCTCCCGCAAGCAATTCGGCAGCAGCTTCTTTCACTCTAATCTGTACGGCATTTCTAAGAGTGTTGAAAGCAGCACCAATGCCACTATCTCCAATAGGCTGCTTCACGGAGTGTTTTTGACCACTCCCCTGCAACAATCCCATTGGTTCTAAGATATTTCTGAGTTTCGACAGAGTCGTTACTACAAGATTCTTAGATGCCTGATTTCGGGCTACATCATCAGCGTGTCCCATACCGAGACCACGCCTACCCTCTGCTATCATTCGAAGTTTCATGAGGTATATTTGTCTCAAAAAACCTATGGTTGATGAAAATATAAAATTTTCAATTCTAAGTTGGAATCAACATGTCATATGTCTTGAAATTGTCATCATTAACGTCCTATACAAATGGTAATATCAAATCATGGTTAGCTATTGATGATTTGAAAGGAGACCCTTGTTTTGAAGATGCAAATGCATATAATGATAGTATTCCAGATTTCTCTGAATTATTTACAGATATAAATTCTGGTATCAATATTCCCAACATTGCAGGATCTGGATTAGAAGTTAAAAGAGCTATTCCGGAGATTTCTTGTATCTATACAGTAGATGAGAAGAGCTTTGAATTTTCTGCCTTAAGAGATAACGACAATTTCTTGATTTTAACAGGAAATGGGTCTTGGGAACATTTCGCACAATATTACGCTTCTGACGCAATTTCTTTTATCAACAAAATTTGGGCAGGTGCATCAACAGTCCCTGAAACTTTCAACATTTCAGGAATCATTCCAGGAGATTCAACAGATGTCTTCGATTGGAACACAAGTTCAACTAACGATATCGTTAGGTCTGCATTCAAAATAACAGAAGATTCTGCAATTTCTGTTCCATCAGCAGAAATAGAATTTATTAACGGAGTCCCAAAAATAATATATGTCATAGGACCATTAGGTTTAGGGACAAATACTGGCGGTGCAGAAGTTGAAGTACTCAATACTGATGGAGTATTATCTTATACTCTATTGAGCCAGAAATTTATTAATTCAGTCAACTATTTAGATCTATCTTGGAATGATTTAACTTCATCCAATACTAATGTTGGTTCTTTCACCCAAGCGATGGGCGATTTTATTTTTATGCTTCCTTAGATAATTTCCGTTTCATCAAACGGATTCTTCTCCTATTTCTCTTGGCTTTCTTCCTCACATGCGATAATAGATAGCCACCGATAGGTTGTTCCAGACACGTCAATCTATCAATCTTCCAAGTCTGGAAAGACATATCTGCAGGAGTATCAGCAAAGAATATGGGGTAGATCTTATGATCTCGAAAGAAACTACCCAGCGATAAACCGCCAAGATGGTGGGCCAATACTAATCTATCATTAGCCGCTACACATCCCATCAAGACAGCACGATGATAGGAATCAGTATCAACGATCCAAGTCTTTCGTTCATAAATGCCAAGCACTCTGATAGAGTAATCGACAATAAACTTATCCTTGAACCTTGAAGCCCAAACTACTACAAATCTATCTTGTAGTGATTTTTGTTTAAGTTTAGGCTTAGGGACATCGGCGGGAATCGAACCCATATCTCGCTTCCAAAACGCTCATCTAGAATTGCGACATTTTCGGCTTTTGATAGATTACACTTTACACTTCTCTTGCAGCTTGCATGGCCACAATCGTAGGAGGGAGTTTGCTATCTTCGATCTTGGTTAAAACCAAGCTGTGTGCCAACACAGTTCCAACATCCATAATTACTTGTTCAGACTTTGGAGTTCTGTCCAAGTGTACTTTTTGTACTTCTCGAAAGCTTTTGCGACTTTGTGATTATACTTATGCAGTATGTCACCTGGTTCTGGGCTTTCTCTTCTCATCATTGAAGGGGTCTTTTGGAACACTTCAAGATTCCAACTTGAATCTGGACCAACTACTACTAGTTCCAATAGTATCATTGGTTTTGGATTGGGTTGTTCGTTATACTCTCCAATTAATGTAACTGAACAATTCTCAGGACATTCAATTGGTACGTCTTCTGAAACCCAAATCATTTCTTCTTTGACCTATTGTTCTGAGTTCTCAAAATGATATTATGAGATTCTACCATGTGGGACGTGACTTCTTCAAATTTGTCAGTCGCATCGAACATTGCGTCTAACAATTGCCCAGAACCTTCGATTGGAACTATCTTAGGTAAGATTGTTCCGCCTCGTGTTGTATTTACGCAATCTCTGGCGATCTGATCGGCCTCATTTACTGTTTCACCCATTCCGCCATAAAATACACCGGCAAGTGAAATTCCAGTATTTTTATCAGTAACTATTTTAGCGTAAGCAACAACATACTTCTTCGCAGTCATGAGATTTTCCTTCAAGTAATCAGCGTTAATCCTTTACATCACTCTACTAAAAATCTCATTTTCCGGATGATCCGAAGCCAGCCAGTCCTCTCTGATCATAACCAGGACTAAATTCATCAATCACAGAAATATCACAGTGTGTAATTTTGTTGACAATCATTTGAGCAATTCTATCTCCTACATCAATTTTGTATTCTTTATCAGAAGTATTCATCAGAACGACTACTAAAGGTCCTGTATAAGTGGCGTCAATGATTCCTCTGAAAGGAAGAATCCCTTTCATCCACAGACTAGACCTACCATCGATAGTGTAATAAAATCCCGGAGGCGTGGAAACTGCGATACCAGTATCAATTGTTTTAATTTCACCAGGAGGGATCACAACATTGATAACACTGCTGAGATCATATCCGGCATCAGTAGATCGTGATCTAGTAGGGACAACAGCATCATTATTCAATAGTTTACATTCCAATCTAACAGGATGTTCCAGTATATCACATCCCATCTGCAAAAGAAAATCTTTGAATTCATCTTCTTTAGATGTATTTTTAGCCCAATTCATGGCCTTAGTGGACCAAACAACATTATTTTGGAGATATCCCGCAGTTGGGTCTCTTCTCTCCAATGAAGCAGAATATATTGAGTTCATCCCAAACGTCATAGGTAATTTAGAGTAGAAGCACAAACCTTCTTGTTCTTCCCATTGAGATTCTAAAAATTCATGATCCAAATCGAAAGGAATACCATGTTTTTTAGATTCACTCTTTTTCCTGGCACATTGCCATTTAATCCATCCTTCTAATGTTTTCCTTTTCTCTGCAAGTTTGGTTCTTCTCTTAGAAGAACTTGGAGTTCTGTTAGAGCAAGTTTTGCAGTATGATGACAAATTGTCGACACGTGCAGCATTAGAAGAAAAAAGGTCATATGCCAAATAATGATCGCACCCACTACACCATTTAACTTTTAAACCATCTCGGATGCTATGTGTAGAGCATGAATGTTTCTGATGTCTCAGTCTCCATTCTCTATTAAATTGTTCACCACATTTATCACATTCTGCGATCACCTTCTTATGTGAGCCAGAAGATAAGGTGCTACAATCGATGTTGTATAATTCAAATGTTTTGTCAAACAAGATGTTAATAGATCCACGCAAGAAAGCGGCTCCTAATGTGGAATTTTAAAGCTTACGATATCAACAAACAAATGATCGAAGGAAAGATGGAAGCAGAAACATTCCATGAGTTAGCTTTAAAACTTCGGCAGCAAGGTCTACAAGTAGTAGATGCCACTAGAAGTTTAAGAGGTACCCCAAAGAAAGGTCACTTAGAATCTAATCCTGCAGAAAGAGAATTAGCAGAAGAACGATTAGAACAAATGCGGAGAAGAATGAATCCGCCTATAAGTGAACAGCCTCCCAAGATCCCGCGAACCTCCTTAATACGTTGGGCATTAGCTCTTTTAAAATCGGCATTACGACGAAAGTAGCGGTGCCTTTTTCTCAACGACCTTCTCAAAATCTTGGACAATCTCTTCAACAACCCTATCTAATGGTTGTGAGGCATCAACATAAATGACATTGTCGATGGGAACTGACCTACTGACAGAAATAGTCCGTTCATGTGGTCCAGTAATCAGATTGTCATATGTATCAATGATTTTAGAGAAGAACTCATCAGACTGTTTGTCATAATGGTCCTCTCCTAGTTTCCTATCTTTCATTATTCGCTTCTTGGCTATTGACCAAGGACACGATAGGATATATAAACGATCTGCCTTCGGTGGCTCATAAAGGGCAAAGAGCTTATTGACATCAGTCAAGCTCATCCCATCGGCACCAGCATACGCTATGGCACTTATGAAGGATGATCTATCAGCAAAGACAAATTCATTTCTAGCCAGTGCTGGTTCTAGAATATTCTTTCCAAAACTGATCGTATCAGCCATATACAGCAATTGTCTCGATAATGGATCAATTACTATGTCTTCATCTATCTTCTGAGGAGTCTTGACTAATTTCCTAAGATGAGCACCAAGAGGAGTGCTCCCAGGGTGATGTGTTAAGTGCAATTTACTATCAAATCGCTTTACTAAATGATCAACTGATTCTGCGACAGCTTTTGTGATCGTCGATTTTCCAACTCCATCTGAGCCTTCAAAAATTGCGTAAACTCCACCCATCATTTCCTCGGATTCTTCGGTATACACTTAAGGTGATGGTTTTCCCACTCTGTTTCGAGAAAACAATCTTGACCTTTTGCTTTTTCTAAGTTGTTTCTAAGTTTTCTTGAAGCACCAGCAGATTTCCAGACCGCACTCTCATATTCTACAAAACTCCCCTTTTTTGGTCTGACACCTTCTCTGAATAGTGCTTGGGCTTCAAGTGGAGTACATGAGTTTTCATCAGCAATTATTTCATATGTTACCTTTCTCAAATCTCCAGCAAGCTTCCATAAGTCACGTTCCAATACCTTGGCTTTTTCTACTGCATCCCCGCTGGTGACGAAATAATCAGCAGGATTAATAAATTCCACATCTTTCAGACCAAAATCCTTAGGATCTGCGAAATTTACATGATCATCAAGAACTAATTCAAAAACAGATGGTTTGTCATCATCTTCGAATTTATCGCCAATTTTCGCGTACTTAGGCATTGCATCACCAGTATAGTATAAGATTCCACTCTACATACTGGTAAATTTGTGGTAATGATTACAATCTTTCTTTCACTTTGACAATGCAGATACTTCATCTAAATAAGCGGTAACATCACTCCAAGATCCACTAGTAGGCAAGACAGTGATTCCATCAGCACTCACACAGATTTCAAAGGATTTAGCCATCCTATCGATTCTAAGCTGTCCTTTTGCAGTGCCAGTCCCAAAGTCGATATAAATAGCATGATCGAGGTTTTGGACTTCTCCGACCACGTACTGGTATTCTTCAATCTTAGAGCAGATATGTTCTATTGCCACATCGCTTACACGGAATTGTATATTGAATAATTCCGCAGATATGATATTAGGCAGTGCAGCCATCTTGCTGTTTCTTTTAGTTCGAAAAAGCTCGGTCTAAAGAACAGACTTCGTGTCGCCCAGAGAAAGAAAGACCAAGGAAGATATATCGGAGAAGCTTGGAGATGTGCTTCAGGGTTTCAAATACAAGAAGTGATCTTAAACCCAGTAGTTTCAAGGTCGTGCACTAATTGCACTACATGATAATTATTAGATTCTATCTCAACCTTGAAAGCATCATGTTTTCTGCATGCACTAATAATTTGTGCACTATTCATAAGTTCCATCTCGGGATGGTTATAAAGCTTAATCTTTATAGTCCCATCAGCCAGAGATAAATTAGCGATTGGATATCTCATATGTATACAATAGAGGCCGCTCTGTTTCCAAAACGGCCTCTATCGGTCCGTGGCCAGTGCGTGTCGTGCGTGCCGCTAAGCAGTCACTGGCGTTCGTCGTGCTTCCGTCATCGTAGGCTTGACTGATTTAGCCATCGAAGCCCATTTTCTTGATTCAGTCATGACCTTCACAGCTCGACCCCAACTATGAGATCCAACCTTGCAGGTGTAACCTTCAGCAACCAAGTTATCAGCGTAACTTTCAGCAATATTCGAGAACCTGAACAATGCCATGTCACCACTCACAAGTGGTCCACGTGATTTCACAGGAACCATTGGAATGTCATACTTGCGAAGACATTGATCATTCTTGCCGAAATAACTCTCAAGAACAACTTGGTCAGCAGGATAGACCTGAAGCAATTCCTCAGCATCAGCCAGAGCTTCAGCAAGAGCAATTCTCGGACTTGTTCGATTCAATTTACCATTATTCTCTTGAACGAGAATTGTAAATTGAATGTCATACTTACCGTTCAGACCAGTTGAACCTTCAGTGATGCTACTCTTCACCAGTCGGGAAAGTTTAGCAACGTTTTCCTTCACAGTTTGAGAATTCCCAGTTCCAGTCATCCCCTTCTCAGTACCCTTCATAATAGGTGTCTCTTCTGGAGACTTCTGAGTTTTGTGGGATCGAGGCCAAGCTTCACCTTCGTCAGTAGTGTCGCTTTCACTCTCTGGAAGAAAAGAAGATTTGTTATTCGCACTCCCGCCACCACCGATAGCTGAGCCATCAGCACTATCCATCGCTTCGTTTTCAACCAGAGGTTGGAAACCAGGGAATCCTTCCATGAGACTGATCAAACTTTTCCTAACCTTAGTAGGGCAAGTTCTAGGATCAAGACCACCTGTGTAGTAATCCCATGAATGATTCAGAGCTTCAGCTACTGAGTTCTTACCAGCACGCTTATTGTTGCCGATAATGCTTCTTGCTGATTTCATAAATTCAACAAGTGCAGATTGGTTCTTTGGGCTGTAAACAGATTCGAATGACATCGCAGCCGATGGCTGTTTAGGCTGTGGCTTACGTCTCATAGGTTTCTTCGGACCAGCACCCATCGGACCAGCACCCATCGGACCAGCACCCATCGGATATCATCGCCCATGTCCATTAGGTCGCCTTCCATGCCACCCATGCCCATATCATCCATTTCTCCCATGCCGCTGCCGACACCGAGGTCCATTGGATCTTCCATACCCATATCAGGTAATCCGCCAGCACCCAGAGCACCTTTACTCTTACGAGGGTCTCTAACGTTCATATGCTTCCCAGCCAATTCGTTAATTGGCTGGAAAAAAGGGCGGCGAGAATTTCCCTCCTCTACCGTATCCTTTTCCCAAGGCTTTCCAGAACCGCCAGAGTCCGAGTCTGAATCGTCACAGTCTGAATCGCAATCTGAATCGTCGCTTGAATCAGAACCAGATTCCCAAGGCTTACCAGAACCGCCATCAGAGTCTGAATCTGAATCATCTGAATCCGAACCATCAGAGTCATCGCTTCCGAAAGGAGCTGCAGCACCCGGAAATGGCTTACCATCTTCATTAATGGCATTAGGGACCCAGTATGGTCCATGAGCATCTGTGCCTTCATAGAACATGAATTGCTTATTGACCTTCATAAGGTCAAGCATGAGTTGCTGGTCTACCTGGACATCAGAACCATTGGCTCTAGCCAGCATCTGGAAATCTTCCATGCAAACAGCTTCTCGACCAGATGCTGCGTATGCATCAAACAGATCCTGAAGGTTAATCTCACCTTCCATCAATGTCGAGAACAGATCTGGAGTCCAACTTTCTTGAACTTCACCATATTGTGGACCACTTGTGCCAGTAATAGTGCCAGAACTTGGCATCCCAGGTCCACCAGCCTTGAAGTGTTCTTCATCAGCACCTGAACCATCCTTCAAAGTACCACCATCACTCCAACGTTCGCCTTCGAATGGTTCTGCAACACCTGAGCCATCATTCTTAGGCTCATCTGGCCAGTTGTGGCTTACTGCAGTTTGGTGACCATCTGAAGCTTCAGCATGAGTCGATTCGTGGTGACCCTGAGGGCTTCCATCGACACCATTATTATCAACACTTGACATCGCAAGGTTGTTACTGAATTTACGAGGCCATTCTTTGCCCGATTCAGAAGTTTCGGTATCGAATTTACCAACCTTATCCTTAGTTGGCTTTCTTTCGGCGACACCATCGCCCTTCGGACTAGGCATTTGGTAGTCACCAGGGGAGTAGTCTCCGCCACCGGCAAATTTTGGCTCCCACTCATTTAGGACTTTAGATGCTTTTGTCATTAGGCTCTCCGAAGTTTCAATGTCTTCGTTATCTTCATCGTCAGATTTTAAGACGTCGTAGGGGCCAATTGCTATTGCAGCAGTCCCTGTAAATGATTCATCATAGGTAGCACTATGGGTAATACCATCACTACGTCTACCTGCAATATATTTGTTTCGAGGCCCTATACCTCTAGTTGTCCTCGTTCCAATTCTTGATTTTACTCTGGAACGTTCTGGGCCATCTGCTTGTTGTTCGGTTGAAGAAGTAAGATTATTTGGAGATTCTCCAGCAGTTACTGTTTCTTCCGCGTCACTCCTAGTTAGTAACTGGCCATTATCCGCCATCCCTTGTGGAGTAATGTTATTTACGTTTCTCTGGTATCCTTGCTGCTCTGGTGACATCGCAGGTGCTGGACCACCAAATGCAATACTCTCATTTGCCAAAGCGATCAAATTATCCGCTAATTCATTTAGCGTCTCTTCGTCGGATTTACCTTTTTTCTTCACAACTAATTCCCTATGTCCTCCAGGATTTAGTCTATAATGAGCATCATGGCGATCGATTTCTCCCTCGCCCGCCTCAACCTCTGGCATTTCAGGTAAGTCACTCATAGATTATTTTTGTTGCGATATGCCGCAATTTGCCAATTCTTAAGCGGTATCGAATCTTTCAGATAAGAATCAGACTTAGTTAAGTACTCTACATATGCCTTGTCACCTAAGAATAATTTATCGTGAGCTATTTTATCCAATAGGAATTCATTAACTCTTTTCCTCAATTCTCTAGCTTCACCAGAGAAAATTATTCTCCTAGGATACGTTACTATATCAGGAGTATACGAACTGAAAACATCATCAGAATTCAAGGATTCATGTCTATTTTGAGTATTGGTCCGAAAATTATTAACAATCATTTGGGGGTAATTCTTACCCAAAAAATCATATAATTTCTCAGCTCCTCCGAGACTGGAGACCTTATCCAAAACATCAAGCATTATGCGATTATTTGAACTGCAACCTTTTGATTTTCTCATATCCTGAATGAACTCAGAATACAATTTCTCATCAAAATGATAGAGCCAAGACTGCCACGAAGGAGAGGTAGCAAGATTGCAGAATTTTTCAGTCCGAATTTTCATTAAGCTAATGGGAAAAGGACTGTTGCTATTTGATACGATAAGTGTCTAACACCATCTGGATTACCTTTTGGACTTGTAAACTCAGAATTAACTAATTTTTGAGAAACCAAACTATTCAAATTAGCATCATATTTAAATGAGACAGAATCAACTTCTGGAATCGGAGCAAAATTCACACCATCAAAAGTAGGCCAAGCAAATGATGGATGACCATGGCTGTCACTAAACTTAGCGATACAAGGTGTTCCCAAACTTTCACCGCCGCCACAAGATGTATCACTACCTATCGATCTCTTAATTACTATGTAATCTTGACCTCCAATATCCATCACAAAGCCACAGCAATTTCCAGACAACCAACCTTGTTCATACCAACGTAGATGGTTGGTGCTCATAGAACAAGCCGAATCATCAACAGCATTAATCGCTCGTTGAGGTTGGGTTGATGTGCGTTTTTTCTTTCTTGTAGAAATTCTCTCTATTTTATCTGATTTCTTAAGTATGTCAATCTGGACTTCACCAGATGATCTCTGCAACGGCATTGTCGGGAAATAGAAAGAAACCACACCACCCTCATGTGAGAATGGCAATGTCAATCCTTCATAAGCATTTCTACCATCTTCCAGAGAGTAAAATTCGCCTTTATCCAAGAACGTTGCACTCTTTTTTTGACCATTATCCGTAAATTGAACTCTAACATTAGCCCTATATGAACCATTTATAGATGCGGTAGTGCCGGTGATAATAGCGACAAATTCACCAGCAGGCAAATTCAAAGAAGCACCATTAACAGCAGATCCAGCATTGATCAAAGGATCAACAGCTAATTGAGCTTGATACGACGGATCGTACTTCGAAAACTCAGAAGTAGATTGAGCAGTAGCTTTTGCAGCAGAAGCTGAAAAAATGAAAGGGGTGCCGCACATACCAAGAGCTTCAATAATAGCATCAGATGCAGCAAAAGGACTAACATCTAAAGCTCTATTAGTGGAAGCTGTCACAAATTTTCCACCTGTTGTCTCAGCATATTCTTTCAAACTATCAGCAGCTTCAGGAATGAAGGTGTTGTCTAAAGTTGGAACATGGATAGAACTAATTATGATATTATTGTCTTTTGCTTTATTAGCAACAGCAGTTACCTCTTCCGGTGTTCCTTTTATTTTGTTATTATCAAGTTGATCAGTATATTCCGGAACCTCATCTGTGATCACAATGATCACTTTTCTATGATTCTCAAATGGATCATTACCAAACACAGGTAAGAGTCGTTCAATTGCAGTATCTACAGCTACTGTATGTCTAGGGAAGAATGGTATATCAACTCGGGATCTTTCATCAGGAAGATTTTTAATATCTTCTAGGTGTTCCCCAGCCCTATAGAAATGGATTCTCTTAACGATTTCAGGAGCAGAGAATCGGCCAAAACCATAGATCCCAATCGAATATTCAGTTGGACTGATGCTAAGAATATGGTTATAGTACATGTTCACTTGATTGACAAGCAATTCGAGGAAAGGATTCATCGACTCAGTATTGTCGACAACCAATTGCAATGCTAATGGGTTACAATTGATTGTTTCTTCTTCTCCTCCGCCGCCGCCGCCACCGCCGCCACCATCACCACAAACATCTAAAGCTTCTGAAATAGCTGTTTCGGCATTTTCACTTTCAGATCTGACATAAATCCCGCCTGTTTCATTAGTGTAATGCCGAAGACTGACTTCTGCTGCATCAACGAAATTGTTAGCAAAAGGAGTTTGAATTGCACTAATCGTTATACCATTTGCCGCAGCGGATTGTGCAACTCTCAAAGCTTCTTCATCACCAGCACCTGGCACTTGGTCAGTTACCACGATGATGATGTTGGCTCTATCAGTTCTCCAAGCTCCTGCAACACCATTAATAGTGTCTTCAGTAGCTTCCACATGTGCTTCTGGATTATCTCCACCACCACTAGCACTCAATTTCGCTGATTCTTGAATAAATTGTAAACGATTCGAAGTAGACATACCAAGTCGTAAAGTAACGTCATCCTTAAACGTTACCAATCCTAGCCTGTAATCACCACCGCTGAATCTAACAATTTCATCGACATAAGCATTTACTTGGTCAACCATGACTCTAAGAAATCTACCCATACTCCCTGTATCGTCAATAACAAAGACAACATCCATGCCTCTGCTGCAATCGACTGGCGGCTCAGTAGGCGGTTCAGTAGGCGGTTCAGTGGGTGGCTCGAAAGTTCCTCCACCACATTCTGGATCTTCTTCAAAACCAGGAGTATAGCATGTAGAGTCCTTTAGAACAGTTGTGCTCGGAATACTTGAAGCTTCACCGCTTTCAGGACCATTGATAGTGATCTGAGCATCAGGAAGAGCAGCTGCAGCAACAGATTCCATATGTTGTCGTAATTGCGTGCTCTTAGACCTAGACAAGCAGCATTCTAAAGCACAGCACAAAGCAGCTTTTTGTTCGTCAAACAGATCAGACATAGTCTGAATCCAAAAAGCGACTATATCCTCATATCCCTTTTTGAGTCTGCTTACCTCATTGAGGTACTTGCTATGCACAGCAGCAATCAAAGGCTCTATGTCTAAATAGTAAATCTCCTGAGGAGCACCAGCAATATTAGCAGCAGCAAGAATCCAATAGCTGTTTTGCTGCCTAACAATAAATTGATCCGCTACAGCATCTGGAGAACCAACAGATTGGCGATCGAACTCAATCGCATATTTTGAATCATCATTCGGAGCAGATGGGCTAGGTATTACCCGTGCTTCAACCAATGCTTTATTCAAATCAGGGCGTGATTCAACTTGGATAGGCTCATTCTCAAGTGTCAACAAGCACTCAGGGGCATCTCCTTGTTCGCCTTGCTCGCCAGCAGGACCAGCAAGTATATCATCAACACCAGGTTCACCATCAATACCCTTATCACCTGCAACCCCAGTGCTCCCGCGATAATCTAATTGACCTCTTCTTTGAAGCTCTGCGACTAATTTGGGCACATCTAGATTAAAATCATACCCATAAGTATGTTGATGAATCTGGAAAGGATGTTCTTCTGAAATATGTTGACCGAATTCATCAACATTCTGAATAGAAACATCGCCATCTACATTCACAAAGCTATCGGCACCAAATAAACCAATAGCACCAGCAGTAAAAGGAGCCACACAATCATTACCAACAATTGTCGACTGTGGTGGCGGAATAACCAATCTATTGAGCTTCTTTAAATCAGATGAACGCATAGCCCCATCTGATCTATTATCAACTAAAGGCAAAACAAGATTGCCTGATGCTAATTTAACCCAAGATTTCAAACTCCCGTCATATTCAAACAACAAGCCTCTTCTAAGCTCAAAAATCTCACCATCTGCAGGGTTGGCTGGAAAAAGAGTTTCATTCATTTCTTAACTTTCCACCGCCTATTGCCGACTTGCAAAGCATTTGCCTTGACGACTGTAAATTCTGGTGGATTACCACTACTGCCGCCGCCACCATCCGTAGTAGCACCACCAGAAGTTTCCTCACTTCCCCCACCACCTCCCGGTGGAGGCACTGTGGGAGGCACTGTGGGAGGCACTGTCGGTGGCGTAGGTGGAGGAAAGACCGGACTACTTGGAGGCGGAGTCGGTGGAGGAGTAGGCGGTGGCACTGGTGGAGGAGGTGGCGGAACTGGTGGAGGTGCTGGAGGTGGAACAGGAGGTTCAGTACCTCCACCGCCGCCACATTCGTTAAATGTAATGCAATATTCAACAGCAGGCATATTAAATTCACATTGAGCTAATTGATCTGCCAAACTAGAAAGAATAGATCTAGCATTGCCATCAATTTGCTCAATATACTCTTTTACCTGTTTCCCCCAATCAGCATCAATCTTCACTAATCTAGACTGAAATGCTTGAGCAATATCTCCGATGAATTCATTTAGATCCATCGTCCCATTGAAACCAACTGGTTCATTATCTCTATCATTGGAGCCTTTTGGAAGTCTCAACAATTGCATATTAACAGGTGTAGTATCACCTGGTGGTTGAGATAAAGTAAAATCGGCTAGTCTAGAAATATCGCAACCTGTTGCTGGATCTCCGCCATATACAACAGAACGTGTCAAAGAAGTAGTAATTATCTTTTCAGCTGGTTCATCTTCGGGAACTTTGATCTTAGCTTTAGTCACTACAAGTTTGCAGCCGTGCCCATTGTCATCTGTTAATTCCAGATCAACAATTGCTTCATCCGTAAATCCAGGAATATCTCTGTAGACAACTTCAGTTAATTCGCATAATTCCTCTATGCTATCTCCCTTATCACCATCAACTCCTTTTGGACCATCTCCGAAACCATGATCACCTTGGTCACCTTGGTCACCATCATCTCCTTTTTTACCCTTAGGCCCCTTGATATCAACTATCAAAGTGTCAAGGAATTTATTACTCAGTTTGAATGATAAGCCAGGAGATGATCCACTTGGGGATGCACATTCCAATTCTGGAGGATTCGCACATTCTAATTTGGCACCATCGGGATCAACACAAGAGATATCAAGACTGTCACTCTTGAGTTGAATATCTCCTTGAATAACTCCATCAGGATTTGTTGGATTCTGAAGTAATAATTTGGCATCAACTACTAAGCCAAAACCCCCGCCATTGGATGGGACTCTATCAATCATCCTCTTATGTGCCGAGGACATAAATCCTTTGATATTCGTGTCGGCTAAAGGAACTGTGTCTGCGGTACCAGCACGTTCCCAAACATCCAATTTTGAATTATAGCACCAACGTACAAATTCACTATCAACAAACACCTGCCCATCTGTAGGCGTTTGAGGTAGAAATGAAACTTTATCACTTGAAAGTATCGTCGATTCCATCGATATTATCTATTCGGACTAATAAACCGATACTATTTATAGATTTGTCGCAAACCTAACGTACATTCCTACCAACTATAATGAAGTTCTACCATGTTGAAATCACTAAAAATCAAAGAGTCACATGAAGGATCTTTGTTGAAAAAGCAGAATGTGATTGGTACGGCAATTGGTGAAAAATGGAAAAATGGTGCAACCACCGGAAAAGAGGCTGTACTAGTTTTTGTAGAAGAGAAAATGGCTAAAGAGAAAGTAGCCAAAAAATTCTCATCTTCAGATCTCGTCCCAAGTGACATCGAAGGAATTCCAACCGATGTGATCGAAGTTGGAGTAATAAAAAAGCACAACACCTCAAAAGTGAGACCAATTAGACCCGGTTTCAGCATCAGCCACAGAAAAATCACTGCTGGGACACTAGGAGGATTCTTCATCGATAAAGATGGAGATCCAGTATTACTCAGTAACAATCATGTCATAGCCAATGAAAATTCAGCAAGAGCTGGTGATATTATCTACCAACCAGGAACAATGGATGCAAGAGGCAGTCTAATGTTCAAAGGATGGTCAGAGCCAATAGAAAAATTGCCATATATTGCTATGTTGAAAAAATTCGTCAGAATCAAGAGGAATGGTAATAATCAAGACTCCGCAATCGCCAAACTACATCCAAGTATTGTCAGATTAGTAAATGACACATACCCCACGATAAACCAAAAATTATCTGGATTCGGCATTGCAAGAATTGGAACACAAGTCCAAAAAGAAGGAAGAACCACTGGCCATACTACCGGTAGAGTGATTGGTACGAATGCAACATTCACAGTTGGCTATGATTTTGGACCAGCACAATTTAGAAATTGTGTAGTAACAACAGCAATCAGTAAAGGAGGAGATTCCGGTAGTATAATATTCGATATGAATATGAAGGCTGTAGGATTATTATTCGCCGGTTCGCCAACAGTAACAATTGCGAATCCAATGAACGTAGTACAAAGCCATTATGGTCTTAGACCATGGTCTCCAGATTCAATAAGAGTCCCAGATCCAATAGCAATGTTTGGACTTAGCTGGGAGAAAATGAAATCAGCATCTTCTAAATTAGAAAAGGTAGATGATATAATTACTATGGAGTCCGGAGCCAATCAATACTGTTATTACGAATCCGCGTTGCAAAAACCAATAAAATCAGTATCATGCACTATTAATACTGGTTCAGATGTAGGGGCAACTTGGGGACCAGGATTAGTAGTTGGATGGCCCAATGGAATGCTGAAAGTCAACTTAAGGAAAGAGACTTTTGGTGGATATTATAACAGCAATTATAATATCAGTGTTGGTGAAACGAAACCAAACACAAATTATCCAGTCAGAATTCGGAGATCACGCACCACATGGGTTGGCGAAGTGATGGATTCCAACAAGTGGTACACAGTAATAGAGGTACCGCTGAGCACTTTTCCAAATAATCCAATTGTCGTTAGAGTTGGGAAAACAGCTCTACTCGGCGGTAACATCGATCACAATCCAATAGGTGATGTGGGAAGATGCACTATAAGCGATTTCAAGATTTCCTAATCAGAATTCTTGAGATTCTTAAGTTGATGGCCAATAGCAAGAATAGCAGTATTTTTCGTATCGGTTTCGAGAATTAACTCACCGATTTGAATTGCTAACAATTTGTCGACACGCAACAATAACCGCGTATCTAGTTCAAAGGCAGGCGGATCTTTCCGTGTGTCCTTCTTATCTTGAGGATTGTCCATTGTTTCCCTACAAATCTATTTATTAAAACGATGGTCTAGTTTACACCATCATTGGTTTAAAAAAGATTTGCTGGTAAATCCCGCAGATACCCCGTTTTAACTAATTTTACGTTACGGGTTCAGGAATCCAAGACTCATCGATCCATTTATGAGTAACAAATTCCAATGGTTCTTGCCCAGGTCTACTCCTCAACTGAAGTATATGTGAGTTTTCCTCACCTATCACATCGAGCAAGTCATTTAAGTGAGGAGTAGGACCATGAGTCATACCATATCCAGTATCACTCTCTATTCCTATTGCGTAAACAGTATCTGGTCTGTTTTCTCCTTCTGTTCGCGGCTCTCCATCTCTAGCCCAAGAAGCGAGATATGTCTTATTGATTGCATAGGCATATCCGGTGTTGCCAGCTCTCAATTCTGGTGGGACATGAACAGATTCATTATTACGAACATCATCCATTGCTGCATCAATAGCATAGTATGCCGCTTTATTCCTTTCACTCATAGCCATCTCAACAGTTGCTTGAGCCATTGGGATACGACATTCTGGCATCCCTGTTCTCTCAGTAGCAAAACAAGCAGCCATTGCTGTAGTCATCGCATATGGATTACCTGAGCAGTCCTCAAAGGCAGTAATCAACATACGCCTACAAATATATGCAGGATCTTCACCAGAGAGAATCCATTTCGCTAACCAATATATCGCACCATCAACATCTGAATTCTGTATCGCTTCTTGGTAGCAATGAGCTAAATCAAAGTGATCATTTCCTTTAGAATCGAATACTATATGCTTATCAGGAATAGCAACCTCTATATGCTCCCTAGATATAGTATCATCATCTATCAGAACTTTTATGCAAGTCTCCAGAACAGTAATTGCTTTTCGAGCGTCACCACTACAACGAGTTGCAAGCAATAGAGCAGCATCTTTACTTATAGTCAGATTTCTCCCATTCGCTTTATAATGAGATTTCACCCTCATTATCAATTTCAACATATCCTCTTTCTTCAACGGTTCTGCTTCCATAACCAAGCAGCGAGAAAGAATTGTTGAATTTACAGCGAAACCAGGATTCTCAGTTGTGGCACCAAATAGAGTAACAGTACCCATTTCAACAGCGGGTAACATTATATCTTGTTGTGATTTACTCCACCGATGAACTTCATCAACAAACAAGATTGTTCGATGTTCTGATTTCTCAGCAGCAGTTATTGTGGCTCTCAGGTCTTTAACTGTAGCCTTAGTCGCATTCAATTGGCGAAAATTAGAATCTGTTTCGTTGGCTAAACATCGAACTATTGAGGTCTTGCCTATACCAGGAGGTCCCCAGATTATCGTACTTTGATATTCTTTCGTCTCTACCATCCTTCTCAGCAATTTTCCCTTACCAAGAAGGTGTGATTGCCCTATTATATCATCTAAAACGTTGGGGCGAAGGGCGGCTGCTAATGGCAAACTCAAAACGGAACGTCCTGATTTTTCTTAGTTAAAGTTGCTATCCCTTTAAGCACGGATTCAAAGCCTTGTTGGGAAATCTTCTGTTCTTCGAATATCTTACCAGCATTTGTATCGGTAATATCGTAAGCTTCATTCCAAATCGGTTTTGCGAGTTTATCGATTTGTGCTACATCTGCTTCGCCAACAACGAAACTTACATCTGTCCAGCTTGAGTCAGTAAAGTTTCTTCCTCCAGTGACACCAATCACACCACTAGAATATTCAAATATTGCTGATTTCAGATGCAACTCAGTCGTCATTTTCCAATTGAATTCAGGAAAGAATTCAGCATGGTTGACGTGTCTGAGAAGCGTGCGAACATACTTCTTTTCGCAATCGAGACAAGCCGTTCTATCTCCACAACTCCTATAATTGGCGACTCCTACCAATATATTGACATCTGGGAGTTTTCTCATCGACTCTACAATATCACGAGTCGCAAGTCTATAATCATCTCCCCATTCAGTAGTATCTCTACCATCGTAGGTAATTCCAAGATAAGTCCCAAAAGTTGAGATGAAGACTCTTTTTGGCTTTTTAGCTACACACTTTTGCAAAAATTTGTTGTGTTGCTTGATATCTAGGAACATTTTCATCTTAGATCCCTCCACCATTCTCAAAGAGATCAGGAATTGGAGTTAGAACTAAATCAATAGAGAAATGATCGGCCAAATGTTCAAGCACATCATAAATGGAAGAATGATAATTTTTGTAAATTGAATTAGGAGAGGGATCTGCTGGCCCACGTCGATTTTTGAGCACCCTAAATTTACCAAAACTATTCACAACTGCTCTATAATCAGAGTCAAATTTCAATCTTGCATTTGCATTAGCTTTACTCTCATCTAGCACAACTACAACTAAGCTCATCATAATCCTAAAAAATGGTGTGCTGTTACGCCAAAGGGCACGCGGTCAATTCCGCTGGCTACTAGATCATCCCTCAAAATCATGAAGTCACTAGTACGTTGATTAGCCTGAATGATACAGAGGTCACATCGAAGATCTTTGTCACAGGTTGATCTCACAAACCCGGCCAAAAACCAATACAACAAGAGCATTGGCAGTGTCAGAACTAACTCTGTTCTGAAATTACAATGGTGGGGTTACGATTGACGTTACGATACTAACACACTCTGTATCCTAATCGCCCACTCTTTAAATGATGGCTGCTCCTAAGCCCACATCCCATTAGAAAGGTGTCTGGTTGGGCTAAAGCCACAATTTCCCAACCAGACGAGAAATGATCTACCTAACGTCTAATCGGTAGAAGAGACACCCGATCAATTCACCATACCAACAGCTAACGCAAGGTGGCGGTAATAGTGAATCTATTGCAAACCATCGTGACTAGATCGCAAGAAATGTATGTCGCCACCCGTCCCATCCCTCAAATACAGAGAACGCCTCCGAGCCGGAATCTCGGAGGCGTTCAATATGCAACTCGGTTCATCTCAAAACCGAAGCACCAGGTCCGTCTGATATTTAAATACGTCCGTATTACCAATCAGAATTACACGAGCATAAAATCGTGGTTTTCTGCAATTGCAACACTCACTTGGTGTGGATCACCAAGACGTACATCATCCAGTGCTGCGAATCCCATTTCTCTAGCCTGATCCCAAGTAATTCTCTGACGCTTCTTGCGAGCAGACATCTTGGCACGACGTGCCATAGTTCGAGCCAGACCCCTACGGTATCCTCGATCCTGATCGCCCTTCTTACTATCATCGTATCTCTGAGTGACGTATTGGACAGCTTGTTGTCCATCATCAGGATCGAAGCAAGAAATAAGGGTTGGGAGAAGCTCAATCAGTACAGTGACAATGCTGCCAGCATTCAGACCCATCATCTTCTCATTGCTCTCAAGACGTTGAGCAATCATGTGTGCACGAGCTTCTGTTTGCACACCTACGGGCTTAGCGTACTTCATGGAACTCATCTTCATGGATTCCATCAGTTTTTCTTCATCCATTGTGACTCTCCAAAGTTTACGGACTTCGGATTATCTACTTTGATAAGGCACTTTCACTTAGATGAAGGGTTCGCTCTACTTGACGCTTTTCAGTGCAATACTGTTTCCTCAAGCCTGCCAACCGTTCTACAGTTGGCATTGCAAATTTATCTGAGACTTTACTCAAACTCATAACGAAGAACGCTTGCTCGATATATTCACCATCATTCGGTAAAAGTTTCATGACTCCAAAGACTTGAAGAACTCTGCTTACATCATTCAAATAGAATGATTTAATCCCAACAGCATTGATTTCTTCAAGTGCACCAACAATCAGGTCATAAAATTCAACACCATGAGGAGTCACAGGATTCATTTCCAATGTTGCCTCTTGAAAAATAGAACGCACTTCTTTGCGTTTTTTCTCATTATAACCGCCAGAAATGACGTGCAAGTAATTTTCGTGTGTTGAAGCCATTTTGTTCTTTCAAGATCAAAGAGAGGAGATGCCTTCGATGACAACAAGACTTTCATTCTTAGGAACAAATTTCGGGATTCTATAAAAATTATTATTAGCCATCGAAAAAGTTCCAACGTAATCGCCATCATCATAAGTGAATTCAGATTCAACCATTACATTGCCATAAGAATCATGGGTGGTTTTATCACTTATTGGACTAGTATATCTAGCTATGAGAATATTCGTTTCATTCGGATTCTCTAAGCCGTTTGTGTCCATCCAGATCCTAGTAGAAGGCCGACAATAACAATATGCACTCGTTGTGAGAGTTTTGATATCAACGTCGGTCACAGCTAATACTCTGAAAGACCTAAATTTCATAAAATCCCAAGATCCATTAGTTTAGAACGACATTCATCTCGTTCTCTACAACGTTTCAAATTCTTCCAAGACGAATCTTGAGCTTTGAGGAAAGCTTCCTCATCAAAAGGTGCTCCAGATTCCATCAAACGAGCAATGACACCCTTATCCAACCGGGTAAGGAACATAGAACCCATTCTATAATCTTCGAAAGCTTCCCAAACGACCGGGAACAGAGGCTTAATTATCTCATTACCAATAGTTGTGGCATACTCTCGTATTTCAGTTTGAGCATGAGAATCCATTCTCAAGCTCAGGAAATGACACAAATTATGTAAGTCTACTTTCCAATACGCTTCCGTATATGTCGAAAGTGGTAAGTCTTTACGTGCCTGCTCCCTAGCGATCCCCTTATTGATACGGCTATCATAGACAGACTTAATCTTCGATTGAAGCTCCATCTCTTCAATTGATAAAGATTCTCCATCCTCTATAGATAAGAATCCATCACTACCTTGTCTATTCGATGAAGCTTGTTTCCTCCACATTCCTGGAGGAGTTTTTTGAGCAGCATCAATAGCTAATGAATACCTAGTGCTATATTCATTAATATTGGCAGTTCTATGTCTTGCCCATTGTCTCCAACAATCCATTGGAACTCTTACAAGAATCTTAACTTCTGCCATTTCAAATGGAGTAGTATGGCGATGGCGAAGCAAATACCTGATGAGGGTTCGGTCATCAGAAACTTTTTTGGTTCCTTGCCCATAACTGACGCGAGCAGCTTGGACGATAGAACTGTCATCGCCCATTACGTCAACTAAGCAAACAAAGCCATCATCAAGAACTTGGAACTTCTTCCAACGTAATTCTTCTAGCATTCTTCCTCGCTCCAAGTATAAATCCATTTACTTTTAGATCGTAGGCCATCTGATTGACAGCCTACGATCTAAATGTTAATCAACTTCTCAGCAATACTACTTGCAAGGAAGATTCAATTTGACAAAAGCAGTGTGGTCTTTGACCAAAGAGAACCCCGTCCTAGTGTCTTCGTGGCCCGAAGATTTAACGCTTGGTGCGGGTGGACCCAGTAGCTTTCTAACTGGCTCGACGGGCAACCCGATAGAAGGGACGGCCTGAGGATAGGCAGTAGTAGATGCTCCGTTGATGACACTAACAACAGGTGCCTGAATTGGCTTCGCCACAACTGGAACTTGGTTCACAACAACTGGTGCAGGGCTAGTAAATTGTTGACCATGAACAATAGGAGCAACATTCACCGCCTGAGAAAATTGCTGCCCACCATATCCAGCATTGAAAGCCTGAATTGGTTGTTGGATAAATTGCTGGTTGCAAGGAGCATTGAAAGCCTGAACCTGCTGCTTCACGAACTGTGGCTGAAGAGCGAACTGTGGCTGAACGGCGAATTGCTTGATTTGTTGGACTTGCTGAACACACTGAAATTGTTGTTGCCTGACTAATTGTTGTTGAACACAGCCGAATTGCTGTTGGACACAACCGAGTTGCTGCTGGGCACAACCGAATTGCTGCTGGGCACAACCGAATTGCTGCTGGGCACAACCACCAAACAACGCTTGGCGTCTCTGAACTCGAAGCGGTACTCGAATCGCTCGTGCTCGACGAAGACGAAATCTCTGAGCACGAAGACCTTGGAAACCGCAAGCATTATTGAAAGCGAAATTTCCTAGAAATCCTCTTCGACCAGCATCAGCAACATTACACGGCAACAGCAACAGTGTGGTAAGAATTCCTACCAATAGCTTCTTAAACATGGATGGTTCCTTTGGGGGTACTAGATTCTCCTTTAAATACGCTTGAAGCCTGGCTGCTGAACAACCAGGCTTCAAAAAATTCAACAGCCAACAAAAGAAGGTCTATCGTCGACTACGTCCTCGACCGCCACCAAACAATTGCTGCCGCTGCCGGAATCTCTGATCTAGCAGACGTGATTGCAATCTGAAGTTCACAACATCTCCAACAATTCCAAGCAATCCTCGACCAGCACTTTGTCTCTGCGGTTGGACTACTCGCTGAATCACTGGCTGCTGCACAACACGCTGAATAACTGGACGTTGAACCACACGCTGAACAACTGGTTGAACTCGATGTTGTACGACTCGCTGAACTACCGGACGCTGCACAACTTTCTGTTGTACGATGTTGTACGACTCTCTGGACCACCGGTCTCTGCACAACACGTTGTTGTACTACTTTCTGGACCACTGGACGCTGTACGAATTGCTGCACTCTCTGAACGTGCTGCTGAACTTGCTGCACTCTCTGAACGTGCTGCACCTGTTGAACCTGCTGGACTTGCTCGACGAAGCAATGATCCCCAGCATTAGCGGCTCCAGTAGCAACTAGTGCTACCAAAACAAAATTCTTCATGGATAGTCTCCTTGGACATGATCAATGCGTATGGTATCTTTTGAAGGAGACAACTATCATTCAAATCAGAATATGGACAAATAGTAACATTAGGAATCTAATATATCAATAGTAGAATATATTAATTCCACCTGTTCATCCGAGAATTTCCATTTTGAACCAACATTCTTATCTGCCCAGCCCTTAGCACTACCATTGTTCTCACCCAATTCTTGAGCCATCGCAGCCCAATCACACACCATCTCGATAATATCAACTTCTGACATATCAGAAGGATCAGAATGTGCTTCAGGATGATGAGGGTTAGTAGTAATATGGTGTTTAGTAGCAGCTCTGACTCTTTCTTCTACTCCCTCAGGATATTCGAAATCTATCCCATCATTCTTACATCTATGAAATTCCGTCAGCCAGATGTAAGGGACTCTTTCTTCTTCTCCATATTTCGAGTCATCATGAGTCGAAGCACGGTGCAGAAGATCGTCATCATAATCTGTATATGAATGGACTTTCCTCAAATTCTTAGCGACGCGATCAATATGTTTTCTAGTTCTCTTTTCATAGGACTTAATCATCTCGTCGGTCATATCAGATTCTAAGATCATAATTAATCTCATGGGATAGGCTCATGAAACGGAAGGTAGAACAATGGAGTTGCTTTGCGATTCCGATCATCTAGCAATAACAATACAAAATGCGAATCTCTAGAGATAACTACTTGAGATCTAATATGAAAAGTATTTGGCATTGGTAAAGAATATTGATGCCAAGCTATGAAAACTGATTTAGGAGCAGTTTCGAACCATTCAGGATGGTACTCACAACCAAATGATTCTGGAATTATTGACGGTTGCGAATATGGTGAAAATTGAAGCAGAAAGAACACAATAGGTATCAAATTCATATCAAATCCTCCATAATAGATTTGATACAAAGAAGGCCCGGTTTTTGCCGGACCTTCTACTTCTCTTCAAGCAATCGAGTAATTACTCGCCGCCAGCGTCACCACCAGCATCTCCACCGCCAGCATCTGAGCCACCGGCATCAACAGGATCAGGTGTTGGTGCTGGCTCAACTGGTGTCTCGCCACCGCCGCCTTCGACGGTTGGTGTTTCTCCACCGGTTTCGCCTTCTCCGCCGCCTTCACCTTCTCCGCCGCCTTCACCTTCTCCGCCGCCTTCGCCTTCTCCGCCGCCTTCCATCTCACCATCATCGCCCCCGTCGCCCTCATCGCCGTCGTCACCTTCATCGAAGGATTCGCCAATGAGTGTAATGCCGAGAACACCTGGTTGTGGTGGTGCAACAGTATCCGTCAAAACAGCAGTAGCTGTACTTGCGGCTGATCGGTTTCCACCATCGTCGATGTCAACAAGTGACACGTCAACAGAGGCACCTTGATCGCCTTCGAGACCATCAACTTCCATAGCGTCTCCGTCAAGTGTACGAACACTTGGGGTTCCGCCGCCGATTGTGACAGTCAACTCACGTTGGGCAACGTCAGGTGCCGACTTTGCTGGCAAACTGACCTTAAATTGGATCTTGTCCATTCCCGACTCACTCCTTCTCTCACCAGTGATAACAATTGTTACAGGTCCTGGTCCACTTCTCAGAAGTAGATCATTTAACGTACTTTCAATACGGTCGAATTTATCGAAAAGAATTTTCTGGTTTCGAGAGAGTATCGATTGATTATCAATCAACTTCTTCTGATTATCCAGAACTTGCTCTAACAATTTCTCGACAGGATTCTTCTTTTTATTCCACCACATGATGATCTCTTAAATGAGTTGGGAGGAGAAAGTCATACTTTATGTTTATCTCCGAAAGCTTTCGCCATATAAACAGGTACTCCGTTACCAATAGCCCTATACAATTCATAATTCCATTTTGCATCCGAACCTTCAAAAATGTCAGGTTTGACGTGCCATCCTAATGGTACTTGGAATCCTTGATGGTAAGCACACTCATCAATAGTTAATTTCCTACCATAGAATCTTGAAGCTCTGCGAGTATCAGTAGCACATCCCTTATATTCTGTAGCAGTAATTGTGGGACAGATCTTGCCATACGATCTAGCGTAAGGGCGGAAGGTATCCGGGTGATTATATCTACCACCAATAACTCTATTACGGCATTGTATTGGCTGCGGAGTAAATTGAGCAGCATTCCAAAGAACACCCCAATCATCTTTCCCTTTCCCTTGAACTGAAACATTCTCAACCCAGAGGGTAGGATTAATAATCGAAGTCATACACCAATTTAGGTAATCATTAGCGTATTGACCAGAAGCTTCACCAGATGTTCTAGCCGAAGACCTCTTCTGGCAAGGCGGTGAACACCAAACAGCATCATATGGTGTTAAATCGAAAGTAGTAGCATCAGCTAGAATACAATTACCAGAACCAACCATCAATGATAAATGATGAGCTATAGGATTCAATTCAACGCCAACACATTCATGACCAGCCTGTTCCAAGCCAAGTCTAGATAGACCAGCACCATCAAACAAAACAGCTATCTTCATCAACCACTCCAGATGTGTGTATGCCTTGGTAAACGATAATTCTTCCTACCAGAAACTTTCGTAAAACCAAGCCGTCTATAGAATCTCATCAACGGAGCTTTTTTGCGTCTATCGGGTTCAGCAAACAAAATAACTGGTTTGTCAACATTCAAAGCATATTGTTGAACAGCAGTTATTACTTCAGTGCCTATCCCATTATCCTGATTATCTGGTGGAATGCGAATATTGTCAATAGAAACGTAAAGCTCACCTTCTGATAAATGCAATACCTCTAAATCGTATTCAGATATAAGTGCAATCTTCAATTCATCAATTGATTGAAATCTAGATTCAGATTCTGTTATCTGACGTAATCTCATATCTTATATTCGCTCAGAATCCACAATGCAATAATTATATACATCAGAAGGAAAAAGAAAGATACTTCTGGGATTACAATGGAATAGTCAAAAATACAATATCGTGGGTTCATTGTGAACCCATTCCACAACGCAACGCAGAGGTAGAGAAAAATGGATAAGATTCAATTCAAAGTGAATCTTCCGGCGAAGGCAGCACCAGATGTTGTTTCTCGGGAACTCACAGTCAAAGTAGGCACAGACGAAAAGGTAGTAGTGCTTGCTGCTGATGCAGAAGAAACAGAAGTTCTTGAAGGTGATCAAGACGCTACTGTCGAATTGTCACTCGTTGACATCGACGATGGCGGAAACCGATCAGCTGCAAGCACAGCCACTGCTGTTTTGACTGACACAGTAGCACCGCCACAACCAGGCGAAATGGGCGTTATGCTAACTGGCGAAACGCACGAAACACCTGCTGAAGAAGATCCGGTCGAAGAAGATCCGGTCGAAGAGGCTCCTGCTGAAGAAGAGGCTCCTGCTGAAGAAGAGGCTCCTG